CCTGCTGCTTATGTGGTTTGGGACACTGAGAAGAAAGAGATTGTTGAGCAGTCTCTTTTAGGGCAACGACCCAGGTCCTTGCACAACAAGATTAAGAGGACGCAAACTCAAGTTGCCTCTCTGCAGAAGAAGAACCGCTCAGAGGAAGCGGTCTCTCACAGAGAGCACCTGTCCAACAGAAGGCGCGAACTGAGTATCCTTATTGCTCAGGAACTCGCCGATACATCGTGGCACTATGACAACGCCATCGTGTCATTCGAGGATCTGTCTCACATCAAGAACACCATGAAGTACGGGCGCTGGTTCCGAGGCGAGATCTACAGGCGTACCCGTGACATGGTTGAAGCCGACGGCGGTCGGGTGATGAAGGTCAACGCCGCCTATACCTCTCGGCGTTGTCATGTGTGTCAGACTGATCTGGACATGAGTAACTACAGCAGTCCTGTATGTGAGTCATGCGGTATTACTCATCACCGCGATCTGAATGCTGCGGCTAACATCGCTCAGAGAGCGAACGTTAATAAGGCTTGTGAGACACGAAACAAGCACGCCACGGCAAGAAAAACCAGGAAGTCAAAGTGCCATTCTAAGCCACTGAAGCACCCCGGTACGAAGAACAGGCCAACACCTAAAGCGCCACAGAACCAGAAGAAAAAGACTCACTGTCGTACTTATCCACCTCTTCCATCTAAGGAGGTGAGCAAGAGGATGTGCCCCGCAGAGTCTAGGGTTTCTGCGGTGGACCACGATACGTGGTTACAGACAAACAGCGGCACGACAGTTCCGAAGGAGAACCTATCCGTTAATAATGTGGATTGGGTTTATCCTAAGGAATAGTCATACGCTATTGATCCTTAAGAACCAGTCCTTGACAATAGAATGAAACTCTGGCCTCTCACTGAGAGAATCCTGACTAATTGTGCTTTCATTGACGACAAACCCAGCACTGACAAGATCTTCTGTACTACAAGACGACCTTAATGTGCTACATGTCCTCGATACGTTCTCATAGGGATTCACCATCGAAACGGGAGTGGAGCCATGCATTCCAGTAAGCGTATTCACAGAGTTCACAAAGTTCTTGACTGCAACCTTGTCCTCTGAGTCAGTCAAAACTACCATAAAATTCCACTCGTAAGGATTCTCTATATTCTGCACAACACTGACCAAGGAGAGCAGACTAAAGCACTGCTCTTCCTGACTTGCAATTTTGCTACTATCTGTGAACTTGTTTCTAGCGAGAACCTTTTCAGTAACTCTTCTCATCATGAACTCAACATAGGAATAAAATCCATAATCCAGTAAACTTTCACCTTGTACTAATACACTATCCTCAGGAACGACAAACCCTTCCCCGCTTCTCACCCAGGAGGCATTTACTATGAATAAACCACCATATTTGGAGTAACTGACAACAATCCTGTTCATACCATCATCAACGTGCAGGAAAGTCTGATTGTCTATATTTTCATAGAACATAATCAACTCAGATCCTCCTCCTGATTTGGAAAATCCCCTATAATGATTGAGAAAAGAATTCATACACAGTACATACTCAGCAAAATTGTCAGTCATCTGCTCTACCTGCTTCCTTCACTATTCTCTCAACAAGGTTGATGAGTCTTGGTTCAAGTGTTATGAACTTACAAGAATCACCAAATGTGTATATATTATGATTGCAGCACTTTGCGTTATAAAGATCCTGATGGTTGACAATCTCTATATAAGAATCTTCTCTTACCAACTTAGGAGTATATTCGGCATCCATGAATCTAGCGATGTAGGTGATGCTTTCAGTTCCTGCGTTGTTAAGCGCTCTGAGTATGTCATCATGTTCTTTCTGGTCCCTGGAGATTAGGAATACAATCTGCCACTCACTTACACTTTTACGATCAAACAAGACGAGAGAACACAATAACCTCTTCTCACTGACAGGAATCTCTTTTCTTGTCGCCATATCTTTGATGGTTTTAACAAGAGATTGCTGAATAGTCTTCTCAATTGCACTCAATAAAGAACCTGCATGAGCACTATCTGCATACTCAAGAAGAAAGTAACTATCGCTACTTTTATACGACTTCTCTTTTAAAACACTTATGCTCAGAAAAACGTGACTGCCGACAGGATGAATAATCCATGAGAAGGCATCCAGGCCACATAGCATGGCTTCACCAGTCGCAACCATCTTCCTGTTGCAAACACCCTTGAACCAAGTGCTTGAACTCTCAGTAATTCCCCGCTTTGACAACTGACACACTCAAACTCCTCCCCTTGTGCAATACATGACACAGAACACAACCACCATGCTTATGGTCTGATCTGTTCTGACAGCGACGTTCTTGGTGAATTGTAGCGCATGTCAAGCAACAAGTACAGATCACACCAACTCTGAACCAGAGGGTAACATACGATCATCCACCTGCACCAACTCGTGTGATCAAGGCAACACTACTTCTGGTTCTCATGCCGCCTGCTCTCATGTATAGTGACTGGTATACAAGTGTCATCACTATCAAGAAAGAGGTATCACAACATGCTTCAAACCATGGTTGCGACAGCAGCACATGTCACTTCAATAAACAACCACTTCTCACATACTTACTATATAGTTGCGGGGGTTATTGCTGCTGTTGCGTTTGGAGCGTTTGTGTACATAACCCTAATCGACTGCCTCAGGGTTAACTCGTATAACAGCAGCGAAAATAATGCCTGTGCTGTTATTGTCTTATTCTTGTGTACTTTTGTATCTGTTATGCTTTTCGCTAACGATCCAGGAACCACGTACACTATTTATGGACATGTCATCAGTGCTGGCTACGATGGTGAATACGCTAGACACTTTATTAACATTGACGGAACCAAGGCTTACAATAATGATGATGGCGAGAATGGTCGTCTTCTGAACAAGTACGTCAAGATGACATGCGACACACAAACTACTGGCGACTCTGTTTCCTCAAAGGATAACATTTGTAGTGTTGCCGAAATGTCTGACACGAAGATCACACCTGATAGCAAAGGTGGATCAAACTAATGCCCGAGGAGAATGCTAAGAGCAACAAAAATGCACAGAGTGCTTCTCCTGCGCGTTTTGTTATTCGCAAGAACATTACTCGTAAAGGTGCTCAATTCCTTCGATCATGCGCTTATGATCACATTGTCCAAATCAGGGAACTTGAACGCGAGATTCAGGAGAGCAATAATAATCATGACGTCAACAGCAAACAGGTAGTCAGTCATATTCGTCGAAGGATTAAGCACAACCGTGACAGAGCAAAGTGCCTGTATGCTGCATCTGCTGTCATTGACGACATGATTAGCAATGGTGAGAACAACAAGTCATCAGCAAAGACTATTGGTAAGTATCGACGTAAGGCTGCTGACATGGATGGTGAATTCATGCATTACGCCAAGGAGAAGATTTCTTTTCTCAGTGATGGCAAATTAATTCGTGAGACAACTTTCAGCACTCTCAGCAAGATCATCCTTCCAACGTCACCCAAGAGCTTTGGAGTGGCAACTGCTGTCAAGATACTGGATTCCAGGTACTATGGAAAGGAGTATGGTGCCAAGTCTTCTATGGGCACCGACCAATCCAGCACCTACAACAAGTTTGAGAAGAAGTTCTTTATCTTAAGTTAATCACGCGCAAACAATCGCTCTTCTATTTTTTAACACATGACCAGAAAACACGACAGGAGTTTAAGATGAATGGTTACAAGAATAGTGTCATCTACTACATCAGTTCACTGCTTTCACCTCTTGCTGGACGAGTACTCAACGGAGTCAGCATCTCTCCTAAGGAGTCCATCTCAGTCAACGGAAACTATCTCACCACACAATACGACTTCACCCTGTCAGCACACGAGCAAGATGACTTCTTTCCTGTTGAGGTAAAACTTCCTGTCGATGTCATGAGGATGGACAACGCTCAGGTTGACGACCGCCCCGTGCTTATTGACCACATCAACATCTCACACAAGCCAGGCAGGAATGGAGAGGACTGCTTGCGTTTTGATCTGGTTAACGACGAAGGGATTTCTGCTGCCTGGTTTATTGGAGCCATTCGTGAGAATCATGTCAACAACCTTGGTCTCATTTCTCCTGGTCTAATTACAAAGACATTCTCTGTCAGCGCTGTTCTGAAGCCAGTAGAGACGAGCACAGGGGCAGGTTCGTCTGAGATTGACCTGCGTGCTCTTGCTGGCACTGTCCAGAGCGTTGCTGAGAGCCTTGTCAACCCGTTCACCTGTGATGACATAGGAAGTGGATTCAAGGGACACACAGAGGCTTGTAGGCGCTATTCTGACTACTCGTACAAGGCATCAGTACGTGTTCTCCCATCTTTTGGTGCTGTTGAACTCGTCTACCAGATCAGTGCAGCCAGTGCTGTACATGCCGGTAGCATCAATGAGGACATTGCAAACAGGGTTGCACACAGAGTCAAGAACGAGACAGGTATCAACCTTGAGATTAGGAATCTTGGTTGCAGTTACTGAATGACAAGACAAAATGTCGCCTCCAGTGTACAGACGATCTGCTATCTATCTGTCCGTATTCAACGAGTGGGGTTGCCATACTCACTGACGTGTGAGACAATGTTCACAGAAGTGCTCATGACTTATTGATGGCACAGAGTGTGCCTGTAACCATCAACGCCCAAATGCCCCTAACCTTAGACAAGAGGTGATCATTAATGACACAAGATAATAACTTCGGACTATCAGTATGGTACCTAAAACATCATCTAGCACCCCTGATGATGAGAAAAGTCACTGGATACCATATCCTTGGATCTAACTCTGTCAACGTCAATGGCGAGAGTATCAGAACAAGACAGGACATTGTTCTCTCCGCTAAGGATCCAAACCTTGACAACGACAGCACCAAGATCATTCTTCCGTCAGAACTGGCACATGTTCACAACGTAGAGGTTCCTGACAAGTCATTTGTTATTGAGAGCATGAACCTGCAAATCATTGAGAACGACAGAACATGCAAGTTCAAGGTGGATGCATCTGACTCTGAGTCAAGTGACCATCTTCTGATTGACGGACATTTCTCTCACTATCCGCTCAACCTGTTTGGAATCGAGTCGCTACCACTGAAAGAGTTCAGTCATGACATTGTTTTCAAGGTGGACGATGTACAGGAGTCAGACCTGTCAAACATCACTGAGATGGTAAGTAGTCATTTAATCAAACTGCTTTATCCATTCGAGAGTAATGGGACTCGTAGTAGAATTGCTAAAAATTCTGAAATCACCTCTCGGTTCTTCAGTCATTCTTCTGACGGGTATGAGTATAGTAACCCATATGTGAGTGTTCAGATGTCATGCATTACAGAAAGCACCTCTACATCTCTTGCATCAGAGTTTGTGAACAATGCGATCTACCGCACTGCTAGGTATGTAGAGAAGAGTACAGGATTTCACACAACTTGCAGCAAGAGTATTTCATTTGCTTGAAACTCAGAAAATCAAAAAGAAAGTTTATTTATGTCAATGATTGGTGTTGTCGCTGTTGCTGAAAGATTTACAGATGAAAACGGATCTCAGAAAATTAATCTGGACTGGTGCTCTTGCAACTCAATGTTTCTGTCCAGCATGATTGCAGATTACCTTGGTGAAGCAAGTTACTGCGAGTACACTGAGCAGGACGTCTGGGATCTACTCATCCGTACTATAAGGAACTGCTCTGGCTTCAATGGAATCAATCTTATGCCAACCAATAGCAAGCACTGGAAGGATGTTTCATTTAATCCTGACTATGCTGTATACGCTGGAAAGGATGAATATGACTCAAACTGGTGGTTGTTCTCTGACAGGATGACAGACAAGTTACACTTTGTTATTGGGCATCCTGATCTTGGTGAAGCAGATCCACTAGTGCTTGACTCTATCGAGGAGTGTCAGGAGTTTATCAGCAGTCATCCTCTGTACCAGGATGGATGCAGCATGGTCATTGTTCCTGAGGACGAAGAGGTCTTAATTTCGTCAAGCATGATCCAGTTCTCGGTACCAGTGATAAACAATAGCGTGGTAGAAGAGCGCTGGTTTCAACCAGAAAGTTGGGTCAAGGTCTCGTTCAGCACTCTGACTGAGTATGGACAGATAAAGACCAATTCTCTCAATAATACAAAATGATTCTTTACAACAGAAAGAATTAGAACATGGGACTTTTTAACAGAAGCAAGCAAAATGAGAACACAGAAGACAATTCTCAAGATACTGCAGACAGCGATGGCAGTCCTGTTGATGATTCAGAGAATAGTCATACTAAGCCATCAGAGCCAGAACCTATTGACACTCACGCATTTGTTGAGGACATGAGGCGAAAGTCAGAATAAATTGCTTTAAGTATCGCCAGCAGGTTTGTCGAAAGAATGGGTGGAATAGTTGAACCAGTACACCCGCCCAATGAAACAGGGACGAATACATTCTTTGCGAATCCTAGAGCATACTCTATCTGTAATGGCTCTACCAAAGTGATTCTGTTTGTTTGTCCATATAAGAAATATTTCCAGTATAGCATATAATCTGGCTCAAAACTCACTCCATATGAACAATCTTTAAAGGATACAACAGAAAAGATATACAAGATGGATATAAGATGGTTTAATTTGTCTCTAAAATCAGACGGATCTTTATCCTGGAATGAGTTCTCAGACGAAGTAATCTGGGGCAGCTATAACTATGTAAAGAATTTCTATTTCAATATTTACAAGAATTGTCAGTGGTGAAACAGATTCACATACGCTTACCTATACGAACTAGAACACTTTGAGAAACAGCATCGTCATCATATACAACTTTAAACCTGTAAGTTCCTGTGCTCAGTCGTACAAGCATTCCGTCTCCATCAGGGTTCTTGATGAGAGTCCCGCCTGCCGTTTTGACAAGCGTCTCAGGAGAACACCAATGACTGCAATATGACAAAGTTATTCCTTCTTGGCTACTGTTATTGGTGTCGCCAGGTTCTCTTACCTCAGTCATGTTGTATACCTCAACATTCTTTCCGTTTTGTTTTGCAGAAAGAATGCCGTCCTGACACCCTGTAACTGAATTCTCATCAACAATAAAGGTTTTTGGCGCAGCATCCACCATGCTATCACAAGCATTAACTGGTTCCGAATCTAGTTGATCTGAATCTATTTTTATATGGTTATGTTTACTGTTCTGTATAAAAGACTCACTTGATGAATTAGTAATGTTTTCTGTTGATTCTAAGGCATGATCACTTGAAGAAGGCCAGAAGATATAAATAACAGAACCAACATAAAATAGTACAAACAATGTGATAACAGCAATGTGTATTAACCTGCTTCCAGCCACGGGCAAAGCATCGTCAATGCACTTCTTATTAGATCTCCATAACTCTATTAATAGTTTTTGTTTCTTCTTCTCGCAAGGCATTCTGTTCATCATGGTTTTAATTCTTTCTACTCATATCTGGTATTTACTGTTTGTTTACCAGTACTCAAACACCCAACATGTCAGCAAGGTCATCACTAAGAACAAGTGCCTCCACTACTCCACCTCTGGTGTCTGCTGTAGGTCCAACACCATACCTGTGACTGGTTGTGATATACCTGAACCTCTGTGACCAGATTTCCTTCAGGCACGTGTTCTCCTTGTAACCACCTCTGGCTGAGTTCTTTGACTCCCAGGTGGACAGGATGAATGACGAGTCCAGATTGCTGACCTGTTCAAACAGTTTCTCTTCGTCCTTGAGGTTCCACGCCTGATTGTGGTACAGAGTGGACAGGTCAACATATGGAGGATCCAGGTACACAAGGTCGCCAGATTTCACGTCTTCAAGAACATCCTTGTAGTCAGATGCACAGAATTTCCAATCACCTTCAGAAAGCCTGTCAGCAACCCCTCTAACACTTTCAGCAACCATCCTGATGTAGTCTGGTGTCAGTCGCTCAGGGTTCTTGCAGAACGGGGCATTGAAGCCACCCTTGCGGTTGAATCTCATAAGCCCATTGAAGCACAGTCTGGACAGCAACAGAAGGTCTATCGGTTCATGGTCGCTGTTGAACCTGTCCCTGATCTCATAGTAGTAAGCGCCATCTGTTGACCGAATCCTCTCATCCGTCTCAACCAGTTTCTCAGTAACCAGTTCAGGCGTCACCTCACCACTCTGAATGGACTGATAGAGCGAGATGACGTGCTGGTTGGTGTCACTCATGACTGCCTGCTTGGACACAGATGCAGTCATTGCCAGGTTCAGACCAACAACACCTGACCCCATGAACGGCTCAACCCATCTGCCAGGCACACCACTAGATGGAACAGCGCTCTTGATGAAGTCAAGCAACTTGATCTTGCCACCCATGTACTTCAGCGGCATCTTGAGGTAGGACGATTCAGACTTGGAGCCACCTGACTTCCCCTTGGATGTGCTACTGATGGATACATTACCGACAACAAGTTCAGGCTGACTACAACCATGCGTGTCAGTACCACTCATCTGTGACTTCATCTTATTTCTACCTACTCGTCAAAACATGTTGTTAGTATGTGTTCTATCTGACAACATCTTAACAAGAGTCAGCAGTTTTGAGGTTCCGACTGGTCTGTACTGTTTCTCTATTTGTGGTAAATAGGCAAGTCAACACAAATCTTTGTTAAATCTCTGCTTGGTGGTAAACCTCTCTTCAAGTTTCTTGACATCCAGCAGATTGCAAGCATCATCAACAAAGATGAACGGATCCAGACCTCTGAAATCAGCACCCTCTTTACTCAGAAATCTGTCAACAGCATTAACTACTGGAATAATCATATGAGAGTTGATTCCTGAAACTCCAGTAGGTACATATTGACGATGATATGCACCTGCACCCACCATCAAAAGATTCATAATCTCATAGTTGTACCTAGTAGTGACATATGTACACATCCTTCTGACAATAGGAGTGTCATCTGTGCCAGCACTCTTATAGTCACTATCAAAAACACTTTTTCTCAACAAATTTAAGCAGTACTCATACACCTCTTTCAGTGTGTCGTTCTTCTCGGACATGTAGTCAATGATGGTACTACCACACGCTATCGTTTTCATCATTACGACAAGAGACGACATGTCATCACCATTCAGATTCTTGTAAGAGTTCTTGTATCCAGCAACCTTACCAGCGCACCTAGAGAATCTTACATCATCCATAACAGCATCGTTCATACCGTACTTGTGTAGAATTGCTTGCAATGAAGGAAGGAGGATGGCGGCATTTATTGAGAAACATGACTCACTTCTGTAAGCATTATTCGTTTTGTCTCTAAACAGATGAAGAATATGTTTGTCAGTAGCAATAATGTCATCATATACTTGAGATGAGAACATTATTCTGACAGGATAAAATGGATCTATACTGACAAACCCTTCTTCTGTTCTGTCGCAATCACTAGTGAACCACAAGATTAATCACTCCTCTGCTCTTGAATAACCATCAGAAGCCATATACACGACCCTAAGCAATGTCTTCATGTCGTGAAGTTGCAAGGTATATGGGTCAACACCGCTTAGACCAAGCGCCTCAAGAATCGTCTCGTTGAAGGCATTGATTACCTCCAGGGCAAGTTCAATCCACAACTTCTCTAATGGAACAGGTATGTACCTATTTTTGAAACCTGTACCAATGCTGACTCTTTCAAGATAGGCCCTGGTGCTCTGCATGACTCTTAAGTGAAAAACCCTGCTCCATGAGTCACCAGAACAGTTCGCCTTCTCTATCAGAATGCTTGCTATCGCTGCAAGGTTCTTGGTAATCACCTGGTTCTTGCAACTGAACTCGTACCTTTTCACAGAGAACTTCGAGTCGTACTCATGGATAATCCTGCTCATGCTCTCAAAGTATGAGTGAGACCTCGCCATGATAACAAACTCATCAGTATCCACCTCTGTAAGAACACACTTCAGTGCCGCAAAATACAGAAGCACCACGTCATATGCAGCATAGTTGGTTTTTCTTCCAGTAGTAAAGAGATAGTTCAGATCTATGTAGTCATCATGATCCATGACTTTCTCACAAAGGTCATATGGAAAAACTTCCAGTAAGGTATCCAATATGTACTTTTGCTCCGAGTTTCTTAAGTCTCCTATGAGAGACAACTCTTCAGTCTGATCTGAATTATGAATTTCGTCAGCAGAAGATTCTGTTTCAGAGGTTCTATTCCCATCAATAGGATTCTTACCAAGTATCTTATGAAGAAAGGACCTGGGAGAACTCAGCAACCCGTTAAGAAAACTCATTCACGAACCACTTTCTGGGGAAGGAACCTCGAAACCAATCACATCCTTGACTCCTGACTCATACACCTTGTTCATCACACATCCACTCAGAAAAGCGAAAATCATGGGCATTATCTTAAAGTTGTCAGAGTATGACTCTTCACCATCAACCCTCTTTGTACTGATAGACATGTGGTCCATAACAACGCTAATAAAAGTCTCGATAAGAGAACTCATTTCAGTCAACGTACCTTCAGTAAAACGCATCGAAATACAGGTATACATGGATAGTTTAAGGTCATCAAAAATCCTATCCCCATTATTCAAACCGATTCTGGAGAATGTGCTTCCATCATTATTTCTTACTTTTCTAAGAATTCTTCCTATAAAATTTCGACTCATCTGTTCTGACGGATCAACCACATCAAGAACCTCAATAGTGTTCAGTAGTATCTCTACAGGAATGTAACACGCTTTAACAACACCATTATCATCAGACATCAGATCCCTGTAATTACTGAATCTATCTGACTTAACATGAATTCTGTTTGCTGTAGCAAGGTAATCCAGATACTCTACAAGGATCATAAAGATTGCAGAAAGATTATATTTTAGGTTGTATGGAACACTATCATTATGGCCAGATAGTACAGAAGAACTATTTGATAGAGTGCCTTCGCCCTGAACTAGATCAAGAGACATAAGCCTGTCTGACACTTTCACAACAACACCAAACGGGACAAAGCCGGGAATGTAGTCTTCCAAAGACCTCGATGTGTCAAGCAGTTCTAAAACAAACCACAAGTCATTATCAACATATCCAGCAACAGAAGGGATCTGCCTCAATCTGTATGAAGGCAGAATACACCCATTACGATAAGGACAGAAGCAGATGACGTTATTCATTATCATTAACGAATCAGTTGGGTGTATCTTGTTATTCTTGTTGTCACACACAAGAACATATATAATTGACAGCATGGATTCCACGCAGTAAGAGAATGAAGGTATGACAGAATCATCAATAAGATCTCTCACTGACTCAATGTCTTGACTCAATTCAGAAAACGACTTGTATGAAATCTTGTTGTATATAACAGAAACAAGAGTCATAACAGCAATGTCATCATCCAGGTCAATCCTCTCTGAAGCGTCCAAGATAAAAGAAAGAAATGATTTTTCTTTGATACAAGGAGTTTCTTTGAAAATCTCCAGTGTGCTATCATATGATTTGGTTATTGAAGTTGCCTTTTGCAGTAATCTTGCAATTTGTAGTGCAGGAGTAATATATTCTCTGTTGCGTAATAATTCTCCAATTCTTAAATCCAGTATATAAGATACAGAGAAAACACAAATTTTGTCGTCATTTTTGTTTTTATATGCACAAATGTTTACCAGAGTAGACTTGTCGTCAGAAACACTAGCAATTCTCAAAGATGCTAATACCCCAAACAATTCAGGAGGGTTATACTCATACAGATCTCGATAAAGGTCAATCTTCACCCACCTCAGATCTGATCCATCCTGCTCATCGACTGCCACAAAAAATCTCCTACCACTCTGATACTATTGTTCACGCTCCAAAGCACAAACAACTCATACTCTTCCCTCATGATACCACTACAACCAAGAGATTTCAAGGTACTATGCCGCTATCTGGACCTCAGTTGCTCTCGCTACATCTACTAGTAGTACAAGCAGAGCACAACCCAGCATGGTTGACTTCACTTGCTATCTCATGTACACTGACATCAAAGTGTCGTCATATAGCGAGCACAAGAGAGCAAGTTTCAGGAGGCGGGATGATCAACCATACCGACGAACCACTAGGTTCCTTCCCTGTACACCATGTCACCAATCAGATTCTTGGCCTTAATCTGTTGGTGAACCCAGTTGTCGCCTATAGTGATGACAACTCTGTGGACATTGCCTTCAAGAGCGACGGTTTTGACTTCAGCATCATCATACTTCCTTATAAAGGTCCTGAGGACCGACACTTCCCTGTCAAACTGGACGAGAGGGTGTTCAAGGGCCAGAAGGTGGATCCTTGGTATAACAATGAGTACAACTGCTTCCTAATGCGTGCTGATGCTGATGGAAGACTGGAGCACAACTACCTGACACAGGTTGCACACTGGCTCAAGACCGCTGGCATTATCACTGAGTCAACACTGAAGAAGATTGAGCAAGAGACTTACTGAGCATCTACAAGTCAAAACTGAGCAAGATTAAAAACACAACACACTAGATAGGAGAACGCAGGAATGTGCATCAAGAGCATGGCTTACGGGCGACTAGCGTACACAGGCAGTTTCGCATATCTTCAAGAGGTATGTGAAGAGTTCAACCACTACATGAGTGAGATCATTGGTGACTCTGAATCCAATTTTGTTGAGGTTAATTTTACCGAGGATGACAGGAACTTCAATCCTGTTATCAACTTCAAGATTCATAGCGATGGCGCAGAGATCCAGGAAATCAAGAGCGACATCGAAACTCACCTTATCAACATCATCAAGAACAAGAAGATCAAAGACGTAACAGGACAACTGGTCTACATCTCTTTCAACAAAGAGAAGGCGTTCCCTGAGGTTAAGAGTCTGAGTGTTGACATCTATGACAACAAAGTCAGTTACCTTACAGATGCCTATATTGATGAGAATGACGGAACTGTAGCCAGCGATCATTTCTGACAACCACCACTATTCGTTCAGCATCTTTTAGGGCAATGACAAAGGGCGGGGATGTATCCTGAATAAGCACATCCCCGCCCTTTGCTTGCTCCTCTTCTACTCAGAGTGATTCTGCTATCTGACGCATCCTGCTCTCATAATCATCATCAAACCGACTCTTGATGTCTTTAACCTGCATCTTGATCCCATAGCGTCTGAACGTATCGTGCACACTCAGAATCGACTCGTCACTTAGCAACCCGTCTTTTGTGCCAAACAGGAATGATACCTTATTAACAGATGGATACATGTTTGCAAAGATGCTGACCTGATTGCTCTCAACACCATTTGTCACAACAATCTTGGCGTTGACATCATCCTTCTTGTAGTTGATGGTAATTCTGTCACTACCACCACACTGAGTTGTTGATTTCAGAGAAGCCGCCAACTGGGCCGCAACCATGGCAATAACTCCGGGAGAACTCACTCTCAGGTAATCCGGCAAACGACCAGTAAGATCGTAAACCTCCTGAATAATGTCGCCAATCTGAGCAATCGAGAGCAACCCTTTACTATCTGGATACCAGTAGGCACACTTGTTCTGTCTTCCCTTAATGAACCACGTCCCAGATCCAGTACTGCTGCTGGCAGATCTCGCCACCAACTTAATCTTCACGCTAGGTTTGTTATAAGAATTCTGCGAACCTGCTGCCAGAACCTCAATCACAATCTTCTCCGAGCGCTCACCCCAGGTGATTCGAGCACTGCCAAACAGGCCATAACTACTGACCTCAATGTCAGATCCCCGCTCTCCAGAAGTTCCTCTGAGCATCGCAGCAATCTGTTGAGCAATCGCATCCTCTACAAGCATACCTGGCCTCGTTCCTAGTTGTTCAGTACACGCACAAACTAGTATGAACTATAGCACAAGAGCCACACACCAAGCAACGCCGCACTCCTACCTAGATCTATAGAGTCATATGGTGTAAAATTGGGTTTAGTGATAAATCAAGTACAAATTCATTAGGTATGCCAATAAGATAGAGGCATCAATAGACGCCCAGTGTGCTCAATCTCATTGGTTTCAGATCGTACTCACTGCTTGATTCCATCTGTTCATTCTGGTACTATGTCAAACCCAAGCAAGTACAAACCTGCACAAACTCAGAGACCGGGAGCACTTAATGATCTTCAACACTTACGATGACAACACAAGTCATGACATCTATCTGACTGAACTTCTCAACGTCGCTTTTGAGTATGAGAGCATTGTCGAGATTGAGCACACTGGCACAGAGGTGTACACCTGGAGCAGTCGAAGTGTTAACGGACTGAAGGCAAAGATTGACAGAGTTGGTCCACAGGCATCCTGTAGTCGTGAAGTCAATGGTGTTCACCTAAGCACATTCTGGTATGACTTCTATATGTCTGACGATGGCACTAAGTCATTTGGACGTATCTCTGATGCTTATGTCTCTCTTGGCGAGGGAGTACGTCTTGTTGTCGAGGAGATGAAGATCTTGGAACATCTGGCACTCTACCTGACACAGATCAACAACCATGGATTCAGTGTCAAGAGTATGCAAGAAGGACCAGAAATCCTCAACCTGGAATCTGACGCAGATGGATGGATTGAGTTCAATACTTCATTCACAGAGGACGAAGAAAGCAACAACTCCTACATTAAATTAGATTTCAGAGGAAACGAGCAGAAGGCCAGGGAGATTCTTGCAGGTGCATTTGGGTCTACATATGCATCTGACAAATAGAAATCTTGCTTGTTCTTAGATGATAATAGAAATCACCCTGAGACTATTGGTTGTGATCTCAGGGTGGTTTCTTTGCGTAGATGACATACTTGTGTCAATATGTCAGATCATCTTGACAAACAGATCTGGCCGCTCTTCCTCATGGGTGTCAACCATGACATAGAACTCCATGACTGGCGCTCCATTGTCATCAATCGCCTCAAGTACTATACGCGCAGAGGTATTACCAAAGAACGAGTTGTATCTCGAATCCTGATTAACGATTCTGACATCATGCACTTGAGCACTCTTGAAGAGTTTGTAGTAACTGACCCAGATGTCATTTCTGTCATCAGTAACCGACTTGTTGTCACTAATAGTGAGCATCTTAGATTTGCCAAGGTAATCAGTAAGATCGACCTTAACACTGCTCTCATTATGACTGACACTGTTGACAACACTTCCTGCAAGTGACTCAGCAATGCGCTTGATGTCCTTGTCGTGACTGGAGAAAAGAAGAGAACACTCATTGCTGTTTTTAACATCAACGTCATAGATTTTTGACTCATCATGATAAAAAGTAATCTCAAAATCCTTGTCAACACCAAAAGCCTTAATGGAGATAGTGTCGATCTTGTCATCAGAGATTAAACTAACAGATTCAATAACAAGATTCTCCAGTCCTCGCATCCAAGGAGCAATAGAAAATCTGGCGCCACCAACATACACCTGAGGTCCATCATACGTCTTGAGAACTATAGATGATGACTTACCTCCCTCACTGAACTCAACCTGACTGATCCTAAAACCAGCCAGGTATTTTAGCACCTTGTGTACGTCACCTACTGTGAACTTGGAACTCATAGCATATCTCCTCTTGATAAGATGACTAACCCTTCTTTCTGATTAACAGGGTACTCTATCCCTATAAAACCGGTCAACTCCTGAATCCCATGACTTACATAACTTTAATAGACCCAGGAGTTGACATACTTCTGCCTATGTCTACTCCAGCCTTCCTGTCACATTTGGAGGTTGTCAGATTGCAGAAGAATATGTTGACACAACAAATACTCTAGTTCGCTCGTGTAACAACCAGATTCAGTCGCTCGAAGTCATCAGTACCGTTAGAGATGCAGGCAAGACGAAACTCTGCTACTGGTTCATTGTTCTTGTCCACTGCCTCAACGACAGCAACTCCGTTCACGGACTTTGGAAAACCAAGCCCACCAGTAGTCCAGGACGACTGGCTGATAATGCTCACGTCATGAATCATCACGCCCTTCTGAAACACCTTGTGGTACTGAGTCCACGTGTTCTTGACAATCTCCTCGTTCGGGTGCTCAACGTCTCGGATGATGACAGTTCCATGGTTCCCAGAAGTGTCAGATGTCTGCAGGCAAATCCGGTCATCACCTCGTGATTCCTTGACGATGCTGTGCCCAATAAGCGCCTCAGCAATACCCTGAATGTCCTTGTCAAAATGAGAGAACACCCTTGGTGCAGAACACACAGGATCAACCCAATCAACCTTAATTCTATGCTCTGTGCCTGACTTGAAGTCCACGTTCAGCAAAGAGGCGATGCTGGTGGTCTTCAGGTCAATCCTGCTAGTGCCCTCAACATGGTAGACATCCTCCACTACGTAGCCTTCGATCATCTTCTTGAAGTTCTCAGACATCTGAATAGGCCAGTAAGTGGATACGTAGAGATAGTATCCTGATGTCGTCCTGAACTGAAGGTTGTACGTACCTCCAGGACCCTCAGAAACATCAACCCTGTCAATACGCTTACCAACAAGGTTCTTGAACTCGTTGTGAACAAAAGGCATACCCTGTGCTGTCATAATTCTTCCTAGTGGTCGATCTGTTGTTTTTCCTAGCATACACTACCTTGCATGGCGATTTATTTCCAGTATGATCTCAGTGAATCACAACACATTTATTGTTATCATCTCTCTTAGAGAACTATGAGGAGTATCACATGATCACAGGCGAAAAATCAATAGACAGGTTAAATAGCGCGTCCATCCAGCAGGGAGGTGGCAGCACTCAACCTTTCTTACATCTATACAACTCAATGACTCAGAAAGTCGAGCCGATTGTTCCCACCATCACACCTGGATCTGTGTCAATCTATCTCTGCGGAGCAACAGTTCAAGGATCTCCTCATATTGGGCACATGCGCTCATCGCTGGTGTTTGACGTGATGAGGCGATGGCTGGAGCATAGTGGTACTGAGGTACGTCTCATCAGGAACGTTACTGACATTGATGACAAGATTCTGGCAAAATCATCTGAAGCAGGACTGCCTTGGTGGCAATGGGCACAAGTACATGAACGAGAGTTCACTAAAGCATATGAGTCACTAGGCATTGCCCCACCAACGTATGAACCACGAGCAACAGGGCAGATCCCAGAGATGATTGATCTGGTGCAGAAGTTGATTGACAAAGGTCATGCGTATGTAAGCAGATCTGGTAGCGTATATTTTGACGTGTCATCATTTCCAGAGTACGGACAACTGACACATCAAGGAAATGCTACTGCAAATGACGAAAGTGAAAATCAGGTCAATCAAGATGATTCCTGCTCTTCAGACACCTTAGAGGATAAACGTAGTCCAAGAGATTTTGCTCTGTGGAAGGCTGCTAAACTGGAAGAGACAAAGGATGCTTCATGGGACTCTCCTTGGAGTCGTGGTCGGCCAGGATGGCACTTGGAGTGCTCTGCTATGGCACACAGGTACCTTGGGAACACGTTTGACATCCATGGTGGCGGAATCGATCTTCGTTTTCCTCATCATGAGAACGAGTTGGCTCAATCATGTGCTGCTGGCTATGAATCTGCTAGACATTGGGTCCACAACGCCTGGGTGACCATCAAGGGCGAGAAGATGAGCAAGTCGCTGGGAAACTCCCTCTTTGTGTCAGATCTTGTTGACAAATATGGCGCTGCTCCACTTCGCCTTGCTCTGATGTCGGTTCACTATCGCTCAGTCATTGAGTTCTCTGAAGAGATGATGAGTCAATACGTAAGAACCTGGAATCGTCTGTCATCAGCAGTTGTCAGCGCCTACAAGATCGCTGAGTCAACGATGAATAGAAATGGTCTGTCTAGTGTTTCAATAAATCCCGTGGACGCTTCATTAGACCAGATCAAATCCAGAGCACTTCCTTCTGAGTTTGTGAGTGCTCTGGACAACGATCTCAACGTACCCACTGCAATGACTGAAGTGTTCAAGTCAGTCAAGCATATAGAGAGACTGGCTGCATCACTGAACACTGAAATTATTGCAAGTGATGGTACAGAAAACTCAAGTGACAGCATTTCATCCAAGGATTCTATTAGTACTCTTGTTGATTCCGTGCTGACTCTTCGTGCAATGCTGGATGTAATCGGTCTGGATCCTCTGTCAGAACCTTGGAAACAGGATACTCTTCATCTGCTATCTGACAATCCAGCAAACAGTAAAGACAGAGAGATTCTTTCGTGTCTTATTGAGCAGATGATTGAAGAGCGTCAACAGGCACGCAAGTCAAAGAACTGGGGGCTTGCTGACAGAATCAGGAGCAATCTTGCTGAATCTGGAATCATGATTGAGGACACCCCGAGTGGAACCAGATGGAAGATTGCTGAGTAGTTTCTCATCTTTCTGTGTTCTTGTGCACTAAGTACCTACACAACAAGATAGAGTGCAACCAACTCCTGCTAACAGATTACCATAAAAGTAAATCAGCAGTTAGCAGGAGTTGGTTGTAGTGTGTTCTGATTAGTTCCTGGCAGATCGACGAGCGTTCTCAGGAACCTTGTCGCCTGACAAAACCTCCCAAATGTCCATCAACTCATCAAGAGTAATGACCATCTTTTCAGACATTGCAAACGCCTGACGGATGAAATCAGGATGCTGCAACACCATCTTCACCATGGGATCAACCTGATCCTCATTCACCTCAATGGTGGCAATGCCTTCAGGCGCTTCACCATGGAACTGAGAGGCGTTGAACATGCCTGGACCAGCGATGTAAACCTTCTTGCTCTTGCGAGCGCGACTAGAAGATGTAGAATTACCTCCTACAGTGAAATGAATGCCAGAGGGTCTTGAATCAGAGGTGGAATCCTTACTGCTGTTCCTGGTTCCAGCCTTGTTGACAAAAGTGTTCGACTCATCATCACCCTGTTTCTCATCATCCCACAGATTATCCTTGTCAAGAACAGAGTTCACGTTGACGGCATTGTAAGCACTACGCTTAAAAGAGTTACCTCGGTTGCTGTCATTCTGTAGGCGATTGTAGAGTTCATGAGCACGATTGGGTCGAAACGATGACACAATTACAGCAATGAAAGCGCCTGCAATGATACCAAGCACAAGCGCAGAGATGTAGAACAACATGACTCACTCCTTTATCTGGTTTTGAGTTGTTCTGTGTAATCAGCAACCAAAATACACCATACAGATGCCATCAGCCAAGTCGTTCTCTTGTGATTTATGTCTTATGGTGTTGTGGCACATCTCACTCTACTTACCCTTGAGTACGCATCCAAGCATAATGTACTCTCGTTGCAGGCAGAATGTATGCATCAGAAGCAACCAACAAGGAGGTATTACTCATGAGTCATGTAAAGCCAGAAATCTCTGAATTCATCAAGCACCGCTGGTCAAAAGGTGGATCCTACAACCAGAACAGCGATGTTTCTGAACTTCCAGAACTCCCACATAGCATGACTCAGACACTACTTAGGTCTGGCCTGTGCTCATCTGTTGACACAAAACGACAAGGTTTTGTCATGCCTTTCTGGTCTGTTGCAGGTAAGGTAGATAATCGAGATCTTGGAATGTTGTTTGACATTGAACACAGCAAGATTGTTGTTGACGGATTCAGATTCAAGTCATCTAGAATCAATAATGACATCAGATGCTACGCCACTACACTTGTATGGTGTGGATATGGCGCTTCTCCTGTGCCCATTACTGCACATACAAGCCAGATTGACTGCCATCTAAGCACAGAAAGCATCAGCACTCTTACTCTGAAGAGCCTGATGAAACTGGCAATTCAATCATATGTGATGCAGGTTGCTTACAACTCACGCTCTTCCTGGAACAACGCCTGGTCCAAGACTCCAGACGAAACAATGAGGAGTAGATTTGTTCTGTCGCTTAATCGTACAACAAACGAGACCACTAATCAGAAAATAGTCCTTAATACCGACTTAAAGAATGTTATAGACAATGACAGAATCACCAAGAGTATTCTCTCTGTGTCGCTGACTAGCCTAAGGTATGATGCAATGGATGACATGCGTCAACTTGCACTCGAAATCATAACACCCCTACAGGATGCTGGTTATGAAGTCAACATTACAACGCACGAAGGTAATACTGTTGTCAATGAACAGGGATATGCTCAGGTACTTGAAATCAGTATTGACGTAACTGATGACATTACCCTCTCTTCACAATCCAGGATCAGTGAGTGCAGGTTCTTGCGTACTCTTGAGTCGGTTCTTCGTAAAACCACTCCAAGCACTCGTAAACCCTTGTATCTTCTTGACGAGCAGAGAGAACTCACCGCTCTGGAGAGAATCGCCAGCAGTGACGATAGGATCTCTCAAGAGTACTACAAACAGACGATGAATCTTGCCGAGAAGACAATTTATGCTTCCACTGGTCATCAGCACAAGTAGCATCATCTACTAAAAACTAATAAACAAGAAAGCAACTTATAATGAGCATTAACAGGAACAAGCGGATTCTACGTCATCTGCGGCTTGAGTCGTTTCATAATTCCTATTATCCCACTTACGACCATGTACGTCCATTCTTTGGTCCGTCTTGGAAGCAGGTTTTTCGGTCTCCTGCAACCAAGTCACTGGCAAAAGAGTACTTGATGGTATACACAGAGCAGTTTGTTTTTTGGAAGAGGTGCGATCTCAATCACTACCCGTGGTTCAGGCAGGCCGTCTATAAGATTGATGAAATCTATATGGATGTCCACAAAATTGCAAACAACGATGATGTCGCCTGGCTGCTAGACGGACTAAGTAAGCAGAACCAGAACCATGAGATCATTGATGCTGTAAACAAGATGCTGGTTGATCGTCTTAATCAGTCAATTCTTGAGACAAGACGCCTCTTTGACGAAGCGGTTAGCAAGGATCATGATCTTCAAGAGTACAGAGAGAACCTGAGCAATAGATCTCGTGTATCTCGACTTGAGGAAATTGTTAAAGAGAGTGGGGTTGAGATTCCTGATTCACCCTCAGAATTCACACAAATCACTGTGTCTGAACCAGAAGATATGAGCGATCTCATTAAGGTTGGTCGTTATGTTCGTCCATCATTTTTTGTCCAGTTGATTACTGAGGAATGCCATATCGAAACTCATGATAAGTACTCCACAAATCATGAGAAGAAGCATAACGAATGGGCTTCTAACAGGCTGAAACCAGAAATTGCTGAAAAAAGAAGGAACATTTATCGTAATGACGAAAAAATAAAAGATCTTCAAGTTGAGATAAAACAAGTAGGGTGCATTACACCTGAAATCACTAGAAATCTCAATAACAAAGAAGAATTTTCATCATTCCTTAAAGATGAGGGGTACGTCTGTATGCAGAAATTCAACATCTCCAGGAGATAAACAAATCTCTTCAAGAGGAGATCAACGAGATGGAGAGCAAACTCTTCTAGAGTAACATACAACACTCTCATAGAGCGATCCTTTGATGTGACGCTCTCCTGAGACCCATCTATAGAGTCATATGGTGTAGCAGATCCGTTTTTGCACCATATGACTCTATAGATCTTGTAGACAGGTTTCGGGTAAGGGCGTTCTCTCTGTGTTGCAGACTATCGCTCAACCCTTCCCGCCTGTTGGGTAGATGAGGTTGTTCATGCCTCTTGTGATGTCTCCGCCCTGTGCTTAACGGTCGCCTGGTCATCTTGTAGTGCAGAGAGACCTTGCTTCCAATCTCCCTGTGCCATTGCTCTACAACTATGGCACACAACACACTTACATGATTTGACATCACCTGTGCACTGCCCTAACTTAGTCTACTCTACTGTAGTTCAGCATTGTTACCCTAACTTGATATGTGTTGGCGCTCTACACCGATCCTATGTTATAATACACATATACCGCTTTTCTTATCAACGAGAGGAGGTTCACCAGATGCCGTCTAAAAATGTTATATCACGCACATACCCGCGTGTACCATATGCTGCGTTTGACAAGGACGGTGGACCTCTGGTTCTCAGCGAGGTTCTGGACGGCATTAGACAAGACGCTGAACTGGTCGCTCACTACGCTCTACAAGAGATGACCGAGCAGAACCTGGCCCTGGTGACCTACTTCAACGGTATCAAGCCTGCTGATGCTGGTAGACAGATGAGACTTTTTCTTCCTGCTGAGGTGAAGAAGCAGTTCAAGAGCGGGGCCTCTAGGCTGGAGAAGATGTTTCAGGAGCAGGTGGTTAGTAATCTACGTTCCTGGGTTGCTAGAGTCGAAGTTATGACTCAGACATCCACTAAATATGTCTCGGCTGGATGGAAAAGAACCGCCAGTAAGTCAAAACCCAGTTCCATGAAGCCGAGACTTGCTCTTTCTGCTGCCGACAAGCAGTACAGAGAGATGAGTGTCACACCAGAACGTATCTGTCTCGATATGGTTGTCCAAGGAAAATGGATAACGCTACACTTCCCGACTCCACTTCAGTTACTGGAGGTAGGCTGTGAACCTGGTGTGCCTGACATCTGGATTGACAAGAACGACAGAGTTGTCTTTGGTTTTCATGGTAAGACAGATCCAGGCAGACCCAATTTCTCTGAGCGCTATGTCATCGGTGTAGATGTCGGTGTGAAGAATCCTGCGGCTTACGTGGTCTGGGACACCGAGAACAAAGAGATAGTTGAGCGATCTCTTCTAGGTCAGCGCGCCAGATCTCTAAACAACAAGATTAAGAGGACAAAGACCCAAGTCGCTTCTCTAAAAAGAAAAGGCAAGGATGAAGAAGCCGTTTCTCACAGAGAACATCTCTCGAACCGTCGCAGGGAACTGAGCATCTTCATTGCTCAGGAACTCGCTGATGTGTCCTGGAGGTATGGTAACGCCATCGTGTCGTTTGAGGACCTGTCTCACATCAAGAACACCATGAAGCATGGGCGCTGGTTTAGAGGCGAGATCTACAGACGTACCAGAGACATGGTTGAGGCTGATGGCGGCCGAGTAATGAAGGTCAATGCTGCTTATACCTCTCAGAGGTGCCACGTCTGTCAGGCTGACCTGGATATGAGCAACTATGGCAGTCCTGTATGTGAATCGTGTGGTATCACTCACCACCGCGATTTAAACGCTGCTGCGAACATCGCTCAGAGAGTGAACGTCAAGAAGGCTTGTGAGATCAGGAACAAGCGCGCCACGAAGACGAAACGTGTTCGCCGCTCCAAGTGCCAGATAAAGCCTCTCAAGCACTCTGGTACGAAGAACAGACCAACACCAAAGGCGCCACAGAACCAGAAGAGAAGAACTCGCACTCGTAATTATCCACCTCTTCCATCCAAGGAGGTGAGCAAGGAAGTGTGCCCCGCAGACACTAGGGTTTCTGCGGTGGACCACATGGAGTGGTTTCAGACAACAAGCGGCACGACGAATCCGAAGAAGAACCTGTCTACTGCGAATGCAGTAGATGTGGTTTATCATAAGGAGTAGTCGTACTCTTCAGAGAAACAAACACATGCCAGTCTGCACATGTCTGGCAGTACAACTTGAAAGGACTTCGTACAATGACTAACCCTGCTTCTGACATCATGTTCTCAGAGAACGGACTTAATGTCATCATGACTGCTCAGATTGGTGCAGAGACTGCTGAGACCTTCCGGGACGAGGCGTCCTTCTATGAGGATGAGATCAATGAGGTGTTCTCTCAGTACGCGGACGAGAAGGGTCTCGCATTCGACCGACTAATGCGTCTGTCTGACACGGAGATCAATCAGGCCATTATGCATACTCGCAAGACCTACTCCTATGCCAACCTTGGTAGGATGATTGACCTGCTACTGGATTCTGACGAGCGAAACCTCTATGACAGGATTGCGTCTGGTGCCCTTGACGACGATGAGATGATGTGACATACTTCTCTCTGTGATTGCTAATAGTCAGTTACATGTGTTCATCTGATGCCTGTTCCGTCTAATGGGGTTGCCTTGAGGACAGAATAGGCGCGTTGAGCACATCAGGAGTGTCATAGAGAGGACAGATTGTTGTCAGCAAGACCTGATAGCACGACAGCAGATGAAGTCGCCAGAGAGCGCTACAGGGAGTGCTGTGAAAAAGCAGCACTGATTGCATCTGATGTTGCGTGCCTTGTTGCTGAGATCATTGAGAGCCCGCACATTACTCAGGTCTTTGCAAGTGAGACGAAATCTATCTATCATGTAGAGCACTCTTCTTTAACAGGTAGATTCATCATACACGCTGGTGTTGTGCAGGGGTATATGAGGGAGTCATCTGAGCACCCAGGAGTAGTCGCTCGCTCGTACTATCCTCAAGTTAGTGTGTTTGCTCAGTACTCAAACTGCTTGAAGTACATGACAGACGGCAAGGGTTCACGTTACACCGATGTTGATTGTCAACGTATCTTCACAGAAGACAGATTCTCTCTTGAAAACAAGGATTCAGTGGATGAACTCACAAAAGAAGTCAAGCGCCACCTGATCTCATAAACAACACACAACTGGTACCACATTACAAGAACAAGAGCAAAACAATCACAGAAAGTTGAGTAAAAATGATCACAGGTGATACATGGATTAAGTGGCTCTACACAGATGGTGTTCTTGCTGTCTGTCCTGTTGGAGATCTTCTTTATGGAGACATGGACAAGATTCCTGGCTTTGATGACCATATGGGAGAGGTTGCAGATCTTCGTCTGGCACTCCAGAAGAACGTCATGAAGATGGCTAAGGAGAATCACTTCCCTGTTACTGAGGGCTGGATCCCGTTCATCAGGAAGGGCACACAGAAGCCTATTGACTTCATCTTTCAGGGTCTTTCTGAGAAACTGTCAGCACACCACGGTATGGATGAGACCTACTTCCTTTGGAACCTGACTAAAGGGACAAGTATCGAGTCACCGCTCAACAAGGCGTCCATGATGGCTTACAATATAACTCAGCCTCTCTTCCCTGAGACAGACAGAGACACATACCAGCAGGAGTCCAAGGATGCATTTCTGTACACCAGACGCTTAGTTGAGACAATCTGCTCTCAGGTCATCAGAATGGGCACAGATGCTGCTAGTTCAGAAGAGAACGGCAGTGCTAACAGCAGCAAGAGCAAGTACCTGGACTCCGAGGCCGCCCAGATGCTTGACAACGTTCCTGTAGTCACAGACCCTGAGGACAGCCGATTCGTCACAGGTGGTGTGTTCATCATTCCGACAGAGGATGACAAGGGTGAGATGCTGGCAATCTGGGCAGTACCTGGACCACCTGACTTCTCACCTTCGTTCGCTCCAGAAGGAACCTGCTACGGAACCACTGGTGTCATCAACTGGCGAGACATCATTACCAACCCTGATGACCAGAAGGCAGTCGAGAAGTGGATTCAGTCAAAGAATAATAACGAAGACTGAAGAAGTTAACTTGAAAGGCAAGCATTATGAAAACAATCAGTAGCACAGCAATGAAATGTCTAGGCCACTTAATAACCTGTTTAATTCTTTTGTTGTTTCTATTTTTCATGAAAATTATCGCAGAACATACACCAGGTCCTGTAATAGTTTTGATGGGAATCACTTGTATTATTGGTGTTGTCTTAGTGAAATATGAAGAGAACAGTAAAAGTAGTAATGAAGACAATAAATCTATAGATTTTCTGCTGAAGTATCTTTCAGCAAATCGTCTTCACTCATCAACCATCCACAAGGTGCTTGCCCTGGACTCACTAAATGGTGGTCCAGACAACTCTCCATCATTCTTCAAGAGTAACATCTGGTACACGATACGGAACAACCCTGGGACACGTAACTCGTTCAATCTCTACCTTTCACGGGTTGCTAAACTTGTAGAAAAGATTGGTTCCGTTTCATCTGTTCTTCCTAATGAGGTATGGAGCCAGCAGAGCAGAGATTTGGTCAGGTCTGTGGACTATCTGGATTCCTTGTTCAAGAATGACAGCATCAGTGACGTGTTTGCAGAGAACTGGAACAAGATCTTCTCTCGAGAGGATCGGATTAAAGCGGTTTCTGTCGTCAACGACATTCTCAGCGAGCAGACGAACACTCTGAAGGAAGTTGCGGAGATCCTGGATAAAAGGTGCTCAGAATACAGAAGTGCTCGTCAGTCAGAGGTGAGTCATAACTTGGATACCCTTAGGGTTGAGTACATGAAGGGCACTCTGGTTGAGAGCAGGATTTCTAGCAAGCAGGATGATCGCCATGTTGATGACACTGCAGGTGACAACAGCATCTCTGACGTCTGGGAGTAGTTGGGGGATCAGGACGTCTAACCTGCTCTGGTTTGTGTTGTCTCCTACATGTGCCTGGTGTCACTACTTCCTCTCATCTGCTATGTTGACTCTGACAGCAAAACATGTGTACAATGTCCTCTGATCCCTAAGGAGGATACAGACGCCTCCTTGACTAGAAGCTGCAGGAGGTACACAGAAAGATGAGCAGCAAGTACAATGGACCACGCAATGACATGACGTGTGTCTCAGATCTGGTCTATGATCTGCTTGGTGACACGCTGGTGACGATGAATCAGGCTATCAAGGATGTTGACGTTCCTCTTCTTGAAGATGGAGGTAAGAATCCTGAGATCTGGGACAAACTCAGTACCCTGTGCCAGGAGAGCAAGTTCCTTCGTGAGAGCCTGACAGGTGTTGCTATCGGGCTGGTTGCTGACAAGGAGAGCGGCCTTTGGCGCAACCACATGCGAGGAGTTGCCATCATTCTGCTCTCTGTGATGCTGAACGGTACGGCCAATGCTCGTGCTGCTGAGAGGACGAAGCGTCATCACTGGCTGCCGTGCTCACTAATGAGTCGATTCGAGGACAAGAGCACGCTGTACGTGAACCCTGCTCTTCCAGTAACAATGGTTGTAGGCGGCATCACTATTCAGGCTCGTATTCCATTCAGTGAGTTCGTTCTTGAGGAGGGTATTGCACCTGAGGAGTGGTGCTACAGTGATGTCACTGAATCCACCTTCTCGTCACTGGAGTACCTGTTCTCACAGGCCGTCAAGGACGGTATGAGTGCAGCCTCCATGAGCGACTTTGACAAGTGTGCTCTTGGCGCCTTCTCCATCGCCCAGGAGGTACGTCGCCCTAACGAGAACGGAGAGTTCAGCAACGGACACCACACCAATATGCTTCAGGAAGTTCTTGACCACGCTGACGCCTATGGTGCTGACCTGTTCATCCAGCCTGTGGGATCACCATACCTGCTGAGACTCAACCCGTTCAGAAGCACACGAGTCCATTCCTCCGACTCACCTGGCAGCATGTTTGACGGCACAGTCTCGGTAGTTACTCCCAACACTGTGGTATGCCTGTCAGCACATCAGACCACACAGGATGATGTTATCGAAGTCTGCAGCAACCTTCTGTTCTCTGAAGACAAGAACTATGGAAGTCAGGATAATGGTAGTGCCTATACCTCTGGTTCCATGAATGCACGTGTGTCATTTGGTGCAACCAAGTAGGAATTACTTCTAAGGCAAACAATGGCTCAAGATAAATTACAGGAGAGTTTCAGTCAATGAAGAAGATGTCGCCAACATTAATAAGTATTAGTAAAATAATGCTAATACCATCATTTCTGTCAGTATTCATAGTTCCTATATATCTTGCCTGGCTGCTGACAAGCAATGATAACTACCCCATGAAATTCCTTATTGCTATTGTATCTGCTATTCCGTTTTTTATTCTGTTATTCTACTTTCTAGATAAAGTAGACAATCTGAATTATCGAAAAAGGGTTGCACTAAACTACGCCAAGAAAAATAATAGGGTAGATAGGGTAATTAACCCTAATGTGCATAAGTCAGTGATGTATGTTGTCAACAAAAATCATAAACTCAAGGTTTACTTCATTGACTTTGAGTTCTTCATCACTGAGTTCATCAAGAATAGTGACAAGGTGTACGATGCTGACAAGATTCATGAACTTGACAACCAGATTCGTGAGTCATACGAGACAGTTACCAATCTCCTGCTTTCTGATGGAGTCAAGTCTGTTCTGAACGGCTATGCCAAAGACTTCAAGAAAGATGTCATCAATGTCGCTGTTGCACTCACTAAGAAGCACAGAGACATTGCCTACGACTTTGCTCTAGAGGCGCAGAACGCCATCAATGAGCGCAACGTTACGAACGAGAAGAACAAGAACAGCAAGGCCGAGCAGGATGCAGTCAGTATCATCCAGAACCCAGAGTACAAGAAATTAGTTCAGGAAGGCTGAGTAATATGCGTTTTAGTGCTTACAAGCAGAACATTGTTGGAAATGTCTTGATGGCTTCTGGAATTATTTCTTGTATCTTGGGTATTATGATTCTGCACGTTTTTACATCAATAGAATATACTGGTGCTGCAATTAGTTTATTTGGAATAATACTATCTTTCTTAGGTCTGTTTGTTAACACTGATACAGAAGAATCTTTTTCCAGTATCAATAAAAACTATCTTAAAAGCAAGCGATTCAGGAACATCGTTAACCCTGAGGATGATACTACAGGCGTGCTTAATCGTAGCGAAATTATTAAAGTCACTCAGAGGAATACAAAAGTCAAGTGCCACTTAGTTGACCTTGAATACACTATCATCAATTATGTACATGTCAGCAGCCGGGCGTATCGTTTTGACAAGATTGAGAAACTGGACGCTGAGGTAAGGAATCTCTACAAGGAGGTTGCTCAACTGATTCTGTCAGATGGGGTGAAGTCTGTTCTTAGTGGTCGTGCAGATGCCTTCAAGAAGGACATTGTTGAACTGGTTGTGTCACTTATCCTCCAACAGACTAAGGAGGTTAAGAAGATTATCAATACTGCTCTATCTGTTATTGACTCAGATGGCGAGATCGCAGAGAAGGACGCCATATCTGTCCTCAAAGATCCCAAGTACAAGCACCTCATCAAGTAGATAAGATTCAAGATGACCTATAGTACACGATCATTCACTATCCACAGGAGGTGAACATGAACTTCTACAGGAGAGAGATATACCATGCCATATCTATGTCTTCATGTAGTCTATTCCTTTTGGGCGGTCTTCTTTTTGCCGTTGTTGCTGAGCAGTTGAACCTGAATGAACTTTTTGCTTTAACAGTCTCTATTCCTATGCTTGTCATAGCAATAGTTTTATTTATTGCTGCCAGCATTTTTATGTTGCTAGAAGACAGAGATAACAGCATAATCCGCTATCTTGGCTATACTCCTAGAAGCGATAACCTAATGTCAATCAGTGACATCAGGTACTGTGAGAGACTTCTGATAGACGAGGACAAGGTTAGATGCTATTTCAATGAGTTTCAGCACGCTCTAGCGACATACATCAAAGTGAGTGATAAAGCGTACCAAAACAACGCTGAACACAGAAACAAGCAGGACAAGATTGCTGGCGAGATCTGCGACAAGGTTGTTGGCTTCCTGCGCTCTCCAGGATCAGTTGCTTTCTTTGAGAAGAACCAGGCCAAGTCGTTGAGGAAGAAGGCTGTCAGTACTTCCACCAATCTACTCACCACTCAGACAGAAGCCATTTGTGAACTCACCAGACAAGCAGAGTATTACCAGAAACACACCATTGTTCTCAGTGATGGTAACACAAAGAAATCAAAGCCTAAAGAGAACCTTTCTTGCAGTGAGAAGAACATTGTTGAAATGCTTTGCGAGTATGGGGATTATCACTACTGATTTCAAGTAGTAATTAATAACAAGATCCATAACCAGAACCTTCATCAACTTATTAAGAACTGGAGCAACACATGACATCAGTCAGTAACTCTACCGTCATTTTGAAGACATCCACTGACCACATCAGGAACGACCTATATCCACTGATGCTGAACGCTAAGAGGAATGGGGATCTGTCCACTGCTCTCATGGCTGCCAACATGATTGAGATCCGCCTGGAGGCTATAAACAACCTCAGTAGGTATCATGGAGTAGACACTGAACTCAAGGTCCTTCTCAGGCACGTACAGGCCATTAAGAAGGGTCTCAGCCGTGAACGAGGAATGGTTGAGAGAGTTGTCACCTCAACTGCCAGAGGTGTTGGCAAGGCCGCTAAGAATCGTCTCGGTCGCCTAAGGAACGAGATGGCGTCTGCTGGGCAGGAAAACCACAACAACCAGTAACAAACAGAGCAAGGCGGTTGTGCTCTACTCACTGATTATGTGAGAATTGTGAACACAACCGCCCTGTTTTGTGTACAATCTGAATTCAGTATCTCACCACCACAGATGAGGAAACACTGCCTTCAGAATGTCCATCATCAGGTCATTAAGAGCGCTGCTGTACCAGGTGACAACCGACCAGTCACGCTCAGACATACTGACGGCTGGCCTGAGAACAAAATTGCTTGATGCATCCAAGTCCTCAGCATTATTGTCGTCAGAGTCACTATCTGAATTCACAACAGACTCAAGCGGAACAAGAGTGCTGGATGTGTCGTCATCCTCACGCTCATCATCCTTGCAGATCAGGTTCTCATCCACCAGGAATGAACGAATCATCTCAGCAAGAATGCGCATCCAGAACGACTTTGGACGAGAAATGGAGTCAATCGTCACTAGACGTATAGGCTCAGTCTTCTCCAACTTGCCATCACGAGTAACCAATGTCCCATCAATGTCCAGATTACCCAAACAGTCAGGAATAAACACAACAAGACGCTCAAACAGATGAGCCAGTACTGTCGCATCAAGATTCCAGGTCTCCCTGACATCAAACCCATTGACAGTCATCTGCTTGGTGAACTCTTCCTGCCTGTCCTCAGAGTATGACTCCTTGTCCTTGTGGTAGAACATCTCAATGCCATACATGGAGAGGATGCTGTGACCAGGATTCTCCTTCTCTAGACGTGCTGCTAGATGACTGTCAGCAGGTGTTGGCAGGTTCTGAGCCTCATCCAGTGCGAACCCCTCAATCCACTCGTCAATCATGTAGCGGACCTTCAGGTACTCAGGATTGCTCAGACGCTCTGGAAAGTACCCAATCACACGATCTCCAGACATCTCGCTGCTACTTACATTGTCCTTGCTGACGCCATTATGATTCATGCTCTGAGAATCCATGTCTACCTCCTGAGAAATGCTTACAGAATGAAAAGGTTGTGCGATCTGTCTTACTGACTTATGCACAATGCATCACAACCTCTGATCACTCTGTCTAATCTGCTCTAACTATCAATCATACCTGTTGAATCACAAGGATGTCAACGATTGGTCCGTCAGCAAAAAGAAGGACAGAGACGGGTGAGAAATCAAATCCTTTTGTGCAAGAATCTCTGTCAGACGATCCAGCGACTCCTGTACGTCGTCCTCAATCCTGAATAGCGCAGCAATAGGACTTTCACCAGTCTTCTTGACCAGAATGCCCACTCCATTGAGAGTGTGCCCAGCGCGTGAGTACATAATCTGTGCACTCAGATCTACTGCTTGCTTCTCCTGGGCATCAGTGCTCTTAGTGTCAGCATGATTACTCTTTGAGGGCTTGATGAAGAAACCTGTTGACACAGGCTTGAATCCTTGCGACCTGAGAATGCTTTCAGCACCCTCAAAAAACAGCCGGTACTGCTCAAGATCCTCAACTCTGACTCGAGCCATCTTACGAATGGATCCAATCAGCGAGGTTCTTGACTGACTAAGAGGTACTACATGAAGTTCCACTTCTCTCTCCTTGCTTATCGTGGAATGTTTCTTGTATTACCCACATGGTAGCACGTTTACCAGACCTTTACAACCGATACCAACACATTTACTTGTCGTGTAACTGTTTTTAGCGTGTTTGTGCTGGTAGAGATTTTATCAGGTTAGGTCAAGCAGTAATCATATTGACATATGTCAACACATCAACTTCTTGAAGTGAGGTAGTGCACACCATAGATCAGAAAAGGTCTGGGTGTCTCTTGCGTTATCGATTCAGACGGTCAGTGATGACACCTTGACCGAACTCGCCTCGCCAACAGCCTTCGTGGCCTCAGTAAGACTCTGGAACACACCACCAGACTTGCGTGCCTGAAACATGGGAGCAGGTACATCAGTCACATAGACATTCTTGTGCCCCTTGACGCCCTTGAAGCCACGAACAGAAAGCACACGACCAACAGAGACACCATCACGCAGAACAGCGTACTCACGAGTCCCTTTGCCATTGCCATCAGTCTTGACAGCAGTAACCGTGGACCCATCAGCAAGATCAAACGAGCGAATCATCTCGTTTCCTTTCTTTGCCCATTACAGGCAGTTGTTGTAGTAGTGACGTGTATATGTTCAGGACTACAAGCACCCTGTCTCTGACACAGCAGATTAGGTGCTTCTAAGTCCTAAGTGCATACACACTCTTGACCTTGCAATCATCCCATCACAACTTCATTCAGTCAACCTGTAAACTTATGAAACATGTCACATCTTATGAGATTCTGCAAGAAGAAAACGAGCGTATTATAAAATGTGTCAGGATTCACCTTTTATCAACTTTCATCCATCATCAGCAAGCACTACAATAGAGGAATCAAGGATGAATAGATCTGACACATATACTCATAAACGTGTGTTAGATCCCAGAGATTGACCAAAAAGGAGCGGTCATGGCAGCAAACACAGATCAGGTGAGACACTTCACTGAAGACGAGATTATTGACCTGGTTTATGATGACTCAGAAATTGGCGAACTCATCTGGAAGAGTGAGCCAGACATTGATCGTTGGCGCTCATACTACTTTGGTGTTGTCAAGATGCATGATGACAACAGGTTCTACCGAATCTGGTGGGCCGAAGGCAATACAGAGGACTGCGATCCTGAATTCGAGGATCAGGACGCTAAGGAGGTTGTTCCTGTCACTGCCATTCATATCAAGACTGACTACATTCCTGTTGTTGACTTGAGCGACGGCACGGATGCTGACAGCAATGTGTTTCTGTCTGTCCCCAGCGAAGACCCAAGCGCTGACGAACTTCTGAAGTGGAAGGCGTCTTTGGAGTCGGCTCTGAATCTGGTCAACTCTCAGATTTCCTGAAAAGTACATCCTAACGGAAGACCTTTAAAGCAAGGAGAGAAAAATTATGAGCAACACCTGCGACTCTTTTATCCGTGAGACATACACAACTGACGGAACACTCCACATCATTCGGTACGCCTCATCTGGAAGCCACACCGACTTCATGCAGATTTACGATCTGGACGGCAATCGTATTCTGGAGTTTCCTCGTAGAAACATCATCTACACCAGGAATGTTGGCCCCATCTCTGAACACAGCCAGTGGGTTGATTACGCCAATGATCGCATCAAAAAGTACGAGTCAGCAATCATGATGAATACGATCAAGGTCATCATCCATGACGCCATCAACAACACCTCAGAGATGGTTGTTGTTGAGTACTAGCCGAACTGATTGCTGAACCTCGTACACACAAAAATCACCCAGCACTTCTTCTGTGTCATACTGTCTTGATTAGAATGAAGTGCTGGGTGATTTTATGAAACAGGACAGGATTACTTTGACGTCATTCCTCCACATCAATCAGACTGACATCAGGATACACGTCACTGACTCTTCTAGGCAGAGTGTCATCCACCTTGGAGGAGATTTCGCCAAAACTACATGTAGCCCTGCCCATTATATTGGTAATTAACACACTTCCTGGAAGGATTGCACCAGTCTCAGCCAGAAACTCAGCGACACTCTGAATTCTCTCCTTACCTGAGATGAGTAGATGAGTGAAGATTACCTCATTAGCATCATTACTTCTCTCTATCTTCAAGGTGAATGAAGCAACAGGGGATCTAGGAGATATGAAGTTCTCATTAAAAATACTCCTGCTAAAGACAAGATACAACCCTGACTCATACATGCTCTCAAGTTCATACAGGTCATTTGCAGGCAATCTGTGCTTAGCAATAACAAAAGTCTTTGTAAAGAAAAGAATCTCTGAGAGTACATCTTGCGAACGAAATCTATCGTCAAACCATATCCATCTTGGGAGATTTGACGTATAGTTCTCTGAACTTGCAATCATTGGACACCTTAATACTCTGTTCTTGTTAATCTTACTGACATCAGGATCGATAGCAATAGAGATGCACCCGTTCATGCCGTCAGCAAGAACTCACACACTAAGAAGCCGGCCGCCAAAGTCATCAGTGTATGCAACCATCCTAGACAGAGCCAGGCAGATGACGTACCTGGCACCAGTCGTAGCGATCTCCTTGTCGTCAGCAGTACTGTTTTCACCAGCCAGCATCCGCCAAGTTTGTACCCGACCGATCTCATCAAGCACCTCAAGAACATCAAGATCCTGATCCTGCTCATAGTGGATGGCGTCATACAGGCACTCGTTGTACAGAGTACTGACGTCCTGGACGTGTGCTGCCATCGCTCGAACCACGTACACAACAACAGCACCATAAAGCCCATCAGACCATGCGTCAGCAGCCGTCTGAAGCGACTTGACAACACCCTCAACCCTGACAGAAACAGGCCGAGTCCTCATCTCACTGGCGAACAGTCTAGACAGAACCACCTGAATTTCACCATCAGTCAGAGGTGACGTACCCATGCTCTCACAGCCAGCAGGAGGCCCATAGGTGTCATGCATCCAGTCAGAACATGCACGACCAACAACACTCTGAGTGCCATCAGAATCACAAGCAACAGCATCAAGACCTGCATTGTCGCCATTGCTGTTGTTTGCTTCCAAGATTTGACCAAGAGCCTGACGAATCCTTGCAAAACTATTGAAATCCATGATGTTCAAAGGCGCAGTCACGTTTTTCTCTCCTTCATGAATCTGTTTTTAACAACTGTAATCTTCACGCATCATACCAGATTGAGACAGACCCATACACCTCAAATCAAGTTGAGTGAGTCACACTTGCACAGGTATCACACATCACAATGAAGATGTTCAACAAGTACCAGTTGTGTGACATCTTGTGTGTTGTTGTTGCATGTAACTGGTAAAAGAGTAAAATCCCTGTCCCTACGTGATTACTATAGAGTCTTCTGCTCCCTCGTATCCAACCCCGTCATTTGCTCGATGGGGATGAGATGTGAACCTTGATGTCGCGTAGACGAGCAAAGCAGGAAATCTTAGCTATCATAATGATAACACAGGTGAACCATTATTAAGATCAGGAGTATAGTTTCACGTATTTTGTTTCGTAATCCTCCAACGTGGGCCACCGCTCTGATACCGAAGTGAAGGCCAGGAACTTTTTGACTGGATACTGCTTCCTGCTCTGCTGGTTTTCTCGGCGTCGAGCCCAGAGGTGCAACAGGTACAGGAAGTAGCCTTCCCGCTGTAAGCCGGGGTCGTTACCACACACCATCGCCACACACCACACGATAACAATAACCTCAACATCCCACAGGTTAAATCGAGTGAACCATTCTTCTAGGCGGTCACTGCGAGCGAATGTGTGAAGGTATTCCCAGTTCGGGACGCTGGCGTTAACTGCTGCAACAATACGCTGCGGTACCGTTTGCCGTGAGCGCTGATCCGCCCTGTAAGTAATATACCCATCTTGGATAGATTGCTCTACTTCTGTGTTTTCGTGACTAATGGATGTTGCCCCATTGTTGAAGATGTCTTCTCCTGTGGCGAGCGCCCTAGTAAGAAGAAAGCAGAGTTGTGCGGATCGCTTTTCTGCCGCTGTGGCTGTGGTCACAGTCTGGTGTGAGAGATGAAGGATGAACGGGAGAGCGTCAATAATGCTAAGAACAGCCCTAGTTTTCTGATCCTGGTGGATGACATCAAAGGATAGTGCTTGCTGTACACTCTGTAAACATGTTGCCATGAGCCTTGGCGACGCTATGGTTTGACAGTATTTCCGTGCAAAACTGAGGTTGCTTTTCACTGACCGTGTTTTAAGTGTTTTTGTATCGATCTCATGGGTAATTTCATCGAATATATTTTCCCAGGTGTCCATTACGGTATTCTCCTTCTCGGGTGCCACATGATGACCAGAGTTCGACAACATTAAATATGCTACCACAACCACTCGTGCCGCGCAAATCGGGACAGCGAGCCTCGACTTCACCCTTGTCATTGACACAGCAGGAAAACTTGGCTATCATGGTGAGGCATAGAAGAAGGATCTGCCAACCTGAGGTGAGATACTATGACTATAGGATTTGTCAAAAAGGATCACGAGAGTGCATCCATTCTGAACGGTAGAAGTAGACAACCCAACCCAGACTGACTAACATATAAGCAAATACTAAACCTAAAGGACAAGAATGTTTTTCAATAGAGTTGAACCAGTAGATGAAGAAGTATCCTCTGCTGCTGAGCCCAAGCCGATTGACGTTCACCAGTTTATTGACAATGGGCGTCGGCAGGCGGAAGAGTCTGCATTAAGAATTGCAAACATGATCGCTGAAGAGTTTTACGGAGTGGTTGAGCCAATCAACACTCCAGTAGACGATCTAGGCAGCAGCAAATTTATACTTGCTCCCAGGTGCTATCGCGTGAGTACTGGTGAAATGAGGTTTTATGTACAAACTTACTTATTTGAAACAAGTGATCATGACTATAACGGAATAAAATACGACAATATATCTGATTACCAAAAATCTGTTTACAGGACAGACAAAATCAGGCTTAAGATTGCAATTGCAGCCACAACCAGAGTATTCGATCCAGTAACAGAAACCTTTTCATGGAAGAAAACCCATTCACGAGATTGGGGTTTTAAAGTTGCAGATCCTGATAGTTTTTATGGGGTGTTCACCGAGGAGGATGCGTATAGAATTCGTGATTGGTATTCAGCGTGGTGGTGACATTCTTCTTTCAATATTCCGAAATATAAATATAGACAGCCAAAGAAGATGATGTGACTACCTGCCAGAGCAATTATGACAGGGCGCTATCTATGAGAGCGAAAAGACGCTACTGACGACAACTCAGAGATTGTTCTAAGCGTCCTTCTCTGTTCCTCTGGATACATCTTGTAAGAGAATGACAGGTAAGCGAACTCGCTACTTATGAGACCACTACTGAACACACCAAAAACTGGATAGAGACACATTGCTCTTAATACAGATTCAAGATTGTGAATGTCGGGATTTGTTGACAGGAAGAAGAATAAATCATTGTCACCAACATGCGCGTCCTCCCTGTCCTTGACTACAACCACGTATAACTCGCTCTTTTTAATGTTGTTGATGGCATAAAAAATTTCATAGTCATATTTCAGTATTAGATTAAAATGGGCAACTCCCAAACCGTTTTGTATTTCCTCAATACGAGTGTAGTTACAACTATTAACTAGAGAACCGAAAAGCGTGAACGAGTTGCCATTAGTGATACATGTTATACCAGCAGTTGAGTCAGTTTTTGTAATGAACTCACTTGATTCCAAAATACCTGCTCCTATTTCAAAGAAGTGACTACAGATACTCAATCAACTCGGTATTATACACCCTCTAGTAACACGTATCAACTTGTCACTGTCACCTTCTACATTGTTCTCGCGCTCACAAAACGAAGAATCTGATCAAAGATGAGAGAGCATGACACCCATCAAAATAGTTGCTTGGAGGTACTGAAAAATATACGAAAAAGTCGTTAGTTTATCTTTGTAGCAGATATATAACACTCAGATAGAAGGATGTCAGCACCATGATGTAAAGGGCAGAGAAATCGCATGTCAGAGCACGTTTCAAACAGTACACTACTCACTGTATCTCCTGCATCTGCTGACAGCAGCATCTCTCAGTCAGACACGTCTTCTTTGTCAAGACGCAAAGGTGCTCATGCAATGGTCTCTCCACCAGCAGACATCCTTCAGGGAGACGGAGATCTCAGAACATCTGACCTACCATCACCCTCAGAACCAAGCGAGGAGCAGATCGAAGCAGCTGTCAACCTTGCTCTCAGCGACGCCAACAGGACCATTGATGCGCCTGGAGTCATGGTGGCGACAACTGACGGTATCGACCCACAGGACAGGTACTCAGTATCCTTAAAAACCGCAGAAACGGGTATCAGAGAGGCCGTCAGACAGATCCAGCAGATTGCTCTTGGACCAACAGACGTCCGCAAGGTCTACGTCACCGGCAGAGAGAAGGACGGAAGCAACAGAGCACTGGAGATTGTCGCCTTCAACAGCATTGTCTCACTGATGACACGTATCGAGCAGGACGGAGTTGTCAGCGTCATGGTATACGTCAGCACCAGACACAACTACGGGCCGGGAGACTACCACTTCAGTGAATCCAAGTGGCATGGAACATACGCTCTGAACAAGCAGGGATTTGTTCAAGGAGAACAGGCTGCAAAAGAAGTTGCAGGGCTGCTTGTTTACTAGATAAATGACAACAAGAATAGGGCGGATCATAAAACACCAGTTCCGCCCTATTCTATTCTCCACTCTCACTAATCTGTTTATTCACACTGAATCAGATTCGGCAATCTCCAACAGACGAGCAGCCAGACGTGAGTTGTTGTCAAATTCCAGAAAAGTCGTCGTTGTCACAAGATGACCACCCTTCTTCAGGTACGCCTTGGATGTGCTGACAACAATCTCCTCGCCATCACCAAGCAAACCATTACCACCATTCTCCTCACTCAGCAGAGACATGGCAATGACACTGAGGATGTTAAAGATGGTCGTCTTGTCCTGAATCTCCCGTCCACCCACACGAAGATAGAACTTGTCAGAGGTGACCTTCTGCTGCATTCCTGACTGAATGTCCGCAAGAATGTTATCAAGATGGTAACGAGATCCCCTCATAGAGATAAGAACACTGCGACCAGAACTCACTTGTCATCGTCCTCTCGCCACTCAAACCAGATGCACAGATCATCAGTTGGGTTACCCTCATCATCGAACAGGTTAGCGATCCTAAAAGAGTCAGGAGTGTCCTCACGCTGTACCTCAGCACTCTCCAGAATCCTGCGCAGAGTATCAGTACCACCAGCAAAAACATATGGTGCCTCTGACCACATGTAAGTCATGTACGAAATTGACTGGATCAGATAGGTGCGCGATCCCAGCGGCACGCAGATCTTCATGGTTATCTCCTTTATGAGTGGTGAATAAGTGACAGGTGCCTTTACCTTGGGCCTGTCTCTGTTGGCACCAGCATACACTACACAAACAGAGTTCAGAAGCAGATCTACATGTGAGATGAGAGACAAAACAGAAAAACTATCCTACAATGTAGTAAGCATTCTTAGTGAAGATGTCCTCATGACTCTTGATCTGATCGGGGTTGTTAATCAGATTTTCTGCCTTCATGGCGATCTTGATTAACTTTGCGTTGTCATCAACACGATTGAAGTCAATCACTTCAAAATGAAGACCCTTCTGCTGACTCTCGCTGAACTCATACTCACGCTCAAGTACGTCCATAATGTTCTCAGGATCAGGGACATCAAGTCGAAGAGTAAAAGCAGCCCGCTCCAACATACTTCCATCTGGATCTCTGTAAAGAAGGCCAGAACCTGGCTTACTCAGAAGGATCTTCATGTACTCATTGTAAATCCTGTCAACATAAAGAAACTCGTGCTTATTGTCCTCTGTGATAAGATAGGTAAACCGACGTGCACAACCACCTCCATTATCTCTGATGATGAAATCAGCAAGACCAACACCAGTACTCATGATTGTCCTTCCAGTAAAAATTTGCTATCCTGTGTTAGCATGTTAGCACAAGAAAAATCAATAATGAAGAAGTGTGGCGTGTTAAATAGGACACAGATTTCCTTAATCTATCGTGTACCAGAGATCCACAAGCAGATCATCCTCTGTATCCAGTTCCTCAGGATCGTTCATGGCTTCCTCAATCAACTCGGCCATCTTTAGGATCTTACTAGTGTCACGAACATACTTAAAACTATCAACATAGTCATGAAGGCCATCATGATTCATTGACTGGTACTCCTGCTCCATAATAAGCAGTCTGTCCTCAGCATCAGGTAGATCCAGTCGAACATTGTAGATGCACTTTGAGTCATCATCTTGTTCGTAGGGCCAAGGACCCTGAGCACACAGATTCTTCATAAGGTTGCGATAGCGATCAAAGACATCCTTTACATAAAGAAGGTCGTCCTTGTTGTCCTCGGTGACGAGATACGACTCACGAAAAACGTCCCAGCGCCTGTCATCCATCTGGATAAAGATGAAGTCAGCAATACCAATACCTGCACTCATAAGATTCTCTCCTCTATCATATTTGGTATGGTTGATCCATTATAGCACAAAGCACCTAGAGAGTTCAAGCGCTGAATCTCAACTCTCTAGGCACTTTGTGCAGATGGACAATACCTATTTTTTCTTCTTGGGGATCTTGTGCTTTCTGATCACACCCTTAGCAGTGAGCATGAACTGCTGCCCACATTCAGGACAGTCAACGTACCTGTCGGTCACTTTCATGCCTCTCTTGTACAACTCGTACTCGTTAAGAGTGCTCTCATCATACTTGCTGCTTCCTGATCCCGGACAGATACCGCTGGCAGCCATTGCCTCTGGTGACTGACCAATCTTCCCATTCGTCCAGTCTGTTGGTGCTGACGGAAAGCAGGTGGTACACATGGCTGGCCCCAACTTGGCAACAGCATCAGACTCCTTCAAGCCACTGAGTTCAGGCTGCCAGTAGAAGTTCGTCCTCTTCCCCATCTTGTTACAGGTGGAGCAGTTCATAGACGAGTGAATATGCCCGTTAGGACCCTTAGTGGTGAAGAATCTTGACCACCCAGTGTAACTACGCTCAAGTTTCCGGTACTGCTCATAAGCCTCGTCAACTTTCAACCTAGTACGTTCAAGATCATTGGCAATTACCTCAGGATCCACCCACCGCTTACTAACTTTAGGATTCTTGGCAATCTCTCTGAGCAACTTCACCATCTGATGAGTAGGCATACTGTCCCATGACTGAAGAACATCACTGCGAATGAGTTTCTGGTTGCTCATGGCGACTTTTCTTGCGTCAAACCGGTACCGATCCTCCTGCTCAAGAGCCTTGTTCGCAGCAGCAAAAAAGTCTGAAGACTCCTGGTCATGCTGCTGCTGACCCTCAACAGTTGTCAAGTCATACTTAGGAGTATTTCTCTGAGAGGATGTGGCGGTTCCACTCATGCCTCCGTCACTGACACCAGCCTGTGCCGCAATGATGGCCTCACACTCCTGCTGTGTACGCCCATGAGGAACAGGTGTGCCATCACTGTTCTTCAGACCACAGACATCTGGCCCCTTGCACGGCATCATACACTTCTTCTCTGGACTCCAGTGCTGCCACTTTTGTTGACTACTCATAACCCGCCTCCTGAGATAATGGATGGTTCTTTGTGGATTAAGAACCTGGTTCAGTAGTGTACTCTAAAACTGGTATCTATCTCAAGCATACCAGAGTCAACGAATGAGTGGTGGCAATCATCTAAGAGCGAGGAGTTCTAACATGATCTAATTTCCTCTGCCTACTCTGAGAGCACCTTGCACACATACGAGCGAGGTGACAAGAGAAGGCTGTCGTAGTAACGCATCTTGTTCTCCTCACGAACCAGCGCTACCACGAAGCATCTGTTCGAGTCCAGCCACAGTGCGTTCACATCCCACACCTGCCCATCACCAGAAACAACCCGGTCGCCTTGTGTAAGATCCTGAACGAGCGTCATTGCTGCCTTCATGATTTCTCCAACCTTTCTGAAGATTTTCTGTCAATATCCTGATAGAGTATCATAAAGGTCTGACATCTGATTGTCCACTTCTCAACTAGTGACATGAGTGACGTAAAAAACAAGAGAAAATAAAACTGAAGCAGAATTGAGTAGACAAAAATCAATAGTGTGGATGGTTTCTGTCAGTCACTACGACTAAAAACCATCCACACTATTGCTTACATAGAACAGAGAAGAATGGTGTCAAACTACTCTGCTGTGTCACTGAGATCCTGAGTCACCACACTGAAGACATGTCCTCTTTATGATTGCCAGTCTTGTTGACAGATTTGTCTACTGGCGCTGAATCGTTTCGGCTCTCCTCCTCGCCAATAAACTTGTTCCACACGTTCTCAGGAAAGCATTTCTTGGCAGAAAGGATACCTTCAAACGTAAGAACCTGCTTGTCAGTCATCATAAAAATGGACTCAAGAATATTGTAACAAGCACCATTACCAATCATCCTTTTGACCTGACTTACATTAGTGTCATCAACTTGAACAGCCCAAATACCCTTAGGAGCATTCCTGTAGAAAACCTCTCCCCTGCGCGACAAAGAGACGCCAATGAACATCTTGTCCCCAGGCTTCCTTTCGTCAGACTTCAGGATAACATTCTTCATCTTGTCAATCGTGTTTGTGTATACAGGAACTCCACACTCATAGTTAATTGCTACACCATCACTCCACCCAAAAACACCACAGTGCCCCACTACAAACTTTTTAACATACTTCTTGACGTCGTACTTTTTCGGAATAATGAAGTTGAGAGCATTAACACCACACATGTTCTCATCATACATGTCAGGGTAGTTGTCAGGATCATCAACAACAACGAATTTCTTAGAAGGAAAAGGATAATCGTAGTTGCTAGTAGGATTACCTCGTTTAAGGTATTTCTTCAGCCACTTGTTGTATTCATCAACGCTGGCATGGTGCGCTCCAACATGAATACCCTTGTCACTAACACCATCATCCACCTTCCTGACGCGAACCATTATCTCTATTTTAAGAGGATCGAAATCTTTGCGCTCCCAACCAACAAAAGAAAAATCAGTACTTGCCGTAGCAAGGCAATAACCCTCACTATCAAGTGCACGCAGAGAAGATTTTTGCCAGAAAGTATCACTTTTGACGAACTCAAATCCAGTAATACCCCTTAGTCCCCTTTCACGAACACGAGACCTCATTCGGTCCTCAAGAATACTGCAGGCTTCGTCAAAGGAGTAGAGATCATTATTATTGTTATCACTATTTACACAACTTGCCATCCCTAGCATTGCTTTCTCTTCTTCCTCAAGAGAGTCATACTCGTACCTATATTTCATACTCTCTCGTCTGTTTTTGTCATTGTAGTCATCACTTCTACGGCAATCATGGTTATCTTCTGATGAAATACCACCCTGAGCATTCTCATTCTTAATCACAGCCTCCAAAATATAAAGACCAACCCATAAAACAACTAAGACAACTACGACCCAGAAAGTCATACCATCAAAATTCATGTATAAAAATCCTCCTTGCGCCTAGATTTGATGTCACTGCGTCTGATGCAGCAAACTCTCACTTGCCATTTTAGTATACGCTGCACGCGAGTCAAGCAAAAAACTTAGTGAGATGTGCTACACTACAATGGTATGAATTCTGCCATCAAGACAAGAATTCACCAGTTAATCGGCTCCATGTCTCTGACCGAGTTGAATCCCCTTGGATGCTCAGGATAAATAAAAGGACTCTGAGGCTGAACTGATTTCTTGCTGTTGTATGCACTCATGTCTGGAATGCTCGCCCAATCATCAAGAGTGGAATCAAGCAGTATCTTGTTGTCAGAGTTTCTATTGCTCCCAGTTGATTGAGCAGACGCTTTGACAATCTCAGCAAAGTCCTTACCACTTAATGGGCTGGACAACTCCCTACTATTGATGGCAAGCGACCTGATAGAATCAAGAACCTTGTAGCCATAGATGCTTTTGTCATTGCAGAAGGCATTGAGTTTCCGGCACTCAAAAGGATCCCAGTACGCTGACACAGAATCCATGTTGTCAACTCTGAACTCACGACTGATCTCAACTACACGTGGAAGTAGGTATAGTCGCCCTGTCTCCGGCCTGATTCCTTTACGAAAAAGACTCTCCAGCGACTCATAACTACTATATGACACCACAACCATCTCATAAAGAGAAGATTCCCGGCGCTCATAAATGGAAGTCTTCTCATACTTGCTGTTACAAAGACGAAGAACAAGATGAGACGGATGGTTCTTGAAAGAAATCTCCTTGACTGTACATCCGACTGCTGCACAAGCCAGCAAGATCATCATCTTAGTAAGCATGATGCTCCAGCGTTCTGTCGCATCAACACTGCTCTCAGGCTTGTACACCTGAACACGAAGATGAGTGACAACAGACAAGTCATACTCACCATTGTTCACAACAACCCTGTTGAAGTCAGCATCGCCAAGATAACCAATAACTGGCTTGCAATCGAACACCTTCAGCCATCTGGCAATAGTAGGCGTGACGTCAAGTTTCTCCTTGCCAGTACGTTGAGTGATTCTGCTCAGTGGCATCCAGTCAGGAAGAATCTGATACATGTCAGCAAACTTCTCAACCTGACTCATCAAAGGATCATCATTACTCATACTTACGCCTACGTCTCACTTCTCACATCATCCCAGAATCAGGTCGGCAGCACTCTTACCCTCACACTCGCATACACCGCCCTCATGCTCAAAGAACTTGTGAATCTTGTCAGAGAACTCGTACCTGTCAAGGCTTCTCTTCTCAGTGGAGAACTGCTCGCGTCGTCCAGAAGCAGCCAAATCAATGGTCCATGAAATTCTGGCCTCATTGCTATCCCATCGAGATGTAAACTTCGTCCTGATGTCAACAATCATTGTAGGGAATCCATAACTTGAAGGGAAAGCAGGACACCACAGTCCCTTAACAGACTTAACATAAAAGTTATTCTCTGTAACATCATTCATTTCAGTTGCAGTGAATTTAGAAACCTTCTCAATAACTTTCAAGAAATCTGAATCATATTTGGCAGATTTAATTTCATGGCTAACCCTATCAAGGATTCTAGCAAATCTTCCAGATACTACATTTGCACAATCCTTTAACAGAAATCGCGCACACTCGTTGTTGACAACTAAGAATAGATAGGTGTCATTCGGACCAGGAATACTGCTATCCATATATGCAGCAATACCTGTATCTTCTGTGGTGTTTTTGTCAATCACGGCATCCAGTCCTCTTCATCAAAACTTTCAGACTCAAGAAGGTCAACAATTGTCCTGCTGTTCATCAAATTAGATAGAGCATGTGCTGTGAACGAAGTTGTGAACATCTCAGGAGCATAGATGTTCATTATGTTCATCACCTCACGAGCACGCCGAGCAATCTCCTGACTTACCTTCATTCTGGCGAGGCAGTAGTGCTCATAGTTCACTGAACGAACCTGCTCAAACGGCGTCCAGTCAACCCAACCATGATCACCCATGAACGAGTTCTTCTCAGCCCTGTACGACGCCTTGCTCCAGTCATCGCCAGAGTACACGCTCCAAAAGGCCCTCAGAACAACCTCTCCGTTGTCAACAGCCAGGAAAGGTCCACTAGCACTGGTATTGGCGTCAATGCTGTTGAGTTCGTTCGCAGCCATCATGGGGATCTCTCTGACAGCATTAGGATCACTGTAGATGTTCTCAATCATGTCAGCAAGAGAGTTGACAGCACCCTCAAACTCCACTACAGCCTTGGCCTGCATCTGCTTCATGTCCTCATCAGGGAACACGAAGTGAGCGACATCTCGATGAGCAAGAACAGTCCTCAGTAGAGCATCAGATTCCATGTTCTTCTGCTTGGCGAAATCCCAGAAACTCCGATAGGACGGAACATAAGGACTATTCCCCAAGACATGATTAAAATTGATTGTGCGCTCAGATGCCAGGTCGTCAACACTGCTGAACAACTCATCAAACGTGACAACCTTGGACACCATCGTGCTAATATTCATCAACCGAACCCAAGGCTGGAGATGAACATACTTGCTGGCACCAGTGAACTCTATGGCGCTGATTCTATTCTTCTCTGCACTCATTTCCTTTTTACCTCTTTTTCTTATGTCTTTAATGTACTACGTAATAGACTGAACGAGCAGAACAGATGCAACTATGCAGCCTGTATGTATTCAAGTAGTTGCTCACTCATTCTGGCAGTTGATAGTTGATTGTGTACTTCTTGCCGTTGGAGTCAATAACCACGGTTCCATTGACAAACCCGTTATAGTCATCCTCACCGAAATCAGCAACAGTAAAGCCGTTATCGTTCAGGCAGTGCTCCATCATCAGGCAGGCATAACCAACATCCATCACCTTAGAGACACCAAACCCCGCACGATAAACCCTATCCAGGAAATCCTCAACGCTGTCGAAGTCATCAAGGAAGATGCGGCTGCTACCCTGCGAGTTGTGGTCAGAAGCCAGAGAGACAAGAGAAACCATAGCATCAGCGATACTGACAACATCATCAGATCCAAGCGGCTTACTACCGAACTTCCAGCCAGCATCACTCCACTCCGACTCATCCTCCCAGCGAACCAGCCATAGGTCATCATCCTTGTTACTGGAGTCACCAAGTACAAAGATGTTCTGGTCCTGATGAATGAAACGCAGAGCACGAGTAAGTGCCTGATCCACAAAAGGAGACAGCAGACCCAACATTGATGTCTTGACCGAGATATGGTTCTCCTCAATCTCATTCAGAGCATGGGTAAAATCACGCGGGCTCTCGACCTTCTTCAGCGCCTTCACCTGCTTTGAAAGTTTATTGACATCGAATTGCATGGTTCTGCTCCCTCTTATTCTTACTTAACGTGGCATTATAGCCATCTGTCTATTTTTTGACAGCACTCTCTCAGTACTCAAGACCGAACATAGACTTCCGGTCATCCTTGCGGTACAGGCAAGGACGGTAAAAACCGAACTTGTACTCAGTGCCGTTCTCATCCTCAGCAGTAATCACTCCAAAAGAGTGCCGCTCAAACGAGGTGTCCCCAAAACTCTTGACCTCGAAATCATACTTCTTCAGGTAGTCAACCAGAAGGTCTCCCGCCTCCTTGGCGCCAACAAGCCCAGAGACATTAACCATATTCTCGTAAGCCTCATCAAAGAAGTCCTCAAGATTGGCATAATCAAAAATATAAGGCATCCAGCCTTCCTTAGTAAGACGATTCAGACTAATGCGAACCTTGTCCAGTTCGTCAACATCGAAGTCATAATCCTCTTCAAGGTAAGCACCATCACCATACCCATCAAGGCACCAGCCAGCCTCAGTGTCAAAATAGACCAGGCGGTACCTCTGACTACCAACCTCACTCTCAACAATGAAAGCAGAATCATCAGAGGCAATCTCTCGATACTTCTCAGTGTATTCCTTGTTGACAAGAGGAGACTCAGAAAGCACCACGCGAGAAATTACAGACACAGGAAGAGAGTCAGCAGAAGCAAGAGTATCACAAAACTCATCAACATCCTTTGACTTCTTGATCATCTTGGAAAAATCCGACTTGCTCATCTTGTTGTCACTCATTGGAGTACTCCTTCTTCATGGCTGCTTGTTGCGTCAAGCCCTGTGCTCAACACCTCTGACAAGAGTATAGGATATATACAGGAACCATGTCCACCTACATATACGTGAAACACGTCTCAAAAGCAGGAAGCAGATGAGACGTGTTTCATTATATAGGTTCCGATCAGTTAGATCTAAGAAAGATGAGTCCCCGTATGTAGTAGAACTTCATCTACTCAGATCTGTCATCACTACCTACTCACCAAACTGGTAAAGATTGCCCTTGGTATCAGCGACAACCATCTTTCCTAGATGACTACTAGTGGTGTCACCAAAGTCACTGATAGTCATTCCATTAAAAAGAAGGCAGTTCTGGATTAGAGCACACACTTCATCAGCAGACATGTACTCAGCAACAGGAAGGGCATAGGAGTAGACCTCCTTCAGGAAGTTGTCAACACTACTATACTTACCAGACGAGAAGTTAAGAACTGAGTTACCAGGATCCGCAAGGCAGGTGTACATCACATAGGCATCAGCCAAACCATCAAGATCGATGGTCTTTCCGCTGTACCAGCCCTCATCAGCGAACTCAGAAGACTGCTCGAAGTATACCTCCTGAGCAAGGTAATCGTGCTCAGGATCAACACCCTTGACAAGAAGGACAGTTGGATCCTGCATGACAACACGAGCCAGCACAGAAGTCTTGTGGTCAACAATCGGAGCCGCAGCGCCAATAGCAACGGCATCAGCACCCATACTGGACAGAGAGTTCAGTACCTTAATAAGATCCTCAGAGGTCTTAACACCCTGAATCTTCTTCATAGCGTCACACATCCGATTAAGATGGTTCGACATTGTACTCCTCCTTGTGTCCTGTATCTCTGTTGTGGTTGCTGTTCTTTACTATTTGCTACAACTACCGATCCGCTCTGCTCGGAACTAGGAACAGAGTATCACTACAAGAAATCACAGGACAAGACAAGAACGAGTGACATACCTCACTTATGTGTGATCTGCTCTGCTCGGAACTACCTCTTAGAGAGTTGTTTCATCGTCGCTGAAAGCACTCAGCAGGTAGGCATCCAGAAGATCCTCATCCAAAACACCTCGACCTCTTGTCATGGCTGACTTCCTGACCCCACTCCACAGGTCATCACCACCAATCACCTGCTGAGACATCCTCAACTCCTTCAGATACCTGTCAATCTCATCACGAAGCAGGTAGTGAGAGATCCTGCTCCCGCCAGCAACCCACAAAGAGTCATAACTAGATGGGTAGTTTCTCCTGACAACATCTCTAGCAGACCTCTCGTTACTAAGGAACCCAGCAATAAGAGACACAGCACCCATGTCAGTGATGATGCTCTCGCCATCCACCTTGACATCCAGAAGAGCACACAGACGATAAGCATTCCCGTTCCTATTTAGCGTTGGCTGCAACCACACACCCTCAGCACTCAAAGGAACCAGACACACATCCTGAACTTCCTTGTCTCTCTGAGTTCTGTCGTCATCCCCCTCAAGAACATCATCCTCGTCTGAAACCTCATAACGCAGAAATGACGTATCACTAACAGCGTCCAGGACCTCTCTGGCAACAGAAAGCCGTTCAGCACTACCACTATCAATCTGCCCAGCACGCTCCAGCCACCAGAAAGGAGAGTCAATACCCGGCTCAGAATCACCCCTCCATATAGGCAACTCATCACCAGGCAACTGAGACAGACTAGCAAGACTCCTGGAGAAGTCAGGAACCACCACACTCACCATATAGAGAGAAGCCCTGAGCAGACCAGTGCTCTCATCCACATAGATAAAACCCTCGACCTCCTGCTCCACAGGCGAACCACAGAACAGCATGAGCAACTGACAGACACTCTCCAGATCTTCCTTATGAAACACCTCATGCTTGCTTAGAAGGAACTCCCTCAGTGTCACAGCAGAAACAGAGTCACCAACCCTGAAGAACACAGACCTTGTTCTCAACTCAAACGACAAGGACTGAGAAACCACCTCACAAGCAAAGGCGCCTAAACCATCAGCCATATAACCCAGAGGCTTGTCAACACCTAAGGATCTCAGAGCATCAGAGACAGCATCCATGACCTGCTCAGCACTAATGGAATCCATTTTAATCACTTCTCTACTCAAAACCATACCTGTCATCCTCGTATTGTAGCACACCTCGACATACACAGTCAAGAAAAATCATGTTATAATAGAATAAGAACACTTGACAGACACATAGAGGTAAAGATGGACAAGATAGAACCTATGATTATCGCTGAAGACAGATCAATCCAGGACTTTATGATTGAGCATGTAATAGAAGATGAAGGTTACTGCATTCCAGTCAGTAACGCATACAATGTTTACACAAGATGGGCTAGAAGATACAATCGTAGAAGGGTCTCTAGAGCAGAATTCTCGAATTTGGTTATACAATATATCAATATAAAAAGGACCTCTGGAAGAAAAAGCAGTAGTGTTTCTGTACTAGGTACATTTCGTATTGACAGACGAACTATGATGTTTCAGGGAATTAGATTTAAAGAGCAAGACAAAACGATTAAACTCACTCAGGATCCCAATAGCAGTAAAAAATCAGACCTAATATCTAATAAAGATATGTCAAAATTTCTAGAGAACGATGTCTTAGCTATTAACACTTTAATATTCTCTTTTGATAATGCCTGGGAAAATCTAGACGAATTGTGTTCTGAATACAAAATACCTGAAGATTCAAGATACGATGGAGAGAAGATAAATACACATTACATTCTTGAAATTTTGTATACAAAAAACTTAACACTAGCAGATGTTGTGACTTATATTTGTAACCCAAAAATAAAAAACATAATGAAAAAATTAAACAATTAAATACTTATGTCATTATGACACTGCCTGACATCATCATCGCAATAAACACCGACAGAGAACATGTCAGCAGAAAGCAGGATTGAGTGAAAGAAGTTGACGCAGGAGCGCGTATACTCTTAACTTGATACGCGCTCATGCGTTGATTAACTACTCTACCTGTCTTATTCGGTCAGGAGACCTTCTTGGCGAACACATCAGCGTTGACCAAAATGCATCCATCGTAGGCACTAATCGAGAAGTCGCCATTTTGCTGCATGGCGGATGTCGTCATACCAAGCCCAGCGAAAGCACTGGTGACATCTTGCCATATACTCAGATAGAACTCATTTGTGGTGCTCACAAAATTAATGTAGTCACTATTGTGATCCATAATACTGATGAGAACCCAGTTGGGAGTGTTCTTTTTACCTATGGCCCTGACAGATACACGAACCTTCTTGGTGCTGTCAATCTTGCTTATAATACCCTTGAAGCCAAAAATGCTGTCAATCATAGGAGTACCTGTTTCACTGTTACTCAGGCAGGAGTAGAGATAGCGAGTCATCCGATCCTCAGCCACAGTACCACGAACAGCATTACGAATATTCTTGCCGTTCTTGGCGTCTCGTTCGATAACAGCACCAGCATATGTAGATGAAGAGGATCCAGGAACTTCAGTAATCAAGCGCATTGAGATCTTGTTGTTAGGAGTCACGGTAAGATAAAACTTACCGCCATTAACAGAGCACTCAAGAACAGTATTGCCATCATAGTCCCTTTTCTTGATGGTGATGACATCGGCATTGGTTTCAGCAAGAATCGCCTTAACCGCCTTGCGAACCACCTCGTTCTCAATGGTCTTCACATTGTCGCTCAGTCGATGGAAAATCATGTTGCCAGTCATCTGCCTGTCCTCTTGGTCTTGTCAGTCGCCCTGTTCGGCTCTGACCTCATGCAAGCAACGATAGCACACCACGAAACAGAACGAAACAACCAAAATAAGTGAACCGTCTCACACCTGTTGTGGACTCTCTGTTACCTGTTTGTTTTTTCTGTGTTCCAAGTCACATGTTCTATGAGTACTCAAAGCCATCCGCTCGTGCTATGATGAAAACAGACGAGCGAAAGAATCTCGCTCTGTCATGAGCACAGATGTACCAAAAGGAGAGGACAGACACATGAGTATCGTCAGCGAGACCACATTGACCGAACTTGTAGACCAGATTTCAGAAGAGTATGGTTACCGATCTGGCAGACTTAATCTCGTCTCAGCAACCAGCACTACTCTCAAGATGAACTTGATGCTGAAGAAGGTGAAGAGTCTCGCCATGGACGCAGGAGTTGAGAACACGTCTGTCATCAGTGCTGACTATATGGTTCCTGCTGGGCACACAACACTGAAGAGTTATAGGTCTTTCAGGTCAGAGTCAGATCTGAGGGTGATTCTCAGCATTCTTACTGACCGAGCAGCGGCTTTGTGGGCCTACCCGGATGGAAGCAACTGGATCATCAGCATTGACGCCAACACCTTCGACTATGTTCAGGTTGCACGCCAGATTGCACCAGACGCTCCTGTGTTTGAAGGAGGGCAGTTCCTCAACCTCTCGTTCAAGGTGAGTCATAAGCAGGCAGTGAAGATCCTGAAGGCATTCGCAGCACTCTGACACAAAAAGTCAGCCATCATCACAATACACAGAAAAAACAAGTGAATCCAGATGAATGCACTATTATATGAGCACATCTGGATTCACTTGTTCATCATGTTGTTCTTCTATGAATCAACTATTCCTTAGAGGACCAGAATCCGTGCGTCCGAACAGAGTACTCATAGTGGTCAATAATAACGTTCATGATGTCCTCAATCCTCTTGTGCTGAATCATACCCGAGTTCACCAACTCAACGTCAACACTGTCATCGTCTGAGTCAATCCCAATCACCAGTTCAATCTCGCCGATACTGTCAGACCATGAATCACCGTTTCTGACAGCCTGGCTTCTGTCAGTAACACTCAAGGTACTGTCCTTAACTATCAGATCAAGAAACACCCCAGTCTTGTTTCGAGCAACCACAGGTCTTACCCGTGTGACCACCTTTGACATCAGGTGTAACACGTCCAGAACCTCCTCCTGGTTACCACTGAGACGATACTGATTCTGCTCAGTGTAAGATCCCTCTGGACCATTAATGTCACCAGACGCAATAGTTACATATGCCTTCATTTTAAATCCTCACTCTCATCGTCAAATTTATGCGTAGAGTTTTTTCTTAAATCTTGTTGGCGGTGCTTTATCTGGAGATTATACGCCGCTCGGAAATAGTGTTGATAATTCCGTCAATATAGTCAGAGTGTATTTCTTCAGGTGCTATCAGTTCAGCGTCAACTCTCTTGTCCTCAAGGTTAATGTAGATAACAACCTCAATCTCATCCCTGCTGTCACCTGCAGTGTTATTTAGAAATGTGTTGTCATGAACAGAGCACTTCTTGATAGTGACTTCTACTGACTTCTACTTGTCCTCATGTTTACACCAACCAAGGAATGATTCAGTATTACTGCGAGCAAGAATCGCAGGAGAGCGTATGACTATTCCTTGAGATAAACCACATCTACTGTATTTGCAGTAGATAGGTTATCCTTCGGATTCGTCGTGCCGCTGATTGTCTGAAACCAAGTATCATGGTCCACCACAGAAACGCTAGTGTCTGCGGGGCACATCCTCACACTCACCTCCTTTGCGCGAGTAAGAGTGTGAGTTTTCTTTTGGTTCTGTGGCGCTTTAGGTGTTGGCCTGTTCTTCGTACCGGGGTGTTTCAGTGGCTTTATGTGGCACTTGGAGCGACGAACACGCTTGATCTTCGTGGCGTGCTTCTTCCTGGTCTCACACGCTTTCTTGACGTTCGCTCTCTGAGCGATGTTCGCGGCGGCGTTCAGGTCTCTATGGTGAGTGATACCACAAGTGGTACAGCGTGGTTGAGAATAGTCGCTCATGTCCAGATCAGACTGACACACATGACAACGCTGAGACGTGTAGGCGGCGTTCACCTTCATCACTCTACCACCATCAGCCTCAACCATGTCACGGGTGCGCCTGTAGACCTCACCACGGAACCAGCGCCCATGCTTCATGGTGTTCTTGATATGAGACAGATCCTCAAACGACACGATAGCGTTGTCATATTTAAAGGAAGCATCAGCGAGTTCCTGAGCAATGAGGATACTTAGTTCGCGTCTTCTGTTGGACAGGTGCTCTCTGTGAGAGACTGCCTCTTCTGAACGGTTCTTCTTCTGCAGAGAGGCGACTTGCGTTTTTGTTCTCTTAATCTTGTTGTTTAGAGACCTGGCGCGCTGACCTAGAAGGGAACGCTCAACAACTTCCTTCTTCTCAGTGTCCCAGACCACGTAAGCAGCAGGGTTTGTCACTCCGAGATCTACACCAACGACATAACGTTCAGAGAACTCTGGTCTTCCAGGATCAGTCTTACCACAGAAACCAAACATCACTCGATCACTTTTGTTGATCCATATGTCTGGTACGCCTGGTTCGCAACCACTCTCTAATAATTGTGGTGGTGTTGGAAAGTGAAGCGTCACCCAACTACCCCGTACAACCATGTCCAGAGAGATGCGTTCTGGTGTAACACTGAAGTTCTTGTAATAATAACCTTTATCTGTGGCAGACAAAGCCAACCGAGGACTCATCGAGGTAGGCTTTGACTTGCTGGCGGTTCTCTTCCATCCAGCCGAGACGTATTTAGGGTAGGTCTGAGTCATGACTTCGACTCTAGCAGCCCAGGATCGTAGGTTGCTAACCACTTGTTCTCTGAACATACGTTCCAGTCTAGAACTACCACTTTTGAACTGCTTCTTCACCTCGATTGGTAGTTTCAGACCCATCATATACCCCGCACCTGACGGTTTAAGCCTATCAAAGTAGGTCACCAGAGCCAGGTTCTGCTCAGTCATCTCTTGCAAGGCATAGTGAGCGACCAACTCGGCGTCCGCTTTAACACCGTTCAGCACATCGTCAAGGTTCAGAGGCTTACCGTCCTTGTCAAACGCAGCGTATGGTACCCTTGGATATGTACGAGACACTATTGTTTTGGATGACATCCGGTGAGCCTCCTCACAAAAAAAGAAACAAGATCATCTGCTGACATATTATCCAGAATACCCAGCACCCCAGACCTTGTGAACTCAGTATTGTCATTAGTGACTGGTGTCCCCAGAGTGTACGTGAACTTGTTTGTGTAGTTCTTGTACGCTGTTGCTGGCGTCTTCCTGGTGACAACAAGAAATGGATACCTGTGTTCAGTGTAGGAGTCACACAAGTAGTCAAAGGCACTGGCAGATCCGTTCGTGTCTTCCAGAATCTTGCACCCAGAATTACTGACGACATAAGACAAATCAGCACTGATCAGACTGCTGTCACCTGAACCCATAAAAGAGGAGTCCAGATCGATAGAGCAGACCTTCTTGAATACGCTTAGAATGGAATCAAGAGTGCCAGTAAACCTGATTACAGAGATGACGTCCGTGTCATTCAAAGACTCCCTACAGAAGAACACTCGGCTCTCAATAAGGTCGCCCGTGCTCACGCTGGACTTAGAGAATTGGGTGTTGCAAGTTGGTTCTGACGTCTTTTCCTGTTCAGCAACTACTGCCAACATACCTATACCCTAATCCTCATCCCACTTGTAGATAACCGTCAGAGCAGCCGAGGAGAACGCCAGAATCATAGACGCAGTAACCGCTGCAATCATCCACCATCCAGCACCAGTAGCAGCCATGGCATAACCCAGAAACAGCGCCACAATGAACTCCAGAAGAACAATCATCACCACACCACCAACGCGGCTGTTCAGAGCATTCTTGAAGGAGTCAATCTTGTTACTAACAGTAGACATCTTGTCACGTCCTTTCAGCAGAAACCTGTCTACAATATACCACACGTAAAATCTATGAGCAATGTCTATTCTGCTCTAACTCAGCAGATCCAGAAACACCTCTGCCTCAACCTGCTGGATAAGATCATGCACAGCAGGGTCGGGGTTGCGATGCTTCGGACCCTTCTTGCCAGCATAGATGACTGAAGGCCACTCACTGCGCGGAATATACTCACCAACCTTGTCCCAATCCTGAGAACAAGCAGTCGAGGCGAACTTGCCATCAGGCAGGTCGATAACAAACTCCGCTTTGACCTGATTATCCTGATCCCACACGTACAGGTGAATCAGCGCGCCGTCATCTGCAACAGCCTCAAGAACACGGTTCTCCTCAATCGGAGCAGACGGATACCAGTCATAGTGAGAAGTGGTTGCGTTCTTGGTGTCAGTAGTATTCATTGCTTTGTGTCTTTCCTCGTTGCTGTGGTTTTACCTTTATGTGTCAGCAGAGTCAGTTCTTTGCCTCAACGAACCCAGCATTAAGAATAAACTTCTCTCCATTAGTGATGACTTGATTCAGCAAGTGGTCAAGCAATGAAACAAGTCACATCTGTTCTGCTGTACTCACCATGCGCAGTCATCGCAGTCGCCAGTGTATGAGAATCGGTGACCCCGATAGACAACCCCGTCAGAGAGCGTGAACACCTCACCATAATGAGACACAACAATGTCATCATCAATGCTTAGATCGTCTGCAATGTCGAAGTCGTTGCGCTGAAGGCACTGACCAAGAGTTCGCTCAGCCGTATCGCTCGCCTCAGGAATGCGCGACGCAACCCAGTAGGCAGCACTGCTGTAAACATGCTGGAGGAACTCACGAGCGTCACTCCAGCGAGAGTAGTCAGCACCAGAGACATCATTAAGAAGACCATGAGCACGAGAAACATCGGCCTCGCTGACCTCCAGCATCTCAGAGTCCCAGGTCATATTGTCCTCATAGATGTAAGGCGATTCATAGTCGGGCACCTGACGAATGACAGAGACAGAGGAGTGAGGATAGTTCTCTGTACGAACTGCAAAAACATCCTCACTGCCATAAAGGAACCGGATGTCATCAGTCAAGCCAGAGATAAACAGATCTGATTGCTCAATAAGAGCGCCTGAGATTACATCCTCTTCGTTCAGGGCGTTGACTAACTCATCGCTGGTGTTGGCAGTAAGAATCATGGTTTCTTTCCTCTGTCTCATGCCAGTACCTCTTGTGGTCCTGACCTTGTACCTCTACTCTACATGAGAGCACTTAGCACAAGCAAGCAGTGAAGTAGTGAAGTGGGTCACTCTAGGGAATGTAGAGCGGAGGCAACCACCTCTTGCTTAACTCAAGAGTAGACAACATTGCGTCCATTGTTCCCTCTGACACCAGTGAATCCAGACCTGACGAACTTTGCGACATGCTGACAAAACTCAGGAACAGGAAACTCACCAGCATCACGAACGACAAAACCCTCAACTGGGATGCTGTCAGACTTCTTGCTCTCTATGTACTGGTGTCCCTGACCAACAGCGCTCTGATAGTCATCCTCATAACCAATAACAGGAACCAGGTACAGCCCAAGTTCATCCGCCCACATGGTTGTCGTGCTCCAGTCAAGAACCACGCCAGCATCCAGGTCAATCATGGAGAACACCAGAAAGTCAGACACCAGTGAGTCATATGGGACACTCTTTCTCCAATACAGGAACTCACCACAAACACCTAAACCTTCAGGAATCATGTGAGCAACACTGTTCCAGGTCGAGTACAGAGGATAGCCCCAGGAAGATGACGGCTGGTTGCCTGAACGAGTCATCATGCCATCACATGTCATGACAATGTTGGTACCATCCATCTTCTCGGTCACCATGAATGAGTCACCAAGAAGTTCTGCACCACCTTTAAGAATAATGTCGTCACTAGTAGCACACGACCCTGCAATATGAGGCGTTCTTGGGTACTTGAACGGGTTTGCTGGCATGATTGAATCACCTCCTGGAACTATCTCCTTTAGCCGTGATCATTGCCGTGTGGTTTTGCTCAGTCTAATCTACTTGACGAGCCAGCGAGAGGAGAAGTTCTTCTTGTTGTCCTCAGAACTCACAAAGGAGGTGCAGGCGTGTGACATGTCATCATAGGTGCCACTGATGGTGATGGTTCCATTCGTGGTTTCAATGTATGTATGCGCTTCGCCACTAGAACGCAATGACATCTTATTGTTGAAAGAAACGCCATCAGAGCCAATAGATTTGACGACACCGCCTGGCTTGATTTCGAAGTTCTCCACATCAATAGGAGCACCAATAATGGACACAAAGCCATTGGTCGTAGTGATAACGAGATGCATCAAGTCCTCATCGTAGGCAAGGCTGGTAATCTCTGACCCAATAATGCGGCACAATGATGCGCTGGTACGAATCTCGAACTCGAAGACCTTCATGTGTGTCTTTACTTTGTTTCTCGCAGAAAGGCGAATCCCTTCTGCTCTGGTACTCTTAGAGTACACCAAGCAGAAGGGACTTCAAGCACCTCAACCAGTGATATGACTCACTCTTTTTATGGAGTTAGGTCAACAGAATCACCTATCAACAAGCGAAGTGAGAGCAAGGCAGCGGTTTACTCAACCTTCTCGTAGGTCTCAAAAAAGATGTCACGACGGCAGCAGTAGTGCTCACCTCGCACACCTTCAATAATATACCCGCCAAAAGATCCATGCATCGGTCCCTCCAGCGTCGGAATCGTGATACCGCCATCCACGACCTCGCCACCAACCCAGTCAGCGACTTCCTGAGCATTCTCCTCAGTCAGTTCAACCGCCCTGATCCTTGTTGGACGCTTCTGCCAGCACTCAATCTGCATACCTGTCACCTGTTCGTCAGAAAAATGGAACACTTTGTGACACACATCATACACAGAATCTCATGTGATGTCAAGCACACTTATTGTCTGTTAAGACAGAGCAGGCAGCAGAAAACCCGGCAACAAGATTCTCAGAGATTGACCTCTGGTTGCAGCCAGTAGTGGTTCTCGTACATGTAGGCAGACACCTGGTCAACAACCTCTGCAAGGTCCTCAGCGCTCAGACCATAGTGAGTCGTCTTCCAGGAGCCATCCATATAGTCTCCCATGATAAGGATTCCGTCGTGCCATCTGTCGTCAGTCAGATCAATGCACACACCATGCTCACCGGAGTACACAGACAGGTAGATGTCCTGCTCCAAGACGATAGTGTTGTCAGAGTCCAGAACTCGATTCAGAGCGCTGGCAATCTGTGAGCCAACAACTCCTACAATCTCGTTGTTTGTACCCACTGGTTTCCAGTTCTTTCGCTTACTCATCCTCATCACCAGCGAAAACCTTCACCTGGTGAGCGATGTTCTTGATCTCATCGTCAGACAGGAACGCAACAGGGAATGATAGATCACCAGACAGGGACTTCACGTTGACCCAGTTGTCAGTACCAGTCTCCTCAACGTCAATCTCAAACGAGCGATAGTCCTGAGAATAAAGGGCCATACAGATAGAACCGAGATTCAACTCACCACGGTCATAGTTTAGGGCGTACTTTCCAATGCCGCCAATGGCCTCAATGACGCGGATAGAAGTGTCCTCGAAGACTTCCTCGGTGCTGGGCTTGATGGTCATAGTGTTCTCCTTGGTGTGCCTGCCAGCCACTTCGTGTGCCCGGCTTGATGACTCAAGTGTACAAGTGTCAGGAGTCAACACGCAACCTGTCAACGTATGATTCAGATCACATGTACTCAGATTGTCAACGTGGTTTCAACTCTGTTAGTATCGTTGCCAGAACACATGCACAAAAGCCAGTGGTACCTAGACGCTGGTACAGACAAAGGAAAACCAACAATGACCAAGGCGATTATCAGGGAGTGCACCTTCACTCTTACTATTAAGGGCGAGTACCTGAAGAAGCACTCTATTGAAGAGTACGCTTCTTGGGCGCGACAGGAGATTAAGAACGTGTTTAACACTGGCGCTGAGTCAAGTGTCACCTCACCCAATTCTCTGACTATCAAGTCGGCTCTTTCCAAGCGCGAATTCAACATTGCCATCAACCTTTTCAATGCCAAGTTCCATCACGTTCTAGAGGGTATTGAAGCACATCAGGAGAAGAAGGAGTCCTGACTGGCAGACAAAAGTCACACTAGCGCCAATCTCTGTTCTATCTTGAGATTGGCGCTAGTGTATTTATTGCAAGATGGTGGGGTCATGCCTCAAAAGGAACTCTCTATTGGTGCCTCAATGACTCCAGTAATCCAGCCCACTTCTGTTCCTCATCTTCTATGTAGCCTTCTGGCAGGTCGTCCCATCTGTGAACATTGAGCAGCATTCTCTCAGCGTCGTCCAGTGAGAGACCGTTTCTCTTTGCAAACGCCTGAACTACTCTCTGGTTGGTTGTTGTGTCGATTTCTGCCATTCCTACTACGCCTCCTACTCTGTACACGATTAAGTGTATCACATACCACAAAAAACTCCAACCTTTTCTTAATGTGCTCCAGTGCTTCATCTCACACGTTCACACCTTGACTCTGAGAGCATGTGTCGTATAGTTGACCACAGAAAGGTTCTTGACAAGCAAGCGACCACTAACCCACCAAGGAGAAAAACCATGGCGACCACGACTGATCTGTTCAACCAGTTCAACGCTATCAAGACAATCGACGACTTCTGCAACTTCGTTGACGGGCGGATCAATGCCACTCTTGACGATCTTGCTATTGTCGCCGACCTCTGCCCGCTTGTGGACGCAGAGGTGACCGAGGCACTGCGAGCGCTGTCCAAGACCAGCGACTGCGTGCTCTTTGCTGTCCGAGAGTCTGCTGACAGTAACAAGACGTTCCGATGCGAGTACGGGTTTGACATTCCGTATGTTCGTGAAGAGGGGTGGGACTACGACAACACTAAGGTGCTTGACACTGAGCACATCCTCTCCCAGTACGCCTCGCTGAAGGCCCTGAAGTCTCTTAGCCGCGATACCTTCGAGTATGAGGTCGATTTTATCAGCACTGCTTACCTGCACCTCCAGAACCTTGATGGTGCTGTTGACGACAAGGCTGGCGCCATCATGTTCGCCGTCTGCATGACTCGAAACGGACTTGATGTTGACTTCGCTGAGAACGACAAGCACATCGAGTACAAGGTCACCACCTCTGATAAGCAGTCCTACGCGCTCAGCCGCGCTGGTGGCGTCAAGACCATCTGAAGCCAATCACCTCAGAAAAAAGGATGAATTATGGACACAGGATCTCTGAATACCAATCAGAAAAAGTACGAACACCCTCATCCTGAACTTTTTGTACCACGAACTGTCAGGGTTGATGAGATGTCGATCTGTCACTACGTGATGTACAACGACCAGATGATGTTCATTGAGGGCATTACACACAACAAGGAAAGTGACACCATTTCCAGTGTCACCCTTGAGTTGTGCTACTGGGACATGGACGTAGAGCCCGGCCCAGTCAAGAAGCGACTGAAGACAACTCTGGCAGCAGACACAGAACTTCAGTACTCCGTTGTTGGCTGGGCTATCCCCTAATACCACCAGCAGCACCTTCAACACCATACATTGCACATACGATCTGTTTTTACACCATATGACTCTATAGATCTAGGAGTAAGGTTGGATGGTGGTGTGCTCAAGGGCTGTTCTTGGCTGCATGGGTCTGTACTTGTTTGCAACTATCTGCTAGGATGTTTAAGTACAGACCCATGCAGCATTAGCGCGCATGTAAGAGAAAGGTATGATTCTTATGAGCACAGATGAGAACCAGGCAACGAACACACCAGGTAATGGCGACAGTCGCGCTTACAAGTTCACGAAGTGGGTTAGTCCTGACTACTGGATGAACCTTTTTGACTCCTTTGAGTCCTCTCCTCGTGCACGAGATATGGCTCTGGTCGTTCTTGGAGCGGAGGTAGGGTTTGTCACCAGCACTCTTGGATTTCTCTCTGCAATTCTTGGAGGACTGGGCGTATTCATCTTTCTTGGTGTTCTGGTTGCCTTGAATGCAATTGTCGCTGCTTACCTTATCTACAAGGTGATGCATATGGACGATGGCCTGAAGAGCGATGAGAACAGCAGTGTCGTCACTGGCAATTCAGTAGAGAACTAATTCCATAGCAGGCGCTTTTGGCTTCCTGAAAGAGGTTGAGCAGTAATGAGTTTCATTCAGAGAATCCTTAACTCCAAGTCTGATGACAGCAACGTGGATGCAGGTAGAGTTGAGCGAACTGCTGTCTGTTTCGCTTACGAGGTGTCTGAACCTGAGAAAGACATCTTGTCCTCGAAGTATATGGCCTCAACCACTTATCAGACTATCCATGTTGCCAGCACAGACAGAATTGCGCTTATCCGCCTGATGCGTGGAGTTATTGAGTCAACCTTTAAGCGCTATCAGGATGTTCTCTCAGGCCAGCGCTCAGCAAAAGACCTCATGGATCACCTTATTGGAAGCATATGCTCAAAGGTCTGGGAGATGGAACCAAACCAGTTCTTCGAGGTTACTGACGACAGTGGAGTCCGTGAGACCATTCAGTCCGTCAGTATGACTACAAACAGGCAGAACGGCGCTCTATACCCGCCCCACCCAACAGACTCACCGCTGATTGCTGACTGGGAACAGACTACTCTACCAACCCTGTTCATCTCCTTGGAGCCAGGAAGCGAGACCATCGCCATCTGCGACATTGACAACAGGTCACAGAAGTTCTCAGGTAGCGTCTTTCGTCTCAAGCAATATGGTATATGGTCAAGTGCAAGTGAGGCATATGCTGGAATGTCAGGCGAACCAACGCTTTTCTTTAACTGAGATAAGCAAGCACAGACAGGCCACGTAAAAATCTGACAGAGATAAACAATAAATCACAGAAGGATTCCAAAAAAATGCCATATATCTCTAAGCGTGAACGGGACCAGCAGCGCTATGCTCAGTTCGTGGAGAAGTGCCAGAACACCAGGAACTCAGACGATCTCCTGGCACTAATGAAGGAATACACCTCCTCGTTCTCTGCTGCCAAGAACTTGCGCAAGGACATTATGTCAAGTCCTGCTGTCGTCAAGAGGAAGACAAAGTATCTTCGTGACTACATGGGCAAGGATCTCTATGTCTTTGGTACCAAGGATGGAATGGTCATTCATATTGACACCAAGCCGTTTGAGGTTGCCTCATTGAAGCGAGATGAGGTCTACTGGCACAACTTGGAAATCTACTCCATCATGAAGAAAGAGGCCAAGCGTCTGAGCAAGAAGGGAAAGAAGATTGACCTTTCTGATGTTGACTTTGGCGATGATGAAGACAGTGTGCTGGAACTACAGGAGCACCTAGAAGATTCTCTGTATACTGCTCTGATGGTCTTTGAAAACAACCCTGAAGGTGGCACACAAGCATGTAGTGACATGGAGGAGATTCTAGAGAAGTGCCTCAAGAGCATTGACGGAGTTGTCATTACTATTGGTAACGTATACACGCAAGGCAACATTACTTTCAGCAGGATCAGCAGGAATGGACGAGAACTTCATTGGGAGATAGATGCTGAGGTAGAGCATGACGGCATTGGAAAGATCGTATACGTTGGCGCTCACCTCATTGAAGACAGCAGTGACGACATCGACGACGTTGACTGGTGAGCAAGTAAGTCGTACAATCTGAGTAAAGGCGCACGCTGCATGTGACAGCAACCAGGTAGCAGAAAAAGACAGGAATTGACCAGATGAAGTACTCGCTCATGAATGACAACCAGAAGCAGCGCTACCACGAACTGGAGGAAGAGTGCAGGGCGGCCAAGAAACCCAAGCAACTTGTTCAGGCGCTCAACAGTCATTGGTATCACTTGTACATGGTTGCTGACCCGTACCAGTTCGCCAAACTCAGCCCAGCGTTCAGCAAGAGGCACACAAAGCACCTTCTCTCTTACAACAAGCACGTTCCAGGCGACCATCGGGCGTTCGTCATGAAGGACCTCAGTGTTATCACCCCGACAAGCCACATGGCGACAACCTGGCACATCTCCAAGACCAAGAGAGACGAGGTGTACTGGCACAATCTTGGGGTATATGCAGACGCACAGTCAAGTGCTGAAACCCTATTCAAGCACAGCAAAGAGGTTAACTCCATGCTCAACCAGAACCGAAACGGGCTGGTACACATGGAGAACCATCTCCACCTGAGTTTCCGTGCTGCCCTGAAACTCTTCGAGAACCACCCTGACGGAGGCATGAGAGCATGTTACGACATGGAGGAGGTTCTGGATCGGGCTCTGGAGAACATTCCTGGAATCAGCGTTGAGTTTCAGAATGGTTACTACTCGGCCATTATCTCATACGCTGGCCCGCAAGACACCGCCACTTGGGAGATGACTGCGGATCCTGAACAAGGCGAGATCAACAGGTACGTGAGGACAAACTTCCAGCGTATTGACAACAAGGGTTAAGGTCCTTCAAAAAAACATGTGATTAAGATTATATTGACTGACGACTTGGCAAGAAATATACTTCTTTAAACAGAATGCTTAAAAAACAAAACAGGAGGATGAGACAGGCATGAACGAGGAACAGAGGAAGCACTACCATGCGCTACGAGAGGAGTGCAGAAGCGCTAAAACCTCCAAAGAACTTGTTGATGCACTTAACAACCATTGGTTGCATATAGGTACAGAAAAAGACGAAGCGATTGAGATTGTTAATCTCAGTCCAGTAATCCACAAGAAGCGATCAAAGCGTCTTGCTAGATACATGAGCAATGTTGATGGCTTTGCCTTCGCCACCAAAGACGGAAATCTAATCGCCTTGAGTAAGATAAAGTTCTTTCCTTCCTGGTGTCTTTCTAGCAATAAGCCAGGTAAAGAGTTCTGGGTTAAACTAAAGTCTTACTTAAGTTTACAGAAAACTGCAGAAAAACTTTCTTCTAAAGGAAGAAGTATTGACCCAACAGATCTTTCTTCTGTAGAGGAGCATCTGCGTGAAGTCTATTTCCTTGTTATAAGATTGCTAGGGAGCCATCCCGAAGGTGGAGTAAGAGCATACGCTGATATGACTATAGCGTTGCAAAGATGTCTTAAAAGTATTCCTGGGATCAGTTTTGAACGCAAGGAAGGTTCCTACAATATTATTGTGACAAATAATGCAGTAGATAATGTTCGGTGGAGACTGTTGGCTGCTCCTGAAACAAAAGTCATTGACAGGTATCCAAGAGCGTGCATCTCACGTATCAAATAGAACTCAGGGAGTACTAGTGTCAGCACCAAACCCTCCTCAGTGGTACATCCATGACATCACTAGAAAGGTGTCAGAGATACTGGATGACGACAAGGTGTATACACGCCTGCTTCTTGGGGCTGTTGAGGTCTACTCGTTGAGCAAGAATACCATGGTTCGTGTTCGGTTCAACGGATCGGGGTTCTTCTACATGTATGGCGCCCACAGGATTCAGGACATGGACAAACGAACTGGTGGAATGACCAGATCCTCGTGTGCCTACATCTCTGACAACCCAGAAGGAATCGCCACCAGAGAGCCGGATTTTGACAAGATTACTGATGCTGTTGAAGGTCTTAACAGAAAACAGAGTGTCGTCTCACAGGTGAACCATGTTTTGAGTGACTACTTTAGACAGAAAGGTCACGAAGCATTTGTCAGGTCAAGCACGTTATGGGTAAGACCTGATGGTAACCTTATTGCTGAGAACCGAGGAACATGCACTGTTGCCGATGATCTTGTCGTATGGGTTCGCAGTGCCAGACACCAGACAGAGATCGCCAAGGCTCTTCACCAGAGTGGTCTCAAGGTCAGGACGTACTGATCGCAGGTGTACATTATTTCTCTAGGTGTGGCTCAGTTCATATGACGCCTGCTTGACCACGGTTGCCTCCTGTGTGCATACTTGTGTCATCAGGCAAGGCAAACCAGCCGAGCCACTGAGACCAGGAGGTCAGCAAACATGTCCAAGGTTGTGTTCACTGAGGCGCCCGAGAGTACTCGCTCCATGAACAACCGACTTGTTGCTTCTCTGTTCAGTTGGGCGAACCTCAATGAGTTCGATTTTGACTCCGTTGTCATCTCTCTTGAGAACGACGTGGCTGCTATCACTTTTGCCAATGGTGTCAGCATCTCGGTCAAGTCTGCCCGCATGACGTCTGGTTGGAACAGGTGTGTCATCACTATGGCTACCCTGACCGTTCCCGACGAGGACAAGGACATCATTGTCAAGTTCTCCCGCAACGGCAGCAGCATGTATGACATCATGAGCCTACTCGGTATCGTTAAGGCCGAGGCGCCCAAGGATCTCTGCAAGCATGGCAACAGCATTGATGTCTTCCGTAAGGCAGTCGGGTACTAATGTCACCTGCAATCTCTCGTGGTGGTGATTGGAGCCCTTTTGCTGACACTGATTTCAGCAAGGCAAGGGGAGTCTGTCACTACTTCCGTCCATCTAATCCAAGGAGCCTGGATAGCAGAGCGGTTGCCGCCATCTGGGACTACTGCTCCACCAAATCGAGGTCTATGGTTGTCACCAGTTCTGGCTCCGGCGAGGAAGAGCATTCTGTCTTCAATGAGTCCAGCACAAACAGCGTCAGCAACTTCTGGATCCACTCCCAGCACAAGCGCAACAGGATTGAACTAACGCCGAGCACAGGCGGTGTTAAGGTTATCCTGCATGGTGACATCCGTGAACTGATTAGCCCTAAACCATCACCTGAAGGAATCAGGATTGAGGTCAGAATCCGTGCTCAGTCATCCAGCAACCAAGACCGCTCGAATGACCAGTCAGAGACCACTTGTAAGCCTCTGGAAGGCGTCTGTATCATGAATGAGTGCCTGCACATGTTTGACTTCAGGAAGGCTCTCAAAATCGCTCACAGGAACTCGCTGGTGGTGTCCAGAGTTGCTGACGCTCTGCAGGATTCACACATCACACAGACCGCTGATGGCACACTCTGGTCACACGGTTGGAAGGACTCATACAGCCCCAGCAAGGAGGGCACAAGGATCAGGATCCTTCCAGGTGACGAGGTGTCAGTGACAGGCTGGAACCAGGATGAAACGGTCAGCAGGATTCTTGAAGGTGCTCCAGGATCCTGGCATCCCGGCAAGAAGTTCCGACCACATGTTGTCAAGGTAAAAATCAGTGGCAGGTAGTGTATCATGCTTCTGTTTTAATGTTTTCTTACAGAGGAGTAGTACTTGAACATGACTGAGGACAACAACCTTCCCACATGGTTTAGAAACCCCTTGAACAAGAGAGTCACCACCAAGATAGGGTTCTTTGCTCACAACCCGTACTGGGAGGCACAACCTCTTGGAAGAAACCATGTCATGGTGAAGATAACTTTTACGTATGAGCACTTTCAGAAGCACGATGTAGACAGATTTATTACCTTGTTCTTTGAGAAGGGGTACAACGAGGTAGTCGATCATATCATTAAAGGCCCTAAAGGCAGCAGGAGAGAACTTGCCAGAAGAAAAGAGGACAAGAAGACTCTTCTCTTCACTCCGCTAGGAATGACTTATCCCGAGTCAGAAGTTACAAGGAGTGATGACGGTAAGTTTGAGAAACTGATGAGCACCTGGAACGCTTACGTCCTGGCGTCATCCAGTCACCATGAGATCAAGTTAATCAAAGACGTCATCAAGAGTACTGGAAATAATAGCCCGACAACATTCATCTTTAGTATACCTGGACATTTCTCAGAAGATAAGTATGAAAAAGATCTTATACTAAAAAATGGAGTCAATTATCTCACAGAGATGAATACTAAAAAATACAGAATGAACAGAGATGATGGTGTACACTGGTCTTTTATAGGTGAAAACTGGAGGCACCTGAGAGACCCAAAATTTGACTTTCAAAGAGAAATAGGGTATTTAAAATGGCTGAAACAGTGTCTCCGAGATACTGACTCCAAGTTCTGGTACCTACCTAGTCAACAGTGATACTCTCAAATATAAGAAACCCTCTAGTTGCAAGCATTAGAAGTTTTGCTCAACCAGAGGGTTTCTTATTCAAGAGATACTTGTTTCAATCTTTCTTCAAAGTTTCTCTGTTATTAGAACATCCATCTGTCCACGCGCTCACCTTTCAGAACGCGAACAAACTTCAGTACATGAAGACATGTTGCCAGACCCATAACCAGTATAAACGCCAAAGCAAAGCCATCGTTGGCAATTCCCAGGCCAGCCACTATGGGCGCAAGAGTCAGAATCGTAAGAAACGCTGAAACGAATACAGCAATCCACCCATGTAAGGTAGTCCGTCAATCAATCTGTCAATAGGAGGCAGCCCATCACCAGAGATACCAAGACCAGCAAAAATCCTGTCAACCACAACAAGCATACTACTCAGGTACAGGAGAACAAACATGAACGAGGCGACACATGCACTAATATAAACCAGAGTACTCATAACCAAACACAATCTTTCTCTCTGAGCGTGCAGATTCTTCCATAAAGAGTATCAGCAGGCGAGAACCATACAGAAGGAACTGATACAATATGTATTGCAACCAGAGCAACCCGAGTATTTTCAATTGAATAGTTAACTAGAACAATCGCACCCCAAAGAGAGCAAAAAGATGACTGACAACACACAACCAGATTATCCAACGTGGTTCAAAAATCCTCTGAATACAAAAATTAGGATTGGTGAACATGGTCACTTACTCTCAGATGAGTCGTACTGGCAGGCAAGAACGCTGAGCAAGGATCATGTTCTTGTAGAGATGCACTTCTTTATGAATCCCGACTTATTCACAACAAACGATCTTATCAGTCATGCTTTGTCAAAACTATTCTCTTACGACTACAGCAGCATGATCGAGGACATCATCAAAGGGGTGTATGGGACACGTGAATCATTCATCAAGAAACAATCAGACAAGAGAAAAGTCCTGCTGCTCACACCTCTTGGTGTCTGTAAACCATCTGTGTTTCACAATGACAACGGAGATCTGACAGCGACATGGAAAGCATTTGTACTTGTCACAGACAGCGAAAGTCACGAAGAACTCAAGCACATAATTGACGCCATCAGAGCAACCGGATGCAAACTTCCTGAAACACTTGCATACACCACAAGAACCTGGCGATCAGAGAGAGCATGGAAGAAAAAGGTAGCCAAAACACATGGAGAAAGATACCTTGACTACCTGAACATTCACCATAGTAGCATCCTGGACTATTTGTCATGGCTGGACTTCAAGTGGGATAATTTCAATGACCCTTTGTTTAACTCACACAACAATAACTGCACTAAATGGTTGACGCAAAGCATCATAGAACTGAGAGATAAAATAAAGAGCGGTGATGGGCAAGTGTGATTCCAGTTGTAGATCAACCACTCGCCAATTAAATGTTCGCGGAGGACAACACTGCAACTTCTGTGAGCCAAGTCACTTGTTGTGCACTTGATTCCTAGTCTCTGTCAGCACTACACTGGGTACATCAAGGACAACCACTCAGAAAAGACAGGACAACAAGATGATGACTCCCTCGTTCCCATCACCCATCCTCATTGGATCCATGAAGCAAACTGACAAGAAGATGGGCAGCAACAAGGTCAAGGCGAATCATTTTCTCAGAGAAGGATTCTGGCGTGAGTCCTTCTTGGAGTGGAAGTGGCTTAACATGATCAGTATGCCTCTTGCACTTGTGTTTGTTGCCATCATGGTTGTTGTGGAGGCAATTAATGGTAATCTTGAAAAGGGCGTTACTCTTGGCCTGATGTTCATTGCCATAGCAGAAATCGCCTGCACTTTCATGACATTTTTTACTCAGATCGTGATCTCAATCTTCGACTGGATTGACAAGTAAGAGATCTTGTGACAGAATAAGGGGTAAGATACAACCAGCAACCCTACAGAAAGCGTGGTGTAGTATGGGCTACTACTCAAATGTGGACGACGTATCATTCACCTCTGACTTCAATGGTCGCCTAATTCCTCTGAAAGACTGGAACGACCTGTTTAATAACGGCCGACTGCACCTATCTTTTCTGACGCATGTCATTGAGTTTCGTCCTGAACTGACATTTAGTGGTGACTACATCAAGGGACTCGATTATGAGGTCACCTATGGCGATGGTAGGGCATATGAACTGGTATCAGAACTTCAAGCACTCAAGAAGTTCATGGACGACCATGGCATTACCTTCTCTCTAGAGTTCACTCTGCTTGGAGAAGACAACCTGGATGTCTCCAAGTACTCCGTGTCTAGCGATCTCCCTCACGTCATGGTCGCTGAAGGAGTAATGACCTTCACAGAATTCAAGCCAGCAAGGCACAATCCGTCTCTCTTGTGCCCGCTATGACCTTTTAACAAGTGACAGGTGATGCACAGAGATTAAAGCAAGAAAAAAGGACAAGGGTGCATACTGAATAAAAGAACTCATGTATGTACCCTCGTTCTTATAGGACTTCTAAAGGTGTTGTTTACCAACCACCACTATCAAGTCGTCTCCTCGTCCACTCAGCGTGCTCGTGGAACATCTTGGCGTCACCCCTGCTCAAAGCCTCCAACATCCCAGAAGCCCCCTCATTGAAAGTCATCTCACGACGATAGTTGAGATCAGGGTTTTGATAGTTCTGTGAGTAAGCGTACAGATCCCTGACTCTCTGACGCCATGGTGTCTCAGTCTTGCCATCATAGTCAAACGTCATATCCCTAGTGGTTCCGTCCTTACTAACCACCTGACTGACTCTTGCGCGTGGAGGAATGTTCCATCTCCCACCATCTGGGCTGTCAAGCACGTACTCAGCGCCAGGAATACTGCTCCAATCACCATAACTGGAGTCATTCGCCATCAGTGATTCAATCTCGCCCTCCTGCGCCATGACAGAATTTGAGAACGAGTGCATCCCATTATAAACCCAGTCAGGATCGTCGCTTGCTATGTTGACCAGTGTCGCCCCAGCGTGCTCATCAGCAAAATCCGTCCCCATCAACCTGTCGGCCTCAAAAGCCCTGGCAATCTCATCCCAGTTGTCCTTACTGAGCGTTGGCTGACTGTAGGTCCGTTGGCTCTCCTCCACGTCATAGTCAGCAGTTCCAGAAGGGTACTCACCAGTCCTGAACACACGAATACTCTTGCCGTCATCGTCCGGCTCAACGTTGTACCCAGAAAGCCCAGCAGTAGCAGCAAGACTCTCAGCACTAACCCCATCACCAACCTCGATGTCAGTATGAAGATCCCCCGAAGACCTGAGTGCTTCGAGTTGACTTTTAAGCGTACTAAGCAGTTCCTCCTTGTTATCACTGCTGACGCTGCTGACTGAAGACGCGGCAGTCTCTTTGACAGAAGATGCAGAGACGGAGGATGCTACACCTTCAAGACCGTCGGACTCACTAAGACCCATAGACCTTGCAACCATCTCATTCGCCTCCTCCCTACTCGACGCCTCAACATGAATAGCATTGCCATACTTGTTCAGGCGGCACGTCTCAGGACTCTTAGCAGGACACTTCACCATATTACTGTGATCCCCGCCCTTAGGATGAAACATCGGCATCGTCAACCAACCTCACACATAAGCATCTTGGGTAATACTGATACTGGCTCTATGCTCTTGTTTCTATGCCTGTTTCATGAGGTCTGCTAATCCCAGCCTTCAAGGCAACATCAACAAGCACCCGGCAACTCAGAGACCCAGCGAGACCTGCCTATCAAGAACCGAAACCCATTGCACTGGCAACAGAAGATCCAGACACCCAGTTATCATTGACTATCCATCAATGTCATCCACAACATCAGAAGAAGCACCTTCTCCGCCCAAACAATCAGAGTCCTTCTCAGTAGCAGCATCGTCTTCTGCTGCCTCATGAGTACGCCTTGGTATTCAGTTCCTCGTTGCGTCGTCCCTTGTGTGCTCTGGAGACGGCATCCACAGCGCTACCGAGCACCTTGAGGATGTAGGTTTGTCAACAATTTCAAGAAATATGAATTTTCTATATTATCTCTTGACAAGTCTCTTAAACTATGTTATTCTATAACTAGAAAGTTAACCTGGGTAATGTCGGTGGAGAAAGAACTTCAGAAAGAAAAAGTAAATGAAGTCACGCAAGTTTACTGTTGTCGCACAATTACATGAAGAACAAAATCACGATTTAATTGAATATGTAGACTCATGTTTTGCAACATACGGTAAAGCAAAGCGTGAAACCTTTCATGTTATTAAGCGTGATAATAACTTTAACAAATCAGCGTTTAATACGCACTTACAAACTAAATACGGTGTTTTAGGGCGTACTGCTAACTCAATTATTTCAGATGCTCAGGGTACGTTGAATGCTTTAATCGGGTTGAAACAATACGAAAAATCTCAACTTGAACGTAAGATCTCGTCATTAGAGAAAATGATTGATAAACTTGAAATGAAGGTTGAGGATAATAAGACCTTGTTACGATTGAACGATAAGACAGTATCGTTGGTTACGCATCGCAATTTGAAACGCAAGTTGGTTTCTAAAAAGAACCAACTTAACCACAAGAAACAAAAACTAGAGAATCTTAATTATCAGATTGAACATGGCATCTACAAGTTGTGTTTCGGTACAAAATACTTGCTTAACCATGATTATGATAAGTTTGTAGAGCGTAGAGATAGTCGATTATCTTTTGTTGGTACCAAGACTGAAAAATCTGGTAATCAGTTGCTACAGTTATCTTATAACCATCAAAATAATCAGTTTGATATTAAGTTACGTAAAGATATTGGTGGTTTTAAAGACCAACGTGGTTCTTGTGTGATAGGTAAAGTTTATTTTAATCATCACAAACAAGAGTTGATTTCAATTCTTACTAATCGCAATAGTCCATTATCCTATAAAGTTATTAAGAAAAATGGACGTTACTATTTGTACTGCACTTTTGAAATTCAAAGAGATGACACGTCTTTTTTACTCGTTCGTCTGATGGTGTGATTGGTCTTGATTTCAATAAAGGATTTGTGACGTTAACTGAGACAAATCAATATGGTCACATGGTTGATACTGATTTGATCAGGTATCGTTTCAAACGAGGTACAGCCACTCAAACTGACTTAGAGACTGTTGCAACCTTGGTTAAAGAGCGTGCTTTAGCAACAGGTAAAGATGTCGTAATTGAGAACCTTAATTTTAAGAACACCAAAGCCAGAACTGTAAGCAAGAAAGGTAAGAAGTATAACGATATGTTACACTCACTCGCTTATCGTAAATTCACAGACATTATGGAAAATGTCTGCTATCGTAACTATATTTGGTTAAGAAAAGTCAATCCAGCATGGACGAGTTGGATTGCTGAACAAAAATATTGTCCACAAATGAAGTTAAATATTCATACAGGAGCAAGTTTTGTCATTGCTCGTCGTGGTCAAGGTTATACTGACAAAGTATAGTGTGAAATAACCTAAGAAAAACCTTGTCGCATAAAGATGTATTAGACGCAAGACAGTCTAGCATCTCCCTTTACGGCAGATAATATTAGATGTTCAAGCAAAAGTAATTGTTGCATGGTTAATAATCGAAACAATTTGAGTTTGAATGGAACAGGTTAACCGTATGACCTTGTGCTGAAAAACACTAAAAATAATCTTGAAGTAGTGAAATCTGAATTTTCGTTATTTTGAGTTACGGTGGAGCGAGTTCACTGACGAGGAGAGACGCGGCTGGATGGGCTATGGAGTGAACACTGCGAAATCAAAACCATGCTCATCACACAGGTCATGAAATTTCTTCACCGTACTCTGCCAGTTCCTCGCCACAGGGTACTTGCGACCATTCTTCAACGGAACACCATAACGCTCACGTATCCTGGTGCAGATAGCGTCTATGATACCTCTTCCTGTTTGTTCTCTTGTCCTTTTAGTATTGGTTATGTGACAACGACATGAACGGTTCTTTGGCCCATTCACCTTACATACATCAATTTACCAACACAGCACCCTAGGTGAACCAATTCCCAGGATGTTCCAAGAAAACAGGTGAGCGTCTAGCATCTCTGTGGCACCAGCAACGAGCACAGACGCAATATTAACATGCTGAACAATATGTGAGCACGAGAGCGCTCGCTGAAACCTCTATTCATTTAGTTTAGAGGTTCACTGACGCCTGGCTCGTATACCCCAATGGCACCAACTACAAAGACAGACACGCCCTTCCTTTGAGTACAATACGCCCTGCGTCTTTTTGTACGCCACGTTTATTGATTCAGAACTGCAGTTGTCAATCCAGAACGACACCGCCCTTGAAGCCATGAGATTACACCGCATGGACAGACCTTCACTGCCTGTGACCCACTTCACTGGTTCAGGGCTTGCCATCTCCTGAGCAACCTGCCTATGATGATGCCACAAGCAAACAAACACCAACCCTGGCAACGATGACCAGGAGAAAGGGGCAGCAATGAAGAAGATGCCCATTATCTTTGACATGACCTTTGACAACGAGGGCGAGCGAGAGGTCCTTCACACCATCCGCACGGAGATTCGTAACCTTGTGAACAGCACTCTGGCTGAGGGCGGTCACATCATCCCTACCTTCAAGCGTGACGGAACTGCCGTGTTCTGCGATGCTGATGGCAAATGGTTCGCCCGCCGCGCTGTAAAGACTGGAAAGCAGGCTCCTGAGGGCTTCATCGCGCTGGAGACTGACCCCAACACTGGAGCGACATTCGGCTGGGAGCCTAAGGAGTCCTCTCCGATGAAGAAGTTCCTTGACCGCGCCATCAAGAAGTTCATCCAGGACAACGGCGCTGAGCCTCCTCGAAACACCACCTTCGAGTTGCTTGGCCCCAAGATTAATGGCAATCCTGAGCGAGTGGACGCTGAGGAACTGCGGATCCATGGTCAGGAGAAGGCCACGGACTTCCCGTCCATCCAGGACATTCTTGACAGCGATGAGCCTTTCGAGATGCTCAAGCCCATCTTTGCTGACTTCCGCGCCAAGCACATCGAGGGTGTCGTGTTCTGGATCGCTGACGCTGACGGCAACCTCATTGAGCCTCGCTTCAAGGTACGCTGCAAGGACTTCTTTCCTGAGATGGATACCCGCCCCAAGCCCTCTCGGAACCGCCGTCAGCGTGGTCGTGGTAAGCGCCGCTGAGCCATGAGGCGGCCTTGGTTCTGCCCACTAAGGCCGCCTCTCTATGCTGTCCTCAGTCAAGGTAAAACGGTTTGGCGCAGGCGACAGCAGCCACACTAAGTTCTTCATGTCTAGTGACCCATTTCACTTGTTCTAGGGTTGCTTGAGACCTTCTAGTCGATCTAGTATTGACTCAACACCAAGGTACAAGACCGAAGGAGAGATCATGGGAGACTTTTTCGACAACACCGTACTCTTTGCCTCAAAGCATATTGAGCGAGTGTTTGGAGTGAAACCCAAGATCCTTCTTGGTCAAAAGAAGTGGCTCTACACTGACGACAGTGGCATCCTGTGGCGCGTCAAGGCGCACAGAAACCCCTCCAGCAGATTTGATACGGATGATGAGTGGGCAGAAGTGCTTGCTCAGAGGTCCTTTAAAGGAGGTAGCGTCGTTACTTTCGGGCATGAGCACCTGTACTTTGGGACGCAGTGGTTTCCACGTCAACCTAATTGGGACTTCGAGTTCCCAATGATTAAGAGCAGGGCCGGTCACGGACAGAAGGTGGCTGAATGGGTTTACCTCAGCCTCCTTGCGCGAGGAGTTGAGATGCCCTCTGAAGACAAATACAAGGTGGAGTTCAGTGCATCCAAATTCGGGTTTTCGTATCAGTTTTCAGACGACTACAGAGTCCTTGTAACTCTTACTCACAAGGACAACAGCACGCGCTTTTACTACGATGACGACAAGAAGATTGTAGACTCACTCAAGAAGGCTATCCGTGACCTTCGGGTGGAGGTTTGTGGGGAGCCTATGCATTCTCCAGACGGCAATCTTTTCGAGTACTATGACATTTTTCCTGATGATCCCGTCTCTTATGAAGAGCGGCACGGAATCACGCCTGATCATCTGCGAGCACATCGTATGGGCCTGTGACTAAAAGGTGGCAGTACCTGAGAAGCCAAACTCTCCTTGAGTGCTGCTACCGTTTCCAAAATACCTAAGAGCAGAACTCTCATTTGCGCAAGACCATACACAGAACATAAGCACTAGTGAACACAGACAATGATGACAGACAGCACAGGACTCTTAGTATCTTCTGTCACCTTTATCGATACTCTGAACTGGACTTGTACCTGAAAACATGAGACAATGCTAGTCGTATGAAGGTGTGTCAGTAAGAAGTAGGCATCACCTAGACCGGCAGGAAGGCCCAGCAAACAATGACCGAGTACCAGAAGCAGAGCGCGTCACCTACCAGTGGGATTGCTCGCATAGCCAGGATCCGCAAGATCTTCCTGATGATGACCTCGTTCACTCGTTTCGTCCTGTGTATTGGTGCTGTCTCTGGAACCATCGTACTCAGAGTTGCTGACATTATCACAATCCCCTGGTGGCTCGTTATTCCTGCAATCCTGCTCGGTCTTGCCCTTGTCATCGCCTCCATGTCGGTAGTGGAGTCGATTGGTAACACGGTCCTGGACGCTGGGATCAAGCACCTGCACAACAAGAACAGGAAGCAGAACTGAACCATGAGCACAGAGTTTGACAGCATCACAGAGGACACATTTAGTCCACAGAGTGACGGCAAGAGGATCCTATTCAAGTGGACCATCGCCATTGCAGCAGTTATAGTCGTTGTGTGCCTTGTCACAACATCACTGCTGAAAGTGCTTGGTGTCATCTCAGCATCCTGGCTGTGGGTGGTGGCTGCTGCGATGATCTCGTCGATTGCTACAGGACTGGTTGTCTCGCTTGCTGTCGTGTTTCTTGCCGCTGCTTTTGCTAATTCAATTATGAGTATGGGGTAAAACTTATTCTAAATAAGAGAGCATTCATAATAGATGGGCTACAATACGCCGGAGAGAGGTTTTAGTATGACTGAGAATGGAAAGACAAAGATGAATGAGATCGCTGGATACCTCAACAGTGTCCTTGCCCCTTTGAACGGACGAGAGGTTCTGTCAATCGAATTCACTTTACCAGATGGCTCAGTAACCAGTTCAGTCAGCGACGGAGACAATATCCAGAATGCTGTCATCAGGGCCAAGGACAATGTACTGGACGATAATACTGTTGAGGTGACTCTACCCACCAACATCCTTGATTTTGAGGATGTATGTAAGGTCAATAACGTCAATCCCCCATTCTATGTCGCTGAGGCGAGAGTGAGTGATGACTACGAGTCACCTGACCAGATTGCAATTCACCTACTCGATAAGGATGGATTGGTCAGTGTAGGGTTTCATGCTCGTGTTAAGGCAGACGCATATGTTCCTGACATGACTCTTTTCAAGTTCAATGCTGAGTACACAGACTTTCCTCGTGATCTCTCTGATGAGGATATGTCAGCACTGAAGCGCTGTCTTGAGGATACCGCCTACTCCATGATTCATCCCTGCCTCCAGGAGGGTGATGACGGAAACATGATCCTGAGGAACGAGTGTGATTGTATTCAGGCAAATGTAGTTCCTATCCTGAACTTCATCAGATTGACTTATCACATGCTGTCGGACGAGTCGCTTTTCAAGATCAAGAGTTCTGCTGATAACATCGCTGAAAGGGTGGCAGCACGTGTCAACAAGGAACTAGGATATGCCATCAAGTCAGGATGGGTAACATGGGACATTCCAGGAGTGCAGGTCCCTAGTATAGACGACACAGATTCGTGACAACACATGGAGTGCTGGTTGGTTCTGTACGTAGTTGTCGTCCCGGTGTGATTCAGTTCACTTGTTTCTAGGTTGCGCGCTCTGTTGGTAGTGGTCTATGCTGGTACCACGAGCCAAGGAGCACAGGGCTGCTGGCAGGAACCAAGGAGGCACATCATGATTGCAACCATCAAGAGCGTCAAGGCAGCGCTGGACCAGATTGCCAACTACTTTGACAAGGAGATCTCTGCTGCTCGTACTGTTGGTCTCTGGGACGGCCTGAGTGTTCAGGTCTCGTCTGTTGCCAACCGCGACGAGTATGGAAACATGTACATCGTGGTTCGTGTTGTTCTTGACGGCTGGACTCCCTCTGAGCCTGCTCTCGTCAAGAATGTCAAGGTCAACGGTAGCAAGGACATTTCTGTTACTGAGGACGGGTTTGTAGATCCCGAGAACGTTCTTGAGGAGATCGCCAAGGTTGTTGACAGGATCTCTCTTGACTATCATGACTACATGAACTGATAGTCGTCAAAAAGACCTGAGCAGGATGCCCGAATCTTCTTAATTAGGTTCAGGCATCCTGCTCTCTTTCATATTGCAGCAAGTACTCTATGTGGTGTACAATCGCCAATATGAAGCAATACATCTCAAGAATGGCGCAGAGCGTTCTTCCTTACAAGCCACCAGCGGAGCAAATGCATCCTGGTCCTGGAACACTCAGGTTCAACCTGCAATTTGACCTCATGGCACTAAGGATCCAAGGGTATAAAGATGATGTATGTCTGTGCCTAAAGACTCTGCGAGCGCTGAGTGACAGAGGCGATGTAGTGCTCAGGTGCAAGGACGACGGTACAGTGCTCAAAGAGATTGCTCCAGCACGGCCCTTTCAGGACGCCTTCAAAATTTCCAGCACCGGACTCATGATCGCAACCAGCGAGTACGAGGAGTATGAGGCTGCTGCCAGAATTGTCAGAGAGTACCTGAGACAAGGATCCATCCAGGACAGGAATGCTGCTGTGGATAGCCTTGCTGGGGAACTTGCTGACATAATAGACAGAGCGACTGCTGGCAGGCCATACAGCGTCCCTAGTGAGGATGACGCAATCAGGATCGGTGTACTCGCCATCCAGGCTGGTGAGGTCGCTCTAGGAGAGCACACTGAGGACAGGAACGTCTACCATGCCAGCAGGTTCCCGTCATCATGGTTTCATGCTGCCAGTGAGGACAGGTACACTAAACGTGCGCAACGATCCAGCGGTTTTGTCGTCCCCAGGATCAAGGGCGAGAGTGGAGACAAGGGTGTCATCAAGGATCCATCCACTGGAGAAGTCACTGGCAGGATTGTTGTCTGACCTCATTCAGATCGGATTCATTGGTAAAGAATCTGTCTCTATATTTAAATAAGAAGCCGTCTCGACATACAGACAGCCCGGATGCTTAAATCATTGAAAGCATCCGGGCTGTCTGTAGATAACCCTGAGTGTCAGCCAACCATGTTATAGAAGGCTATGTTAGCAAGGTCAGACTCTGATGCTTCCACCCACTTCATAGACGGAACATGAACAGGAACCAAGTCTCCGTTATCATCACGCTCTGCAAAGTTGAAACCCTCCTCCTGGTTGGCACAGAACCGGAAAACCTCGTTCTCGGGCTCAGAGATGTCAAGTACGATACACAGGCCGAAATGGTGGGACATGTGTCGTACAGTCCAGTCAAGAGCAAGTTCCCGAGTGCCTGTCAGCGCCACCAAAGGGCTTCCCGTCATAATCCCCATACTTCGGCTCGGCATACATGAGAGTTGGATCGCCGAAGTCCTCCATGAACACTGACAAAGCAGGAACAAAGGAATGCATGTTCTTCCACTCGCTGCTGACAAGGGATACCATGGAGATGCCCTCAATCCACTTAGTAGTCAGGCACACCTTCTTGAAGAACTTACGAAGTTCACCATACTCACTGTTATTGGCAGCAAAAGCAAGAATACCAACAACATCAGTGTCTGAGGTGTCAACATGAATGAAGTCAAGCACCCAGCCGCCAGAAGGCTTCTGGTTAAGCACTCCATAAACGGCATTGGTTGTCGTGGGGCTGTTGGTCATGACATTATCCTTTGGATCTGTTTTTTCTGTGCCTTGTTGGCTGGTACCAGAATAACACAAATGAGTGAGCACTTAGCAAGTAGAGAACCAGTGATCTCAGTCACACACAAACTAGTTGACTGAGTTAAGCACTTACACTAATAGAGATTACCACCAGTACTGCTCAGCGTTCTGTGTTTATCTCAGCGCTCAAAAACAGCATTCACGTAGAAGTAGGCAAGAGTCCACACGTCCGCTCCAAACCACTCACCAGCAGGAACGTCAGTAATCTCACAAACACTGCCCCATCCCTCATCTGGTACAACCTCCTCAGCAAAAGGAACTTCATTCTTGCTGGAATAGAACCAGAAAAAGTCCACCATGTCATCACTCTTGACCAGAACAGCACTGACTCCATCACCAGTCATTTCAGAGACAAAGTCCAAGCACTCGTTGAGACTGCTGAAAGTCTTCGTCTCAGGCTTGCCATCATTCTCAACAGGAGATCGAACATCAGCATAGATCGAGGAATTACTCAGAGCAAGAATACTTCCATCAATCTCCTGAATCTCACCTGTCAGAACTCCAATCTTGTTGATTCCTGAAGTCTTGGTGCAGACATCTTCAAAGAACTGAGAGACCTCATCCTTGTCGTAGTTGTTGCAAGCACTTGAAAGAATCTCAACAATGTCAGCGCCACTATCATCAACATCTACATAGTGAACAGACCACTGGTCGTCATGAATTTGCTTGATGGTCGCATAGACGGCTCGGTTACTCATAACGAAAAACTCCTTGCTGGTGTGTTGAATTGGTTCTGTACTATCCAGAACTCTACACCAGCAAGGAGCAACAAGGAAGCGTTACTACAGGTGTTTCTGGTCACACAAACAACGACGCTATGACCATCAGTAAAACTGTGATGCCGTTGTGAGCCATATGCAGGCCGAAAGCACCCCAGATCGTCTTCTGTCGCAGCACCAGCAGGCAGTTGATCAGCCCGATAGTTGCGGTCCAGGCAACAACCAGAAGATCTGTGATACTGGCAGCACCCTGGAAGTGAGCCAGCCCGAACCAGAACGTGCTCACAATGACGAACAGGATGCTGGCAGCACGTGGAGACAGGACAGACTCAAAGACACTGGACAGAGCACCCCTGAATAGCAGTTCCTCCACGAACGGAACCAGAACAGGCACGCAGAACAGGAAGATGAAGACATACCACAGACCACTCGTTGAAGCCAGCGTGCTTGTCGTGGTCGAAGGGTCAACATGAACACCAGAAAACACGGCCAGAACCTTGATAACCTGCAACCCCAGCCACATGGCAGCCCCGAGTCTCATTCCTACCATGAGATCCTGACGCCTGAACCCATCAATCTTCAAGAACCTGGAAACAGGAGATGAGAGGAGCCTAGACAAGTGAGAGGAGCCACTTCTGGAGTCCCCTGTGCTTGCACCGTCCAGCCACCTCTCCTTCTGCTTGTCTGGGATGAGCCAGTAGGCAAATAGAGCGCCCAGAACCTCGAACAACACCATCAGTAGAACACTGGACGGAACCACCAGCGAGGCAGGCAGAACATGACCAGCAAGGAACATGAACACAAGGCTGGCGACAATCATGACCCCAGCAGGCAGCACCAGTCCAAGAAGAGTGACGCTGAACCTAGTACGACGTGACACAGAAGAAGGAACTGGATCGCTGGCACTTACGGTTGTGCTCTCGGAATCTGCCATAGTGTCAGCAATTGTCTCCACAGTGGGCGAGGATAGATTGTTGTCTCCTGTATCAAGTACGAGCGACATCTTAGTAATACCTGCAACCACTGGAATCTCATCAGTGTCAGTAATGTCTCTTGAATCCATACGTCCCAACCAATTCTTTCATGACAGCAAACTTGCGTACAATACGTACTTATTTCTGCAAATCATATCTGCCACAAAGTTGAGTCAAGAGGACAAAACACTTACATGTCTTGGTGCATATTCAGCAGATCGTTCATATCTGCTACCATGTTTCTGTGTCGCAACTCATACACCATCAACTTGAACAGGATTCACTCACAGATCTACAATGACTGAAGTGTATATGTCACAACATGTTCAGGATCACAGATCCACCAATCGTCCTGAACCATAAGAAAAGGAGAGACAACCGCATGATCCGTTCAACCATCCTGGGATTCATCGTCATCAAAATTGTTGCACTGATCTCAGGTGCCATCACAATGATGACCACAAGTTTCAGCGCAGGAGTGTACCAAGTCAACCAGTCGTTTGAGGCGCTGACGGCACTTGGACTCATGCTCCTGTTCATCAACATTCTTATTGCATCTATTATGAGAGCAGCGAAAGGTGACTGATGGTATAATATATAAGCAGAGGATCTAGTTAAAATAAGCAAGAAGATACTAGTAAAAGATTCATTTTTTCAGAAAAGGAATATAAAAAATGCGACACTTCACAGAGAGTCAGATTACTGATCTAGTATATGATGAAAGCGAAGAGGGCGAGATCGTCCACAGGGAATTTAATGGAACATTCCGGCTCTATCTCTTGTATTCAGGTGTCGTCAGGATGTATGACGATGGACTCTATTACAAGATTGAATGGGTTGAGTCTGGAGAGGATCTGAATGAGGTAGAACCTGAGGAGCAAGACGCTCCAGAAGTGGAGCCAGTAGGCGAGGTTGTCATCCGCTCCGCCTTCGTACCTAAGGGAGAGACCAAGCGCGTCCTTGTCACTCCATCAGACAACGATCTGCTCTACGATAAGCCTTCTGAGTGGGGACACCTACTTAAAACCGCTTTGCAGGAAGCAGCATCCTAGTCACACACTATAAACACAGATAAGCACCTTTTGACAACGTTTCTGAGTATGTCAAAAGGTGCTTATCCTTTTCGGTTGTATTGAATCAATCTTCAAAGAGTGCTTCTCTTTCTTGATTGCACTGGCTCACTTGCCAGAAAGCGCTTCGAGTAGAATCCTGACAGCAGACACCTGATCACTTTCAGTCATTCTTGAGTCAATACCACACATCTCAGTGAATGCTTTGTTGAATGTATTCTCAACCAGAGACAACTCAAAAGTGTGTGACGAGTTAACTCTAATACGTAAAATACGAGCAACCCCGCGCTTTTTGGAAAAACTATCACCTAAAAGGATGTAGAGAATCTGCGAATTACCAATCAAATCCATAGTAAGTAAAGCGCGTGCAACAGCAACAACATTTAAAGCGGTGTGCACTTTAATAGGTTCATTGTTGTTGTATATAGCATCCTGGAATGATCGCCCCCTTATTCCGTAAACTACCAGAGCATCACGAAGGTATCTACTCATCTCCTCTGTATTAACATCACCTCCAGGAGCACACAATCCGCCAGATGAACTCAGTGAAAGCTCACTGGAAAGAAGTTCTGTTGTCTGCTTGTACTTTTTATTCAGAAGGTTGCTGTCAAGTCCTTCTAAAACACCTGACTCATACCTGACACCAGCCAGAACTCTCACAAGAACACCAAGAACAGCATAAAAACTCGTCAGTGGGTGATTGGTGTCAAAATAGGTGGCAGCACGAGCAAAGTCAGCCAACCCGGAAGCAACAACCTCAGCATCAATACCTTCAGGAATATACGAGAAGAACTGCTGCAGGTCATCTATCCTCCTACCACTCCAAAGCGCCCTCAAAGTGTATGTTGCCTGAGGATCCAGAGCACCAGAGCCAAGACACATCCTCAGTGCACGAATGTCTCTAGGCAGCAACATGACATCAGAGGCAGTAGAGGAAGTGCTGCTAACATCATGAAGAATAACATCTCTTGACAGATAACCAGTAGACGACGAGTCAATCAGGCAGTTGGCAGCATCACGAAGAGAAACGAACTCACTAATACGCTCAGGAATCCCAGTAATCTCATAAACACCAGCATCATAGACATCCTGAATAAACTCATTGACATCTGTGTATGCTATGCTGTTAGCAATTACTGAAAGCAGTCCAAGAAACACACTCTCCTTGTCAAACCTGTCAATACTCTTAATGGCATCAGCAAGAAAATGGTTGAACAAATCTAACTGGTCATGGTTCTTGACATAATGAAGATTATTCTCAATGACACCAACCCGTTTGTCACCATTAGGATAGAGAACAAGAAAGAAGATCTCCGCCAGTCCCTGAGCGAGAGTAAAGGGCCACGCATTCTCTTTTGCGTCATATGAGAATACATCCTTGTCGTTAGTGTTAAGAGGTGTCTCAAACCCGAAGATAAAATCACCATGATAGAACTTAATCGCCAGATCGCACTGACTAGGTGACACGATAAGCATGGAGACGAATATTCTTATTTCACCACTACACACAAGAACAATTCTGCTCTCACTGATTGAATCAATCTTCCACCCAGAGTCCAGTTTGTTAATAAGTTCATCCAGTCCGTCAAGATTGAAGTACGGGCCGTCAGTGCTAGTGATGTTTGTAGCAACGTCGTCCAATTTTTTGCTTCCTGTTTTGCTCTACTGCTGCGTTGGCAGTTCTGTCCTCAATCATTCAGTCAAGCATCTTCTGCGCTCTGAAACAAGTTGTTCTCAGGTAATTCATAAAATCGCGATCTGAGTCAAACTTTCTCTCGGATGCAATAGACACAATGAGTTTCAGTCCTTCATCAACTCTTGTGTTACTACGCGACTCGAGTGGAGAAAACTCTAGACCAACATTGCTGGCAGCAACACCTAACCACTCCCACACAGAATCAGTCAACACTTTTGTAGCACACATAAAAATATTAGCATAATAATCTTCTATAAAAAGGCTGCTAGGGTATAGTCTTCCTCTGTTTTTTGCGTATCTTTTCATCTGCTGGCGAGTATTTACCAAAAAAGTCTTAAGAAAATGACCAGAAGGATCCATTAAGGCACAAGCAATGATGTACCTGGCAAGTTCCTCCAGAACTAACCTGTTAGTTTCGAAATCGCCAACAATATGAAAATCATATTTCTCATCCATCATTTCATCAGGAAGAATGTACATGATGCATCCTATAACCTCATTGACGACTGAATCAATGGAGGTATATTTCATGGGTTGAACAATTGCCGCCCTGAGAGCAACAGAAGACCTTATTGTTGGCTCAAAGATTCTCATAAATCTATTTACTTCTCTAATTTTACCCATGCATGGATCAATACTAATTGACTCAAGAGCACTCAAAACACCTCTCATACTTGTTGTTGCTGGTATACCGTTAAAAATCCTAAAAAATCTATGACGATCAATCCTGTTGTAAAATGACACGTACAACAACTTGCTATTAGGATGCATTCGAGCAAATGTTCGTATGGAATGTATACAATTCAACATCAATGGTGCTGTTCTAGAATCAGTAAACTTGTTGAATGCGAGCCCGCTTCCATGAAGAAGCAGTCCATTCTTAACACTCAGAAGATACTTCTCTGGATTATGCGAATCGAACTCCATCTTGTTGAGATTGTTCCCATAAACAAGAGATATGTCGTTCATCAAGTCATCAGGAGACGGGTACACAAGGTTGTTGTTGATGACACAGATTGCAGCAGCGGCGACTCCTCGGTCAAACCGTCTGGATTGAAGCACTACATCACTAAGAACTTGGATACCATGAGACGTGCGAGCAGCAGAGGCGCTGTTGGTTCCATATTTAACCAGATTTTTGTTTTTTAGGTTTTCGGGATTCTCGACATCAAGAGTACACATGACGTCCCCAGCAACTCTGAACCGGTCTTCCATTTTGTTGTACCTGTTCTCAATCCAGGTCATTTCTGACAGACGCTCAGCGAGAATCAACAGCCAGGAGTTATGATTTACGTCATCAGAAATCGCAAGATGAGAGAGGTCATGAGAGACGACGTTGAGTTTAATGGTGAAATCGTTGTCTGGATGATTACAAGAGATACTGATAAAAGCTCTGTTGCTTGTATAACCGACTGAAACAAAAAGGTCATTCTTAAGATAAGAGGCGCAGGCAGAGACATAGTTGTCGCCAGCAGTAAAATCCCAGTAGGCATGAAGAAGGTCCGGCTTCTGAGAAGTATCTGTGACACCAAAAACGTCACCATCACAAGGAAGCCGGTTCTGACTACACATTATTATCTCTCTGTTCATTGGTAAGTTTCATCCGATACGATCAAGTGTTTAAGGTGAGTGTGCTTTCACCTTTAAAAAGCACACTCACCTTAAACTATCTCTCTTGTTTTTGGCTCAGTCCTCACCCTTCCATCCCATCTCCTTGAGATAGTCAGTAATCCGACCATATTCAACACTAGAGATCCAAGAGTATGTGTCTTCCTTGTAGTGACGACAAAGCATAACGACACCAATGAAACCAATATTGAAAACGAAACCGTCAATGATGTCGAATTCGCCCATGCTGGTAAGACCAGGATCCTCTTGCATCTTCTTCAGATTAGTCAGTTCCTTACTGAAACCAGGAATTAGAGAATAGACCTCTGAGTAGTCGAACTTCTTGGAAGAAGACATAACCCCACTGTTATCAATCTCATTAAGAAGACGAACCATATCCTGAACATATTCCAAGGTGTTAGCACTCATCTTCCAGAAGTCCTTCATCCCCTGAATATAGTCAGATCCCACCACGTAGGACACAGGGTCACCATCCTTGACAGGAATGTAGATAGTGCCGTCACTAATCACCTCAGGAAACTCATCCTTGGGCTCATCAGCAACGAAGACAGCGCCTTCACCAAAGACAAACGAAACAGCCTGATTGAAGAAGCGCCGAGATTGCTCCCAACTAGTGTCCACGCTCTCAGCAGTATTGGAGCAGACACCCCACAACTCTTGGCAGATCTCTCGCGTCAGGAACTTGCTGTCCTTCACCTTGAAGAACTCACGACGAAGTTCCTTTGCTCGGTCAGCAACACTAGCGAAAGCCTTGGCGTAAGCAATCTCCTTGCTGTCAAAACCATCTTCCAGAGTCCTCATGTCCCAGGAGTAGTTATCATACTCATTTCCACCGAACCCAATGAATGAACTCTTGGCAAGAGTGTAGAGGACAATCTTATCATCAATCTTGACAGCGACACAGCAGATAATGCTGTCATCAACATGGGTAGCACTGTTGAAGACAGATGTAACATCCTTGTTGAATCCAGGAATCTTGTCATCAATGTCGGTGATACGGGAGAGAATGCTGTGCTGGACGGCGGGCTTGTTCTCCACACCCCAGTTGAAGATTTCATCATCAGCAATCTCAGAAAGCATCCCGAGAATCTTAAACTGCTTGTCATTAATCTTGATAGACATGATTGTCTGGCTCCTTTAGGTTGATGCGCCTTCCACTTCTTGGATGACCTGACAACAGGATACATCACCAACACACAACACTCAACCCAGCAATCAGTGAGACCAGTCACATACGCAATCGCTCAGAAAGACGGGTTATTAATGCTTTAAAAGCATTAGAGCAAAACGAGTAAAAACAATGATGATTGCTAATCACCATGAAGGATAAATCTGCTCTCTGATTTTGTAAACATCATTCTCAGAATCGACTCTTCCAGTAATCTTCTTTGTGTATTTCCACTGAATTTCACCAGTTTTTTCATCGACTATAAGTCTTGTCAAATAAATCGATACAAGGTTATATATGTCCTTGGTTCTGACTACACTTCTTTCGTATTCTGTCATGCTGGTGATCGGGTCTAAATACACTGGAGCATCTTGAATCGGTTTAACAAATACTGTGAATCTCATAGTTCCAGTGCTGACTCGATACGCTCTTGGAGAATTGAAGAACAACTGAGAACCCAAGTCATCAGGAACACTTAAGGGCTCTACTACACCACAATACTCCTCAGCCAGCATATTCGCTAATCTCAGTGCAGTATCTTCAGCAGATCTGCGCTGTTTGTCAATAAAATCGCGGACATCAATAGGAGTAGGTTCCTTTAATGAATCTTCATTGACTGATTCAGAATCTGTTTTTTCTTTCTTCTTACTAAAGAACATAACTATCTATTACTCCTCCTCACCGCTTTGGCTCCACGACTTCCAGAACAACTCACCATCATCAATCAGGTACACGTATACGATCTCACCACTGCTTTTATCCTGCATGACGAAGCCAGTTTCAGCGTACTCATGATCGTTCTCCTCAACAACCTTGCGAACAGTATCAATGTCGCTCAGATCGTCGCGGAATCCAGGGATATGTGAGTAGATGTCCCGCCAGTCAAAATCAGTACTACCTGAGTATGACACTCCACTATCAGCAATGTCATTCAGGAGATCTCGTGCTTCCCTCTCGTTGCGGATCACCTTGGCATCATTGATCCACTTCTTCATGATTCCACCAGCATACTCAGGTCCAACACGAAAACCTTGATAGGCGTAATTGGTGGGCCTGAAGAAGAATGCGTCACCAAACCCCAGAATACCGCCCTCTTTCAGCCAGAGACCTGTTGCGTTCATGAATTGCGGAACATTCCGGTCAGTCAGGGTCAGATCCATATACTCGCTGTCAGCAACTATCAGGCGCTCGTTCTCCACCTTGACCTCACCAGTATGGAACAGAAACACATACTGAAGCAGCCGGTTGATAACACTGGGAACATCATCCTCAGACGTATCCTCATCAACACCAAGAATCTCAGCAATCTGGTGACAAATGGGCCACACCTGTTGAGCCAATTGGTACAGATCCCACTTGTCAGGCTGATGTGGCAGGTCAAGCCGTCTCTGGCGAAGGTCATCAAGGTTACCACACAAATCCCATACCTTGGTCATCGTCTTGTACTCATCATCGAGCATGACACGAAAACCCCAGGACCTGATACGACTTCCAGGAAGGTCGTCAACCATGACCTCTGAAAGGGTGAAGGTGGTGAACGTTCCGTCAGGGTTGTGCACAATGAACGTAGCAACATGGCCGGATAGGACCACCATAGGATCTAGGTGAACCCTGACTACCTCGCCGCTCGATTGAGGATGCTGGTCATACCTGGAGCGCACAGCATCGAGCATTTCCGGGCTGGTGACACTACTGCTACGCCTTGCAAACTCATCCTCAACTATCTCACTGAGAACAGCAAGATTCTGGTAATACTGCGAGTTCTGAATCATCGTATCTTCTCCTTCAGTCATACACCAGTCAAGCAAATAAACAAACAGATTTCAACTATTATGAGACCAGATGGTTTTTAGGAAGTGGGGCCAGTCAAGCATCAGTCAAAGAAAATTAATTCTTCTAGTCACTTCACAACAATGTTGTTGTTCAGATGGCCTCCATACCAGAAATCTTCTGTAACCATCTCAACAACAAAATCAGCAATGATGTGCTCATGATGGTCAAACACCTCAAAAACCATAATTGCATGACACATGCCATCACTGCTATCTTTCGCACTGGTGTATGACTGACTTAAAACCCTGATGCCAGCAATTCTACTACTAGGATCATTCAGGTCGTTGTGGTAGTTGGTCCACTTATTCACACGATAGTTGACGTCAGTACAATACACTTCATCATGATAGTCCTCAATAATAACATCACGAACAACTCCATCCTTATCAACCATCTCGATACTCATACTAGAGTTGTGACGTACTGGAGTACTTTGCGTCAGAGAAAAACCCTCCAGTGTTTCAATAAAGTAATCAGGCCATTCACAAGGGCTTTGTCCAAAAACATAGCCATAAAACTTGTCCATGAAGGCATACTCATATACTTCATTAATAGTAAAAGAGTGTTTATTAGAAGAAATCACTAAAATTGTGTCGTCACTACCCTCTTCTGTTTTAGTGACAACCCTACCAATCAGATCCTTGACGAGCGGATCTGGCTCCTCAAGCACCCAGATGTAGAAGCACTCACCTGACTCAAGAACAATAGCAATTTGGAACTTGTTATTAATGTCGTCAGAAAAGGCAACATCTTTTACCCTGTAACCAATAAGATGTGACGACTCATTCACAAGATCGCTGTCAGTTTCTTTTATGAAGGCATAATTATTCATTAGTAAAACTCTTTCAGATAAATGCCAGAAATAATTAGTTCAGGAGAACATGCTCTTCTGGAACTTGTTGAACATGATTCCTGACACCAGCGAGCCAATTGCGACCAGTACAGCAATCACTCCAACAACGACAGAAAGAATGATGATACCCTTTGTCGTCCCTGCGAAAACCAGCAGAGCAGTAATGATGCCAGCGCCAACAACCAGAGCAAGCAGGCCAGTCATAAAGGCGTTGGAGTGACCACTGATAACAGCGGCAACTCCAAAAAGCCCTGCCAGAGCAAAAAGCGCGTAGGAGATACGAACAAGGGTCTTGACGCTGCTGGTGTTCATGACTGGTTCCTTTCATAGTGGCTCAGATGCCTTGTTGCCTGAACCTTGATGACACTAGCATACATACTGCATCAAGGTTCAGGCAACCGGTTTAGTGGTGAAGTGGGTCACATGTGCTTGGGGAGCCCATAGTGGCACTCCAGACAATACTCGTCAACCCCACCGAACAGACAGTTGTTAGGTGTCACACAGACATGTTTGTGCATGACATGCTTGTGGCCCTGGATTGTCCCGTCAGGCATCATCTTGTAGCAGTCATAATCGACACTGCCATCAGTCTTTTCACCAATGGGCTCCCAGACATGTTTACCCTCCCAGTGCTTAAAACGAGAGTTGTGCGAGAGGGTTGATGCAGTCCTGTTGCTGTTGAAGATCGTGGACAGGGAGAGCATGACGGCAGGAAGAGGAGAAATCATGGCAGGCATCCTTTCAGATGAGTTGCTGGTGTGCTGTGATGACTCCAGTGTAGACAGGTTGTTCTCGCCATATCAACCACTGAACAAGTGAAGTGGCTCACACGGACGAAGTAATGTAGAGATTTCTGTCTGTGTTGCCCCTTCACTGGCGTCCCTATTTGATGACCAATCTCACACCACAACTCCTTGACCAAACAAACAGGGGACTGGTTCAATATGTAATGACGCTTATTGTCAAACAGAACAGGATTTTCAACTATGGATACCAACAATGCTAATTTGTCTAATCTGAGCAAGGTCTCTGAGCAGATGAAGAACTCCCCTCAGGTTGACTGGCGTGAGATGCAGGACATGATTGACTTCATGTCCTCGTTTAACGCAAGTCAGCACACCACAGAGATTGTCAATGAGTTCAAGAAGGCTAGTCTTGCTGGACCTGGATCTGGCTTGTTCAACACCCTGAAGAACCTGGGCAAGATTGATGAGGAAAGGACTCGGCTCATTGAGAGCATCCCAGCGTATGCACCTTGCCCTGAGACCAACATGTACTACTACGCGACCACAGATGGCTGCATTGTCAACTCTCGTACACTCCAGGTGACAGAACTTGATGACTCGTTCTGGGAGTACCTGGAGGTGTTTCAGCAGGAACTCTGACAAGATTTTCAGGCGCCTGCCGAGTTGGTCACGACACCTGCTGCAGCAGTTGACAGAACTGCTGCACATGATGTTGTACACCAGAACATGCTATAATAGGGGCCTTGACTAAGAAGGACAGAGATAATAGAAAGGTTTCGCCAGGATGCCTGTACTTACTCAGAAATGGACTACTCAATGGGATATTCCTGGTGATTCCTACAAAGTATATATAAACACTCCTGATTTCAGAACGATAGTCTGCTGCAATTGGGCAAGACCCAATTCTGGTGAAACCGACCGAGAGATCACTATCGAGATAAAGAGATACGTCTATAATGCCCTTAGGATCAGAATCTCTTTCCACCTTAAAGACAACTTTGATTCTGAGTACAAGATTTTTCCGTACAACGCAAATATTCTGCTCATAAACCACTGGGTTATCCTTTTTGCCGAACGGCTGACAGAACTGCTGGAATATGTGGACAACCATGAAAGCAGAATTGAGATCACTCTGAGTACAGAGAAGTCAAAGAAGGAGCGCAGGCACCAGATTACTCTTGGTGACGACATTTCTCACACAATCGGTATTGTCTCAGAAGCGGTCTATCTGATTGAGCCTGGAGAAATCGGTCTGACGTCAGCAGTTCTCAGCGCAATGGCGAACAGGATTATCTACCCTGACGGGAAGTCACTGATTCAGGACGCCAAGAATACAGGTCTAGGTGACATCACTGCAGAGAACTATCAGGAGTCAGTTAATGCCGCTCTAAGCAACAACAAGTGGCAGAAACCACTATACGCTCTCAAACCATTCCACTCGCTCATGCGGGTTTGCGGATCGCTGATTATTCATCCAAGCGATCCTATTCCAGGATACATGAGCAGGTTTGACAGAAAGAACGTGAACCTTGACATCATATTGAGCAGATCTGCATCCACTGGTGTCAGACCCATGTCTTTAAGGCAGTTGGAACTGATTCAGAGGATCATTAGTCACGACTCTGGAATGATCCTATTGGGAAACTCGCTTCTCAGTCCTGGAACCAGCAAAACTGTGACCAGCATCCTCTCGGAAGATACCCTGGACATAGGAACAGACCTGCTGGCAGACTCAGCAGTAAGGGTGTGCCAGGAAGCACTCATGACAGCAACTCCTGACGAGGCACTGTCCATACCTGGTGTTCTGGCTATGAGAGCATTCATCAGGTCGCTGGCGGTATCCATGAACTCAGCAGATGAGTGGGAGCACCTACGATCTATGTTTCTGAGTGATACGGACAGAATCATGCATCCAGTACAAGACGTAGCAAGCGTGTGCCCACAGATAAGAATAGTCAGGTCATATGTTACCGACATTCTGGCGTTCGCGGGACTACTGGACAACCATCTAGGAATCAGTTCTGACAGCATGAGTGTTCTTGCTCTCACCAGAAAACAGTTCTTCGTAGGGAATGCGTTCAGGAGAATCAACAAGACGATGCAACTCTACCACACAGGAGTCATCAAGACGGAAACAAGCCCTTACTCCTCTTTAAGAGACAGCATGGGTCCTCTTGCTCGTGATGCCTTTGAGCCACTAATTGTATCTCTTTTAACAATTGCAGGTGTTGAACCAGATCCAAGCACATCTGTATCAAGCACAAAAGAGTTTTGCAACATCATGATTCCTTTGATTGAAACGCTGTCTACAATAGAACAAAATGCTCAGTGACCACAATTAATCCAAGAAGCAGAATAAGACACAAGAATAAAGAGAAAATAAAAGAAAACAGATCTCCAAAAGAGGATAAGAGGGTAGACAATCATGAAATCGCAGAATAGATACCTGTCAGATGAACCAGTACCACTGATACTTGACTGGAAAATTGTCAAAGACAGCAGAAAGTATAAACTTCAGGCAAATGATTCTGAACGAAAGTATCGAGTAGAGATTGACAGATCGATAAAAAGGATGGATTTTGACCGACTTTACAATCACAACGTAACAAGAGTAGTTGTCAGCGCCTCTGACCCAGATCTCCCTTCTCTAGGATACAAACCCAAAATTGCCCTAACAATTATCTCTTCTGGCAAATACGCTAAAAAGATCGTACCCAACAAGGCAGAAGAGTACCTGAATGGGCACTGGTTGGCTCTTCTTGCTGAAAGGATCGTAGAAGTTGTCTCGTGTATCAACAGCAATGAATATGGGTACAACGAACTTATTATTGAGTTCTCACACGGGATGTACACTAAACTTGATAAGAAGTTCACTGCTGCTATTGATGCACTGAGGTTCACTAAGGAGATAGCACCCAGAATCCATCTGGGTCGTGTTGGAGTTACTTCCGCTCTGTTGAGTATGCTGAAGTTGAGCACAACCTATCCGAATGCTGATTCACTTATTCAGGAGGCTAAGGAAGCCGGATTGGCAGAACTGACATCAACGAGAACACAAGACAGCAGCGAGAACGGATACATCTTTTTTAGTACTGAGTCAGTCTTTTTGTCACTACTTGTTAACACAAGGAAAGACGTTACTAAACAATACATAAAAGGCACATCGTTCTATTTCAATCCTCAAAGAGAAGTAAAACCCAGCACGATCTCATTTATTAGAGAGGTACTAAAAAAGCATCCTAAAACGATAAATCTTTTGAACGACTTGAACAGTACCCTTTCAGGTCATTCAAAGTACTCCTTCATCATCAAACTTCCTGTTGACATCATTGACAACGAGTCATTAAAACGAAGCGTTAGCAGGTTCGTTAACAAAGACGGCAAGTACCTGACAAACATGAACAAGACAATGTATATTGAGAACTGGGAGGTGAATTCAGTCTGCCTGCTGGTTACGATTCAAGCCCTGTGCTACCAGTTCAAAATCAGCGACCCTGCCATCAAGAAATATGAGGACACAGCGAACGAGATAATAGCGCCAATGATGAGTTTGAAGCCAAAAGATCAGGATGTGATGCGTCTGAGAAGGTGTGCTTCAATAATTCTGGCAATCACTGAAGCACTGGACAAACACCTTGGAACCAGTATGTTCGATCAGGTAGTTCGAGGTACCAGAAGAACCATACTCAAGAATATAGTACTGACCAAGAAAGAGATTCCCAACTATTCCAAGAATGATAACCTGTCTGTGGAGGTTAACCATCACCTTTTCATTTTTATGGTAGACATGGTGTCAACCCTAGTCATAACTCTCTGTGAGACTGCTGGCGTTTCAGCGCTATCCATTAACAGACCTGCAGCAGAAGGTCCTGATGAATTCAAGGACCTAAAAGAATTCTACAGCAACCTTGCACCAATAGTTCCAGTCATTCAGGAAGTTCTGAAAATCTGAACAGAAAACAGAAGACACACAAAAAATGAAGACATTCTTTCTGGAAGAGTATGACGGACCAGATTGTGAGAACAACTCTGGCCTGAGAATCTACATGTCTCTATCTGTCGGAATTAGAAGCAACAACGACAAATACATCTTGGTTCAGGTCTATCGTAGTAACCCAGAGTGGCATTTCAAGAGAGGAGTTCCACTTGGGTCTCCAGGTTCTATCAGTATCTCACTGAATCTGGACACTGACGAAAACCCTTATGACAACCACCTCCTTCACCTGATCAATGAGAACAGGATCGCAGAGGACCACTGGCTAATTCTTCTCGTCAGACGACTTGCTGAACTACTTGCCTGCACGTATCATAGACAAGGATGGCTCAGTATTGGCATCCTTTCAGAGACAGGCAACATGACTCTCATCAGGAACTCTATCCAGATGACAGAACCAGGACAAGTCGGACTCACAGCAGCGCTGGTCTCAACAGTTGCACTCGCAGACATCTTCAACTCATTAGAAGACATTGAGAGGTTTGCACAAACAACAGGTGTCATAGATGTTGTGTCCCCTGTCAGCATAGAGGAACCAGAGTATTGCGAACCACGATTCTCCAGCATACACTCCATTGCTCAGAGCATCCTTACCTACACATCACCTGACACACCAGAGAAACTGGAACATGAGAATCTTGTATGTTTGTTTGAGGATAATCTGTGCAGTGCTCCGACTGAAGACAATGACATAAGAAACGAGATGCTTCTCGACCAGATCATCAGAGAAACACCACAAGGGCAGTTTCTCAGAGCAGGTCATACAGCAGGAGAAAACGGATTCATAAAAATTCCAAATCATTTCTTTGTGTTCAAACCCTTCTTCTCGTTTACCATGAAGCCCAAGCACAATAAGAAGGCTCCTGAACATGCTCGCATTGCCCTGCACAAAGCATTCTCCTTTGTCAGAACAGAGGACCTTTTTAAGGTCAGTCTACACAAGCATGAAACTGTTGTGCAATCTCTGCTGATACTTGCCAAATCGTACTTCCTTGTCCTGGCTTCAAGTCGTAACGACGAGGAGATCAATGAGGTTAGAAAACATATTGAGTCACACGAGCAACAAGCCCTTGATGAACACAGAAGGATGTGCAGCACAAGCAACATTGAAAGCAGCGACAGCAAAGTAGATGACATTACGAGACGTATCTCAGAAGAGATTGTCTCAAACGTCCTCACTACTGCCTACCTACTTGACAAGAAGTCAGGCACAAATAGGAACCTGCTCAGTAAGTCAGTAACCATGACTCAGGATTCCATAAGGCGGGTGAGGGGACTCCGCTTCCAGCATTCCATCAACCTTGGTGCCGTAGTTCTGCACAGGTTTCTGAGCGAGGTTCTGCCTGGCCGCTCACTTGATGTTTCATCACGTCAGCAAGTATCCGCAGAGCCCGTCCTCAAGATGCTGAGAAAAGAACAAACAGACCCAGCGGAGAGCAACGAAACAGTACTCTAAGATCTATAGAGTCATATGGTGTAAAATTACATTTGGTTATAAGTGTATAAGATCTGATTGTAAAGAACTATGAGTAAGAGCAGCCGTCTTGCGCTCAGTTCACCTCGCCTGACATCACGTCTGCATAAGTGCATGAATCCAGCAAAACACCATGATTGCTTGCAAAAATGAGAACCAGATGTTGCTACGATCCGTTTTTACACCATATGACTCTATAGATCTAGGATGGGAGGCTGGGGCTCTTGTCTTTGGGTGCTTATCGTCGTGGCTGTGGTGGGTGTGCTGGGGTTGTCAGCCAGTCGTCCAGACTACATGATTAGTCAGGCCATGCGCGATGGTTGGTGCAGGCTGCAACCTCCGAGTGCATGAGAGTCAGGCTAGTCGATGGAAGCACTCTAAGCGATTTTAAGAGAGTTTTATACACTAAACGCTATCAGGGGTACACACAGGACCCAAAACCCCTTGTATGAGGTTCTGTGTGCCTTCATACAAGGGGTTTTGGCTTGATGAGCAAGCGTGCCTCTTAAAGTGAGTTCCTTTGTGCTCGCATCACCGCTCACTCATCACAGCGAGTTTGTGTGGTTCTCAGTCGCCCATCTCCTTGACCTTGGCAATGGCGCTCACAATGCTGGCTCGGTCCTTGATGTCGAACCACATAGGATCATCACTGCCAACCATCTGAGGGACACCAACAGCCGGGTAACCCTTGGATCCGCTTAGGTCAACAACCAGAGTGCTCTCAGGACGGCTGACTGTATCAAGAACCTCGGCGGCGTCATCCGTGTCGAGGTGGTCGAATGGCATGATCTGAGAGTCCCAGTCGCCCCCGAAATAGGTGAGCAGGTTGTCCTTATAATCAAGGTCGTAGAACTTCTCCAGGACCTCTACAACCTCATCAGACGTACCTTCCTCGATGTCCACAACATAGGTCTCACCATCCCTGACTCCTACAACGGCTGCCTGATCGAACAGCCAGTCACGAGACGGGATCCCACCCAGAACATCCCTGAAGGTAGTCTCAAGATCACGAGTGCTGGTAAACGGAACCGTGTTCAGGACAACCTTCTTGCCAGCCACTTGAACCACGATGCTATCGCCTTGAGGAGCAATAATGACACTGAGTGTTGCAGGCATGAAGGAAGATCCTGAGTCAAGAAGAACCCCAACAGACCTGACGCTGGCCTCCTTGCTTAACGACTTGTCTGACAGGACCTCAAAGTCCTTCAGTGACCTCCTAAGAGTGCTGACGAAGTTCTCCTCGTTCAGGAGATTCGAAAAGGGACTTTCGCCCTTCTTGTACGAGGTGTAGGAGATCTTATTGATGTATTTAACGATCATCTCGAAGGTGTCTGAGATGATCTCTCGAGCCTCGAACGAGGAGACAGAGCCATTAAACTTTCTGTTGGCGACAAGCACCTCATTTGAATCCTCATTGAGATACATAACATTAAAGTTGCTAGGAGTGTGCGTACTCATGGTAATCCTTTCCTGGTGTACGGAGGTATGCATGTTCGACAGAACTACCCCGATTGTACAAGCGCTGCACACCAGAGATCAACAAGACAGGTAGTGACACTAGACACACCAGGACGCCACAGCACCTTCTACAAGATCTATAGAGTCATATGGTGTAAAAACGGATTGAGGGGGGTACACGATGCTAACTTTTTGCTTTGATACCAGCGCCTTGATTATCTGACTTGAATGAACGGGTGAGCATTGGCAAGTGTGCTTAAAACAGGTGCACTGACGTACTTGAAACACACCTCATCAGCATGTTTCTGATCATGCATCGTTTTTACACCATATGACTCTAAATAACTTATAGTAGCACATTGGCGTGTCTTTGCGGGGTGAGTACATGCCGAGAGAAGTGCCTCCCTCGTGTAGATTCTCTCATAGATACACTGATAGGATTCTACTTTAACTTGGGCGCCGTCTATAATCAAATGTAATTTTACACCATATGACTCTATAGATCTTGTAGACAAGGGTATGGGCTCGGGTGGGGCTGTGCCGGCGACGGGGTTGTGGTGTCTTGCGGTGTGGGTGCGTCGGCGTGAGGAGGTATGTAACAGACGTTCTGGTGTGTTCCTGCAGCGCGAATGCCTCTACCTGGTCTATAAGATTGCTGAAAGGCTCTCTGGCGCGCTCAAACGTTCTTTCTGGTATCTGGTTACGTCTCAGCAGAGAAATGCCCTCAGAATGGCTTAGAACGCTTCTGAGGGCATGATGGGTTCTTTACTTGGTCTGTGAACATGGCTGCTTGCCAGCGAATCACACAATCTGTGTTAGGGAAGAGGTGCAGGTGGATAGGTGTTTATATGGATGAGGTACTGAGAGTGAGTGCTGGCAGAGGCTTTACGAGCGCTTAGCACTGCGTGCTGTATTCAGTGCTGGCTGCTCCCATGATAGAACCGCTCCTTGGCCTGCTCCATAAGTGGCTTGATGGTCAGGTAGGCGATGATGCACTCACACAGGATGAGCAGCAGAGTGAGGTACCAGGGAGCACTGATGACAGCAAGCACGGCACCAGTGCATACTGAGAAGACTATGTGCAGGGTGAGTCCAACGAGAATAACGCCCAGAGTGCCCTCGGTGTCGTTGTACGCCTTGTTCCAGGCGTTCTTCATCGACTCACCTGCCTTGCTGATGATGCTCATTGTGACCCTTCCTTCCTGGTTCCTGTCTCCTGAGAACCATGATGATTTGTACCAAGCGGGTTGTTCTGGAATCCAGCATAGACCATCAGTTCATCACGTGCCAGCCTTGTAGTAGTGATGTGTGCCACAAGGAGAAGTGGTTGACTCTGTATGATTGCAGGCAATACAAAAAGACAGCGGTCAGTGAGTACCTGTATAGACGTCTCTCATCGTCCCCTGAGTTTGCTTTTGCTGCCAGCACTGCACTACAAGCATGTCACACGTCAGGAAAATCAGGACCTTAGAACAAGTCGCTCATCCTGATACCTGTTCGACCAGTTTGATTCAGGCAGTCATAGCACATGCACTCCTCCTTCAAGTGCCTGCACACATCAATCCCGTACCATGAGGAACCTGCGCTAAGCCACTGGGCAACCTCACGAGCGTCAGATAGGCACTGGTTGAACTCCTCATCACTACTGCCGTTCCTCGAATCCAGTAGGACAACAGGAGTCATCGGAAACCTTGGAAGTAGACCACTTTCATCAATACCGATCCCAAAATCATCCACCACCTGACCAACGTCTTTCATGACATCCAGCGGACCGACCAGTGATAACGACTCAACCTTGAACCTGTCATCCAAATTGACTGGATTAACTGGTTTTCTGATTCCTAGAGACAGACCAACATCCTTTCTGAAGAACGAGGTAGACCTGTCCTCAATGGAGTCCTCATCATGAAAAACACAGTTCGGGTAGTACACCTCTGGACTGCCATTCCTTACGACGGCAATGGTATTTGTCATCATATAGAAGATGTATCTAAGAAAATCCGCCTGAGAATTAGTGTCAGGCTCAGGCACCTTCACTGATACGAGTGACACCCCTGACTCACCAGCCTTTACAACACGTCTGACACATGACGTTGAGATAGCGCCACCTATAGTGCTCCTAACGTCATGACCGACCTGGCTCCTTTGAGCGTTCACAGAAATCCTGTATGGCTTGCTCTCCTTGTAATCACCAATAGCCAGCGTCTTATGAGCCATCTTCTTCGTGTCAGCGAATCGAAAGATTGTGCTCTTGCCTGGATGCTTTGGTCTGAATGACACGACCTGTACTGCAACCCTTACTCGTCCTCGGTTGATCAAAATTCGCCTTCTTAATCCATGTTCTTATAACACTATAAATCTTTTAGTACCATCATTCGACGTTATAGATGCTGAGGTCCATACCAACGATGGTGGCTGCCTGCTCGTCATCCATGGTGTCGCCACCCATAGCACAGGCGAAGTGATTACCACCCTCAGTTCGACCCCACTCAGGGATATGATAAAGACCTTGAACATTGTCAGCGTATTCAAAGAGAGCACGGGCGATGCCCTCTCCCTGACGACTCTCATCAACCTCGACGTTGAGGATGAGGCCAGTGGTGTGGGCGATGAGGTAGCCGACCTCCTCACCGTCGTCGATCATGGAGTACCGAGTGCCAGGGAGGTCGTCCTCGCTGTAGTGGCTGGTGGTGATTTCCACGATCGATTCCTTTCTGTCCGTTATGATGGATCTAGTGTATTACATTATATTAGAAGGAATCAACACTATAATAGTTAATTAGGTCACAGCAGAGGGCTTGAAAATCTACTCCCAGAGATTCAGATCTGCCCAGAAGATGTAGTCAGAAAGTTCTCGCTCCATGCCCTCAACAAAGACCTTGACCTCATCGCTTCTTCCAAGATTGCTAATGAACTTCTCGTACTCGCTGATGAACATGGGCGACGTCTTATAGGATACTTCAATCTCTGACATGAAGTCAACTATGCTGTTCTCCTCAATGTCAGGTTCATAAATGAGCAGAGATGCTGACCACCCAGAAGCAGCATTTTTGTGGGTCGGTTTACCATCGTTCACCTCAACCTCAGAAGGAATTAAAGCAGTTGGGTTTACCAGCAGCAGACCACCAAACACAGGAGAATACATGTGTCTTTCAAGAAACTGAGGACACTTCTGCTTCAGCGTATGAGACATGCTCACAAGAATGTCTGAGGTAATCTCCTGTTGAATCAGCCTTGCGTTCTTGAGGTTCTTCTTCAAAGGCAGATCAAGAGAGTATTCCTGAGACAAGTGGTAGAGATACAGATCCTCTTCCTTGTTGGCATATAGGGAGGATGCAATAGCGCCATTAGGTAGGATTGAATGATCCTTGTGCTCTTTGCCTGAATTTCTGTTTGTCAACCAGGAAAGTAAACCCATTACCTCAAACCACCATTTTGCCTTAACAAAAACTGCCTATCTGGGCGCTGAGTGCAAACAAGATTTACTCAGCGCCCAGATAGTTGTTCATTCGTCAGACCTTTGTGTCACTCAATGGTGAAATGACGACCCAGGTCAGCCAGTTCCTGCATGGTGTAAGAGTACCACACACCATGCTCAAAGTTGAAGACAACCTCACCAGTGACGTCACTCTTCATGAGGCATCGACCAAGATTCGAGTGGAACCAGAACACGCCAGCATCCTTGTCAAGCAGGACACTGATCCCGTCTTGGTTGTGGTCGTGCTCCTCAACTAAAATCTTAGCAAGGTCAACGCTGGAGGTGTAACGAGCACGCGACTCCGCAAAATCAGTCCGCTGGCCTCCAGTCACGCTCAGTCGAATCTCGTGGCCCTTGTTGTCATAGCCTGAAGGAATGGACATCTCCTTGACATCAGACCGACTCTTTACGATCTGGTTATCAATACAACTAATGTGGTCGTACATTCGGCAGGCGTGGTAAAAGAGACCAATAACCTTGTTCTGCTGGTTGTCCTCATCAGCAGCCATAGCATACGCCAGATGAGCAGGAATATAGGACGCCCACTGAATCGTAACATGATTGAGGATCATGCCCTTCTCGTGATCCTTCTTGGCCTCAACGGTGGCGAAAACCGCTCGCATTCCCATGTCTGCTCTCCTTGTGCTTGCTGGCTCTCTGTGGATGACTGCCTGGCACCATCATACACAACACACAGATCAGAATCCAGATGAGAACAAGTGACTTGCGACACATGATGGATGATGGAAGCAACACAGGGGAGGAGAGAACAGGGTGATCACTACCACCACACATGACCTCATCCAGAAGATGCAGGGCAATGCCCAATGATGTACAATAGGGTGCAGAGGTGCTGACATCCGTTCAGCAGGATTCAAGAGAAAGATAAGTACAGAGAATGACCATTCCCAAGTATGACACCATCTCCGTCGTCCCAGTGCCACCAGAGGGATACCAGATGGTTGAACAGGTCGAAGCAATTGACATGAGCCCAGAGATCACCTACAGCCATCATGTGCCGCTATGGGACGGGAGTCAGTGGTGGGATGTATATGGCGCTGACCTTGACGGACCAGCAGATGGCGACATTCAGGGCGTTCATTTCATGGCTGCTGTATACAGAGTGTTCCTGGATCCACCAGAGCCAGAGGAGGCGTACTACTGCCGTCCTGAGGATCCCGTCTGGCTTATTGAGAAGAAGTAAAAGCAGCGCTTAAAGATTCTTTGAGATCTTTGTGTAGTGCTCGTACTCACATTGCTTGCACAAACACTCCTTGTGATGAGCGAACACTGACACAGGAAGAAACGACTCAGCCTGAGAGCACCACTCCACCATCCTGTATCGACTCTCCAGAACACTCTTCAACTGCTCCTTTGAGGTGTCATGATCCAGTCCTTTTGCCATGAGGTTCTTGTTGGTGACGAACCTGCATATCCTGCCCACACCAGAGTCATTGAGAACGTCAGAGATCTGCCTCATGGTCTCGAACGGGCCAGCAACGACCTTCAACCTGACCTCATTACATTCAGGAAGCATGTCGCAGTAGTCGATGACCTCACCAGCAGTAGCACCAGTAATCTCCTGCTGCTCACAGAACTCTGCAACAGCAAGACGAGCCAAGTTCATTGAGATGGAGAATCTGTCCTCAGGCTCTCCGCCCCGCCACAAACAGAACGAAAAACTATCATTTATTCGTGCGGATACAGAGATCTCAAAACTGGCAACATCAGCACCACGCAGGGTAATTGAGTTCAGTATTTTAACATCGAAAGATTTGCGGTTTTTTAGAATCAAACTCATGGCAAATCGAGACGGGACTGTCTGTGTGCCAAACTCATCATCCCATGCGCTTAAGTCTGATTTAACAGAAACACTCCCAGTTCTAACATCGCCATGAAGTACATCAAAATCAAGTAATCTTTTGCCACAGAAATGATACTCCCTGCGTATTCCACGTCCAGGAGTGTTGGACATACTGTCCAGCCAGTCCTGCTCATAATCGCTCAGAGCCAGGTCAGCAGCGTCCGCAAGAGTATCAAAGTCAATACTGTTGTCAACATTCATAAATCTGTTCCATCTGGATTGCACTTCTTTCATGATTCTATCACATAAAAGAATGTGTGGTCAACAAGTGAGTGCATACTAGAAGTGTGGCTCTGATCTCAAAATAAAAACAGGCTTGTAATTAATTCTGGTAAGCATAACGGACACTCGCAAGAATTCTCTCTGTGTCTTGCAACTACTCCTCCCGCCCAGTACTCACCAGCAGACACACACTCCATCATCTCCGACATCTTTTCGACCTCCTGCTAAAACACTGAATCAGGAGATCCAGAAGGAACCAGAACCACAGGATCAGCCAGGAACCTGAAAGATGGAGTCCCCATATAGTCCAGGAAGTCAGCAACTCTCGACATCTCATCTACTGGACCAGAGAACACGAATGTCTCAGCTTTGTCGTCATCCGAGTCAACTAAGTAGTCACCAACCGAGATACATACCTGATCACTACAGGACTTTACTGGATAATTGATCCCAGCCCTGTGTACCCATGTACCTTCTAGCACCCGTTTTGCCTGAGATCGAAGAAGCCATATAAGCGAGTCAGTAATACCTACAGGATTCATCTCATGATAAACTGCAATCTTGCCACAAGTCACAGGGTCTTTGTAATTGTAATGGGATATATAGGGAACATAGTTATTAAAAACAAAAGACCAAATATTTCTTTTAGCCAAGTCAAATAAGAAGCTACGACTTATCTTTTTAATGATTCTGACAGAGCAGGGTTTATTGACAGAAGCGTTTTCGTACCTTTTGACGTCACCACGAACCAGATAGGTAATGTCCCAAGGGTTACCATCCTTGTCAACCTTGAAGTTACCTTCTCCTGTAAACAAGGTGACATCAAGATCAAGGTTAAAAGTCAACTTATTCATACCATCTGCTTTTCTGTGTCATGTCTTGGCCACAAGTGTTTCATGTTTTACATCTACCACTTACGAAAATCTATACATTCAGGACACTCGCATTTACCTGTCTCGTGCTTAACAACAGCGCCGCCACCAATCCAGTAATCACCAGCAGAGCACCATTCAAGCAAGTTGGATAGTGCACTCACCTGCTTGTCAAACTCTCCATAGGAATGATCTGGCGGAATAGTAATGACAGGACTTGCGACAAACCGAAGAGATGGTGTCCCGATGCTATCCATGAAGTCAGCAATCCTGGAGACCTTATCCAAAGATCCAGTAAAGATGGTCGTATTGGCTTCATTTCTCTGCTCTGCAGGATAGTTGAAGTAGGCGACACACACTTCATGTTTGTAGGAATTTCTGAAGTTGGTGTAGTTCTGGCGATGATACCAGACACCAGCCACTACCCATAAACAGTAATCATTGATGAACTCATAAAAGTTCCCCGAATTAGAAATAGGTTCTGTGTGATGATAGAGCGAGACGCCACTACAGATTTCCTCGCTCTTATAGTATTCTTTGTTAAGGTGAGGGATCTGGCGCTCAATGAGATTTAACCATGATGATCTTTGAGATGACTCAAGCACCTCATAATTGAATGCAGGACTACCTACCACAAAATCATCATGAAAACTAAATGACTCGTGCCTTCTGTCCTCTATGCTCTTTAGGTACTTACTGACACCTCCTCTGTGAAGAACAACAGGTTCAGTGTCCATAATCAACGCATCAAGATACACCTGATAGCCGCTCTTAGTTTCTTCCATTTTGCTGTCCTGTTGTTACCAGTTGAACGTCCTGGGATGAGGAACAGGCGCCACACCTCAGTCCTGCAGAACAGAGTTGAGATCGTCCAGAGTCATCTCATCATCCTGAGCAACCTCTACATCAAGGTCCTTGGCGTCCTCTGGAGTCATCTCGAACCAGCGAACTAGGTACCACAGATCCATCTTGGCAGCCTCAATAACTCCGCCAGCCATCTTCTGGTAGTAGAGTTCAGGGTCAATCTGAAACACGATGCCAAACGTGTCACCATGACTGATCCCAGAGCCAGCCATACCAGGAATGTCAGTGATGAGAAACGTCTTCTTCTCAAAGACAATCCTGTACCTGTCAGGATAGAGAATCGGGCTACTGGAACGGCTCAGGTACTTCTGCAACGCCAGAGTAGGGCGATAGTGCATTCCATTGGTGTCCCTATTAAAGGTAACACCCTTAGCCATTACGTACATACCATTGACAGAAATCTCGGTCATGATACCCTCGTTCCGTGATAGATGAACACTTTTATCTACTCCACTCGCTCTAATCATACACATCTGAAAACAAGTTCATCAACCTAGATTCCAGTGATTTGCGACACAAGCAAGAACTCTACATTCTGTCAAAATTCGTCTACACAATAGTTGCGCTGGATTTAGAGACCTCGGAGCAGTTGAAGCACTCGCAATCATGATCGTGCCAGAACAGGTTAGCACCCAACCATGAGCACGGACCACTACTGACCCACCTCATGATGATCTCCATCTTGTCTGTCTCTTGCTTGATTACGTCATCATCAGTGCCGCTAGGTAGAATAACCAGCGGGCTGACTATGAATCTAGCAACCTGATGAACACCAGTGCTTTCCAGCAACTTGCAGACATGATCAACCTGATCTACAGAGCCAGTAATGACAGGAAACATGTAAGCACTTAACTGTTGTTTGTCGTCCCACACCTCGTCGATACTGCCAACAATAACCCCAACATTATCACGGACAGATGTGTCGTACCCATATTTCTTAGAACCACGTAGTGTGCCAACAGCAAGAATTACGGAATCGTAGCCACTGTAACTAGGTCTGATGTTGAAAGAACCTCCAAGTTCTGGATCTGGAAGAAAATCGACAATCTGCAAAAAAGATATACCTAAATTTCTATTCGTGTAGATTGTGTTTACTCTGTCTGCTTTGCGCTGAAAACTATTTGTGTTGTCAATCACATCCTTGTCAGTATCCATCGGACTGTAAAAAAGCGGACTACTTGAGTGGTAATATGAGGTACAAATATTCTCATATTCAGGGTAAAGATACTCAAAAGAATAGTAATTTCGCAAAAAACTTGATCCAGTAAAACATGCAGAGGTGCATCTTAGTATACTATTCTTGTCATTCATATGTCCTCTTAGGTAAATCATCTGATTGCAGTTGCAGTATTATAACATAGAAACAACCATCTGACTGAACCTGATGTGAGTCCAGTCAGATGGTTGCCATGTTTCGGTATCTCACAGAACCTGCAGCCAGAAGCCAGTTCCGTAATACCCGTTGTCAGATCCTTCAAACTCAACCAAGGGCATCTTGTCGCCCTCAGTCATAACAAAGAGGGTGAAGTGCTCCTCCCACTCGTCTGACTCAGAAGATACCCCCATGATGCGTCCGCCAGGCAGAGCCTCAGCGATAGACGCGATTTGGTACCATCCCTCACCAGGCACAACCTCGCCCAGGTTTCCCTGAACCTGAACAACTTGGCCGTTGTCAAGGGTCAGGTGAATAGTAAAACTGTCCTTCTGGTCGGCCTTGACGATCTTGCGACCAACAAACATCTCATTAATCTTGTCGATCTCGCTCCAGGCGACACCCTCGTTGTATCCGATGCTGTACTTGTGGTCGAGGTGAGGCATGATGTCTTCCTTTCAGATTGGTTAGTGGCTTGTGTTCCCTTGATGACTATAACTCTACTTGATGCCCACCTGGATAGCAAGTTTTGAACCAGTGATGTGAGTCACATATGCAAGAAGATTTTGAGATGACTAGACAACTACCTGCTTACTGAGCAAAAAAATATACACCTGGTCAGGTAGCAAGAAGTACTGACTTCCTTATTCTACCTGACCAGGTGTTTCTGTCTGTGTCAGTGCTTGTGGTGTACCCATTGGGCGCGCTGGGCCATGTAATTTGACATGACCTTCCACGGATCCATGTACCCCGTCTTAGGGGGCATGTTCTTCAGAATGTACTCAGCAAGTTCAGTGAAAGAGACAATCGGCTGGATCTTCACTAGGGAGTACTCAACATACACCACACAAGGCATGTCGCCCACCATAACGAGTGCAGTCTCGTCATTCTTACGTCCAAGAACAACAGAGTTAATACCGTCAAAGGAGTCAATGACAGACTCAAGCACATCCTTGTCAGTCGTGCTGCCATCAAAACTTGCCCCAACACGCTCACTGAGGTCCCAGGCAATCTCATCCGCCTGGTTTTGGTCGGATACGTAACCTTTGAACCAACCGGACCAGTCCATACTCACCTTCATCTTTGCCTCCTGTGACTGTTTGTTGGGGTACCTCTTGCATCCCCTCGTGATGGTTCCAGTGTAGTAGGCAGAAGCAGGACCATGCAACTACAGAACATGTGAACTGAACCACATACCGGAAGAACAGAAGCCCCTGCAGGAAAATCTACCTACAGGGGATTCTTTCTAGTGTCTATGCCTATCGCTTCAGGTTCTGAGTGGCCTTCCTGACTGCATCACTGATCCCAGCACAGGACACATCAGAGGTGCTGACATGATTGACCAGAGCATCCTTTGTAAGGTCGTAAGAAAGGATGTCAACAAACCATTGATTCACTCCATAGTGAGCAATGACTTCAACTCGAATCTTGCTATTGTCAAACTCAGCACGGAATGAAAGGTTGTCGCTATTGTGATCTGAGATCAGCATAGGCTGCTTACCAAGAACGTTACTGAAACCAGCACAGACGTTCATCTGAACCCTGATGATCTCTGACTGAGCAGAACGATTGCGAGTGAAACCTGACATGATGTTCCCCTTTGTTTATCAAGGTCGCTCTGTTGCTTCCTTGTTCTGATTTCATTGTATAGCAGGTACTCGATAACGATCAACCCCGCCACAAGTGAACTGAGTCACAATCTACGTCAGATCGTTCCTCACATGTATTTTTTTGCTCATTTGCATAGAAGATTGAACCTCTCGTCTCCAAGATTCTATTTCAGGACTCTTATCTAAGATTTGAGTGGCCTTCCTGATAGTCACTTTTGAGAGTTGTTAAAAATCCCGGTCTGAGTCTCTAGTGCATCAAGCAAATACTTTGAGACGATACTCCTGATTTTCTTGCTAGAGGTTGTCTGAGTATACTTTGAGTAGCAAATCCTGTCTGTTTCAAATGGATCCTGAGCCTTAATACTGATGGCCCACATATTGAAACTTTGCCTTACCTTGATAAAGATTCGCCCATACGGCCAAGAGTAACTAAAAACAAGAGATAGTGAGAAATCATCTTCATTAACCTCAAAAAGAGGAAGACCTTGGCAGTTGTCAAGAAATGCATCATAAACAGCATTCTTAATGGCATTAGTTTTGTTCGTTGACTTCGACCCATGCATTTTTCTCAATCTCCTGTCCTGTCCTAAGGATGCTTGACTGGCTGAAGGAGTCAATCATGTCACCACAAGACATCATAGTCAAGGAAAGATTCTGTGAACTGAGTCACCTGCAGTTGTACCTGTCCTCCAGGATAGAAAGGATGACCCCAGCAACAACGTCTGGCTGATTGTGGAGATAGTCGTGAACATCACCAGTTGTGTGATCCTTGCCATACAACCACAAGTCATCCTTGTAGACACTAAAGACAGAATCTTCATACTCAATACAACAAATGTCATCAGAGACGTCTACACGAGCCTCTGGAAGCATCTTCTTGACAATCTGCTCACAACTCTTCAGGTTGCTGATGTCCAGTGAAGTCACCATATACTCCACCCATCTTGAGTCATTGTCGTTAAGGAAGCAGATAGCGTATTCAAGATCATCAAGCATGAATCTGTTGACCTCAATGTCATCGGAATTGAGAATCGTGTTCCAAACGGAAATCTTCAGATCCTTGAAGTAGTTGTCAGAGTCCCTGTGCTCGTTAAGAGCAATCTTGACATCATTTTCTGGAAACTCAATAGTCGCTTGCAGACTGTCAGAGTAAATCAAGAAATCACGAATCAGATCCGGGCTCTTTTTAGCAATGTTTCTGCACAATGTGATAATCTCGCTAGTAGTTGATGAAATGTCGATCATCAATCTAGCGATCTCTGAAATGTCGTCTCCGTCATAGCAGGACCATCGACAACAAACCTCATCGTCATGCTCGTCATAGATAGTCCACTCCATAACATCTCCGTCATCATCGGATCCCCAGCCAGCACACATGTAGCACAGATCCCCAATACTAAGACGCCAGTGGTCAGTGCAATCCGTGATGTCACTAGTTATCCACTCATGCTGCTTCTCAATCTCACTGGAAACAGCATACAAGAAACTCTCAGGAGTCATTTTGTCAATACTCTGAGTAGTGTTGGATTTCTGATTAGTCATGATAATCTACTTCTCTAGTCGTCTGTTTTGCTGTGCTTATTAGAACAGGTATGACGGATAGTTTTTTGCACCACCAGTCATACCTGTTCATTGATTGTGTGCTCTCTTGCTACCTGTCAACAATGGCTACAAGTTAAGCAACATTCCCGCCATCACCAGCATCCTGACTCTCAATCTCCAGGAACATGGTCTTGCTGACTTCCTTCTTCAAAAGGGCGACAATTGGGTCAGCCTCAATCACGAACTTGCAGGAAACAATCTTGACGAAACTAGCCACCTGACCAGGAGAAAGAGTGTCAGCAAGAAAGTCATCAATCCTCTGGTGAATCTCCTTGACCTCATCCTGGACAGCTGAAAGTGACTTGATGAGGATAATCACCTCAACAACATTGATGATTCCCAGGAACATCCACACCATCCAGAAAGAAGTAGTGGATGCAAGCATGAGAGTATGACTATTCCTTAGGATAACACCAATCCACTGTACTAGTAGACAGGTTCTCCTTCGGATTCGTCGTGCCGCTGGTTGTCTGAAACCACATAGCGTGGCCCACCACAGAAACCCTAGAGTCTGCGGGGCACATTTCCTTACTCACCTCCTTGGATGGAAGAAGTGGATAATTACGAGTGTGAGTTTTAGTTTTCTTCTGGTTCTGCGGAGCCTTAGGAGTCGGCTTGTTCTTCGTACCAGGGTGCTTCAACGGCCTAGAATGACACTTGGATCGACGAACACGCTTCGTATCCGTGGCGTGACGCTTCCTGGTCTCGCAAGCCTTCTTAACATTAGCTCTCTGGGCGATGTTCGCTGCCGCATTCAGATCACGATGATGGGCGATACTACAGGTGGTGCAGTAAGGTTGAGAGTAGTCGCTCATGTTCAGATCTGACTGACAGACGTGACACTTCTGAGATGTATAGGCGGCGTTCACCTTCATAACCCCGCCGCCATCAGACTCAACCATGTCACGTGTTCTGCGAAATACCTCTCCTCGGAACCAGCGGCCGAATTTCATGGTATTCTTGATGTGGCTCAGATCCTCAAAGGACACGATAGCGTTACCATACCTCCAGGAAACATCAGCGAGTTCCTGGGCAATGAGGATGCTTAACTCAAGCCTCCTGTTGGACAGGTGCTCTCTGTGAGGTACGGCCTCTTCGTCCTTGCCTTGTCTTTTCAAGGAAGCAACCTGTATCTGACCGCGCTTGATCTTGTTGTTTAGCGATCTGGCACGTTGATTGAGAAAGGACCTCTCAACTATCTCTTTTCTTTCATTGTCCCAGACAACATAAGATGCAGGATTAGTGATCCCGACATCTACACCAATAACATAGCGCTCAGAGAACTTCGGTTTTCCTGGATCAGTCCTACTGTGAAAGCCGAACATTACACGATTCTTATCATCGATCCATATGTCGGGCGCACCAGGCTCACAACCCACCTCTAGTAGTTGTGGTGGTGTTGGAAAGTGCAGTGTCACCCAACAGCCTTGGACAACCATGTCTAGAGAAATGCGCTCTGGTGTGACACTGAAGTTCTTGTGATAACCCCTATCTGTAGATAACAGAACAAGATGAGGACTCATAGATGCGGGTTTCGAGTCACTGGCGGTTCTCTTCCAACCATCTGAGACATGTCTAGTGGAGGTCTGATTAACAACCTCATATCTAGCGGCCCAGGATCTCAGGTTGGTGACTACTTGTTCTCTGAACATACGTTCCAGTCTGGAACTACCACTTTTAAACTGCTTCTTCACCTCAGTAGGAAGTTTCAGTCCCATACGTCTGCCAGCCTCAGCGGGTTTATACCTACTGAACTCCACAGACAAAGCCAGGTTCTGCTCAGTCATCTCCTTCAAGGCATAGTGAGCGACCAGTTCAGCATCCGCTCTGATACCATTCAGTACGTCATCTAGATTCAGAGGCTCACCATTCTTGCTGAATGCAGCGTATGGCACTCTTGGGTATGTACGTGACACAACAGTTTTAGGCGACATTCAGTGAGCCTCCTTTCAAGTACTTTAATGAGTAAAGATATAGGTGTACTATAACACAGAAGCGGCATACTAACAACAAATAAAAAAGAGATCGCAATCACACAAAAACAGGTTGACAAATGCCAGCAGATTGAGTACATTTAAACATGTCAGAGCAATCTTGCGTATATGGTTGTTCTGATAGGGTGACTCCTTTCATTGAGTATAGGTGTCATCTTGACTTTCCAATCCAACAAGAAACGGGCGAGCAGACGGAAACTGCTCGCCCGTTTCGTTTTTTATAATGATTGCACTTGGTTGACTAATAACAGACGAATTATTGTTGTTCTGGTCGAACAAAACAGAGACCCTGAGATTCACCTTGTAGTAAAGTGAATCTCAGGGCTGTTTTTATGGTGTGATCAGTCAGCGAACATCCCGGATAACAACCTCAGGAACACCCACATCACCCCATGAGTCAGAGTAGGTCAGACCCTCAATAACCACAGGAGTCGTGCTGTTGATGAAGCGGATTTCAATAGTGTAGTACTCACCACCACTACCGCAGTTGTCACCAAGCCAGTAGGTGCAAATTTCGCCAAGAGAAACACTCTCTACAACCTCAGAGGCGAGAGTGCTGCCCAGAACACCAACCTTGAGATCGTTGTCGAAGTCATAGTCAGAGTGACCAAGGAGAATAATCTTCTTCTTGGTGTCGCCATTAGAGATCATAATGACCACTACCGAGTCATCCTTGTTGCTCTCATCAACAGAGATGCCCTCAGCCTTTCGGTCAGATGCACGAATCTCAGTAATCTGACATCCCCTGATCTCAGACTCAAGATAGTCAATCCAGTCAACCTTCTCCATAAAGGTCTCGTCGCAAATTGCCTCCTTCTGAGAGATAGTGTCAGCAGAGGGCTTCAGGCTCTTGGTGTTCATTTGTGGACCTCCTTAGAGAATGCCAGTAGATCCTTTCCTCCTGGCTTCTGGTTTTAGTATAGCAGGGTATCTCTCTGGTCTACAACCTCAGAACCAGTGATGTGAGTCACACTAGATCTCAGTATGAAAATACAAAACACCCTACCAGGTTCTAGCACTCTTCATGCATCCAGGCAGGGTGTTTGTGTGTGGTTTGTTGTCAGTTCCAAGGGTTGTTCAGCCAGGCGACAAGCGCGTGGACATTCTTAAACTTGATGACGCTGGAACCACTCTCAGGGCCACCAGAGACGATGACAGCAGCCCAGCGGACCCCATACTCCTCAGGGTCATTCTCAATAGAGAGAGTGTAGTCATCGCCCTCAAGGATCATCTTGTCATAAAGGTACTCAGCATAGCAGTTCATGAAAGTCACCTTGTCGTCAAGGCTGACCTTGCCCTTGCCGTCAACCCTATTCAGAACTGACATGAACTTCTTAGAGCGGTTCTTAAGAGCCTTGTCAGTGCAGAACCAATCGCCCCAACCGTTAGTGATAGCGTCCTGAACGTCCCCAAAGGCGCCGTCCATACCCTGCTCAGCGACAGTGGCAACAATCTCAGCAACGCTCTTCTTGTCCATCATGGTCATTTCCCTTCGGTTAGTGTTTGGGCTTCTTGCCCTTGACCTAATGACTCTAGTATAAGCACGCCCAAGCAAGCAGGTCAACCCGGAAACATGTGAACCAGGACACATCTTTCTTGTGCTGTTTGAACCCACTTTCATCTGTAGTTCCCCATCCTTCTCCTTAGTTCATCCAGCCTATTAGACGGCAGAGAATCGTCGTCCCCTTGTTGAAGCGTCTTCTGCAACCATCAGAGCAACAGAAAGAACACCTCTGATTGAACTCAGCATACTTAAGAGTAATCAGTCAGAGGTGTTCTTGACAGATAATGACTTCAGGTTAATCCAATGAGTAGCCCTTTCTGCAATCTGTACTTCTTAGAGGAACAGGTCAGCGTCAAAACCCATGCACTTCATGTCAGGGTAGAGAACCCTGTCATCAATCGTATCAAAAGCATCAGCAAACACGCTGTACACGAAAGGATCCCCCTCGTTCAGGTGAAGATAAACCTTGCCATTGTTGTACACAGAGTGAATAGTTACCTTGTGGTCACGAGTAGCACCGCTCTTCAGATGCTCAGTCACGAACACGGTAACCTCACCTTCAGGGTTGACCCAGCCCATCGTGCCCAGGTCGTTGGTGTGCAGGTAGGCTCCCAGGTACTCCAGCAGGTGAGCACGAGAGACCAGCGACTTGGTGACCTCAATCACCTCCGCTGAGGAAGGGGCGTTCTCAGCGCCATCGAACTTGTTCCAGTGGTGCACCATGCTGATAGTGCCGCTGGCAATCGGCTTGTAGGAGACGACAGCGCGGGCAAAGCCCTCATCCTGAATCCAAAGGATGTCAAGACCAAGAGTCTTATTCACCCAGGAGACGCTGTGTGAGTTGTTGTCAATAACAGCAGTGTTCTCGAAGGTCAGAGCAGCATCAATAACCTACTGAGGGATTTCAGAAGTGTTGCTGTTGTTGGCGAACTTGCTGATAACGATGGCGCTCATTGCTTGTCCTTTGCTCTCATTGCCGTTCACCCTGTGTGCCCGGCTGATGGCTCTAGTTTAGGCACTCCGTCAGCCAGAGGTCAACTCACGAGACCAGTGAGGTGAGTCACACAGAAGGCGTTGTCCCATGGGTGTACAAGAAACGTCCTATACCTGGAGTCGTAGGAGTAGTGAGTTAGAGTAAACGTGCTCACCCGAGAGGCAATCTCACTCAGATCATCTGCAGACAGACCATCGGGTGTCAACGACCATAGTCCAGACGGAGAGTCAGACTTAACTGGGATAGTACCACGCAGACCTTCATCAAACATCAAGATCTCCACACCCTCATCTTTGAACTTGACATCCAGAGAGAGTTTGTGGTCAACATAGATAAAGTTGTCTATACTATAGGGCTCCGCAGCGAACACAGATCCAGCAATCTGCCTGAGAATGACAAAACGTGCAATGTCAGTGGGTACGTTAAGAATCATGATGAAGAAATGCCTTTCTGTGAGCAGGTTTGTTTATCTACTTATTGCAAAGGAGGTAGGTCGTTTCATGCTTGAAGGGGCTCTCTGCTTGCTTGGCCTTCTTGTGAATCAGAACTCAGAAAGCAGAGAGAATCCTGGCCTACATACTGATAGTGGAAATCCGAATCTTAGCGCCTGGATCCGTGACTGACTCCAGAACCTTCCTGACATCATCCTCGTACTCTTTAAGCAGGTTAATGACTCGTGCTGACTTAGGACGAATTGACACAATATACCCAACAGTTCTTCCTTGATGATTACTGATGAACAAACCACCCAGATCGCTACCAACAACGTCAAGACCAGTACCAGAGGCGAAGAAAGCGTCAACAGCATCCAATTCCCGATCATGGAAGCCCTTGTAGAGATCAGCGCCCCAACGCCGAACCTGATTGAACTCTGCAAATTCCTCAGGTGTCAGGTCGTTAAACTTCTTGTTCGGGTCAAGAGTCACAAGTGTCTCATTTCATGCTCAGTGTGTACAGGGTTGGCGTCATTCTTTAGCGACTAGATGAACTTATGGATATGACGCGAGTCGAACGAATCCTTGCGGCAGTCCTCAATGATGCCATGGCGGGCAAGAGTGTTGGCAACGCTCCTGTAGTTCTTGCCGTAGACGACAACACCATCACCATAAGGAATGTGGAGAACAGCAGAGCGATTTCCGTTGGACACAAGAATACTGCTGGCATATGAAGAGCAACCATGCACGCTGGCATCCCATCCCTCATCTTTGAGAGCATTAATGCACGAAGCCATCTTGTCACGAGTGCTCAAGGACTGCTGAATGACGTTAGCAACATGAATCGGCTCGGATGACTCAACAGAAGCCAGGAAACCAGCATACTCGTTACCAACCTTCAGGAAGGACCTGCACCCGGCAAAGTCATCCTCAAAGACAACAATAGAGACGCCCTTACCTTTAAAGGCGATCTTGTTGTCAGAGAACATCGTGCCCCCCTTGATTCCTGCCCCTGCCGTCATCTGCTTGATAACGAACTCAATGTCATCGGTGTTCATGATTTTGATCCTCACTTTTTTGGTGTCTCGGCTTTTCTGTTATCTACTCTAGCACTACCAGGTGTGTACAACAACCATTAAAATGGTGAACCATGTTACACATAAGAAATAAGAATGTGCTGGCTTTAAGCAATAATAGAATAAAGCCAGCACATTCTTAAAAATATGGCGACTATCAGAAGTAGGACAGGTAGTCAACCATTAGATCAAGGGTCTCATAGTCAAATGCAGCGGTATTGCGAGCATCCAGAATGTGGATGGATCTCTCATCATCAGTGTAATCAATGGTGGCATTGATTTCACCTGTGACATCTGCATCATGAGAAAGAGCGTCAACAACGTCATTGTAGTTGTTGGCTGTCTTTTCAGAGGTGTCAGAGAAGTCAGCACCAGCCTTTTCAGCCGTATAAATCAGATCGTCAATGTCGTCAGAACTCTGACGCACATTTAAGTGATCTGCCTTGGTCATCTCCTTCAGAACGTCAGTAAGAACGTCCAGATCCTCAACCTCGCCAATGTAGTACTTGAGAGCGCTCTTGTTGGCGTCCTTACTGCCAGCATTCTTCACGATGAGAGCAATCTTGCCCATTTCCGACTCCTTTGGGTTGCTGTTCCAAGTGACCCGTTGTCCTTGGATTGATGGATTCAGTATACTCATGTCTCGGATCTAAACTCAAGTCAGCATCTAGTGAAACAGGTCACATCGAAAATACGAGATTGCTGTCAGTCGGCTATTGTCAACAAAAAATAATCACACCTATGCTTCCAGTAAGAAAGCATAGGTGTGATGACTAGTTGACAGAGATTACAGACTAGAACTCAGTAATCGTCTCATTGAACTCCAGGAGAGCATCCCGGTCAACGTACAGGTCGCCGCTGTTAGAGCACTCCACAACAGCCTCACGAGACCTTGAGAAGTCGTACACGCTGACCTTGGGCATCTCTCCGTCACCAACCTTACGAAGGTCAATAAAAGAGAGGTCGCCAGAGGGGGAGTTGTAAAGGCTGATCTCAGAGTTCCCAAGAATCTCCTTGACCACATTGACAATCTTGTACTCGTCAATGTCATCCATAGTCGAGAGCGAGAACGAGACCTTGCAGGAAAAACGGTCCTCAGAGACATCGACACGAGCGCCCTCGCCAAGCACCTCACGCAGAGCGTCAACACTCTTGCTCAGAGAGTTCTCGTCAGCCTCGACGAAAAGAACCTTGCCATTAACGTTGTTGGTGCTCACTTTTATCTCCTTCATGCATTGGAGGTCTGACTGGTTGTCTCCCTCTCGATGACTCAACCATACATCAGGCCAGAGCCATCACGCAACACAGAAACATGTGAACTGAGCCACATTCTCAGGTGGTAAAATTCTCATGTCATAAGCGACGCTACTGGTGCAGTTACTTCTATAACAACGAAAAATGACTGCACCAGTATGTTTCAGGCGCCCAGGATCCTGATTTCCTCAGCAACCTGAAGAAGGAACCAGTCAGGGTCAACCAGCCCGTTCTCATTAACAAAGAGGTGATGGGTTGTGGTTTTGTTTCGATTCTCAAAAGTCATCCTGTCACGATCACCTTCAAGAAGGTCATCATTTTTACTGAAAACATCGACCCAGATGAACAGGCGTCCATTCTCGATTCCTGTAATCAGAGGAAACGAGAGTTTCATGTCACCAACAATAGCAGTACGACTTGAGTCAATAGAAGCATTCAGGAAATCCGCAATCTGGTTGAATGCGGTCTGAGCGGCCTCACGGCGCTGGACGATTGAGAAACCCATCTTCGTCTCCCTTAAGAACTGTGTCAACAGCCTCTTGCTGTCTGACTTGATGGCTCTAGTCTATGCCACCAGGCAAGTATCCTGCAAGCCCTGATCTAGTGATGTAGCACACATATAAGCACTATCTGTCAGCAAGTAGTTTTGACAGATGGTGCTTATATATAATCAGTGCTTACGTCCACAAGTACAAGTTCCAACATGGTAGCGATAACCTTTGGGATCATGGAGGACAATCACTCCGAACTCGTCATCAGTCACACCTTCAGTGGATACAACCTCGAATCCGTTCATGTCCTCAACACAGAAAGAGAACGCCTCAAGAGCCTTGTCGGTACCCACAACCCTAGAGAGGGTGACGGCTTGAGAGTGAACCGCAATAAGGTTGTCCTCAACTCGCCCTCCGTTCGTGTAGTACATGTCATAAGGACTATCAACAAGGTCCTTAAACGCATACCAGAGATCATCCAGAGCGTCAGTCGTTGTTCCTCCCTTACGACCAAAACGACCATCATAGCACCACTTCCCGAAACTGCCGTCATCGAAAGAGTCGTAACGAATAACAACGTACTCGTTGTCGCTCTCTTTGTTGGTGTCACGGATCACAAGTATTGAGAGGTCGCCCGTAATCTTGCGGATCTTCTTGGTGTACTTCTTGTGAACAAGACGTGAAGCCATCGCCGCTTGAGTCATCTTAACAGCAGGAAGATTCTGCATTGCTGCGATGAGACTGCGAGGAGTCGCCGCCTCAATAACATTACGAAACTGCTTATTGGTCTTGGCAAAAAAGTCGTTAGTGTGACTCATGTCAGTCTTCCTTCTGGATTGTCAGGACTGGTTATCCTTGACTGATACACCAAGCATACCTCGCACCAATAGCTGAAGGCAACCTGCGAACAAGTGAAGTAGGTCACATCAAGTATGTGCTCCAAGGAAGCAGAAATCCAGGGCCAGTGCTTTTCCTGTTCTGAAGCACCAGTCCTGGATTCAGTGATGACTTTCAAAGAAGGGGAACCTACTCAGTCGTCCTTATCCTGGTTGACATGGTACAGACGGAACTTGGGGCGCCCGTACCCCACCTTGTACTCCTCGCCACTGTAGTCACCAACAACAGTAAGAGTACCAATAAGACCACTCTCAGCAGAAGTATCTCCAAAATCCTTAACCGTGAAGTTGCTGTTACTAAGAACACTGGAGATAAGATCACAAGCCTTCTTAACTCCAGTAAAACCAGAAACGATGATAGCAGCCTGACGAACCTCCTCCAAGAAGTCCTCATTGTAGAAAAAACCATCACTGTCAAGCATCTCATCAGGATCAGTCAGAGCAACATATGAATTCCAGATAGAATCAATGTCAGCAGCATTGATCTCGCTGCGCCCTTCCTCGTATCCGTTGGTGTACCACTTGCTGTTATCCGTGTCATAATAGATGATGCTGTATTCACTTACATCATCGTTCTCATGTACAACAAAAAGGAGATCATTGTCAGCCATCTTGCGAATCTTCTTAGTGAGATCCACATTAACGGCGGGGCTCTTCATGCCCCAGGTAGAGACACACTCGGTCGGAATCTTGTCAAGAACCCAAATCAGGTCAAAACCAAACTCAGCCTCTTTGATCTCATCCATAACTTCCTGGATGGTGTTGGCAATCTCCTTGACTGAAATCGTGGTCATGATGTTCTCCTTCTTGTTGTGCCAGGTGCTTCTTGCTTCCTGGCTTCTGGTACCAGCATAGAGCACTACTGATAGGGTGTGCAACCTCTGAATGAGTGAACTGAGTCACGTTGAAGCAGAAGGTCGCCAACCTGTTCATGAAAACAACCTTCTACTTCAATGTGTGGTACTGATCTAATCAGTGTGATGTTTAGATAACCTCATCGCTGATGTATGTTTGAATATGGTGCTTAACTTTCCCATCATCGCTGGCCTCGTACTTAACAATAGTGATCTCAGGAATGAAGAAGTCGTCATCAATAGGATCGACAGAGACGGTCTTAGCATATATACCAGAGATTCCTTCATGGTGATTTTCCAGAATCTCTCTGATGTGGGTATCCATCTGGTGAACAAACTTGTCTTCCATACTCTTAGGATCAGGATCACCAGTAGCACGAAGCCAGATAGTTGGACGATAGTTCTCATCATTCTCTTCAAGAGAGGTCTTTAGTGAGAAATTGCCTGTACATTCATATTGCTTTAGAATCTTGGTAATCTTCTCTAGAACCTTGGCAGCAGCAGTGTACTTACCCTGATACTCAATAAAGGCGCTATATGATGCCTGCATGGTTGCTCTCCTTTGTTTTGTACAGCGTATTCTGAAATCAGATCGGTTGATTTCAAGATACACTATTCTGTTCGGCTGATGAGTTCAGTGTAGATGAAAGGTAGTGTGAACGCAAGCCTAGAATATATGAACTGAGTCACCTTTCTGCCCATGTCAGTTGAGCGGAGAGATGTGCAGGCATCGTTGTCCCTGTACACAGAATAAGTATACCTCAGAGAACATACGTAAAAGTGGCGTGGTTCACAGGATCCAAGGTTGTCTTCATGATGACATCAGTGCTAGAGTTGTGGTCATCAAGGCAACCAGCCAACACAACCCGCAACGGAAGGAACAGGTTATGTTCGCCATCAAGAAGATGTCTGAGATTCAAGAGAACATGATCAACGCAGGCGCTAAGATTCTGTCAGTCATGTTCCGTTACGAGGACAATGGTGGATGGGGACGGCCTGCACGCAAGGAGTCTATTAAGGCCATGATTCCCAACTGGGGTGAGGGTATTCCATTCATTGAGTCGCAGGGCAAGATGTACTTCTTCACTCCTGATGGCAACATTTACTCCGCTCACGCTTCTCGCAAGATTCACGACAACGAGATCCGTGTGCTCTTCTCCATGAGGGAGGGAGATCACAAGCGCACTGTTGTTCAGTGTGACTATAACCTGAACTTCCTGGATGCTTGTATCATCAACGGGTATATTGCTCGCCCTGTCCGTGAACTCTATGCAGTTATGGACATTGATGGAAGCATTTCTGTCACCGAGCACCCTGCAAGGTCCTTCAATCCCGAGACGGCCGGTTATGTCATCTCTCCGCAGGTTGGTCAGTGGTATGCTCCGCTGGCTTACGCTGACATGCTGGCTGAGTCATGGAACAAGTATGTCAGCAAGTATGCCCCGCTCAAGCCCAAGGCGTCCAAGGGCTTTGAGATTCCTGAGAGCGAGGATGTACAGGAAGCCCTGAAGTATGATGCCAAGTTCCATGTTGCTCACGGAATCGAGTCTGGTGTGTACATCCCGACTGCCGAGGAGATTCAAGCCGCCATCGACATCTGGGCGTACATGGAGAGCACTCGCTACCGTAGTCACGGTGAGACTGTCTCTGTGGGTTGGGCGAAGAAGATGGCCGATGCTTGCGACAGGTTCGTCAAGGCTCAGGAGAATGCAATCGCAACCATTGCCTGAGGGAGGTAAACACAACAAAGCACCCCTGCTGACAAATGGTTTCAGCAGGGGTGCTTTGTTACTCAAGTAACTCAGAAATAAGTGTGGTGCTAACAGGACTAACCAAGATACAGGACAGGCACGCTCACTCGAACCTTGTCCCGACCTTCCTGGCAAACAATGCGGCACTCAGGGAACATACTGCCGATGTATCCAGCATATGAATACTCGCAACCGCTGAGATCTGTGCAGGTCAGGAGAACACTGTCCTTCTCCTCCTCGTTCTCACCGGCCTCGTTCCACAGGTAGTCCCTAATACTGACAACTACGGTGTCCCCATTAACAGGAATATAGAGCATACCATCAACAACCTGTGACCCCTTGAAGACCCTCTTGAGTTCCATGATGATGCGTGACTTCTGGATGGACTCAATAACCTCACCACTAGTCAGGCCGCCATCAAGTCTCCTCTCCAGCAGAACACTGCCGTCATCGTCCTTGGTTATGAGAGTCGCAGACGTACACTCACCATCATCGATGTCAACCACGATGGATGCCTCAATGTTACCATGAACGCACTCGTCGTCCCCGTAGATCTCACCGCACCTCAGCCCGAAGTAGTGGTCGTCGAGTCCATGCAGGGGAATGCGGCCGTAAGCGGACACTTGAAATGATCCGCCAGCAAGCACACTGTCTGTGCCGAACAGGACGCCAGCCATGGCCTTCTCATCTATTGAGCGGATAGACGTCTTGTGCACTCCTCCGGCACACTTGTCCACACCTGAGGAAAACTCCTCCAGTAATTGCTCAGCACTGAATGAAATGCCTTCATTGCTTTTTGTAGTACTCATGTAGTTGTCCTGTGTCTGTTCTGATCTTGGGTTTCTGTTAGAATCTTCTGGCTTTTGTGTAGCGTCAAGCAGTTCTCTGTACTCTTCAGGGTTCAGGTAGCCCTTTGCGTACAACAATTCAATGTCATCCCAGTCTCCGCCCTGCACAACCGCGTCATCTTTGACTTCTGAAAACGTGTAGGGCCACCCTTTCAGTACTCTCATCATTTCAGAATCATTGATTAACCCTGCGCTTCGCTTCCATCCGATTTCCTTTGGTGTTGGGCGATCAAGATCTTCTCCGTCAGCAATGAGATTTTGAACGCGCTGAATAGAATATAGATTGAATTCATCAGAAGCAACTATTTCGTCTGCACTTCTGCCTTCTCTGAGAAGTTTTGCAATACATTTTTCTGTTTTAAGTTGATCTAGTCGTCTCTGCGACTCTTTCTTTAGTTCCTGAACCTTAGCAGCATCCATGTGTGCACCTCTGCTTTTCTATTAGTTGTAGATGAGTAGAGTTGTCAACGTGCATGATAGCATGTCAGCAGAAGCATGGCAATAGTAGCATAAAACCTGTTTCAAGTACGCAATCATTCTGCATACCCAAAACAGGTTTCATGCTAGGTTAGTGTGTTCTGGTCAGTCATCCTCCTGGACAACGACCTCTCCATCTTCTGCCCACAACAGGTCGAAAGTACTCATACTGCCCTTGGGATACTGGAGGAACCTCTTCACTTGCTTGCCGTCAGGATGACCGTGAGAAACAGTTGTGACATGCATCTCATCCCAACGGAAATCTTTGATAACATAGACAACCTTGGCGTTGAAGCCATCCTGGTCTACAATAATGTCCCCTACCTTCAGGTCCTTGACGAAAGTCAGCGTTCCAACAGCATTCACGTCAGACTTAGCAAACTTACGTACAGCATTAGACCACATATCCAGAATCTGCTCAGGGGTGCTGCCAGCAGGAAGCGAGCAAACCGGGTCATCAAAAAGGTTGATAGAAGCGCTGCCATCAGGGTTAACGAACAGCCCCAGGTTGTCATCATCCCCAATATACTGGATGAAGACCCGCCCTCGCTCAGCGGCCTTGTTGATCCTCTCGACGAACTCCTTGGTTGTCTTGGCAAATTCCATTTCTCTCTCCTTTGCTTTGTCAAGACACCCTTCGTGCCTTGCGATGGTTTAAGTAGTCCTGAAGCGAAGTCAACACAGTTGCAAGTGAACTGAGTCACAAGACGTCCCCTGCTACATCTTCCATCTACTTAAAAACACAAGGACGGCACCAGGAAGAGCACAGGCACATGCACCACACCTTCAAACTCGCAACCAACCCTTGCAGCAAGTCGCTGTCACTGCCACCAGTCGCTGTCAACTATCATTAACCATCACTATACCTGCAATAAGACTCATGCACTGACACTGAAAGAAGAATCACGTGAAGCAGACAGAAGCATCTACAGCCTTTCAGGCTATCACACCAACATATATGATGACAGCAGAAGAGCAAGAGCCAGCAGTGTGAGCAGCAAGAAAAAGTACAAGATGAAAGAGGGACATATCAAAAGAGAAGCAGAGAGAAAGCAAAAAATAGTCAGAGTGCCCTTTAACAAAAACAGGTAGAACACTTTCAGCCAGCAAAAGTGTCAACAGTCTTCAGCAGCAAAAAGAGAGCACAACACAGAGAAGTAACAACTGCTGAAAATAGGATCCAAAATCTGCGGAAACAGGATCTGTGAAAAGAAGAGCCCAGAACACTGCCAGCACCACAGAATCTATCAGCATTACAGCACCCTAGAAGCAGCAAGAACAAAAACAAAGAAATCGTAGCAGGCAGAGGACACAGCAATCACACAATGAGAAGCAGTCTTAAAGAGTACGACTATTCCTTAGGACACACACAACGCTTAGAAACCCCTGTCTCCAAGACCATTCCGTCGTCCCCAGCGCCAAAGAAGTCAACAGCACATGACAACAATGAATGAGACGCGTGCCACAAGAATGAGACGAGTACTATAACACTTCCTGAGTACCACAACCTCCTTGCGCTTTTACTCCTGAGCCTAAACACTCCCTCAGTCTCCTCTTCCTCTACCACACAAGAAGAAGAGTTGAAGAAAAAAGAAAGAAGAGAGAATACTCACACAGGACCAGGTGCAAGACAGCAGAACGGAGCAGGTCGTCAAGTACCAGATCCAGACAAAGAGACAGACCTCACACACAAGACACGCTATCAAAAAGAGAGACGAGTGTCACATCAAAAAAGAAAAACAGACAAAACCAGTCTACCACCAGCGAGCACGCAAACACAAACCACATGCATGAGAGAAGAATCACACCCCAAAGACAAAAACAAAAAAGAAAAACCACACGACACATTCCCGCCTCACCAACCACAGCACCCCGCGACCCCAGCCGACACCCAGACCCGCATCCAATCCCTCCCGCATACTTCCTTCCTACATCCCTGCCATCACCCATCCCTACACCCTATCCGCATCCTTTCCACACTCTTAACTACACCCTGCTACCATTCCCTGCCCACATACCGCCCGCCGCTACTGTACCACCACCTGTGCCTCTACTATATGTCGCTACCTTACCACCGCCTGCCTGCACCTTGTACGCAACTGTACCCATGCCTGTCTCGGTCTCGCTACCGCTCGACCTCAACCTGTGTTCCGCTCCCTGACGGTCGCTACGGTCCCCCGCCGCCTGGCTACCATATGCTCACTTGTATACTGCTACTCAGCCACTGCTATCTGCATACTGTTCACATGTCTGTCTGCACTACTGTGCTCACCCTGCTACAGCACCCCGCCTACCGTCTTGGGTTCAGCCCTTGTGCTCACCACTCTCCATCATTCTCACCTTTTATGTGTCACCCCGGTCACCTGCGCTACCACCAGTCCCTTACGCGAGTCCACTCTCACTCCCTGCCGGTTCCACCACCCTTACCGCTCGCTGACGCTCGCTCACAGGGTGGTTCCACCGTTGGTCGTTCCCGTTCCCTCGCTTGCGGTCTCTGGTGTCCGCTTGTCCTGTGTGGTTCCCCTTGCTGGTGAGTCTCCGCTCGCTTATGCCTCACCCCAATGGTCACCTGTTGCTCGCTAAGCGCTCGCCCACACATCATGCACCACTACTTGCCAGCACCCCTCTTGTACGCATACATGTCAGCATTCTTGTTCACATGCTTGCTACCAATTCTGTCCACACCATGCTTACAGTACTTCATCCAACCCTGCCAGCATGACGCTGCGAGCATAGTTCACCAGATACGGCAGTCACCCCAACCACCACAGTGCAATCATACATAGAGGGCGCAGCGTGCGAGCGCCAGCGAGTACCAAGCCCACGTATGATTGCACGCCTGCCAACATGATGCCGGAAGTCAGGGTGAGCGAGCGTCAGCGAGCGAGGCCGTCACCGGCTCGGGCTCGCCTAGTTACGTCAGGATACTTTGACTAGTCACCCGTCAGGGGTTAATAGTTCCCTGAGTTTATCCTTGCTTGACTGTGAGCGCTTACTTGTGTCCGTGTTAGTTAATTGTTCTTCTTGCTTCATGTATGCGCTTACACTTATTCCTTCATCATGTGTTGCTGTTTGTGTGCGCTTAACTGCTCGGCCTATTAGTTAATTGTGTTCATCCTTGATGTTCTCATGACTGTATGCGCTCACATCTTCCTGTTGCTCCTTCTTCTGTCTGTATGCGCTTACGTCTTCTTCTTGTACCAAGTCTCACACCTCTTATTTAATAGTCTTCATTCCTTCACCCTGTGTGAACTGTTCTTCTTCATGATTTGCTTATCTAGATGTATGCGCTGACAATCTTGTCTGTCTATCTGATGTTCTTTTCTGCCCTCATCTATTGGGACATGTCCTAGTTGAACTATGCTCTGTCTTAGGGCACTGACAGGTCCTCCTGTTTGTCCTGCCCGCCGGGACGGTATTTTGACCCGTGTAGAAACGGATATTAAGTTTTTGGGTTTCTAGTCTACCAGATAGTTGCTTTTATCTGGTCTGTCGAAGCCTTGTTCTGTGATGTTTGTCACTACATACGCTGTCACTCTGTATTTATGGAGGTGTTTTTAATGATGTTTAACACATTCTTATACTTGTCATGGCATTATCTGACTTACTTTGTTCATCTTGTCTGCATTACCGCGAAACAGTTGTGATTTATGTCTCACATGTCTGTTCTTACGCAGGAAGAAATAAATTCATGTTCTGTTTGCCGTTCTTAAAGCTGTTTTCACTCATTCCATATGAATTCAGTCCGTATTGCTGCTAAAAGCATTTCACGTATTCACTACTACTTACAGCCTGTCTGAAATACCAGTATGCGTCTTCTGTGTGCTTTGTGTCGCAATACATTTAGAAGAACAGAGACAAAAGATGTTTTGAGAATACTTAGTACGAGCAGCAATGACACACAAGTCATACTGTGCTCGACTTCTCGCTCATGCTGGATAGAATAACAGTACATCATTTTCATTCAGTTCATCTAACTGTCAACTAATCAAGAATACTGACCAGTTCATTGTTCTTCCTGTCTGTCACCACTTCACTTCTCGGAGGTCCTAACCGCTATGAGGTCTGGAATCAACTTCAACTCACCTGATGGTTCTGCGTCGATTTCACGTCCTGGTGATACTGGTCGATTGACTGAGAACAAGAGTGGTTCTGGCTCTGGTGACAGTATCCTTGATGACCTTTTCAGTGATGATGACAATAGTTCATCTAGCCGGTCTGACGTTTCTGCAAGAGGAAGTAACAACCTTTCAGGTAACTCGAATCAGTCAGTAGGTAATGACTACAACCCCTTGCTGGATGATGATGACGATGATGTCAACACGCCAGAGAAGACAGTAGGCAGTTATCGCTCCGCCTCCAACTCTTCAGGAACAGGTGCTCATAGTGCCTCTGTCAGGCCGCAGCAGAACCCTGGCAACCACCAGTCAGGTTCTCGTGTGTCTCGTCATTCTGTACATCAGCCAGTCAAGTCAGACAGTGTTTCACGTGGAACCATGCAGCGTGAAAACATACAGACAGAAGGTACTGCCTCAAAACGTGCCCCTCTCAGAAGACCAGATGCTCAGCATACCCATAGCGGACACGACTCTGTAAAGGGTAGTTCAGACAATAGACGACCTCTGCCTGAACACAATGAACCAAGCCGTTCCCCTGCTTCCTCTTATAACGCCCAGGCATCTTCTGAAACACCTCAAACAACACACAGAAGACGTATCGGCATTCCGTCTTCATCCCACTCACAAGACCATTCGGAAAGCACAAAAACTGGTAGTAGTGAACCTCAACAAGAGCCTCAAAACGTTCAAGGTAGTACTGGCAACAGTTCTGCAAGACAGTCACAAGCAAGCAATGACTCGTTATCGAACTCAGTAGAAAATCGCCCTGACTCACATAGTACACACTTTAGTGATTCACTAAACAATGCCATCAGAAACACAGAGAGCAGGTCAGATAGTAGTGACAGTACCTCCAACTCTCTTGGTAGACGACCTGTTGATTCATCTGCAAGGCACTCGGTAAGCCGTCCGTCAGAGACAGAACCACATCGTTCAGGTGGTGGACAAGCATCTAACACACCTGTTTCTGACAGACATGTAGACAGTGTTTCACGTGAAACATCGAGTACAGACTCTACTGACAGTAAAGATGAATCAATCTCGGACAACTCATCTGCGATTCATTCAAGCACAACGAACACAGGCTCTTCAAGTGGTCACTACTGGGTTGGCAGTAACGTACCAGGCAAGAAGAACACAGGCTACAGTGCTGATAAAAATGACTCCACAGGCATCGACGAGGACGGTTCTGAAAGCAACAAATCAAGTTCTGACCCCACTCCACGCAAACGAGGTAGAGGCAGACCACGCAACTTTCTGAATACCATCCTGCCTGAGAACAGAGGAAACGACTTCGCTGAGAAGAGATGGCAGGGAGCCAGGCAGACCAAGGACTTCGCTCCACACGTTGGCTTTCCCGTCAGATCCAAGGAGGAGGAAGCAGAGTTGAGACGCCGCCAGAGGGCAGGTGAGACGATTCCTGGACGCAAGAAACGTGACCCGAAGAAGAAGTATCACCGTAAGACAATCACTGAGAAAGACATCCTCGTCTTCGAGTTGGCAGCCATAACAGGTGCCTGCACGTACAACCCGGTAGCAGTCCTACTGGGGATGAAGCACGCCTCCAGCGCCCGCAAGAGAGTACTCGGGCTTAAAGAAATGAAGATGCTTCGTACTGCTCACTCTTTAAAGATTGATGGAGTGATGTTTGATCTCACGCGCCGTGCAGTCAACCAGATGTACAAGAACGGATCAGGTGTGGACAAGGACTGCATCTCACTGAAGAAGGACGTCACAGGTCTGAAATCACGTGAGACCTCCTACCACAACACCATTCTTGCCTACACTCTAGCCAAGGAGTGTGCACTCCACGGCCTACGTCCAGCCATGTTCTACAATGAGGACTGGATGGCTAGACGTTGTTCAGGAAGTTACAAGGGTATTGGTATCGAGGCCAGGAACGAGCGTGTGGCGGAGTACAGACGACAGATGATGAAGGCATACCGTGAACTCAGCCAGGGTGTTCGTGAAGGAATCATGGAACGATACCCCATGCTCTGGGTGCCATGTGGCAAGGAGGATGATCTCAGCAACTACTCCGCGTGGCACCAGCCTGACCTCATTCTCAACCGCGACTGGAGGAATGAAAAAGGTCAGTCCAAGTCTGTCGCATACGAGATCGAGATGACCCCCAAGAGCCCAGGAGACATGGACAAGATAATGAGAACACTGGGGTGGTCAGGATGGTTCGCATACGGAGAGGTCCGTTACGTCGTTGTATCAGACATGATCGGACGCGCTGTTGAACGTTCCAGGGACAGGATTGTGGAGGAGTTCAGGAATCTCGCAAGAACCGCCCCGGACAGTCAGGACAGAGCCTTCTACAAGTCAGGAGCCAACTTCCTCGCCAACGCTCTGACCATTGAGAGGCTGAGTGACATGAACGGAAACCTGTTCGACACAGGAGACCAGGAATGGATCTAGAACACAATCAGAACTACAGTAGACATCCATGAATACAGACAAGATGCAGTCGAGCAGTAAGCACGAACGAGCACGGAACAGATTCAGGATGATGGTTTCACATGAAACATGCTCGTGTGAAACCATCATCACATCAAGAAGTTAACATGTTCATAGAGCAGAAAAAACGACATGAATCACTCGTTTCTTCGTTACTTCTTATCTCTGGCAAAAGACCATAAAGTGATATTTTGACCAGTTGCAACAGTGATTTTCAAGCATTTTCTACACAGGTAAACGTCTCTTGAGTCATCTGTTGAGAGCAGCATCTACCACAACCAGCGATAGTGAGAACACTCAATGTCAGTAGCACATGACCAGCAGAACGTACAACTGGACAACAGGTACCAGACAGGTGGATTCAGTACGTCAGCAGCAAGCATGTCCTTGAAGGACGTGAATCCTGAGAGCAACCCGTTCCTGGATGACGATGATGACGACCTGTACACACCACAACCAGTAGTGTCAACAGCAGCGTCATACAGTGACATGGGTAACAGACCAACCATCATTCCTGGGCTTGAGGACAGGGTTCCGCTTCATTCTGACGAGAACAGAACAGGATATGAGAACACTTCATCAGTAACTCAGGGCGTTGCTAATTCTGGTCAGTACAGTAGTGCAGCACAGTCAGACCACATTGACGAGAGGATTGCTGCACCTACTGACGCTGATGACATGTACTATGACGAGTCAGGTCAGAACTCCTATGGCACAGATGACCAGTGGGCTGACAGTGGTGAGTACATAGATGATGAGGAGTACGCCTACAGTGCTGACGAGCCTAATGATAACAGCAGTCATGGTTTCAGTGGCTCTGCTGATGATGTTCTTGGGCAGTTCGCTCAGGACGTGGAGTATGCTGCTGACACTGATGATGGCTATGACGAGGTTGTCTTCACTAACGAGGATGAATCATATGATGATGAGGACAGCCCGTTCAGTACTGACTATGAGTCATCTGAGTACGATGATTATGACGATGAGGGCTACGATGACGACCTTGCTGCTGACTACGGAGAAGAAGCCGTAGACGCTCTGGGATCCATCATCGACAACATCGAACCAGAGAAGGATCTGGGATTCAACCCTGACGACGAGGACGAGGCACTGTTCAGAGGCTTCAAGATCGATGAGATTATCACTGAGGCCATCGACATGGGAGCCAGTGACATCCACATCGACTCCAACAAGAGAATCGCCTTCCGTGTTCTGGGAGACATCATCAGAGACGAGAAACGAGGCATCATCCCAGGTGAGGTGACCACCAGAATCTATGAGAACATCACCAGCCACGTGAACCAGCAGACCCTCACAGAGACGTTTGAACTTGATGCTTCATATGTCGTCAGAGCAGGAAAGTACCACGGACGTCGTCTACGTATGAGCGTTGGTAAGAGTTTTGGACAGGTGTTTCTTGTCTTCCGTATCATCAACGACGTCATTCCAACACCTGACGACCTTGGTGTGGATCCGTCTCTTGTTGAGTGGACGAACCTGTCTCGTGGAGGATTCTGTCTCGGTGGAGCAACAGGATCCGGTAAGGACCTCAAAGACACCACACTCATTCCAGGAAGGTTCCCAGGAGGATTCAAGACCCTTAAAGACATCCAGGTTGGAGACATTGTTTTCGATGAGAACGGAGACGACTGCACCGTCATCAAGAAGCACAAGGGTGGATCAGAGCGGTTCTACGACATCTACTTCTCCAACGGTCAGGTTGTTCGTGCCGGAGGAAACCACCTGTGGAACGTCTACAACCTGAACGAGATACCAGTCTACAACGCGAAGAGCAACCTGATTCCAGTGTTCACAGACTCAGAGATAGACGAGTTCACACAGATTGGAGTGTCCTCAGATGAACTCTCCAAGATCTTTCGTGACGAGTTGCTGGACATCACTGAGACCACACGGACACGAACAGCACTGGCTCTCTGGCTTGACAACCACTTCACAGGCTCACCGTCAACCATCACCGGACACAACCCACAGATGATGTACCCTGCCAGAAAAGTCTGTATGTCCATCGTTGAGGACCACTTCTTCAGGGCAGAGAACGAGGACAGGACCTCAGCACCAGACCGTGGAGTCATGTTGACACTCACCACACAGCAGTTGAAAGAGATCGGTGTCATGTCCTACGAGAACGGAACCTACCAGAGAAACTGGGGTGTACCCATGCTCTCAGGACCAGTGATGCCATATGGTGGATGGGTTGATCCATCTGTACACCCATATGACTTCGGCGTTGAGGTTGCAGGAGAGTCAGAGTACTCCAAGGTCCAGACAGTTCTTGAGGACGAGGTTCTGTCGTGGTCGCCAGAGAACAAGGTGATGTTCATGATGGGTGTCGTTGGAACAGGATCTGTGACACAGAAGATTTCTGGATACACCTCAGTTACCTTGTCTGACAGGAGTATTGCAGAGAAGGTTCGCTCTGTCGCCTGCTCTCTTGGATGGGAGGTAGAGTCCATCACTGAGAAGAGCAACCACAGCAACGAGTCTGGCAAGAGTTACACCTTTTACTTTACGCCTATCTACAATCTTCCCTCAGACAAGGATGACGACTTGTATGACTACGACTATGATGAGAGCAGTGCTGGTTCACTGGATCCGCAGTACACATACATCACCAAGATCACTGAAGTAAATGACGACCCTGACACGTATTTCTGTCTGGAGGTTGACTCACCATCACATCTCTTCCTGTGCTCAGAGTCATACATTCCTACACACAACACAACCACGTTCGCATCCCTCATCCGGCAGATGCAACTCACCAGACAGCAGAAGATCATCACTATCGAGAAGCCGATTGAGTTCATGTACCCTGACGACGGGAAGGCGTTCATCACTCAGCGTGAGGTCGGCAGCGACGCAAAGTCTTTCAGCAACGCTCTGGTTTCTGCTATGCGTCAGGACCCTGATGTCATTCTGGTGGGTGAGGTCAGAAACAGGATAGAGGTTGACGAGTTCCTTCGAGCCGCTGAGACCGGACACCTTGCTCTGACCACCATCCACACCAACACACCACCAGCAACAATCAACAGAATCCGAAGCCTGTACACTGGTGACGACCAGATCCGTATCATGGCGTCACTGGAGGAGAACATGCGAGGAATCGCCAACCAGACACTGTTGAAGACACCTGACGGCAAGGGTCGTTTTGCTCTGTTCTCGGTCCTGAACTTTGACAGGGAGGTCAGGCGACTCATCCGTGAAGGAAACCTTGTTGCTCTGGAGGACTACATGAGAGACCGAGAGACAACCATTGAGTACCGTATCGCAGAGGCAGTCAACGACGGAAGATGCAGCGAGGCAGAGGGGTTGTCACACGCCCCAGACCCCATCTACTTAAAGAGCCTACTGAAGAAGCACTCCTGAGGAAGAGCAGATAGTCAATGAGATCTGAGTAAAGAAACAGCATTCTCACAACAAGAGTCAAGAACGTCCTGGATGAAGCACGAGTGGATTTCAGGACGTTCTTGTGCTATATTAGAGCATAGGTAGAAGTGTGCACAAAACACAGGCACTATGGACAAGACCTTCCAAAGGAGTATGATTTGAGTACATCACCAATTACCCGTGAACAGACAGAGGACCTGATTCAACTGCTCATCAAGGCGTCACAGGCGTACTACTCTGGTGATGAGCCAGTCATGTCTGATGCTGAGTTCGACTCGAAACAGAGCCTCTTGCAAGAAGTCTGTGACACTGGCGAGTACTCAAAACTGTTCACAGAAGGATCTGACGGATGGCGAGTACTTGGTCATGGAGATGTTCTGCTCGGCGCCTCAATGAATAATCAGACAGGCAGTGTGACTGATACCAGCACCAGTACCAACAGGTCTGTCGCTCGTTTCAGGCGTGAGGTGACACATGTTCCACCTATGCTATCACTACAGAAAATGAAGACAGAGGACGCTCTGAAGTCCTTCATCCAGAAGACCAGCGAGCACGGTGCTGAGTCGTTCAAGTTGCAACTCAAACTAGACGGCCTGGCTGTCTCTGCCGTCTATGACTCTGATGGCGACCTGACACTCATCTCCACCAGAGGCAACGGAACCACAGGAGAGGACTGCACATACCTGTCAGACCCAGAGTCAACAGGACTGTTCATCAACTTCATGCCAGCAAGTATTGACATGAGTACGCTTGCCTCACATGTTTCTACTACTGGTAATTCCTCCAGGGTTTCTGAGTTTGAGGTTCGTGGAGAGGTGCTGTTCATTGGAGACCAGTTTGAGAAGGCGTCACAAGCACGACAGGAGGCAGGTGGAGAGCCTTTCAGTAACCCGAGGAACGCTGGTGCTGGTCTTGTCAACAGAGCAGCAAAAGGTCTTGGCTTCAGTGCCGAGATGACGTTTGTAGTGTACAGCATCCTTATTGATGGAGAGTATGCTGACACAACCAGGTCAAGCAGCAATAGTCTAAGCGCATGGATGAGCCGTAATGGATTCCTGACTGCTGATGATCTGACAGGTACTCATGCTGGACAGATCAAGGTGAGTGGACTTAATAACTCTGACGAGGTGATGAACAGCATCCATGCACTGGGAACAGTTCTGGATGGTCTTCCCTTTGAGGCAGATGGTGTTGTCGTCAAGCCAACTAATGAGGCTGCTATGCTGGAATCCATGGGTTCAACCTCACACCATCCACTGTCACAGGCGGCATGGAAGTATCCTGCACAACAGGCAGTCAGTACCGTCAAATCTATTGAATTTACTGTAGGACGCACAGGAAGAATCACACCTGTAGCAGTATTCGAACCCACTCCTCTTGACGGAACTGTCGTATCCAAGGCGTCGCTGCACAACATGAACCACCTGAGTAACCTTGATGTCAGGGTAGGATCCACTGTCATCTTTGAGAAGGCCAATGAGATTATCCCACAGATTGTCTTAGTTGTCAGCAGGCCAGAGAACAGCAAGAGCATTCCTGTGCCATCATCATGCCCTGTCTGCAACACCGTTCTTGACTATGACGACAAGGACGGAGTATGGCCGCCACGGACAATGACATGCACAAACAGCAAGTGTCCATCCAGAACACTCCAGTCTGTCGTCAACGCCGTCAAACGAGACAACCTTGACATTGACGGGCTTGGTCCATCAGTCGTGGAAGCACTTGGAGATTCAGGACTGGTGTCATCTGTAGCCGATTTGTACGGGCTTGATGAGGCAACCCTGGCAGCACTACAGACCGGAACCAGTTCAATAGGATCGCCTGTCCTGCTCGGTTCTGTTAGAGCATCCAAGATTGTAGACCAGATTGAGAAGAGCAAGAGTCTTCCGTTCTCCAGGTTGCTGTCATCGCTGGGAATCCCTCAGATTGGTAGACGAGCATCCAGAAAGATTGCTGAGCACTTCGAAACCATTGACAACCTTCTTGCAGCAAGCACAGATGAGTTGTCACAGGTACCAACACTTGGAGGTAAGAGAGCAGAGATCCTGTATGAAGGACTACAGGCAAACAGAGAAGTCATCTCCACAATGAGGAGTCTGGGAGTCCTGTTCACGCCAGATCAAGGCAGCCGTGTTTCACGTGAAACATCTGCTGACAACACCTCTGGTGACAGTTCGGAGTCCAATGACAACAACCTTGGTCAAGAAGGCGGTGCCATTTCTACGAGCAGGAATCAGTCTTCTGTTGCTGGTCTGTCCTTCTCGATCTCTGGGAAGGTGCCTGAACCATTCATCAACAGGAACGAGATGGTTGACTTTATTGAGAGCAACGGAGGAGAGTTCCACTCATCCCCAAAGGCGTCAACAACCTACATGATTGCTGACTCACAGGGCAGTTCCTCTAAGATAGTCAAAGCACACAAGCACAACGTGAAGTTCATCTCGCCAGAGGAGTTCACAAAGCAGTTCTGTGTCTGAACCATCACTCACCAGAATCGCTCCTGTAACGCCCCTGAAAACACCTGTATCCATGGTGTGTTTTCAGGGGTCGAAATCTGTATACAAACAGGATTTCAAGAGTTTTCGGTGTTTGTGGACAAGTGTCTGATACAAAGACATTTTCTCTCAGAATCGCTCCTGTAACGTTTCTCATGTATGAGTTCTACTTACTATTTCACAACAATGAGATAAATGCGATCACCAGTGACAGCAAAATGAGAGGGCAGAACAGGTAAAAAAGAACCAGGGTCATGGTTCCCTACCACTAAAACCATGACCCTGGAGGATGTTCCCTGAGTGGACCTCAACCTTGTTGTCGAACTTGGACTGTTATTCAAATACGTTTTAGGTCACTCAGGAAGACTTTATGAAATCAGTTGATGACGTTCTCACTGAGAGTGTATGAGTCACCAACAAGAGCACGAGCAAGACGCCTGATAGCCTTTCTGATCTCCTCATGACGCAGAACAGACTCCATCGACTGCAGGTTGGCGGCGTGAGCCATCAGTTTGGCGTTATTGGGAATGACTGTGATGATTGGAATACCCACAGCAGCCTTCTGTAACTTCTCACCGCTCATATTGACGCCAGCGATGGACTTGTTGACGACAACACCAACCTTGGACATCGGGATACCCATACCGTTCTCCTCAACAGGACGGGTCACTTCCATCACCCAACGAGTCATCGAGTAGACGGAGTTGACAACGATGTCTGTCACAAACACAATAGCATCGGCCATGGGATAGGCGACGTGCTCCAGAAGAGGATCCAGGTAGTTCACAGACGTGTCCAGAATCACGTAGTCATAGCGCCTGCGAAGGAACTGGATCAGGTCAGCGTAGAACGATGGAGGAGTGTCATCACTCAGACGCGGCTTTTTAGGCGCCAGGAGAAGGTCAACACCAAGACGGTTACTGTGGATGACTGTTGACGCTAGTGACGCCTCGTTGATGCCATTGGAACGCATGTTTAGGACGTTCGGCTTCATCGTACCAGTCAGGAATCCGATCTGACCATCACGAACATCCAGGTCAAGAACCACAATCTTCAACGGCCGCTTCTCTAGACCCTCAGCAACAGAGTTCTGTGAGGCGTGCGCAAGGTATGTAGCCAGGGAGATAGCCACAGTTGACTTTCCAGAACCACCCTTGCTGGATGTGCAGGCAATGACCTGACCCAGGTAGTCACTCTTCTCTGTTGTCTCGTCCTCGTAGTACGACTGGTACTCATCAACCTTGATTGGAGCACCGTTGTCAACCCACTGACCGTTCTGGTTCTGTTCAGCATCCTCAACCGGAGCCTCAGGATCAATACCAGACAGGACGGCAACTGTGTACTGATCACTCGTCTCAGGTGAGTTCAGGTACAGGTTGATTGTGTTGTTGAAGTTACGCCTGATGGAGGAGTTGGCGTCACGCGGGTCAATGAAGTAGAAGACCGTCTGATCGCTCGCCTGAGGATGATTGGACACGACCTGCTGGATACGATTCATCCACTGAGGATGGTAGGACAGAACAATCATCAGGCAGTACGGCGACATGCTGACAATCAGATCCTCAAACTCCGAGTTGTGAGTGTGGTTCTCACTAGTTGGATGGTGATCAAAACTGAAGTCGTTGAGAATAATCACCTGGAAGTCCGCTGGCTCAGCAAGTTCCTCGCCATTCTCATCCCTGTTGAACTCATCCAGGTACGACTGAATACTGTCACACGCATACCAGTTCCAGTCCTTCTTAAGTTTCTGAAACTTCGAGGTAAAAGCGTCTGCCTCAGCACCGATGTAGACTGCATTGGGGGTTCTAACTGACAAAGTAATCCCTGCTCTCGAAGACACACGACTATCTGCATTCTAACTATTCTTAGTATCTGCAAAACACGTGGTTTATTGGTGGTAGTTTAAAGATTAGGGTGCTCAGGACATTTTCTTAAATCCTGAACACCCTATATATCAGGTAAAGAGAATGACTAAAAGATTCTCGCTCTGATACTATTTAACAGTCAACAACAATGAGTAATTACTTGCTGTCAGTCTTCTGCTCGCCTGACTGCTGGTCTGAGTCAGACTGCTGCGGAACACTGGACACGTTACCAGAAGGAGTACTGGACTGACCTGAGTTGCTGCCAGACTTCTTGTTCTCTACGCTTTCAGGATCAGCAGAAACAGGCTTCATTCCTTCAAATGTTCCGTAACCTTTGCGGTCTTCAACTGTGTAGTTGTTCTTGTCGTTAGACAGCACCAGTTTAATACTGTTCCCATATTGAGCCACAATGGACTGAAGTCGAGTGGCCTCGTCAGCAGGGAGAGCAACTGTGTACTGAGTTGTCTGACCAGAATGGGCTTCCTCAGTATTCACAGCTTCAGATGAAGATGCATTAGAAAGATCAACTGTTGTGTCCAAAGCCTTTAGCTTGATAAATGGATAATAGCCACCATCAGCAGTAGCAACCATGATGTCGAAGTAGGAACCACGCTGAATACGACCACCAACAGCATCATCAGCACCAACAGAGAAATTGGTCATTACCCACTTGTTAGGGATCTGACTTTTAACATCATCATTATCTTTCCTAGTGGATGTTTTAGGCACCATCTCATCTGCTTTAAGAGCAACAGATGAGTAGACCTTGTTACCTTCTACATAACCAATGTCTACAAGACTCTTAAACGGAATGGAGTCCTTAGCAGTAACATGTGGTTCAAGCATGTCAGAAGTGATCTGTGTGTCAGCAGGAATGTCCTTGTTTAGAGTGTAGTACGTATCTGTCTCGTAAAGGTTTTTAGCCAGTGTTGCTGTTCCGACAAAGACTCCAATCACAATTAGAACAGCAAAAGCGGTAAGAAGGGTGTTCTTTTTCTTGATTCCACCCTTACGGGTCTTTTTTATTGTAGCCATTGGTAGGTTTCCTTTAGCACGAGACGAAATGAAATCCCGTGGAATATCAGGGTTTCCACGGGATTCTATAAATCTTCTACGTAAAGATGGTGTATTCTTTACATTTTAGTTGAAGATAGTGCATTGAGTTTTTGTTGTTAAAGGATCCGCGCCTTATGGTCTTTGTTTGCCAGACGATGAACCTTTCTGAGAGGACTTCTTCTGGTTCTGAATCCTCTCCAGCGGGTTCGTGTTCCTAAACGCCCTGTCCCAGTTCGGAGCCCATGACTCAACATCAATCTGCACGGTAGAGAACCGGCGCTCGTAGTCCTGCATCAGGCACTCACCAACACCCAGTTCAACCAGAGCACTGTCAAAGCCCTCATTAACAGGCATCTCCATACTGGCGACAATGGCTCGTGCCTCCTCACGGGATGTGTTGAAAGCGAACCTTGTGGAGATAGTGTTCTCAATGTCCAGTGCTCCGATGTGAGAGGCGTTCTGTGTTACCAGAACTAGGCTCATCTGCTTGGAACGACCCAGCAAGGCAACCTGGCTGACAATTCTGGCACCAGCCTCAGTCTGTAGAACAGCCCAAGCCTCGTCAATGAACAATACCTTTGGAATATTCGTTTCAGAGGCGTCCATAGCGCGACGAACGAAGTCTGTCACCAGGAAGAAGATTGTTGCAGTCAACCTTTGCCTGTTGGTCAACTTGGAGTCAACAGAAGCCTTCTTCGGCAGTTCCATACCAACCATCGTAACAACAGTGACACCTTGAGACACAGAGATTGGTTTACGGTTACGGTTGCCTGGAGCGAAACAGAGTTCAGCGAACTGCATCTTACTGATAAGGTCAAGTCTCGTCCCAAGGTTCCTGGCCTCAATCCTGTCACTCATTCTTAACATCTCAGTCACTCGAAGCAAGGACGGCACAGGCTCGTTGATAGCGTCTTTGACGATAGGTGTCAAAGCGGTCATCTGATCCTCAGGAATACCACCAAGGAACATCTCAATAGTCTCGATAACCAGTTGCAGACGGTCCTGAGGGTCAGCCATGTAGAACGGATCCAGCACACCCTTCTGGTTCCTTCCAGACAGGTTCCAGAAGTTCATCTTCCCAATGTCGTTCTGAATCTCAAGCAGGTTCAGCATGTCACCCTTAGGGTCAATGATGATGCACACCTTACCCAGCAGAGCAGAGATACTGATAAGGGTCAGAACCAGATACGTCTTACCAGAACCAGGCTGACCAGTAATCAGAACACCCGGCGGCTTGTTGTTGAGAACCTGAGTATGAGTGTCAAAGAACACTGGATTCTTCACACCCTGAGAGGTGTATCCAATGTACATGGATGTCGAGTACTTCCTCATCGTGCTACCTCCATCATAACCTCAGGTTCCTCGTCTTCTACCTCATCCCAAAGGTTCTCGTCATCAACGGAATCAAAGTCTTTCATACTGTCAAGAGAGTCGTCGCTGTCATTGTCAGGTACCAGAGGAATCAGACCTTCATTAATCTCATCTGTCAGCATCCTCATCTCACGACGACGAGAGATCCACACACTGTAGTCAACATCAAAGCCCTCACCACTGTCAGAGATGTTGTCAGTGGCACGCAGGTCGCTCCACGTCTTAGGAGAAAGAGCATACGAGATGTTGACAGTGATGAACTCCATGAATCCTCGTCCGCCCCAGATGGGTTTTGATGCCGCTCCACCAAGATAGAACGGAGGCAGAGCGAGAAGGAACAGAAAGTAGGGGTTCATGTGAAAACCAAAGATGTAGACTATCGGAACAATCCAGATAGCAGCGAAGAAAGCCGTGTACCCCACTCGCCTCATTGACAGTGGCGCGCCAAGACGCCAGTCACCAATAGCGTAAAGAAGAATGTCCCGGTGAAACAGGTTCGTGAAGTTGTATATTGGGACGTAGTTGTTACTCATAGATTCCTCTCGAAAGGATTCTCTTCGTGTTCCAAGAGTCCAGATAGTGTGGTAGTTTTATCTCATATGAGAGATTGAGATAGAGCATAGTTGAACACAAGTCAATATCCCAGAGAAGAGTAGAGAGGATTGCTACTTTTAGTAGTTCAAACGCCATATACAACAGACAGAAGAAACAGTATTACTCAGTACGTAACAGAAAAAAGATTGTTAAATCTGTCTTATTCTTTCTTACAGAAGGTTGTCAGTCAGGAGAGGTGATGTAGTCGCCAAGTTCGTTGTCATCAACTTTGACAACATCCAGAACAATCTTCCATATACCTTTCTCACCTGACAATCCACCATAACGAAAACTGGTGTACAACAAATGGGTAAAGTCGTCGTCAGACCACCAACAGGCATCAGTCAGACCATCAATCAGCGCTTTAACTGTTGGGTACAGGTTTGGAGGATCCAGACGCCTTCTCGTTGGTGGACACACAGTCACACTGACGCCAAAGTGACTGAACAGTGGTTGAATACTTGACCTCTCCTCAGGGCTCAGAGACGGTTCAGTATCCATAGTGGACTCCAGTAGAGCGACCTCTCTGTCAATCTCCTCCCGAGTGATGTCCTTATCCTTTTTGAGAGACTTCATCAACCTGTTTCTAGCAGCAGTATTCTTTCTCTCTGTGTCCAGATCCTCAAGATACTTGCACACCAGTTCAGACTGAGGATGTCTCAACGCTCCCGTCTCAGCAGACTTGGAACGAAGGTTGTCAACCATGACAGCTTTTTGCATGAAGTGCTTGAAAGTCATGTTGCTGTTGATGACTTCCTTCTGAGTCAGACGGAACTCCAGAGTCATACGATCTGGTTCAGAAAAAGTAGTCATACGTGCAACTCTTTTCATTGTAAGAACAGAGAGGTTAGATGGATCTCACTGGACACACTGTAGGTGACAGCACATCATTTCCTGTATATCAAAGTTGTGTTGACCTACTTGTATGTACTGGCAGAAAAAGACTGCACGTTGCACAAGCGATCTGTTATTGTTGAATAACTACAAAAATCTTTCTACAATATAAACAAAAATCCTGTGACTGCCGAGATAATTGCAGTCACAGGATTTTAGGTTTTATCAAGAAAATCTCAATGTTCTAATTCACTACATGTTCTTGATCTTGTCCACCTGCTGCTTGACCATCATCAGACCAGCAACATACAGAAACACGGCAGCACCAATGGCAATCCACGAGAACGGACTGACGAACCAGAAGTTCTGAGCAGCCGAGTCGGTGAAGTATGAGGCAAGGAAGAGACCAGGAAGAGTGACGCTGGCAATCCATACCGCAGGCTGAACCGCCTTGACAGCGCGGTTAATCTCGTCAGATACCTGTCTACGAGACTCCAGCACCTTCTGAATGGAGTCAATCTGGTTCACCATGTTAGCACCACTGGCTGAAGCCTGAATCATACAGGCACACAGGAACTGTAGGTCGGCAGATGTTGTCTTGGCGCTCAGGTCCTCCATAGCGTCCTTGAAAGAGCCAGAGGACAGCAGACGGTTCTTGGCAACAACCAGATCGTCATAAAGAGGTGACGGCATAGAGTCAATAACCTTCAAGACAGCACGCTCATTGGTGTCAGCAGCCTGAAGATTAGCCTTCAACGAGAACAGGAATCCAGGAATCTGCTCGTTCAGGTCCTCGTTCTTACGGTTGAAACGCATCCTCATGAGCAAGGACGTGACATACACGGCACCAGTAGCAATCAGTGGTCCAGCATAGATCTGCTGAGTGATAACAGATCCCAGAACTGCTGTCACCAGAGCCAGAGCAAGGACATCACGACCAGCAGAGGAGTTGTCGTCAACATAACGAGCGATACCAGCACCTTTCAGGGTGTCACCCCAGTAACGATCCCATCTGCCCCACAGTGACGGCTTGGTGGAGACTGACTGGTACTCCTCATCGTCCAGAAGAAGTTCTTGCAACTGGTCATCATAGGAGGACTCTTTACGGCTGTTCCTCCTGATGGCGTACACAATGACAATCAGAGCCGCAATAGCAGCAGTGTAACCAAGTGCAAGCAGATACGGAAATAGTGCTGATGCTGTATTCATACCTCAAGTTCTCCTTCTGGAAGACTGCTCAGTTCCCTTAGTTGCTCCCAGGTGAGATCCTTCTCCATGTTGAGCATCTTGGCGTCCTTCCTGGCCTGCGAAATATCACTGACCTGTTCCCAGTGACCTTTAACCTTTCCTTCAGGTGTTAACCCGTCATCAACAAATCGCCACAACTGTCTCACGGGAAGCGTCAACCTGCCTCCAATCTCAACAGGCTCCATACCAACCTCGTCAATGGAGACGATACGCCTGGAACCATCCATCGGAAAGTGACGGACGTTGATGATGAAGTCGAATGCTGCTGCAACTAGGTCTGCAGCACCCTCAATTGTCGTCATGCCTGACTGGGCCACCAGAGAGCAGATACGAGTGATAGACAACTGGGAAGAGTTTGCGTGGAAGGTGCTCATACCTGAGTGACCAGTGTTGAGAGCCTGACACAAGTCGTAAGCAGCACTGTTACTGACCTCGCCGATGAGCAAAATTTCGGGCCGCATCTGCATTGAAGCATGAACCAAATCCCTCATAGAGGTGCCTGTAGCGCCTCCATCACTGTTAGATGGTTCCTTGCACTCCATAGCAGCAGCGAGGAACTTCTTGGGATTAGGCTTCATCTCCAAGTTATCCTCTAGAGTGAGAATCCTAGCGCGTTCAGGGTAAAAACCGGTCAGAGCATTCAGCATGGATGTCTTACCAGATGACGTGGAACCAACAACGAAGCATGAGGCACCCTTGTAGAGAAGGTTACCGATAAATGTCATCATTTCCTGGCTGGATGCACCTTTGTCGATCATTGACTGAGGTGTCCAGAAACCTTGCGGGTGACGACGGATGTTGAAGTTCGGTCCATCCGGGGCAACAGACGTGTGCACAGCAAACATACGAGACTTGTCATGAAGACGACCTTTTACTCGTGGGGTGGTCTGTGACAGCACCTTACCAACAGAACGATACAGTCTCTCCAAAAGGTCTGAGAGATGGTTGGCGTTCTTGAACCTCAGGCACGGAACCTTGTACACCTCACCAGCAATCTCAACCTGTACATCAAACGGGCCGTTACACATGATCTCAGTAACCTTACTGTCACGCCAGAGCGGATCCAGGATACCAAAACCAATGATCTCGTTACAGATCAGTGAGATAATGATGGCTCTGTGTGTGTCACGCCAACGACTGTGAGCAAGAGACTCAGACGCCAGCGAGTGAACAGCATCAAAAGCCTTCTCCTGAAACTCCTCCTCAGTCGGATGTTCCTGCGCATCACGAACCAGGTCGGACTGTCCAGTGTCTGTGAGCCTGTTCCTGACGAAGATGACACCCTCCTCAACATCCTTGGCATAGGCGTCAAAAAAAGTCTTAGGGGCCTTTAGAAGCGTGTCAACAAGCAAGAAACGAGACTGCTTGATACCACTGGTAGGGTACAGTCTTCTGAGTCTCTTACGCTCCTCCTCGAACTCACTGAGGGCATTCTCAAAGGCAGAGGAGTCAGTAGCACGAGCCTTAGTGTATTCACTCAGAATCCCTGTCTCATCATCGTCAGTCAGAAGGTCATTGAACACGTCATCAGAAACACTCTTAGAAGATGATGACGGCGGTGCTACTGAGGAACCAGATGCGCCATGACCGTATTGTTGAGGGACAGAAGTTGGCGATGTGCTTTCATGTGTTGTAGGAGTAGTGGGTGTGGTTGAACTAGAATTCTGTAGTGCCTGATTGCGACTCTGTTCCAGACCCACTGACACTGAAGGTGCTGTTTGCTGACTCTTTGAGCCACCCCTGTCCTTTGACAACGACGAGGCGCTTCGACGACCTGGAGTCACTGGCCTGGACTGAACAGGCGGCTCAGACTTACCTGAGTCTCTGCTTCCAAAAGGATTGACGATAGACATAAGACTTCTTGAACTTCCTTAAAATCAGTGGTAGGTAAGGACTTCAGAAAAACATAGGTGGTATGGTATTGCAGAAGATAGCGAAGACGAATTTAGTCAACAGATGTAGACATACCTGTTTCGTAATGACTTATACTGTTCTGTTCCTCATCCAAGCGCCTCAACCATGGCGACAACAGACGGAGCCACAGAGATAATCAGAACAGCAGGCAGCAGAGTCGGAGCAAGCCTTGTCCACATCATCGACTCCAACTGAGCAGTCTTTTCATGAACCAGAGAAAAGAACTCCTGTCTGGACGCCTTAGCACGAGACTCAAGAATCTCAGACAGTGACGCATTCACCTCAGTAGCAGACTGCACAGAACGAACAAACGTCAGGATGCCGTCATTCGGAGCCCTGGCAGCAAACTCATCCAGAGCCTCACGCAAGGTACCACCAGCATCCATAATCTTCACCATGTTAATGAACTCGCCTTTAAGAATGCCTGGCTTCATCGTCGGAATGACTTCACGAACAGCCTGAGCGAACGTCAGACCACCAGACAGTGAGATAGTGATGAGATCCAGGGCCTCAGGAAGTTGACGACGAAACTCGATGTCACGACTCTTGGCAAGTTCAGTGTGCTTGATGAACGGAATCATGTAACAGAAGAACGTCACACCAGCAACCACCACATACCATGGAATACCAGTCAAAGCATGAAGCCCCAACCACACTAACCACGACACAGCAAAACCAAGCACAGCCGAGATAACACGCAGCGACACGAACTCCTGCGCAGTCAGGTTCCACGGGTTACCGGAACGAACCAGTAACGACTCCACACGAGGATACGACTGCTTTCTACGACCAGAGTTGTCAAACGACGCAGGCAGAGCCGCATACAGGTCATCACCAAGAGATGACACAAACCTCAGAAAAGGGTTCTTCGACTGATCAGTATCCTCAGAGGTAAACCGACGCGAACTCTTCGGAACCAACCAAGAGTACAGAAACAAAGCAACAAGTAAAGACACCAACGTCGCTAAAACATACGGACTACCCATGCGAAAAACCTTCACAAAATCAACAAGGCAACTACAATACTGCCGAAATATCTGAGAAAAGTCGGTAAGAAAAGCAAAAAATATGACAGAAAGGTAAAAAGAAATAAGCGGTAGTTAACAGGTAGGTGAAAACATCTGGCGGAGAAAATAAGACAAGAGATGCTGATTGTGCAGGGTGTGTCAGCATCTCTTGTCTCTAGAACTACCAGTCATGAGAGTTTGGCGTGGTATTGCTGTGTTCTACTGTTATCAAACTTTTGGCGGCTTTGAACAACCAGACTTATGAGTTGTCAAGTTACCACACTCAGGACAAGGTTTGGGAGGAGTGTAGTAGGAACAGGTCTTTTTGTGGACGTGGGAACCACACTCTGAACACTTTTTTCTGGGCTTATATTGGGAACATTGTCTCTTGTGGTATGATCTTGATCCGCATTCTTTACATGCAAGTCGTTCAGCATATTTTATGCATCCTTGACGGTGAGCACCCTCGCTACCACAGAATTTACATCCGGGCTGCTTCTTGTACTGAGAGCAGATCTTCTTGTGACGAGTTGAGGTGCTACCACATTCCTTACAGTTCAACCTTCCAGAAAGACCTTTATACCTGGAGCATGTTTTCTTGTGGTTGGCCGATCCGCATTCAAGGCAAGGTCGCGGTCTTGTGTACTTTGGGCATGTGCTCTTATGGGAATTGCCAACAACACCGCAGAAGTCACAAATTCTCTCTACGTAAAGAGAGCATGACCTTCTGTGTGGACCTCTGGATCCACACTCAGCGCAACCACCAAAAACACCATAGTAGTTTGACTGATTCCTTGTACTTAAGTTCATACACAGAGGGGACTTTTTACTCTCATTGATGAGTAAAACTTCTTTCTGAACAAGATCATTGTAAGAGTGACACCACTTCACAATCTCCTTTGACTGAGTATGGTCCTTGTGTGCCTTGACGTGACGACGCCACCTAGTTCCACCACCCTGATAGGACTCTATTTCTTTAATCCCAACTCTCTTGCTCATTCCGACATAGAACTTACCACAAGAGCACTCCATCCTGTACAAGTAACCAAGAAATTCACCCTCATTCACCCACTCGTCAAGAGTCCTGTATCCACTAAAGACAACTTCTTGATGGTAGCCAAGATACTCCATCATCTCAATATGTGACTCAAACTTGTATTCTTCATTAAGAAGTCTAAATTCTTCCTTATTTTTCCTCTTTGTGTACGAACAAGAGTATGATTCTTCAAATGAGTCATCTCTGGGCCAGGTATCTGACACCCACCTCTTGTCTCTTCTATGACCAGAGTGAGTTCTCTTGAAACCAAGATAGTGGATGAACTGATCCTCTTCCTTGGGGATTGGCTTGTCGCTGGTCAGGTAGATTCTTACAGAAAGGGGTTTGTACTTATTGACAAAGAGATCAAAAAGTGGTATTAGATCTATAAAATTCTCGGAATAATTAACTATTTCTGCAATACTCTTTCTCATCACAAAAGAGATGTGTGAATTTCCGTCTGACACATTTATGGTGTCATTATCTCTGTTAATTATTGCTGTCATTTGCAAAAACCTTTCTGAATCTACTTTGACTAAGTGTATTATAACAAAAACCCTGGCATAATGCCAGGGTTTTTGCCAGAAAGATTATATCTTACTTGTGGTTCTTGTAAGACTCAACTCTACTTAGAGTGTCTGTCTTGGTGTCACAGTTCGGGTTCTTGTTATTAGCGCCAGGAATTGATGACGTGGAGATACAATGGCTTACATCTTTCCCGCGGTCGAGAACCGCAGTAGCAATCCAGTTAATCATCAAGAAACCGGCAACAGCAAAACCGGCAGTAATAATAATTGTCTGCACCAGGTCACCACGGTCCGAGTCCTCAGTAATCTCTGACGTGAATACAGACTTGATGTTCTCCATGAACTTCATTTTGTTTTTCTCCATGAGTTTTCGTTCTGCTGCCAACGTTTTAATAGTTGCATACAGAAAACTGTCAATTGACGACCGAAAATATCAGGAGGTTTTAAACAAAAGTTCAGGGTGGTATGAGTGCATTTACCACACCTCATACCACCCTGAAAGAAGACTCAGGATCTACATATTAGTCCTCTGTATCTTCGCCATCCTTGTCACCAATAACCATGTCCTCAGCCTGTGACAATGCCCACTGCCAGTTTTCCAACGCTTCCTTCGTCACATTCTTGGCCCACTCGTTCACAGACTCCCTACTGCTAAGAGCCTCGTTGGTGATGGGATAGAAGTTTCGGATAGTGTCATACACCACTGACCGTGCACGGGTATGCGACCCTAGTTCATAGTTTGGCTCATCCAGGTCCCCTTCATAGACGGCAACCTGCAACCTATTTGCAATCTCAGTCATCTTGTCAGCCAGCAGCATGACCTGTCGCTTGTTCAGACGCTTGACATCATCATGATCACGTAGCCACTCGTAGATGAAGTTCATGAAGTTGAGGCGAACACTGACAGCAGGACCACCAGGATTGATCGTACCATCCGGGTTGAGAGTCTTAAACGGAGCACTCTCAATAGATGAAGATCTGCTGTAACCAGAGGAGTACCCACTGACCTGCTGGTTATCGTTACTTGATCCCTTGCCAGCCAGAGCGTTCAGTTCCTCCAGGCTGTAGTCATTGGCCGAGTTGAAGCCACTGTTGAATTTCGGGTCCTCGTCAAATCGTGTTAGTATGCTTCGACCAACAGTCCAGTCCTTTTCATCGTCAAACCTGACAGCGACCAGACTACGAATCACATTGTCTCTGGCAGCAGCCATGTCTCCTGGAGGACTCACCTTTGACATGGGCAGCGATCTGTCAATGTGTGGCTTGCGGCGCTTCTCAATACGGAAGTGTAGTGGCTCACCGCTCTCAAAAGCCTTCTTGACACGAGAGATGATCCCCTCATCATTCACCCAGGCCCAACCCTTCACATCATGTTCGCTCTTAGGATTGACAAAGGATACGTGCTTAGAGTTTCCGTTCTTGGAGTCCTTGATCTCACTGATGGTACTGAAGCCAGTGAAAACCTCAACCTCTGCACGGACCTTGTTCTCGTCTGGTCCGTCGTGTGATATGAACGGCTTTGCTGTGAACAGGTTGGTCATATCTAACCACTTCCTATAATATGTTGTGAACTTGCTCTCACAGACATTATAACACAAGATGACCTGAGGTGCATCGCTCTGTCCTCAGGTCATCATCTTTGTTTGTTATGGAGTTATGATTATGATCGCTTAGTGCTAACTGATTCAACTTTATCTTGTCAAGATTCTCCTGAACCACTCAAACTGGAGAAAGAAGTCAGCAATCTCGTTGATAAACCACAGTCCCCACTCAATTATCTTGCCTATTAGCCCAAAAGGGTCGTAGTCAAACAACTTGAGAGCAGCAAGGACAATACCTGCAACAAGAAACCAGATGACGGCTCTTTTAAAGAAGTTAAGCATTTTGTTACTGCTCTCCTGCTAATAGTTTTTGTCAACAATCCTCACACATATCAGGAACATCTCTTCAATTTTTATGATCTCTGGTCCCTTTTATCCCATACTATTTATCTATAGGGTTTTATCCCTTTAGAAGTAGGTGAGGTTGTCATCGCCAGAGGTTGACATGATTTCATCCTGCTCGTGCTGGTAGTCCTCTGCTGCCTTCTGTTGTCTTCTGGCGTACTCCTCACGAAGACGCTTGAGTTCCTCCTCGTTCGGCGGGACTCTCAGGTGCCCAAGGAATGTCTCAGCCATGGCGTCCATTCCAGCGCCCGTGAATGCGTCAATCGAGTCAAAGTCCTTCTCACGAGGAATAAACTTCAACTCGGATGAACTAGGCGTACCACCTGATTTAGCAACCTTGTGCATGGCGCTGAGAACGTTTTTAGGAATTCTGCTTAGTTCCTTGTGCTTGACACCCGTCTTGGCATCAGTAACCCACCTGTCATTAGACTCTACAGAATCATCTCTGTCTTTAGGGCGTTCATTGATTTCACTGTTCTCATCTGTATCTGACAAGAAGGAATGATAGTTGCGGGCATTATTGTCAACAGATGTAGACAAAGATGATTCCTGAGAACTTGACGCCTTGCGCTGTCCTTGGTTCTGATTCCTGCTGCCGATGTTAGAAGATACAGGTTTTGAAGAACTGCTGACTCCCTGTGTACGCCTTGCTGCAGGTGTAACAGAGTGCTTATGACTGTCCTGAGTAGCACCTTCTTGTCCTGTATGAGATGAGCGGCCGGCTCTTGCTTCTTGTACAGAAGAGTTGTTGCGTACAGGTGCTCGACCTTGAACGGGGCGCCTGCTTACAGGTCTTCTTCCGACAGCACCTCTTTGTGGGGTCTGTCTGTTGTCCTGCTCAGTCATGGGAACCGCTCTCCGTCCTGTTTCTTGTCTTGTCTGCTTACAAATCAACTAAGAAAAATATCAATGTAGCATATTTTCTGAATACAGAATGCTTCTAGAAAGCATCTATTCACTACTTGCTTGACTTTTTCTGATACATGCCAGCAAGTTCCCGAACTGAGGAGATACCTTTGATCTTGATGTCATGGTTCTTGGACACAGACCTCATGGCTGACTTGGGAATGACAATCTGCTCGAACCCAAGTCTCTCAGCCTCTCTGATTCTGGCGTCAATCATGTAGGATCCACGTACCTGTCCAGTTAGTGACAACTCACCCACGAAAGCCGTCTTAAGGCTTGTTGTCGAGTCGTTGATGGATGACAGAACAGCGGCTGCGACAGCAAGGTCAGACAACGGGTCAGATACCTTGATACCAGATACTGTGTTAATGAAGGTGTCCTTGTCAAACAGACGTGCCTTGCAGAAGCGATCCAGAATGGCACACACGATCTGTCCACGGTTGTAGTTGACACCATTGAACTGCTTACGTGGTGTTGGCAGGTTTGACGGAGTGACAAGAGCCTGTATCTCAACAGGAATCTGTCTGACTCCCTCACTCATGAAGGACAGAGCAGTACCAGACAGTCCTGCTGAGTCCTCGTCACTGTCCATCAGAACTCCTGAAGGATCAGCAACTTCCTCAAGACCACTCTCAGTGTGCTGGAAGACTCCTACCTCTGTCGTGTCACCAAAACGATTCTTAACAGCCCTGAGAAACTTCAGTGGTGTGTCAGAACTGGACTCAAGCATCAGTGTGGCATCAACAATGTGCTGAATGGACTCTGAGCCACTGAAGTCACCGCTCTTGACAACCTGGCTGATGAGAACCATAATGATGTTCTTACTCTTGGCTACACGTGTCAGAGTGTGAGCGGCCTCCTTGGACTGCTGCACAGAACCAACAGAACCACTAATCTCAGTTGACGCAATGGTCTGCAACGAGTCAACCACAACAACATCTGGCGACTCATCCTCGATGTGCCCAAGCAGTGTCTCCAGATTTGTCTCGTTGATAACACGAATGTTGTCATTGTCAATACCCATCCGCTTGGCCCTCAGACCGATCTGCTGCTCAGACTCCTCACCAGACGAGTACAGGACCTTGTTTCCGTTGCTGGCGAAACTGTTGGACACCGAGAGAGTCAGAGTTGACTTTCCTCCACCTGGGGCACCTGAGAGTAGAACCACCTCACCGTTGACGAAGCCACCGCCAAGAACGCGGTCAAGTTCACCAATGCCAGTTCTGACTCTTTTGACAGGCTGTGTGCTCAGGTCTTTAAGCGACTGAGCCTTTCTGACCGGCTTGACAGCAGCAGCCGATTTCAGACCAGACCTACCAGACACTCTCTTCTGGGCGTTTTCGTCACCAGCCTCCACCTTCTCAAACTGTTGGAATGCACCACACTTACCACAGGCACCAAACTGAGCGCCTGGATACTTCTTGCCACACTGAGTACACCTGTAAAAAACACCTTTAGCCATAGTCAGTATCTTAACCAATCATGATGGTAGGTAGATGTGTAGTCAGTCAATATAGATAGATGCTATCACTTGGTTCTTCTTGAAGAGATCAAGACCGCCTCTTGTGGCTTTGACTTCTTCATGTACACTCTCATCGACACTTCATGAACAACTCATCAACAAAAATGCCCTTCATATACAATCAGCAAAAGAATTGTATATGAAGGGCAAAAGTACTGAGAACACTAGGTTTTTAGAGTTTTGTTCAACCTGTTAGCAAGAGTAATTGTTCTCAGGATGTCATGCTTACTAAATCCGATCTGCTCATTCCTGAAGCACTCTCAGAGAGGATGGTGATGTCGCTCTGAGATGTGCTCTTAGTTCTGGACGCTGACATGTCGTTGATGCTGTTGAACTGATGAATCTCCAGCCCCTTAGAAAGCATTCTTGCCATGCTGTTCTTGGTGGACTTCTTGATGTCATCCTTCTTACTGAGATCTATGAACTCCTGCAGACACTTCTCGTTACCTGAGAACCACTTTGTGATCAGATCGCTCTGTGTTGTCACATCTGGTAGAGAAGACTTCTTGAACACTCCAGCAGAGACCAGTGCTCTACCTACTGACATCTTGGTTGAGTTGAAAGAGTCGCATGTATGAGTAGAGAAAGAGTTGTACTTGTTATGTTTCATCCTTTCGGCCTGGCTCTTGGCATCCTCCTCGGACCAGTAGTGTGTGCTGGACTCATCAACGCTCTTGCCGTCATAAAAAGGGCAGTTGCTGATGTCCTGTGCACCACACTTTCCATGCTCAAAGGTTTCAGTATTGATGTGGTAGGCAACTCTTCCCATGTTATCTCACACTCCCTAGTCATTGTGCTTTCAATAATGACTGTTCTTTGCTTAATCTGCTTCTGTATCTATTAACGCATCTGTTTTATCGTTGACAACAAGAATTGTTTGTACTTACAAAAATGAACAACGATTAAGAATTCTTTAGTTAATTCCTACTGCTTTCATGGATGTTGTGGCGTCAGGTAAGGCGGTGAAACTTCCATGATTGAAGATGAAGATGTAAAAACACACAAGGGCGATAGCAATGAATACAGGTAGAACAAGGTACTTCTCTGCTGAACCACCAGCGCTCATGCTTGTGAAACGTGTTGTCCACCAGAACTTACCCTTGATGAGACCAGAAAGTGGAAACAGTACAGGACATCCGGCCTTTGTGAAGCAGTCACCAATAATGTGAATCACCATACCAGCGAAGACCGCTACAGCAAGCCATCTAAAGTCTGTTGATCCAGATGAGAAGATGAGTGCTCCAGAAAGAATAAAACAGAAGATTATGATGATTCCCTCACCAGCTGTGCTCTTTCTGAAATTGTCAACCTGCTTCTTGCTGATGCACGAGAAAGTCAGTAGGGTCAGCATGGCGGAGAAGAACCACCCAAACAGTGTTCCACCAGTCATTGTCAGTCCACCAAGAGTGAAATTTCCACCAATGTTTGTTCCGGCCCAGACGATGACAGCAAGCAGCCCAGCGAAAGGAATGGTGTGCCAGGCTCCACGGTGAGGGTTGGGGTCAGGGTCATCTCGTCTGGTTCTGACGGCTGTCTGTACTATGGATGAGGATCCTCTGAACAGGCCGCTCATGGCTGAACCAAACATACCCCAGTCATTTTTTGCTCGTGATGTTGTGTTGTCAAGGTCTGGTAGAAGTGTCGCGCCAGTGCAGCACAGGATAGCCAGGATAATGAGAGGCACTGACTTGGTTCCCAGAGCAGCAATCATGTAGGCCGGAGCAAATGCAAGCGTTGCTGAAACTGCTGCCAGACCACTGACTGCGTGTGTCAGTCCCATGAAACCATGATCGTTGTTGCACTGCCTTCTGATAAGGTCTGTGTAGCACTCTGTGCCTGTCGTCATTGATGGCCTCTCTTATCTCTTCGTGTGAGGTGACGCCTGAAATAAGAGGGAATATCTAGATTGATAGTGTTTCACTCAGTTTTTGTTACGGACACATAAACTCCGGGGTGTGACTTGTATTTTTTGTGTTACAAGTCACACCCCGGAAGATGCTCTACCTCATCAACGAGAAGAAGACTGAATCTCAGTCACTCTACATGGTAACAACCTCTCGTGCACCAAGAATAACCTTGCTGGTACACTCTGTTCCTCTGCTGGAGCGCTTTGCTGGCTCTGGCAGACTGATACCAGCGTGAGCCTTGGTTGTTGTACATGCTACAGCACCAGAACCAGTGTACGCTGAGATGATACTGTTCTCACCACTCCTCATAATCTGTGTGGCAACACCCTGACCAGCACGACCCTTTGTAGGGATGTCTGACAGAGGAGTGTGCTTGATGGTGTGACCAGTTGACGTCACCAGAACAGCATCAGGATTCTTTGGGTCGGGAACCCAGTTAAAGGCGACAACACGATCCTCGTCTGTCTTCAACTTGATACCCTTGACGCCACCAGCCTTAGAACCAGTCGGGTTGACAGATGAGGCGTCAAAGAGGAGAACGTTACCGCCACTGGTGACAAGAGAGAATAGAGTATCCTTGACGGACTTACCAATCCACCTAGTGGAGACAACCTCATCACCATCAGACAGAGAGATGACGGGGAACTCGTCAAAAGAGGTTGGAAAGTCTGTACGAGCAATCTTGATCTGACCTAAAGCGGTCGCAACTGCCAGACCAGTGTCATTCTTACCAGACTGTACCTTGGAGACACCAACAACACTCACCCCAGACGGCAGGTTGACACCCATGTTCTTGACTGTCATTGGTGTATCTGGGATAAGATAAGACATCGGAACCTTGCGCCCGATACCATCACTTCCGACAATGACGAACTGATCCTTGGACATCACCTTGATCTGCTCAACTACAGGAGTGTTGGTGAACTTCTTCAACGTAGCAGCATAAGAGAATGGCTCTGCCGACCTCAGTAGTGTTCCATCAGCGAATCGTGTCAGATAGCATGGAGTGTTCTTTGCTGACTCCTTGGACGCAGCAGCCTCAACCTTGGCCTGCTCCTTCAACTCATTGGATGTAGCCCCGTTAATGATGCTTCGTCTTTCAGAGGAGATGACTGGAAGAACATCATTCAGATCCTTCTCGACCAGAGCGTCAAGTTTCTTGGGGTTGGCAAGAATCTGCTCCAACTCCCCCTTCTCCTTCTCCAGGTTCTTCTTCTCCTTCTCAACAGCAAGAGAGTCGGACTTGGTCAGTCTCCTGAGTTGCATGGAGAGAATGAAGTCTGCCTGAGTGTCGTCAATCTTGAAAGAGCGCTTCAGGTTGGTTCTTGCTGTTGAGGCGTCAGAGGACTTCCTGATGATACTGATGGCCTTGTCAATGTCAATCAGCACAGCGAGGATGGCGTTCAACTGGTGCAGACGTGTGTCAATCTTGCTGATACGGTGACGGCATCTTCTTGTTGTGCACTCGCGTCTGAGATCCAGAAAACCTTTCAGCATGTCCATCATAGACACCTGAACCGGCATGGTGTCAACAAGGACGGTTGAGTTCACGGGGAACGAGGACTGTAAGGATGTACGTTTGAACAACTCGTTCAGAAGAGTTTTGACATTCGTTCCCTGTGTAGTAGTGACAACAAATCGAACACCTCTCTTCATATCACTAAGATCCTGGACCTTGGAGACTCCTCTAGAGATAATGGGGTTAGGCGGAACAGGCTTGCTCCCTCTCTCACCCTGCTTCCCGTTCTGTCCGAGGTGAATCTCCTCAATAATCTTCTCGGCACTGATGGAGTACGGCAACTCGTAGAAGACAATCTGTGAGCGACCACGAGTCATGGGCTCAATGTTGTACCTGGCGCGAACTGAGAACGTTCCTTTACCAGTCTCCATGTAGTCCCTGATTCCGTCAGATCCCAGAATCTCTCCTCCTGTGGGAAAGTCAGGGCCAGGGATGATGTCAAGTAACTCGTCAGTGGTCAGATCTGGATTCCTCAGTGCAGCCAGAGCAGCAGCAATCACCTCATCAGGGTTGTGTGGAGGAATCTTGGAAGCGAACCCAACAGCGATACCCTCAGTACCGTTGACGATGTTGTTGGGCCACCGGACAGGAAGCAGGTGTGGCTCGTCCTCTGTTCCGTCAAAGTTCCTGCCAATCTCAACAGCACCCTCCTTGACCTCACGAACAAGTTCCAGAGCAGCCTTGGTCAGCCTTGCTTCCCAGTAACGTGGAGCAGCAGGAACGTCACCAGTGAAGGCGCCAACCGTACCGGACTTGTCAACCAGCGGAACACGCATGGTGACGCTCTGAGCCATTCTCGCCATAGCGTCTGAGATACTGGAGTCACCGTGTGGATGGAACCGACCCATCGTGCTACCAACAATCCTGGCGGCCTTGACGAAACGGCTTGACGGAAGGTTGTTGTTGGTGAACATGTCCCAGATGATACGCCTGTTAACTGGCTTTAGGCCATCCTGGCTCATCAGTGCCCTCTGCCTGATAACGTACATGGCGTAGACCGAGTACTCGTCCTTCAGCCACTGACTTGAAGGCGACTTGATAACCTCTGACGCAATCTGATCATTGCTCACAGTTGATGTGGTAGAACTGCTTGCCAAGAATCCTTCTCCATTCACTCAAAACTTGTCTCTCATCTTACATTTTAACCAGCATAAGCAAGAGACATCGTTGCTATATCAATGAATCAACAGATTCCTGCAAAGATTCAGAACAAAGATGAAGTTCTTAGTCAACAAATCCAGAATAGAAGTTGACTAGAAATCTTGGTGGTTTAGATGCTACTTGAAGTCCTTAATAGCATCCATGTTCAATGGACTATCACGATTAACAGAAGTTGTCCAGAACTCTTCACTTGATTTTCTCTCTTGCTGCTTCTGATGCTTGACTTCCTCGTCAGAATCAGCGTCCCTGACATACATGTTGACGGCAAGGAACGGATATATCCCGTCCTCTTTCTGTGCCTCCTCCATCATTTTTATCAGTCCAGCAGCAGAGATGCTATTACTCTGACCAAGCACAGCATTAATCACCTCAACAGCATCATCAACATGTCCTGTGTCATAAGCATCGAGAAGAAGGCTGATGAAGTCAACAAAATCAACTCTGTCACTGATTCTCTCAGCTACAACCCAAAGAGGATCCTTAAACCTGTCATCCTCGTTGTAGACCCTCAATTTGTCAATGTTGCTGAAAATCTCCTGATCCATAGCACTGAGAACAGGAACCTTTCTTCCGAGCAGAGCACGATGTAGGAAATCAGGACCACTGACTGGAGACCATGACAAGGACCTAGAACCTGCAGAAATCATCGCTACCACTCCTCGTTGTTACCCTGACTTGAGAACATCTCAGGATGACTACCTATCCATGAGAGAGTATCAGACACACTGAACCCTTTGGAGGACATGGACCTGATGAGCCTGTCCTTACGCTTCACAGGATCTAGTCTAGTAAAAGATGGGGATCGTGTCATTATCTCAATATACCTGTTGAGAGACTTGTTGTTGTACTCAGGGTTGTTTTTAAGGTGCTCGTTAATGCATGTCTCTATGACATCATCCCTGAACCGTTTCTGCCTCATCTTCTGTCTGATGTGGTTGATTGACTTACCACTGTAGATCATTGACAGAATCTTGTCCGAGGCAAACTCCTTCTCGTCAATAACCCTTTTCTCCACAAGATGGTTGACAACCTCATCAGCAATGTCACATGACAGGATGTCAGACTTATCCTTGCTGTAGTACTCAACTGATTCATTGGGATAGCCTTTTCTGTGCAAGCAATCAAGAATGTCACCAGCGCTCCTGAGGTAGTTCTCAGCCTGCCAGGTAGCACTACTGACAGCATGATCCCACAAAGCAGTGAACTCCTCATACGACAGCACTCTGTCAGGAACACCAACCTGTTTGGCTCTCTTAAACCCCATTCTGTGCCGTCACATCCTTAACAACAACCAGAAAACAACATTGTCCATTGTCTGTACATACTCGCTAAACTAGAATGTCAGCACACCATCAGCAATTTAAACGCTGAGTATAGTGTGCTGACACATGATGAAGTCAACCAGTTAGAAGAAGATGCCTCTGCTGAGTTCATCAATCTCTGGTTGCTGCATGTATGCCCTGCGAGCCTTATCGCCCCTACCTGGTTTTGCGGCTGGACAAGCCTTCACTAACGGGCACCATGAGCACAGATAGGTGGGGTTGAACTCAAACATATTGCTGTCACGCATAACATCCATCAACTTGTCAGCCTCAGCGATGTCATGCAGTGTACGCTTACGCAGATCCTCATCCTTCAAGTCAACCTTCACAATCTCCTTGTAGATAGGATAGATGAGACGTGCTGTGGAGACGTTGTAGCCCTGCTGCTCAAGAAGCATCGAGTAGATGATCTGCTGACGCTGTTCCTTCAAACCGTCCTCAGACTTGTTCTTCTTGACCCACTTCTTCACCTTGCCAGTGTTGTGTGTTGGTAGAGCGGTTGGTCCAGCAAGATAAAGGCTGTCTGGTGAGTCAACCTGAATGCATTGAGTAGGAACGCTCTCAACGGGCTCAACAGACACGACACGACGAGCAACAGTGGAGTCAAAGTGGTCTGGTCTACCGTTCTTGGCGATCTGCTCTTTCAAAGCCCTACTCGCCTCGTGGTGGAGTTTGCCAGGAAGCATGAACCCCCATGTCTCAATAAGGTGTGCGGACAGGAAGATCTGGTGAATGGAGTTCTCGTCATCATGGAACACATGATATGGAGAAACACCCTCATAGGATAGTAGTTCAACCACGTCATTCAGGAGTTCTCTACTTGACAGAGTGACGACACCAGAGTCCAGAGACTTTGACCATGAGGTGGAGTAAGCAAGAATACCCTGAAGAAGCATTGTCCGGTCCATCTCAGAGCCACGAGTCAGACCAAGAGGAATTCTCCGTCCTTCAGGAACATGTCTGAGCCAAGAGATCTCCTCACCAGTGTCACCCATGTGGTTCAGGTAAGATTCAGCAGGCTGTTCACTATCACTCTTGTTGTTAACTACCTTGCCATAACCTTCATCACTGTCTCTGTATGAGGGGGTGTCAAGAAGACCGAGACTGTCAAGAATGGCCTTCATTGAGTCAATCTCAATAGTCAGGCAAGAGTCACCCTCTGATTCCAGTATCCTGTACACAGGAATCTCAAGACTCTTGGCGTCAGTCTCAGACAATACCCCATTCTTGCTGTTAGAGATTAGGTTGTCTCTGAGGGTGCTCATCTCCTTCTTGTCTGCAAGACCCATACGCCACAAATCACTAATTAGTTGCTTGTAGCGCTCGGAGCCCTTGACGACATTGAATGCTCCAGTGAACCTGTTTCCGTCAGCAAGCCAGGCACCAATCAGGTAGGGCTTGGAGACCTTTGAGAGGGCGGCGGCAGACTCCTTGTGCTTCTGTGTGCCACTGAATCCCCAAGCAGGGCTGGCAATCCAGACAGTCTCACCTGACTTAATGATGTTGTGGAGTTCCTGAGTACTGACAACCCTGTGCTCAGCAACGATCTCACCAAAAGCACTCATGAACTCATCACCAACGTACACATCCCAGAGATGAACATTGTCAGCGATGATGCTTCCACCGTCACTGGACGATAAACGGAAGCATGGACGATGATGGATGCTCGACTTGGCAGACACACTGACAGGCTTTCCCTGTGTGCCCAGAATCTTGTCACCCACCTGAACCTTGCCCATTGTAGTCCACCCATCAGGCGTAGGCAGAGGAGTGTCCAAAGCAAGCCCCTTGTAGTCCTCAACAACCAGAGAGACGTCATCACGAGGGTCTACACTGATACGGTCAATGAACCCCAAAACATCACGTCCAGATTCTCCCAGATGGCCTTTGACAAACATCTCAAGACCCTTGCTGAAGCGGTTGTTGTACTCAACCTCAGCAATCTTCACTCTGTCAGGCTTGCCTCCCATGGAGAAGTAGTTCTTGATGGCGTCAATGAGCCACTGACGAGCCTCAGGGATGCGTCCCAGTTCACGGAAGTCGTCAGAGGACAGGACGCTCTTCATGATGTCCTTCAAGGCGTCGCTGGTACGCTCCTCGCCAGGAAGAGTGAAGAAGTCCTCCATGACCTTGTGAAACAGTGAACCTCGTGTCGCAGGGGTGTCAACAGGCTCGTCAATGATCTCTTTGAGAACAAAGGAATTAGCGAGCCAACGAGCAGGACAGGCGCTCTTATCAACAAGGTCACTAATGAGTGAGGCACTCAAGGACTTCTTGTCATAGGCGTCAGCAACCTGGGCTGAGGTGATGCTAAGACCACTGTCATTCATAGAGACCAGATCAAGGTCCTCGTTAGTTCCTCTGCTCATATGTCCTTCTCCACATGTCTGTCAAACCTTGAGGTTAACAAGGGGCTAAACGCACCCTGCCCTCATCCGTGTCGTGAGTACGTCAGTACAAGAGAGGCGGCAGTAAAGACGTACAAAGTGATTTTAACAACAAATGTTGACAGAGGCAAGCAGGTAGCAGGATGTAGGAGAGGGGCCTTAACAGGAGCCCAGTCAAAAGCAGAGGGGATCCAATAGGCACCGCAACCACCCTGTCTACAAGATCTATAGAGTCATATGGTGTAAAATTACATTTAATTATGAGTAGATAGTAAAAGATAAGACAACCCAATCAAAGCATCTTGCTTGCACATGTGATTCAAACAGGATGAAATTGATTGGGTTGTCTGGTTGTGTGGTGTGTGAAAGGTAGAGGAAGGATTTTGTTCTAGATGGTACTGCAGACGACAGCGAGAAATGACTTGTTGTCAGACGTCTGGGTAGTAGTCTCTCTTGATCTGCTCTGGAGTGTAGAACTTAGCCTGGTGAGAGTCATAGAGTTCCTTGATAGTTTCAGGAGACATTCTGTTGACCGCTTTAACAAGGACCTCAGACTCTGATCCAACGGAGTCAGAAGCGAATGAGCCAGTAGATCCTCCCTGAGACTGAGAAAGGATGCGGACACGACTTCTCTCCTTTGATGGAGAGTCGTTGACACTGATTACATAGAAGCCCTGCTTATCCTTACCGAGAACAGGATCCATTTTAGATGGAACAGAGTCAGTGATTTCAAGGCGAGCATGAGATTGAGACACACTTCTACGGCTCTTGATTGCAGAGTTGATACTGACAGCCTTCCTTCTGGCAATCTCATCTACCTCGCCATCACGATACATCTGTCTCTTTGGTTTGAAGTATGACTCATCAGCAACTCTTTGCCTCTCGTTGCATATCTCAAGTCCTCTATCAGTGTCGTACCTTTCAGCAACAGCTCTCTTACCAGCATTAGACCTGAGGTAGTTCTTTAGTCTCTTCTCGGTCTTAGAGCCACTGTTCCTGGAGTACCTGCCAGCAAGATGTCCAAATCGATTGACTGTCACACTGAACTCATTCTTCTCGTCCCACTTGCCTGTGCGTCCAGAAATCTCAATGAGACCGCTTCCATCACCATAACTACTGATTTTCAGGTGGTCATCCTCACCAAGACCAAGATCCTTTCTAACCGTATCCAGAATCCTTTCCTGCCTGTCTTTAAACCTCTGCCGATCCCTGTCAATCTCAGCAGACATCAACGCTCGAACGGACTCAGGAACCCTTGGATAGTCAACAACTTCTGCTTTTCTTTGTGGATTCTTGTAGTGACCACCAAGATAGGTAACTTCCCCTGTGTCAAGGTCGATACCTTCTAGAGCAAAAGTATGAGAACCACCAGAAGTAACTACAATACGCCTTGACTCGCCAGATGGTTCAGTGAGGTTGACGACAGCACCACGTAAGTCAGGAACTTCATGAAACACAGGATCATCAAGTGTCTGAATCTCGTGTGATTTACGTTCCTTCTCTATCTCCTTAATCTCTCTTAAGACACTGGAAGGCAAAGATGAGCGAGCAACAGACAACTTCAACCTGCCGTTAGTGTCGGATGTTCTGCTCCTGCTACCACCTAACCCTGCGTCATCCACTCCAGCGCGTTCAGCGTTAATAGCCTCGCGCTCCGTCTGGCTGTAGGCGTGTGGAACATCCAGCCCCTGCTTCCTGTAGTCACAGTTCTCCGGTCCAACACACGGCTCCCAGTTACCTGTCTTAGGACTGAGGTGCTGGCATCCGCTCTGCTTCTGTCTAGTCATGATGAGATCTCCTTAGAGTCTTGTGTATTGCAGTCTTTGCTCGGTCTCATCAGGAGTATCTAAGCGGAAAAAAACGCTACTTTCAGGTAGAAGAGATGCACCATAGAACCTAGCAGCATACCAAGGACACCTGAGACCAAGAGACACCGGAACCACTCACCTAGATCTATAGAGTCATATGGTGTAAAATTGGGTTTGGTTATATGTTTACAGGTTCTTAGAAGAATAAGCAATCACCTGTCTTCTGGTAAAAGCACTCAGAAGACAGGTGATTGAGAAGAAGGGTTGCTGGATCAGAGCGAGTAAAAGTTCTCCTTGGATGACAGGTGCTTACATTCCAGCGTCCTCAGTAATCTCATCCATGAACGAGTCCCAGTCGTCCTCAGGTCTGCTCGTCTTCTTGGAGCCAAGACCAATCTGTGGGCGCTCCATGTCACCAGACGGTGTAGAGAGGAAGTCATCGTTCTGCTCCTCCTCACGGATACGGTCGATCACAGCAGAGTTGTCAATACCGGAACGTTCGTCCAGGTCTGTGCCGTCAAACTCTGACATGTCCGCAAGGTGTGCAAGACGTGACTGCCTGTTGCCAATAGGAGTTCCATCAGGATTCAGGCCCTTGGCCTCAAGATACTTGTCCATCCAGTCTGTCTCTGCGTAGAACCCCTGAGCGTGTGCACCGTAGCCGTTGATCTGAAGGTAGAGGCGACCGCGAGGGAACGGTTTGACACGGGTGCCTTCAGAGTTTTCAAGAACCATGGTGGAAGCAGTGGAGGTTGCACGGCCACAGGTGATACGAACAGCCAGGTTAGCCTTCAACTCACCTGGGATCAGTTTGGCGTCAGGGCGCTGGGTTGCGAGAACCATGTGGACACCAGCGGCACGGCCAAGGCGAGCAATGGAACCAGCGATGACTTGGCATTCGGCAGCCATTGCATCATCTTCTTTTGCTTGGTCATTTCCTTTAACACCTGATTGTCCGAAGAGCTCACCTGCCTCATCTACCATCAGCATGAGACTATAGCCCGGGTTAGGAAGTTTTCTAAAATCGTTGATTCCGAGTTGTTCCATCTCAGCATACCTCTTCATCATTGTCTGCTGAGCAAAATTCATAATTGTTACAGCATCTTCTTTTTCTGTAGCAATCCCTAAAACAACATTTGAGTACTTTCTGAATTGAGATAATTCGACCTTCTTGAGATCCACTCCCAAAAACCTCCAGCGATCTGGACGAGCCACGCACGCGAAGATCAAATTTCTCTGAGCAACACTATTATGTGATACAATACTACCATTTTGATTATTACTGATAACAGAAAATAATCTATTTTCTCCAGAGACCTCAATACATTTTGAGGATTTTGGGTTAATCTTTTTTATTTCTCTGATTCGCATTTTCTATCCATTCTATGGCTTTTTTATGGCAAAAATATCGTCATCTCCTACAGCGACAGGACAAAAGTCTTGATCTTGAGGTATGGTTGTGGTATACTTATACCAACTGATGAAGTACGTAGAAGAAAAGATCGGAAAGTCTAACTATGAAGAAGATTTGTGACTTTTGTGGCGAGGAGTTTGAGACCAACCGCTCAAAGGCTAGGTTCTGCAAGCGTGACCACTTCGGAGAGTGTGTTATCTGCGGCAAGAAGTTCCCTGTTCCTCAGCCTAAACAACCTAGTAAATTCTGTTCTGATGAGTGTCGTCGTGCTCGTCCAAGGAAACAGGTTGAGTGCGTGTGTCAGATGGATGGTTGCGGAAAGACCTTCATGTCTGATCGCAAGACATCCAAGTTCTGCCCAGGGCCTCACTACCGAAATTGTGTGGTGTGCGGTAAGGAGTTTGAGTTGTCTATGTTTAATAGAAACAACCCAGCATCTACCTGCTCTAGAAAATGTGCTCAAGCAACTGTTGACCAAGAGCAGCAGCAACAAAACTATTTGAAGACAATGAGAGAAAAGTATGGGGTTGACAACATATCTCAGTTGGAGGAGATAAAGGATAAGAAGCGTCAGACATGCATGGATCACTATGGTGTAGATAACCCTTCTCGTGCACCAGAGGTTCAGAAGAAGCGTGATGAGACCTTCATGGAGAGATTTGGTGGCAATCCATGGAAAAGCGAGGAGGTTAGAAAAAAGATTGCTGCTACCTGTATGGAGAGGTATGGCGCTCCAAATCCGTTTATGTTAGATGAGTTTCAGAAGAAGGCAAGGGATTCTGTTTTTAAGAAGTACGGAGTTAAGAACATCTTCATGCTTCCAGAAGTTCGCAAGAAGGCTGCTGAAAGATGCAGCAGGATCTCCAAGGTTAACTATGAGTGGAAGAAGTCTCTTGAGGACGCTACGGGTCTAGAATTTGAGACAGAGGTTAGATTTGGAGATGATGTGTATGCTGATCTTGGTGTGCCAGACAAGAAACTACTTATTGAGATTAACCCAGCAGTGACTCATAACTCTACGATTCATTATGCTCACCTGACAGGACGCTGTAAAGAGTTCATAGACACTGGCAAGTGTGAAAGCAGTAAGCACATACCACAAGCAGAGAAGTACCATCAGGCACGTACCCTTATGGCCCATGATGCTGGCTTTACGTTGTTGCAGTACTTTGACTGGATGGATTGTGACATCTTCGTCTCTATTGTCAAGTCAAAACTCAGTTTGTGCTCTAATTCTGTAGGTGCTCGCCAGTGCACTCTTCGTGAGATTTCTCAAAAACGAGCTAACAAATTTCTCAAAGAGAACCACATGCTAGGCGCATCAAATGAACAGACTTTGTGTCTAGGGCTCTTTTACAAGAACGATCTGGTTCATGTGCAAACATATGGTCTAGCGCGATTCAGGAAAGATGTTGAGTGGGAGGCTATTCGTGCTTGCTCTAAGACTGACTGGCATGTTCAGGGCGGTTTCAGCAAGTGTGATAAGTATTTCTTCAGTAAGATTGAACCAGATTCTGTAGTCTCATATGTGGATCTTTCTACTGGTTACGGTTCCACTGAACTGATGTTTGATGGATGGGATCAGAAGAAGGTTAATCGTCCTGGTTCTACCTGGGTACGTATTAAAAATGGTACAGGTCCAGAGTTCATTCGAGACTCTGCTGCTCGCCGTGTTTCTGCTGACAGGTTGTTGGGTTTTGAGGTTGGTGATGTGTACCCAAGATTCCTGGAGGATGGCACCAAACTCACTAATGCTGATGTGTTGATGGCTGAGGGGTATGTTCAGGTGTTTGATTGTGGGACGAGTGTGAATGTTTGGAGGAAGCAGGCGGAGTAGTTTTCTGTCAAACGAACATCACATCCTTCTTTGCAAACACTCTTGTGTTGTTTTAGAAACTTCTTACAGGAGTGTTTGTTTTTTCTAGGTGTTGGTGGGGTGTGTTGGTATGGCTGAGGCTCGTCGTGTTGGTATCAATGCTGATGGTACTGTGTCTGTGTGTAGGGCTAGGCCGGAGAATGTTGGTCGGGGTCGGTGTAAGCATATTGAGCATGTTGAATCGTCGTTGAGTGATACTGAGATCTCTAGGATTAATGAGGAGGCTTTGGAGAAGCAGCATGAGATTCTTAAAGGTGTGAAGCGTGGTCTTGAGGGGTCTGATTCCAGCGACAAGAAGCAGGCTAGTAATACTTCTGGGGTGAAACCGTCTTCGCCTAATCCTGGTATGGTGTTTGGTCATGGTGCTGCTATCACGAGGCGTGAGTTTGATGAGTCTGTTCAGAGTGTGTCTCAGCAGTTTGACTCAGGTGACTATCATTTTATTCAGGATTTTTACAGGAAGTACAAGGAGCGTACTGAGGATCCTGAGTTGCAGAGGCGTTTTGGTCGTGCCACTGATAACGTGTATGACTTCTTGCGCAGTGGTGATCCTGTTGCCATCAAGACTCGTAAGTTCCTTGGTCGTGACATGAACCTGAGGATTTTCTCTGAGATTATCGCTAAGAATGTTGGGGCGATGACTCTTTCCAAGGAGTGGGAGAATGATGGTCGTGACAGTACGCATAAGACGTATCGTGTGGTGATGACGTCTGCACTTAATGACATGAATCGTGAGCGTTATATTGCGTCTGTCATGTTCTTTGGTGGTCGTTGCTGCTACTGTCACAGGCCGTTCACCAGAGGTAACAGTCATGGTACGATCAAGAGTGCTCCAAGTGGTGAGCATCTGACTCCTGTGAACGCTAAGAATCCGCCTCCTGGTGCTACACGTTATGGGAACATGGCTCTTGCCTGCATTGGTTGCAACAGTGAGCGAGGCAACAAGGATCTGAACGAATGGGTTGCTGAGACATCAAGGATTCCCGAGAAGAACAAGCAGCAGGTTCTTGACAAGATTGCTGCGTTCAGGAAGTATGCTCTGCACAAGGAGATTGACGACCATCAGTACGAGAAGGTCAAGAAGACCGTGGAGAGGATTGATAAGTTCATCAAGGCTCGCAGGAAGGATGATGATGGCTACGATCCCAGGTCTCGTAGGTTCTCCAGGAAGGCGTCACACAGGATCAAGGGCTTCTGTAGGCAGCAGATTAACGATCTGAAAGAGGATCTGAGAGTCTAAAAACTCATTGCTCCATGTATGAGTATTTGATCTGTTCTCTACATCTGTTGACAGGGCCGCTTGTTTGATGATATACTTTCATCATACAGGCGGCTTTGTGGTACGCCTGATGCACATCATAGCAGGAGCCGCACCTCCTGCTGACAGATAACTTTCAACTGACTATTGTGCAAACACTTAGGGTTGGTTGTGTGACTCATGTGTGTATCTGAAGGTTCTTGGCAATCACTACAGGTAAATTTTTCTTGCGAGAAGAATTATAAACAAGTTGATAGAAAAACTGGATTCAGGTACTCTCACCTGTTGTAGTGGTTGTGTGCGGACGATTCATAGGATAGGTGCAAGAGGATATGACTGAGAACAGAAACATGAAGAAGGCTGTCAGGGAGTTCAGTAAGAAGCACGACCTGACATACACACAAGCGATGGACTTTCTGCGTGATGAAGCCAGAAAGACGCTTGAGAACAATCCTGGAATTGTTAACTCATTCGGGTTTGAGTGTGATAGCAAGACCGTCGTTGTTGGAGATCACAGAGAAATCGAAGCAGTTGCAGAAGAAAAACCTCAGTTCCCTCTTGACTTGAGTGCAGGCGGATCCTATGTGGTTGATTCCAATGGGAATGTGATTGACAGCAGTGGTAACCCTATCTTGCAATTAGTTGATGCTATTAATAGTATTTTTGAGCAGATCGGCACAAAACAAAAAGAGCAATCCATTTCCAGAATAACACATCTGAGTATTAGTCATGATGCGGTCTCCAAACTTACTGGATTAGATAAGAGGAATTTAGCGATTCTCTTAGAAAGAATAGAACTATCACAAACACTAAAAGATCAATTGATTATAAACATCATGGGTCGTGATAGCAAGGTAGAAAAAGCCATCAAGTTCTGTAGAAATGACATTCTTCTTGTAAGTGAGCATAGGATTCAGGTAGGTAAAGGTGGCGCCTCAGGAATTCATATCGGAACCAACGTGTACAGCAATCCAGTATTTTTCAGCGACTATGATAACATTATCATGTCTGTTAACAATAAGCAAGAGTCCAGTAATCTTAGGGAAATGCTTTCATACCAGATTAGAAAGAGCGGAACAAAGAGAGTCCTGATTGATTTGAACAACAAGATAGATTTTACTGCTCCTTTGGCCTTCCATCAGGAGATTCTTGAGTTCAGAGGTGAGAAGTATCAGGACAATGGATGTATCGTTCTAGTTGATCTTAATAACATCAGTAAGACCAGTAATGAATATGAAGATCTTGATTTTTACATGAATCCGTTCTTCAAAGCCTCTGTTCTGTCTCCCAACAAAGTTTCCCTATGGATCATTGGAGATTACAAAGAGTTTCTGATTGAGCCTGCTAACGACTTCCAGAAGAGTGTAAATGAAAAGATTATTCACATAGTTGATTCATCATTCATTCACATTAACTCAGCAAACCCATCAGATGCTAGTCAGATGTTTGGGACCAAGTTTCTTGAATTTGATGGAGATGGAATTTACAGGTACAAGAAACAGGTAATACGATTCAATGATAAGTAAGTGGTTCTGTAAAATTCCTGCTTCATTTAAAATACAAAACAGAGAATGATGAGTTCTTGATCTGTCACCTCTTGTGTGGTATAATCTCTATGAGAGACTTAACAATACCACACAAGAGGTGACTTTTTTTGAGTATTAAGTTGTACGACTGGATTCTAGTAGAGAATACCAATGTATTTAAGTTAATGAATGACATCAAGAGCGTGATTGAGCCAATTTTCTTGAAGAAGATGTCATACAACATTCTTGTTACTGGCGAGGCTGTTCTTGACGCAGGCGACAGAGAGATTACCTGGAACGACACTAGATTGATGCGCCTTAGCTCCTCTCATGGAGAAGAGAAACTTCCTACAAGAGACAGAATTGGTCTACTAGTGGACAAAACCATTGATCTTACCGACCGGCTCTATAGAGATATGTCAGTAACATTCAGCGATGCTGACATTGGCTATGAAGTGATCATACTTCCTGGTCCAGATGACAATGATGTGATTTTTCGGGTGTTCTCAGAGTCAGATGATTATTTTAAGGCACTGAAAGATAAAAATATTGGTAAAGATTTTTCATACTGGAACAACACTGATAAAGAGGATAGCGTCTCTGATGCGGAGTGGGAGAAAAGAAAAAAGTATTGGGAAGGTCTTCCACAAAAATCATTCTCTAGTATTGGGCTTTCTTTTTCTAATCCGTCTAGAATTGACACTAGTATTGCACTCAAACATGTTCATCAGGAACTACAAGACATGGTAAAGAGTAGGTCTAGTAAATGAGCATTAAGGCGTATGATTGGTTTATTACAGAACTACATCCATTTGATGCTCTCAATAAAACTAAGTGTTTGTTGAATGAAGTCTTCTACTCAAAGATGAGAAAAATGATTCATGAATGTGAATCAGTATTGAAGAACAATCCAGATGCTACATGGGAAGACGCTGGTTTTGAGTACTACAACTCTTCTGAGGAAGAAGACAGTAATTTAAAAATTAGAGATTTCGGTTGTGTACTACCAGCGGCTTGCTCAAAATATGTTGACTATTTAAGAGACATGGATAACACATATAGTGTAGCAAACTTTGATTACAAGGTTATTTTTATTGATGGTCCAAAGGATAGAGGATATAGAACAACTTTGTTCAAGGTGCTATCCAGAGATGACTCATACACCAAATTTCTGGATACAGAGGACTGGTGCAAAGATTTCTCTTATCAGAATTATGGAGATTTAATTGACAATGTTTCGTTAGAAGAATGGAGAAGGAGGGAGATATTTTGGAGTAGTGTTCATTTCTCTGAGGATTCTGACATGGGTTTCACTACCTTCAATCCATCAAAGACAGAGGTGATTCTTCATTTCTCTTCAAGATGATACAGATAGACCAAGGGCGACTCTTGAAAACTTGAGTCGCCCTTAGTCTATCTCTGTGGTTTACAAACTACCCGTGCTTCACTCTGGACTTAATCTCCTTGACTCGACCAGATATAGGCTTCCTGATACCAACTGATGAGATGTACCCACACATACGCTGAATAACCTCAATCGTCTCAGGGTTACGATTGTTACACTCAGGGCAGAAGAAACCCTTGACATCAGCATCAAAGTCGCCATGATAACCACAACTCAAGCACCTGCTGATAGGGGTGTTAATTCCTGAGAACGGAACATGGTCATGCATATAGTCCCAGATTGCCTCAAATGCGTCCAGGTTCTTGACAAGCGAAGGCTGCTCGACATAGCAGATGTTTCCACCAGTGCTCAAAGGAGTGTAGGCGGACTCGAAGTCAATCTTCTCAAACGGAGTGACCTTCTTCCTCACGTCCAGATGGAACGAGTTGGTATAGTACCCCTTGTCTGTGATGTCCTTGACCTCTCCAAATGTCTCCTTGTCTATTGCTGCAAACCGTGAGCACAGGCTCTCAGCAGGAGTTCCATACACAGAGAAGGCAATCCCTGTCTCATCCGCCCACTTGCTCTTCCAGTAGTTCAGACGCTCCAGCACACCAACAGTAAACGCCTTAGCGTCTTCATTATCCTGCCAGTCATTACCCCAGAACTTTGTAGCAACCTCGTGCAGTCCAATGTAGCCAATGGAAGCAGTTGCCTCACCGTTGTCAAAGATAGGCTGAACGACCTCATTGCCACTGAGCCTATGTCCTGTAGCACCATACTGATAGAGGATTGGGGCGTTCTTGGCTAGTGTGCCAGCAAGCCTGTTGTAACGGTACATCAGTCCGTCGTGAACAAGAATGGCGCGCTCGTCAAGAAGTTTCATGAACTCCTCTGGAGTGGATGTACTCAGAGCGATGTTAGGAAGGTTCAGTGAGACGACACCAATGTTGCGACGGCCGTAGGTGACCACCTCTCCTGTTTCTGGGCTCCTGTACTCAGTCAGGAAGGATCTGCAACCCATTGGACTGATAAAGAATCCATAGATCTCCATGACCTTCTCGTATGAGAGAATGTCAGGGTAGATTCTCTTAGCAGAACACTCAACAGCCAGACGCTTGATGTCATAGTTGGGATCAGTCTTTTTAAGATTGATTCCATCCTTGAGAGTGAAGACAAGTTTAGGGAAGACAGGTGTCCTGTGATCCTCACCTAGACCAATAAGCCTGTTCTGTAAGATCCCTTTCTGAATCTCTCGTCCCCAGAATCCAGTACTTAAACCGAAATTAAACGTAACAAATGGTGTCTGGCCGTTGGAACTAAACAGGGATGAGATCTCAAACTCTAAAGATTGGAAGGTATCAAAAACCTCCTTGATGACGTCCTTTTTAGAGATGTCAATTGTAAATTGAATTGTTTTTTCAGATAGTCCAGAATCAATTTTTCTGACATTATTAAATTCAATCTTGAACTCATTGTCAGTCTGCTCTATCTGTGAGGCGTAGTAGTCAGCAAGAGAGTCAACCTCATCCTCAGCCAAGATAACTCCGTCAAACTCAGCCATCCTGGCAAAGTTCTTCTTCAAGGTCTTTCTGTAAGAGATGACAGCATATGGCTCCAGGAACTCATCAAGTCTGTGGGCACTGACTCCACCATACATGTTTGAGGACACGTTAGCGATAATCTGTGGAATGACCTCGCCAGCAGTCTTCAGGGACTTGGGTGTACTAATCTCAGCCTCACCGAGAGTGAACCCGTGTTTGAGCATCCCTGGAAAGTCAATCAGCATACAGTTGTACAAGCCACCAGATGCGTTCAGTGTGTAGTCTAGGTCATGGAAGTGAATCCAACCGTTTCTGTGGCCCTCAGCGACGTTCTTAGGGAGCAGTTTCTCTAATGCGTACTCCTTGCTGATGCTGCCTGCCAGAAGGTCTCTCTGTGTCGCAAACACCTTGCTGTTCTTATTGGCGTTCTCATTCATGATCTCCTCGTCATGACCACAATACCTGTCAACAACTCCACCAAGATCCATAGTCCTGAAAGACCTCCATCATCAACTCGTCCTTAAAACATATACCTCTTATTATCTAACGAGTTAAGGCACTGATGAGATGGGACCTAAGCACTATACCTGGTGCTAACAAGTGGTTAAAAACACTGCATGTTGTGTTTTGATGAACGGGGTGTCAAAGCAAGAAGATGCTTGTTGACAGAGGTGTTCTTCACCATGTTTCCAACCGAGATGAACCAGAACGTGAAGTAGAAGATCTGTCCTGGAATCTGACCCCAGGCACCTGTGTGAATCTGGTAGACAAGCCACACAATACCAGCAACAAGAGTAATGGTCTTGATAGCCCACTTGTTCTCAACCAGAACGAGACAGGACATGAGAATCGAACCAACTAGTGGAAGCAAGTTGAATCCAGACAGTGAACCACCTGTTACCAGAAACAGAGCAGCCATTGACACAACAATAACTGGAGCAATGTTCCTAAACCTCCAGTATGGCTTCTCGCTCATAATCAGTGCTGCTACTGAAAACACGATGGAGAGAACACTCAGCGCTGTTGCTCCGTATGCTCCCAGCAGGAGGTACTGAACTGCTACAGCAGATGACATCAGTACTGACAGAATTGTAATGGTCTTGTTACTGCTACTGTATGAGATAGCGACAAGCAGCACAGAGGCAATGAGTCCGAAGATGAATGCAAGCAATGTGAAAGTGTCCTTGTTATCGACTTTATTTCACTAGTTATCCTAGCACGTCAGCACTCGTATGTCCATTCTGCCACATCTTGTATTATCTAGTGATGCGTGTTATGCATTCACAAGCAAAAACAGATTAAAGCGCTACTTTTAGATATTGGTACCAAGGACATTTAATCAACGATAAGTGGTCGATCTGGCGATGCCTTAATTGCCAAATGATCGACCATTCTTTTTATGTCAACAGGTGTTGATACTCAGTCCCTCATTACTCGACGCCTACCTGAACCAGAAGAGGTTGAGGTGGATGAGTCGCTATTCTTCTGATTGGTGCTCATAGAATTGCTGTCAGAACTCAACTGCTTCTTAGAGGATGCCGCAGAAGTCCTGATCTCTTTGAGAGACTTGAACGCCTTGACAAGAGCAATCTCCAGAAGAATCCTAGAGTCAGTACCGATAGACATTCTGTTGATTGCGTCACCAATCTCCTCCTGAATGGCAAACATACCTTTTAGGTTGTGCAACTTCTTGATGACCTGCTTCTCGTTCTCAACTGGAGGAATGATCTCAATCACGCCAGAACCAATGAGAATAAGGTCGCGGATACTTGAGAACAGTCCCTCAGCAATCACTCGTCCGTCCTGACCTTCTGAGACACCTCTCATCACAGCATCCAGAGCGTTTGGAACACTCAGGTCAGCAAGTGCCTCAATGATGTCTGAACCAACATCTGTTGACACGATACCACCAGAGACCAGCACCTCATCAAGAACGGTCAGTGTGTCACGAACAGAGCCACGACCACGACGAACAACAGCCCGAAGGATGTCGCTTCTGACTGTCTCGCCCTCCAGTTCCAGAATGTGCTTCATGTGCTCAGTCATGATGTCACCAGGAACAAGACTGAACTTCCTTGACTGGATACGTGAGGAGATGGTGTCAGGAATCCTGTCGGACTCGGTTGAGCAGAACATTACTGTGGCGTTCATGTCCTTGGACTCAACAGGAATCAGGATGGAATCAAAGGCGCTCTTGGAGAGATTGTGCACCTCGTCAAGGATGATGACACGTCTGTTGATGTCAGCCTTCATCCTTGACTGCTTCATGATCTCAAGAACATCCTCCTTGTACCCCTTGTTAGCCATGGAAACGTAGTCAACACCGAACTGGTTGTTGTCATCAATGTTCCGGCACACGTCACACTTGTTGCAGGGGTTGGCGTCAGGCTGAGGATCAAGGCAGTTGACAGCCTTGGCGAAGATGAATGCAGCAGAGGTCTTACCACAACCACGAGGACCGAACAGACCGTATGCTGAGAACTCACGACCCCAGGAGATGGCGTTCTGAAAGGTTCTGGCGACGTCCTGCTGCCCAATCAGGTCACTCCACACCTGCGGACGGTACTTCTTGTACAACTCTATCTGACGGTTACTCTTGCTATCATCAGACATCTTTTTGCTGTCTACGCTCTTGTTGTCAGCCATTCATACTCTCCTCTGTTCTGCTTGGTCATTAAACTATATAGTGCTTCTGATCACTATTATAGCACACTGAGAGAATAGCGATACAAGCAACCATACATCACTACAGAATCTCTTTTTTCTGTTGAATGAAACCATCTCTTCTGATGACTTGGCGTCAGGCAGCCTGCTCATCACACACAATGGTGTCACCAACACTGATCTGGTGAACATAGCGCTTCTCAGTGGAACCATCAGATGACATGACAGTCCTCTCGTCAGATACGATGACTTCCTCAGTGGAACCATCATCAAATGTCAGCAGACACACAGCACCACGACCAGGAGACAGGAAACGCTCAAACAGCAGATCGTGCTCAATCGGATCCACCTTGGAGATTCCCAGAAGATAGGCATGAATGCTTCCACCAACAGAGCCACGACCAACACCCACAGACGAGGCCAGGATCTCACCAGCCTTATTCCTTACGGAGTAGTCGTTCTCTGTCCTGTTCAGGTAGTCACGAACAACAAGCATGTACCCAACGAAGTCAGAGGAGTTGATGACGTTCCACTCCTCCATGATACGACGAGTGGCCTCCTGCAGCGTTCTCTTCCTAGTTGCCTTGTCAGGGTAGTTACGGTTGACATATAGTCTCTGGTACCCTTGATTGATGAGGTGTTGGTAGAACTGACCCTCAGAGGTGAACCCAGCAGGGATAACAGGTTTTGGCTTCAGGTGGGCGTCAAAGTCCAGAGTAATGTCTGAGGCCATCTCAGCAATCAGGAGAGTGTTGCTGATTGCTCCAGGAAAGTCATCTTTGGGGAACTGTCTCTCCATCTCCTGAGAGGTCTTCATGTAGTAGCCGCTACCGTTGAACGCGAATCTCTTACCACCCTGCTCATAGGTTGGATGAGACATGAGAGCACCAGACTGAATACAAAGCATCTCCTCATGACCCTGTGCATCATGCTCATGCGCATAGTGGCAGTCATTTGTCGCCAGTAGAGGAATGCCTAGTTTCTTGGAGATCTCCAACTGCTTAGGAAGCAGAATCCGCTCAAGATCGATGTCCATAGAGTGGTCCATGATCTCAACGAACATCTTGTCGCCAAAGACCTCTTTCAACTGACCAGCATAGGAGAACGCCTCGTGGTCCTGCCCCATCAACAGACGAGTACACACCTCAGATGACGGGCAACCAGTAGTGACGATAAGTCCTTCACTGTGGTCAGCAAGCATCTCAAAGTCAATGCGCTGCTTGACGTGAACACGGCTGGGATCATATGACTCAGACGAGAGGATCTTCAGGTTATCCATACCAGTGTTGTTGTAAGCCCATACAGTCAGGTGAAGATAGGCTCCATTGGCTGACACGTCATAGTTCTCGTCCTTGCGTCCGTCACGACCATAGAAGACAGGATGATCCACCTTACTTCCTTCAGGGTTGACTGGAGCCATGTAGAACTCACAACCAGGCACAGGAGTGAGCCCAGCGCTTCTAGCTGAGTTGATGAAGGTGTTAATGGCGAACAGGTTTCCGTGGTCTGTCAGTCCTAGTGCACGCTGACCAAGATCCAGAGCCTTCTGAACATACTCCTGAGGTGTAGCGAACCCATCTAACAGAGATCTGTCAGAGTGCATGTGCAGTGAGGCGAAGTCGTCATTCTTAACAGCCAATGTCCAGCGTCTCCTTTAAATCGTCCATCAGGTATCAAACCGGCAGTATGTACTCAACCCATCTTAACGAAAGCACAAGCAAGCCCGCTCGGTACCTCATCAAAAAGTACGAACGGGCTTGTTTACTAGTTGCTCTAACTACTTGTATTTGTCAGCGAAAGAGCAGAAGCATACTTCTAATTTCCATCAGAAGAGTTGTCCCTACTTGTCAGTAGCGCCAACGTCATCCTTCTTGCTGCTCTCAGAATCTTTGGTAATGGTAGATGATGTATCAGTATCAACATCTGTTGACTCCAAGTCAGGGCCGTCAGTGTCCTCTGTCTTCTCTTCTCCTGTGTCACCAATACCAGATAGCGCTTTGAGTTGAGAGTACGAGAGGATTCTCTTGGAGTCAGCCAACATCTTGTCAACATTCTGCAAAATGGCTGCAATCTTGTTTGGCTTCCTGACTCTGCTCACCGGAGCAACAACAACAGGAATGACCTTCTTGGAGTCAGGAACAGGTTGAGAGATAACACGAATCTTGTCACCGTTACGTCTGTTCAGGTCAAGCAGGATGACTGTGATGTCAGCACCTCGTGAGCGCCACACAGGAACCTTGTTGTAGACCAGATGGTTGAGCCACGGAGTGATGCTCTTCCTGTTGTATGAAAGACGCTGGCTCTTGCGACCAATTGTTCCAAATGGTGAACTCATGAGAACAGGATGAATCATGTAAGCGTGATCCTCGTTCCAGACCAGCACAGACCCCTTGCCGTCCTTCTCTGGTATAAGAGCAGAGTTCCACCCAATAAAATCAGCACTGTCTACTAGTGTCCCAGCAAGTTTGTCATCCATAGAGTTAGATGGAACGTTTTTTGCCCTGAAGTGGTTCCTACCCATCACACTGTAGACGATAATGAACATGACTAAACCAACTATCGACCCGATGACAGATGAGATGGCGACACTGACTGATGACAGCACAAGACTGTATGACACAAGGAATGATGTCATCTGTGTCACCATAACAACAGCCCATCTGGATCGTCCGCTCTGACGCGCGTAGGACCACGCCAGACAAGCGAACAACAGCGCCCACACCAGACCCATCCAGATAACTCCTCCGAGCCCGTATGGGTCAGCCAGAGAGCCCCCAGTGAATGCGAATGAGGACAGCATAGCGGTCATGACAATGGCAACAGTTCCCTTGATGACAACCCTGAAGTTCATGAACATGAAGACAGTTGTCATCAAGGTAATCAGTGACAGGACAGGAACCCACCATCGTGAAGGGTTGTCAATGACAGAGATACCTGACACAAGAATAAGAACGGCTGTGAATGCTACAAGAAGGTTTGAGTTGGTGTATACCACTTCTTGTAGTGATGTATAGAAGTCGCTCTGTTTGATCCTGTTCAGCATAGATGCTCCTCTTGACAGGTTCTAGATGATCGTTGATTAACCTATATCTTAACCATCAGAAGAAACAGATGAAGAGATACAATCATACTAGATAGATAATACACGCAACTTCTAGCCGCTGACAATCTCCTGAAAACTGTTTCTGTCACATGGAACAATGAATTTATTGCGATCCAAATGAACACTTGTATCCTGTGAGGTGAACGCAAAGTGATCGCAGTCCAGTCCAACAACTTTGCAGCCAAGGAAACTGCTTGTATATGACTTGTGATGGTGACCATGGACATTCAGTGATGGCTCTGTGTGAGCAATGACCTGCTTAATCCGGTCTCTGGTCAACTCAGACTCTTTGAGAAGGTAGTCAGGTACCCCAGAAATAGGAGAGTCCCACACCAGTCCTGGAGCATCATGTGTCATTAGGACGTCAACATGACCAGTACTGATAGCCTTGTTAACGTCATCTTCCGTCACCTGCTCCTCAGGAAACCAGTCAAAACCTTCCTGACGGAACTCCTTGTCAACAGATACAGCCCCACCAAGACCAAGGAACTTCAGGTCACCCCAGACCCATAAGAAAGAGCGAGGAATGTGCAGAATATGATCACTGACAACTCCTCTACCATACTCGTCTCTTGGTAGGGAGTTAATGATGTTGAAGTTCTCATGGTTGCCGTCGATAAACCACAACTGCTTACCGATTCTTGACAATCTGTGATCAACGGCCTTAATGAACTTACTACTAAGATCCCAGAGACCAAAGTCACCAACATGAAAGAAGACGTCTGAATCATCATCCTGACTGCACAACAACTGCTGCAAAGCAAATGAGGTGTTTTGGTGCCAGTCCCCAAACACAGTTACCTGACTGACAGAGGAGTCTTCAAAGACAGGAGTACTAGTTGTGCCAGTACTGGGCGGTGTGCTAGTAGTCATTGATTCCTCCTTCTGCTGATTCTGATTGCGTTGACAGATAATGTTCAAACATAGTCATGAGTAGTATAGCACACAATCGCTAGAACACGCAACACATAACAGATTGTTGTCACACTATTCAACACAGATTAAGAGCAGATACCAGAATGATAAAGTATTACTTATTGCCTTTTGACCTGTTATGTGTTTTGCAAAGCATCTGGCAGTTCGATATGTCAGTGGATCCACCCTTGCTCCATGCCGTTACATGATCCGCATCCATCTCAGAGATTCTGTAGATACGAGATGAGTTACTATTCTCTCCAATAGCACACAAGGGGCAGTTCGATATGGCTTGTTCTAATGCTTGACTTGTTTGTGTGTCATAGGCAAGTTTCTTTGTTTTTTGGTCGAACACTCTGATGCTGAGAAGTTTGTAATCCGTCTCACCGCCAAGAAGAAACTCAAATATGCCCTTGTTACTAGTCACTTGAGGATCAGTGAGGAGACTTGACACCTTCTCTGACAGAGTGCTCTTGGAGTATGCGTTTTTGTGATACCTGTTATACAGATTTGACCAGTTGATACCACACATCTCTGAACCAGTGTAGTCAAAGATTGAGTCAACCCAGTTAATTACTGAGTCGAAATGGTTCTTTATCTCAGTGATGTCAGTATCATTGCGGTGCAGAGCCATGTAGTTCTCAATCTGTCCGTCACTGACCCACGATAACGCTGTCTCTAGAATTGCCTGACGTCTTGGATCTCCTTTGATGTATGTCTGCCAGCGTCTCATGTTTGAGTTACTAGTGTTTGAGAAGACCTCACGCGCCATATTGACAAACGTGCCATGGTATGAGGCATTTCTGAGTTCCTGCTTGGTCAGTGGAGCACCAGCGATGTTAATGGTTTCAAACCATGCCTCAATCTCGGACGGAGATCCTTCACAGATGTAGATGGTGAGATGCGTGTTAGTGATCTTACTCTTCTCGTCTTCTGTGAGTGTGTCAAAGTACTTGGGTTTGCCATCTGCTCCTGTGATAGCAAAATGCCACGACTGATTGACATAGCGAGCAAATGAGGTGATTCGTTGCTGCCCATCGAGAACCTCTAGCATCCCATCAGAATTCTTCACAAAATACAGTAGGCCCAAAGGATAGCCTTTCAGTAATGACTCAACAACAGCAACATCTTTCTTGCCATCGCCATAGATGTAGTTTCTCTGATACTCCGGCTGGATGATAAGTCTGCCGTCAAGACCAAAGAGACCCTTCTCCTCGTTCTTATCATACACAAACCCCTGACAGATGTCACCTACACTAATGTCTGTGTGTAGTTCCGTTCTCATGTTCCATCACTTTCCTGTATCTGTGATTCTATTTTCTCTTGTCTCAGGATTTTTGTGACGGATTGTTACTCTGGCGTAAGTGAGTTTTCCATGTATCATTCCGTCATTGCTCTTGATCATTCCTGGAATAAGTGTCGAACAAGGATACGAGAGTAAGGCTGAATCCTCTCTCTCTCTCTCGTGAAGATCAGATCTTTCCCGTCATCTCCTTTTCTGAAAGAGACGATCTCAAACTGCTCAGGATTGTACTTACCCATGAAAGTAATTGGGACACCCATGACTCCATCATAGTCAGACGGAATACACTCTACGAATGGAACATCAATGGCGTCATAGTTGTCGTAGTGTGCGTACTCCATCTCACCGTTGTTGTACTTCTCCAACTTGTTCCTGAGTTTCTTGTTGAACTTAAGGTTGTGCTCCATAGTGTCAAGAACAAGTTTCTCGTGGCGTCTCCCATGATCCAGGTTAGTGAACCAACACACAGAAGCCAAGTAGCCCATAATCTCACCATCAACAACTTTGTAGGCTGATCCTTCTTTCTTGTTATTGATCATCCATTGCTGGTGCTCCTCTGTTACTCTAAAGAGCATCCCCTTATTGAGGGGTCTGTAACCGAGCCATATCTCATTTGACCAAAGCAGAGGAAAGATACTCTTGTAGGCAATGGCGTTGATTGTTCCCATGATGACGAACTTCTTGTTCGCCTCCATGATCCATGCTATAAACTCACGAAACAATGAGAATGGTGGGTTGGTGATGATAATGTCCGCCTCGTCTCGAAGTTGTGTTACCTCATCACTTCTGAAATCCCCATCACCTTCAAGATACCCAGAGAACTCAATGTCATCAGTATCAATACTTCCTGAACCATCAGCATCTCTGGTAAGAACAAACAACTTACCTCTGGTATCCTGCTTGTCAGCATCAAACAAGGGTGATGCTGACTCAAACAAGGTCGGCTCACGATCACTTGCAGCATAAGCATACGATGTAGAGATGAGTTTCTTCAAACCAAAACGTGTGAAGTTGGACGCAAAGTACTTGGTGAAGTTAGACCACTCAGGGTTGTCACACGGAAGAAGAATTGTCTTGTCCTTGAACACATCTGGATCTCTTTCAACATATGCGTTCATCTCCTCCTCAATGTCGTTGTATTGGGTATAGAACTCGTCATTCTTTGCGTTCTTCGCAGCAGTGAGAAACAGATTGCTCATGCAATTACCTATCTTCGTGAGGAGTGATTTTAAGATGTCAAGAACCCTGAAAGATTCAGGTGTAGTCGATTTTTGCCTGTAATACCAGTGTTTTACAAGCAATACTAAGCACTTCTGAGGCAAATATCTAGAAGATATGTAGCCAGATCACAAAATAATATATAGGCATTGTTAAAATACTACAATTAACAACTAGGAGTAATAGAATAAAAAAGAGGTGCTGACACAATCTTAACATCATGTGTCAGCACCCTGTTATTGGTGGAGCAGCCGGGAGTCGAACCCGGGTCCATAACCCCTCACAAAATGAGATCTACAGGCTTAGTAACTGGGTTGTGTTTAAAGTGAAGACCAGGTTTCTGCCAGTTACCTCAGAATACCTGAACCACTATCCTGTTAATGTCTTTGGTCTGAGGGCCAGGACGACTGAATCAGACCGCAGTGCCTTCATGATGACACCTGGATAGTTAGAGGAACAGGCACCTATCCTCTACCAGGCGGCTCACGCAACGAGAGCAAAATCGTCGAAGTTGACAATTATGGTTTGAACCTGTTTAACCTCCGTTGTTCAAGGAGGACCTGCACCCATAAAGCAAGAACAAGATTATGTCGAAAACCTGTCTGCCCCGTGGTATGTTGTACAACCATAGTACACACAAGAATGTTCCCGTGTCAACAGGTGTAGACATGAAGCAAGTCACAACGAAACTGGCTGGATACATAGAGACGAGGAACTAAAAACTCTCTTTATCTGTATCCAGCCAGTTTAAAGGCCACCAGAGCCACGTACAGGCGGTTTTACTTGGCAGATGGTGTAGTGGTTGCCTTCGAGTCGTTGACGGCCTGTATGACCATCTTGTAGAACTTCTTGCCATCAACCTTCCACTTACCATCCTTCTTCACCAGAGGAAGATTGAAGGTGTTGTCCTGAGGGGTGTTCTTGTTCTGACCAGAGGTGATTGTCAGAGCACTGTATGGAACAGTAGCAGTACCATCACTGTTCACAGTAATCTTGTCAATGTTGACATCAACAGTCACCTTCTCAGTGGTGTGATAGCCTGTTGAGAACCCGATAGCCACAATGTTCAGCAGTGAGATCTCAGGGTTGCTCATACCAGTGGTGTCATAGAAGTTAGACATAGGGTTGAGCGAGGTTGTCTTCTCGGTGACAGACTTCTGCTGTTCCTCACTCATGGAAGAGAAGGCAGATGTTGGATCTGAGTCACTAACCTTGCTTCTGTCAACACCCTTGGTGGCTTCCTCCAGAGTCGTCTCAAGGTCTCTGGCTGTCTGCTCGGTTCCAGAAGTGAACCATGCCTCATAGTATGACTTGGTGAATGACGCCACGTTCTTAACCTCTTCGGTGTTGTTCACCGCCTTGGCGGAATTGTCAGTACTACCGGAAGAGGCTGTTGTCGCAGATGATGTCGAAGACTGAGAACCAGAAGCGACTGCTGTGGCGCTGGCATTGTTCTTGGCAGCACCTCCACAACCGGCAAGAACGGACGCAGACAGCATAATGACTGCCGTGTTGCGTAGAATCCTAAAAGTTGACTTGCTCATATAAGTTGATTCACTTCCTAAGACGTGCGGGAGTGTGGTCAGGCTCACGACCTTCAATAACAGCCTTCAAGTCAGGCTCAAAGAAGTCCTCGCCCTTAAGAATCTTGCCCTTGGGCTTCAAGGTGCCGTCCGAGATGATTGGAAAACCGTCCTTACCCAACTTTGACAGGTTAGAGGAATGAATCTCGTCAAACACCTTCTCAGCAGGAATACCAGCCTCAAGGTCAAAACCCTCAATGACATATCGAAGATCACCAGTAGCATCAGCAGCAGCAACCACGTCGTTACACCGCTCGTCCGTCACACCGTCACTGAAAAGACTGTTCCAGGTTGACTCCAACTCGTAAGCGGCCTGTTCGTTGTACACAGCAGCAACCAACTCAAAGAACTCCTCAGCAATCAGTTTCATCCTCAGGTCAACCCTGTCGTTACCCATGTTCTTGAGACTGGCCGCAGCACCATCGCCAGCCAAGAACTGCTCCTGCTGGTACTTCTCATAGAACTCACGAACCTTGTCAGCGTGTGTAGACATCCTGAAATCTCCTTAGTCGTCGAAACTCACTCATACATGAAGAGCAAGCACTTGTCAGATCAAGTTTAACCAATGATGGAGAAGCACTACCAACGCAAGCAACCCACAACGGTACCGGCGCAGCCCGTCATCCTCTTCTACAAGATCTATAGAGTCATATGGTGTAAAATTACATTCAGTTATGAGTTTACATGTATTAATAAGAAACACCTCTAGTTAAATGACTATCACGTAACTAGAGGTGTTTGGCTTGAAAAATGATCGATCAGAATGAAGTGTAAAGTTTCCTCAACTTGTCTCTGTCAGTTGCATCCTTGAGTTTAGGATCATGGACATAGTAGAGTTCAGAGATGGCCCTCTTGTCCTGAAGGCTCTCATGAAGACCATCAATGTAGTCTTGTCTGCGATTCAAGGAGTAGTCTGCACCAGCCGTTCCGTTCTCATTGATACTCCACTTTGCAGACTTGCCTTCAGGTGTTGTTACAAGAGCCTTGAAGTTGCCCCTCTTATCTTGAGAAATCTTTACAGACACCTTTCCATGCTTCTCTTTGAGGCCATCCTTAATCATGTTCCTGATTTTGCGTCTTGAAGCAACCTGTCTGTCTCGGACTGTCTTCTGCAGGTCATCAACAGTTGTATTGAAATACTGCTCTTTCTCAAATTTGCTCATTTTAGAGAAAACAGGATCGTTCTTGCTGTCTAGATCTGGCATCCGCATGGATTTTAAAATACCATTATGGTATGCTAGAGAATCCATCTTCTTGCGAGCATTAATGATGTCCTTGACATGATCTTCAATGTAAACAGATTTTCCTTGATACTGATATGTCAGGACCTTTTTAACATCTCTGTATGACATGTCGTTGTCAAAGCGACTGCTGTCCTCATCTAAATTGTGTTTTTCCTCATTGATAATTTTTCCATTATCATCAAGGTTAAATGAGAAGTAGTTGTTGTCTCCATTAAGACCATACACCAGAAGAGTTTTGTCGCTAGTGTTTGTTGTAATTTCTAGAGTTCTTGGCTCATTTTCGATGTTGAGTTTTATGTAGTCCTTGAGGTCCTCAATTCTTTTGTTATTAACTCTCTCAAGTGTTTCGATTTCATTGCTAAGATCTCTATTTAAAGAGTCATTGTAGTTTTTGACAGCGCTGGGCTCAGATGCTCTGCTACCTCCAAGTCCTGCATCATCTACACCGGCTCTTTGAGCGTCTATCGCTTCACGCTCCGACTGGCTGTAGGCGTGTGGAACATCCAGCCCCTGCTTCTTGTAGTCACAGTTCTCTGGTCCAACACACGGCTCCCACTTACCTGTCTTAGGGCTGAGGTGCTGACACCCGCTTTGCTTCTGTCTAGCCATGATGAGATCTCCTTCAAAGGTTCCGTTTCTGCTCTCCGTTTGTCTCGTCTAGGGTATCTAAGCGGCAAAAAAAAAACGATTCCGGCGAGTAAAAGAGATGTAGTAAAGAAATCCAGTCATGACAACGAGGACAAGCATTCAGGTAACTTACCTAGATCTATAGAGTCATATGGTGTAAAATTGGTTTTGGTTATATACCTGCATGGATACATAGATAAAAGCAATCAGTCGCTCTTAGCAAATTGTGCTTCAAGAGCGACTGATTGCTTGATGAAGGTGTGAACAGTTTCTCACCTGTTCTTCAAGATAGCACTAAGGTTCCTGATGTCCTGGTAGTTCTGTGGTACCTGATGGTTCTTGGCAGCATCATGAGCAAGAACCTGAATGATGTCAGTCATGTTCATTACAGGGATACCACCACTCCAGACAGTCCCAGGAGAAATACTCGACTGACCATTCTCCTGAGGAACCAGAACCACACACGGCTTGACAGAAAGATGAGAGTAGTGCTTCTTGACTCTCCTGTACGCCATAGCCATGTTCCCGCTCATCTGGTATGGCTTGCCAACAGTACGACCAGTCTGGTTATCAGTCGTCACGAGGTTTCCCTGACTGTCATTGCTATAGGTGATGTCTCCACCACGATAGAACTTCAGGTCAATCAGGTACAGGTTACGTCCAGTCAGGATGATGCAGTCAATGTCACCCTTGGTTGTATAGTCAATGAAGTCTGCTCTGTTGTAGTCAGGAATACCACACGACCAGAAAGACTCCACATGGTTCAGGATGCTGGAGTCACCCATACCAGAGTAGTCAATGCTGGAGCCGTCAGTGGCAGCAAGAGCACGAGCAAAGTTCATCTCACCTGTCACACCAGCAGTGATGGAGTTCTCATCAAAATCAGAGTTGAGCAGACCGCCACCAGGTGTACCATGCATCCTGGGAGAGTAGACAGGAGTATTCTTGATGAGATGCGGCTCAAAACCGGTGGCAGGACCGTTCTGTGACGCCTTGCTGACACCTCTGGCAGGAGAACCAGGAACAGCCCACCTGCCATCACGCCTGGTCCACTCAAAGAACGAAAGACCATGATGAATCCTGCTGAAAGGCTTAGGAAGAATTCTGATACCAAGCACAGCAAGGGCGACAGCAACCATGAATCCAATGAGAGCACACTGATAGGTACTGAACGGAACCTTGAAGAATACTGTCAGCACAAAGTTGACGATCCACAGCCGCCATGTGATCATCCATGTGTGCCTGAGAACTTCCTTCATAAGTGACTTTCCTCCTTGTTGCTAATGGTTTCAAACACACGAGTGCTTAAAATTGTTTACCTTATGAATTATCAGTACTCTCATAATAATACAAGCAAACATCACAGATCAAGTAGTAACAAAGATTTGTCAACATGAGAAGCATCACATTCTTGCAAACAGGCTTGAAGTTAGTTGTTTTGTACTCATCCAGTCTTTTCTGCTGTCGTCTACAGTTTGACGCTTCTCGCGCAAAAAGAAATCAACCCATCAGTGCTTGTTGTAGAAAAAATGACGTCAGTTAGGAACAGATTCAGCAGCAACAACCTGAACCTGCTCAGACTCAGACAAAAGTGGAACACAAGATAAGAAGGTTGTGAGTTTATAAGATGGTTGTGAGTTTTTGAGCACACAAAAAGAGACCCCATGGTAAATGGAAAGGAGGTAAAACATCCACCATAGGGCCTGAGAGCCGCATATCAGGATCGAACTGATGACCTTCCGTTTACAAGACGGACGCTCTGACCATCTGAGCTAATGCGGCATGTAGTTGTTGATTGATCATAACACAAGTAGTCACACATGTCAACTACTCATGTTATTATCAGTCGCGGATGGTGAGGGATTTGAACCCCCGGCGCCCTTGCGGACGCTGCAGTTTTCAAGACTGCTACCTTCGGCCACTCGGTCAACCATCCAGTATTGTAAGCAAACTTCGGTCAAAATATCAACTCATCTTTTAAGAACCTTGTGAGTTCCTGTCTGATGAACTGCTTACCTCATCGCTTACAGAAGTAATACTAGCACACCGTCTTCATGGCTGTCAACTCCAAATCATGTGACAGAGGTAACACTCTGGTATCACTGAACGAGCAGGACGACAGGCAACACACTTCTCCTAAAGAGTGAAGACATGCAGACAGTATCTCATGAAACAGGACTAAAGAACCCTGTGCCCATTTCTGTCATATCGAATTAGTTGACGATGATTGACACCACCATACTTCAGAATCGTCAGTGCAGCAGGAGTTAGACCGTTAGGCATCACATACGCATCCCTGTACACGATCTCCTTGATACCAGCCTGCACTACAGTCTTGGCACACTCGTTACAGCAGAAGTGGGTGACGTACAAGGTGGAACCAACCATCTCACTCCTTGCGTCACGAAAGTTCAGGACAGCATTCTCTTCAGCATGAACCACGAACGGGTACTTGCTCTCAAGAGGACGAAGAGGATCACGACCCCAAGGGAACTGATCATCGTCAAAACCCGCTGGAGCACCATTGTAACCGATAGAGAGAACCCTGTTGTCATGAGATGCTATACAGGCACCAACCTGCGTCTTAGGGTCCTTGGAACGTCTTGCGGCAGTCTCAGCGAACTGCATGAACATCTCGTCCCAGGAGATAACCCCAACCACTCTCTGATCCATTGTGAACCTTATTTCAGATTGATTCCAGCAATGAGAGCATATCACTACATTAATACTACTCTCTGTGCTGACATTCTACCGGAAGTACAGAGGTGGTGCATGTTGAGACGAGCGGATAAAGAAAGAGTGACTGGTCCTTTGATAAGTTTATCAGGATGGAGCACTGATGATAAACTTATCAAAGTAGTACGAGTGTATCAAAATGAAGGCAAATAAAAAAGACGCCACACATAGGAACACAAGATCGCAGAATAAGAGCCGGATGCGGGACTTGAACCCACGTCAACCGATTACGAAACGGTCGTTCTAACCAACTAAACTAATCCGGCAAAAGAAAGTTCAATGTAAATATGGTGTTTGACACAACTTACTGAATCTGTTAACTATTCAGGAATGGCTTGATCCTCCAAGAAGGAGTCCAAGGCAGCCATCCACCTTAAGCGCTCATCCGTATCACCCGGTGTCTCATGGGAATGAAAGCCAGCAACCAGTCCATCCTCACGACCAAGAACCTCATTCAAAGTGATACCTGACACATGACTCAGAACAAGAGCATCAGAAACACTCATCACATCATCAAGAGTATGACTATTCCTTAAGATGAACCACATCTACTGTAGTTGCAATAGACAGGTTCTCCTTCGGATTCGTCGTGCCGCTTGTTGTCTGAAACCACATATCGTGGTCCACCGCAGAAACCCTAGACTCTGCGGGGCACATCCTCACACTCACCTCCTTCTTAATCTGTGTGGTAGTGCGAGTCTTCTTCTGGTTCTGTGGCGCCTTAGGTGTTGGTCTGTTCTTTGTGCCAGGGTGCTTCAGCGGCTTTATCCGACACTTGGAGCGGCGAACACGCTTTGTATTCGTGGCGTGCTTGTTTCTGGTTTGACAAGCCTTCTTGACATTCACTCTCTGAGCGATGTTCGCTGCCGCGTTCAGATCTCTGTGGTGAGTGATACCGCAGGTGTTGCAGCGCGGTTCGGAATAATTACTCATGTCCAGATCGGACTGACAGACATGACACCTCTTCGAGGTGTACGCCGCATTGACCTTCATCACTCGCCCACCATCAGCCTCAACCATGTCATGTGTACGCCGAAACACCTCGCCTCGGAACCAGCGTCCGTGCTTCATGGTGTTCTTGATGTGGCTCAGGTCCTCAAAAGAGACGATGGCGTTGTCATAGTGCCAAGATACATCAGCGAGTTCCTGAGCAATGATGATGCTCAGTTCCTTGCGGCGGTTCGAGAGATGTTCTCTGTGAGAGGCTGCCTCTTCATCCTTACTTTTTCTCTTCAGAGAAGAAACCTGAGTTTGTGTTCTCTTAATCTTGTTGTTCAAGGATCTGGCGCGCTGACCTAGAAGAGATCTTTCAACTATCTCTTTCTTCTCGGTGTCCCATACCACGTAAGCAGCAGGGTTAGTGATCCCGACATCTACGCCAACCACATATCTTTCTGAGAACTTGGGTCTACCTGGATCGGTCTTGCCGCAGAAACCAAATACAATTCTTTCGTTCTTGTCAACCCATATGTCAGGCACACCGGGCTCACAACCCTGCTCTAATAACTGAGGAGGTGTTGGAAATTGTAGTGTCACCCAACTGCCTTGTACAACCATATCCAGAGAGATACGCTCTGAAGTGACACTGAAGTTCCTGTGATAGCAATTATCCGTGGCAGACAGAGCCATTCGAGGACTCATAGATGTAGGTTTCGAGTCACTGGCAGTTCTCTTCCATCCAGCAGAGATGTATTTAGGGTATGTCTGAGTCATAACCTCGACTCTGGTAGACCAGGAACGTAGGTTGGTCACCACCTGTTCCTGGAACATCTTCTCCAGACGCGAGGCACCGCTCTTGAACTGCTTCTTCACCTCGACTGGTAGTTTCAGGTTCATCTGCCTACCAGCCTCAGCGGGCTTGATACCCTCGAAGTAGGTCACCAGAGCCAGGTTCTGCTCAGTCATCTCCTGCAGGGCATAGTGAGCGACCAGTTCAGCATCTTTCCTGACACCACTCAACACATCATTAAGATCTAGAGGCTTACCATTCTTGTCAAACGCAGCATATGGCACACGAGGATATGTTCGTGACACGACAGTCTTAGACGGCATCTAGTTAACCTCCTCTCAAGGGCTTGACTGAGTGACAGTACAGGTGTATTATAACACAGGGTTTTTGGAGAGTACTAGTGCATATCAAGACAAGGGAACAATGTCAGACTACAGTAGAGCAGACGAAGCAAAACCTCATCACCAAGTACATCAGCCAAGTCAGAAAGAAGGTCAGATAAAGTCATACCAGAAACCCTGGAAGTCCTGAGCACAGCATCCATCAAAGACACAGAACAAGAAGATATCTGACCAATCACTCCTTTCTGGTAAGCATGTATCCTATACCTATACTACAACTAGCGTACCATTTTTCAGTTACTCACTTGTTACATGAACTCAAGTAAGCAATCAGAGCCGAGCACCAGAATCGAACTGGTACCTCTTCCCTACCAAGGAAGCATTCTAGCCGTTAAAACTAGCCCGGCAAGACGAGCGACAGGTACAAGAAACCAGCACTCATGATTGGTTCAGTGGGTCAAGCATACCATAGAGTGTAGCCAGAGTTCCACACATGATCCATGTCATCTATGTCACACTTAGAAACTCTGAAATACTTGTTGTGAGCATACAGAACACACCTTCTCACAGGATTAGTAAGACGCGACTGAGTAAGGTTAACGTCTTCCAGTACATGTCTTGCAGGTAGTGGGTAGTCATTGCACTCAAGAATACCCACCTCTATGCCATCCGCCCTCAAAAGGCTGACGACACTGGACAAAGATTGTTCAAATCCAGGAATACAGACATGTGAACGAACGTCAGCAAAACCAGGACCCTCAAACACACCAGACACAGAAACCAGGTTTCCTGAGTCATCACTGCAAGTCACAAAGAACGACGCATCATCCATAAGGCATTGCTGCTCAAATAATCCATAAGTCTTGACAAACTCAAGTATTTCAACAGATGGTGTGGTAATCTTTTGGGTGGATAAAGGTTTTGCATCATGGTTGCTATGTGAGGAGTGCTCATTGGGAAGAAGAGTGGATTCAAGTACATGCTCAACAACACTACGTCTATACAACCAGTCATCCTCCCACACAGAAATTAAGGTGATGTCTCTGTCCTTACAAGACAACCACTTGTCATAATGATAGTTCTTGTGTTTACCATTCTCCTCAGAATGCCAGTAAGTCCCATTAAACTCAATGGCAACACCTCTAGACGGAACATAGACGTCAAGTTCTTTTGGGTGAATGACATCACGAACACTAGTCCTCACACGACTCTTACCAATCAAAGAGCACACGAAATCAACAAGACCCTGCTCCTGCTTCGATACCAAAGCAGACTGAGCACACCGAGGACAACCACCAATCGCATAAGCAAACGGCGACCACTCATGACCTTTCTCACACTCAAGAATCACACGACGACCAGATGAAGCAGTAATCACATTAGGAGATAACTCATTCTTCTCACTCCAAAACACATGAGCAAACTCAGGACTCTTCAACTTTTCAGAAAGACGGATCCCTTTAGAAGAAGCGCATATGTTACATACATACTGACCTTTATTTCTCTTTATATTCTTTCTAAAGTTGACAACCTGTATATTTAGTACAGTATTGCACTTACAGCACTTTGCGTCAACTCGTTTGGGAGTATTGTCTATTAAAGATTTGTACGTACTAAAATGTACACGTATTTTATAAACAACTGATCCAGACTCTATCTCTTCTCTGGTTCGACGCCTACGTCTTTTAGGTCGAACACGTTCTGCCGCCTCTTTCTCAAGACGACGAGCCTCCCTGTATTTTGCACTACACTCATCACAGCGCTTATGATTCTTCATAAAGCGTTTTGATTTCGTGGATTGCGTGTGACCACAATCATACTCAAACTTCATTTCTGTCATGATAGCCAAAAAGAAGTCATCTTCTGGGACTTCACTCTTAATTCTGTCTACAAGTTCTGGATAGTTGTACATAAACAACTCTCCAGTACGTCCACCTTTTCGACTGTCACAGATCCAGCATATTGGGAGACCTTCTTTGAGTCTCTGGATGGCACTCTTGATAACAACACGAATTGCTTTATGACAAGTTCTGCATGTTACATCTACAAGATGACATGAACTATCACTTCTGTATAAGAGTGAAGACTTGTTTAAAGTTATTGGGTACAGTATTTTGTAGTACTCGGAAGACATTTTGTGTGGGTTGTGACCACAGAAAGGGCAAACACACTTCTGCGATTCAAGATCTTCAACAGAAGGGACCCAAGTTTTATGACATACACAGATAACAGGGTCAATTGTGACATGTTTCTCAAAATGCTCAGCACGTTTGACGGGATCTAATAGTACGTCACTTACATATGCTGGCACTTGTGTATCTGCTTTCTATTACATCTTTACAGAGTACCCCCACCGGGACTCGAACCCGGAACCTTGTGCATATCAGGCACGAAACAAGGTATAAGCTTGCTGCTCTAACCATTGAGCTATGGGGGCATGGTTTTTCAGAATCTCTCACTTTCTAAAAAATAGTACCCCTGGTCAGAATCGAACTGACAACCTGTGGATTAGAAGGCCACTGCTCTAGTCCCTTGAGCTACAGGGGTATGTGTTTTGTTACTTGCTCGCAAATGTCTCCATCTGCTTCCAAGAACAGTGCCCCAGCCGGGAGTCGGACCCGGACTTCGGTTATTAGCCAGTGACCCACTTTAGGAGAGTGGCGCTCTATCCATTGAGCTACTGGGGCATTACCATATTCACTTAGGTTTATCTAACTTGACCTTTCCTCATCGTGTGCTAATATCCTACCACACCCAATCAGTCCCTGTCAAGTTCTGTCTTCTAAGCCCTGCACCACATTCTTTCATCCATCCTGCCAGAACCGTTCTCACAGTTTCCAGCACTCTGTCAAGAATATGCTGCACAACCCAGAAGACATAGTGCCCCAGGAGGGAGTCGAACCCTCACGCCTTGCGGCAGCGGCTTTTGAGGTCGCCGTGTCTACCATTCCACCACCAGGGCAATTGCTTGCATTGTTTCTCTATGGAGTTGTCATGCGTCCCCTGTACGGGACTCGAACCCGCGTTACCTCCTTGAAAGGGAGGCGTCCTTGACCGCTAGACGAACAGGGATTTATGTTGTTGTGAACAGATTCTAGCATATCTGCTTCGCTGTGTCAAAAGGAATCGAACCTTAATCACGTCATCCAGATCCGCCGTTCAGTTACTTGGCTCATCCGTTCACCTACTAGCACTTCACCTTCGTACATGAGTATCCAGACCACACAACCATACAAGGATTTATGTATGTCCTTCAATGATCAGTTGAAGGCAAATGATTCAAGCGTATACTCAAGAATCATTCCCATGTCTTGTTTTATGAGTCCAACTCTACCATCACCTCATCAGTTCTGTCAAGTTGTTTCCAGTGTGCTCTGTGACACACCATTCTTGTCTCATCGTCTCGTACTGGATGAGGGAGTCGAACCCTCACATCCTTTCGGACACCCGCACCTGAAGCGAGCGCGTCTACCATTCCGCCAATCCAGCATGAATCAAAACCTTGTCTACACTATGTAGTTGTGGTTCAAGCATCCATTATGCCAACAAGACCTGTTACCAGATCTGTTGACACATGTGTACTTGGTACCGGAGAAGGGAGTCGAACCCTCACGCCCGAAGGCACCAGGACCTAAACCTGGCGTGGCTGCCACATTTCACCACTCCGGCTTGCTACCGGTCAGAGAGAACAAGGGGTTGCTCGGTTTCCCGCCTGGCCTCATCCTGTTCTCTCCGACCGGCTTGATGATGACTACTATACATAACCAGAAGACTGATGTCAACTGAACGCTAGTGTGATAGTAGTCACGTTCTGTATCTATCTCAGTTCTCCCAGGGCCAGGATTGAGACACGCCCTTCTCCAGCAACGGGATCATCTGGAAGCCCTTGTCAGTGAGTCCACCAAAGGTCCAACGACGATCCTTTGACTGAGCGTGAGCAGCAGTGTACCCAGCAAGGTTCCAGGTGAACACGCTTGCGCCCTTCTTCAGTCCAGCATCCAGAGCCTCGTCAAGGCTCTCTCCGCCTGTCCAGTAGGAGGACACAGATGTCTGCTCGTCAGTGAGAAGGATAACCCTGTCATGGTTGTCGTAGTGGTTCCTGAATGCGTCAGCAGTGTAGGTTCCACCACGAGAATTCGGCATGTCATCCTCAACAACCTTCAACAGGTCCTTGGATGTGATAGCGATCTTCTGGCTGTGGTTGTCAAAAGCAACTACGTCAACATTCTCGCAGCGTAGCGCCAGGGCCGCTGCAAAGATGTTGGCCGCATCCTGCCTGGTGATCTGGCTCTTGGAGGACAGACGATCAGACATGGAGTACGAACGATCCAGAAGAACCAGTGTACGACCCTTCAGTGCTGGAATGTTCTCCAAGACTCCGTTTGCGCCTCTTTGAAGTGCAGCATGGAAGTCCAGTGGAGCATTCTTGTAGGCACGTAGGAAGTCAATCGGCATGACCTTGGCACGAGCGACAGTCTTCTGGTCACGCAGGACCTTGTTGATCTCGTCGATCACGTCAATGTCTACACCAGAGTCACTGATACGCCTGAGGTTCATACGCAGAGCAGTGTACCCCATGTGCGGAATCAGGTTCTTCCAGACCTTAGCCGGGATCTTGCCAATAGAACCAGCAACAACCTCGTGAGTCAGTCGTGCAGACCTGATAACCTTGTCAGCATTCTTACCAGACAGAGCCCTGATCTGCTTGTCAACCGGCATGGACAGAAACTCCTGACGCGCCTTCATGACAGGAAGTGCACTCAGATCCTCCTCGGCACCATACTGACGATACAGAACAACCTGATACAGAGCGGACTGGTGCTCATCCTTCGGCTTGGCGTGAGTCAGGTTGATAACGTCACCCAAGGAGACTGAACCACGAGACGCACGACCACTCCACTTCAGGTACGAACCCTCGTTAAGTAGGTCGTTCAAGGCGTCACCAATTCCACGCTTAACAGCAGATGGGATCTTGCGGCCAAAACGCTCTAACCAGTAAGCAATGAACTCACTGGTCTCATCAAGACGACCAATGGAGGCACGAACAATCTCACGATTAAGGCCATTCATACCCTTGCTCAAACGGTAACTGACAGCCTCAGCAGCAACCATCACAGGAACAGCCCTGAGACCAGCATCACGACGGAGCCAGCCAACCAGACCAAGAACCCACTCGCCATCCTTAGCGACCTTGGAAACCAACTTGGCGACACGTTCCTGACGAGCCTCAGCGGACTCATAGAACGTGTCCTCATTCAGACTGGTAACAGCAGCAAGAAACAACTCACCCTTGGCAGTACGCTTGAAACCCGTACCGCCCTCCTGAGTAGCAATCCTCTTGCCGCTCTTCTTCGTGCCGACTGGAGACTTCGCTGTGTTCTTAACAGACGCAGCCTTCGTGTTCATTCTTGCCATCTCAACCACCCTTTCAAATGACGATGACATCGTGACCATGATTCTGTGTGAAAAGTTTCCATGTAAAAAGCATATAACAGAATCATGTTGACTCAGGCTGGCGGTTGAGTCTGCTCGCAAAAAAATTAAGGCACCAGAGAACCAGCCGTGACAGGTGTTTAGGTTGAGTGTAAATCAATTTGAAGTAACCTGTCACTACGCATCTGTGCCCAGAACCTGAACTGGCGATGAAACCAGCAGACCAGTTTTCAATCTTGGTCAGTCTCCTCTGTTCTTGGTTTTAAGGTTTGAGTTGTGTTATGTCATGCTGTTGTCATTTGTTTCAGGACATTCAGTAATCAGCAACCAGTCGCAACCCAGCCTCAAGAACAAGGAGTATACAGGTTTGTTTTGTTGTGTGAAGTTGTTGCAGAAGCCAGAGAAAAAGCGAATCATCTGACGTTAGTGTGTATGCCGTACACCCAGAGTAGATAACTACCCCAGCCTGGAGTCGAACCAGGATCTCTTTTTTCCAGAAAGAAGTAAGATAACTCTACGCATCTGACTTCTGCTCGTGCTCAGAGAGGGAGTCGAACCCTCACGGGCGTTGAAGCCCACTGCCACCTCAAGGCAGCGCGTCTACCATTCCGCCATCTGAGCGAGCGAGAGACGAGGATTGAACTCGCGATCTCCTGAATGGGAATCAGGTGTGCTACCAACTACACCACTCTCGCATGACTCTGGTCTTCTAGAATTGATTATAAAGACCAGAGTCACTATATAAAGGATCAAGAAGGCAACGACAAAACCTTCTTGACGAACTCAACTATACAAGATAGTTGGAAAGATGTCAACAGATGTTGATGTGGTATCTGTCACACCTGAGAGAATAGGTCAACATGTCAACACATACAACAATGCGTCCATGTGCTTGAACTGAGCGGATCCTATCCTGTTTGCATCATCTACTTGTGCTCATGCTCCTGCTTGCTGACAAGTTCACGAGTAAGGTCAAGTGCCTGTTGTCTTGTCGTCACCTGATCCTTGTACTGTGCCTCACGAACATCTGCAAGCACCCTACCAAACCACTTACCAGGCTTCCTGTCAGTCATGCTCAGGATGTCATCACCTCGAACCAGGTCCTCAGCAGGCTTGTCACCAACACCCAGCCTGATAGCCCTGTTAGCAGCCTTTAACATGTCCTTGTCATCACAGGTCCTAGCCAGCAGCCTCACGTCTCTGAATGATGTCTTTCTCTTGGCAAGAATAACAGCAGTCTTTCTGATAGTATAGTCAGAGTCCATGTTGTCACTACTCAGTTCAGCAAGAGTGACAGCACGTCTGGCGTCATCCTGACTGACTGTTGACACGCCAGCAAAGTTCTGTCTGTCCTTACTGTTGTCCATTCCTTTGAGAATGACGGCAGACCCAATGACTGAACGCTTCTGAGCAGAGACACCTGCATCCTTCATCCTGTTCAGTGAGTCAACAGTGGGCTGCTTCTGCAACGACTCTCTCAGGCCAGGCTCAATGTCATCCCAGCCAGAGTCCTGCAACGCCTTGACACCAGCGGAGTAGTCAGAGCCCTTGGTGTAGAACTTGCTGAACTCCTCACGAACACGCTCAACAGACAGATCGTTGTACTCACCTCTGATGGAACGGCACATGTCAGCAGTTCTCTTGTCATAGGACATTCCGAAACGTGCAGCGAACTGGAATCCACGAAGAACTCGTAACGGATCCTCAGCGAACTTCTCAGAGACCGCTCTTATGGTCTTGTTTCGGTAGTCACTGTACCCACCTGTCGGGTCAACCAGGACACCACGAGAATGATCATACATGACAGAATTGAACGTGAAGTCTCTCCGAGCAGCAGCCTCATCAACAGTCATGGTATCATCCATCTCAACACTGAATGAACGATGACCAGCACCAGTCCTGTTCTCTCTCCTGGGAACAGACACGTCAAGGTCTCTCAACTGACCTTTAGACACTTTGAGAACACCGAACTGACGACCAACCTCATCCACCTGGTAGCCATTGCTTTGCAAATGAGACACAATGTCATCCATACTGGCACCATGAACCTCTATGTCAACATCCTTACTCGGATAGCCGTCAAAAGAGTCACGGACAGCGCCACCAACAACTAGAGGATTACCAACACTACCAAGGTCCTTCAGAACACTGTCAACACCATCAGGAAGACTCATACTGTAAGGAGTGACACAGTTCTCACCATACATGTCTTTCGCTTCCTTCAAGAGGATTTTCTGGCGTGCCTGCCTGGCCTCGTGCATGGAGTCGTAGCATGTTCCGAAACTACACGGACCAGTTACAGCACGACAACGTTCAATCTCATGTGTGTCAGGACGAATATGAACCTTGGACACAACCGGTCACCACCAAAGATAGTAGTCAACACATAAACCTAACCTACTATCTAACATGTGATGTAACCAGGAAGCATTATGGATAATTTGGCTCAACTTGCGGAGTGTGACTGAACAATCCTCTTAACGTCCATGTTCTGCTCATGAAGCATTCGATGAATGTCACTCATTGACATCTTACTAAGAGCAAGACCAATCGCATCTCTGATTGCGTTCTTCTCTGCCTCGTTCATGCTGAATCTCCTGTCTGTACTCCTGTTGGCATTATTATGTACACAATCTGTACCTGTTTAAAATCAGTCCTGATGGCAGACGTCGAATCTGCGCCACCAACCCAACATGTTCAAAGTCAGTGTTTTCCAGCCATCACCAAGATCAATGCGCTCACACCATAAGTCAAAGAAGACCAGAAACAGTCATCTTTGCAACACTTTCAGTCGGGCTACCTGCACACCCTCTCCCTTACGAGGAGAGGCGTCCCGCTTCACGCCACAGAACAAACTCTTGGAGAAAAACCAAGGAATCTGTGGTGCTACTCAGCCAGATAGTGAAAAAGCACATGTGTTAAGAAAGCGTGTCAGCGTCAGAATAGAGTGTCGTACTGCCTTCATCGGACGCCTGCCACACTCGGCAAGCGCTACCCGCATCGCAGCGGTTTCAGCCCCTGCTACTAGGCCACCCATCCTGGCACCATCACGCAGCCTCTACAAGCAACACTTTTTAAGAAAGTTTCATCTGTTTCAAGTACCTGTACGAAAGGTACTAAGGGTGAGGCCAGAACCCGTAAGTGGAGATGACGGGACTTGAACCCGTAACCTTCCGCAAGCCAAGCGGGCGCACCACCAAATTGTGCTACATCCCCAAAAGACCTGAGTCCAAGAGAAAGGAATGATAAACGATAAGTTAAACCAAGGAATCAGGTCAACAGGTATTCATGGTTCCGACACCAGGCAACTACATACACCCAGTAGTATCGGCCTTTGAACACCAGCACCGGATGGAGGAATCGAACCCCGTGACAGTGACTTTGGAGATCACCCGCTAAGCCTTTAGCATCATCCGGCATTGTGCTGCTTTTATTAAGGGTTAACTCAGCAACAAGTTAATCTATCACAAAAACAGCAGCAAAATGCGTGCGACAAAAGATAGAGACACACAAAGAGAAAAAACGTGGACCAGTGTTGTAAAACATATCCTAAAATGTGAAGTAACTGACACCACTACACATCTCTGCATGAACTCCGAGCAGATGACGAGATTCGAACTCGCTCTACAACCATGGCAAGGTTGCGTGCTAACCATTGAACACTACATCTGCATGTTCTGGTGCCGTTCGCCTGAGGAAAGGAGACTCAAGAGCGAACGGCACCAGAAAATAAACTGGCAGCAGAATGTCTAACTGTTCTGCCACTTCTCACAGCACCAGGTCGCAACCCACTACTCGAAGACCTGGTAAACTGACACAACCTGTGAGCAAAGGTGCCGACTTCATGACATTCGGCTCGTCGCCCTACCAATGGGACGATCTCTGTGCCAGGTGCCTGACTTTTTAGACTCCAGTGTCAGGCGACTGGAAGAATATGAGGCAACATGGACAACATAGTGCAAACAAAATGTCGCGCTCTCAAGAAAAGAGAAAGTAAAAAGATTCCTGAGAGCACTAGGCCCACCAGCACCAGTTGAGAGCCACCTCATATCGCTGCCCTTCCAGGACTCGAACCTAGAATAACTGAACCAGAATCAGTTGTGTTGCCAATTACACCAAAGGGCAAAAGTTTTACTCACACACTATCAGATTCATCAATCTCTTGACCATGATGATGTGCATTGTACTGACGAATTTTCTCTTCAATAACCTGACGACGTATGAGAACATTTTTGTCAAACTCTTTACGCTCCTGTGGAGACATGTTTTCCAGTATCTCATCTAAGGTTTCACGCCAAGGCTTAAAATTTTGCTCAGGCATGAAAGCACCTCTCACAAAATACTATGTCTTGTTGGATTCATCTTGGATCCCCCGCCAGGGGTCGAACCTGGGCTAACTGATCCAAAGTCAGTTGTGCTGCCACTACACCAAGGGGGAATGAGTACCGATGGCTGGAATCGAACCAGCGATGACCTCATTATGAGAGAGGTGCCTTACCACTTGGCTACACCGGCAAAAGTGCTCGTTGAGGGATTTGAACCCCCGCTATATTACACCGGGTGTAGGCCGGCAGCTCTGGCCAGACTGAGCTAAACGAGCAAAAATTTTAGTTATTTGTATTCCAGAACGGTTTAGAATCTTTTGGTCTCAGATCACTAGGAGATAAATTATGTCTTTTTAGGATGTTTGCTAATGTTCTCCATTTACATCCAATTTTTTGACATATATCTTTTGAGTCCATACCTTTGACTAAATAGGATTTTAATGTATCTTTATCTATATCAAATCTATGTCTTGGTGCACCAATTTCTCGACACTTAGTAGAGCAGAATCTTTTATGGTAAGAACCTTCAAAAGTACTACCACACACCTCACATGACTTCTCTACTGTAATAGAGATCTTTTTACCATCATGAGTTACCCGAGAGATGCGACAACCTTTTTTAGCCCAAGTCTTTTTTCTTCTGTCTAATATTTCTTTTGGTGCTTCACCTTTTTTGTTCATGTGAACAATTTTGATCCCGCATGATTCAATATAATCTCTCACTCTTTTACGGGGTATACCAAAAGTTTCAGCAATCACCTTTATTGGAGTAAATCTCGAATACATGTCAAGAATTTTATCTCTATTATCCTCAAAAAGACGATGGTATTTTCTCGCAAGTGATTCAGAACGAGATGCCCTCATTTTTGCATTAACATCTGGCCTGTTTAGAGCAATGGTCATATTGCGGATAGCCTCTTTCTTCTCCTGTGGAGATAAGAGAGAAAAGGTGTCTCCTCCAGCACCAAGTCCAGTAAAGAGGTTGTACTGGGCTCTACCATCATCCATTGCCTGTATTATATGAGATTGTTCTAAGATGTTTAAATCTTCATGAGACCAGCCATAGCATATAAATCTTTTAACGAATTTATCCTTGCCATATTTACGAATTGCGGTTTTAATCAAAACACCGCTACCCATATACTCACGCCATTTGCGATCACATGAAAGTTTTCGTTGACCAATATAGGTTTTTCCATTTACAGTATTTACTATTTCGTAAATGTATCCATATGGCAAGTCTTCGATCACTACAAAACACCATTTTCTGTTGTTGTAATAATACGAAGAATATCGTGGAGGGTACGAGGGATGATCTCGTGGCTCCCGGGTGCAAGCCGAGTATGTTACCAATTACACCAACCCCCCAAGGAGAAACCATGCAAGCACCAGGGACCGACCCGAGTTGGCAACACTCGATGAGGGAGTCGAACCCTCACTGTTCACACGTACAGCCAAAACTACGTGAGTTTCTTGCATGGTGGTGGTAGTGGAGGGACTCGAACCCCCGATGTTTCCAATGTAACAGGTTTACAGCCTGCTGCCTTCGCCGCTTAGCACACACTACCAAGAAATTGGGCTGGCCTTCAAAGGAATCGAACCTTGTCCTCTTGATCTCCAAGTGTTCTACCATTAAACCACAGCCACTCACCATATTCATTCGGTCACCCGCACACTGTGCGTCCACAAGTGCTGACAGCAACTCCTATGTGAAAGAAAACCCATGCCGCGGACAGGCTCTCCTCCGGTTCACCCAGTCGGAATGGCGAGGCTCGAACTCGCGGACCTCTCGCTCCCAAAGCGAGCGCTCTACCACCTGAGCTACATTCCGAAGAAACTGACGTGCAAGTCAAGGGGTGCACACATAACTAAATCCCACATGACCTGAATCACAAACAACAACCCCAATCAGGAATCAAACCTGTCTTCCCCGTGCATGTGTGAGCACGCGGCGTTCTGTCATTAAACTAGATGAGGCAGCACCGGCCACGTCAAAACCTAAGTGCTATGGTGATCGTCCGCCCACAAAGAATCGAACTTTGTTCCCTCGGGTAAGAGCCGAGTGCATAACCTGGACATGCTCTAGGCGGATTTAGTAGTCACTATGTAGTTGACAATCTTCCCAAACCACTGTTTCCATTACTGGACTCAATGGCCGCCAGGACTTATGAGGAACGCCCCTGCCCGGCTTGATGACTCAATCCTAACACGCCAGGGAGGAATGAGTCAACCCCAGGAAACATGAGTTAGGCCACATGTATTCCTGAATGTCAACATGATTGCCAAAAGTGACTGGAGCGGATGACGAGACTCGAACTCGCTCTAAAACCTTGGAAGGGTCTTGTGCTACCGTTACACCACATCCGCATTGCTTGCCTTCCTGGACTTCCTCTTCAGCCCAGGATCATGACGTTTGTATCCTGTAGAAATGCCATTGTCTCTCATGAACTTGGAGACAGTGGCGTTGGATACACCAAACATCTTAGCAATCTTCACCTGAGTGACACCAGATTCATACAGGTCTTTAACCCTGTTGTAGTCAAGTGTGTCCATTTTGAGAGATTGTTTATAAGAATAAGCACATGATTGTGAACAGAAAATATGATTATGATGTCTTTCCTTTTTAGAAGAAAAGAACATATCACACATCTCACAAGTGTAAAAGTAAATTTTACAACTTATAACACCTTGCTTGTTGAATATTGAGCAGCCTGAAGTAAGAAATCGTTCAGTGAGACTTTTGCCAATCTTCTTTCTGGTTTCCTCGGAATGGGACCACCTGTTGTTGACAGATGGAATAGCACCATAAAATCTTGGGTGAAGTTCATTAAACCAGAAGATCTCAAGTTTGTTCTTGATGTCGTCATTATCAAGACATCTAGAAAGAATCCTGATGTCTAATCTGGACTCATCTTTCCCAATATTGACAAACCATTCTGTAAATGGTTTGAGGTGTCTTTCTCCACGAAGACGCTTGAAATGAGATTGGCGGCGCTCATGAATATTCTTTGACTGACCTACATAGATACATTCTTCTGTAAGTGTGTCAAAAATGCCGTAAATGCCGCATACTTTCAAATCTTCGTTCATAATTCACATTATAACGAATCATTTGAAAGTGGTGCCCCCAGTGGGGCTCGAACCCACGATCGGTCGTTATTGACCTGCCATCGGATTAAAAGTCCGCTGCTCTACCAACTGAGCTATAGGGGCATGAATTGTGTACAGTTTCCAAGCCTGTCCTAGCATTTTCAGAAAATGGCTATCAATACCTCCACTCTTGTTTAAAGAATGAAGGCAGCCCGGCACTCTTCTCTGAAAAAGCGAGCCCTGGGTAGCGCGGCACTGTACACAAAGCCGCCAGGGTTTCTATCGGATAGATCTGGTGGCTGGACTTGCACCAGCATAGTGCACCTATTTTGCATATATCTTCTCTAGCACCAGACGACCTCCTGTCTAGAGGTCTCACGTCCCAGTCACACGTCCCGGAGGATTCAATTCTCCCAAATTAGGTACCCTTGAAAGAATCTGCTGTGGAGGTGGAGGACGGGATATGAAACCATGTCATCATTCTTTCCTTCTGCCCCAGGGTAACTACTCCCTGACCTCACAGAAGGCGATTTTGATGACAGAGGGCACCCGCGCAGACCCCCGGCTAGTTAAGCACCGTTGATGGAGTCCTCATCTGCGTCTCGTACCCTGTACCGGATTTGAACCGGTGATCTCCTCCTTGAGAGGGAGGCATCCTAACCAGACTAGACCAACAGGGCATTCACACGTGTTTGCTGTATGTGTGATGGCGGAGGGTATGGGATTTGAACCCATGAGGGTTTTTAGGCCCTACTCCCTTAGCAGGGGAGCGCAATAAACCTGGCTATGCGAACCCTCCAAGTAACCTGGTCGTATCCTCAGGGCCAGGCCATAAAGTGACTGCGAGCATGTTGAGAGCACACTCAGGACATGCAGCACACGAGTCAGGCGATCACCAACCTATTAGACTGTGCTTGGCTAGTACGGTCTCTCAAACCGGGTGATCATTTGCGCTGGCCCAGAAAGAGTATAACTATTCCTTAGGACGAACTAAACCTATTACATTTGCGATAGATAGGTTCTCCTTTGGAATTGTTGTGCCGCTGGTTGTCTGAAACCACTATATGTGGTCCACCGCAGAAACCCTATACTCTGCGGGACACTTCTCTTACTCAATTTTTTAAACAACTTATCAAAGACAAGTCACTCTGCCAATTGAGTTATAGGCCAATTTGTTCCCAAGTTTTCATGTATCTTGGGACAGCGGTACCGACGAATCCCGACATCGCTCCTCCACCGTGACAGAGTGGTGTTCTTCCTTTAAACTACGGTACCAAAATGTGTGTATGAATAAGGCTGAGACTATACCTTGTTCCAACGTTCCTTTCGTCAGGATTACCACGTTTACCGTGTTGCCTGCTTGTCCACACAGCACCCTGTTTCCAGGCGTACCGTGATAGAACGTCATGCCCGATTCTTTAAGTGAATCACTCTGTAGATTACTGTGGACTACTCGGGTGGGATGTTTCACTCAACAGGAGCTACCTGCTAGGCTGCACTTCCGTCTACCCAACCAGGATGAGACTTGCGATCTCAACCCAGCCTGACTTGACCATACGGCCGTCAGGTTTAGGACATTTTCATCCAGTAATCAGGGAAGTCTTTTGCGAAATTATGTAAAGGTTATGAGAATGTGCTTCCCTAGAGGTTCATAGGCTTTTGGCCCACAAAAATCCTCACACTCCCTAGACTTGGTGCTACCCGTGTCATTCCTGAACACTCCTGGGCCGTCCTACCCGTTCATGTACTCGATGGCTGTCGCTCTTGACCTAGCAGGGTCTCGGACTTCGTTGATACCCACAAGGAGTACCAGCATCGCCTTGCAAACAGTCAACCTTGTCGCCTTCGTCGCATTGAGGTACTGAGCCGTACCGTGTCCTCAGTATTTACCATTGGACCTGCGACTGCGCTTAGGGGTCCATGCGCCACGCTGATGACACATGCGTTGGACCGTTCGCATTGCATGGGGTACCTCATTCCTTTTATAAGGAGCAAGGCGACTGCCCCTAACCTCTGAGCAGTCTTTCATTCAGTCGCCTAAACTTATCAGCCATGCCTGTTCGTGCCGACTAGAGGAATCGAACCTCTGCGCTCCGGGCTTCAACCGGATGCTCTACCAACTGAGCTAAGTCAGCATTCTTGGCAAACCACTATCTAGTTCTCAAACAACATGTGCAAGAAAGTCTACCAGAAGATGACTGGGTTGTCAACTCCCTTGCTTGATGACTCAATCCTAGCACACCACCCGAGAGCATGTCAACTCAAGTTCAGTGTGCTTGTGGTCACATAGGACAGGTGAGAGAAGAGCGCATACTTGAAGCACCGTTTCCACCCATGCCTATGTTGCTTCCATGTGTGCCAATGGCGGAAGGCACGGGACTTGAACCCGCAACCCTTTATCAGAGCACCGCTGTTCCAAAGCGGCCGCTAACCATTCGCTTACCTTCCGTGGTCATGGCAGGACTCGAACCTGCGGCCACCTGAGAGTCATTCAGGTACTCTACCAACTGAGTTACATGACCATTGTCCACCTGTCACATGTATCCTACATCAATAAAGGCTTTTGAGTTTATACAGAAGCCATACAGGTGGATGCTCATACATACTTTAAAACCCCACAAAGGATCTTAAAAGAGCGCTAGGGTCTTACACAATTAGGAATGACGACAAGTAACTACAATTCACCTGTATCTAAAGAACATGTCTCAAGACGCCCTAGAAGCATTGCGGTCCACTTGCCTGTTTCGCTGATTGCTTGGCAACCCTTATAGTAGGATTAGAGTTGCCAAGTCAACACCTCTCACAAGGAATTGACTAGTGGCGGAGGTGGGATTTGAACCCACGATCTCTGCCCTATGAAAGCAGCGAGGACAGCCGAACTCCTCTACTCCGCAGAAGTGGGTACCAGATTTGAACTGGCGTACAGGATTTTGCAGACCCTTGCCTAACCGCTCGGCCAACCCACCAAATGAGAAAACACTTATACAAAATATGTCAAGATGTTCTCAGTCGTGCCACCACCGGGAGTCAAACCCGGAATATGCCCTTCGGACGAGCATGTGTTATTCGTTACACTATGGCGGCATTGTTGGTATAATAACATCAATATAGTTCTTAGAGAAAGATTATCATGTCAAGAAAATGTAACAGAAACCGAAGTCCAATGGACAACAAGGAAATCCTGCAAGAAGTTGTTGACTCCTCAAGCAGCATTGTTGAATGCCTTAGAAAACTAGGATACAACCCCGGAAGAGCAGCAGACTCGTTTAAAAGTGCATGACATAGATCTGACTGAGATCTACGAAAGAAGAGAGGCTAAAAGACATCAGCGCAGAGGTGGTACTGTAAGGATACCTAACTCAGAGGTCTTTGTTAGAAATAGTAGTTACTGCCATAGAGGCTCAATAAAGCAAAGAATGATAGAAATAGGTGTAGAGTATAAATGCGCTCATTGTGGAATTGGAGACTCTTGGAACAATAAAAAATTAACACTAACATTAGAGCACATTAATGGAATTCGAGATGATAACAGACTAGATAATCTGTGTTTTCTATGTCCCAATTGTCACTCTCAAACAAGCACATTTACTGGAAGAAATAAAAGAAATGTAGTTATAAGAGGATGTGTCATTTGCGGAGAACTCTCAGGAAAAAAGGAAGTTTGTGAAAAGGGACAGTGTTGTAGAATTTACAATCTCAAATCTCCAAAAAATGAATCATCAAAAAAATAAGCAGCAAAAACGTCTACCCTCACCACAGTACAGAGAAGATGGAACACTGATTGTGATGCCATCAAGACATGATTTAATCCAAGTTATAATACAAGAAAAAGCCGTGTTTTTACGTATTGGAAAACACTATTCTGTATCTGATAATGCTATTAGGAAGTGGTGTAAAAAATATGGGATACCACATAAAAGCAAGGACTTAAAGGAATGGATCAAAGATATAGAACCCATGAGGGGAATCGAACCCCTAGCCTTCTGAGCCGTAATCAGATGTTCTAAATCCGTTGAACTACATGGGTATTAATAGTTGTGTATATGACACAGCGGAGAAAGAGGGAATCGAACCCTCAGCCCTGTTACAGGCACCGCTTTCGAGGCGGACGGATCAGCCAATTTTGCCATTTTCTCCATTTTATGGTTGGCGTGGTGAGACTTGAACTCACGACCTGCACTTTATCAGAGTGCCGCGCTAACCAACTGCGCCACACGCCAATTGAGATACTTGTGTTGAAGTGTTTTAGTGACGTCGGATACTACATAAAGATGGCTCCCTTGCGGGGAACTGAGGAGAGTAGTGCTGCAATTTCTTGCTCTCCTGGATTTGCGGTCCACATCCCTATTGCACATGCACTTTCCGCATTCGCAAACTACAACCCCGTATGTGGGATTGACGAGATTTTCACTCGCGTCTCTTCGCCTCAAGACTTTTGACTACTAGATGATTTCACCCCTTTAGGGGAGGCTTATCATCCAGCATCAGGGTGTATGACGAGACTCGAACTCGCATTGTCCTCAAAGGACCCAGGGCCACAACCTGGTGTGTATACCATTCCACCACATACACCATTGTGTTCTCAGTGAACAAAAGTGCTGTGCTCCTGAAGGGACTCGAACCCTTAATCCCGTGAGGGAGGCAGATTTTAAGTCTGCTGTGTATACCATTCCACCACAAGAGCATGAATAGTTGCATACATTTCTTATCTCACTTATTGATAAGACTTTTTTGCATACAACTTGTGTGTTTTGTTCTTGGCTCTCCCGTCAGGACTCGAACCTGAATTGAGTGGTTAACAGCCACCTGTTCTGCCATTGAACTACAGGAGAATAATGTCAAGAGTTTTAAGAATTTATTACTGACAATCTGTTACGTGAATTGTCACCATTATTCTTTTAGTACTCTTGTCGTCGGGATAGAGGGATTTGAACCCACGACCTCATGTTCCCGAAACATGCGCGCTACCAAACTGCGCCATATCCCGAATACCACAACCGATTTTTTGTAATGTTTTGTGGTTCTTTTTGTGAAGAATGGTGAGCCACTGAGCCAGTTTCGACTACCTGACCTGAGGTAGGGCGTCAGGATTCCTGTACCTGAGTCTTCTTGTGGTCTGCAAGATGTTCTCGTTGAACTACGCTCCGTCTCAGTGCTCATCATCGTTGCCGATACGGGACTTGAACCCGTTTACCAGAATAACTTTGTCATTCTGGTGTTTTAACCTTGTATAAACTACTCGGCAATGTGTGCTTTCACAGGGTGCCTCATTCGCAACCAGTGTCCCTGTGTGATTCTGGATGGGTCATGGGGTCTTGCTGCCGCTGGTCCTGTGATGACGTGCTTACAGTCAGTAGTACCCTATCCTTCCAGAATAAGATCTTGTATTCCCCATGAGGGGCGCCCGAAAACTGGTTCCTCAACCTTGTCATCACGACAATGCCTCAGATTTCCCACCAGCCTTTGCACATTGTGTGAAAGCCTTTGGCATGACTCTCACACGAACTGGTGACGCTTCCAGACACAGGATTTTCCTATCTACGAGCCCTCCTGATTGGGGCAACCTCTTTAAGTCTTCCTCCACCTTGGGTGCGGGTGGTCCTGTATGAAGTTTGGTTCTGTCATGACCGCCGGTTCACTCACCTTTGGGATAAGGATCCTGAACTTCTAGTCATACAGAAGGACTGTTCTTCAAGATTCTTGACCTTACCAGACTCGCCCGTTGTCTACTCTACCAGTCTTTGCTCAACCTCGCCACCAGCGCGGTGGGTCCTTAGTGAACACTTTGACTTCTTGAGTATCCTGGACTTGACCGTTTCAGTCGCGTCTTGATGTCTCAATCCTAAATCTCTCAGGTCTTCTTTGTCAAGTGATTCTTGCTGTGAACTGTGTCACAATCATTTTCACTTGTTCTCGACCGGTGCTTTCCGGGAGTCTGACCTGGTTTGGATCCTTTGCCTCAGAACGAGGACTTAGATCGCCGACCGGGCCTGTACCCGATGAGCACTTGCGACTCTATATATGGTCGCTGTCGCTCAAAGCACCAGAGATCGGTACTGTGAATATTCAGTTGTTTGAACATGTTCTTAATGTTCGTATTCATCTTCCCGACCTCCTCACTTGGTTGCTTGTTTGTCGGCTTGTGGTTCCACAATATCAGAGATGTCTGAACCTTGTCAAGTCCATCCTCTGTGGTCTCGGTCTCAGTTCCTCATCTTCTGTTCTGACTCTGATTCCTCTTGCTGTTTTACCAGCAGGAGACTTTCAAGTCATCAGGTACTTGGTTCCTTGACCTTCAACCACATCGGTCGTTTCTTTGACCTCATGATGACTCAACTCTAGCACCATCATGAAACCAGTGTCAAGCCAGAATTATAGTGATCTGGGTCACATCTTCGTAAATGTGTTTTATCTGGTGCTTGTAGATTCTTAGATGCTTGAAACAACAAGAAAGATGCGTAAAAAGAACCCATGTGCAGAGATTATTTTTCACATCTCTGCACCTGGATCTTACTTGTATTTCTCTTGCGGACTGAACTGTTCTTGTCCTGCTCCTACTTCCCTGACGACAGAGCAGCCCGCCTGAAGATTCTCTCATACGCCTCAGCGTCATCATCGCCAGTCATCTGGTTCATGTTGGCCTTCTTGTTGACGTATGAGTCAATCACCTTCATGTCAACTGTGTCCTCAAGGTAAGGGACATATGTGATGGAGTTCTGCCCGTCCCTGTGTGCACGACCAAGAATCTGATCGTTGGTGACGTTGTTGTCTCTGATGTCATGCAGGATAGTGATTCTTGAAGCACTGGTCGCCTTAGTCCCGTCAGGAAGAGTCTCCCCAGCGTGCAGAGAGATACCTTCTGGGACAGTACACAGAACCACCTTGGCCTCACCCTTCTGGAACCTCAGTCTTGACTCCTCACGGTCTGCTCCAGTGACACGACCACTGATCTCAGTGACACTGATCCTTTGTGCTTCAAGCATCTCCTTATAGCGATCTATTGTCTCCATGAACTCACACGCGATGAAGACCTGGCTGCCGTAAGTCACCTGCTCAGCAACAAACGAGACCATCTCATCCACTTTGAGCAGTGTTGACTTCTGCTTGTACCTGAGTCGTTCAACCAGAGCGGTCTTAGGGTCACGGCTTGACGGAGCCAGGTTGAGGAACTTCCTGAATCTGGACCAGACAGTCTCATAGATCTTTCCCTGCTCAGGAGTCATGCTGATAGGGAACGGTATCACCTGCTGCTCAGGCCAGCCAGCAATGTCTTTCGGACTCCTTCTGATGAATGGAGCACCAGGAGACTTAAGAGCCCTTCCAATCGCCATGCTGTCTTTTCTCTGTCTGACCTTGACCTGATTCTCAGCCTTCAAGTACCTTGCTCTCTCAGCAGGATCCTTGCTCGTCTTACCCCACCACGGAACAGTCGCCCAAGACCACTCACCTTTGTCGCTCCTGGACACAGCAAAACCATGGTCAGCAAGAAACTGTCCCCATTTTGACGGTGTAATGAAAGACTGCCCTCTTGATGCAGAGGTTCTAGATCTTGATGTGCTTGATGCTAAACGGTTTGCTGATGCACCTGAAGATGATGCAGAACTGGTTTCACCTTTACTGTCTGAGTTCATGTGTGGAGCAATGATTCCAGACATGACAGACAGGTTCAGCGGGGAGGCTCCAGGTGTTGCTGTGGAGTAGATGACAAACGGTGTTCTGGCGTGGTAGCCGTCCTGTTTGGGGGTGTACCTCTGTTCCAACCTCGCCAGGGAAACAGCAGCCAGAGAAGTGTTGGATGTTGGGTAGTTTTTCAGCAGATGCGCCTCATCAAAGATGATGAAGTCCCAGTCGGTTCTCGGCACACCTTTTCTCGCCAGATCCCTGTTGGTACGCTTAGCGCTCTTCTTTCTCTTGACTGTCTTCCTGGCCTTGGATCTGGAGGACTTGGTACCGCCAGTTGCACGATAACTCTTCTCAGTAGCAGACTCCTCTTTGAGTAACTTACCTAGTTTCTGATAGTTCACAATCATTGGGTGAGTGAACGCAAGAGCCTTAGAGTACGATCTGATAGTCTGCCTCCAGTGAGCGATGACAGACTTAGGGCAAACAATCAGTACCCTGGCTTTCTCTTCAGGACGTCTGCCGTAACTCTCGCTCTCAGCAATCCTTGAAACAGCAGACAGGATCGTCAGCGTCTTCCCAAGACCTGTGCCATCAGCCTCAAGGAAACCCCTCTCGTTGTTTCTGTAGGCTCGGATAATGGCATCAGCACCCTCGTTCTGGTGGTCCTTAGGAGTGTACTGAGTCTGAGACGGAGTAACAGGCATGACAGCATTGTTAATCTCATCCTCATACCACCTACCCAAAGAGAAGTCCTTGCAGTGATATGGCCTGAGTTCACGAGGTAGAGCGGGAGCACTGTAGATGTGGAACCCAATACTCTTGTCCCACCATCCCTTTGACCTGCCAGAACCTTTGGGGAAAGGTTGACCCCAGGGCCACTCATCTATTACGAACTGCATCCAGAGAACAACCTTCCTTTAATTTTAGGACAACTCAATCCTCGCCCCTGTTACAACACAACAGAACCAAGTTTGTTGCAAATGATCGTTGTGTACAGGTTTTGTGGTGCTTCTTATATCCCGTTGTGCTCAGTAATCACAGAGGGAGCAGATCCAGGACTTGCAGGCGCCATCACCTGACCAGCATTCTTGTGTGAAAGAACCAACATTGATGCGCCAACAGCAAGCAGCACAGCAACAAGAGCCGCTACACTGGCAATAACGACCAGTGTCTGCTCAGCCTTACTCTGCTCTTCATTCATTGTTACTCATCATCCTCAAAAACTATCTCTACCCGTCCTTGAGTCCTGAACGACCATGGACCAGCAATGTCTGTCTCACTCATACTGTAGAGCATATCGTCAGCAGCCCTGTAAGCCCCATCAGCAGCATGATCGTCAGTAGCATGGTGGAGTACACGGGTACGCCAGTCAAGACCATTCTCCTCCTCCCAGTGAAGGTCCTCACGAATCCTGTCAAGAATCGACTGCCTCACCTCGCCAAGACTCAGACCCATCTCAGCAGTCTTAAACTCACCCAACGACTCATCAAACTGATTCACTGTAAAACTCATATTTTTAACTATTCCTCTATCTTGTGTGATTTGTTTTCAGTTGTGTAGTAAAAGTAACACAAGAACCTGAAAACAACCTTACCACCAGTTCTGAGATCTCCATGCGTTATAAGCCTGCTGCCAACCGCCATAGCGCTCATTGGCATAACTGTGGCACCATTTGAGTTGTGTCACAGGATTGTCTAAGTAGTCACTTCCAGCAGTAGCCATACGGCTCCCTGGAAGAGCCTGACAAACACCTGTAGCCCCACTGGAAGCGTTGACAGCACGATAGTTCCAACCAGACTCGTGCTCAATGATGTAGTCAACATACTGCCAGTCTGACTCAGGAATACCAGCAGCCTTCATCCAGTCTGTCTTCTCTCCTGTGATAGTGGTGATGACTTGTGATGACTTGTCGCTACTGTTCTTATCAGACGTCTTGCTGCCTTCAGAGTTGCCTGTAGTATTGTCTACATCTGTTGACTTCTGTTCATTCTTTTGCCTCTCAGCCTCAGCAGCCTTGTCTCTCTCCTTCTGAGCAAGAATCTCTGCCTCTGACTGAGCAACCTTATCAGCAATCCCGTTGATAACCTCAGTCTTGGTTCCTCGACGAACAACACGTTCAACAGGTAGAGACAGGATGCCGTCATTCCTGACTCTTACTGCGGATAGTTGACCACCTTTTGCTCTGGACTTGTCTGTACCAGTCCAAGTCGCCTTTATCCCGTTCTTACCTTCTTGAACAACTGTCTCCACTCCAGTTGGAAGATCTGGATCCTCAACCACTCGTGTGCTGTACGGAATCTCTTCTGAGGATGTCTGAGACAGGTCTTTTGTGGACTCAGACAAGGAACTTGGTAGACCAGACACAGCAGAAGCCTGAGTGCTTTCAGAGGCGTTAACAGGAAGTGATAACAGAGATGCTGACACTACAGCAGTTGATACAACAACATTTCTTGTGCTGCTGCTTACAAAACTCTTGGTCTCTTTCTTGTGGCGAGGTTTGTACTTTTGTCTAGTCATGTGTTTTGTGTATTCCTTCAAGGTTTTGCACAGAAAAATGCTTTCAGGTTATAAACAGACGGGCTCAAATATCCTAAAGCGGGTATTTAACAGAAGAATCAAGCGTAATTCTTGTTAACTCATTCTGCTGAAAGAACTTCCTCCTGACCCATTCTGACGAAATCACGTGCTTTTCTGGAGACATTCTCTCTCATGTCCTCAGAAATACCATCAAGAGTGTTAGAGTCCTCAATCCACTCATCATAGATTTTCAGAAGGTCAGCATTGCTCTTCCCCGTTCTGTCCTCAGACACCTTCCTGCTGTTCTCAGATAGGTTGTCTGATCGTGACATGAATGATGATGGCATGTCCCAGTGCAGCGTGTGGGCAGCATTAGCACTGATGGCTTTCAGGTCAAGTGCCGCCTTCTTGCCTGGTGTGATGTTCTCAATCTTCTGTCTGACAATCGGTGCAGTAGCGGCAATGAACTCAGCGCCCTGTTCTGGCTGAGTGGACACAAGATTCTCAATCACCCTGTCAGTGACCTCTGAAGCGGACAGGTTGCTGGCGTCAATAGGAGTGAAGTCATACTGTGGCCTTTGTGGGACAGTCATAATCTCAGACGTGAATGAGCCGTCATCGCCAATAGTCCAGAGCGTCCATCCTCGACCCAGTTTGCACGGCTTGTCAGCAAAACCACGCCTGATGGCAGAACCATTGTAAAAGATCCTGGTGCCAGAGGTGTCAGTGCTACCATCTGCTGATCCAACCCATCCTCTTTCATGGATGTGACCAAGCATGATGTAGTCCCAGTCGTTCTCTTTCAGTAACCAGTCAGGAATAACAATTTCTCTAGGGGACTGCTCGGTGTGCAACTTCATCTCAAGGAGAGGATCAATCACTGAACCATGTGTCGTAAAAATATTGATAGACCCAGGAATACTCTTGATGTCAGGCATTGTCATAGCCTGATCCATATACATGTGATGTGACACCATGTGTAGGTTTACTCCGTCAGCGACCTCATGAACAACATAAGGCTCGGCGTGTGAGTGTATCTCCCTGAGAGGGTCATCAAGTACCCTGGATGCAGCGATGTTGGCACGAATGTCGTCAGTGTCATGGTTCCCAGCAAGAGCATATACGGGGATACCTGCAGTAGCCAACCGCCTGAACTGATTCTGTACAAAGATGATGGTTCTGATGCTTGGTGTTGACGTATGAAAGGTATCACCAGCAATGACAACTAGATCCACTTCATGTTTGATACATTCAGAGACGATTCTTGACAGAGCAACATACCCGTCAGCCTCACGGATGTTAATACCCTGACTGTTCAGGTGCCTTGTAGCAGTGTATCCAGCATGGATGTCACTGAGATGAGCAATCTTGACCATAAAGCAGAACCAACCTTGACAAAGTAAGAGAGATGTGCAACTCTACTCATCTTAACCAAGGTTGGTTCCGCCTATGAATTTTGACTTTCTCGACCTGTGAATATGCTTGTCAGCGAGGACGATGGCGCCTATTGTACTCGCTCATCATGACAGCAGCGGCCTGAGAGACATTCAGTGACCGAACGCTTCCGTACTGAGGAATGTAAAGCATCATGTCACACTCCTTGATAATGTCAGCAGGGATCCCAGATCCCTCCTCGCCGTAGATGAACGCCACCTTCTCAGGAATCTCAGCATCATAGACATTCTGAGGGCTGAACTCAGGAATGTTGTCAACAGCAACCAGAGTGTAGCCATTCTGACGAAGGTGCTCAGCAACAGGACCGAACTCAGAGCAGTGCTTAATGTGCTCATAGTGGTAGGTCCCAACAGCGCCGCGCTTGTCATAGCGACGCTTGCCGATCATGTAGACCTCGCTACCAAGAAAGGCGTTAGCAGCCCGAATGATCGATGCCTTATTGAAGTCGTTAGTCAAATTCAAGCAGACTGACACCATGGGTGAACGATCCTTGTCAAGGAAACTATTGATCTCCTCAACGCTTAGATTACGTAGGTAGTCGTGAACGTTGTAGGGCTTCTGGTTTCCCTTGTACGTAATCTCTGAGATAGCAGGGTCGGTGTTCTGGTTGGTGTCATTCTTGCTCATAGAGTCAATCATACTCTATAGATGCTTAGTTTGTCGAATTAGTAATCTGTGACTTGAACTACAAAAATATGAACACCCTTGAATCATCTGCTCTGATAAGACGATTCAAGGGTGTTCAGTGTATTAGTTGTTGTGTACCAGTTCAGTATCAGGTTTTATCGAGCAATCCTGGCGGCCTGGTATCCAGAGAAGTAGTCCATGCTGTCAATGACTACACCACGGCTCTCAGTTGCAGCGTGAACAACCTTGCCATCACCCATGTAGATACCGATGTGAGTCGAGGTGTACAGGATGTCTCCAGGCTGAAGTTCTGAACGGCTGATCTGTCTGGCTGAAGAACCAATCTCGTAGGCTGTTCGAGGAATGTCGTACCCCTGGCTGGTGTAGGCGTAGTAGACCAGACCCGAGCAGTCGAAGGAGTCAGGACCAGCAGAGCCCCAGACGTAGTTCTTACCAACCTGAGCCTTAGCGATCTCAACAGCCTTAGCGCCATCAGAACTTGTGGATGACAGAACACTGTTCAGCGAGTTGCTGGATGTACTGGCACCGTTCTTGTTGGTTGAAGACACGGAGGCGATTCCAGCGGCCTCAGCAGCATCTGCCTCTGTACTGGAACCAGATGGTTTGCTCTGAACCGGCTCAGCAGGCTTCTCCTTAGTACCAACGAGAACAACCTTGGCCTCAGGAGGAGTGACGACAGTGATGTTCTCCTTAGTTCCAGAGGAGTCAGCAACCTTGGAGGAGTTCTTGTTCACCTTAGCGTCAGCAGCGGTGTCCTTGACAGAGACAGATGTCTTGATGGCCTGACCAGCCTTGCCCTCAGACTCAATCTTGGTCTCGCCGACGTACAGGTCAGCGGACTCCTTCTTGGTCTCTGGTGCCGGAAGAGAAACAGTCTCAGTCTTGGCCTCTGACACCTCGTTCTTGAACAGCAACATCTTCTCGCCATTGCTGAGAGTATGATCAGCATCAATAGCCTTACCGTCTGCACTCTTGAAGTCGTTGATGTCAAGACCAGCCTTGTCCAGAGCCTCGGAGACAGTTGTTGAGGAGGTATCTACCTGAACCGGCTTGGCGCCATCTGTTCCAGTAGCGTAAATGGTCGCAGTGTAGGAATTGTTGTCCTTGTGCCTGCCTGCATCTGACTGCTTCTGTGAGGCAGTGTCATCCGTATTGGGAGCAGTCCCCTCATCAAATGAAGCCGCTACGGCAACTCCACTAGCCATAGACATGGTTGCTACAGCACTGACTGCTGCACTACCAATGAGAATCTTGCTGAACTTCTTGTTATTGTGCTTCTGCTTGGTTTCTGTCATGAGTCCTTAAAAATTTACCTTTCACAGAGGATTGTCCGACTTTTGGTCAGGCGTTCCTGTCCTCCATAGTAGTTTGGGATCTTGTTGTGCCACCCATTCTGCTTTGAGTAACTGTGGAAAGACTTTCTTGTTCTCTTCCCTTAATGTCCCCTTGCTGAAAATATGCTGAGTCAATATCACTGAGTCATATTAAACCCTTAAGTCATATAACAGATTGTAATAAAACAATCGACACTGACGTAAGTTTTTCGTGAACAATGATTTACATGGTACTCAGCACACAAATCACCCGCAACACTCATCAGTTAAGCGCTGCAAGAATGTTGCGGGCGAGATGACTAGTTGCCGCACTTGGCGTCAGGATCTGACACGATGATGGTGATGTCAGTCGTGTTTGCGGTCTTAGAGCCTGCGGCTGGAACCACCTGAGTCACCTGAGACGAGGAGACTGCACAGTTGGCGACCTTGACTGTTGAGATCTTCTGGAAACCTGTAGCGGCCAACTCGCTCTGAGCGTTCTCTACTGACTTGCCAACAACATCAGGAACAGTCAGTTCCTTGGCATCAGCAGTCTTAGCAACAGTGACCACAACCTCAGTCGAAGACGCGCTCTCGCCAGCCTTGGGGGTCTGGGAGAGAACAGTTCCAGGAGTCTTCTTACTGTCCTCCTCAATGAACTTAACCTTCACACCCTTCTTCTTGGCATCAGCCTCAACAAAGTCCTTGGTCTTACCGCTCCAGTCAGGAACAGACACCTTACCGTTAGCAACCTCAAGAGTCACAGGGTTACCATTCGCCACCTTGGCGCCTGCTGCGATAGACGACTTAGTGATGGTGTTCTCCGCTGTTCCGGGGGACTCAACCACGTTAATGGCCTCAATGTCCATACCAGCCTCAAAGAGAGCCTGCTTCGCGTCATCAAGACTCATGCCTACAACCTCAGGGAAGGTCGTCTCAGAAGGCCCGTCAGAGTAGACCAGATTCACCCCAGAGCCACGCTTGACCTGCTGACCAGCCTTGACGGACTGACTGATAAGGTCACCGCGCTTGGTTCCGTCCTTAATCTTCCATGAGGTCTTGCACTCCAGCCCAGCCTGCTTGAACTTCTGGCACGGGTCCAGAGAGTTATCCTTGCTGGATGCCGAGATTTTGGACACAGCAGCAGGAACAGTTGACACAGTGCTCTTGTACTGGTGCCAACCAAATGCAAACAATCCAGCAAGAGCACCAACAGACAGGACAGCAACGCCCGTGTATCCAACAATCTTCATCTTCTTGGCACGCTTCTCAGCCTTACGAGCCTCCTTACGAGAAGCCTTCATAGTCTCCTTGAGGCGAGAACCTTTCTGAGAGGAATAACCAGAGACAGACCCGTCCTCATTGAGAGCGTCCAGGACCACAGTGCTGTCAGGATCGTCACGCACTACCTTTGATTCAGCACTACTCTCAGTCTCATTGTTTGGTGCATCAGACTCAGCATCCTCCAGGTCTGACACAGAGGGAGGTGGAGGTGGTGCTGGTAGAGAGTCGTTCTCGTCTGCAATGTCCTCAAATGCCGGAAGAGCAAGACTGTCGTCAGCAGAAGGCGCGGACTCCAGGTCAGTAGCACCCTGGTTCTCACTCAAACTGTCGTTTCCCTCTTCGTCATGAGTGGTAGTACCATCGTCAGGAGTGCCAGCAGTAGGCGCAGAACCAACAATTGCACGTCTTGATGCTGGTGTAGCGTCTTCAACCTGGTTCTCATCCATAACCAGTTCAGGATCCAGGTTAGGTAGTGAAACAGCGTCCTTGTTCGTGTCAGCCATGAATCAACTCTCCTCTTGTTGTCAGTAGATTGGCCCATTCAGCGTTTTCCAAGGTTAATCATACCAACAGATGAGCCCCATGTCATCACAATGGATGATGCTTTACTAAAAAGTTATGTTTACCCCTCATCCATCTGCTGACGAATCACGCCAGATGTGCTGACGTCCCAGCGCTCACTCAGGGCAAGAGTGTCACTAAGCAGAGGCGAGTACTCATCAACTCTGTCAGTGAAGTCCTTACGAGACACCAGTGACTTCTTCTTGACGTAGGTGCTGATCTTTCTGGACAGAGGATCCACGTCAAAGGCGTCATCAGAGATCTTGGAGATGACCATGTTGTCAGCACTTCGTACACGAGACAGGGCAACATACCCAAGTCCTGGGGTGAAGCACCGAGACAGGTCAACCTCAATCCCGTCAAGAGTCTGACCTTGTGACTTGTGAACAGTGATTGCGTACCCCAGTTTCAGTGGAAGGTAGAGCACCTGGGCCACCTGCTTCTCAATGGTGACAGCAGACCCGTCCTCAGCCTTCTCAGTGACCTTTTTCGTTTCAGTAGCAGACTGGTACTCAATCGTCACTAAAGAGCCATCATTGAGCCTTACAGTAGCGTTATATGGAGAAAGCAACTCAACACGACCCACAGAACCGTTGGCAGCCAGAATCTCGCCATCAGGATCCGTGATGTTCCTGGTCACGATCACAGTGGCACCAGTCTTGAGTTCAACCAGTGGAGGAAGGTTGTTTGACTTGATGAGTTTCTCAAGATCCTTCTCAGAACCAGAGACCTTTCTTAGGAAGAACTTCTGCGAGATGTTGGGATTCTCGTCAAGTTTCTTCTGGTTATACCTGTCAACATTAATGTTTGTAGTAAACAGAGTCGTGTACTGCTTGGACTCATCCTTGCTGTTGGACTTGCACTTCTCAACAACCGCTCTGGCCTTACTGTCCATCTTGGAGCGCTCGATGCACAGCAGAAGGTGCTTCAAGTTCTCGTCCTCAGCACGATGAACCTTGTCAAGGTAGCAGTGATTGATTCCGGCCTGCTTCCATGAATCAGCCTGAATAGCAAAACCATAGTTCAGACCATCAACAGGATTCTGGGACGGAACAGGAGGAAGTTGCATGAAGTCACCTAGAAGAACAACCTGAACACCACCAAAAGGCTCATCGCTCTTGCGAGCGTGCTTCATAATCTTGTCAAGGTTGTCAAGATAGTAGGCGTGCAACATGGAGATCTCATCAATCACCAGCACGTCACAGTATCGAATCCTTCTAAGGGCTGCTTTCAGAGCAAAGAACTTCCTGCTGGACTTGTACATAGCACGAATGTCAATAGGTTCCTCCATAACCCCAAGACCAGACCACGAGTGTATCGTCTTGCCTCCGATGTTGGTTGCAGCAAGACCAGTTGTGGCAGTAACAGAAATATTGAACACGCCACCATAGACAGCATCAATCATGTCCACAAACCGCTTGATGACGGTTGTCTTACCAGAACCAGCCGGACCAGAGATGAACAGGTTCTCACGGTTCAGTAGACGACACATGACCTCAACCTGTGACGAGCCCTTGCAGTCATCCGTGGCCTCAGCGATACTGGAGTACCCCATGTAAGGATCGTTCATAATCTTGGACAGGTTCTCACGTCTGATCTGAGCCTGCTTGCTTACTGCGCTACTGGTTGATCCTGCGTTAACAAAAGCCATCTATGAAGCATCCTGATCTCTGGAAGGTATTGACAAAACATCTCTGAGAACAGATCTTAACGACAAGATACATCAGGTTAGGAAAGAAAATCAGATTGATGGTCAAAAAGACTAAAGATCCAGTCAAGTAAGAAGAGAGTAGAACATAGAAACCTGCACTCGTAGTTGTCTTCTAGTGAGAGCAAAGGAGTCAGCGACTACGCTTAGATCTTCTGACTGCTCTCAGTCTGGAGCACACTCTGGCAAGCATCATCTCAGTATGAGCAACAGGATCAGCACTGGATGCACCCATGGTCTTGCTCTCAGCATCCACGACCTGCTCAAGAATCCACTGACACTGAGACATGCCAAACTCCTTGGCGAAGTCATGAGCAAGTCTCAGTGGGTAGTTGTTTGAGACACCAAGACAGTCAGCAATCTGCCCTAAGTTCGTCACACCAGCATCCATAAGAGCACTGACACGATATGCCAGATGCATCTTGTTCTTCAGTACACGAAGCACCAACAAAGGATGAGAGTGCTTGACGATACGACGAAACACCTTAATAGTCTCATCTGGATCATTGTCTCTCAAGAGAGGCTTCTCAATCTGCCATGGAGTTAAAGAACCAGCAGACTTAGCAAGACGCAACTCAATCTTGTCCAAAGTCACAAGCCTCTGCTGACGAGGAGAGACAGATCCTAATTCCTCAATCAGCGGGATAATGAGAGAGTAGTCGTCACCAGCGTAGTCAACCAGAAAACTCTTGACATCAGAGGGAATACTTAGGCTTTTCAGCATCCGCAGAGCGGCAGGCGAACGATCCTTAGAGGTCTCCTTGGTAGTGACAACTCTTCCACCGCTACGAGAGACCAGTGACTCCAACTTCTTTGTCGAGTTGCGGTTTACAGAGCACATGATGACAAGACCAGCAGACATTCTGTCAGTAAGAGAGCCATCCTTGACAAGAGCCTCCAGGTCGCTTACCAAAGACTTCACCTGCTCTACCTCAGTCAGTGACATGGTGCAGACAGGGATGTCTCCAAACAGGTCAGGAGTACCAACAACAGACAGGCTTTCAGCAGAAGTGACATCATCGTCACTGTCAACGTCCCAAGAGGAGAGAACCTGCTTGCGAGTATAGTTCAACCATGGCTCTGACTTGTCAAGCAGTAGAACCAGTCTCAACTCATCATCAGCCACAGCAAACACCTCTCAGTATTGTTTTCCACAAAATCGAATAGATGATAGAGCAGATTGAATGCTCTTACTGACACCTTAACAAAACAAGTGCTTACCAGTTGAAAACACTACTTCCGTGAGCATGAACACCTGATACTGACAGAAATGGAGACACCTCAGAATCAGGTCCAACAGTGCAGATAACCTTCCTGGAATCAAGAGACACTCTAGCATTATCTCCCATCACAAACAACTCATCAGCAGACAAACGATGCGACCAGCCAGCAGGCAGAGCACTGCACTCATAGTCGTTATCAGCAGTACTGTACACTACATTTCCATCAACTAGAAACGCCTTGCCGTCAAAAGACAGGATGTCGCCAGGAACAGCAACTGCACGTTTCAGCAGAGCAGATCGACTTAAGCGTGCGCCAAGCGACTTGTTGGTCTTATCAGTGATGTCATTCTTGTCTGAACCTGCGACAGATGTCTGAACAATGTGCCAGGATGATGGACGATCAATCACCACGACATCACCACGAGCAACACTGTTACCTGAAGATTTGAGCATCAGAATGCTTCCATCACGAAATGTTGGCTCCATAGAGGTACCAGACACACTCCATACTGAGAATCCTAGAGCAGGCAGTCCAAACATCACACCAGCAGCAACCAGAACCACAGCCAGCAGGCCAGCAACCACAGAACCAGCCAGACGAGCCAGAACACCACGAGATGCCCGATCAAGAACCTTCACAACAACACCTCATAACCAAGCAAACATATACAAAGACAATCAACTATTTGTCAACAACACTAGTCACAGAATCTTCATCTGCTGACGCAAGTTGTTACCATGAGCCTGCAACATATCCAACTCCTCACGAATAGCCTGAGCCTGCCGCAAGAGTTCATTCTTTTTCTGCTTGGCAACCTCCACATCATCCTCAAGCCGCTCACACTTCAAGTCAGCACGAATCTTTCGCGCATCAACAGTACGCTCCTTAGACTCCATGTAAGCAAGGTTCCAGGAACGCTTGTAAATCAGTTTGGCCCTAGCCTCCTCACGCTCACAAGCGTTGATGTTGTCAACCAGCCGAAAGTGAGCACGACGAGCAGCAGTCATAGCCTCAGCAAGACTGTCCATGTCCTCATAGTCAACAACATACTTGTCATAGTCGTAAAACTTCTTGGTGCTCCAGCCCTTGAATTCAGGCACAGTTACATCATCTGCGGCACTACCAGAAGCAAACAGATCGCCATCAGCAGCAAGACCATCGCTGGAAGACATTTTCAGCACCTCACAGAACAAAAACTAAGCATGTGTTGACAAAGAGTAGATCATCTACCCTAGATCTTAACGACAGAGATGATGAGGGGATTTTGGTTTGATGACTAAGGTTGTTTGTGCAATGTTCACAAGCGAAGAACCCACTCACTCAGACCGGAACCATGAATCATCCACATCTTGTTCAAGTCAACAAGATCATCAACACTCTTACCGTCTTCAAACAAAAGATCAGGATTATTCTCAAACCTGGACAAGGTGTAGTCTGAAAAGTTTTGACGAGAACAGTCATCAAAAGGATTCACAACCCACTTGTTATTCACATAGTCATTCTTTAACGAGAACCCGATCTCTGTATAAACAGATTCATTACTGATGTCATTATCAGAGTGTGCTGTAATAGTTGGCACATTATTACTTCGACATATGTTAACAATGTATTCCACAAGAGATTTGAAGTTGAAGTTATCACCATATAAATGAATGTAGCAATTTTTATCATCTATACTATATGAGAGAAGGGATTCAATAATGCCATTGTTATCACATGAACCAATGTATTTTACATCATCTTGGTTATTAGTTATAATACAAGAAGACAAACAGTCATTATTTATAAAACGCTTGGCGTCATTGTTATTTATTTTGACGATAGAGTTATTCTTACCAGTATTATTTTCTGGCTTTAAAACAGATAACAGAAAAGACTTGACGACATCTGGCTTGTCACGCCAGTCATCCTCCCATATATTAATCAGGCGAACACCTTTATTCTTACAAGCAACCCACTTATCATAATGGTAGTTCTCATCCTTGCCCGCCTGCTTGGAGTGCCAGTACAAACCATTAAACTCAACCGCAACCTGCAAATACGGAATATACACATCAACCTCACGATGAATAGGTAGAAGGAGTTGACGATCCCTAACAATAACATTCTCGTCAGGAACGACACTCTTAATAAAAGAAATCATTTCCTTCTCTGGCTTGGAGGTTCCGTTAGAAGCACAGAAAGGACAACCTGAATGAAGCATAGTTCTGTTGTGTACAGCGCATGACCACGAGTGACCTTTACTGCACAGCCACCAAGCCCTTTTTCCTGATTTTGAAAGAACCTTATCTGGAGTAGTCTTGTTTTTCTTGTAATCCCAGTCTTTTGCAACATCAGGAAACAAGGTCGCAAGATCATTAAAACCAGAGAGAATTTTTGTGTTTCCAGGAGCACAATAAGGGCAGCCACTTCCCTTAACTCTTGCTTTTGGTGACTTTATGTACGAGTGTCCCAGATCATCAAACCAGAAGTATTTTGTTGAACTGCCACAAGAGATCTTGTCTGGAGTGATACCGTTCTTTTCCGAGTCAAAGTATTTCGCTACTTCTGGATACTTTGACTCAAGACTATTGTGTTGATTGATTACCTTGCTCGCACATATATTACATCCTCTGCCTTCAGTTAATCTATAAACAGCAGACTGAAAGGAATGATTTTTACCCTTATCACATTTCCACCAGACAACTTTGTGAGATCCTCTTGTGACATCGCAAGGGGAAATGGTGTTTAATTCATAGTCCCAAAGATCTGCTATTTCTGGAAACAATGTTTGCAAATCGTTGAACCCTTTAAGAAGTTTTCTTCCAATACAATACGGACATCCTCTTCCACGATTTGCTCTTTCGGATACTGTTGCTTCATATTTGTGACCTTTTGAGCAATTCCACCACACTTTAATGGATACGAAAGAATCATCTAGTGATGTATTGTTTCTAGAACTCCATTCATCGTAAAGATGTTGGTCATACTTGCTCATTTAAATTGTCTTTCTATGTTTTTTGTGTATGCAATATTGCTTTTGACATTATAACTAAAAATGTGGTTTGCTAATAGAGCAAACCACATTTTTATCTTAGATGAGGGTTATCTACAATTGGCAGGACTCACAGTATCCAGCGGCAGTACCCTCAACCTGAGTTCCTGAAAGGCTCTCCTGCTTGATCCTTCCGTAGTAAATGGTCTTTATACCCTTACTGAAGGCATAGATGTAAGCCTTGTTCATGTCTCTTGTCGTTACAGTGTCATTCCAGAACAGTGTGAGAGACAAGCCTTGATCGACGTGTTGAGTCATAGCAGCATACACGTCAATAATTGGCTTGTATCCCAACTTATAGGCATCCTTATAATAAGGAAGCGTCTCATCTGAAAGATATGGAGCCGGGAAATAAACTCTACCCAATTTTCCTTCTTTTCTAATCTCAATAGGAGACACAATTGGGTGAATAGATGCGGTACTGTCAGACAGATGACTGATCGACCCAGTCGGGGGAATACATGTCCTATACCCATTATAAAGCCCATATTTCATCACCTTTTCACGCAAGTTCTTCCAGTCCTGCGGTGTAGGAATATGAATTGTTGACTTCTTGAAGAGTTCAGCCACCTTTGATGTCTCTGGAATAGACCAGTCCTTTTCAATATACTTGTCGAAATAGGTTCCGTCAGCATACTTGCTCTTCTCGAACCCCTCGAACACCTCGCCCCGCTCAATCGCAATCTTGTTAGAGGCGACAATACTCTCATAGTTGACAGCATATGCGTACAGGTTGGCAAAATCTACTGCTTCTGGAGAGTCGTAGTGGATGTGCTCGCGTGCTAGGAACCCATGTAGATTCATCTGCCCAAGACCCACAGCATGTGTAGACTTATTTCCGTTCTCAACTGATGGGACTGCCTCAATATTAGACATGTCAGACACAGCACTGAGCGAACGCATAGCAATCTCAATACTCTTAGAGAAGTCAGGGCTGTCAAACGTCTTGGCAATGTTCATGCTACCAAGGTTGCATGAGATGTCCTTACCCACATGCTTGTATGAACCGTCAGTGTTGTAAATTGACCGTTCGTTAAATTGTAATATTTCCGAACAAAGATTGGACATGTTAATCCTGCCATCCAATGCATGAGAACGGTTGGCGTTGTCCTCAAACAGCAGGTACGGGTAACCAGACTGAGCGGTAATCTCAGCAAGAGTCATGAAGAGTTTACGAGCAGAGATCTTCTTCTTCCTGATCTCTGGGTTGTCTACCATCTCATAGTACTTCTCAGTGACAGAGATGTCAGACATCGGCACCCCATAAACCCGCTCAATGTCGTAAGGACTGAACAGGTACATGTCATCATTCTTCTTAGCAAGTTCAAACGTGATGTCTGGGATGACAACACCCAGTGAGAGAGTCTTAATACGGATCTTCTCGTCAGCGTTCTCGCGCTTGGTGTCGAGGAAGGTCATGATGTCTGGGTGGTGGGCGTGGAGGTAGACTGCTCCTGCTCCCTGTCGTGCCCCCAACTGGTTTGCGTAAGAGAAGGAGTCCTCCAGCAACTTCATCACAGGAACCACACCGCTGGACTGGTTCTCAATCTTCTTGATTGGCGCTCCAGTCTCGCGCAGGTTGGTCAACAGAAGTGCTACACCACCACCACGTTTTGACAGTTGCAGAGCGTTCGTGATAGAGCGAGAAATTGACTCAAGATTGTCTTCGACTCGCAACAAAAAGCAGTTATGTACAACAGTTCCGCGAATTGTATATGTATGAGTGTCTTCAACTTCAAGATTGTAGACTGTTTTGGGAGATTCGTTTGTTATTTCAACACGCTCCACCTCGTACACAAGTCTACCATCTACATATTTGTGGAACTCTTTGTTCCTGAGGTTGTTTTTTCCGCCTCTCAAACCCACATAATTCCTGATGTTCTTGTTGACATTATAGATGAAGTATTCATTCTCTCCGGCAATACCAGGAACTACTACTTGAGCGGTCTTGTTTCCTTTCTGGTTTACATAGGTTCTAACTCTAGAAATGATTCCAAGTCTAGAAAGTATAAGATGAACTGAATCGACCAGAGACGGGTTCACAAGATCTAGCATAAGTGCTCCATTAGTAGTGTGACCATCCCCTCTGAAGAGTCCATGGAGCAACCCATGTTGAAACGAGTGGTTAGCAGACATGATGTCATACTTCAGAGTCTTCTTATTGTATCCCGTTCCTGCCATTTGAAGGAGTAGGGAACCAATAATTGATGAGTGTACAGAGATTTTAGTGGAAGCATCATATTTTGAATCTTTAATTTTTGCTTCAACGCCAAAAACATTATTGATTGCTTCCATCAGTTCGTTTTGGAAGTCCCTCTCGTGGCGTCCTAGAATAAAGTGAACCCCATTTGGTAATCTTCCTTGTTTTGACTCTCTTTTTGAGACGTATCCTTCTGAGAGGTACCAACCTAGTATCAACCCGAGATTATAGTCTTCAGAGATAAATCTATTAACCGTCCAGAATCTATTGTTGTATTTTTCTTTCTTGCTGTATTTTTTGTCAGTGTTTCTCTTCTTAATAACACCGCCCTCTGAGGTAATATAAGGATCGTCAATATAGTCCATTAGGTCTATAGTGCGTACAGGTCGAACATCTACTGGGTAAGAGGAGACAATAAAGTCACCTGACATAACATTTTTTGCTTCTACCCACACGAATCCATTCTTCTCGTCTGCACCATCACCGTCGATTAGCGAAGTTTGTTTTCTTGTGGTCCAGATAAGAATTGGGTGGTCTGGAGTGGATGTGATTGGTTCCTTGTGACCATAATGTTTGATACTAACAAGGTTCTCAGAGTTTTTATTGATAATCTTGTCAGTTACAGTATGGTATCTTCCATCATGAGAGAGAACCTTGTCTCCAGGCTGAATGTCTCCAATCTTCTTCTGTCCATCAATCGTGTCAATTGGGGTGTCGTAAGGGAAGCAACTTACTAGCTCTCCGCGCTGCGCCTTTCCAGCGTTCAGGAAGGTTGGTGTGGCTGGCTGGTAGCGTCCCTGCATGATTTCATCAAGGATGCTGGTGGCTAGTTCCTCATTGCCCTGTGCCAGATAGAGGGCGTTGGCGACAACTCGGTCCTCGTAGCGTTCAAGGTAGCGCTTTCCGTCAAAAGTCTTCAGGGTGTAGGAGGAGTAGTACTTGAATGCTCCCATGAATGTGCGGAAGCGGAACTTGTAGCCGTATGCTCGCTTGTACAGGCTCTTGACAAACTCCCAGTTGTACTGCTCGATGAAGTCTTCCTCGTAGTAGTTGTTGTCGATCAGGTACTCGATCTTCTCCTCCAGGTCTGAGAAGTAGACTGTGTTCTGGTTGACGTGCTGGAGGAAGAACTGCCTGACGGCTTCCTTGTCGGCATCCAACTGGAGTTTTCCGTCCTTGCCGACAAGGTTGAGCATGGCATTGAGGGCGTGGTAGTCCAGGCTCGGGTCGTGTGGTTGCTGGTCATATGTGAGGTTGTCTGTCATGTCTGACTGTCTTTCCTTCTGTTCTTGAAAGGTCTAGGTCTAATCTGTTGTCGTGTGTTCCCAAGTCAGAGACGTGTTGTGTCTACTGACAGGGGTGCTGGTGTCAATCTTAACTAGGGTGGTTCCAAGGTCCTGTCCTCCTTGCTTCACTGACTGAACCTGTTGTGATAAGAAAACTTTTCAATTTACTATATTTCTTCTTAGAAAATAACGTTTTTGGTGCTGTTCTACTGGTTTTTGAGAGAAATTTCTCGGGCCTGCAAGAATATGTCTCCACTCTTACAGGTCCGAGATGCTTGTGTACTCTATGTATCTATACTAGGTTCTTGGTCCTGGAACCAGTTTCTAGAGAACAGGAGTCAGGTCACTCCTCATCATCTTCATATCCTCTTGGCCCGAACCACTTCCGTCTGCGCTCACGCTTCTTACGCTCCTTGTCACGAGCCTTCCTGGCACGCAATCTCTGGTTCTCCTTGATTTTCTTCTGAACCTCAATATCCCTGATGTCTGTAACACCTGTATCAAAGTTACGCTGCTCATCCCTGTCAAACCTCAGGAACGCCAGGCAGGCTATAACAACCGCAAGAACGAGACTGGCTGCAATGGTGCTGGTTCTCCATCCGTAGTTAAACACGAACGCCAGAGCCCCTACGATACCCACAAGATAAAGACGCTGTTTTGGAGAGTACCTGCTCCTGTATGGAACCCACAAAGGATCACTGTTCACCTTGGAGTTGTGGAAGAAAAGTGACACCATGTAGGCTAAGGAGAAAATGGACACAGCAGTAGGAACAGCAATGAAGGTCTTGACCACTATCGCCCAGTTCATGAATGATGAGAGCGGCAAGAAGGCGTCAGCAATCATACCAAGACAGACAGTTATCAGAACAACAGTCACAATAACAGCCACTGCTTTCAACAGGTTTGTGTTGTACTGCTTCCTGAGGTAGATGAGCCCTTTACGCGGTATGTCCAGTACCTTTTTCAGTTCATTGTCTGTTGTCACGAAACCGCCTCTTTCCTGTCTTCATCCAGTCCCAGATACTGTCTGGCATCTTCAATGGCCTGCTCACGGTACCCGGATGAGAGAATATCCTCAGCAATACTTCTGGCGCCATCAATCATAGAGATGTGCTTGACCACTGAGGCGAACATCATGGATCCGGCTCCAGACTGCTGACTTCCAAAGACTTTTCCCTCACCTCTGACGTTGAGGTCCTGCTGAGCAATCTTAAAACCATCGTTTGACTCCACCAGAGACATGAGTCTGGATCTGACCTGATCCGTCTCCTTATTTGACACCAGATAGCACTTCGACTGCTTGCTGGATCGACCCACACGACCACGAATCTGGTGCAGCGATGAACTTCCCAACCGGTCTGCTGACAGAATGACTACACGTGTAGCATCAGGAACATCAACACCAACCTCAACCACTGTGGAGGCAACCAGCACGTCATACTTCTTGTCCCTGAAGTCCTGCATAATCTTCCTGGCCTCGTCAGCCTTCATCTTTCCATGCACCTTGACGACACGTAGACTTGTCAGCGCCAGTTTTGACAGCGAGTCCACAGTAGCGTCTACACTGGCAGCATCAACCTGAGTAGACTCACTGACCAAAGGTGTCACAATGAACGTCTGATTCCCTTTCTTGGCTTCAGAGATGACGTCATTCCAAACCTTGTTGACACTCTGCTCAGTGAACAGTACCGGGTCCTCCTGGATCCACTCAGTAATAATCTCCAGCCTTCCTGGTGGCTTCTCCTTCAACTCGATCAGGTCCACATCACCATAGAACACCTGAGCAGTGGAACGAGGAATAGGTGTCGCTGTCATTGTCAGCAGGTGAAGCATCAGTCCATCATTGCGAGACCTAAGTAACGCCTCCCTCTGCTCCACCCCGAACTTCTGCTGCTCATCCACAGCAACAAAACCAAGGTTGGCGAACTTGACACTCTTAGCCATAAGAGCGTGTGTACCAACAACGATCTGAGCGCTACCGTCCTTGATAGCCTTCTTCGTCTCACGCTTGTCAGTAGCACCCATGGAACCAGAAAGCAGAGCAACCTCTATATGGTTACCAAACCTGTCCTCAAGCGCCTGAGACACCTTGACAGTAGAGTTGTACAACTGCCTGGCAAGAACGTCTGTAGGGGCTATCAGAGCAGCCTGAAAGCCTGAGTCAACAGCCCTGAGAGCCATCATCTGAGCAACAACGGTCTTACCAGCACCCACGTCAGCACTCAACAGGGTAGATGATGGAGCGCTCTGAGCAACCTTACGATTCATACCCACAAGAGCCTTCTTCTGAGACTTGGTGAGTTCAAACGGCAGAGACTTGATAGCCTTTGCCTGCAACTTACCATCACCCTCTGTGATACTGACAGCCTGTTTTCCGCTGTCGGACTCTTTAGCCAGAAGAATCATGATCTGCATGTAGATCATCTCAATCATGGCAAGAATGTTCTGAGCCTCACGGAAGTCATCAACCTTATCTGGAAGGTGGATGTTGCTGATGGCCTCAAAATACGACATGCCTTGTTTCTGAGAGTCGTGCTCACTGCTGCCATCACTGTAAGCAGTGTTTTGGGTACTACTTGAAACATCTTCTGTGTCATCGTCAAAACCGAAGTCGATGCTGTCAATGTCATCGTTCTCGTCAGGTTCTCTCAAAGCCTCATCCACTGCCTCTGAGACCTTGAACGGGTCGATGTACGGAGCAAGTTGAGCATCACCAAGTCTTGACAGCATCTCTCGAACAGCACTAAGAATAACCTTGGAGGTCAGTCCGTTGCTTGGAGACTGGTTGTAGATCGGGATGACTGGAAGAACCTCTGCCTCACGAGCACTGTCCATAGAGATGCCACTAATGGATGGGCGACCATTCCACGGCTTGTACTTACCAACAACAAGAACCTCGTCACCTACATGGAACTTGCTCATCAACCACTGCTGATTGAAGAACGAGCACGAGATTGAACTGATGGATGAACTGTTACCCAATCCGATAATGAATCGGCTTCCAGATACCTTGCCATTAAGTTCTTTGACACTCTCCACCCTGCCAAGAATCGTGATAGTCTCGTTTTCAAGCAGCCCTCTGATGTCCTGTGTCCCGTTTCTGTCAATGTATCGTCTTGGAATCCAGAAAATGAGATCATACAAGGACTTGATACCGATTTTCGTCATCTTCTCAGCAAGAGTCATTGGTTTCTTGCTCTTGGTGGCTTTTCTCATCTTTGCTGTCTGCACATCAGCAGCAACAACATTCAGGACATTGACTGGAACGTCGCGCAAAGAGTCGAGTGTTCCATCAAAACCAGGAATCGGCTCACTGTTTAACTTCTTGACATCATCATGGAACTTGAGACGAGGAAGAGGATCATCTCTGTTCTTGTTCATGGCGACAAGATCCTGAACCTTGGATGTAGGCATCCTGTACCCATTGGAGTTAGGGTAGGCACTCAGAGCACGCATCATCTCTCTAAACACCTTCAGGTTAGGAACCTTCACATTGATGTGCGTTCCTCTGGACTCAAGAACCACTACTGGCGCTTCAACCTGATCAGCAAGACCTTTCAGTACCTTGGCGCTCTCGCTGTCAACAACAGGCTTGAACTTTCGCAACGTGTAACGAAGAGACCAGGCGTTGACAGAACTCAGACGGCAGCGGTAGATGTTGACACCTCTGGTTGTTGCCACCCTTTTAACACCTGTCAGGTACTCCCCTACTGGAGTGCTGGACAGGTCCGTTCGAGAGTACAACATAATGACACCATCAGTGGCTTCAACATGAATCTCGTCGGAGCCATAAGGAATCTCAGGAACACTGTACTCGTTCCTGGATGTACTGCTGTCATCTAGGTCTGCTAAGTCAAAGTCAATCTTCATAGTGCTTATTTTAACAACAATCAGGTGAAGCGTGTCACATAAACAACAATAATTTGAGTGTTATGTGTGACAAAGAAGAACAAAAAGAATAGAATTGGTCTGCTGTGCTTATCCAGTGTACCTGCTCATCTCAGCAAGTGGATAGAACACGATTTCAGCAGACCAACTCTAGTGGTAGGTAAGAGTTATGGATTTAACTAGTTGTCACTAGCAGCAGCAAGAACACCTTCTGTTGCTGAGATGTATGAGACAATGTCGTTCTCCAGGCTGTCAATAGCCGCCTCAACCTCCTTGGCGAATCCAATACGATCCGACCTGAGAGTCGTCTCGAACTTACTGTCACTGACGGACTGGATGATCTCACCAAGGGAGTCCAACTGGTCATCAGGAAGCCTGAGAACCATGAATACCCTCTCAACACGATCCTTCTCAGAGGCCATCTCACGAATGTTCTTCATAGTGATACCAAGCATGGCATCAGAGTTGATAACCTTGACAACAATCTCTGGCTCATTACTGGTGTCAACATCTGTTGAGTTGAGGACGAACTGTGCTGCAACAGACTTCTCGATGGCCGTCAGAGCACGATAGGCGTCAAGAACTCGAATCACCCGGTCAGCGTCAGCAATCTGGTCAGACTCACGCTTAAAGTGGATTCCAGGTTTAACACTGCTTGCAGAACTACTGGACTCGTTTACAGTAGGTGACTCGTTACCAGCTGGAACCAACGGCTGTGCAAACTGTTCTGGCTCAGCAGGAGAGTTGACGTACTGTTGATTGCCATAAGTCTCAGGCTCAGTGTCCTCATAGAGAATCCTGCTGGCCTCCTCCTCTGAAATTGGCTGATCAGTAGTTGTGTTCTGGTATGAGTGTGATCCAGAAGGAACTTCAACATCCTGCTGATCCCATTCGTTGTTATCACCAGAAGAGTCTGTACTGTAGGACTCATCGGCAGGCACATAGTCATTCTGCGGCGCTGGCTGCTGTGCAATAGGAGATGGAGCACTCATGGCTGACGGAGCGGTCTGAGGTGCTGCACTGTAAGCGGATGGAGCATGTGATGGAGAGCCAGAGAACATAGCAGCATCACTGTCTCCAGGCAGGTGCTCCTCACCCATGGCAGCAGACTCCAACTGCTTGTCCAACGGTTCAACATCAAGGTTTCTGAAATCGAATGCCATATGATTACTTCTTCTTTCGTTGTCTTGCTGCTGGGCTGAGGCAGGCAGTGATTTGTCCGTCACTCATAGCCAGTTTGACTGTTCCAGGTGCCTTTTTACCCAGAATAATTGCTTCTGCAATAGTGTCCTCAACTGACTTTCTGACCACACGCTGAACCTCACGAGCACCATACTCAGTGACGTTCGACCTGCTTAGGATTTCCTCGACAATATCACTGGAAATACTACTGAGAGTCTGCTTTTTAGGCATACGTGAACTGATGCCGTTAATCTCCTTAAGAACAATCTTCTTGATGGTGCTCTTGTCCAACTCGTCGAAGAAGACAATCTCGTCAATGCGGTTGATCATCTCTGGCTTGAAAGTCTTTTTGATGGCTTTTGTGACAGTGCTCTGAGAACGAGCCTTCCTGTCCAGATAAGCCTCAGCGTCAGACAGGACAGAGAAACCTGATGCCGTCTTAGCAGCCTCAGAGGCACCAATGTTGGATGTCATGATGATGATACTGTTCGTGAAGTCAGCAACACGACCTTGACCGTCAGTCATACGTCCAGCATCAAGAATCTGTAAGAAAGCGTCCCAGATGTCAGGATGAGCCTTCTCAATCTCGTCCAGAAGAATGATTGACTGAGGATTTTCGATGACAGCACTCGTCAGGACACCACCAGACTCGTAACCAACGTATCCAGGAGGCGCGCCGAACAATTTTGCCGCCTCGTGGTGCTCAGAGAACTCAGACATGTCAATCCTGACAAGGTTCACATCCTCCTTGGCAAGACACTTGGAGAGCACAGAAGCAGTCTCAGTCTTACCTACACCGGTTGGACCACAGAACAGGTAAGACCTGAGTGGACGATTACCTCTGCTCATGCCAGCCATTGGAACCAGTAGACCTCTGACAACAGCGTCGATAGCGGAGTCTTGACCAATGACGTTCTGTTTCAGGGTCTTTAGGACAGACTGAGGGGTGTTGTAAGAGAGAGGCTTGATCTCCTTCTGCTGCGGTTCCTCGTCCTCCTCTGCTGAGGTAGCAATCCTGAACATCACTGGCATGTCTCCGTTACCAGAGACAATGATGTGGTTGTCGCTGTCATCCTCTGTGAATGGACTGAAGATCTCCTCGCAGTTCTCCATCACCTTGTCTGTTAGTGCAGCGATAGAGAAGTTGCCCTTCTTGGTCCTGAACTCTGATGAGCGTGAGAAACTAGCAAGAGAGCACACTGACCTGATGACCTCTGACCACACTCCAAATGGTGCAACCAGGACCTCACGGTTCTTCTTGTCCTTTGTCAACAGATCCTTGTTCTTCAGTACAGCACGGCTGATGATCTTCTTGGGCAGTTCCAACGACTCCATCTCTGAGTCAACCAGTTTGCTCTTGAAGAATAGAGCAGCGTCAAGAGCGGTTGCTTCTCCAAGAACGTATGACATGTCCTCAACACTCAGTGACAGGCACTCTTCTGTGTCGTAGTAGTCCAGAGACATCCAGACCTTGGTCTTACCACTACCCTCAGAGTCCATAACCGCCTGCAGACCGCCATAGGACATCTCAACAACAATCCTGGCACTAGTCTCAGTCAGCATCAGCGCTGTTGCCAGATCCACCTCCTCTGTGACCAGACACACCTGATCCTCTGACAGGCACTCATGTGCACAGATGAAGTCAATGAAGTCCTCAATGCTCTCAACGCCCACCTGCTCAGAGGCAGCGACAAGAATCTGTGAACTCACGCGGTAGAAGTGAATCTCGCCAGGATGCTTCTTAAGATGCCTGGTGTAGTTGTTCACATGCTGAGCAAGTTGATGGATAAGGTACGTCTTGCCCGTCAGTGGATGACCATAGACAACCACCTTCCGCTTCTTGGGATCCAGTAGTGACGTAGCCATGTTGTCAATGGTGTCCTTGATCTTACGAGGAAGTTCATAGTGCGTCCAGGACCACTTGTCATCACGATCCAGAGGAACAATAACCTTGTTGTGATCATGGTCGTACTCATCCTCTGCGGCTTGAACAGCACCGTCCAGAGCAGCACGTCCTTCTTCCTCGGTCCCCTGAAAACCGACCTCTTCAAGGATCTCAATCTCCCTGTTGCTCAGTAGCGCCATTGACCTTCTCCTAGTTGTTTTGACTGACCAACATTTAATAGGTCAGACACAAAAAGTATCGCTGAGGAAACTTTAACCAAAGAATCCATCAGCGACAGAAAGAATCCATATTCTGTTTTCAGCAGATGCAAGAATCAGTACCTCAAATCAAGAAGATTCCCAAGACGATTCATCCATCCAGCAGCGTCATTCACCTTGTCAGCAAAGTCATCCAGTCTCTCATCAGAGATGAGATCGCATACCTCCTGAGGGTCAGGCATTCTCTGAACCATGAGAAGAACATTGACGAAATCATGCATCAACTTCGAGGTGTTCGGGCTAGGAGGATTACCCTGAACCTCCGTGTCAACCAAGCCATCATCAGGATCATTGACTGCTTGTCTCTCTGCATCAGCCTCCAGAAGGGCGTCAGCAGCCGCTTCAAGTCCAGCCCTGTAGCCTTCCTCCTCAGCCTCAGCAAGTTCCTCCTCGCGCTTCTTGACAGCCTTCTCCTCAATCCTGGCCTGCTCGCGCTCCTCACGAATGATCTCGTTCACTCTGTCACGGGCCTCTTCAGGAGGAAGATCCTTGGTCTCCTCATGAACACGCTCAGTAATACGAGGAAGTTCACGCTTGATGTCTCTGGCCTGAGCCTCCGTGAGTTTGATGTCAGTACCATCAGGTGTGGCTGACTCAATCATCTTGACAGCCTTAGACAGATCAAGTAACTGGTATGAGCGCTGAGGAGAGATCTCAAACTCCATACGAACATACTCAGCCCACGTCTCGTACCCAAGAGCAGAGTAAGCCTTGCCCTCATGAGCGCGTGCCAGAAGAACATATGTGGCAGTAGCAGCAGCCCTGATAGCCTCCGTAATCTCTCTGGCCTCAGTCTCACCCATCTGCCCCTCAGAGGCCAGGATGTCATCAATCCCTGCTGCAAGATCAGTATCAAGAACATTCTCAGGCGACATCATGTCTGTTGAAAAACCACCCAGACCAAAGTCATCATCTGTATAGTCCTGAGACTCCTCGTCATCAAGATCGTCCAGTGTATCCAGAATGTCGTTCATAAACTCACCTTTTCAGAAGTGGTAAAAGACAAAACGCCTGTTGAAATAAACAAGAATATCAATGATTCCTAAAATAGTAGGAACTATCACATAAAAACGGGCACAATGCACAAAAGAGCAAAAGGTGCGGCAATCAGAGGAACCATAGGCACACTTACTTTTCTGGTCAAAGTGTCCTTTATATTGGATCCCTTTGGTGCAGTAGACATCGAATAAATGATGGACAGTGCTGCAACCAACAAGAATACAAACTGAAACACCCACAGACCAGTAACAGGTAGAGCAGCCAGACAGACCAGAGTAATTACTCGTGCATCAGACTTGCCAACTGCTGGAATCAGGAACACGACCAGTGAGATAAGAACAATCAGAAGCCATAGCCACAAATCGGTCTCGTTTCTGTAGGCAAGCATGTATATGCCACTTGACAGAGCAGACACAAGTAGAGCAGCACGAAGAACCCATCTGTCAGCCTTCCTGAACCTGAAGTCTGTCCATCCTGACTGCACTGAGACAAACCCAAGCAAACTTGTGGAAACAGATGTCAGTACAGCAACAGGGAGAATCGCCATCGTGTGTGTTACCAGCACAAGGACTCCAAATAAAGCAGCAGTTGCAAAACCTGTTGCAGCAGCCAGAACAGATGTCCGTCTCCATGTCTGCAATGTACCACTACCAGAGATCCACTCAGGTGTTCTGATTAGTGAGACCAGCAGAAGAATCAAAGACGGAGCAGCAGATGCCAAGAGAAGACTCACAGTTGACAGCAGCATCTACTCACCTACGAGCAGCAGCCATGGACCAGGTACTCTCATCAACCTGATCTTCATTGACAGGATTGAAGATGTAGGCATTCGGCCCACAGCCAATCCTAACGTACTCAGAGGTCAGTGATGTCAGAGCGCCCAGAAGAACCGTGATGACGAACGACTTCTGGTAGAACTCCTCATCATCAAACTCTCCGTCCGCAAGTTGAACCTTAATCTTGTTCCGTTCACCAAGGTCAGACACATAGATGCTGTCACCTTTACCAGTCAACTTGATGTCGTTCTCCTCCCAAGAGAGGTTGGCAACAGTCCTGACAGCAGAAACAAGTTCCTTCAGAGGCGCTGTCACAGAGTACTTGACAGTCTTCTCATTCGTGCTCTTGATGGACTCAATAGTGGCAGGAGAAGTCCTCTTAGCATCAAGCAGTGGAAACAGCACCATCCTTCCATCACCAAACTCGTACCCGAACCGTCCTGAACCACGAGAGACGACCTCTTCAATGATACTGACCGGAGCAGTAATTCCCTTAGTTGGAGAAATCATGGAAGCCTGACGATGAGGAACAAGAGCGTAGCCCTCAGACATGACAGCAGACTTTGAGGTGTCATCAGCAGGAGAGAAGTCTATCCTTGACTCGACCATGGCGTACTTGTCAGTTGAGAACATCCGCAGTGTGTCGTTGTTCTCAAACCCAAGATCGACAGAGTTCAAGGCTGGATTACTGCCCTCCTCAGTAGAGCAGGCTCTTGCAAGACGCTGCATCAAGGCAAAGAATACATTGTCATCAACCTCACCAAGATAGCGGGTCTCTGGAACCTTCTTTGGCCTGTTGCTGAGCACTGGTGCAGTAAACCTGCCATTTGGTGTAGCGATGTTCAAGGAGGAAGCGGATGAGGAGATAAAAACCTCACCCTTCTTAGGCAGGGTTGCTGAAAGACGCTGAACAAACTGCCCATCAAGAGGATACGAAACGATCTCATGATTCTTCCTCTCACTACTCAGATCAACAGAGGTCACATCAAACCGAGAACTGAGGAACGTCTCACCGAAACATGATAGAGTACAGTTTCCATCTGCTCTGACTTCAAGCAGAACCTGCGCTCCACTGTCACGCTTGTCATAGTTCTTCGTGGCCCAAGAGATAGCGTCCGAAAGACTCTTGGAGTCAGCCTTGAGTTTCAATGTTTCTCCCTACAAAATACCTAAACTGAGTAACTGGCTCTGTTAAGAAAGATAATCAGAAACCAAAGTCAATGTGCTCAATGTCCTCAGAGGTGTCAAACTCTGGATCTGACTGCCAGTCATCCTTCTTGGCCTTACGACGGCTGCTTGGGCGAGACTGGCTGGATGCAGAGCGACGTCGACGAGCAGAGGTCTTCTTAGGCTTGTCCTCCTCGTCACTCTTCTTGTCATCAGAGGTGTTCTTAACGTCTGTCTTCTTGGTGTCTACATCTGTTGACTCGTTGTTGTCAGAATCAGATGCATCATTCCTGCTGTCCTCGTCCTGAGACAGATCGCTCCAGTCGTCTGACTCAACCTCGCTGAGACCAAGGTCGTCATCAATGTCTGACTCAGGTTCCTCAACAGGCTTCTCAGACTCCTTGATAGCAGCACTCAGGTCAAACTCCTGCTGGACAACAGACCCTTCGTCATCTGTGTCATCAGAAACACTGCCAACATTATCTGACTCAGATACAGTTTCCTCCTCATTGGCTTCATGTGTCTCATCAACGGGCTCGCTTACCTCTGAATCCTTGGATGTGGCAACAGACCCAGATTCAGAGATCTTCTTCTCGCTACGATACACCTTCTTGTCAACACTGAGAGACGACAGGTCGAAAGACTCCTGGAACGATACCTTCCCCAGGTGCTCATCAATCTGAGCCTGCTCCTTCTTCAGAGCAGCAATCTCCTCATCAATCTGGTGGTGCCTGTCAACAAGACTCTGACGCGCCTGCATGAGCGAGTTCAGGTACTTGTCATAGTCATTGAGAATGTTTGCGGTTGCTGTCATGGTTGAGCATCCCCTTCTAAAACGTATTTGTTGTAACTCTGATCACATCTTAACGACGCAACACATGAGCCAGGTTGGCACCACAGACAGGTGAACCAAACCCGGCTCATCATGTTTGTTGTTCATCACTTGGACTCGTAGATAGTGATTTCCTTCTTGCTACCAACAGGCAGTTGTGTTCCAGCCTTGACCGATTGCTCCACGATGACGCCGGACGGGTACTGACTTGGTGCTGACTTCTTCTCCTTGCTCAGGTGCACAGGGAAGCCAGTGGCCTGCAAGGTGGACAGCGCTTGTGCTGGCTGCATACCAATGACAGACGGAATGGTCACAAAGTCACGAGTCTCAACCGGAACCTCGGTCATAGAGTCGTCGTCACTGTTGTACTTCAACGGCTTGTAGCCTTCTGTACTGAGAAGTGATGTCATAATGTCTCGTCCTGTGTACCCAATCACATGATCCCACCAGCGATAGGTGCCTCCACGGTATGTTGTTGGATCCATCCCCTCAGTGAAGTCATTCGGGTCATACAAGTTGGAGAACACTGAGAAGTTTCCAGACAGAACCGCCCACGTGCTATTGTACAACTGGTTCGTACCAGACTTGGCAGCAGTGTCGTATCCAGGTGTGTTGAACTTGTTACCAAAGGCGTTAGAAATCTCACCTGACACGTTTGCTCTCATGGCCTTTAGGACAGTTCCAGAGTCCTTCTCAGACAGCACGCGCCTGCAAGAGTCAGACCTAGGATCATAGGTATCTGGAACCACTGGACTACTACCATCAGCATAGGTGTATGACGACACTGGGGTTGCAGGACAGAACACACCACTGTTGGAGAATGTTGCAAACGCAGCAGCCATGTCAACAGTGGAGTTCTCTGTCACACCAAGAGTGTAAGCCAAAGACCTTGATGAGATGGTGTCTGGTGCTGAAAGACCAACTGATGCACTAAACTCCTTGACCTTCTCAACACCGACCTTGATCTCCAACTCAGAGAACCAGGTGTTTGACGACAGCGCTGTAGCCCTGCGGTAGTCCATGAAACCACCCTGGAGAGCACAGGAGTCAGAGTTTGTGATACCACCCTCAGGAGTATCATAATCAGGGTCAACCAGCGGGCACCGAGAAGAGAACGCTAGATCGTTCTCTGTGAATCCTTCACGTAACGCTGCTGCAAGAGTGAACATCTTGTACACAGATCCTGAGCCTGTTGCGTGCAGAGGAAGGTTGACAGTCGTCTGCCCTTCACCTGTTCCATAGTCTCTGTTGGCCCCTATAGCCAGAACTCCTCCAGTACCAGGCTGAACAACAGCAGTTGGAGCAGCAAGATGGTTGTCATTACCATAGTCCTGCTGCAACTGAGCGTTCACGATAGACATGGCGTTCGGGTCTAAGTATGTGTGAATGTGCAGCCCTCCCTTTTGAAGGATGACGTTTCTCTCCTCCTGAGTCTCACCAAGACGAGGAGACTTTGACAGAAAGTCCATCACATACTCACAGTAGTAAGGGTAGGCACTAGACGTACAATTACCGTTAGATGACTTGGAGTAGACGAGTTTCAGATCCTCGCCATAAGCAGCGTCAGCGTCCTTCTGTGTGATGTACCCTTCTGACACCATCCTGCTAAGGACATCCTTCTGACGAGCCTTGTACTTGTCCTTGAAGGTGTCAGGGTCATCGAGGTTGAACCTGGCTGGATTCTGCACGCTACCAACCAGAACAGCAGACTCAGCAAGATCCAGATCCTTAGCACTCTTACCAAAAAAGTACTGACTGGCCGTCTCAATCGAGTAGGTCGTTGGAGAGCCAAACGCTACAGTGTTGAAGTATGTGAGCAGAATCTCGTTCTTTGAGTGATTCTTCTCATAACCCATGGCAAGTTTGAGTTCACGAACCTTGCGACCAACAGTGGCCTCAACCGCCTGGCCCTGCTTCTCTCGTCCAGCAAGGTTGTAGAACTGAAGGTTCTTCACCAACTGCTGAGTGATACCTGAACCACCACCAGAAGAGGACAGAGCAGCACGAGCAGTACCTCTCAGAGAGAAACCCTTGTGCTTGAAGAAATCCTTGTCCTCAGTAGCAATCAGACCCTTCTTGGCATAGTCGCTGATCTGGTTGAGATCCGTCAGTGTCGTCCTGTTCTCTGACCACACCTCAGCGAACTTGTTCCCATTGATGTCATAGAGAGTGTTCCTCTGTCCGATCTCAATGTCGTCCAGGTTCTCAGGCAGGCTCTTCCAGTACTCTGCTGCTGGTTCAACTACCTGTGCAGTCCCAGAAAGAGCCATCACAGGCCACACTGACATGAGAGCACCAGCAAGACAGGAAACCAGAACAAATACACCTATGTTTCTCATCACATAGGAAAGGTGCCCGCCCTTTGTTCTGGAGACCTTCTTGTCTCGACCCACTGTAATCGGTGAGTCAGCAAAAAAGTCGTCAACACCTACGTCTACAGCGTTCTTCATCCTGTGGTAGTTATCCAGAAGAGCCACCTAGAACCAACCCTCACACATCATACTCTACAACTTACTAATGTGAATTGTATCATATCTGTCGTGATGTCAGGAGATAAAAATACTTTAGTGACAAATCAGCAACATTCAGAGTGTACTATTTACCTCTCAGAAAAAGTCATCACTGGCTCCTGGATGTTGTGATGGAGAACCACTATAAATTGACCTTCTTTTTCTTCGTGAATCCTCACAAAAATCATCAAGAAAGACTACTGAGTCACCAAACATGCTCAGTATCTTGCTACCGGCAGGACTGTTAAGACTTCTGTCCATCTCTTTAGGTGTACTGACAGACGTCACAACAACTGGAACAGGGTTGGAGTAAATGTGCTCTATCACACGCTCAACAGAGGGCTTCTCCATTGTTCCATGAAGCCCATTCTTAGAACCAAGCCCTTCAACAATCAGAGCAGACATTCTTGACGACAGAATCTCTTCAAGTCTCCTGTTACCATCAAAACCGGATCTCCCAAATGAGATAATCTGCTCTTCTGAGAGAGTCTTCACGTTAGATGGAGAAACCACGCCTTTACCTACCATACGTCTGACTGCAGCATAAGCAAGAAGCATCTTCTCCTTCTCGTTACCTCCAGCAATCCACAAGTAAGGAACCTTTCTGCTGTCAACCAGTTTCTTGACAGAGACAGAGGCATCAGACCTAATAGAACTCAGTGTTACTGGTCTATCTGAGTCGTTAGGGAACCTTTCTGAAACCACATCATCCCAGATCCTCAGACCCTTCTTCCTGAGACGGAACTGCTGCTTCTTCTCCACGCCTTCATACAGACTGTCATAACGCCTGATAGCATCACCAAACTTACCATAGTCTGGTCTGTTATGGCGAATAACACCCTCAGTAACCTCAGGAAGGCTACTCACGGCTAAAGAGAAGTCAGAAGCAGTCACAATCATCTCCCTTAGTTCTGTGGGTACTCTCGGTCGTATCGTCTACCAGCAATGTCAAGAGAAATTGCTGTGATAGTTTGCTTGCTGTAGAACACAGACTCTACAGCGTAGACGTACTTTCGCTCGCTCCAACCATTCTCGAGAACCAGTTTGATGTAGAATCTTTTAACTTCTCTAAAGATATGGTCCATTCCCATAGCAGACGTCTCAAAATATGACGAGTACTTGCTCACAGGATCAATGAACTCATGAAAACGGCTTAGGAAGTTTGTTGCCTTGGAGTCATCTGTGAGGTTGTTGTGTTCAATTTCATCGTCCACCCCATCAAACAGGGAAGGCTGGCCTTGGTGCTCAGGGTTTCTCCTGGATGGCACATGCCTGTTCAGTACATAACCACGACCTGTCATAAACCCATCCCTTCCTGTCTTTCAGAAAAACTACCAATTTTGCAAGAAAATCTCTGGTGTATGAGATACCTCTCACTGATGTATCTATCACTGAGTTGTGCCTCACAATTATAGCACACGATGATGTCAATGTCACACCTTAGAAGTCTGGATCGATGTCTCCAAACTCGTCATCATCTGAGTCAAACTCGTCAAAATCATCCAGATCGTCGTCAAATCCGTCATCTCCGCCAACATAGTCGCTCTCTGATTCCAGGTCGTCATCTGAGAAGTCAGAATGAGAAACATCCTTCTCCTTCTTAATCTCACGGAACATGGAGTTAGCGAGATTGGAGTGGCAATTGATGATTTTGTTTGATACACCATCACGCTGCTTGGCAAGAATAATCTTGGTAATACCAACAGTATTGTCAGTCTTCGTGTCACGGTGAAGCAGGATAATGACATCGGAGTCCTGAGCGATAGCGTGAGACTCACGGATGTTGTCAAGGGTTGGCATGACATCCTCGCCGTCATCGTCTCCACCCTGCTTCCTGTTCAACTGAGCCAGAGACATGACAGGAATACCAAGAGCGCGAGCCATACGCTTCATGTCCTTGGAGATCGAGGCGACCTCCTCCTGACGGTTCGTGTACCTTCTTGGAGAAGAAACCAACTGAAGGTAGTCAACAATAATCATGTCCAAGCCGTCAGGGCTTGTGGCCTGTTTCTGAGCCTTTGAACGGATGGTGTCAATCGAGATCTTGTCATCGGTGTCAATATGAATCTTCAGTTCTCTCAGACGCTTGGTAGTCTCAAAGACCTTCTTACGATCCTCATCAGACAGAAGACCGCTCTTGAGTTTGTTCAGTGGAACTCCGCTCATGTTTGCGACGATACGGTTGACGATCTCCTCATGGCTCATCTCGAGAGAGAAGAACATGACACTGTACCCGGCCTCAGCAGCAGCGATAGCCTGCATGACAGCGAAGACAGACTTACCAACACCAGTTCTAGCGGCCACAGTGATGAACTGACCTGGCATGAATCCACCAGTAAACCTGTTCAATGATGGTACCAGAGTAGGTATACCTTGTAGTCCTTCGATTCCCAGTTCCTTGTTCTCCTCGCTGAGCCTCTTACGCTCATCAAGAATGAGATCATAGTCCTCAACGAAGTTCGCTACACTGACAGTCTTGGAGTCATCAGACAGTTTCAGAAGTTCCTGGTTCAGAGTATCCTGAATCTCTGAGATGCTTTGGCTGGCAGATACCCCAGAATCGCCTACAAGGGTCTTCTGAGCCTCTTTGAGAGCCTGTCTGATGGTCTCCTTGGACGAGTACTCTCGAATGATTCTAGCGTATGTAACAGGCGTTGCTTCAAGCCTGGCGGCCTCTCCTTTGACCCTGAGAGAGAAGAGTTCACGAAGACCACCAACATTCTTCAGTCTTCCATGCTGCTCTAAGTCTGCGCCTACAGTTGTCACAGAAACTGCTTCGTCAGAGCGTATCAGACGAGCAATTGACGCCATGATCTCACGATACGAGGCGACACTGAAGTCATCCTCATCAATGATCTCTAGAACACGGTCAGCATCAATGTCATCATACAGAAGACTGGCGACAAGACCTTTCTGAGCAATCTCATACGGGTCATAGTCACTTCTGCTAGAACTACTGCTTGAAGAGCGAGACTTAGTAGATCGTGATGCAGACTTGTTGCTCTTGGAGGAGGGCTCATGACTTTCGTCTGACTGAGACGATGTGCTGTTCCTGCTGGAGTTGTTTGAATCAGATGAGTCTTGCTCTGACTGATGACTGTTTGGGTGACCTTCAGATTCAGTATCAGTGTCTACGTTCTCGCTAGAGACACTATCCCTAACCTGATCATTCTTCTCTACTGCTGCATCCAACTCAGAGTCATCGTCCTGGTTGCTTTCTTCGTTGCTGTACTGTGAGTAGTGAGAAGCGTCATAAGGATAGTTCTCCTGATCTACTCCAGGAAGAGACAGCAACTCGTCATCATCCACAGAGAAGCCTGGTGGAACAGAGTCACTGTCGTAGAAGTCCTCCTGGCTCATTTCCACCCCTCAAAGCAAACAAATTAACATCAAACTACAATATGTCTCCATGCAGAACGAACGACATATCTGCTAATCCATCTTAACAAGTCATCTCTCCTGCTTGCTCATAACTACCTAAAGAATCCCATACGCAAAGAACACGCACTGACAATCTGTGTCAACAAAAGAAGACCTCAAGAGCAGTACTAGGAGGAGAGAACTGTACTACTCTCGAGATCTTCTGGAGCCAGCGTCAGTGCTGGAATGGCTGACCCCATTGTCGTTCCTCTGTTGGCCGATAAACCAGCACCACCAAAGAGGATGAGGATTGTAGTGTCCTACTTAGCCATGCGAATCTGACGCTCTGCTGTCAGGTTCGAGAACGCTGCTGCGATCTTCATTGTCTCCTTCTTGAAGAACTCCTTCTCCTTCTTGGTCAGACCCTTAAACGAGTTCTGCATTCCAAGGAAAGCCTGCAACTGAGAGGCACCGAAAGACTCTCGTTCAATCCTGATCAGCGTATTGAAGATCTCAATAGAGTTGGCGTAGAGATCCTTGTTGATAATCTCAGGATTCACAGCAGCGTTCAGAATAGTCTGGAAGTCGTTCTGTGACAGACGACGCCACTCAGCATCAGACAGAGACTTCGGGTTCTTGATAATCTCCACGACATTCAAAGCACCGTTACGTGTCAGGAACTCACGGAATTTCACAGATCCTTCAAGACCGACATTCGACTCTGCGAGTCCGTCAATAACGAAGTTAGCTCGATCCTTGTCAGCGTCAATCATGTCCAGAACGCGAGCAAGTTCATCCCATGTCCTGTATGACGGCCATGCGTTGATAGCGGCAGTACGTGTGGACGGGTCAGTCAGGTCCTTCTCGTAGACTGCCTTAGCTCCGTCTGTACCGGTCTCATTGATGTCTGGCATCTTGTGAATAAGACCAGGGTTCTCCTCAAGGAACCTGACGATGAATGAGCGCCACTTACCCTCGTTGGAGTCCTCAGCGACCCTTCCCCAAGCCGTCTTCATTCCCTCCAGCCACTTGAAGTTATCAGGAATCCAGCGTAGCCAAGCGAAACGGTTGGCTGTCGCCATGTCCATCTCATAGCCATCAGCGGCGGATTCAGTCGGGTTCATTGCTCCAACAATAATGACTTCATCCGGGAAGAAGTCGCCGTTAGGGAACTGCCGGTCCTGAACCAGTGACAGCAGAGACGCACGAGTTGCTGGAGACGTGTTGGAGAACTCGTCAAAGAACAGGATGACTTTACGGCGCTCCTGGATGAAGACCTGCCAGGACTGCGGAGCATACTCGGTGACAGGAATGACTCGAACATCCTGATCCCCACGCTTCTCCTTCTTGATTGTGTGAGGATTGATCGAACTAACGAATGAGTCAATCTCCTTGGTGCCAAGACGCAGGTCCTCAATGACAATCTCACCGCGAGTCGGGAATCCACTCACATCCTCAGGCTGCATACGAGACCCGATGATGGTGACCAGATCGTATCCAATCTCCTGAGCAATCGACCGAACAGTAGCGGTCTTGGTCATACCAGGGTCAGAGACCATCATGACGGCCCTGAGTGCATCCATGTTTGCTCGAAGGATACCCTCGGCCATGGTGTAGGCGCCGTAGTTCTTAAAAGTCTTCTGGTTTGTGTTGTTCGTCATTCTGGCTCTCCTCTTCCTAGTGACGAAAATCTCTTTAACTTGTGAGTGAATACTATCACAAAGAGGTCCTGTGTGCAACCCCTCACACAAGATTGCACACAGGACCTCTTCAAATATGCTCTGACCAGCAGAAACATCAGATCCTAAGAGAAATCCTCAGGTTAACTGGTATTTCTGGTCAGTGATGTATTTCACTCCTCGTCAGCATCCTCGATGTACTGCTCATCCTGAGCCAGTTCATCGTCTACCGCCTCTGGAGCATCGTCCTCGTCATCTTGCGAAGAGACAGGATCCTCATCGGCCTCCTCAATACTCTTCTTCAGAGCCTTCCTGAGACGAACCAGGATAGACGGGTCACTCTCAATGGTGGCTGTGGCCTTAGCACGACCAACACCCAGTTTCTCTCCAGTCTCAGTCTCGTACAAGGTGTTGCCATTCTTGGTGATGATTCCGTAGTCAGGACCAACCAGAACAATCTCAGCAGCCAGGTTGATACCATGACCGTAGGAAAGAACTGTCTCACCCTCAGCGAACGGCGGAGCAATCTTGTTCTTGACAATCTTGAACTTCAGTGTTAGACCAATGGTGTTCTTACCCTCCATGATCGGCTTACCACGAGACATACGGATACGCTGAGTACAGTAGAACTTCAAGGCGTTTCCACCAGTCGTGGTCTCAGGGTTACCATACATGACCCCAATCTTCTCACGAGTCTGGTTGATGAAGATCACAGTTGTTCCTGTGTTGGCAGCAACCTGAACAATCCTCTTCAGCATCTTGGACATCAGCCTGGCAAGAACACCGATAGTCTGATCATCAGCGACACCCTCCAACTCCTTACGAGGAATCAGAGCAGCAACCGAGTCAAGAACAATGATGTCAACACCCCTGGACTCAGCAGCCTTGACAATCAGATCCAGAGCGTTCTCAGCGTCAATGAACAGTGCCGTACCGCCCTCGGACTGCACGTTACCTACAGCAGTCAGAGCGAAAGTTGTCTTACCAGACGACTCAGGACCATAGATCTCCACAACACGTCCACGACCGAACCCTCCTCCGAGTTTTGCGTCAAGTACAACACTTCCAGAGGAGATGGTCGGTACGCGCTTACTTGGGCGATTACCCAGTTTGACAATCAGTTCATCATCAGAGTACTGATCAGAGAACAGACTGTCCTTGTTCATCTCCTTGAAGATCTTCTCAAGTTGTGCAACACGCTCATTTACAGGCATTTTCAACCACTTTCACTAAGATTTCTCTGTCATAGTCAATCTTAACGAAAGTATGAGGAAGGTCACCTCTGTATGCACATTCTGTTCTTGAGTGAACAAGTGGAGTGTGCTAGAGGTGACCTTCCAGTAGTTGCTGACCTGTTTGTCAGATTGTCTCAGTCATTGTACTTCTCGGTGTGAATGTCAATGACTGTTGTGGCCTGCTTCAACTTCATCGGACAGTTCTTGTAACTCTCCTTCTGAGTGATAAGGATGACTGTCTTGAACTTCGTTGAAGGATCTGTGACTGTATGATAGATCTGCTCCCAGTCCTCATCAGCAAGGTATCCGTCTGTCGCCAGAATGAAGATGTCAGGCTGCTTCTTGTTGGGCAGAGACTTGATGAACTCAAACCCAGAGTGCATCCATGTTCCTCCACCACCAGAAAGATTCAACTTATTGACGTTATTGACAACCTCAATGCTCTTGACATCTGTGTCGATGCAGAACATCTCAACGCCGCCCTTGGTCTTGCTGGCGCCTTTGATGATGGACACGACCTCAGTAATGGCTGCTGAGAAGTCAGGGTTGGACATAGACCCGGACGAGTCAATACCAATCATTACAGTAGGCTTGATAGCAGACGATCCCCTGAAGATAGGCTGGTTCTTACCACCACCGAAACGACGATTTGGACGACGATAGGTACGAATCGTCTTACCAGCCATAATCTCGCCATAAGCCTTAGCAATACTCTGACGGAGAATGGTCTGCCACTTGACCTTAGGAGTACCCATCAGTTTCAGGGCAAGCATCAGGAACTCATCGCCAGAGCCATCAGAGGACTGGTTGCGGGAGTTTTGATCCTGGACAATCCTGGTCCTTACGCTGTCACGAGCAGCAGCCTGTGTGGCACTGGACTTTCTTTCGATACCAGCAGCATCAGCAGCCTGCTCACGAAGGTCATTCGAAGTGTCGCATGTCATGCTCTTCTCGCTAGGACCAGTTGTGTTCTTGCTCTTCATGTCCTCAGCAAGACGGTCATTGCTCTCACTGATCTTGTCAGACTGCTGGTTCTGACCGTCTCCGCTATCGCCCTCAGAGTCAGAATCCTGCCCTTGGTTCTGACCAGAAGAACCAGAACCATTTCCTGACTGTCCTCCGTCGCTCTGTTGACCATCACCAGCAGAACCGCCTCCGTCACCACTGGGATCGCCCTGCTGGTCGCCACTGCCACCACCTGAGCCACTGTCATTGGAATTGGGCTGCTGGCCGTTAGATCCACCAGACTGAGGACCAAGAGACGAGAAATCAGTGCCAGAGCCTAGTTGGATCCTACTACCACGACGCTTCTTCTTAGACGAGGAACCACCACCAGAGTTACCACTCTGCTCATTGTCGTCACCATCATCTTCCTGCTGACCACCACTTCCTGAACCATTCTGAGACTGATCGGAAGCATCACCCTGAGAAGAACCAGAATTGGCATCATTACTGTTATTTCCGCTCCGAGAGGAACTTGGGTCAGTGTCACTACTGTTGTTGTTCCCGTTCTGAGAGGAACTAGAGGACCCACTGTCTCCTTGTTGGGAACCATCTCCTGAGTCACTGTCATCAGACTGGCTACCAGATCCAGAACTACCAGATCCTTGTGACTGACTGCTACTAGATCCAGACTGAGACTGACCAGAACCATCGCTATCACTGGGATCGCTCCACTCGTCAGGCTGAGACTGTGATGAACCACCTGAACCCTGAGATGACTCACTAGACTGCTGGCTACTGCTACTTGATCCAGAGCCACTGCCGCCAGAGTTGTCCTGAGGCTGCTGCTCCTGGTTGTCAGAATCACTGTCACCAGATCCGCCACCACCGCTCATCTGATCCGGCAGACTTCCATCATCCTCAGCAGACGAACTCTGATCGCCTGAACTACTGTCCTGTGATGGAGAACTGGGACTTGAGGAAGCATCACTCTGCTGCATCCTGGACTCATCACGACTAAGGATTTGGTCAAGTTGAGCATTCCAGTTGGCGTTGTACCACTCCATGGTCTTGAACTTCTTTAGGTCGTAGTCCTGTGGAAGAAGCATGTGACTTGTTGTCATGGTGCGGTTGGCGTGAAGACACGTGTTAATCTCAAGGTCACCAACAATGTTAGCACGTGCAGCACGAACACCAGCCGTTGCAAAACGAGTGAAGTGGTTGTTCAGAAGGTGCATGACCTCGTGAGTCAACCAGGTTGCACGAGTACTTGGGTCCAGAGCGTACAGGAACCGGTACGACAGACCAACACGAGCGTGCTTGTCTGTGTAGCACGTCTCGGCAGTAGCGTCAACAAACGGAGAGAGCAGAGCAAAACCCTCACGGAACACAGGAGTACGATTCACAGCCGTGAGAACGGTCTCTGTGAAGATACCCAGTTCCTCCTGAGTGAGTTTCCGGATCCATCCATTAGGTGTTGTCAGATCACGAATACGACGCTTGATAACCTCATCGTTATTGATTTCAGGAAGAGCCTTAACAGAAGCCTCATTGCGCTTCTTCTTGCCCTGAAGTTGCTTCTTCAGTGACTCAACATCAGTTCCCAGTGACTTAGCAGCCTCCTGGTTTGTAATACGTCTCATATCTTCTCCTCCATGCCCTGTAATCTCTCCTATATCAGGACGTGTGACATTCTACACTCTCAGGTGAGAAAAGTCAACCACCAATAGAAGATGCTCAAAGCAGAGTAAACAGAATTATGACAAACAGTAAACCAAGCGTGAGAAGATTCAAAAGTTCTTCTCACGCTTGGTTCTCTTGTTGCTTGTGTCAGATGTTGTGCTTGGTCAGGTACTTGTTAGAAATGATCTTGAAGTTCCGGTTCCTGTCCATCCAGATCGGAACCTCCTGACCAGCAGCCAGATGGAACACAATACCCTCATCACGGCAGCCCTTAGTCACGTTGTCACGAAGATCAGCGACCTTCTCGATCATCTCATCAATCGTACCACGAGGCATCCAGTCGTCACCCAGAGCAGGAACAGCAACCTTCAGCAGCCGCTCGTCCCAGTCCTCACGATCCACCTTCTCGCCGTCCTGATACACTGCGAACACCTTCAAGGTAGCGGTATCAAACTTGAGTCGGTTCTTCTGGATCCCAGGACCAAGCAACTCGGCCTGAACAGACATACCAGGATGCTCACGAAGCACATCAGTAATACCAACCCTCTCAGCAATCTGGTAACCAAGAGTGTTCTCAGTAGGAATCTCCCAGTTACGAGAGTAGGCGTGAATCGTACCATCAATGTTGGCAAACGTCTGCGACATTCCGTCAACCTTGACTGTCGGAATCCACTTCAGACCAAGAATCTCGTCCCAGTGCTCAGCAAGCGACTGCACACGCTCAGCATCCGACTTGGGAGCCATAGCCTCGTTGAACTTACCAATAACACCAGCCTGAGCAGGAAGCGGCTCCTCATACTTGATGACTCCAGCCTCCTTGGTGATGTCAGCACCAACAGGAAGAGAGTCAATCTGCTCCTGAGTAAAACCGATCTCGTCAAGACCCATGATAAGACCCTGTGAGTACACTCCTCGCATCTTCATAGTCCGAAGGACGTGACCAGACGAGGTGTTACCATCCTCATCGGTGTACTTACGAACCCCACGAGACATGAAAGCAGCATAGCGAGAATCCGTCTCAGGCAGAAGAGAGTCAATCTCGAAGTAGGCAATCTTGTCGCCAGTCGAGAACTGATCCTTCTTGACAATGACGTTCCAGCCAAGAACACGAGCGTTGACAATACGATCAGCATTCTTGATAGGGGTGATGTCAGTGATGGTCTGGACTGATACCAGATGACGCATGTACTTCTCCTTGGTTCGGGTGCTACATAAAGTGCTCTATCAGAGGCATATGCAGCACAAGTAGTTAGTGTTATGTTGAGGTACCAATCCAGAGAATCAGTCATGATCTCCAGATGAGTACATACTACTCTGCTATCACCTGCTATGTCAAACAGAAAAGTTGTGATCTGTGCAACATCAACCCTCTTGCACAGATCACAACCTATCATGCATGACTCTATAGCGTGTAAGCGCTACTTCACACCAACCGCCTCGTTGAACGCCTTCAGGATGTCCTTGTTCTTGAAATCAATCTTCGTTCCAGAAGCCTTGCCATCAGAACTGTACTTGACACCAGTGAAGATGGCTGGAGTGGAGAAACCACCAGGGAACAGGTCAGATCTCTTCACCTGCTTCTCAGACGTCTTCTTGATCCAGTCAGCATAACGATGCTCAGGAATAGTCTTGGCAACATCTGCTGGCACTCCTGCACCCACAGCAGCCTCCACAAGAGCCTGATCCGTCACTGGCTTCTGACCATAGTTCTGAGTGCCCTCCTGAGGCTGGAAATCCTTACGATACAGTGCTGACAGAAACTCCAATGCGTGCTCTGGGCTGTTCTCAGCAACAGTCACGAAGGAGTTGATAGCACGAGTTGAGTACTTGTCTGTTGACGCCTCATCCAGGAACGATACAGGAGACAGACGCAGGTCAATGTAACCAGACTTCACCAGTTCCTTCATTCTGTCACCAGAAGCACGATGCACAGCACCACACCCAGGACACAGAGGGTCGAAGAAGTCATCAACTCTGGTAGCGTTACTCTTCAAGTTATCTGACTTCACTTGAAAAGCACCATGCTCATCAAAGTTCTTAGGTGTCAGTTGCGTGGCAGCCTGAGTCCAGCCATCAGAGTCCTTCTTGTTGTGAGCAGTGACCGCTATGTATCCTGTCAGTCCAATCAGAACGGCAATCACAGACACAAGAGCCGATACTCTGACAATCTTGTCCCGGCGGGCCTTCTTCTTTGCCTGCTTGCGCATCTCGGCTGCACGTTGACGCCTTTCCTGGCGACGCTCTTCCTTTGTCTTGCTCTCTGCCAAGTTGTTCTCCTTCATCTATCTACTAACTGATTCAGTATCAGAAACCAGTGTCTTCTCTATACTGTGAAACAACAGAGTCACTAAGAGCCTGTCGCTGCTCACAGAACCTTGTCCACAAGTCCTGCAAGGTCTTGTCCTTCTTTGCTGCTGGAAGGTATCGGTCAGTACTGAAACACATGTTGTACACCTGAATGAAACCAGCGTCCCAACGATCAAGACCATACTCTGTTCGACCAGGAGTATTGACATACTCATGACGGTACTTGAACGAGACTTTAAGAATCTCACCCCATGTCCTCAAAAGACTTCTAGCATTATCAGACAGGTTGCCAGACCTTGCAGCATCTTCAAGCCACGTTGAGGCAAAACGCTCACCAGATCTCTGAATCTCTGAGAGCATCTGAGAACCACCCTGATCCAGATTGTCTAGAGCCACATCCTCCATGAACCTGTTGGACACAGGAAAGAACTCGTTGTCAACATCCCAGGTCCTACATCTGGAACTGTAACCACTCAGTGATGTCTGACGGCTACCAGAACTGAACAGCGCCAGAGTCACGCAGTCTGCCTCAAACTCCTTGTAAGAATCAGAACTGGTGAACTCATCAGTCATCCTAACAAAGACGTCTCTGTCATGAATCCAGTCGGTTCCTTCTGACTTGATGGCCTTGTAGCAGTTCTTGATGACCGCAAACACAGTACATGCTTCAGCGAAGTTACCAGAGTCAACAGGAACCCCGTCGCCAGAACGGTTTGTGATAGTAAACATACTGGTCTTCAGGTCGGCACCCTTGAAAGTGTCTCGCTTCTGCAGGAACCCGAAAGATCCCTCAGTTGCCCGACCGCGAAGATTGTTGCCCAGTTTGTCAGTGAACCCATTAATCGTGACAGGATAGTCGTCAATGTGCTCACCTGTTGGGGCGGGAATCATCCTTGACAAACGATTGCTGTCATCGACTCGCTTCAGCAGACATGAACCATCATCAGTGACAAACACCTGTTTCAGGTTCTTGTCAACATTTCTGCGCTTGACGGAATACCTGAACTGTATCTGTGGCTCATGGTTCTCAGAGGTGTCAATGACCCAGTGAGAGCAGAGGATAGGCCAACGTCCTGCTGTTCCATTGAACTCACTGGCATCCATGACAAAACCCGACTCCAGTCTGAAGTCCTTAGTAAAGTCGTCAACCATACCACTAAACGCAGGAGAGGTCAGGAACGACTTACTGAAGAAGACTACATGGAAGTCCTGAGTGTACCCAAAGGTCCTAGCCAGTAACGCAACACGCCAGTAGAACTGAGTGCAGAGATCCTGAGCGGCATGACCACCACAACCAAGGGCAACCATCTCCTTATTGACCTTGGTGGCTGTGATACCAGACTTGTTCTCAGTCCGAGTGCTGCCGCCAGATGTTCCATAAGGAGGGTTACCAAGAATGACAATCGGCTTGTTCTCTTTGAGCGCCTTCACCAGTTCCTCAGGAATACCCCATCGGTCAGACGGAACAGAATCAGCCAGATAATCAGGAGTCATCTTCTTGGTAAAAGAGTCATCCACCTTTGGCTCAACAACATCAATCAGACGCTCAGAGATAACCTTGGTGATACTCTCCTCTGTGACTTCAATCTCGTTGTTCTTCAGATACTTCCTGGCCTGTGCACGGTTCTTCCTGTTTGCAAGGTTGACAGCATCCCTTTCGGCCTTAACCTGCTCCTTGGCAAGACCAAGATAGGTGTCATGAATACCCATGTCATCATTCAGGAAGTCCATCTGGAACTCATGAGCACCAGAGTTGATACCCTCAGCAATCATCATCTCCTCAGTGTGAAGAGTTGACAGGAAGAGGTTGCTGTTGTCACCATTTAGACCAAACGAGTAGTCTTTCGTCAGGTTCTTCGATCCACATGCAGGATCCCAGACAACATACTTCTCACGCCAGTCACTCCCAAGATCCTGTTCAAGCATCCTGTGCATCTCGTCCGCCCAAAGAGAAGGAGTCCAGAACTCACCAGTCCATCGACGCTCGTTCTCCTCTAGCAGACGGTCACAGATAGAGGTGATCTCCTGCTTCTCTCTCAAGGAGTAACCACCGAAACGATACATGTTGCGCCACACCTCGAACTCATGAGCGCTGAATCCATCAACAGCGTTCACAACGGTCTGACGACCCTTGTCCTCCATGACGAAGGTGTTATGGATACGAGGGTGGACATATGCAGTCAAATCATTCAAGATAGTCTTGACAAAGACAGCCATCTGCTTCTTGGAGGCGTCCTTACCTACAAAACCACCAAAGATGCTCATGTGAAACTTGATGAACGCAGACTCAAGACTGTCAGCACTGATACGGCTCTTCAGCAACTCGGTTGACTTACCAGACGCAACACTCCTGATACCATAAGCCAGGTTATTGACATCAAGAGAAATCTTGTCGTTCTCGTCATATACTGAGTGAACAGGCACGTTTCCAACAATCGGCAGGCTCTTGATCGCGTCGAGCAGTCCATGGTTACTCTCCCAGGCGCTTGACGGTGCAAGACTCCACTCAGGGTCATCACTCCAGGTCCTGTCAGCAAGATCCTTCAAGACGTCTCCTGGAATGACAAAGATCTCATCCTCATCAGCCACGACAATGATTCTTGGAGCCTCAACAGGATCTGATCCAGAGACAAGATTGTGAATGTAGTAGGTGCACTGAACCAGAACACGAGCGCGCTGCTCCAGACCTGCCTCACCAGAGAAGACACGATCCTGCTTGACCTCAAGAAGAACGCTGTAGTCCTCACGAGTGTCAAACAACCCATCTGAGGCAAAACTCACAAAAAGCAGGCCATCAGTCTTAACACCGTTCAGAGTAGACACAAAACCGTTACCAACACTACCATTGTCTGGTGACTCAACATTCTTGACAGCATCCAGCAGCAGATCGCGGTAGACAGCCTCAATGTCCTTCTCATCGGTCGCGTACTGTAGTCGTGAAAGCACACGATTACGCCTGGTGTCAGACATCACAGGCTTGTTCTTAGTGGGCACTGCCATACCTTGTTTCTCCTCAAAAAATGACTCAAAATCATTCATCTGTGACGAGTTTAGCATATGAATGTCATCACGTCAACTACCTTTTGGCGTCATATCAACATAAAGATGCAAAAGGACGAAGGCTGCACCTAGAAAGAGCAGACACAGGAGTGCCGGATGCGACCACATCAATCACATCCGGCACTCAAAGTGGATCTCAATTGTGACTCAGCACAAGTGTGAGTTCTACCATCCTTCAGTCAGGACGGCATAGACGACATCCTGAAGCCTCTTCGTCCTGTTGACACTCTCCCAAGAAGGAATCACCGGAACAGCCATTCCTGCCTCCTGAGGAGTCATGTCGCCCTTCTTGTTGTTGCACTTCTGGCACGCTGTGCACAGGTTGCTCCAAGATGAACGACCACCCCGAGACCTTGGAAGAATATGGTCAACTGTCGCCAGAGACTTCGAAACACTCTTGCCACAGTACTGACATGTGTAGTTGTCACGAATGTGCACAAGAGAGTTAGCGATCTTGGCGTCAGGGTCAAACTTCCTACCACCCTTGTGCTTGGAGACGTAACGGTTCAGGCTGACGACCAGTGGACGAGGAATTGACAGGTGCTGGCTTCTCACCAAGGACCCGTCTGAACGTGGAACAAGTGTCGCTGCACCATTAGCAACAACCAGTGTCACAGCACGAGACCATGCAACGACATCCATGACCTCCATTGCTGAGTTGACAAGAACGCTCTGTCCTTTGCCAACCATCTGCTCCAACTGAGCGATACTATCCATCGTTGTCATCTTGAACTCCTACTACATACCTCTCCAGGTGTTGACTTTTCTTTCACAAGAGAACGCCCTCAGGAAGGTCTTTCCAAAGGACGCTCAACGTCTCTATTATCGGCAAAACATTATCACTTTTGGCAACTGGTGTCTTACCTCAATATGGTCGTTGTACCAGCAATCATACCACAAAGCCTCATTCTGTCAACATGAACTCAGGTCTTCTACTCTGAATTTCGTGTGATAACCACCACTATCAAAGCAGATTGGGTGGGTCACTGAGAATGATTGCTGGTGCTTTCAAGAAAACTACTCCTCTTCCTCGTCCCAGATACGCGAGCCCTTCAGGTTCTTCCTTACTGTCTTCCAGACCTTCTTCTCAAACCCTGGCTCTCCTGGATTACGACCGTCAAGCAGACTGAATACGAAACCAGACTGACTCATCTTGGAGACTCTTGCAGCAATCTCCTTCCTGGTTCCAGTCTTGTCCAGTGACTCATACTGCTCACGTGCCTCACGGATAATCTTGTCGTGCTCGTTCTGAAACATCTTGGCAACTGGATCAAACTTGCGCCTACCAAGGTCACCAATCTTGCTGACACTGGACTCATACTTTCCAGTAGAGACCAGATCGAAGATTGCGCTCTTGCTCATTCCTGCAAAAGCCCTGTGTAGAGCCAGGTAGTCGTCCTGCTTGATCTTCACCTGCATCTGCTTGTCCGGGTCACGGTTGAAGATCCTGACCACAACACCTTCCTTGCCTTCACGTGGTGGCAGAGCAAGAGCCTCACGCAAGGTGCTGGCTGACATGCTCTCTGCAACCGTCCTGTCACCCCAGATGTCCCTATACTTCTGTGTGCTCTGATAACGACCAGTGTGCTTGTCAATGGCACCAATCATCCCAATGTCGTCATTGTCGTACTTCAGGATAATCTGGTGTGGCCCAGGACCAGTACCCTCAAACACGAAAGTGGTTCCAGGATGCTTGCTCAGCAGCGTATCCATTGTCTCACCAAGAGAGTCGTCCTTACGAATCATGTTGGTGTAGTCAATAGCCTGATCCGAAGCGAAACTACCCTTTGTAGCAACACATGGCTCACCTGTCACTGGATGACGGTAGGCGATCAGCATGGAGCCGTCACGCTTGTCAGTAACCTCTGCCGGAGCGTCAAAGTTCAGCAACTTGATCGACTCCTCAGCACCAGCCATGTTCTCCTCGTCACCAAACGCCCAACCAGGCTTGCCATCAGATCCAACCATCTGAGACAAGGTGTAGAACTTCTTCCAAGGCAACTGGACCACACGAGCATCGCTAAGACTCTCATCAGATGACTGGACAATAAGGCCACGTGCCGTCTTGGTGGCATCATTCCACTTGGCAGCATACTGAGTAGACTTGGTGTAGCACAGAACTCTCAGTGTATCATCGTCAGGATGCTTCTGCTGTGAGACATAACCCTTCTGAATCATTCTGTTCAGAAGGTCAACATCCACATACCTACCCAGTTCTCCACCAATGTAGTCGTCATTACTGGTGTCAGGCACAGAAGACCTAGACGCTCCACTCATGACGTTACTGCCATAGAGCATCGTCATAATCTCGTCCTGCTCCTTCTGGCTGCTGGCGTGAATATACGGGCATTCTCTTATGTCAGCAGAGCACTCCAGCCATCGTCTTGTATCTGAGTCATAGTGCTTTCTAGTCATCGTGAATATTGTGTCCTTGCTCAGTTTTGTCAACCAATAAGTAGTCAGTGTATTCTGGGTAATTGTGACAATTATCTCAACTATGTTCCTACTACTTATCTATATAATAAAACACTAATGGCTGGTGCCTATTCTTTGACACCAGCCATTAGCAGATTAATCTAGTGATTGAACATCACTCGTTGAAGTATGAGAGAATGTTCAGCAGGCTCTGGAACAGGTTGATGATGTCCATGAAGATGTTGAGAGCAAGCATCGCAGCCGTCATCTGGTCAGCATTCGGAGTGTCACGAATACGCTGAATGTCAATGAACACGTAAACCGAGAACACAATCAGCATCGCAATAGAGATGATGAGTGACAGAATGGGCAGGTGTAGGAAGAACACGTTCGCCAGTGACAGGACAATGGCTCCAAGGACAATAGCCGCCAACTTGCTGGACCAGTGCTCCAGGCTCTTTTCACTGGTGTAGCCAAGAACAGACATCACACCAAAGATGACAGCAGTTCCACCGGCAGCCATGACAACCAGGTTACCTGCACCAGCACTAATGAAAGCACTGACGGTACTGTACATCAGCACACCGATAACAGCAGGGATACCAATGGCGAAACCCTTGGCGAGCGTCGGAGTCATCTTAATAAAAGATGATGCAATCAGCACACCAATTGTTATCAGAGCAACTATCTTGACTGTTGCAGGCGGGATAAGAGGACCAATGACCATCATCGCCACAGCCATGATAGCGAACTGAGCCAGAAGCCAGTTCATGACACGACGATGAGTGGCAGCAAAACCACTCTCAGCGGTCTGTACAGGGTTGTAGATACTCAAATTCGATCTCTCCTCATGAGATGTTGATTAATCTTGCCTTGAAGCATATGACAACACACTACAAGATGTCAATGTCACCTATGTGTGCTACTGATCTCATATATCACTTTTGGGTGACATATGATTGCTTCGCTGAGGGAATGAAGACCTCAAAGAACTCCATCAGCCCAGGTCTGTCCTCTGTACCAATAATCTCCTCGGTGGTCACAATCCGTCCAACGATCACAGGCCACTGGCTCCTGTACTTCCTGATACCAGTCAGAGCAAGAACCTGCTGAGCAAAGAGTCTGGCATCATAACCTCGAACAATCCGTGACACCTCCTGCTCACCAGTTTCAAGATCCTGTACAACCACATTGTTCTCAGAGACGTGCCCAACACTCTCAGCGATACGTGAGAACACTCCCAGCAACTCAGGATCTCGTGACTCAGACAACTCGATCATGTCTTTAAGCATGGTCTCAATCAAGTACTCGTTGTCATCATCTGTGGCAATCATCTCAAACGCCTCAACAACCTCCTCAGACAGGCACCTCTGTAGCACCTTGGCAGAGTTCTTGAGTCTGTGGGCGTGCAGTGAACGATCCAGAGATGTCTCAACATACCACAGATGGTTCCCAGAGACCTCAACCACCTGTCCCTCGTCTGTCGTCACCTCATACATCGACTCAGGAAGGTGCTCATCATACACCTCGACCACAGTCTCCCAGTCGTCATTGTCATCAGGAATCTCGTCTCCAGCCTTCAGATCCCCAAACCTCTTGACAACATAGTCAAACTCGTCATCGGACGCAACCACCTGTCCAGGACTCACATCATCAGGAACAGCGACCTGACTCGGCCTAAAGAACCTGCTGACCAGTTTCTCTACCGAACGAAAAGACATACACCACTCCATTCACTACACAAGAGCACTCTGACACAATCTTACCAAGAATACAGGAAAAGAACCATATACCAAAAAAGTGAGCACTAGGCATGCAGTCGTGCAAACACCTAGCGCCACTTGTTGGAGAAGAGATGACAGAGATTCAGAAGTCAAGTTCTGAGGACATCAGTGTACTGAGACGATCCACAAAATTATCATCCCTGACATCAAAAGTCTCTAGATGAACACCATTGGAGTAGACATCGAGAGTTGAGACGTCATCACCATCATACTCAGCATCAAAAGAGACCTCAGTGTCATTGCTGTAGGAGGCGATAGTGGTCTCATCAATCTTACGACCAAAACCCTGATCCTCATATCCGTCAATAAGCGACTCAACAAATGTTGCCATACACTATCACCTTCCACATCATCAAGAAAAAGAATGTCTATGCCTTCTCATATCACCCACTACTTCTCTGTAACTCTGACAGAAGCAGTGCGTGCGCTAAACAGTTTATCGAACTGCTCCTTAGAAAGATGCTGCCGAGCAAGATCTTCATCAACCTTGTACTCATAGTTACTAACAAGAGCCAACTGCTCAGGTGTCAGGTTATTACGCGCATTAGTCTGATTAACCTGCTGCCTGTTATTGATAACCACACCTCTGTTCAATGCCCTAGCAGGAATGTATGTGTTTCCATCAGGATTGTTCAGTGTTGCAGCAGTCTTCATAACATTATTCATGGATCCTGTTGTCTTCTTCAGATCTCTGTACTTCATGCCAAATGAGGTCTGAGCGTCAGCATACAACTGCTGATAGTTTCTCAGCGCTGCGTCCATCTTGTCCTCGTCCGTCTTGCCAGGAAGATTAGTGTCAGCGTTAACGACATACTTTCCAACATCATGACGAGATCCTAGAACCACATTCGTTGTCTGAGAATCTGTCAGAATCTTAGCCTGCGTCTCCTCGTCAAGATGTAACCTGACAAGATCTAGACTAACCTTTGGTTTTCTGGTCTGAATCTTTCGCTTCAATGATTCTGGAAGAGTTTTCAGGTAGTCCTCATCTAACTGGTTCTCCTTGACATTAATAACCACCTTAGCGGTTTCGCCATCCAACTCATACTTGTGCTGTCTTAGGTTTGACGATGAGACAAAATCCTTCACAACCTTGTCAAGTCTCTTTCTCTCATCATCAACACGAGACATCTGCTCGTCACGGTCAAGGTAGGTGTCTGTATCCACAACAGTTCCGTCGCTTGACTTGAATCTTGACGATGGCAGTACCTTTGCGTTCTGCAAGGTCTTCATAAGGTGACCATTGTTTTGCTGATCAGCGAAGTCAACAGCCTTCTTCAGTCGCCTCTCGGCAGCAGAAGGGTTGGCCTTTGCCAGAAGAATGTCACCAGAATGTGCTCGACGACTAATAATCTCGTTAGCACTACGAATCAGGTTATCTCTCAGGGCAGCATCAATCTTGCTCATCTCAACACCACGACGAACCACATTACCCTTCTTTGTAGGATGCTTCGTCATAGCGTTCTTACGTGGACGATAGATCTCAGCAAAAGCACCGTGCTTCGACTCAAGATCATTAATTATGATCTGCTTAACCTCATCTTTTGTGCTACCATGAAGAGCAGGTCCATAGCGACAGGCTCTCTTAGTGGCCTTGCACTCCCTGACCTGTCCAGTTGGTGTGGCGTGGTACTTCTTAGCAGACATAGATAAACACCTCATCTAGAAAAAGCATGAAACGACTTTCACTATCTAAGGTGTTTATCTATAGAAAGATTCCTCTGAGTGCAATCAACAAGGTATTACAATTCAGAGAGAAATTGCCTATCCATCCTGCTTACTGCTGTCCATTGAGAGCACTCTTGTAAGCATCAAAGAAACTCAGAAGATCGTTGTCAATCTTGTGGTAGTTCTTGTTGTTGGGACCAAGAGTGTCCACACCTATCATTTCCTCAATTCGGCTTTTAAGAAGAACCACCTCAAATCTTCCTGAGTGAATACTTCCAACACACGGATCCTCCCTGTCAGTAAAACACTCATCAAGAATCCTTCCAGAATCTGCGACAAGAGAGCGAATCGACTCGAACAGGTTTCCAGCATCAGCGAGCAGGGCAAACTTCTCAATAAGCATACGATCAAACTCTATAGAGTTGGCAAATGTCTCTCCAAAATCTCTAAGAAAATTTTGCGCCTCGTCGTTAAATGACAAAGCATGTAGGTCGTTCACTAGTTCTGCCGTCTTGCTTCCAAGTTCAGACAGAAGGTCATTTGTCTCAGTCATTCAAAACACTTCCTCAATTCTGTATGTAATCTATACAACATAACGTATTCTCTGTAATTGTTATTCACTTGTCTGAAAGAACGAATCTAGTGGCCGAGATACCGGCCTTCGCTCCACTACCAACAGCCACAGCAACCTGCCTGAAATCAGGATCTAACACATCCCCAGCAACAAAGAAACCTTCAGTGGTGGACCTATGAATGAAGCCATCACTGTATAGTTCAACATTTCCATCAGCAGCATGAGAGTTAGGTATCTGTCCTACCGCTACAAACACACCAGAAACAATGTATGTCACTCCATCAGTTCCAACCACTCCTGATACCTCACCACTACCACTGTCATTAATCTCAGCGACATTGACGCCCTCATGAACAAAGACATTGGCAAGAGCCTTCAGTCTCTCAACAGCAGGCTTTGAGGCACGCCATGAAGACCTCACGAACACGTCAACACGACTGCACAGGTTGGCAAGATAGGAAGCCTCCTCAACAGCACTTTCACCACCGCCAACAACAGCCACATTCTCGTCAGCAAAGAACATCCCGTCACATGTTGCACAGTATGACACACCACTGAGTTCACTACCTGAAACATCTAGTTTCCGAGGCTCACTACCAGCCGCGAACACCACGGACCTGGACAGCAGGACTTCACTTGTATCAGATAGATGGATCTCAAAAACACTGTCATCACGCTTGACAATCTTGCTCACAATGCCATCAACCATCTGAGCACCAAACATCTGAGAGTGCTCCAAGAAAGTCTCAGACATACTCATACCAGAGACACCAGGCATACCAAGGTAGTTGTCAATCTCCTCAGTAGAGGTCACAAGCCCGCCAGCAGTCAGTCCTTTGACAACAGATGTAGACAAGCCTGCACGAGACGTGTACAAGGCTGCTGAAAGCCCTGCTGGACCAGAACCAACCACAACTACGTCCTTGATGTCTTCTACTGCTACAGAGGCTCTGACGGGCTCCTGTGTAGCAATGCTGTCGTGTTCTGGGGCAATGATGTTTCTGTCGTCAACATACATAAAAACTCACCTCTGGAAGATAGTCACAAGAGTAAACTAAGATCATCTTAACTAGAGGCGAGTACAGAGAAAGTTAATCAACTTATAACTATCTGTTATAAGATTTGCTCAATCTGATTTAATTCACCCATAGTAGTACTCATCAGCAATCCTGTCGCGTCTTCTGTCGGCATCAACCTTCTTGAGATAGCACCTGTGAGCACTCATCCTAAACGCTCTGTCTGTGTTCTTGATAGCCTCTGCAAGAACCTTCGTGCCTTCTTCTGTGCTGCTGTCGTTCTGGCTGACAACATCTCCTGTCTTCAGATTGACACGAGCATAGTATTCTCTACCGCCCTTGTCAGCAGCACAAACGTCAACAAAACCATCGTACCTGAAGTGATTCGGTCTACTGTCAGAAACAGAAACAGAGGTCAGACGAAGACCATGTGAGTTGAGTTTTCTCTGAATCTGACTGCCAAAAGCGTCCGTCTGATTACTTGCTAGATGAAACGCCGACTTGCTGTACATGGTTGCGCTCCAGAAGTCAGCATCACTGAACTTAGCGCCATCTTTCTTGTCGGCAGGAAAACCCTCTATCGTATATTTGAAGTCGGATCCACTAGCGCTGCATCCTTGACGTTTTTCACCAGTCTCAGTGTTAAAGTACTCTGCACCAGCATAAGGATTGTTGTAAGTATAGTACATCTTACTTAAATCCTTGGCATCACGAACAATCATACCTGTCTTAGGAATGTCAAAGTCAAAGACCTGCTTGAATCCATTAACAGAGACAGACTGAATCCTTCCTTCGCTCATATACTTGTCATAAGTACTTTTAGCGAGATCAATCTTCTCTGAGTCATACCTGAGAGCATCTTTAGGAAGAGGTGGTTCAGGTATGACAGAAGACCCGCTCAGACCTTCATCACTGACTCCAGCAAGTCGAGCCTCAATCTGGTTTATCTCCTGCTGACTGAAAGCGTGCTCTAGTTGGATGCCACGTTTTCTGTAAGAACACTTCTCAATACCCTCACACTTCCTCCAGACACCATCATCAGGGCTCTTGTGTTTACAATTGGACATTAAATCAACCTCGACTCATGTTGTATGTATGGTCTTATACACAAGTATCTATGTTACACTACCTTAGTGTAGATATATCTCTAGAAGGTGCTTATCCTTCATTAATACTCTAGATAGGAGTGTCTATATAATGCCTACATTTGAAGAACGTCTTAATTCAATGAAGTCTCAAAGAGAATCAAATGGAGGGGTTAAGGGTCTTTACCATGCTAACATTAATGTATTAGACAGAGAAACATTAATTGATGCAATGAAAAATCCAGATAATTACCCTAATTTAACTGTAAGAGTAAGCGGGTACGCTGTTAACTTCGTTAAACTTACCGATGAACAAAAATTGGACATCATAAACCGCTCCTTCCATACAAGTGCTTAGTTTTCGCTGAAATAACAACAAAAGATAATACACCTTATTGTTTTAAATAAGGTGTATTATTTTTTTATATAAATGAATCTATTCTTCTGCTCCTATTCCATCCCACCAAACAACCTCATCTGCTTTAATCGACTTCTTGACATCAATAACAGACTGATTTGATGATCCCCTAAAACGCAGTCTGGTGTCTCTCTGAGAAATCTCAAATCTTCCGTCAACTAATACATCAATATATTGAAGCAGTCGAGTCTTTGCTGGATCCTGCATGATCTCATCCCAATAGAATCCTGTCCACATCCAGACAGTCTTGGTGTCACCAAACCTGTCTCTGAATGCTTTCAATAGACTCTCTACTGCTTCCATGTTCTCAAAAGGCTCTCCACCTAGAACAGAGAGACCAGCAACAGAAGGATGGTCACAGTCACTCAGAACCATGTCAACAGTGCTCTCAGTGAACTCTTCACCCATACGAGGATTCTGAGCTGTCGCAGACCAGCACCCCTTACACCTGAAAGAACATCCAGAGAAGAAGATGGATACCCTGACTCCAGGTCCGTTCGCTGTGTCGAACTTACTGTACCCAAGAAAACGTGACATATCACTTCTTCCTTCTGACTCTGACAATAACAAGGGTGTCAGAAGCCATGGCCTTGCCACCACCAGTACTTCCGGCAATCAGAACCATGGGGCTTGCTGATGCAATGTTGTCGTCAAACTCAAGACCATGCTTCTTGGCGTAGTCCTTCTGCTCTCCTGCAAGGTCAAACCCAACAACATGCTCAACCTCACCTGTCTCTGGATTCGGAATAGCCAGAGAGGCTTTCTGAGAAACTGTGAGGCCGATAGGAAAGAATGACGGAGCGACCCCAGGAGTGTCGATGTAGTGTGCTGACCAGTGTGCAATCTGAGGTAGTGGTGGAACAGCATAGATTGTCAACACGCCCTTGCTGCGGTCCCATCCTGGATGCTCTGGATCGCTGTCGTCAGGGACGAATGTTCGCACCTGGCCGAAGATCTGGTTGAGTTGTCTGAGAAATCCCTCACCACCCATCTCGTGGTCAAAGTTGTCAGGAACGTTAAACTGGATCCTTACGGCGTCAATCTCGTTCTCCCACTTGAGAACCTTGATGACCTCACCAGGATTCTTCTTGAACTCAAGGCTTTGTCCAAGGCGCTTTGAAGCGATTTCAAACATTCTGTCCAAAGTGCTCTTTCTGGCCTCGACAACTGGTTTCGCCATGCTCATTCCGACAGAGACACCAACGAAGAACAAGAGCGATCCAGCAGCAAGCATCCACCACGAGGTTCCAAACGATGGAGAGACAAAACATCCTAGCCCAATGAGCAGAATCAGGAAGAAGACCTGCTTGTTAGTGATACCGCTCTCAGGTGGCTCTTCCTTATCCTCCTTCTTCTTGAATCCAAATGAGGCTAGGCGCTTGTCTTCCTTGATAAGGTAACTCAGACGTTCCTTCCACTGGTTCCAGATAGGCGGCTTGATCTTGTCCAGCGCAGCAGCATTTTTACCAGCCTTCTCAATCAGTCGGTCTGTCACCATCTTCTTGTGAACCACTGCAGCAAGACGAAGAACTATAGGCATGACAATGACATATACTGCTGCGAGTATACCTGCTTGTGTCAACATGTATCAGTTAGACCTTCCTCATAAAAACTGACCCTAGAGTTAACATATCTACTCAGCGTTTAGGATCTAACTTTGTCAGTGCTTGGTGATCTCAACAGACTTCATCAGCGCCTCAGCCTCTTTCTGGCTTCCTGTAGTCACCATGACACCAGCCCCGTCTCCTGTTGCGATAATGACTGCTGATGTTCTGCTTCCAGAGGCGTCAGTGGTGATTGTTAGCGTTCCAGCAGCGACAGTGTTTGGCTTACCTGACTCCTTGTAGTCCAGTCCTCCGTCCAGCAAACGGCTGTGAACAGCATCACGAAGAGTGTAGATCTTTCCATTAACACCGTCCTTTGACACTGTTCCAGAGAAGCAGAAGTCTGTTGGCTGGTCCACCGTGCAAGAGGACTGTGCAGGAGTGTTCTTGAAACCCTTGAAGGAGACGACATACCCTGACGACAACGTGATAGACGACTCAGAGACATCAGCCTTAATCTGGGAGGCGCTAGGAGTAGGAAGGTCTTTTAACTTTGATGCAACAGGATTCTCAAAACCACCAACAACACCACTACCAAGAACTGCTCCAGGACTTGCCTGCTGGTTGGTTGTTGCTGTAGGAGTAGCACCAGACTTGGGAGCACTTGGCCTGGAAGCCATGTACCCAAGTGCAACTATCACGACAATACCAACAACAAAAACAGTTCCAGCAAGAATCTTGACCAGTTTTGCTCTTGCAATGTCCTTAGATAGAAAGTCTGTGAACTTGTTGGCACTAGGAAGATCCCCAGAAGAAGCCTCTCCATTACTGAACACATCCTTGAAGATAGGATTCTTAGGGGCCTTGACAGACAGCGATCTGTTGTCTTCCTGAGAAGTGTCTTGATTTTGATCTGACACATGAGAGGAATCACTGCTGTCTTGGTAGGAGTGTGGATGGCCTATAACACTCTCATCAAATGGAACAGCAACATAGTCAGATGCAGTGTCATCATACTCAGGAACCTTAAACTGATGCTGACGTGCTGACTCGACTTCCTCTTCTGTAGGCGGTGGTGGAGTTGATACCGTCTCGCCACCCATTCTTGAAGCAACTGCTGGACGCCTACCAACAGTGTTTCCGTCTGTTCCTCTGATGCTCATAGAACCATTCCTTTTCAAATAAAATCTCTGTCTCATATGCCATCTGCTCGTGAATGGCTATGACAGAACAGGTATATCTCTACCTTCTATGTTAACGAACAATCATCTCAGAAAAGCAGATAAGCCATGACTCCATCTTTTAGAAATCATGGCTCATCTGCTACACCGGTTTTGCATCATGACTACACCAGCAATCAATCACCACCCTTAGTATGATCGACTTATGCAATCACTGGCTAAAATGCCTGTCAGAAAGGCGGGTCGTCCTCGTCAACAGAGTCAGCCCAGTCGTCACCGTCACTCCAGTCGTCTGAACCGAAGTCATCATCCTTGGCCTTGGGGGCAGCCTTCCTCTTAGCAGAAGCACTGCTGCCAGATGAACGACGCTTAGGAGAAGCACTGGATCCAGAAGAGTTCCTGGCCTCACGGTCAGAGTGAGCAGGACTGAAGAGAACCGACAGACCAGTCTCCTCAACCAGGATGAACTCACGTCCAGGGTGCTCGTCACCGTTCTTGTCAGTGTATGGGTCACCAACATTCAACTGACCGTAGACAAAAACACGGTCACCTTTCTTAAAAGACTTCTCAACATAATCAGCCTGCTTGCCCCACACAGTGCACTCACGCCAGATGGTCTGCTTGTCAACCCATTCACCAGATGAGTTCTTGGCTCGTGGTGTGAACGCGACAGAGAAGTTGATGACACTACGATCATCCTTCCCTACAACTCGCTTCTCTCGAACCTGACCAACTGTTCCAAAAAACAACTCCATTGGAAAAGCCATGTTTCAATCCCCTAAATGTCTGTATCTTATACTTGCCTACTCATGCGCATGTCATGGCTTGAGCATCCAACAAAGGCCGCTGGTTGTTGTTCAGAGCCCTCGTCTGTGTACATCTTAACGACAGATCTCCCAAGATAGTGATCTGGGTCTCATCATCTTGGGAGATCTGTATAGTTATGTGATTTTGACAACAAACTCACTTGTTTGGCTGAGGCCATGAGTTCGGGATAGTAACTCCGTTAGGAATGACAGGAGGCTGAGGCTCTGCTGGCTTCTCCTGATCCAGAATCTCATCCTTCACTGGCGGGTTTGTGCAACCTGTTGGCTTGTCTGGAATCTTAGGGTTGCTACCACTGTCAGCAGTAGGTGTAGGAGTTGGGTTGGAGTTTGGGAACCTCAGTGCAGTTGGTGGAGCAGTAGCGCCTGGAGACGGTGTTGGGGCTGGTGTCTTTCCACCGTTCTCTCTAGCGGCCCTCTCCTGCTCCCTCTTCCATGCCTCACCATACTGCTGCTCCCACTTGGCAAGGTTCTCGTTAGCAGTGTTGCAGGCAAGAGTCTCCTGATCGAACTTCAACTTAGCAGCCTTCTTCCTGTCATCAAAGGTGAACCAGTCGTTATGGTCTGTGACATACTGTCTCCACGATCCCTCGATAAGAGAACGCTCGTTGTTGAGCCAAGCCCACTTGTCATGCACAGCATTCACCTGTGAGACGTACCTGTTCCACGAGTCAACCTGTGAGACATAGTTGAGCATCGATCCTGACCAGTTGTGACGAGCCTGCATGTATCCAACAGCCTTGTGGTTGGCGTCATCCTGAGCCTTACCAATAGACTTCTTCTGAGCGTTGGCAAGTTCACCAGCATTGTAGACAGGCATCTTCTGACCAGACCATGCCCATCCGCATCCAGGACCGTTCACGTCCTCAATCTGGTAGGTGGCTGTCTCACTGAAGTCAGAGTTATCAGAAACGCCTTCTGGACGTGTCGGCTTGGCGACCTCACCAGGCAAGGAGGGGAATCCATCAGGTAGTGGGGCTTCAGGCTCCTCAGCGTCAGGATTGCTGACACTCTGTAGACCTTGCGGTAACGGGGTGGCTTGGTTGCTGGTGTCAACCTGAGTCTTGATGCTCTCGCTCTTCTTGAGCCCAGTGTAGTCGTTGGGGTGGTAGAAGAGGTTTCGCAGGCTGTCAGCAGATGCTGATGTCAGACTCAGGCACTGAGTAGCCCTCAACGTCTCAGGAGCCTTGGTCTGGTAGTAGGAGAGAAGTTTGTCTCTCATACCTGAGTCTGATGCGGTTGCTCCAAGAATCGCATCACCAGAGACCATGACAAATCCATTGCTGAACGTGTAGACAGTCGCGTCTGAGACTCCAGGCTTCTGATCAAAATCCTTCAAGCACTTAGACCACCTCTTGATGTAGTTGTCAAACTGTGCAGCAGCCTGACCAGCACCATACACCTGAACAGTCACTGCGACACCAGAACCCTTGGCAGAGACAGATCCAGCAACAGAGTCAGGCACCTGCTCCTGCTTACAGACATCATTTGGCAGAGGGTGCTGAGGCGTACCACCAGACACCACCTCCCACTGAGGAACAGACGCTGGATTCTCAGCAAGCAGCGCCTTGGCCCACTGAGTACCAGGAGAGTCTGACGCAGCAACATTCTGGTATGGTGATGTCGTCTTTGGTGCTGACACAATCTTCTTGTAGGAGGTCTGACCCTGACTAGCCATATAGACCACCAGAGCAACAGCAATCAGCGCAGCAATGGCATAGAAGATCTTCTTGTTAAAAATCCATCTGACAGCAGGAAACTTGATCTCTGGATCATCTCGGTAGTCAGAGAACTTCGTTCTCCTTGCAACCTTCTTACTTGCAGACACCTGCGACTCCTTACATCTATCACCAGTACTGCTCGAAAATATCCCTGTAGCAAAAATGTCAGGTAGTGCGAGCAGAATATGCACTACCTGACATTCTAACAACATGGGCCAGAGATCCTTCTACTGGTCAAGATGATTTTATCTATGGTTGTTTGTTATCTGATGCTGGAATCTCTGGAGCAGGATTCGCCTTGTCGTTCTGGTTGTTGACATCTTGACCAGAGTCAGAGTTGTTGCCACCGCTGTTCTCCGTGTTCTGGTTCTGCTCAGACGAGTCCTGAGAGACACCTGCCTTGTTCTGCTCTGAGTCAGGTTGACTTTGCTGTGAGTTCTGTTGCCCGCTCTGCTTGTGCTGGGACGATCCACCGACCTGAGCCTTGTTGCCAGAACCAGGATTTGACTTGTATCCAGAACTGCTGTCTGACTTGCTCTCAGAGTTCTGGTTGTTCTGAATGCTGCTGTCCTTGTCCGATCCAGACTGACCCTCTGATTCACTGCTGTCAGATGTACTGTCATGAGATGACTGCTTGCTTGCAGAGGATGCTGTGGATGGCCGGGAAGACGCTGACTTCTCAGTACTTGATGTCTCTGCGGGTGAAGATGATCCACCATTCTTCTGATGTTCTGCCTCCAAGTTGGCAATCCTCTCTTTAAGAGCGTCCACATCAGCGCTGTTTGTCGTCACGATGGTCTTGTAGACAGGCTCACCCTTGATAGCACTGACAATCAAGCATATTGCTCCAATGGTTATGAACATGGTTGCCATGAACATGCTAGTGTGTCTCAGTATCCTCTTGACCTTCCTTGGATCAGCGCTTGTCAGCCACTCAGGGAGGACAGAAACGATTTTGCCCATCAGAGTGCTCTTGTCAACCTCTATGCCCTCAGAATTGCTTACATGGCTCTCTGCTGGCATACTGGAGTCGCTATCTGTACTCACCTCGTTTCCAACTACTGGAATCTCCTCTGTATCACCATCCTGTATACTACCAGTTGAGAGCAACGACGACGATGACACGGTTCTCTTGGCTGCTGCAACAGCGTTTTTGGAAGTAACAGAAAGCACGGCACGATAGAACTCTGAGGCGATAGCAGTGACAACAGACGCCATGCCAGCAAGAATCAGGCTGGACACGTAGCCAGTAAGGTATGAGGACAACAGAGCCACAGTAATTGCTGCCAGTGCTGCTCCGGCAATCTTGAACACGCTGAGATCCAGGCTTCCAAAGAAACTCTTCATCTTTCTCATGACTATCTACCTTCTCACCTCCATCAAGTACCTAAATCTCATGGTTTTTAGGTAACAGATGCTCTATCTGACTTCCTGTGGTCAACAAACTGGTGGGACTGAGTAACGATCTGACACCATCGCTCAGCCCCACCAGGCAACAATCCTAAACAATCATATCATCTAGGATTGTCATAACATATCACGTGTCATTCTGTTGTAGATCTGACAAAGTTAATGACAACATTTGTTGACACAGTACTTGGGTTATCGGTTCCTCCAATAATCCTACCATCAATGTTGTTGGTTGTTCCAGTACCGGTGTTGTCTCTGAACAGGTCCTTGGTACTACCACTTGTGTCTGTACCAAACGTTGAATAGCACTTACCCTCGATAGGTGCTGTCTGCTCAACGTTGTTGCGTGTGACTGCATTGAACCTGCTACCATCACCACTGGTCTCAAACCCGATCTTTGACGGGAATGTTGTGCTGACCTCTGGAGCGTACTCCCACTTGACGTTGAGAATCTGAGGCTTACCCTCTTCTGACGCCCAGGATGCACCAACCTTGAACTTGTTGTAGAACCCATCCATCACACTGGCAGTGCTGTTGGAGAACAGTCCCTTGTCCCAGTTCCTCTGGTTCGCAGCAGGTGTCTGTCCCGTACCAAAGACGTTGACTCCCTTGCCGCTTGATCCTACAGCCTCCATGGTGAACTTACCACCGTTCTTGCCTGTGGTGTCAGGTGTTCCCTCAGACCAGCGAGACACTGTTGTGGTTCTTGGTGCAGCACCGTTGTAGTGAACGATGTCGGTGCTCTTCGGGTACCATGTGTCCAGCCTGATCTCACGCATCTTGTTGTCACGGAACATCTCGAAGGAGTTTGTTGAAAGTCCCTCGGACTGAGCACCGTTCAGACCACCGTTACCAGATGCTCCTGAGGTTCCCTGGTTGCTGATGGCGTCATTCTTGTCAGAGGCACCAGCGTTCTTGGCTGAACTGGCCGTGCAGTCGAACGGGCACTCCTTGTCGAAGAATGAGATGTGTCCTGAAGCGGCAGCGTTTCCGTCAGGATTGCTCGGGTCACCAAAGTCTGTATGAACAGGCTGGCTGCTTCTCACCTGAGACTTAGCGACTGCTGAAAGACCACGCTCAGAGTCACCCACACTGACAACCTCAGCGTTGGTTGATGCAACCAGAGCGTCAAAAGCGTCCTTGTTGCAGTGGACTGAGAGCATCTGGAAGAAAGACTTCTTCTGTGGCGTCTGAGCGTTCTTGGTAACTCCCAGTGCACCAACACTGTCCTTAACGGTGTGCCAGTTAGTACAGGAAGAGTTCTGCCAGGCATTCCATGTACCCCAGTAGGAGTTCCATGTCCTCTTGTCCTTGCACTCACGCTGCTGGTAGTGGATGACAGTCCTAGCCACCTTCAAGGTTGCCCTGGTCTGGTACTGAGAGACATCCAGGATTCCACCCTTGGCAAAAGCCTTCTGGTTCTTGTCACTCAGATCCACAGACGAGTCAAAGGTGCCGGTCTTGTCCTTGTTCACAGCCTCAGCAACCTTCTGTCGAACCTCGTTGGGTGACATCTTGGCGCCTGTCACCAGAGAGTCATAGAGTTTCCCAAAGTTGGTCTTGGTGACCTTGCTCTGAGCCTCAAACTCTCCGTTGCCAGGGTACTGACCATCAACCTTTCGTGGAGTGACAGTTGACGTGATGGCGTATGTGTTTGTCACGTCATATGTGTCTGTATCACTGGTCTGCCTCTGCTGGACGTAGTTACGCCACTCGTCAGCACGAAGGAACGCTCCACCACAGATGACCGTGTACCCTGGCTGGGAGTCAACTCTGTTCCCGTTGCTCCAGCGGTCCCAGGACAGGAACTGTGTCACCTCGCTACCTGTTGGTGGACGCCCAGATACCGAGTAAGGACCCTCAATACTGGCACCAATAGACATTCTTGGACCGTGCGTCGCTCCAGTCCAGTTGTGAACCCAGAACCCGCTTGAGGACTGGACCCACCAGATGACATTTGAGCGCTTACAGATGTTGATGTCAGCACCAGACCTCTGCAACTTGCTCTCAAACGTGTTGCCCTGACCACTCTTGGCCTTGAAGACGTTGTATGCGTTTGAGCCGGTTGCGCTCACCCAGTAGGCACTGTTGACGGTTCCGCCACCGGCCCCACCACCGAGACCACCAGAGTTGTCAGACGCGGCCGCTGTGGGTGCTGACAGACCCAGACCTAAGGCGGCGACCAGAAGACCGATGGCGCCAGCCTTTCCGAAGAATCTTCCCTTTCTCATGTTTCAGTCATCCATCCTTAGGGATCCTGAGTCAATCAGTACCCTGTTGCTCGTGTTGTTTCCATATTCTTGTGTTACTGCCGGAACAAGGTTAAGAGTCAGTGTTCCTGTCCTCTCAACCTTCTTCTGATCCTTGGTCCATGCTGTGAACTTGACCTTGGCCTCATAGGTTGCGGTGTAGTTCAACTTGGACTCATCATATGTGAAGGTTGTGCTGCTTGATGTCACCTTGCCAAACCACCTGGCAACATCTGTCAAATTGTACTTACCGCCATAGTTGTCAGAGTTCCAGTCGGCCAGGACCGGCACGTAATCACTGTGAGGCTTAGCAGAGTTGGACTCAGACCAGTTGCTTGTGAACAGGTCTGACAACAGTGCTGTGTCAAACTCAGTGTTGGCCTTGTACTCAGGGTACTGGTAGTTCTCCCACCCACCGAAGACAGGATTGAGCAGCCTCTCTGTCATGATTCCAACCTCAGCACTGAACTGCTCCTCAGTCCAGTAGGAGAACATGGGGTTGGGTGTACCATCCTCCATCGTCTGCTTGTCAAGGTCAGAAGTGAACCCTGCAGCCTCTGACGGAAGAGTGCTTGCGGCTGATGCCAGACCACCACCATCAAGAGAACCTTTAGCCACAGAGGACAAGATGTTTGATCTCAGATCATCATTTGGAACCTGGCTTGACTTGTCCTTACCAGTGACCTGTGCTGTATACGGTGCCGCCTGCCACTTCTCATGCTCAAAAGGAATGGGATTCTCTCTGGCGAAGTTCTGAGAAGCATTAGGATCGTCTGTCGGGACTGCAACCTGACCAGCAGAAGTCACCTCGGCTGTTGCTGAGGAACTGGCACCGGGCTTGGCGTGACCAAAATGATGCAGTGACGAGCCCAGAAATACTGTTCCTGTGACAATACCTACTGTCAGGGCAGCACCAAGAGATGAGAACAGGATAATCTTGCGCTTCTTGCGTTTGTTCTCCTTGTCAATCTCATCCTCGACAACAACGTCTTTTGAGGACGGACTGCTATCACTAGTCTCACTCAGGGTCTCTGACAGCATCTCGTCAGCCGTGAGTGAGTCATCACTAGCGAACGCGCTCTTTTCCTTGCTTCTCATTGGCAACCTCATGCTTGAAGAAATACTTTTGAAATATGTTCAAATATCAAAACCTGTGCCTTTGTTTTATCTGGCACAGGTTTTATCTAATAGTGACTCAGGAATAATAGACTATAACGAAAGTATTGCTATCACAAGGAAAGATGATACGATGAGAGGTAAAGCGAAAATAGTACTCGCTTTCTTTATAACATTGTTGTACTCATCTTCAGACAATTCTTTCTTCGCTCTGTCTTTTTTCATCATCCTGTGCCCGTTTGACCAGAACCCGCTGTACGTCTTCCACAGAGAGACAACAGACAGCACAGCAAGAGACACAAAGATGTAGACAAGAGAGTAGTCCATACCAAGGTACCAGGGGAACATGACACTTCCACCAAGTAGTGACTTGTAGTTGTCTGTTCCCATCCTGGTTCCAAGCATACCAGCAACAAGGACTATAACCAGCATTGACACCAAAGACGACACAAGTACTGGAACCAGAAGAAAGTCATTCCCCGAAAGATGTGCTATCACCATCTTTGCTGCTGCAAGAATAACTAGTATGCCGCTGTACCTAAGAGGATCAATCTTGGTAAACCGCGCCAAAAGCAGCACGACGACAATGAACGGAAAATCAAATGAGAGCACAGGAGATGATAGAATGGTAGTAAGAACTGACATGATTGAGTATAGTCTTTCTGCTAAAAGTACAGAGAAATGAGGAATTTAGTTTAATCGGCTGACGAGAGTTTCAGAGAACCGGAAGATCCTCATCCTCCGTTAAAGATTCTGTCCAACTCGTCATCGTCGTCATCACTCATGTTCTGTGACTCATAGAAACTCTTGTTGCTCTCCAAGAACTCGTCAAGGCTCTCGTCCTCGTCAGAGTGGAACACAGAACCAGAAGACAACTGACCTGATGTGTAACTGTTATCATCTGGTCTGCTGATCGAGCCCATAGGAGTAGAGACGACCCTGTGTGAAGACTGTGACGGAATACTATTGTCATCATCCATGTACACAGCCAACTGATTCTTCAGTGCATAAATCTCTTCTCTCAACTCATCGTTCTCACGAGTCAGCAACGAGACCTGATCACTCATCTGACTGTCAACAACCTGCTCATATCCTTCAGCAGATCCGCCCTTTGAGAGTCGGTTGTTCTCGTCCTGCAACTGTCTTGTGAGCAGTCTGAGTTCCATCAACTCGTTCTCAAGATCTGCGATGGAGTCTGTTGGCATGATGTTGATACCATTGGCAACCTCAGCATCAAACTTCAAGTTGTTGGCATCAACCTGCAACCTGTCAATCGTTGAGGCCAGTTGGGCAACATGCTTGTTCCTGAGTTTAAGAAGATCGACTAGTTCCTTTGTGCTCTTTCTTGCACGATCCTTGAAAGCCTCAACCTCGCTGGGCTCGTATCCTTCAGGAATCTGGATCTGGAAGTCGATCCCATCGAAGTCCTCAGGAAGAAGCACAACGTTACTGACCTCAAATGTCGGAGGAATGTCAAGAAGTTCCAGCACGTCCTGTATACGACCCTCCTGCACTGAAGGAACAGGTTCTCCAGAGGAAGGCATCATCTTGTGATACTCCTCCTCGTGCTTACTGATAACCTCGTCAGCAGTGTCATCAGGGTCTATATGGAACGACTTGCCAAGGTTGGGTATCTTTGACTTCAGTCCACCCATGATACCAGAGTGACTGTTCTTCTCATCTGGCTCAGGAAGGTCCTTGTCCGTCTCTGAGATGGTCTCCTCGCCAAATCGTTGCAGTCTCTTTTTTGCGTTGTCAAGAAGACCCATAAGTGTTTTTCCTTTGCTGAAGTTATACGATAGTATGCCAACTTTATGGCGAAATATCATTGTTTTAATGATTGCTTTGATTTATCAATAATTTCCTGTAGGCTCATTTCAACAGGCGTGCAGGTATTGCTCTCAGTAATCTGTATCCAGAACTTGCCAAAGATACGACGAACCTCATCATAGTTCTGAAAGTACCAGAGACGATCAATCTCCTCATCATCAACAAGATAGATTAACTCATCAGGAATGAATGAGGGAGGATCAATACCAAGTTCAGAGTTCTTGACGTCATGATGAATACGTATACACTCATTCAGTGCAATCATCTTGTTCATGACATAGACATCAGACATACTCACTCGTCATCACTCTTCCTCTTGTCCGAGTCGCTATTATTCTCATCGTTCTCTTTTGAGTTCATCTCAGCAAAACGCTTCAACTCAGCCCTATCAAAGGAATCGAGTTTACTCTCCTTGACCGCCTTGAACGTCTCATCAAGATCAGCCGAGTACTTCTGTCCAGTGTTCTCCTGATACCAGACAACCCAGGCAGCAACATAAGTCATCAGCACGTAGTCATAGTTCTGTGACGCCCAAGCAGCCTGCAAAGCGTTCTTGTCAACATATCTTTCAATTTCTTTTGGAATCTCAGCAGTGATGGTTGTTCTAGCATTCTCGATCTTGTCTGGCTTCTTTCTGTTAGGGTTGTCAAACTCAGCATAGTTCTTAGCCAAGACAGCATTCTCATGCTCACTGATGTCATTCTTGACAACAGCCATCATTCTTCTAAGTTCTGCTTCTCCCTGTTGTCTTCTGCCTTCCTTTGCGTTCTGAAGTACAGCATCCGTTGTGTGAGCAAATTCTTCACCATATGCTGACTTGTACGAAAAACGCTTGCGATAGGCGTCAGCAATCCTCATGCGCTGCTTGTCCTTCTCACGCTTCATGTCCTTTATCTTGCGCTCTGTCGGACGAGGGAACTTGACCTCATCCACGTCTGGATCATTGATGTCTTCCAGGCACTGTCGGCAGATAAGGTTACCATTCCCGTCTCGACCACCAATGAACATCTCTGTACCACGTTCGTCCATTTCGTAGTCCAGTTTCTTACCACACTTGGCACAGTACTTCTCACCAGCAAGAGGGTTGTTCTTACCAAGTGCTGTTGCCTGCTCATCATATGTGGTCTTTAGATGACGCAAGCCCTTGGAGCGATAAGCCAGGTTGCTGATTTCCTGGCCTATACCAGCGCCCATACCTCGTGTGAAGGTTCCTCCAGCCTTCCTAGCGCCAAAACCTCCACCAAGGGCAGATGAGGCGAACCTTCCGCTAGTCTTCAGTGGCGCCATAGTGATGTCTGCTGTCTTCCTGAAAGCAGCCTTAGCAGTAGTGCTCAAGTCAGCGCCGCCAAAGTTGACAGTAGAGAATGCGTTAATAATCTTGTTTCTTCCCTTGAAGATGGCAACAGTCAGAATCATCAGCAGAGTTACCATCTTTCCCCAGGAGATGGTGCTTGCCATGTCAAGGATGTTGGACACAAGAATGACATTGAAAATCAGCAGGAGTGTGGACATGACTCGTGACGAGAAGGTCTGCCACACCATTCCAGCGTATCCTTTGAAGATGTTCCATCCAATACCTGCCCAGCAGCCCAGCAGCAAGAATATGGGCGCAAAAGCCATTGCTATCGTCATTCCTAAGGTGTAGACGGCTGTCAATCCACCTAGAAGAATCAGGCTGGCACAGGCAATCAGAGCGATAAGAATTGACGACAGTGAGGATGTGTAACGACTTCCAATAGAGTTACCCACCCATGTGTCCCAGTAGGCAAGAGGCTTGTTCGCCTCCTTGGGTGCCTTGTACTTGACAGCCTCAGTTGCTCCAGACTTGTTAACCTGAGTGTCCTCACTGACCTCCTCCTCGTCATAGTTGGACAGAGCGTCAACGATACGGTACCAGTCTGGCGCTACACCATTGACTGGGACCATCTTCTTACCGTCACCATCAGTGACAGCATGAGCGCTTGTCTGAGCAGAGACCTGGTAGACACCCCAGTTGTTGATAGTCTTGTTGGCGCCTAGTGGGACATCAGCGTGACCGACCATCTCATCGTTGGCGTTACCAAGTTCCTGAGCACCTTCTGGAGCCCAGTCGGCCTTCTTCCCATTGGCCCACAGGTTGTTGTAGTCTGTACCGAACTGTCCTTCTATCCAGGGCTTGAAGAGAAGGTTCTGCCACAACTTGCACCCAATGACGCTCTTGATGTTCTGAGCAGCCTCGTCAAGTTGCCCCTGCTCATCCTTACCCTTGGAGACGAGCAGGTTGGAGTTCACCTGCCCTACATCTGTTGCACACATGTCTGAACCGCCAAGCAGGTTGGAGTTCATGGAGGAAAGAATAGCGGCCTCAAGAATAACAGCAGCGTTGTTAGGGATAGTGATGTACTGCAGAGGGTTGAGACTGATGACAATTGCCAGACAGAACATGGCAATCGATCTGGCAACACCAGTTACCGACTCTCGGTACTGCTTCTTAACGACACCAATCCAGAAGATCCAGCAAGCAGTCGCAATGAAAGCAAGAGCGACTAGTGGTGTGAACACTCCGTTGAACAGTGAGGTAAAGACACCACTCTTTCCACCAATAACGCTGTCAAGACCGAGAGTTGTGACAACATCTGTCAGAGAGAAGTTAATGAAGGCAATCGTCAGTGTCACGATAATCTTGGTAATACTGAAGATCATGTTGGCTATTGTGTTGAACGACGCAGCAACAATAGGATAGGTTGGATTCGCTGAGAACTGCTTTGTTCTTACGTCCTTGGAATTACCAATGTCCTCCCAACCACTTCTCGGCTCAAGTCTTGTCTGGTAGAACAGACCGGCCTTAGGGTCACTTGGCTCTCCATCCTTTTTACAAGCATCAATGACGAAGTATTTCCATTCGCCTTGATAACCTGAGAAGTTCAGTCCAGCAACACCAAAACGGTCGTAAGGGTTGACATAGTTACCGCCATTTGGAACACCTTTTGTTCCACTGTCCTGCTGCTGTCCTTGTTGCTGGTTCTGCTTGTCCTTCTCCTCCTTTTTCTTCTGCTCCTCAGGAGTTGCTGCAGCCTGAGGATAGAGACTGTAACCAAGAATAGCCTCATTGACCGTCTTGAAATCTGAGCCTGTTCCTTCAAGCAGCCAGTTCAGGCCCTGATCCACGTCATCAATACCGGAAGTGACAGCACTCTTTGAACGAAGGTTGAACTGCAGATCCTTAGAGTTGGCGTACTGATAAACCTCTTTCGCTGACTCAGGAAGAACCTCACACATGAGCCATTGCGTCCAGTCGATAGCCTCAACCTGCTGTCTCCTGTACTCCGCTGACAGACCTCCAGCAACAGAGGCCACAACAACAAAGAATACAGCCATGAAAGTCATCAGACCAGAGAGTACTCCTCTGTTCTGACGTGAGGTTGACACCAGCACAGAAGACTTACCAGAGGTGTCAGCATACACTGCTCCAGGAGATTCTTTTCTGAGGATCATTAAGACTTTCCTCCGGTATCTTCTTGCTTCTGTCTTAACTCATGGAATATCTCTACTGGTAAGTGGAGCAGAAACTATTCCATATAGAAAACAAGAAAGAGAATAGTGAGAGTATGACTATTCCCTAGTATAAACCACATCTACTGTATTTGCAGTAGACAGGTTCTCCTTTGGATTCGTCGTGCCGCTGGTTGTCTGAAACCACGAGTCTCCTCTATGGTCCACCGCAGAAACCCTATTGTCTGCGGGGCACATCCTCACACTCACCTCCTTCTTTGGAAGAGGTGGATAATTAAGAATACTGGTTTTTCTCTTCTTCTGGTTCTGCGGAGCCTTGGGTGTTGGTCTGTTCTTCGTACCAGGATGCTTCAGCGGCTTTAACTGACACTTTGACCTCCTGATACGCTTAGTCTTCGTGGCGTGACGCTTCCTGGTCTGACAAGCCTTCTTGACGTTCACTCGCTGAGCGATGTTCGCCGCAGCGTTCAGGTCACGATGATGGGTGATACCGCACGATTCACATACTGGGCTGCTGTAGTCGCTCATGTCCAGGTCGGTCTGACACACGTGACACCGCCTAGATGTGTAGGCGGCATTCACCTTCATCACTCGACCACCATCGGCCTCAACCATGTCACGTGTACGCCGGTAGACCTCGCCTCTAAACCAGCGTCCGTGCTTCATGGTGTTCTTGATGTGACTCAGATCCTCAAAAGACACGATAGCGTTACCATACCGCCATGAGACATTCGCTAGTTCCTGAGCAATGAAGATACTCAGTTCCTTGCGGCGATTTGACAGGTGCTGGCGATGAGAGACGGCTTCTTCGTCCTTGCCTTTCTTCCTTAATGAAGTGACCTGTACCTGACCACGTTTAATCTTATTACTCAGCGACCTGGCGCGTTGACCTAGAAGAGATCTCTCAACTACCTCTTTCTTCTCAGTGTCCCAGACCACATAGGCAGCAGGGTGTTTCACACCAACGTCTACGCCAATCACATAGCGCTCAGAGAACTTGGGTCTGCCAGGATCGGTCTTACCACAGAAACCGAACACCACTCTGTTGTTCTTATCAATCCAGATGTCAGGCACACCTGGTTCGCAACCCTGCTCCAGCAACTGGGATGGAGTGGGGAAGTGAAGTGTCACCCAACTACCTTGAACAACCATGTCAAGAGAAACACGCTCGGGTGTGACACTCATTTCTCTGTAGTGTCTATCTGTAGCAGACAGAGCAAGACGAGGCTGCATTGAGGTGGGTTTTGAGTCACTGGCTGTTCTCTTCCATCCAGCAGAGACGTATTTAGGATAGGTCTGAGCCATAACCTCAACTCTAGCAGCCCAAGATCGCAAGTTAGAGACGACCTGCTCCTGGAACATCTTTTCCAGACGTGAGGCTCCACTCTTGAACTGCTTCTTCACCTCGGCTGGGAGTTTCAAATTCATCTGCCTACCAGCCTCAGCAGGCTTGATACCGTTGAAGTAGGTCACCAGAGCCAGGTTCTGCTCAGTCATCTCATTCAAGGCATAGTGGGCGACTAACTCGGCATCCTTTCTGATACCATCCAGAACCTCATTCAGATCCAGAGACTCACCATCTTTACTGAAAGCAGCATACGGTGTACGAGGATACGTGCGTGACACTGCTGATTTGGACGCCATTTGGTGAGCCTCCTTTCAAGAACTTGACTGAGTGTATTATAACACAGGATCGGTGGAGCGCACTAGCACATATCAAATTAAAGTAACAATGCTGAACTGCAGTAGAATAGACATTAACTCGCCATTCTCTTTCTCGTTGATTATTGGTTTACTAGTTCAAGTCTTCTGAATCGTCTTCTTCATCTCTGTATCGGTCATCTGTATTACGATCCCAAACTTCATCACCATTAATGTCCGGTTCGAGTTCAATCGTTGACCTAAACGGATCCTCGACCTCAAAGTCAGATTCATTGAAAATGGCAGCCGCTCTCAGTTTACCCAGAGCCCGCTTCTGATCGACAGCCCAGTCTTCCTTACTTGACTTGTAGGTCTTGTCAATCTTCTTGACCATCTTCTTTACTTCCTTGTCCTTGGAGCGAACAAGAGAAGACTTCTTGTTCTTGTCCTTCTCCTCTCTTGTCTCGCGGTCCACAAGTTCCTTGACGTTCCTGGCCTTGTTCCTGATCTTCGGCTCATCTGCAAAGTGTGTTCCAATCATGTTGGTGTCCTCTGCACGCATCTGCTTGGAAAGCCTCTTAATCTTCTTACCTGGAAGGTTAATGTGCATCTCACGCTCAACATCCTGGAACGTTGGCTCAACTGGACGTTCAACCTTCTGGCCCGTCACAGGATCATACCTGAACACCTCCTTGACACCGTGCTCGTTGAAGTCCTCGCGCTCAGGCAGAGAGTTGTAGTACTCCTCAGCCTTCTCGTAGTCCTTGTATACCTTGCTCTGAGTAAGGATGTCATCTCTCAGTGCTGATGCGTACTCGTCGTTGTCAAGTTGCTTGGAACCAACAACCTCACCAGCACCCACACCTCTGTTGAACGTGTCAAGACCCTTGAATCCACGCCTTCTCTGCTGGTTACCAAGTTTCTGTCGTTCAATTCTGCTTGCCTCATGAGCAGACCTGAACGGGTTGGTTCCAGTAAGAGTACCAGCGATACCTCCGGCTGCTCCACTGACAGCACCACGACGAACCATGTCAACACGGTTCTTGACGAATGAACCATTACTCATTCCAGGAACACCGCTTCTGACGAACCCGCCTGGCTCCTTCCTGAACCTGTCTGCAACAGTTGGTGCGTTGAAGGCTCCTGCTGTGCTGGTGAAGATCATCTCCTCGACCTGCTTCCTAAACATCAGGAACAGCACACAGACAGCGGCGCTGAACATGGCGCAGGAGATGTAGGAACTACTTGCTGTTCCGACACTGGCGAGAACCCTGAACATCACAGCCAGCATCGTAACAAGTGCCACTCTCTGAACCATAAGACCAGTGATTGTGCCAATGTATCCCTTCAGCATTCTTCTACCAAAACTCAGGATTCCGACAAGGAACATGAACGGCATGATGAGAAGCATCATAGTGCTGATGAACGTAAGTTGCACCTTGGCTGCGCTGAACGCTATAACTGTCCATGCACCAAGAATACCCATCAGTCCACCAAGGAAGGCTGTTCCCGCTCTGGATGCATAGTTGACACCAGACCAGTTGTCAAAGAAACGTGTATACGAGTTGCTTCCGTTACCTGGCCCTGCCTGAGCGTCAACGATACGGTAGAAGTCTCTGGACACTGATCCGGTTGGCTTGCTGTTATCGTTGAAGTATGCTGTACCAGAAGTCATTGTCTTGACCTGATACAGACCCCAGTTCTGCTCAGTGAAGCTTCCGCCCATGTTGACTCCAGCGTCGCCAACGATCTCGTCATTGCTGTTCTCCCAGGCGTGTTCCTTACCGCTTTCCTTGGCGTACAGGTTGCTGTAGTTAGTACCGAACTGACCGAACAACCAAGGATTGAAAGCAAAGGATCTCCAGTTCTCACACATCAGTGAGCGAGTACCCTCAGCAGCGTTGAACGTCAAAGGATTGTCATTCAGATCTGTTCCAGGATCTGTTGTGTTCGTTCCTGTAGCAGTACACAACTCGTCTGTGGCGTTGTTACCAGCAGAGAAGATTGTTCCGACAATCGTCTGCTCCACCTGCGCCGGAATAGTGTCCACCGCCTTGACAACACGCGCTGGTACAGTCATCAGCAAGGTACCTGAGCATATGACAACAACTGTCATGGCAAGGTTGATGAACTGCTGCCTGAAGTCCTTCTTGACTGCTGCTGACCAGATTGCTGAGATAGCGGTCAACATCACCATCAGCACAATCAGAGGGAAGAAGATGGAGTCACGCATGTACTTGATGGCGTTGACAACAATGTCTGTCAGTCCCAGTTGAGACAGCAGTGGCGAGAACGACCACGACATGACCTCATTACTGACCATGGTGGATGATGTCGCAACACCGAGCCAGAATGATGAGATGTTGTCAAATAGAACGTTTGGGGGAAAGATGTTAGACAACACGTCTGTGTTCAGTCGTGTTCTTCTGGTGTCTGGATGAACAGTCGTGTCATCCTTCGGGTACCCATTGCCAAAAAGTCCGTCCTGAATCGGTGGTCTGAGGTAGCCACACTTCGGGTTGTGGTTACCCTTGTGGTCAAAGGCATAGATAAGAGAACTGTTCTCGTCTCTCATGTCTGTTCCGTCTGAGTTGGTGCACACGAAACGGTTCCATGGAGCGTTGTAGTTCTGGCTTGGGTCAGCCCCAAACAGCGCTGCCAGAGCACCAGTTGTGAACAGGTTCTTGATCCACTCGGAGTTGTTCTTCTCCTGCTCCTTACCAGTAGCGTTGGATAGAGCCGTGTTGTACTTCGTGTCCCACTCGGACAGGATGGTGTTGACGATGTTGTCACGCTGAGACTCGTCACCCTCTGTGGTGAACTCCATCCCATACTTCTTGGCAGTGTCAAAGGTTGCCTTGTTAGCAGCAACCCATTCCTTTAGAGTCTGCTTCTTGGAGTTACCGCTCTTCTGCCAGTAGAAGTCACCGTCCTTCTTCAGTTCCTTCTCACTCTTGACCTGAGAGCCTTTACCGTCAGGAGACAGGGTGTTGGCTTGTAACTTGCACTCACCCTCTGTGATACCTGTCTCGTTGGCGTTCTTCTGCTCCTTGTTCTCACCATTTGAACGAACCAGACACTTTGACTTCTCATCTGTTGGCGGATCTGGTTTCTTGAGGTTCTTGAGTTCATCTGGGGCATTCGCCTTGTCAGGTTCAGAACCAAGAATCAGGTTGTACAATGATTGCTTGGCTTTTGCAGCAACTTCCTCAGCAGTCAGTTCTCGGGCATTGTAGAGTGTAGCGCCATATCCAACACGGTACCACGCCCAGTTGTTGAAGACGTTCTGGTCAGACGTGTCCATGATGACCTTGACGGCTGCTGCTGAGGCACCTCCAGCGAAGTCTGTCCAGAAGTTACCAATAGCACCCAGAATGTTCCCTGTGCTCAGTCTGTTGATCGCGTTGCTCGTTGCTGTCTGAACACCATTGACAACACCCTTGACGACGGCTGTCGCCCCCAGTTTCAGACTGTCCATAAACCCGAAGTTGGACAGAGAACGGGCTGAACTCATGACCTTGATGTTGTCCCACTCACCAAGATAGTTAGTGTACCTGAGGTTGTAACCGAACAGTTCCAGACCAGTGTACTTCGATGCTCTTTCGGACTCCTTGACTGGGGCACCACCCTCAGGAAGAGTCTCAGCGTCTGGAACACCATCAAACACCCACAGCAGGCCGCCTTTAGCGTTGGCTACCTCTGCATTCTGCGGACCAGTACTGATGAAAGGATCCAGGAACCCCTGCATGGCCTCAGTATAGAAGTTCGGAACATCACAGTTGTGGTAGTAAGGCGTTCCTGCACCTATAGAGCCAGTGCCGCAATTGAACTCCTTACCATCATTGGTAGCGTCAGCAGCCTGGTTGATGTATCCTGTGCTGAACAGACGCCTGACTACATAACCGAAGTTGTTAGGATCGTTCTCTCCGTCTGCCTTGTCAATTGTCTTGAACAGTGATGTCTTACCGTCATCATCCTTTTGTACATACGAGTTTGCTAGACCGCTGACCTCTTTCTTATAGTCGTCCTCACTATCAGCACGAACCAGAGAACCAGTACTACTTCCTGTTCCTGAGTGTGTTGTGTCAACAGCCTGTAGGCCAATACCCAGAATCATGAGTACTGCCATCAGAGACATCACTACAGCAGTAAAAGAACGGCGTCTGTTACTGGTGAGCGACACAGAGTCATCCATTGCACTCATGTACACAGATCCGTTGCTGGTGCCTGAACGGCTACTAAGAATGCTTTGAAATCCTAACATTACAGCCATTTCCCTGTTGACATCGAATTAGTGGAAAATATCGAGGTAGTGAACTAACGGATCAGAACAAAAAGCACTGGTGCTCTCAGAGTTTTAAGAACACCAGTACTGAACAAGAATGTGGTTGAACTACCTAGTCACTGTCAATGGCATAAAGAACCGCTTTACACGTATCCGGCCTGCTTCCACATATAAGACAGTCGTAACCGTATCTCTTGGAGATTTTCAGGTAGTTGTCCTTAAAAGTCTTCACCTTCCTGAACCCAAGAGCAAGCAGCAGATCCTCGTTTCCTATCAGAGGAACACCTGGTTCAGTATCACGATTAGGAGTTCCTGGAGTCTTCAGCATGATCTCAATCCTGTCAGCACCATAGGCAGACATCTTCCTGAGAACACCAAAGGTTAGTAGAGTTCCAAAACCTTCTTTACGGTATGCTGTTGACACACAAACACAGTCAATAACACCAGTGATGTAGTCCGATCCGTCCTTCATCTTCTGATGGTGGTAGTGATACAGAGCAAACCCGACAAACACGCCATCACTAATCTTGATGATGAGGTGGTAAGTCTTGGCATACGAGAACAGAGATCTGAGAACACCGACACCAAGAGACTCGTTCGCTATGTGTTTAATCTCTCGTGGTAAAGAGGAGTAAGTCAGTCTTGGTGTGGTACTCTGATCTGTCATCTCCCAGTTTCCTTATCTTGTCTGTCCACACTGACACGTGTGAGAGAAGGTATGTTCAAACTGGAAGAAATATCGAGATTATCAGGTAGGAGATTACCTACAAATATGACATCACTCAGTACCATACTCTGCTGACATGACAGAAGAGTAGGATCCTACACCATAGAAGACAGCGGTTCTTGCCATCTTGACAATGATCTGCTTGTATGCCTCATAGAACTCGTGAATCGGAATGGATCCGTCAACACCATCCTCGTCAACAACCCACTCAACACGCTTCCTTAGCAACCTGTCCGTCTTTGACTTGAGGTTCTCATCAGGAAGAAAAATGTCTCCGTCTCTGGGAGCACCAGCAACCACGTTGACGATTCGACCGCCGTCCCACTCACTTCTAGCGTTGTCTGACACACCTCTGAGCAGTTGTTTCTTGGCATGATAGAGAACCCTGTCTGAGTCCTCTCCGTTCAGGCTCACGCCCCACTTCTGCTGAGCGACGGCCAACTCGTTCTCCATCTCCTGATCCACCAGGTGCTTGAAGTCCTTTCCAAGGTCAATATGAATTGTGACAAGGTTCTCATATACTGGTGATGCTGGAGACACGTTAAACCTCTTCGTGAATACTAGATGCACATAAACTACCAAGTGAGCGATCCTGACTTTAAGGATGACTCACGTGTGATTCTAACAACAAAAACAACCAGAGTGATTCCACATCGTTGAGAACCTGCTCTGGTTGTTTCTTGGTGTATCGGGGTAGTGACCTACCTGTATTTTACTCCTCGTTGTCCTGAGTCAGTGAGTTCTTGAAACGTGACAACGGACGAATACGTACAGCCTGTCTCTCAGGAACACTGATGTCATCGCCTGTACGGGGATTCTTGGTTGTCCGAGCAGAAAGAGTCACTGTCGAGAAAGCCATGAAGCCACTAATCTTCACCTCTCGTCCTTCATTCAGAGAATCAGTAACCGTACTCTCCAAGGCACTCAGAACACGCTCCACAGCAGCCTTCTTCTCTCCTGTGGCGCTGGCAATAGTGTCAATGACCTCAGGACGATTCATTGGGGCAGTCATAAGCAACTCCATTTTAATGAGATTCACAGAAAATTCAAGGTGAAATATCAGTTTGTCCGCAACATCAAGCGTTTTTAATCATCGCTTAAGTCATTTTCAATCATTCAATCTTCATTGAAGCCCTAGTGTGTCGGGCCTCTGCAAGAATTGGGTTGTCATCATCAGTGCTGTTGTCAATCACAAAAGCAGGAGCAAGACCCTCACGTGCACGCTGCTTCGCCTCCTCAGCCTCACGAGCCGCCTTCTCCTCCGGATCCTCAAGAGTCGGCAGAGAGATGTTCTCCATCTTACGCTGCTCAATAACGCTTGCCACCAGGTAAGCAATCATACCCAGAACAACAACTCCAACAATAACAACAACTCCATAAGCAATGTAACCCCGAGTCGTGTAGTCAATCATAAGTACTCATTCCTTCAAACACTTGCATTCTTCTACTCTGTTCTTGCGGGCGGTTTCAGAGCAGATCAGACAACCCTGACAACCTTCCTGCCTTCAAACAGAGCCTTGACATAACGATTGTAGTTAGGCTGATAGTTAAGCACACTTCCGTCAGCAGAAGAAAGAATCTGATCAGCATTACTGATAACACCACGATTCTCCTTCACAAACTCCACGAACGGACCAAGAGGATCGTTCATCATCTCCTTAAGCCTGTTGAAGGTCTTCTGGTACTCCTTCTTAGGCAGAGAGTCAGCAATCTCCTTCTCTGTCTGTGTCATACTGAGCAGAGCGCCCATCTCATTCTTCAATACTGCTCTTGCTCTGTCATTTAGGTTGTATGACTCCACGAAGATCCCAAACACCGTCTCACCAAACGGCTTGTCAGACTTGAGAGCAGTTCTGAGATCTGTCAGATAGTCTTCAAGAGGATCCATAAGTTCCGTGTACAGGAAGGACTTCTCGATAATCTCCTGCTCCTCAACCATCTGCATTGTCATGTTGGCGTTCGAGGCAAAACCAGACTCAGGGGCGTCCTTACGACTGACCAGACCTTTCCTGTCAGCACGTCCAGAGTGAAAGAACTCCAGAACCTCCTCATTGGTGGCGTATCTACCCAATTCGTCAGACAACTTCTTCCTGACGGCAGCCACCTTCTTAATCTTCTGAAACCTTGATGGTGGAACCCCGAACGGCGCCTCTAACGCAGCAAGTTCCTTCTTAGTGTAGGTAATGATCCACTGGAACAGATAGTTCGTCGCTGACTTGTTGATCTTCTCAGGATCAAAGTGAGCAAGACCTTTCTCCAGACCGTTCATTGCGGCAGCATAGAGAATGTCTTTCAGGTCATGACGAGAGTTGCGCATGTGTGAGGTTGTGATCATCTTCTGAATCTCACTGATAGTCAGAGGCTTGCACAACTCAGCGATGCTCTCACTGGCAAGTTTCTTCCATCTGGCTCTGACCTCAAGAGCGCTACGTTCATGTGGAAATAACTCGCCTCCGTGCTCAACAAGAATCCTCTCAGCCCGGCTCCCCTCGTGGAAGTAAGGAACATAGTAACGTAAGGCGTCAGTGGTCAGACGAGGATAGTCCATCTTCTGAGGTACGGTCATACAGTATCCTACCTGTCACAAACTTCTAGGAATGGATCTACGTACAGCAGACCTTGACACACCCGTTCCAGAAGAAACTGCCTGAGATCCGCTAGATAGTGGCCTCTGAGTTGGGTGCAGGGGATTAATCTCGCTGCTAATACTTGCCCCTGTTACTGATCCGTGTGCACCAAACCTGGTCTCAAGAGGAGAGGTGATGAACTCAGTCACGTCAATGCCCTGATCCATCATCTTCTTTCTCATCGCGTCAGACATGCTTCCAGGACGATAGAACTTGTCAGTCTTCTCATCCCACAGATAGAGTGGAGACGAACTGATCTTGGCATCCTCGGTGTTGCCGATTGTTGCAGTCACTTCCTGAATATGGGACACACGACGACGACCATCAGAGGTCTTGACGAGTTGAACAATCAGATCAATCGTGTTACCGATGCTGGAGTTGATGGCTCTAACTGGACGACCTGGAGCACCACTCATAGCAAACTCGGTCATCTTTGTCAAACAGTTCTGTGGATCCTCAGCGTGCATAGTGATCATTGAGCCACCAAGACCAGAGTTAGCGGCAACAAGGAAGTCTGCGAACTCTTTTCCTCGGACCTCACCAACAATCACCTTGTCAATTCTCATTCTCTGGAACTGTTGAACAACCCACGACAGAGAAGCGATGTCCTTCTCCTCCTTACCTGGCTTCCACAGAACAGAGTTCAGGTATGAGACATTCGGCTGAATGAGGTGCAACTCAGGAGTATCCTCAGCGACACCGATTCTCACATCATCAGAAAACAGTTTTGTGCAGGCTTCCATTACCGTTGACTTGCCTGCTCCGGTCGAGCCAGAAAAGGCCATAGTAAGGCCACTTTTTACAGCCGCCTCCATAAAATGAAACATCTCTGTACTCATAGATCCAGTGGAGGCAATCTGCTCTAAAGTTGTCAATGAGGCAACTCTGTTGGTAATAGTAATCTGCGCTGTCATACATGCCGGTGGGAGCACGATAGTGCATCGTCCAGCAACTTTGGTACCCCTGAATCTTGCAGACAGATAGCCTTCAAAAAGGTTCCCATGAGGATCCCATGGGTCTGTGCACCTGACAAGAGGAGCCAAGTGTGTGCCAATGGATTCCATGTACTCGTCCTCGTTCTTGAAGACGATGTTCATGGGGATCCTCTTACCTCCACGAGCCATAAAGAAGGAGTCAGGACCGTTAGCGGTTACCTCTGAGACTGCTGGATCTGAAAGAGCCTCAAGAACACTATTCCACTGTTGAGGAAGTCCTGCAACCATCTTCTGTTGCCTCTCCTTAAAAGTCTGCTGATTACTCCTTGCGAATATCGAAATCGCCTCATGTAGTAAAGCATTGGTAACACCTAAGATAAATATGAATGAATCCAGGTGTTTTAATAATTTCTCGTAAATCAAGCACACCAAAGCAGCACATAAAAAAAGACAATTATTCAACAGAGTTAAGGATACACGTCTTTTTGATAATTAGGCAGTAATCTCGACAACCTTATCACTGTGGGCGTCAATGCTGTCATTGTGAGCAATCACAACAACCTGACCCTTGCACACTTCCTTGATGGTCTCAATAATCGCCTCAGCACGAGAGTAATCCTGTGAGACAAGAACCTCATCAAGAATAATCAGGTTCCTTGATGTTCCTCCATTCAGAAGCATTGAGATGGCGATGCGCAAGGCGATAGCAGCAGCAGACATCTCACCGCCTGAAAGCATTCCAACAGGTCGCTTACGTCCATCAGCAAGAACAACTGATGCATTGAACTTCTTGTCAATCTCAAGCCGGACGAACTTTCCTGACGTGAACCTGCTGATGAGATCAGAAGCGTACTCCTCAATAACTGGAACAGAGTCCTCAATCCTGGCCTCCCTGAACCTCTCAATGAGTCCAGTTGTTGACACGGACTCCTCGGCCTGCCTGAGCATGTTCCTGTACTTCTCTATCTCCTTGTCCAAGCGCTCAACAGTCTTCTGAGACGACTCCAGCCTGGCTCTGAGAACGTCCTGCTCTGACTCAACCTCTACCACTGCAAGACCAGCCTTGTGAGCAGCCTCCACAGCCTTGTCAACCTTGCTTCTGAGCGACTGGACCTTCTTCAGTGATACAACATCTGTGTTCTTGCTCTGATTGCTCAGTCTGTCAATCTCAGCGTTCTGCTGCTCAATCCTGTCAGAAATCTCACTAGCCCTATCCAGAAGAGACTCATACTTCCTCCTGGTCTCATCCTGCTCCTTAGCCTTCACGAGAATCTTGGTCGCTGACTTCACCTCTGTCTCAGCAACCTTGATCTGTGCAAGCACCTTAACTCTCTCATCCTCGTCAGACTTGATGCTCTCAGCAGTCTTCTCTCTGTTCTCGATAGCCTCAATTAGAGAGTCATACTTACCCACAGTCTCCTGTAGCCTTGGAACCGACCTTTTAGCACCAGTGACCTTCTTCTTTAACTCACCAACAGAGTTCTGGCACTCCTCGATCTCCTTGTTCAACTTGTCAAGAACCACACTGATGCTGTCAACCTTCTGCAGACATGTCGGACAAGTGCCCTCGCCTCCTGTAAGAGCGTCCACTGCCTTAGAGAGTTTTCTCTCCTCTGACTCATGCATCCTGATACTTGCAGTACTCTCAGAGATGACTGACTTCGCCTCATCAATCTTGTCAAGAGTCTTCTGTCTTCCCTTTATGGCAGCATCCAGGTCTTTGACACTGGAGATGCTTAGGATTCTCTCAAACTCACTCAGGTTCTCTCTTGAATCTGAGAGACGAGAGTCAATTTCTTTCAAGTCTCTTTGAAGAACAGAACGAGCAGAACGAGCAGAAGACAACTCCTCCTGAGCCTCATCAAGCGATGACACAACTCCACCAGAAAGACTCTTCATCTCCTTCTTCAGGTCGTTCTTTCTCGTAACAGTCTCATCAAGATCTGATCTCAGCGACTCCAGTTGAGCCTTGGCGTTAGACGTCTTCTGTCTGATAGACTCCTGCTGCTCATACGACTCATTTGCACTATTGTACTCACAGGAAACTGAGTCCTTGTTGCTCTGCGCCTCCTGCTCGCTGACTCTCAGGGCAATCAGTTTCTCTTCATTGCTGTCAATCTTGGATGACAGTTCTTCAATCTCCTTGTGCAGTCTTGTCGCCTCATCCTCGTCAACAGATGTTGATGCAAGAGACTTCTTGATACTTGTGCTCTCCTCTCTGGCCTTCTTAAGTGCTGCTGTGGCGGATGAGATACCAGTCAGTTTCTCAATAACCTGGGCGCGCTCTGACGGACTTGCTGTCACCAGTGAGTCAACCTGCTTCTGCTGAACAAGAACAGCAGCCAGAAACCCCTTACTGTCCATCTTGAGGCGCTGCCTGATGTAGATCTCAGCACTTGTGACAGACGACCCTGCCTTGTGAGTGTCATCACTAAAAACAGGATCAGAACCATCCTCAGTCTCAGGTGCTTCCCACACGTCACACTCAGCCGATCCAGACTTTGAGACGATACGACGTTCAACCTTCATGACCGTATCATCCACGTTCAGAACCACCGAGGCGAAGAACTTGTCCTCACCCCACTTGGCCTGATCCCTCATGATTGCTGAGTTCTTAGACACACCACGCGGCTTGACACCGAAAAGCACCCAGGCAACAGAGTCAACGATACTTGACTTCCCGGCACCAGTAGCACCACGAATAGCCGTCACGCCCTCAGAAGCGGGCTCAAACAGGAAGTTCTCATGATGACGAATGTTTGAAAGACTGACTGACCTGAGACTGATACTCACTGAACTCTCCCTATGTGCAACAACATACTCTTGCTAATCTTAACCACACAGAATAGTGCGCCAAATAGATTGACCTTGATAGTGCTTTAGGGTAGACAGAAAGCAGTCATGGTTGCGAGATACAACAACCATGACTGCCGATTCAGAGTATATTCAGAAGTACAATCAACTACTTCTGACTTGCATCGCTTCCAGTCTGCTGCGGGTGAACACCACTCATTGATGATGACAGCCTGATAGCATCCAGAAGAGTGTACGGAGCAAACTTCCACTGTCCGTCAACATAGACCATCTCCAGAGAGAATGCTGGAGCATTGTTGGAGAAGACCTGTAACGGCACATAGGCTGTTCCAGTCTCAGAGTCGAGATAGACGTACTTGTAAAGGTCGCTGGACCTGGCCTCAATCTTTCCGTCATTGTTGCCATCAAGTAAGGAGGAGACCTTGACAAGAGACTGATAGGTGGTCTTTCTCAGATCGTTGTCAAAGTCGTTGGTGAACCTGGTCAGTGAGTCAATGGTGGACATGTCAGCAAGAGTGTTTCTGTCTGCTGATGAGTCCTCGAAAGCCTTGACTCGATCATCTGCTGACAGGTTCGCTGAGTGCTTGTTCGCAGCAGTAAGAAGAGTAGCAGCCGCAGCCATAGCAGACGCCTTGTCCTTGTCAGACGATGCTCCAGACACCGATCTGGATACCTTCTGAACCTGCTGGCCTGAACCCGAACCGCCTGACTCGTTCTTGGAGATGCTGACAACAGCAAGAGCAGCCGCCAGACAGACTATCACAAGAGACATCAGCACTGTTACAATACCCTGTTTTGTTCTTGTATATGCAACAAATTTGTTAGGGTGGATAACAGCCTTTCTTGTAGAAGTCTTCTTAGCGGAGACACCTCCAGAAGAACTCTTTTCAGGCTTTGTCCTTGTCTTGCTTGATGGCGACTTGCTTCTACTCACTGGCTCTCCACATCGCTTTCGTCCTGGTCCTCTTCAACATCTGTCTCAGTACTCTTTGCTGACTGGTACTTCCTGTAGTCGATGTACATAATGACGCCAATAATCAGCATCGCTATGATCCATACAACACCTACAGCATACCATCTGTATGGATAGAGTTCTATGAACTTCGGGAGCCAACTCATCCCAGCACTCTTGACCATTTGCACAAACTCGGCTGTCAGACCTTGCTTGTTAAGCCAGACAATGGAGTCACCCAGGAACGCTTTTGCCCTGTAGTCCATCCACGCCATGACAAGAGTTGTGACAACAGGGAAGAACATGACTATAGATGACCAGAATGTTGGGTTTCTCCAGAACCGTACTGGCTTGTCAGACTTCTTTCTGGTTTCTCTTACATCGAGACTTCTGTTAGATTTTTCTGTCTTGTCAACATTCTTCTTGTGAAGACTGTCCTGTATGAATGAAGCCTCTGACTCAGATAGTCTTCGTCCTGCCATCTTTCAACCACCTCAATAACCACCAGAAAAGTCTTCTATTCATGTCATTCTTTTCTGTGCTGGTGTATTCTTGCTATTACCTGAATTCCCTGTTAGTTACTTCTGTAGTCTCTCTCCAAGAGCCCTCACAAAATCAGCAGACAGTGCGTCTATCTTCTTTGTGTTGATTTCTGAGGCATCCATCTGATCTATCAGAGTATATGCATCATCAAAGTTGTTTGTACTGACAGCAGCATCAATAACCGCCAAGGAAAGTTTATGTGCCATGTCTATATCATTGGACACAACTCCAAGACCGCCCATAACACCTGACGTGACGCTGGTATCCACCAGTTTCTCGTCAGACTTCTCGTCCCATGTCAGTGTTGTTGCCGCCTGAGTCTTCATCCAGATACGGTGCTTGTCCTCCAAGTCAGCGAAACTCATAGGACTAATACCCATCTCAGTAGCAATCTCGTCCCCAGCGAACGTGGTCCGGTCCTTGAAGCGCTTCTTCAGTCTCTTGATGGCCTTAGAGCGTCCTCGCTGGAACGTACTGAGTTCCTTACCAAGATGAGCCTGCGGCAGGTCATACGGCCAGCGACGAAGAACGTCATCAAGGTACCCTGAGAACGGAACAGCCTTGGACTCGTCAAACTTCTCAATGGCCTGAATCACCCACAGAAGAACCTGCGAGTTCCTGTCCTCATCATCTGGAAGGAAGATCTTAATGGTATCCATGCTGCGCTTAATGAGACTCTTTCCAAAGCGCTTGTAGAAGAGGACCAGACCCTCCTTGAACTCATCAGTGAAGTCCACCATCTCACGTCTACGAGCCTGAACTTTCTTGCTCATCGCAAGGCCATGCTTGGACAGAATCTCGTCAGCAATGTCCTTCACGTACCCCGTGGAACCACAGTACGCCTTCCATAGTCCCGGCTCAATCTCACAGACTCTGGCAATGCCCAGAAGAGCCTCACGAATCTCGTCGGCAACCTCTACCCCGGAACGGAATGACACGATACCTACATCACGAAGTGGAGCAGCCAGAAAACCCTCCGTCTCAGTCATGTTGTCCCACACCCTTGGAGGAAAGATGAAGTCAGTCAACTGCCCAGGGAACGCCAGATCTCTTTCCTCGTACCACTCAAGAACCGACTCCAACGGGAACCGGAACGACTTGGCACCTGTCGTCGCCTGAACAAGGCTGCCGTCCGCAAGATGAGCAGCAACCCAGTCAGCGAGTTCATCCTCAGTACATCCAGACATCTTCCTCCACTTGGGCAGGGAGTACCACATGCCGTCACTGATGATCGCACCAATACGGAAATCAACAGGCTGCTTCAAAAACTCATTCTTAGTGTATGTAATACTGATAGTCACTTAACATCCTCCAATACGGCACGCTGAGTGAAGTGAGGCATCATGCTTTTAGAAACTGACAGAACATACAGCAGGTTCAGGAAAAACTCTCTCTGATCCTCATCAACCAGTAGAGCAGGCTTACGGAACCCGACAACTATCTCACTGTTCCTGTCACTCTCATCAGGAACGTGAAACACCTTGTAGAACTTCTCTGAGAAGAACATGGTTATATGCTCATTCACTTTTTTAAGAGCCAGCGACACGTTCTCATCAGGGGACACATGAAACCCGATGTACACCCACGGATCACCCTTGGTTCTCCTTTTAGCCATCAAACACCTCACAAAGAACTTAAAACATCAGGAACCATGGAACATCTTAACAACACACACGAGCACTCAGTTATTCTTGCACAAGATACACATAAGGTGGGTGCCTCTATCTTGTCAGCACCCACCTTATGTGTGATAAATATACTCTAGAACGACTTGAACATACTCCTCATCTTATCCTCGTCAATCTCTCTGTGCACATCGTACAACTCCTCCACATCTGCTGGAGACATATTGTTGATGAACGATCTAAGGCCACCGTATGGACCAGTGTTCTTGTCGTTCCTGGGCTCAAAATAGTCCCCTTCTTTACCATTTACTCTTGGATCCTTGATTCTTCCTGATCCTGTTCTTACAGCCCCAGGAACAGACCTGTCTTCATATTTGACCCAGATGCCCTCTTTGTCCTTACCAATACGAATTCTAGTTGTATCCTCACCATAATACTTCTTTAGTTCTGATGAAAGATTACCTCTAACTTCTTTCTGATACTTTTTACGACTATCTTTAATCTTTGACATGCCAGTATCAAAGCGCTTCTGTCTTTCCTCTGCTGATGCAAAAGAGATAGAATCAATGTCTCCTATCGGTATCTGGCTATAACGTTCCCTAATAAGTACATCTTTTCTTCTAGATGCATCATAGGTTTCTTTAACAAGTTTCCTTGTTTCAGCGCTATCATGGCTGGTCAAATAGTCCCTGATTTTTTCAGATCTTTCGTCTGGTGCTGAATAGTGTTCAATGTCTCCTTGTCTGTTTAAATCAAACTGGAATCCTGTCCCAAACTCATTAAAGTGACCAGTGATTCTAGTACTACCATCACTCATAGTACTAACCTTGAATCCTGACGGATCGATGCCAGACCCTTCAATAATATTTTTACCAATAACATCTGAATTCCTTGCTAATTTACCTGTCTCTTTACCAACTTCAGATCTGAATACTGACAGACGTAGATTCATGTATGCACTATAGTCGTTAGGATAGTCAAGCACCTCAACACTCTGTTCATGTTCCTTGTGGTTCCTTGCTCTAGCCCAGAACATATTTCCTGTCTTTTCGTTAACTACTTCAAAGAAGTTAGGATTCTCTTTTGAAAGACCTATGATCATTCCTTCGCGGTAGTTCTCGTCATAGTCCTCACTGGATATGCGAATGCGTGCACCAGGAATAAATGGCGTATCATCCATAAACCTATATTTATCATCTTCCGGCTTCAAAACACCATACTTTTCTCTAACCCCATCTAGATACTGGACATCATTGATGTAATCAGGATCAATTTTCTCAGTCATCTTTTCAAGAGTACTAAAGACCTTCTGGGAGTCAGCATCCCTTTCAGATCCTTGTAGCCCATCTCCTACACCTGCACGTTCAGCATCAATAGCCTCGCGCTCCGACTGGCTGTACGCATGAGGAACATCCAGCCCTTGCTTCCTGTAGTCACAGTTCTCTGGTCCAACACACGGCTCCCACTTACCCGTTCTAGGGCTGAGGTGCTGGCAATTATTATTCATGACATCCTCCATGAATTTTTCTTATAAAGTCTTTACACCTGAGTATCTATCTAGGCTCAACAAAAAGCACCCTCCAGTTGCACATTTAACTGGAGGGTGCTTGAAGATTATGTTTCAATTACACCATGAAGTCCTGCATTGTCAGTCCTTCCTCTGTCATGCCTTCTCTGAGAATCTTGAGCGCCTTGTTCATCTCAGAGCGGTACTTCTGCACTGACAGACCCCACTTACTCCTGATCTCTGCTGGGCTCATGTCCTCATCTATGTTGTCTCTGTTGTCAATTCCGAAAGAACTGGAGATGATGTCCTGATGCATCTCGCTAAGAGCACTGACTCGAACATGAATGTCGCTGCTCATGTCGTTCTCGATGACGACCTGATCCACTGCGGGCTCATGACCAAGATCAATGACGTCAATGAGTTCCTTGTCATCGCTTCCACCAAGGCTGGGACTCTTGATGTGTGTGTTCAGTGAGACAGCACCAGCAGCCGTGTTGACGATTGCAGAGAAGTCCGCCTTGCTCAGTTTTTCTTCCTTGCGGATAATCTCGTCAATCTCTCGCTTGGTTCCAAGACCGAGTTCTGCATAGTCCTCACGCTTGGTGTTAATCTTGGTGTACTGGCTCACACGGTTCTCTGGGAGCCTGACAGTCTTTCCTGTCATGTTGGTCTGCCGGATGATGTTCTGACCAATCCAGGGGTGAGCAACAGTGCTTAACTTGTTGTTCCTGCTTGGGTCATACTTCAAGATACCGTTCATCAGACCAACACACCCCTCTTGAATCAAGTCCTCAATGTCAGGGGATGATGGATACTTCTTCTTGAACTTCTTGGCTCGGCTGATGACAAGACCGATACAGCCATCAACCATCTTCTCAACTGCTTCCTCACCTTTACTGATGGTGACTCTCAACTGAGCCTTCTTGTCATCTGTCAGGTTCTCTTCTGCTGACAGAGTGCTCTTTGCCTTCTGCATCTCTTGTACAAGAGCACCGAGTTCGAGTTCCTGCTCCTTGGTGAGGAAGTTCGCACGATCAACACTGTATTTCGCCATACCTACCTGCTTTGTCTTTGTAAAATCCCTGTTTGTTCTAGGCGTCGCCAGTGAAGGCGCCTGCTCAATATCAGTGACGGGCAAGGCAGGTATGGCCTCTTAGTATACGTTGAAATAGCAACGTTTTATGCCTGTCACACAGGTGTGCGCCTCTTGATGACTGTGATGTGACGAGCACCTTGACAGGTGTCTGCTCCCCGCCTCATCGAGAGAGTACTCTACATGAGACAGAGTTCACATGTCAAGTCGTCACACTGAGGGAACCTCACAATGATACCATAGTTTAATAGTTCATGAAGTCATATTCTTGTACATAACGACAAGCAATACACACAAGAATCTAGTGCATCAAATGACGTTACCACTCACCAGTTCTCATCGTACACATCAACCAGCGGGTTTCTGTGCTCATCAGATCTGGATTCATCATCCATTTCGTACAATGCGTCCTCAGCGCTTGCGTCATACTGCTCAGAGTTGAAGTCCTTCTCAGAGCGAGCATCAGCATTCGCTTCAAGGATGATCTGCACCAGCCTGTCCATAGACTGCTTTGTAGCCCCTTTGAGGCTCTTTTGCCGGGGGATGACACCTGTACTAGTCAACTCTCTTCTAAGGTGCCCTATAGCCCTGTAATCGGCTCTGGTGCACCCATTAGGGTAAACCAGCACCGGTGGCTCAAAGTCATCTATGTCTGAAACAGGAATGACTCTCTTCGGTGAGGAGTCATCAGTCAAGTCTGTGTCACTTAACATGTCTTCTGTGTTGTCATGAGTGGTTTCATTCACGTGAAATCACCTCTTAATATAGAATTCTATGGTTGTTCTCAACAAGGCTCAGAAGATTCTTCAACTACTCGACCCTCGATCTCATCAAGGCTGACTTCCTCTGCCTCTACTTCGCTGATGTACTGAGCCTTGTTGACAGTGACGTCAGTAACTACAAGATCAAGATTGTAGTCATTCACTGACTCAACTACTGCTCGTGCAATTCGGCCATCAAGAGTCTCGTCATAACACTTGTAGTCCTGAATAAAGGATAATCCTAGCGAGACAAAACATGTCATACCAGAAGTGTTTTCAGATGAGTCTACATCATCTCTAAGATCGTGGACAGACACCCTTGTCATGAAGTCTCCACCATCCATAATTGTCTTCAATGATGACTCCTTGACTTGCGCAGCCCTGAGCACAGACAGCGACAACGAGGTTGCGAGACCCTTATCCTTCTCGCTAAGCAGTCGGTCGCAGAGAGACTTAGACAACACTGTCTTGTCTCCACTACCTTCTCTGAGCGAGACAACTAAATCTATACCTCTACCCAAAACCAGACCACCTCTGAACCACACATACTCTGACAAAACACAATCAATCGTTTTGCCTATATCTTACCGAGCAGAACTGGTATGTGAAGGTACTGTTGATGCAGTTGTGTGTGACACAGATGGAATGATGCTGTCAGATCCAGTGTATGTCTTAATGCCAAGAAGAACAGCAGCAGAGCATAGAACGACAAGAACAGCAGCAGCAACAAGTTTCAGGACAAATAGAATCCCTGCAGCAGAGTTTGTTGAGATGGACTTTCTTCTAACATGACTGCGATACTTCTTGCTGGACTTTTTAATGTCCTGCACCTCACGCTCATCGGGATCCTCCATGCGCCTGGTTCTCACAAGTTCATCAAATGGCACAACTACCTCCAGAATCAAAAACACTCATTAATAACAGAACAGAATAAAAGCAGGATAAGTGTGGATACTACACTGCACACTACCTAACGTGTTAGTTGTCGTTCTGTCCAATCAGCAACTCACCTGTCACAGAGTTTGACGAGACAATAAAAACCTCACCTGGAGTACAGTCACCCTTGACACACTTGACAACATACTCGTTCTGGAGGAACTGGCTCTCTCTATTCTTAGTGATAGCACTGTACTGACTGCTTGAAACGTTACTGGAAACAGCCTTGCCATCAACTGTGAGGATAGGCTCAGCCCAAGAGAGTCGTCCATACGGCCCAGCAAGAACATCAACAACACTGGCTTCTCTGGACGGAAGGAACGCCTGTCTCATGTGGTCAATGATTCCACCATCATGAGGACGAGAAGGGTCAACAACGACCCTGGATCCAGATGGAACAACACTACCAACAAAGGTAGGATTCTTCACTGGAACAAGTGATCCGTCACCAACAAGAACAACACGAAGAAGAGTGACAGCAAAACACAGATACACAACAGCCAAAGCAGCGAAAGTCATTCCGATCCATCTAACAGCCGTATTGACAACCAGTCTAGAAAAGGCTGAATTTGATACACGAACCTTTCTCTTCTTGTCTGCATCATTTGTGCTGCTACCACTATTTAATGCCACAGTATTGTCCTGTCTTAAAGGTGATTACTAACTTGGCGGAATATCAAAAGATAGTGGCAATGATAACTTGCAAAAATGCATACGATACAGCCAAAGCGAGATAACCACCAATGACGATGAGGAATCCAGCCTTGACCTTGTGCTCACTGGCCCAAGTCTTGGCTCGGCTCCACCACGACTTCTTGCTTGCTCTGTCCTCGTCACTCATCTTCCTGGTCGGAGGAGGTGACGGAAGGAAAGGATCTCCAGCATATGCTCGACGAACATCCTTCATGACAGACTCCATCTGAGAGGCGAACTCACGACTCAGGACAAAACTGACCTCATCGTTATCACTGCTCTCAATCGTCAACACAGGAGGATTTGCTCTCACCATGCCATAGTGCTTGAAGTTGCCATTCTTGGTGTACAGATTGTCAACCCGCCAGCGAATAACATTGTCACTCTGCAGGACAACCCCATCCTTCTGACTCTCATCAAGAACACGATCATCACCAGCCAGAAACGCCTCGTCCTCAGCGAAGTAGGAGTCAACAAACTCTTGGCTCTCACTCAATACATCATTGCTGTCATCATCTGTTGTGTCAGAAGTGGTATTCTCCTCGTCCTCTTTATCAGAGGCATGACTGTTGTCAAAGTCAACATCCTGAACGTCATCAACGTTAAGCGACTCGTTCACTGTCTCAATAAGATCAGGAATGTCAACAGATGTAGACTCACTATCTGCCTCTGATTCAACTAGGTCATCATTGTCGTTAGAGTCAGTGCTGTTAATAATGGCATCAAGTTCTGCATCTACATCTACACTGTTCTCTTCTAGTGAGTGCTTACCCATCGTTGACAACCGCCTCTTGTAGTATTTTCCGTCTGGACTGCTCTTGAATCTTAACTACAGAGGGCGTTTTGGTTCTGTAGTTATGTAACCAAAACGCCCTCTATAAAGTATTTTACCTGTCTGTTACTTACTGGTAGGTGTTGGTGCTGGTGTCGCAGAAGAAGGTTGAGGATTCTGACCCTGAGTAAGTGCCTGTGCCTGCTCTGGCGTCAATGAGGAGTTGGCGTTTGGCTTGCCGTTGGAGCCAATACCACGAGATGTCTGAATCGTTGACGTAACCTCGAAGCCCTTCAGATCGTATCCCTGCTGAATCGGCTTGTCCCAGTTAGCCAGAATAAAAGGCTTAGTCACCTTGTCAACAGAGTACACCTTCCACTCATTGTTGATGTTCACCATCGTCAACTCAACAGGCTCGTCAGAGAATCCGCGAGACTGAACAGTGTAGGTACCGTCCCACTTCTCGTCATTTCCGTTCTGTACCCTGATGGAGACATGCGAGGAGAACTTACCTCTAACCTTCATTCTCATAACCTGTTTACCATCAAAAGTAGCATAGGATGCTTTCTTGTCAGCCTGAAGATCCAGGTTCTTCATCTCAAAACCCATCAGCATCGACAGGTCAGACTCGTTAGACCACTTTGAGGTAACGGTTCCGTCAAAGTATGCTGGCGAGCCTTTTGCCACATACGGGAGAGCGTTTCTGTAAGCCATCTGCCGAGTGACGAACAACGAGGGGTACTTCTCAGGATCGTAGGAAACAGTGTTGGAGACTGTGATCACGTTGTCTCCCTGCTGGTCAACAGTCCCAGAGACCACTCCAAAGTTACCAACCTTCCCCATGTAGAGTTCAGCAACAGAAAGGGCCTTGGAGCGATCAGCGTCAGAGACAGCAACATTTGCAGGATTCTTGTCGCTATCCTGCTTGTCATCAAGATACTGCAGGCCAACATATCCACTGAGAGTGACGACTAGACCCACAACAACAGCAAGAATGACAGTTACAGCAACATTGCTCTTGCTCTGTGAGTCATCATCCTTCTTTTTCTTGCTCTTAAAACTAAGAAATGCCACTTCATCTCCCTGTTGACTGAAAACCAACTATGATGTGAAAAATGTGCTCACATCTTGTATCTTCATTATCATATCACATGATGAAACAAGATGTGAGCACATTGCATTGATTCATTTAAGATGACTACTTCTTGGCTCCTCCGCTTCCTACGTAGTGGAATCCGACGAACTGTCTGTGTGCACCACCAACAGTGTAGTCCTCAGTAAACGACTGGTTCAGATAGAACTGACCAACACCACCAACACGCTCCTCCATAGAAGCCTCAGCAATCTTGTCAACACCATCAACATTACCAAGGTAGACGAAGATGTGACCCACGTACTCAGGCTTGGTAATAAAGATGTCTCCTGGTTGACGTTGATTGTAGTCAGTGTACATCTGCCACTTGTCAGGGTGGGATGCCATGTACTCGTACTGAGTCCCTGTTGGACCCCAAGGGAACTCTGGATCAACAGTGTTCTTGACAACAGTTGCAGCGAAACGACCACAGTCGGCCCAAAGATTCAGTGGGTCAGCACCTGTCTCCGCCTCCATCTTGTGCTTTGCGTCCTTGTAAGCCTGTGGAGCACATGAGTAACCATTAGGCTCTGGGCACTTCGACTCCTCCTTGGTCGGGTAGGCGATAGAGATGGCGAACTGAACGACATTTGAGGACCCGCCAGCAGCACCTCCACCCTTGGTGCAACTACCTCCAGAACCACTACCAGAAGAGACACCAGAGGCTCCTGTGAACTTGCTCAGAAACTCTGTAGCAGAGTCCTGCCTCTCTCTCAGTCCAGCAGCACCATCAGCACTACCCTCATAGACCTCATGGAAGATGAGAGCCAGTTCCTTCTCGCTCTTGCCCTGGTCATTGAAACCCTGAGCCAGGAGACGCTGACCATATGTTGAGTCCAACTCGTTCTTGATCATAGTCAGTTGGACCTCAGCGTCATACCAGTTCTTACCCATGGATGCTGCCAGATCAAGAAGAGTCTTGGCACGACCTGGATTCCACGTCCACTGAGCAAGACCAAGACCAGCCGGAGCGTAGTTCTTAGTGAAGGCATCTGCCTCTGCATTAGACATGTGACCCATGTGGCCGTCAGCGTTTGGACCCTTCATCTCAGCCTTGGCGTATGTGATACTGGACTCCTGAATGAAGTTACCAAGGATACCAGCAGCCTGCTCCCTGCTCATACCCTTACCACCAAGGAAGTCGAACTTCTGGCTCATCAACCATGAACCAGCCTCATTACCTCGCTGTGTCCAGTCGCCATCATCACTGTTTGAGAAGTTACCGAACGATGATGCAGCACCACTGTCTCCACCAATACCAAAGCACCCATCAGCGTTCTCGTTTCGACCAACCACTGTGATAGTACTGTTGACAAGCAGTCCAGCGACAGCCAGGCAGACAACAATCGCAGTGACCACCCATGATGTCGGGTTAGCCATGACAGCGACAGCGCCCTTAGCAGAAGCAGCGATACCCTGAACGACTGCCTGAGCCTTGTGAAAGGCGTTGGAGACCTTCATGGCGGTGTCAGCCATACCATCTGGCACAATACCCTTGGCTGCGTTCTTGGCAGCGCCAGCAGCCTTTGACTTCAGTGCACTTGCTGGGTTTTTAGAGCCCTTGGAGTCATCACTGGAATCTGACTTCTTGTCATCAGATGACGAACTGTCATCCTTGTCGTCACTGCCTGAAGATTCTTTCTTCTTGTCCTTATCCGACTTGTCCTCGCCCTCACCTGCTCCTTTCTTGTTGGAGCCAGCAGTCTCGTTGCTGTCCTGAGGGTTTGGAGCAGTAGCAGCACCTGGGTTGAATGGCTTCATATCCAGATTACGATTAGGAATGTCATCATCCGCTGAAGTCTTATCCGGTTCTTTGTTCTCGTTACCAGAACCATCAGCATCAGGCCCAGGGTCTTTGCTATCCTTACCAGTAGGATCGCCCTTTGAGCCGGATTTTAGAGCATCTTCTGGCGGGTTTTCTGGATTGAGATCTCTGTTTGCTGGCTCCTCAGGATTGTCTGTGTCAGCATTACCTTCCTGTTCAGGATTCTTTTTCTGACTGTCAGCATCATCACCACCATGAACTTCTTCACCTTCATCAGGTGCTGCATCCATGTCTGGAAGAGACACATCAGGTTCACCATCACCAGAGACATCCTGAACCTGAGTATCGCCACCATCTGCCCCAGCAACATCTTCATCTTGTGCTGACGTGCTCGCACCTTGTTTCTGCAGAGGATCGTCACTGGATCCAGCAGCAACCTGGATAGCCTCATACTTGGGTTTCCCGACCCCGCTTCTGGCTGGGAACCTGGAATCGCTCATGACTTACCTCTCAGAAAAACTTACAGCAATTGATTCTTGTTAATTATCAGAAAGAGAACTCTTATTCATCTGCCTTCGGCTTACTCTTGTCGTCACCCTTGTTCTCAACCTTGGATGCTTCTCTGTGAGCACCAAGAGATGAAAGGAACCCTCGTCTGCTAACACCAATGGGCTTAGCAGGCTTGTCATCACTCTTTGGCTTGTCTCTCAGATCCTTCCTTGATGGAACCGGCTTGGACTCTGGTGCCACAACAGGAGGTTTTGGAGTGTCCTCTACTACCTGTGTGTCATCATCATCCCAATTTCCAGACATAGAGATCCTGAACACATCCTTTTCATCCTTGTTGTTAGTCACTCTAGGGCTGCTCCAGGACGACGGCTCAGGAGGAGTTGGTGCTGATGCTGACTCTCTTGCCTTTACCTTCCTTCTTCTCTCAACATTGCGACGCTTGTTCTGCCTGTGCAGTTTTTCAGCCTCCCTCTTTCTTTCCTGAGGTGACTTGTACTCCGTGTTACCATGGATGTCGTAATCCGCTGCGCCATCCAACTCTGTCCCTGCGTCACCATAGATCTTTGTGTCTGGTGACAACTTGCTACTTGCGTCGCGGTTCTTCTTCTTCTCAGCCTCAAAGTCCTTCTTGGCTGTCTCAGAGGACACGAAGCCCTTGTCCTTACGGGCCTTGGAGACCTGCTTGTCAACCTTTGTGACCTTTCTGGCTGTGATGACACGTCCTGTAGACACGGCGTTCTTGTCGTTGGCCTCACCATACATACGTGCACGCATGTCAGCGTCAGCAGCGGCCTTCTGCTTCTCAGCAGCCTGCTCATAAGCCCACTCGCGCTCAGAGACGGCCTCAGCCATGGCAGGAGTAATCTCCTCCATCCTGCTACCAATCTCCTGCAGCCTCTGCTCATCCTGAGCCGTATACCTGGTCTTCCTCTGAATCTTCTCAGCCCTCTCAGCAACCTCCTGGTCGATCTCGTCAAAGGTACGACCGTCCATGTCGTTGAAGACCTCCCAGGTCTGTCCACGATCAATGTCAAGAGCGTTGATACGACTCTGAATCTCCATCCTCTCGTCAGGATCAGAGGTCTGGTTCAACTGCTTGTCAAGTTGCTCGATCTGGAACGTAAGACGACCGAACCTGACGTAGTTAGCCATCTGCTCCTTACGAGCAACAGCAGACTCAATCTGCTCAGGTGTAGAATCAGGCATTCTCCTGATCTTCTGCTCAGCCAACTTGGCCTCAGTGAGCATATCCTCCTGAGCCACGACATCAGAGTGAGTCATACGACGACGACGGCCCTCAATCTCCGAAGACTCCTTCAGCAAACCTGTCTGCTCCTTGTCCAGGTTGTCAAACTCAGTCTGGGCTCTCTTTCCAGCAGTCTCGTAGTTGCTGGCTGTCCTCTTGGCCTCAGTGGCCTGGTTCCTGGCCTCAGACTCCTTGTTCTTCAACTTGCCACGGTTGGCGATGTTCTCACGGTCAACCTGGCGAGCAATATTTCCAACAAAGCCACGAGAGCGCTTGAGTTCACGGCTGACAGCATCTGCTCCACCAGAGCGCAGTGTTCCACCAGCGAGTTTGGCTCCAAGAGCACCACCAGCCATAGCAGCAGCAACGTCTCTAGTGCCTCTCAGACCGTTGTGCATGGTGTTCCCAAGCCTGTCAGTCATACGTGACGACAACTGCTCTCCACCAAGGTTTGCACGACCAATAAGATCGATGATCTCACGTCTGTACATGAACAGTGCCATAGTCATCAGAATAGTGAACAGCAGCGTCATACCGATACTGCCCATACTCTCCAAAATGTCGCCATAGATGGCGATAGTGACCACCAGGAACGCCGCTGAGGCGATGTACTTCATGACGTTTGAGACGACCTTCTCCAGCCATCCGAGCATGATTCTGCGTCCGCGTCCTGGAACGACACCAATGAGCAGGAAGATTGGAGCGAAGGATGTCAGTACTGCTGACGAGATGTAATAGACGTTGGCGTACAGTGAGGTGATAACCAGGATGAGGCTTCCAAGAACAGTGACGATGATTGCCATGAGAGCAATACCATTCTTGGAATTCGTTGAGGCAAAAGATCCGCCCCAGTTGTCCCAGAATCCGTTGTTGGCCGCAGCAGCATCAACGACCTTGTACCACTTGACATCAGCCTTGCCGTTCTCTGGTAGAGTGTCATCTCCTGACTGGACCTTTGTCTCCAAGTACATCTGGTACGCTGCCAGGTTACAGACTCGGTTGGACGTACCCTTCTCAACAGTCTTCAGGGTGCCGTTCTTCTGTCCGTCAATGCTTCCATCTGTGTACAAGTTCACACAGTAGTCCTCAGGGTTTAGACCAGCGTCAGTCAGAATCTTGTTGGTCGGCCTGTCAGTGCTCATGGTGTCCAGGTTGTCAAAACTGGTACCAAAAGAGCCCTGAGAGTACATGTTCAGAATGAAGGACTTCCAGATCTTGCAGGTAAGACCACCGGCAACCATCTCCATGTGCTCAGACGGAGAAGCATCAGCAACACTTGACTTGCAGATAGCAGCCGATGACTCCTCACCCTCAGCGAGATCTGAGTTCGTGTCAGTGTCATTCATGCAGTTCTGTCCGCTGAATGCCCCGATAACACATGTCGCCACTGTGCTTGACGCTGCAAGAGGCGCCTGTGCAAGTAGAGCCGGATGTAGAAGAAGCATGAATCCAACGAAGTATGATATGAGCGCCCATCCCAGACCAGCAAAGGCTTCTCTGAACTGTCTGTGAATGGCAGCCTTCCATATAAAGGTGATGGCAACGAAGATGAACACCAGTGAGACCAGTGTCATGTAGATACTGCTTGTCAGAACACCAATGATTCCACCGTTCGAGTTACCGTTAGCGACCTGAGTAGCGCTTGGGGTACCGTTTCCACCAATAATCTTCAGCAGGTTGAAGCAGTCGTCTGTAGGATTCTTGACATCAGTGCAGATAAGGTCAGCGTCAAAAGAGTGCTGAACGATGTACTGTGTGATACCAGAGATACCGTTAGCAATACCGAGCAGACCGTTTGCTGAGATGATTCCAAGCCCGTTCAGGGTGCAGTTATTGAGGTTTCGCTTACCTTCAAGAGTCTTGACATCAGTCTTGCTGTGCTCCTTATAAAGGTCGCTCTCCTTGTCCCTGACGAAGAGTTCACCTTTACCCTCACCATGGTAGTTGACAAAGAACAAGCCGTTTTGTAGAGCCTCCTGCATTGTCAGTCGTCTACCTTGTTTATCTGAGACAGGATAAGACTTCAAGGCGTTGTACCATGACGCCTGTGAGTCCATATTCGCACCCATTAACTGGCTACAGGCAAAACCAAGTGTTCCAGCATCTACTCTGGTGCCAACAGCGTGCTCACTGACTCTTGGTGACAGCGCAGCAGGAAACACAGCAACAGCAAGAATCAGTAGTGAGAGCAGACCAGTCATCACTGACGTAGTGATTTTTGACACAGGTCTGGTGACAACTGAGTCTTTTTCGTCGTCGCTTTCGAGATCGACGTAGAAGGACCCTGCTCTTTCACTCATCAGACAACCTCTATAAAAAGAACGACGACAATTCAAAAAATGTATTCAAAGACTGCTTCATAAAAACACCTGAAATCAGTAATGTGTTTCAGGTATAGAAACAGAGCGGCCAATATCCCGAAAAATATCGACCGCTCTGGATTTTGCTCTGACGCTATTTATCTATTCTCAAAGCAAAAACATCGAGTTATTCTATCGCTGATTTTCCAGCAGACCAGAAGCAAGTTCAGCAACCTGTGAACGCTCTGTCTTCTGCAACGTCACATGAGCAAACAACTCAGAATCCTTCAACGAGTCCACAACACTCCAGATGTCAGCATTCTTACCAGACTGCAGAAAACGGTTGTCAACCTGAGCAGCATCAAACGTGAGAACAATCTTGGACCCGACCCCAGCACGTGACAGGATGTTAAGAATCTCACTCCTGGAGAAGTTCTGGGCCTCCTCAAGAATGATGAACGTGTTAGCCAGCGAACGACCACGAAGGAACGTGATGGGAGCAATCTCAACCATCTCTCGGAGCCTCTTCACCTCAGCATCACGAGAGGTCTCACTCTTTGCTTTACGACTCTTGGACGCAATGACGTCAATGGCATCAAAAACAGCACCAGACCATGCTACCATCTTGTCATTCACGTCACCTGGAAGGAACCCGATCTCCTGCCCCTGACCAAGTTCATGAAGTGAACGGAAGACCATGATCTTGTCGTAACTCTTACGCTTCAACTCCTCAAAGGCGACAGCCATAGTCACCAGCGTCTTGCCCGTACCAGCAGAACCACCAAGCGAGACAATCGGAATGACGTCAGCAGGTGTACGCAACCATGACATGGCAACATCCTGCTCTGTTGTCTTACCAGTGATACCAGACGCCTTCACCTTGTGATGCACTGGAACAATCTCATCACCAATAACCAGAAGATCGTACAGGTGCCTGGTGTCACCCTCCATCACTACAGCCACATAGGCGTTCTCAGACCTGTCCTCTGGAAGAGAGTCAAGAATATAGTCCTCAATCTTGTACAAATCCTCAGGATCTCCGTAAACTCCCTTGTCAGAGCACTCCTCCTGTGACAAGGTGACGACATACCGACCATCAAACGGACGAGCACCAATCACCTGCATCGCATTGAACTCAAAGGCCGGGATGTCCAGATCCAGTGTCGAGTGCAGTCGCATAGGAGTGTCGTTCGACAGCAGAACAACATCCTTACCGTCCTTCATGAGGTTCTTCGCCACCGCAAGAACAGTGCTGTCATGACTCCCGTCCTGCAAGTGCTCAGGAAGCGATGCCTGGTTCCGGTGATTGGGCTCAACACGAACAACAATGTTCTCACCCTCATCAATCTTCACTCCATGAGCAAGTCCAATACCACGGCTTGCGCGAATCTCCTCCAGAAGTCGGATCCACTGGCGTGACAGAAACCCTATTGTCGGATGAGACCTCTTGTCCTCCAGTTCTCTGACGACAACTGCTGGCACAACAATCTCACAGTCCTCAAGAACTGAGAGCAATCCAGTCCCCACCATCAACAAGGAGGACGTGTCAACAACCACCACCTTTCCACGAAGCGCTTCGGTAAGTGACTTGCTCTCGGTAGCAGTAGTGGTCATTCTCTTGTCCTATCTCGAAAACTGGAAGCGTACTCATGGAGTTCCAGCCCCATTGCTTCCATCCTGTCGAAATGATTCTCTAATAGTACCAGATGCCTTTTGAGAAGCACCTGACATCTATCTTAACAATAATTATCAGCACATACAGAGTGACTGAAATAGAATGGTCAACCTGGCGTCACAAACCCACAAAAACCAATCAGTCAGAGATCTGCATTCAAGATCTCTGACTGATTGGTTCAAGAGAAACTATTTTGAGTTATCTCCTATGTCCCAGGTCCCTGTTGCTACCAAAGGCGATAGCACTGACAGGTGAGTGGTGCAACTGACATGTCTGCAAACCAAAACCACCAAACAGTGACTGAGTTGAGGTGTAGACATCAGCACTGATAACCCTGTACGTCGCCTTGCTGTCAAGTTCAACATCTGGGATTCTTCCATCAGGACCAATGCGGAAGACCTCACTCTTGGCCTCCTTGTTCTGACCTCTCTGTGTTCCCAGCCTGACCTCGAAGTAAGGCAACTGCCTCTTGACTCCGTTGACCTCCATAGTACTGCATGAGTCAGAGATCCATGCTGATGAGTCCTTGGTCAACTGGTGCTGGTACTCCTTGACAAAGGCGTCCACAGAGGTCTTAGTCAGGCTTCCTTTGGCGTTGATGTGCTTGACTGCGGTCTCAGCGGAAGTCTGAGCCATTGCTGAGTACTCTGCCCTGTTTGTGACAACATGTCCTACATTGATGACAAGACCAAGAAGAATGACCGCTAGAGGAATGTAGATGATGGTCAGAACCAGAACACCGTCACCATCATCTGATCTGAGTTTCTTCAGTATCCTGTTGATTGTCCTCATCAGTGGCTGACCTCCTGACGGTTGACCAGATCAACAGCACCGTTGTAGCGAACCTCGGACTCAGATGTTCCTACAGCGTGCTTGACACCGCCATAGTCAATGAACGACAAGAACGAGCCTGCTACGCCACCGTACTCCCATGAGATGTCACATGACACACGCTCTCCGATGCTGGTCGCCACACGAGGAGTACACTCAATCTTCTTCACCTTGACGTTGACCAGTCCTCGCTGCTGCTGGAGAGCCTTAGCAGTGTTGCACTCAACAGCGCTGCTGGTGCTGGCGTCAACGCCCCACCCACTGACGCTGGAGCACACCAGTCCTCGTGGCACACCATAAGCGTTCTCAATCGGAGTGGCCTTACTGGCGTCACCATTACCACCATAGATGGCAACAGTTCTTGCAGCGTCTCTGGCGACAGCCTGAATCTGACCACGGTTCAACATGAAGATACCATAGTCAACACTGGTAATAAGAATCATCAGGAGAACAGGAACGACAATAATGAACGACACCAGAGAATCCCCTCTGTCGCTCTTGAATGACTTAAAAAATCTCTTCATTACCGAACATGTCTCCTTGTGCAAAAATACACCACAACATATACTTTGGCAATATCACAACGAAAACCAGACCAACATTTCTGTTAAGTCTGGTTTTTGTGTTATTTCTTATTCAGTTGTTTTTGTATTCGGAACAGAAATTGACTTACTTGTTATGAGAATGCACGAAGTTGCTCGTTCTCACTTCTAAGCCTACGAATCTCGTCCATGTAGTTCTCACACTGTGAACAGTGGTAGATGTTTGGAGGGTTACCCCATCCGTTGTTTGACACCTCAATAATGGAGATGTAGAAACGACGCTTGGCGTCAAGACTCATGTGGCTGTCAGCAATACTGTCTGGCTCTAACCCGAAGATCATCATCCTCAAGTAGTCTGACGCTGAGATACAAAGGCGCTGTGCACGCCACTTCACCTGCTCAGACTCAGGCATGGACATACGCCCATTCAGAGTGTTCTTACGGCTCTGTGTCTTGGCGACAATCTTGTCAAGTCGTCTGGTGATGTCATCAACCTGTGCCATTAGATAAGCCGCAGTTGAGTTGTCATCCTCGTTATCAGCCTCCAAAGTGAGAGCAGAGCGCTTCTTCCTGAGCATCTTCTGGTTCTTTACCGTGTCCTCAATCTCTTCAAGAGCACGTTCAGCAATAGCACGCCAGCCCTGAATGTCAACAGAACCAATAGCACGGTTCCTGATGAACTGAGACATGGAGATGGTCTCACCAGCCTTCTTGATGGATCTCACCTCAGCGTCAAGACTGGCACGCTCCTGCTCCGTCACCCTGATACTGACTCTCTGATCCAGTGGAGCACCACGACGACGCCTCTTGGACACACGAGGCTTCCACTCCTTGAACAACTCAATGAGATCCGGACGGTTCATCTCCTCAAGGACACGCAACTTGTCCTCAACGCTCATCTTGGAGGCACCGACCTCGTAACCACTCTCACTTACTGCCTTCTGATGCTTAGCGAAGTCTGTCGCTATCCTAGCGCGCCTGGAGGACTCACTCATATCTTCATCTACCTTCTTTGGCTAAAAGTGTATACTTATTGCTTTCAGTAAAGATCTATCACTCAGTTACTGCACTTCTTCAGTCCAGCCTCAAGAGCATCCTTGTCCTTCTGTGGAATTGACATGTCGTTGTACTTACTCAGGATGTCAACCCACTTCTTGGAGTAGTCACACGTGTAAGCCTTGTTCGGAGGCATGTACTCACTTGGACCCTTGTCACTCTTTGAGCGGTTCTCTGAGGCTGAGACAGCCAGCAGAACTGTGTCAACATCGTTAGCGTACTGTTGCTTTTTCTCGGCACTCCAGTTCTGTCCACCATTTCGTGCTACATAACCAAGTGGGGCAACATGGTCAATGTCAATCTTCTTTGGGTCAGTGATGGTCTGTCCACTGTAAGGATCTGTCCATGTGCCGCTAATCACTCGGCACGTCTTAGGGTCAGTCTTGACATCCTTACCCTGTTTGATAAGAACTGTCTCACGAGTGTTGCAGGCTCCGTTGATGTCGATCCAGTGCTTCCACTCTGAACGCTTGTATGACACCTTGCCAGAGTCAGCAATCTTGACACCTCCGAGAGCACCCTGAGCATCAGCCTTTGACAGAGCAGAGAAACCTTCAGGCAAGGAAGCAGAAGAACCACCATCTGAGGATCCACTACCAGCAGAACCAGATCCGCTTCCTGGATAAGAACCCTGACCGCTGGAACTTACATCACAGTTCTCACCAGCAATACAGTCATTCGTCTTCTTGCTGGCTGTTTGCCCCATTGACCTAAGGTATTCCAAACCATCCTTAACAGAGTGGATGTCATTACCCTTGACAATACCGTACCCTGCACCAAGGAAGACAATCAGGGCGAGACATGACATCATCAGACCACCAAATCCACCTGATCCACCACGACGGCGGCCACGGCCTGAACGAGATTTTCCTCTACCAGCCATTACTTTCTCCAGTCTTCATCAATCTGTGAACTACTCAGCATCAGTACGGTAAATCCTGTCACCAACATCAGATGAGTAGTTGAACCCCGATGTTGTCAACATGGCAAGATTGGTGATCTGCTCAAAGGACTTCACACGCTTGTAGTCACCAGGCATCTGTTCCAGGAAAAGATCCATCTGGTCACCAGCAGTCCACTGAACAGTCACACCCATTGTTGAGTCATACGTCTGCTTGATCTGTGAGCAGATGTCCCTGAGTTGCTTCTCAGTTGCTGTCTCAACCACAAGATGGTAAGTAGCCTTGAACCATGGAGCCTTGTCCTCTTCAAGAATGTTGGTGATCGTCTCAAGATCCTCCAGCGTCTGGTTCACGCCACCAGGGGTGCTACCCATTGCTGAGTCAAAAGCATCTGTACCAGCAGCAATGTTCTTTAACTCATCCTTGGTGAGTTTACGCTTCGTCTCAACGTCTGCCTTCATCTTGGCGTTCGGGTACAGGGTGAAACGTGAATACATGGTGAACGGCAAGGACATCTGATCAGGAAGATAGAGGAACGGATACCACTCGTTTGGGAAGTTTGAGTTTCTTGGGAACTTGATGAATGAGATTGTTGCTCGGTAGCCGTCAATCTCCTCTGAACCATACATCTGACTGAACTTCAACCAACGGTACTTGTGCTTGACGACACCAAAAGCCTCACGATCAATGTCCCCTGGACCAAAACGCGCCTCAGGATCAATGTCAAGATACGGGGCAGGCATCCTCGGCCAGAACATGCGCTTGATGAGAAGAAGAAGTTCCTCACTGGTACACCTGACCGCTCTCATGTTACCGTTCGACAGGATAGTGAAGTACTCCTGCTCCTTACGCCTGAAAGTCTGTTCCTCAATGGCGTCAACATCTGAACCAAGTGGGTGTGCAATGCGGTCGGCCCAGTCCTTCAAAGTAACAGCAGCACCCTTGAATCCTGTCTCAAAGACGTTCATCGTTGACAGGTCGAGTGCACCACGCTTACCAAGCATCACACCGAAGTAGCACACCTTCTTTGTGAACTCATGCTTTTTGAGAAAACGCCTCATCTGGCTCATATACTGTTCAAAGCCAGCACCTTTAGGGTAGTCGTCTCGTGAGTTCCTGACCTGCTCCTCCCAGGCGTCAACATCCAGCGGAACATAGGTCACGATAATGTGTCCTTCGATAGGTTCCTGCCTGGTACCCATAAGACTCGAGAACGCTCCAGTAAGGTTGACTGCTGCACTCACCTTCTGGTTGTGAGACAGGAAGTCAAAAACCTGGGTAGAGATTCGATAGTACGCCCAGGACTCTTTCTTAGAGAAGACGATGTTGTCAATCACTGCCTTAGCAGAGATGTCTAGCCTCTTTTTTGATACAGCCATTACATTTCCTTAAAAAGTGTGCTATCCGGTTCAAAAATATCAAGCGTGTAGGCGCTTACTAAAAACGCATATAACAGAACAACACCCCTGACATTTTTCAATCAGAGGTGTTGTTGTAATGGTTATTCTCTCTATCTCTTACTCAATAGAGATAATGTCATTCTGCTGTACTGGAGTAACAACATTGACAAGTTGTTCAGTCTGGTTGATAACGCTTCGTGTGACAGTCGCGTCCTTGCTACCAAACAGCTGCTTAGCGCCCAGAGCAAGAGCGAATCCCATGATGACGACCAATGCGAAGATCGCCATACCACGAACCTCTTTCTTCCAGACAAGAGGAATAACAGCGAGTCCAACTACTCCAATAAGAACAGGAGTAATCCAACTGTTCAGAATAGAATCAATATTAATTCCTGATGCAAGAACTCCAAATCCTGCAAGGCTCGAAAAAATTGATGTAATCATGATTACCTACTCCAAAGTCTCTTTTTGACTGTGGTCAACTAGTTTCTTAATCTCGTATCTAACCGGTGTGTATTCGAGATCGTTGCAAAATATCATACATTTTTCAACGAAATGCATAATTATTTCTGCTCATTCGTACTTGTGTCAGCCTGAGCAGCAATCTCATTCGGGTCCGGTTCGTAAAGGAATGGAGCGAACTTTGTCGCCAACCACTTTCCAGAGGAATTGTCCAGAGTCAAGACATATGTTGATGTCTGATTCATGGTGTTTCCTGATGTTCCAATAGCGCGACGCCAACTGACAACAACCTTTACCTTGACAATGTTTTTGTTGTCTGTTGGGTAGACCTCATACTCTACAGCGTTATCCACGCCGCCATTGAAGGTGAACTCACCACCAAGACCAGTCTTCAAAGAGTTCTTGGCTCCGTTGACGACATACTGATCGAGAGCGCTGTGGTTCTGTGGTGTGGCCTCAGCATAGGCGCTCATGAATCCAAGAACTGTGGACTTTGTCTCGCTCTTCAAAGATGAGTCAGACTCTCCTGTACCAAGTTGACGAGCAGTAGGTGTGTCCTTAGAGTTTCCAACACTTGACACTGGGACAACAGCAGGAGACTCAGGAGTAATGTACATCCTGTCAGTCTTGGCGTCATAGTAGACACTGACGTTATAGAACTGCCAGGTTGGCTCAGTACCGGTCTTTCCTGAGGCGTCAGGCTGTGGTGTGCTACCATCTCCAGCAGAAGCCTGAACAAGTGCACCAACAGTGTACACGCCAACAGTATCACTAGCAGACTTAGCTGAGTAGACTGTTGGACCAAAAAGCACCTTCTGCTTGTATCCTGACGATACTTGTAAGGAGTCAGGTGTTCCTTCACCCTCCATAGTTCCTGAGTAGAAGTACCCAAGAGCCTTGGTGGCTGACTCGTCTCCTGATGTCAGGTAAGCCTGCATGAAGTCCTTGGCGAAAGCCTCACCACGAGTTGACGGGAAGTTAGTCATCCCGACAGTAGATGCCGCAATCTGCTGAACATCATTCTTGGAGAGAGTTGCCTTAGGCCAGAACACGTTATAGGCGCCGAACCCTACAATAGCCACAAGAACAAAGACCGTCAGGTAGTGAATAATCGTTGCTCTTATCCTGAGGTTCTTCCTAGAGTCAAGATCATGCTCCTTGACCTTCTTCGGTCTCTTCCCCCCACGACCAGTGCCAAACGGAAGAATCTTCCCCTTCTTGCGGTCAACAAAGTCCTTTCTGGTGTCTATGTCATCATCGTCTGAACCCCGAGCAGGCTTACGGCTGTCAACAAAGTCAGGGGATCCAGCAGACTGACCAGAAGACTTCTTTCTCTTGGCCTTGTCGCTCTTCCTGCTGTCATCAGCCTTCCTCATTCCTCTGGACTGCTGTGCCTGAGCGGAATTTGTGGGCTGACTGTTACCAGTATATGTTCCAAGTGATGACGGAAGAATAAGATCATCCTCATCCTCAGCATCAAACTGCTCTGCAACAGGAATAGGTTCAAACGGATCATCGTCAGCAACAGAGGATGATGAAGCACTCATTGACGATCTCATGTGCTGACGAAGACCTGCAGCAGTGCTTCCAGCGACGGAGGTGTGATTGACTCTCAACCCGCCGTCTGAAACCCTTGAAGGAGATGGAGGACTAGGAGAGGCGGGTCTGCTGTCGTAGTCAGAACCACCCAAGTCAGGCAAATCGAAGTCAAGATCATCCATGTCGTTATTTACTGACACTGGAGCAGCGCTTGCTGAAGACAGTGCAGACGGCGGCATTCTTCTCATTGGAGGGGAGGACCTTCTGGATCCAGTCCCCCTTTCACGCCTTGGAGCGCCCGATGGAAGGTTGTTACTGGAAACCGGCATTTCTCCTCCAGTCATTTTAAATAAGATAGGACTATGTTTGGAAAATATCACAAAAGGTGTTTTACTACCTGTACTTTTTCATGATTTACAGGTCAGGAAGAGTTATCTCGTCGTCATCTTCCTCATCATCATCTTCAAGACCAAGGTTCAATTCATCTGCAAGACTTGTTGTCACACCAACAGGAGTCCCAGTGGTAAATGTCGTACTGTTTGAATGAGAACCCCACTGATCGTCATCGTAGTCAGTAAAACCACTATTGTCGTCAGTATGTACAGATTCTTTGTCTTCAGGCAATGAATTCTCAAAAGAGTTATTATTGTTGTCAAAACCACTTAAGTTGTGAGGATTAATACTGAAAGAGTCTTGAACAGTCTGCGACTCGTCATCCTCGCCCCAACCGAATCCACCGTCTTCCTCCTCGTCCTCATAGCCAGCAGAGTCATGCATCATGCTCTCATAACTCTCCATGGCTGCAAGAATCTCGTCATCTGAAGGACCTTGAGATGACTGACTGTCAGTAACTTGCTCCTCAGAGTCAACAGTCAGGTGAACATCATGATCGCCTGAGTAGTACTCATCCTCATTAAACGTTACTCTTCCTGGGACGTAGTACTCCTGGAGAACAGCCTCATCAGGAATCATGTGCACACGACGAGCCAACGGTCTCTTGATGTCAGAGTAGTTCGGGTCAGATGTTACCTTTGTAATGACAATAGCGGTTGCCTTGTACCCGTTTGACTTTACAGGTAGAGACAGTTCCATGAACTCCTCGGGGCGAACAACATAGTCCTCCCTGACCTCAGTCCTGACAAGTGAGTCTCGACGGTTGTTCCAGTTGAATGACCAGAAGTGTGACTTGTTCTCATTCGTTGACGAGTACGTGTTGAACTTGTCACGACCAACCAGTTTTGCGAACCTCTCTGCTGACTCCTCCTGTGAACCGGCGTGCACGAAGTAGTTGGCACATGTGTCCATAATCCCTTTTAGGTACGCCTCACCGTTTTTGTCAGTAGATGAGATGATCTGTTCAAGAGACTGGCTGGACAGTGTTGTCGAGATACCTGATGCACGAGCCTTCTCCAGCAGGCCAGCAAGAACCTGTGGAGGAATAACCTGGAACTCATCAATGTAAAGATTCAACGGAGTTGAGATACCCTGGTTCCTTCTCAGGGCTGACACTGCGCTCAAGTCAGACATGATGAGAGAGCCGATGTACTCAGCGAAGTCTCGCTCAGAGTCAGAGTTGATAGAGAACAGGATGACAGCACCTTTACTTGCATCCTTCGTCAACTCGAACAGGTTGATGTCAATAGAGTCCTTACCGCCAGTCCTGAGCCATGGACCATAGTCTGAAGCCATCAGTGTTCTGACGTTTCCTCGAACCTGCTCAACAGCATTGGAGAGATGGCTGTTCCGGGTCTTGATTCCAGCGTCAACATCCTTGGCGTCTTCATAGATCGGTCTGCCTTCACATGCCTCAACAAGGTCAGTGAAAGCCGAGTTGTTCTTCAAGGCGCTGGCAACCTGTGACAGCCCTCCGTGATTCCAGTCAATATACTTGGTCTTGGTTCTGTCAGCCTGTTTGAGCATCTGAAACAGCACTTGCAGCAACTGTCGGACATTGCTCTTGTAGACCTCAGAAGCTGTGTCCCACTTCCTCATGTTCAGCAGCATGTCAGACTTTGAGGATCCACCATTGATGAGTGGATCATAGTGAGCCTGACCTGGAGAGTTAGGAATGTCGTATGCTCGTGGGTCACCATTTGAGAAGTGATAGAACGGCCTGTCGTGCTCCTTGCACCATGCAGCAAGTTTGGAAGCCATTCTAGGGTCACGCTTCATGTCAATCATGATGAGCGGTGTTCCTGACCTGATGTCGTTCAGCATCATGGACTGCAACGTGATTGACTTACCAGAACCAGTGTTTCCAGTCACCAGAGTGTTCAGGTTGGCATCAGACTGGTAACGGTAGGCGACCATGCAGTCATGCTTTGTCTCGAGTCCTGACTCATAATCTGACGGAGCGAAAAACTCTTTCTCTGTGATACCCATAGGGGCTCTCTCAACAGATGAGTACTCCCCGTTTTTCAGTCCCTCAATAGTCTTGTTCCGCTTCCAGATCTCCCATGGTGTCATCCTGAACTCAAAGTCCTTGGTCCATGACCTACCCACCTGCAGCAGATGAGGGTTATGAATCATTCGACCTACCTGGACGAAGGTCATCACCACTCCACCGATAGAACCAAGAACCAGGTTGACGACCACGAGCAGTGGAATCAGATACGTCCATGTCTCCATGATGTTAGTAATGCCATAGAGAACCAGAGACGCCGTGTCAAGAGCGTGCACCATTGTTCCATAGCCTAATGCGATGGCAATGATAGTGACAGCAACCATGAAGATGACTGAGCGCTTCTGTCTCCCTTGCCTCAGCATGAAGTAGTAGAGACCCCAGGCAAGAGCGAACGCGGGAAGAAAAAGCACAGACAGAATGGCGACAAAACCACTTACTCCAGCATTGCTGTCGTTGTCATCCTCTAACTCTCTTTTTCTGATGTCTGGGTCAAAATCTTCCACGTCTTCTACCTCTAGTCCATCAACTGTGCGATTTTGCTTTCGACTTACTGGTTATGTCTGTATCTGACCTTCAACCAAAAATCACTTGTCTGTGTCATCATGAAGCAGTAATTCAAACGGGTTGAATCCGTGAGCGCTGACAACCTGAAAGAACACTGGTGTGTCCTTGACGTCAAACTCAGTCAGGTATGGCGTGCTGTCAAGCAGAGCAGGATCCACCTGAACAGCAGCATCGTCTGACGGGCTGTGGAACGCCAAGTTGAACACGTCGTCAATACCCTGAATCTTGGCCTCAGCAAGAGCGATGCACTCCTGAACATGGTCGCCGTCAAGTTCAGAGACAATCTCAATAATCTCGGTCAGGATCCTTCTTCTGGTGTCATTGAGTTTGAACCTGGTAGACTCAGTTGACTCAAGGTCGAAGAATGACGAGTGAGTGTCCTCCCTGATAGCCTCAATCTCCTCGTCTCCATCAGACAGGCTCTTTGACGAACCATGCATCTGATCGCCAATGACATCTATCGCCCTGTCGTTGAACTCCCCAAACGCCTCACTGTACTGCTGCTTGTTCTTGAGAACCTGATCCTCAACATCAAGAACACCAACCTCCAACTCGTGGTTGTACTCGGCCTTCTCTGTCAGGACAGCAACAACATCATCAGTGGTGTTAGTGGACTCATGCAGAACCTTATTAACAAGTGGACGCAGATCCTCTGACAAGTGGTCTGTCAGACAGTCATCGTTATCAGCAGAGATACCGAAGTCAAAACCACCATCGTCATGCTCATCATCCTTTGGTGGGTACTCAAACGAGAAGTCGTCATCCTCGATAGCACTCATGTCAAAGGCAGTAGACACAACCTCTTCATGCTCGTGTACATCAGATTCTTCATCATCAACATCATTGCTGCCATCTTCCTGAACCTGTTCGCCAGTAACATCATCTGCGTCCTTGGCAACATCAGACTCTTGAACCTCTACTGTTTCCTGACGCCTTATCTCGGCCTCAATCTCCTCAGCATCAGGAAGAGCGAACTCGTCATCACCCTCTTGTGGAAGAATAGTGACGTCAACAACCTTCTTCCACATCAGTCTCTCAGTAGCAGCAAGAACCTTCGTCCAGTCAAAACCCCATGCAGCCTCAGCAACAACGTCAAGTGTGACATCATCCTGAGCCATGTCCGTAACCAGACGTTCCTCATCAGATCTAGGAGTGAATGAGGTATATGCAACACCTTCAGTGACAGTAACATCACTCAGTGGAGCACCATCAAGAAAGACCTCCGCCTTCCTGGCCTGTACTTGACGTGAGACAACCTCTTGACGAACAAGGTCAACAGGAAGATCAAGCCCCGGAAGACCAGCAAAAACATCCGGGTTGAAGTCCAGGCTCCACTCTGACTCAGCCTTGACTATCTCTGTTCTGTCAAGATTTGCCTCCAGAGCCTCCCATGAAAGAACTGACAAGACCTCACCGGTCAGAGGTCCAATCTCTGGAATAGAGGATACAGCACGACTTACTGCCGCTGGCAACGAGTCGTCACCGCTGGAGAAAACCTCTCTTAAAGTACTGGCTGTCTCGTCATTAAGGATTGTGCTTGAAGTGCTTGCACGATCAATGAGTCCTGACACAAACTCCTGCTTGTTTAAAGAGTTTGAGAACACATACTTGACAAGCCCGTTAATGACAGCAACATCAACATGGTTCGTCTTCCTTGACGAGGAACTACCATCTACCGAGTAGTTAATGGACACGATCTTTGTGTCCTTGGATCCAGAGTTGACCAATGACTTCAGAACGTCATCAATACCACTGTAGACAATCTCAGGAACTTCCGCTGCTGATACATTGAACTCACCCTTATCGGTCTTGCTCTTTCTTGAGAAAAGCCCCATGTCGTCAACTCTTTTCGATAGTCCCATGAAATCTACTTGATGTTAGCCGGGAATATCGACACAGATAAACCCCTGAGGTAGGCGCTTTATCCTATTTATTAGCGCATCTCAGGGGTTTATCCTGTTAGTAAAAGACTGACTCCTGTGTATTCTACACTATGCTGAGCGATCAGAATCAGAGACCAAGATTCTCTCTCTTCCTGTCTATTCTTTCAATCGCCTTCTCAACCATCTCAACAGGAGTGTCAGGGTTGGCTACAGCCCTTGTGGTCTCGCCTATGAACTGCTCCATCTCCTGCCTCTTCTTCTTCTCGTAGATGTAGCCCATGAGATAGTTGAACAACTCATCTGCCTGACTTATGCTGGCCTCACTGCCTTCTTCCTGCTGCCCAGTAGTCTCCAGAACAGCAATCTTGCTGACAAGGCTTCTCTCAATGAATTCCACCACTCGTTTCTGACGGAAATCCTCTGGAAGGATGACATCTTTTCTGGAGACCTTCTTGAAGTCCTCCCACAAGTACCTGAACTCCTTAGGGTATCCTCTATGACCTCTGATGAACGTGTCTCTTCTGTTGTCAGATTGAGTGCTTTTATCAACATCTGTTGACTCATCATCCTTGGGCGGTACAGGCAGACCTCGGCAGGCAAGAAGAAAAGCCCTGGCAGTAGCCTGGTACAGCAGATCACTCTTGATGAGTCTGACAAGGGCTCTCTGTATCTCCTCACTACTGACATCAGTTTCAAGTTGACTCTTGCTGCTACTGTCAGTTGATTTGGCGTCAGAATTATGATCAGTATCACCAACAAACAACACTGATCCCTCGTTGACATCATCCTCAGTCAGAGGAACAGCCTTGTCAACACTGGATCTGACAACAGATGTTGACATGAAGGCATCCAAAGACACTTTCTTAATCATCTGCTCCCTCAACGCAAAGGAGGCGATGGTCTTCAGTACCGGAGCAGCGCGTTCAACGTAGCGAACAGACGCTGCTGGATCCTCTAAATCATACTCCTGAGCAATGATGTTCAGGACGTGCTCAACAATCGGTACCTGGTTGGACTTTGACGTAACATAGTCCCTCAGCGCCTCAGATCCATACTTCATCCTGTAGTCACAAGGATCCATTCCGTCAGGAAGAACAACCACATACGACTGAGAATGAATTGACGGAATACTGGAGAACACCTTATAGACGGCGTTCATACCAGCCTTGTCGCCGTCGAAACAGAACACGATCCTGCCGTCCTCACCTACCATGCGTCGGCACAGACCACCCTGATCCTTTGTGAAGGATGTTCCAAGTCCTGCAACAACAGTCTCAATACCTGACTCGTCCATAGCGATGACATCGAACTGCCCCTCAGCAACATACAGAGTCCTGTTGTCTCCTCTGAGAGCCTTTCTGGCGTTCGCGTGGTTGTACAGTACGCTCGACTTGTGAAACAGTGGACCAGCAGGTGAGTTGACGTACTTTCCCTTCTTGAAGTCGTCCTCAAACAGACGTCTGCCTGAGAAGCCGACGTTCTTACCCATGGCGTCCTGCACGAAAAACATTAGCCTGCCTGACCAGAAGTCGTTGATCCTTCCAGTCTTCTCAGACTTCGAGCACACTCCTGCAGCCAGGATAATCTCGTCCGAGTACCCCTTTTCTTTCAGGAAGGAGTACAGTTCTGCTCGTCCTCGAGGAGCATAGCCGTATGGGATCCTGTCTCTGTACCTTTCCAGGCCCCTGTTGGTCACCTCACGAACAGCGTCATGATCTGAGTCGAGTTTCTTGTAGTTGCGCCAGTAGAAGACTGAGGCGTCACGAACACATCTGCGCAGAGCCTGGTAGTCAATGCTGCTCTCTGAGTCTGAGGACTTGTCAAGCACAGACAGATCGATACCCTTGTCTTCAGCAAGTTTCCTCAGGGCGTCCATGAACGACAGGTTCTCTGTGCTCTGGACATAGGACAGCAGGTCTCCGCTGACACCACAACCGAAGCACTTAAAACTCTGTGTTCGTGAGTCAACATTGAATGATGGAGTCTTCTCGTTGTGGAACGGGCACAGACCCTTTTGAGAATAGGTGCCAGCGGGCTTCAGAGACACACCAGAGGCATCAATGTACTCAGCCAGATCATACTGTCTCTTGACCTCTCCAACAACCTGCCTGAAACCACTCTCGTCAGCCAAAGCAACACACCTCACTCGCTCTCAGGTGCCGGATCATAAAATCTCAGCACCACACATTCTAACACTTTCTCTTGGATTGCACAAAGAAACAACTCGATCTGCTAGAAATCTGACTCAATAGAGATGAGATTCAACAGACCGAGTTATTTTTATGAAGTCGCTTGATTATGCAACCAGTTTCCTGTCAGAAGTTCCAGGGATTCTCCTCAGGCTCCTGTCCAGTAAGACTCTTGATCTTATCAGGCTGAAAACCGCTCCACTCGTCACCATCAGACGTTACCACAATGGGGGCCTGGCGATGACCACGCTCCTTGAACTCCTTGATGTTTGCTGGAGTGATGGGCTCAGTAGTGAACTCAACTCCCAGACTGGTGAGAAGGTTCTTGGTGTCCTCACACTGTGGGCAGTTGGGCTTGGTGTACACTGTTGCTGTTGCCATGTAATAGTTCTCCTGTATGTGTTAGATAGTTGAATACTCAATAAGATTCTGATGACTACATGTTGAAGTCATCTCTCTTCAAGAGACTTGTGAACCAGTAGTATCTGATGACTCATTCTAACAAGTCACTGGTGCTGCTCTGCCATACTCTTGACAACATCCAGATAGTATCTGTACTCATTCAGTGAGTCCTGAGCATCAGCAAGGGCACGATGAGCACGAGACTTCCTGTATCCTGACACACTCACACCATCTTGAAGCATCATTGAGACTGATGTGACATCAACACTCATGTGTGATAGGTGAGAGTATGTCACAGGCATCCATACCGCCATCAGACCTCTGTCAAGATAGGGCGAGTTTCCTCCAAGCACAACATGTGAGGATCCTGCTGTCTCATTCAGCCAGTCAGACATATCATGATCAACCCTGTCAGGTGCATAAGAAGTGTTGTTCCACAGATCAGACCACAGTCCTGACTCCTCATGCATCATCCTGGCAACAGGGTCAGACATCCTCATGGCCTCAGAGATGGAACCAGTGTCCACCAGAGCGCTGAAACTGTCTCCGTATTGTCTTCCTTGCATGTCAGTCATGATTCCAGCAATCTCAAGAATCATGTCCCTGTCTGGAGAGGTACCGGTTGACTCGACGTCAACCCACGCTATCATTCTGTTTGTCATGTCCAGTATCAGTCCTCTACCTGATCAGACTTCAACTGGACGATAAAGTCTCTCATCTCTGCTGCGCTGTAACCCTCAGCAGCACCCATCATGATCAGGTTAATGACAGTCAGTTCTGGGAAGTCATCAGTGCTGGCGCCTTTCTGAACCTCATGCACACTCTTTCTCAGTGCTCTGATGAACAGGTAACCAAGGTCTGTCCTGTCATCCTGTGGCTCTTGCAGAAGAACAGCACGTGATGTGATCTCATTGACTAACTGACTGAAGGAACTCAAGACAGACAAACCCTTCCAGTACTCAGAACAAGTTGTAACCTACTGATAACTGGCCGGAATATCAATATGTGAGAGGCTGATTGTCAATTAACTCGTAAAAACAATCACTGGCAAGAAAATTGATGGACAGGTTTTTCAGTTCCTGCTCAACATCCTCTTCCTGATTCTTCTCTCACACGCATACATTGCTCTATCGGTACTGAGAACTGTCGCTCCAAGATAGAGGACTGACAGCACACCAAGAGTCCACCAGTTCCAGATGTAACCGCCATATGGAACCACAGTCACAACCTCTGACTTGATTTCCTCGGTAGTGATCTCTCCAGGATCATTGATAGGGTTGTTGTCACCCTTGGTCCTGTAAATCTTGTTCCCATCCTTGTTGGTTCTGGATGAGACAATGCGATGGAGAACACTCTCATCATTAAACCATCTGGCCTTGTACACAACCACATCACCCTCAGTCAGACCACCATAGTTCTCTGAGGCAAGAACCAGATCGCCCTTGCTGATGCTGGGCTCCATCGACTCAGAGACCACGTACAGTGTCCTGATACCAACAATGTTCAGTGAGACCACAGGAACACACACTAGAGCAATCATGACAAACAGGACCAGCGACGCTATGAAGAAGCGGTTCCTGATAGCACGTGCTCGTCTGAATGAAGGTGTAGTCCTTGACGACATGACCAAGTTCTTTCTGTACTGCTCAAATTGTTCTCTTTATCTGGATGCTCACACCCTTGTGAGAAGTATCCAGGTGGAGCAGGCGCTATTGTAGCACATCCTCAGTGAAATCTATCATGTCCTAGAGCGTTTGAGATGAAACTGGTATCCTTGATCTCTGCTCTCAGTCCTTTGGCGTAGGATCTCAGTGTCTCAGGGTCGCAGGTGCTGTTCTCAGAGACATTCTTCACCATCTCAACCTTCTTGGCGTGATCTCCCATCCGTGACATGACTGTTGACTGTGCTGACTGTCTTGCCTCACGACTGGAGTTGACATATGCCAGAACCTGCTCAGGAGTCATACCAGAGAACCTGTCGTCACCAGTGAGAAACAGGTTGCTCTCAGTTCTTCCAAGAGTAGTCTCATCTGTGTATGAAGACTCTTTTCTCAGTTCTGATTGAGTACTACTACTTTCGCTGTCACTGGTATCGTTGGAAGATGAGTCTTTGTCCTCACTGTCTGGTTTTCTGCTGGCTACAGCAAACTCACCATATAAGAGCACATTCTGGTCGTTGATAAATGACTCAGCCTGTTCCTTTGTCTCAAAATGAGGCTCATTCTTGAAGTGACAACGACTTCTGACTTTTGCTCCACACTCAAGGGGCTCGTCAGAACCAGGACGAATATGATACATAGCAGTTTTCCTTCTAGAAAGTCCAGCGACACCTTTCTGCTCTTACCTGTCCTCTCACTTCTCAGGCAAGAACAAAGATTATTTCCGCTCTCATATCTAAAAGAATGGTCATTATTGCAACAAAACAATCATTTCAGAGCAGCAAAAATCCCTGAGTCATGTATTCAAAACACCAAGTAAAAGATGATGCTTTATGGCTCAGGGATGTTCTGCAAAGAGTTTACAACCACTCTGTTATTGCTGCTCCTACTTCTTGGCTGTCAGCACATGGCGGAGTTGAATCCAGTTGTCTCCAAGGTTGCTCGCTAGTGCTCTGCTGTCCCGACTCAGGTTGTCATCAGTGAAGTCAGTGTAAGCCAGCGTGTCGAAGGCGATGTGCTCGAACGGTGACAGGTGTCCCTTCTCAAGCAGTGTCTCACCAAGACGTGTGGTTGCGGTGGACTTGCTCGCTCTGGACTTGTCTCGGTAGGAGATCTGGGCGCAGTTGGTTGCTGACAGCAGCAGATCGTGATACAGGCTATCAAATGAATCAGTCTTGGATGGAACACTCTCAGCGAACGGAAGGTGAAGCCAGGTAATCTCAGGCTCAGAGACCTCCAACGCCTTCTCCACTAGTTTGGCCAGTGCCACAATCTCAGGCTGAGCAGCAGACAGATCAGTTCTGAGATCCAGGAAATTCTGCCACCACACTGAGGTGATCAGGGCCTCATGGAACATGAACGGCTCAATATACCGGTTGGCGTTCTGCTTGTGCATATTGAGAGCGTCAGGATGAGGCTCGTCAGAGGTATAGACATGAGCGTAGTACTCGTCCAGCAGATCGCTCCAGTCACAGGCATCATACTTCTCGTGCATGTCACCCATGAGCGCCTGAATCTCATGAGACACAGCAGCATCACGTGCAGACAGGTGGTTGTCTATCATTCTGGCTCTGTCAGCAGCAGAGACGAATCCTCCTGACATCCCCTTCTTGTTGTAGGTGAACAACGGAATATATGGGTCGTTCATGACATCGCCAATAGTCACCTTGACACTACGAGCCCTTGATGAGGCACTGTTCCTGGAGAACTGTCGATGAGTGTTCACCTCAGACAGGATGCATCGAGGGAACCTGGCGATGATGGTGAAGATACGGTTTCCCTCATCCTCCTTGTCCTTCAGGTGCTCCGGCTTACTGTCAGCGATCACTGTGACCTCGTACTGACTCAGCATAGGGTCAGTGTAGGAGAACCTGAGATACGGCTCGCTGCGGTATGGAAGAGTGACATGCTCGGTCTTGATGGACGTGAAATCTGGCTCAAGAATCTGATCGTTCATTCAAAAGAACCTTTCTCCAAGAAAAGGAAGAGATGTTGCTGGTAAACAACTCCATCTTAACGAAAGGCATTCACTGCCCAGCAACACTCCTTCTCTTTCTACTACTGCTACGCTCTAGTCGTCAGATTCCTTCTTTTTCAGTGACTTCTTAACCTTGCTGACCATCTTGTCAATCGTCTCACCAATATGCTCGTTAACAAGCATTCCGACGTGGGCAGAGAACTCTTTCGGAAGACCTGAGGAGTAAGGATAGGCAAAGGACCTGAACAGATGAGACAAGGACTCGTTGGCGTTCTCATTCCTGTAGTAAATAGGGGATGGCTTATTCAGGAAGTTAATCGCTATCAGCATACAGGTCTTCCTGAACACCTCCTCACCAACAATACTGTATAGTTCCTCCAAACTTGAGGGAATGTTGTAGATGTAGCAACTGTTACTGAAAATCTTGTCCCTGTAGTCCAGCATCTCAGTAATGTTACCAGCATCCTCAGGGACTATAAGGTACTTGGGAAACGGTAGCCAATCAGCAGCACTTCTCTTGTCTTCAGTCCTCATGCCGAACTCACGATCAAGGTATTTGAGCACAACATGATCAGGATCCTCTTGAAGCAGGGATGAGGTCTTGACACTGAAAGGCTTTGTTCGCTCAAGGCTCTTCTCAACAACTGCTGCTGAGGCATGGTATGTTGGTGGAGCAATAATCCTGCTCACATCACCCACAGCATTGAGCACCTTGGCCGTAATCCCAGTGACCGCTAGAATGCTCTTGTCCTTTAGAGCATCATCACCGTACTTCTCAAGGTAGCCGTTCAGAAGGTCACACAGTTCTACGGTCTTGGCTAATGCAGGAGAGATGAGGATAACAAAATCAGAATCCCCAGCAATTGAGGTGATGTTCTTTGTTTCTGTCACACCATATGACTGAATGTTCTTCCTGAGAATCTTGTCTCTGGTTAGCCCTCCGTCAGATGCCCTGCTGATCCAGTACCCATTGATCTTGATAAGAGACTTGTTCTCAGCGCTAGTGTTTCTCTTGATTGAAGGAGCGGCCTCTACAAGTTCATCGATAGACCCGAACCAGAACTGATCCAAGGACACACCCATAGATTCAAGAATCTCAGCCTCCCAGTCATCCACCGAGGTCTTCGACTCCGTAATCATCAGAACAACCTTGGTGTAGTTACGTACCTTTCCTAAGGGTGTCTCAGTAGGTTTCTTGAAAGAGTTGAGGATTCGTGTCCTGATTCTGGCAATCCTCTGGTAGTCGCTCTCATCTGAGCACCTGACGACAAGGAACCTTGTTGCCTTCAAGGTGTCATCTGACACACCAGTGACAACACCCACAAGACTGCTCGGGTTGTACTTCTTGGAAAGTGTTTCGGTCAGAGAGTCCTTGGAGTGTCTTGTCTGACCATACACAGGGTAGACCATTGAGTCCAGCCTGATTAGGCTATACTTTCTAGGATCGGACTGACGGGACCGAAACACCTCAGCGCCGTAGTCCAGATCCACAGCAACATCAATACAGCGGTTCTTGTGCAGCCTCTCAGCAGTATGCCATCCTGTAGGACCACTTAGAGTAGTTACTGGTACTTTCAGCCAGTCGTTGGCGTAGAAAATAATCTTCTCGTCACTGAAAACCCGACTATTGTCACCACGCTCCAATGACGTATCGAGTACCATAGAGCAGTCATCAAGCAACTGAGACATATCTCTCAGGTTCCCATATGAGACGACAGCAGGAATAATCTCAGATACCTTGTCCTGAATCTGCTTGATGACAGTATTGTTCAGGTTGTCCAGCCTCTTGTCCTGAGTAATCGTGTCTCTGGACGAGGCGAAGTTGACAAGCCCTGGCTGAATCTCCACGGCGACCAGAGCAGGATTCTTACTGTCCTTCGAAGAAGTGAACCTGCTGTCGCTTCGATACTCGTAGCCGTTCAGGATGTAGGACAACCCGGAGTTCTCACCAAGATTGCCTTCAAGCATCTCAGCAAAACTATAATACCTCAGTTTCTTAAGAAGAGTCCGAGCACAGGGAAGGTTAATTCTCGGATCAGGAATCCACACACCACCTTCCAGACCAGACTCAGAATCCAGAGAGATGTCACAGACCTTGATGTACTCACTTGTTGACTCATAAAGAACTCCATCAATCATGATAGGAGCATTGCCTCCCAGCCCAGCATAACGAGAGTACGTCCTCAGAGCATTCTTAAAACGCCCAAAGTCCTCCTCACGTACCGGAACAGTCACCTTCGTTCCATTGGGCCTATCAGTGCTCGTGGTGCTCAAAGAGGCTACAGGACCATCCTGCTCACGCCTGATAGAGATGCTTGTCAACTCGCCATCACAGACAGTCTCAACCTGAAACTCACTAGTGTAGGCAAGCGGCGCCTTAGCACCCAGACCAAAAGCACCAACCTGGCCGAGGTCATCACGCTTGGAAGACATGCCGTAGGAGACGTAAGTCCTCTCCACCTGTTCCCTGGTCATACCATCACCGCTGTCTGAGACGACCAGAGACGGGCTTAGAAGGTCAGGCGACTCCACGACTACAGGTGAGGTGGAACCAGCGCGTCCAGCGGCGTCCTGTGCATTCGAGACAGTCTCCCTGACAACAGCCTCAACAGGATCAAGGTACAGGTCCGTCAGACGAGGAAGAATGTACTTCATCGCCTCAGGTGAAACAGTCATAGCAACATCGCTAACAGACGAGTCACCCAAACTCACAGACAGCACTGAATCCAGAGAGGAGGTCTTAGAAAGAGACAAGATAACCAGCCTTCGCACATATGTGGATAAAACAGATGGACTCTAGTGTAGCATCAAGGCGGCATGTTTTCAATAGGACAAGGATGAGTAACTAGCAACACCCCACTGGCAGCTAAGGATGGCACCAGGTGCCAAGGACCCAGTACCACGACTATACAAGATCTATAGAGTCATATGGTGTAAAAACGGATCGACACGAGTTGGCGCCATTACCTTTTCTTTTAATTGCAACAAAAACCACCCAAGCACACGGACAGGCCAGACTTGGCTGATCTGAATAATAGTGTGATGCTTGGGTGGTTGTGTTTTGCTGTGACAACAGGTTCTTGTCAGCAGGATAACTACAGGTGTCTGGAGATCTATCACCCGCCAAACAGGCTCATCATCTTGCTGGAGAACTTCTGGACAGCGCTCTGACTGGCGTACTCCTTAGCGGCATCAATCTCTCTGATTCTTTCTATTCTGGCGTCGTGCTGCTCACGAAGCCTGTCGCTGGAGACATCATGTCGCCTAAGAACCTCTTCCATCTGCCTCATTGTTCGAGAGGCCCATTCACCTGCTCCGCCAGCAGTCATGTAGTCGTTCCTGGGCATCTTGGTTGTTGTGTAGTTCCTGATGAACTCCTCAGCCTGCTCTGGAGTATCGATTCTGTGAACCTGCTCGCCCTCATCGTCTTTGGTGATGACACTCCATCCTGGATACTTGTGCCCCTCGTTGTAACCATTCTGGAATTGCAGCGCCCAGGAGTTCTTTGAGGATCCACCCTCGTTGTTGAACCACCTGACGTCAATGTCTACCTGATCGCTGGAGTATCTAGCGGATCCGTCATGTGTATCTATGTATCTTCCGATACTGGACGGCCTGACGGGGTTGCAGGATAGATCAATGTCGCCTTTTAGCCTACCCCCAAGTGGGCCTCTTCTGAACATGGTGTAGATTCTCTCACCTTTACCAGGCTCAGACTGAGATCCCGCCCCCAGACGATAGAACTCCTGGGGCTTGATAGAACTGAACCTGTCCTCTTCTGCAAGATAGGTCAGACCAAAGTCAGCCTTGGCCTCATCCTCGAGCATGACTCGGGACTCAAGAACATGATTGGCTATCGCAGTGCCAGGCCACGGATCCACTTCTCTTATGTCATAGGTGCTGTCTGGATTGTTGTTGTAGAACTTGCACATCGTACTGGCAACAAAATGTGCTTCCTTGTCAACACCTGTAAACTCGTCATTAAGAGGAGAGTCGTACCCCAGATCATGGCTCTTGCTCTCACCAGTTTCAGTATCAACCATATGGAGTGTGTAGTTGGTGTAGAGGTCACCAGACGTACTCATGAAAGGCTCTCTCTCGAGGAAGTACTGGAAGCGGTTCTCATGACTGTGCGGATAGTTGACTGGGATGACAACATTCTGCCATTCAGGACCCCAACCATTGGCAGCCAGTTCATCCATACGCTCACAGGCAGTCACCAGCCCGTTCTCACCAAACGGGTTCATGGAGTCAGTAGCAACAGATCTGGCGTAAATACGCGAGTTTCGAGCGTGCTCACGCATCTCCTCGATGTACGCCTTCTGATCGTTGGAGAGGGTATGGGCATTCTTGGCGAACAGAGCCTCCTCATAAGACTCGTAGTCCTGCCAAGGACACTTACCTGTGGTTCTTCCACACACCTCAACAACATTGCCTTTGTTAGGGTTGACGTGCCAGTACATAACGCTCACACCTCTTTGTTTTTTCAGTTCAGTACCAGAAGCATATGCAAGAATGCATTCACTATAAAGAACGCTACTTCATTCACTTCTACTGATTAACACAATAGCACATGTTTTAAGATAATCTCTAAAACAAGAGTATATGTAGTATATGAATTGGGTTCTGAAAGAGATTTTCACACCGCTTGGGACTGCACAAACCACTGACTCATGTAACATGAAAAAACATTACAGATACCCGCAAAGAGACGCTTGAATCTCTTGCAGATAATGGTTCTATAAAGACGCTGTATACATAGCAAAAACGTTGAGAACACTGGAACAAATAGACGCAACAGCAGCACTGGGAAACAAAATGTTAGCACAACCTAGAAAACACATCCTTGAACTTGCAGAAGAACAAAAGCAGCGCTCACCACAGAAAATGAGCAGCAGTGAGATCAGGTATATACCATTTTGATAACATCTTGTGAAAGTACTTGACAAGTGTCAGTAGATCGCAAAGACCGAGCGTTAAAACCCGTTCTCGTCTACTTGAAAGAAGTGAGATAGATCACACGTAAATCACCGAACAAGAACAGGAGAAATGAAGAACAGGTCCTGGCAGAGAGACGGAACAACCCACTACCAGAACCTGTTCTAAACAAAAAGTGTTGTGATAAAGATCACTCTATTTTCTTACAGAGTGTCCTCATTTGCACGCAGAGTCCACATCCACTCCTTACGAGCACCTGTGTCATTACCGAAGATGAGCGTCAACGACTCCAGCGCAGCAGCAGCGTCAGGAACAGTCACCTGAGTCACCACGCGGGTCTCAGGGTTGATGGCCGTCTCAAACAGGATGTCAGGCTCTACCTCACCAAGACCCTTCAGACGAGTGATGTCATACTTGATACCAGCATCATCCAACTGTGCAGCAGCAGCGTCACGCTCACGCTCATCACGAGCATAGATCTTCCGCGACTTACGACCCTCATGAGTGGCGATGGAGAACAGAGGAGTCTCAATCTTAAACAAGCGACCCTCAGTGACAACATCCCTGAAGCACTCCCAGAACAAGGAGTAGATGAGACAGGCGATGGCGTTACCGTCGGGGTCGGCGTCAACAGCGATGAACACGCGACCATAACGCATCTGATCCAGGTTGAAGTCATCACCATAACCAGCACCCAGAGCCTTAATGATGTCCTGCACCTCCTTGTTCTCCATCACCTTCTTCGGAGTGTTCTTCATGACGTTAATGATCTTGCCTCGAATACCCATGAGAGCATCCACACGACCATCACGAGCAGCCTTCAACGACGACAGAGCTGAGTCACCCTCACAGATGTACAGAGAAGCCTCCTCAGAACCAGCCAACTCACAGTCAACAAGTTTCGACGGCAAGGACGATGAGGAGATCTGATTCTTCTTACGAGCCACATCACGCCTGTCACGAGCACGCTGACGAGCCCTGGAAGCAGACACAACCTTCTTAGCGATGACAGCAAGATCCTCACTGTTCCCACGAGAGGAGATCCACTTGCTGAAAGCATCACGCAGAGCCTCCAGGATGGCCTTCTTCACGGCAGGCCCACCCAGTTGCTCCTTCGTCTGAGAGGTGAATGAAGGCTCAGACACCTGCACACTGACAACAGCCGTCATACCCTCTAAGAAGTCAGAGACGGCGGGACGCTCCTCACCCTTCTTCAGCAGACCCTTCATCGTCGAGAAACGCTCACCAAAAGAGTCACTCAAGGCACGATAGAAAGCGTCCTCATGCACACCACCGTTCTTCGTATTGATTGTATTGACGTAACTGCTGACACTATTGTCGAAGTCAGCACCCCAGGACAGCATCACCTCAACCGGCACACGACGCTCAACATCCTTGTGGGAGACAGTTCCGTCGTCATTGATCACAGGCACGTTACGCTCAGTGTAGAAACCATCAGTGACAATATGAATGGGCTGGGAAAGGATTGAGTCGCCACGCTGGTTAGCAGACACCAACTCAGCCAGACCGTCCTCAAAGTGATAGAACTCATGCAAAGGCTCCTTGACACCAGTCTTAGGATCCTCAATGAGGCGAATCTCGTCATAAACCTCAGCATGAAGAGACGGAACCAGATAGCAGGTAGCCTTCAAGCGCTCAGCAAGATCAGCAGTGTCAACAGGATAGGGAGACTGGAACACAGAGTCGTTCAACCACACACGAACACTGGTACCGGTCGGGTAGAGAGACTTCTCCTCCTTGGAACGAGTGTCCTTGGAGACACGCAGGTAGTCATACTTGTCATCATCCAATGGGGTAAAGGTGGAGTCAGGGTTGTCATCCTCTGCAAAAAAGCCGGGGGTGCCGTCCTTGAAATGAAGTTCATAAACCTTTTTATTGCGGTAGACCTTGATGACGGCCATTTTGGAAAGGTGAATACAGGCTGCGCCACCTAGCCCATTTAACCCGCCGGTAAATTTCTCCGAATCACTTGAGAATTTACCACCAGATTGCAATGTTCCAAGTGTTTTGTAAATACCACTTACATTTCTTCCATTTGCATCAGTAGAAGAATCAATTGGGAGACCTCTACCATTATCAACTACTTCAAAACTCCCGTCATTCCGGGCAATAGTCTTAACATGAGAACCATAACCACTGCGTGCTTCATCTGTAGCATTGTCCTGCAATTCGCGGAGGCTGTTATTCTTTTGACTGGAGAATTTATAATCTCCACCACCAGATTCATGCCCCATTGTCAAATTAAGTCGCTTAATTAAATAAGAGTGACTGTCTAATGTCTGAATGTCTTTTGAGGTATATTCTGGTGCATTCTTTGCTGTCATTATTTTGTATTCCTTATTCTATTTATTTTTAGATAGTAATTTCTTTTAGTTTACAATTGCAAAACCTGGAGTCCAGATAGGTCTGAACCTGGAGTCAATCATTTTGTTGTACTCATCAGACAAGTCATAGTCAGTACAGTCTCTCAGGTATGGTCCAATGCTCATTCTTCCTGTCCTCTCATGCTTGTAGTGAACCCATACACAGAGCGGACCAGTGTAGGAGTAACTGACATCATCTCTCAGGTTAGTAGTCTTACTGAGGTCTATCCAATCTCTTTCTGCTGGTTCTTGCCTCTCTATCCTATTAGCAATCATTGGGATCACTGCGTCCCAGTCATCCCAGTCAAAAACCTGTATGAGATCATACCCATTGCTCAGAGCAGTCTTGCATCTGTTCAAGTGGTATGAAGTTGCTGTAGGCTTGTGCTTACTGCAAGGGTATCCACAATGCGCTCTCTCACAGGCAAAGGATCTGTAACTATTATGAGAAACTGTTGGGTTGATGTCTACCAGAATGTTTGTTACTGCCAAGTGCAGATCAAAGAACAGGCTACCAACCCTCTTCTCAAGTTCTGACTCTATGCCAAGTTCTGACAAAGACTCTTGAAACAAGATGTTCTTCTTGGATATGTTGCCAGCACCGCCAAACAGGATACCATGGTTCTCAACAATCTTGTTCAGAACTCTTTCCTTTACCTCAGGAATCTGCATAGGGTTTTCATAACCATAACGTTCCATCAATGTTCTTCTAAGTTTTTCTCGCACCTCAGGACTTGACATCGATCCTGCGCCTCCGTATCTTTCGATCATGGTTTGGCGTTGTTTCTCTGTGTTGAATGCGTAGACTCCTCCATTATTCTTATACTGTGTTTCTCTGATCTTTTTCTGGACTTCCTTGTTTTTAGATGGAACCTCAACTCCATACCGTTCTATCATGGTCTGTTTCTGCTTGTCAGTGTTGAAGGCTAACTTGCCGTATTTCTTTATCTGTGAGTCCATGACTTGTTGCTTGAACTTATCCAGGTGCATAGAGTTCTCCACGCCGTAACGTTCAAGAGATGTCTTTTTGACTTTCTCTCGTGTTTCAGGTGAAAGACCTCCACATTTGTATGAACAATATTTCTTGTATTATCTTCTGCAGCACTTGTATTCAAATACGATACCACAGACTGGACACTTTGATGTTTTGTTCTTATTGCAATAAACACCTATAGACGATTTGGGTGTAAACATCTCCCCACACAGAAGACATTCCTTCTGGTCATGTTCTACCATTCTTATTCCTTAAGGTCTCGTTTTTGTTGAGAAATCAATCAAAAACTACGGCGTTGGTGGTACTATCACATTTTAACACAAAGTGTGTCCTGCTTACCAGAAATACAAAGATTTAGTCCGAGGGCAAAAGTATACAACCGTTTTGCAGAACCTCTCACCTGTACCTGATGTACTCCTTGTAGTGTTCTTGTGTGAGGAATCCTGGTCTGTTCATGAGTTGTTCTGCTTTTTTGAGGACTGGTTTTGGTGTGTTTTTGACCATTCGGATACATCTGTATCTGTGGTCTGGGTCTTTGAAGGCTGCTGTGAATTCTCGGACGAATCTTCTGACTCTTGCGTTCATGTCCTCACTGACTTTGACGTCGCTGTTGCGTCCTGTGCCTTTAAGTGTCTTGCTGTAGTCGAAGTCGAGTTCGTGTCCGGCTTCAAGCAGTGTTTTCTGTGTGAGGTAGAGGTTCCAGAGTGCTACTTTTCTAGTCTTTTTTCCTCCGGCATTCATCTCGACTGTGTTGGACAGGGCTTCGTCGATGGCTTTTTGGCTGGGGAGTTTGCTGGTTTCGCGGTATCCTAGTTCGTCAAGCCATTTGCCTATCTGGTTGGCTGTGGTGTTGAAGTAGGTTGCGAGTGTGCCGAGGTTTACCCATTGTGGTTCGCCTGTTGCTGGGGTCTTGATGTCTTGGTTGACGCTGGCTCGTTCGATCTGCATTCCTGCGTCTGTCAGAACGTCTTGTACGGCTTGGAGGTTCCACAGCAGTGTCTTGCCACAGGTGTCGATGATTCCGTCGTCCAGGGCCTTTCTGGTAGGCTTGTAGGCTGCGCTGGTGCCGTCCTTAGATACCGCTTGTCTCATGTATCCCTGTTGGACGAGGATGTAGACAAGTGCTCGTTGGTGCAGGCCGCTGAAGTTTGACGCCAGTGATGCTGTAGAGGAGTGGGTCGGGCGGCGTCCACTGAGGTGCCGTTTCGTGGGTGGTTCCAGTTCAGCCATGCTTGATGCTCCTGCCTTGTTCTGTTGTGTCTGTGTGTTGTAATGGATTCCGATAACGGGGGTTTGATTGGGCGCAGATTGCCTACTCTGCTGCCATCAGCGTTAATTCAGTGATGCTGTTTCTGGCTTGACCAGCAATGCTGACTCTCTATGTCATCATCTGCTCATCAGATTTCTAGCGGGTACGATTATCAGCAGATTCAAGCGCTTTGAGTAGATCGATGGCTGTCTTGGTTGCTTGGACTACTTTTTCTCTTGCTTCTCTGGCTGAATCGTGGGTGTCGTAAACTTTTTGCGTCACATCATTATAGCCAAGAAAAACCAACTCATTAAGATAGCGCACTAATCACAAGATGATTTCCATAGTAAAGTTATATACATCCATAAAATCATCAAGTTCGTTGTTTTGTTGTCTACAGATAGATTTGTTAAGTGATTCTAACGCACTTGATCCTATAACACTACTGAAATTATTTGCCTTGTTTGTAAGTATTTTATCAATTTGTAGACATACAGACACTAAGTTATCAACTACTCCAAGCATCATACTGCTAAGACTTTCAGAGATGTTGTACTTACTGATAATGTTCTCAGTTGTTTGTATAGAAGTGTTCTGGTTTTTATGGATGACTGAAAAATGTGTTAATTCAGAGGAAGAGTTTTTCTTTCCGTCTTTTTTAGAAGAGAATACTCCATTTCTACCCGTTATGTATCTGATCAAAACCTCGGACACAGAGCACACTAAGATTTCTGGTAAACGAAAGAATCCATCAGTATTGACAACAGATCCTACATCCTCAATAACATTTGAAGATAATTCATCAAACACTGTCATAATTACTGGTTCCATCTCGTCATCATGATAATAGTATAGAGATGAACCTGTTTTTAGGACTAAAGAGACTGTATCAGCATCACTGGTAATTTTTGATGCGGTTGCCTGAGTCAGACGTAATTCCCACAAGGATGCTCTTTTGCACCTTCTTTCACATGAGTTAAAATACGCATGAATCCAAAAAACCTTATTCAGAGTTTTTTGAAACGACTCCCAAAGACTTGATGGTATGAGCGAAGCAGTAACAATTTCTGGTGTGCTGCAAAAGAACTTTGTCTCTTCAACAGGTTGCTTCAATGAGCCTTTCATCCTCAATGCTCCGAGTCCAACAGGTCTTACCATCTCAAGCAGTTCATCAATACTCTTGCACGATGGCAGATGATACACCATATTCCCTAGCAAAGATGCTGTTAATCCAACATGACCATGCTCAATCTTATGTACCAGACAAAGCGCTGACTCCTTCAGATTCTCTTCAATCTCATCAACATTGAAGTCAATGGTGGTGTTTTGATAGTTGCTGATTTCCGTACACATCATGACCTCAATCAGTCTTTCTGTCAAGATGACCAACCAGTGATTTACAAGAGCATGAATCTTGTTTTTAGCAACCTGATCTGACTCTTGTTTGAGCACATTTAAAACATCATAGATTTCTGGTTTATAGATGTCCTCAATTGTGTCAGCAACAAATCGGACAGTAAGCACTCCTCCGTACCTGCCTGGATGGTCAACAGAGAATCTTCCTAAATGTAGAACAATCTTTGGTCCTTCTTCTTTTTCAATGTCTTCTGGATTAAATCTTAAAGAGGCGACTGTATCACCAGCAGAGCATGACAGCACACGACTCTTCTGCTTGTCATCATACTCAGAAAGATGCCATTCAAGTTCACCTAGACGTGCTGAGGTGGTTGTCTTATGCGGTGTCACTCTTTTACTCATTTCACTCTTCCTGGTCAATATACCAGTTCCTGTGCTGTGTTCTCGTCAAGCACCTTCATCAGGTCAAGAACTGCTGACGTTATCTTGACTCTGCTGCCGTTCTGCCACATAGCAAGCTCAGATGGATTCTCATGTGCGTTCACAAGTACGTACTCATTGACAAGTTGGATTAGGGTCTCATTGATCAAAAGAATCAGGTGGCAAATCTGTCTTGAGTGAGTAAGGCCCAGAGAATAAACTCTCTTCTCCTTCCTCCTAAGCGTTTGATTAAGAACAACAGAGGCGTTCAAACCAGTGTCCTGGAACCTGTTCAAGAATGAGCACACTATAAGGGCGTTGTTGAGAGTAGTCTCCAGAAGACCCCATAATCCATCCTCATCTGATAAATACATTTGCATCATGATTCTGTGGAGGCTACTTCTGGTGTTACAAGCAATCTCTTTATGAGAACCCGCCACATTACTGCCACCTACAGTGCTTTGAGGCACTTCATAAAAACTCTTGATGCTCCCAGTAACACTATCTCGCCAGTTCTTTCCATACAGATGAACAACAAGCGACTCAGTAAAAGAAGCGCACATAAGAGCAGCCAGCCACTTGCGCTTATCAATACCATTTGTCAGACGGAAGACGTTCCCAACAGCATCCAGAGAGTACCCGGCCAAAGGAGTCAAGGCTTTAATAGCATACTCGATGTACTTGTCCGTTGCCTGCATCTCACTAGTGTGGTTGGAGTCAACAATGTTATTACTGGTCAGCAGCACTGTAACGAGTTCTGGGGAGTCAGTAGTACTGTGAATAATTCTCTGAGTAGCCTTCACCTCCCACTCAGAACGAGTGAACCACATAAGCGGCCAGGATGATGAGCCATCAAAACAAGTAGTCCAGTCGTCATAATAACCAAAAGTGTTACGAAGAACACCTAACGACTTGTCAACGTCCTTCTGGGAGACAAGATGGCTGATGACAATGTGATCCGTGTTCTTAAAGATGACAGGCTCTTCACATGGGTGTTCCAGTGAGCCTGTCATCCACATGTCTGAGAGACCTGTGTAGTCGGTAAGGTCAAACAACCCATCAAGGCTGTCACTTGAAGGAGTGAGGTATACAATCCCACCTATCAGTGCTGCTGTTGCACCAACATGGCCTGGCTTAATCTCAGACAATACGCCTCTGAGCATTCCTGTTCGAGGACACGACGAAGCAGCCCAGATGTCAATAGAGGTTGTACGTCTTTCAGAGAACCCTGTGCACAGCATCACTTCAGTAACACGCTCAGCAAGGCAAAGCAACCAGTGGTGGCGCAGCCCTTGTTCGATAGCAGCAATGTCAAAAGAGGCGCTGTTCACCTCATGCAGGAACTCTAGACCCTTGAAAGACTCCTCATCAAAAGAGTCCCACGAGGAGTAACCCTTGAAGCGTAACCGCAGAGATGACTCCAAAGCAGGACCGCGAGCAACCTGAAGTACCACATAAGAGTGCTCAGGATCAGGACGAGACACAAAGTAGATAGATGCCTGAACATCAGCAACACTCAGTAGAAGTGATGCGCTAATGCTGTCAGTAGACGTAACAAGTTTCCAAGGCACACCTGACACACCTAGAGGCAGGAAACGACTACAATCAGACAGAGACATGAGAGCAAGTGTAGCACAAGAGGCAGCCAAAGACCAGACGCAGACAACGGACGACGCAAGAGGGACTGCGGGGAGAGGAGGAGAATGCATCACCCGCTTCTACAAGATCTATAGAGTCATATGGTGTAAAAACGGATCGACGCTTCATGTGTGCCATTTTTAGTTGAATGTTGAACATCTTTTGTACAACATATGTAGACAAAGGTATGAGAACGATGTGTGCTCTAGTACTGGAGTATCTGACGTTTGTCACCAGTCGGTTATTTACGTACAAATCCGTAATAACCAGACTTTTCGTTGCAAGCACGCGGATCTACCAAGAAATGTCCATCCTGCCTTGCGTTTTTACACCATATGACTCTATAGATCTTGTTAGATAACCAGGTGCGGTTCGTTAAAGTGTTCGGTGTGACCTTGCTGACACTTCTGTTGGCTCGGTTCCCGTTACTGTCTGACTACCCTTGGAGGTTCATCTGATGCCATCGACTTCTCGGCACCCTTACCCACAGGGATCCTCTTTCCTGCAGTCAGACATGATTCCTGGGTTCTCTGGCGGCAAAAGGGATTACAGCAGGCGCAGCGTCTTCCTGAACTCCCTTGAACTCAAAGAGGCCAAGAAGGTTGTTCGGAGCATCATGAACAAGGATGTTCGTTATATCCAGGCGCGTGATGACAAGAGGCCCTATGGGAAGTCCTGGGGCTCTGGGACAAGCAACTGCTATGACGACATCATGTCCATCCCCAGCAATGGTGGTGAGTCAAGGTACGGCATCATCTACAGGGGTGACCTTGTGTGCTTCGACCTTGATGTTCCTACACAGTACGAGAGTGAGGTTGAGGGCTATTTGGATGTCTGGGACGCTGTTGACCAGATGTCTGAGTTGTTTGGTGTGGACCTTCGTCGCTTCGTTGTAGGAACACCTAGCGGTGGTCTCCATGTCACCATGCGCATCCCGTCCAGGTACGCCCCCTCAGCACAGCACAGGCAGAGCCCTGAGGACTTCTGGTTCCCTGTCGGACACTTCAACGAGTACAACCGCTTCTTCAAGAAGGTCTACGGTGACAAGTGGTTCAAGATCAAGGGTGACTTCAGAAGCGGAGCCTCTAACGCATACGTGCTCGGACCAGAGGTCATAGCAGAGGTTGGCACACTCTCAGACGGCAGGTATATGCTGTTCTACGACGAGGAGCCGGACACCCTGCCCGTTGAGGCATGTAAGAAGATTCGTCAGGTCACAGGAATGAAGCGCCGTGAGCGCAACAAGAAGGCCGAGAAGGCCGCTAAGAAGGCTCGCAGAGAGCGGCTGAGCGGTATTGAGTTGCAGGACATTCAGGCGCCTGTACAAGGTCAGGACGCCGCCTCTGTAAAGAGCCAGATGAAGAGGTTCGCCGAAGGCGGTCCGTTAAAGGTTCTTCATGGTGACATGGGCCAGGAGTACCTGTACAATGACCTGCGGTCTCAGAAGAGCGTCAGCGAGTACCTGGCTGCTGCTCCGTCTGACGACGTTCTCCAGGTCGTGGCCTCCATGATCCAGACAAAGATCCAGGCTGATGAAGGAGAGTACAAGTACCACGCCTTGAGAGCATTCGCTGCTCGCTCCCTGTGGTGCTGTTATGACGAGAAGTCCATCATCGGCGCCTGTATCCTGCTGCACATCGATCAGGACACCAGCCGTAGAAAGCGCATTCCAGTCAAGGAACTCGTCAACGACATTGAGAAGTTCTACAAGACAAAAGACTCCGACTCCACCTACCACGGTCACGCCTGCCCTAGAAGAGTCAAGAGTCCTGAGGAGCGCAAGTCTTTGAGCGAGCGAATCTTTGAGGGCCAGGACATCCACGATAACATCGCCAGGAAGGCCGAGCGTATCAGGAACGGTAAGTCCCTGTCCTATGACGGCACGAAGCACATGAAGAACAACCAGGACGGTATTGTTCTTGACTATGAGAAGATGTATGACTTCCTGCACGAGACCGTTGGCTCCAAGCGGGTTGCCATCCCTAAGCAGGTCACTCACGCCATGATGATCTTCGACTACGTTCTCCAGCCGTACAGCAACATCGGGCTCTACTGGATCGTCATCGCCTACTCCTACCTGATGGAGCACCTTGGACTGACCAAGAGCCAGGTGAGACAGGCCATGAGGCTTCTTCGTGAGGTCGGAGCCATCTACGTAGTCAAGAAGCAGGCTAAAGGCATCGCCCCTGTCTACATGGTGAACACTCAGGTCCTGATGCATGTCGGGCTGACCAAGGCTCTTAAACGTGCTGAGCAGGACTCGTTCAACAGAATGCCTGATGGCAGTCCTCATTTCACAGTCTACAACCGCATCACCAGGCAGTTCCAGCAGGCCCTGACAGGAAAAGTCGTTGTCGGGCGGTTCATGAGCAGGAGACTGGAGGACAATCTATTCAAGCGTGAGATTCCTAGCCAGCAGTGGACTGTCGGACCTGGCTCCACCATGGACTACCTGAAGAAGGAGCGTGAGGAACTGGGACTGGAGCGCAGCGACCGGACCAAGCAGATGCTTCAAGCAGGAACAGGCAAGCGCGCCAGGCACTTCGTGCACTACTCCACTCGCTACCGACCAGAACTTGAGAAACTAGGTGTTCTCACTCCTGAGTCACCTCGTTTCGTTGAGGAACTGGCTCGTTTCAGCGCCACGTTCACACAGATGACAGGCGAGGATCTAAACCAGGACAGTGAGTCCACGTCTTCTGTTTCCGACTCTTGGATTGACGTCGTGACCTCTGTAGCAACCAGAGACTTCACACTGCCCACCAGAGACAGGATGAGCGACCTTCCAGGACGTTTTGAGGCGTTCATCAACGGTCGAGTGTACGACAGAAGAACATCCAGAACAGCAGGTATCAATAACAACAGTAAGAACCAGAACTCACCATCGTTCACCAAAGATTTCTCCTGTTCTCAGCGCATTGCTGGAGCCCATGCACAGTTCATCAAGGATGTCAAGTCAGGTATGTACAGAACCATGAGAGGCAGCCATGTCAACAGGTACGCTCCACGTCCTATTGTTGGAAGAGTTCTGTCAGGTAAACCACCTTTTAAGAGGAGTGATGCTTTGAGCACATCATCCTCTGCATCCAGAAGCGCAGATGAAAGTGTGAAGCAGACCAAAAACAATCTGCCTGTCGCTGCAAATGAGTTCATCAAAAGTAGTGGTAGTATTGGCAAAGCAACCATGCCGCCATCTGCAGGTGACCAAAGCCAGGACAAAAACCCTCATGTCAGAGGACATTTCAGGACTAGAAGGGTTTGTGCATCAACGAGCACTGAACCAACATCACTCAGGTATCAGAACTATGAAACAGATCACATGCTAATGATGATGCTGACAGACACAAACGACAGGAGCAGACAATGAGCAACAATGACAAAGACGTTCTTGACCAGCAGGCGGAATCGGTGATGACAGAGGATAAGAATGGTGACGAGCCAGTACTTGACATTCCTGAGCCCATTGTCAGTGAAGAATACGTTGACAACACCATTGCACGTCTGAGGAGAAGATGGCGTATTAGAGAGATGTCGATCTACGAGTGCAAGAAGAACGCCCTGTCACCTGAGCAGGAGTACGCCATCATCGAGATAGATAAGCAACAAGAGAAGCAAGGCAGATAAAAGATAAAGGTGATAAACTTCACTGAGAATAAGACCTTGCACGCAACCATCAACCATTCATAAAAACAGGACGCTCATGCTAGAAGAACTCAGGAAGTCCTCTCAGATACCTGTCAGCAATACAGAGGGTGTCTGCAAGGCATATCTGGTAGGTATCTCTGGGAAGATGGGATCTGGCAAGGACACTGTTGCCTCACTACTTGCTGAAAGGTTCTCCCAGAGTGGAGAGAAGGCCGTCATTCGCTCTCTTGCTGACAGTCTCAAGGAGGAGGTTGCCAGACTTGCTGCATATGCTATCATATCTCAGAATGAGCAGGAACTCTGTGACTTGGTGACTTCTTGGAGCGGGATTAGCAGTATTCAGGCACAAGAACTCTTGAAGGTCATGCACCAACTTGTTGTCTCACTGCTTGAACAAAGGGTTGAATCCAATGAGGTGACTGCTGAACTGCTGTACAGGAACCCTGCTGACAAACCACTAGTAAGAGAAGTTCTGAAGTTCTGGGGAAATGATGTCAGAAGAGCACAGAATCCTGACTATTGGGTGGACATGGCAGCAGGGTATGCAGAAGATCAAAGAAGCATGGGTGTGTCATGTGTTATTCCTGATGTCCGCAGGAAGAATGAGGCTGGTTTCATCAAGGATGCTGGTGGTCTGCTGGTAAGATTGAACGTCTCAGAGCAGGAACAAATGAGAAGACTGCTGAGCAGAGACAACAAACTGTCTGACAGGTCGGCATTCAGTCACATCACTGAGACAGATCTGGACGACTACAACAGATTTGATCTAATCCTGAACACTGACAGTATGAGCCCAAAAGAAGTTACTGATGCCATCATGTGTGAACTCACAAAAAAGTGAATCTCTATTCATTATGTACATGTGACACACAACACTTCCAGATCAATCACACCAGTATTGATACTTGTCATGTAATGATGCTACAATCATCAACCAGAAATCATTCATACCTCAAAGGAGGAGCAGAAAAATCATGGGAACGATTGCCATTATCGGTATGGTCTTCTTGGTCGGACTTGGAGTCGCCTGTCTCATTATGGGGCTGACTCTTATTGTCGAATCTCTGATTGAGAAGTACTCCCACAAGAATGATAGCGGCTCTCCAACTGAGGGCGTTACAGAGAGTCATGATGAGAAGGCTGTCGCTGACGCTATCTAGTCACTGATCTGTCTCGGGATGCAGGTGCTGGAGATCTGTTGTATGATAATGATCACAGATTGCAAGAACCAGCACCTGCATTCTTTTGTTTGTTTATGTGCTGGTAAATATAGCAACAAGCATTTATTCAGGACGGATAGGACACAAGTTGATTATTGTAGCAGATCATGACAGGGTTTTCAACAGCAGTATCAACCTTAATGGCACAGAAGTTCTCTACCTGAGATCCTTGAACGAATCGTTTGACTGGATAAACAGAATCTCAGCAGGAGAGACAAAGATTCCACACATCTCACAGGTGTGGGTCAGTTCTGAAAGCATTCCAGTGGAGTCATTCAGCAACAGTACTTCACCACAAGAACAATTAGCAGGTAAAGATGTTCACTCTGAGGAGAAAGTCTTCACAAAGTTTGAGCCACTAGTCGTGTTCCTGTGTGAACTCTTTGAGAACGAGAAGAACCTGATGCTCAGTCCTGACTCATTTGTTCTGTATGGTGACGAGATCTCTGTCAACAGACTTAAGAGCATCCTGACTGACAGGTTTCCTGTTAACATTCTGGACTCAGTTGACAGGTATCTGGTCAGTAGCAACCAAGGCCATAATCATCAGTGAACAAATTTCCGGTCACTAATCTCTGGTCCATACCCTGTAATTCCAGCCGGAGTGTCTAGATCATCCAGACTAATCATCCCGTCAGACGTGACAACCTTACCATCAGTGAGATCCAGGTGACCAACAGACAGGAAATCAGGTTTGACGATACTGACAGCCCAGTCCAGGTCATCCATCACCCAAGGAGCAGTCCTCATGCCTCCAGCCCACTGACTGACAGGGTTGTGCATCTCCTCCGCATGGAACTCGCCTTCATGAGGTAACGGTCCAGCACCATGCCTGGTGGCATACGTCCTCATTGCCCCATAGACAGTTACGTCATCAATACCAGCCTGATCGGCAAGAACTCTGGCGTTATGAGGAGTTGTGGTTGACCATGTTGTGTGAGGCTGTAACCCTAAGTTCTCATCCAGCATAAAACCTTGAGCACCTTCAAACACTGTGTGTCCAGTAGATAAAGACTCTAGAAAGTCGTTATCACACAGAGTTGTGAACACCATTGAGGCGGCATCAACCATCCGCTCAGCAATGACCAAAATCTCGTTCCTGGGAAACATCTCATCCAGACCCATAGCGCTGCCATATGTGCTCATCCAGTCAGCAGTCTTGACAACAGCATCAGTCCTGCTCTTTCCTGTTCCGGTGGACGCGATGTCTCTCACTCGAAGAGGATCGTTTCCATAGTACTCCCAGGCAATGGTCTCACCAAACCCTGTCCCAGTTGACCCGTGCCTGTTGTCACCACGCAAAGTCTCTTTAGCATGATTGACAAAGATGTGCAGAGGTGTCGTCACCTTGACATCCTCATGAACCCTAATAGTACGTGTCTGGTCAGTCAGAACAACTTTGCTGAGCAACGACTCCTGCTCATTGAGAGCCGACAGAGGATCAACAGTGCACAACGGTCCAATGAATGTTGACACCCCACTGAACGTACCAGATCCATACGAGGCGAACGGATGGTGCAGACCATTATGAACAACATTATGTATCGCCTGTTGTCCGCCGTTGAAACGAACAACTCTGTCAGCACTGTGCTCAACCACAAGAGCAGCGGTAGTGACACCCTTACCCTCGTCTCCCCAGCCAAGACCAGTCACAATGTCAGCACTAGGCCGTCTACCAGAAGTCATGTTGATAGTCCTTTCTGAAAAGATGAAGAGAACGTCGTTTTTCTTTTGGGTTACATCAGGGGTGCAGGCAAGGAGTTTTGTGAAATCATTTTGCCTGCACCCCTGACAATTTGTGTGTACTGAATCTCAGTCAGCGGAGAGTGCGAGTGAGCCCGCCCTTGCCGCTAACGTGCTCCAGAGTCCTGCTGACAGCCACAGCAACCTCCTTGCCAGAGGCAGTAGCCAGGTCATCAGAGATGGTGTCGGCATCCAGACCCTCAGCATAACCAATCACGGCAGCAATGGTCTCAGCCATGTTGTCAGGATTCTCAACATCCAGAACGCAGTCAGCACCAAACAGGTTGGAGTAGAACTCACGAGACTTCTGAATCCTGGCAGCACCATTCGGAATCAGGAGAACCCACACGTTCCACTTCTCAGTGACAGCCTGGGCAATACCCTCAAACGACAGATCCTCCAAGAGAGGCTGACCGTCACCAATGAACTCCTTGACATGGCTGGCGGTGATAGGAACCTGCTTCTCATCAGCAATCAGGAACAGGTGACCCTTCTTGCCCCTCTTCTCAAACGAGTCCGTCTCAGTGTGAGCAGCAGCGTAGTAGAGCAAGAGGTTGGAGGTCTCACCATTGTTCCCACCTCCGCCGCCTTCCAGATACAGGTTGTCCAGAGCGTCATCAATACGGTTGTCGCTCTCAAATTGCGAGAACTGGAGCGGCACGTCATCACAGGTTGCGTCACCATAGGTAGCGACAGCAATCTGCGGATCCTTGGCGTAACCCTTGTCAATCAGCAACTTGAACAATGTAGCCAGTTTCTTCTGAGCGACACGAGGAACAGAACCCATGGAACCGGTTGAGTCGAATCCCACGATAATTGGCAGCGAGTTCGGATGCTCGTCACTGTCACGGGACTCACGAACATTCAGACCCGCCTTATTCTTACCCTTCGGGTCAACACTCTCATGCGCCTTGACGTCACCACCAGACCAGCGAGCACGAGACATCCTGTCGTGGTATCCGAATGAACTACCAGACGAGATCTTCGCTCCAGTGGTTGCAGTGTATGTTGCGCTCGACCATGATCCTCCACCCATGTTTCCTTCTCCTTACGTGTAGTGGATGAGTAGTTTTCTTGATTGTTGTGGTAGTAGTGTGTTTCGTTCTGTCATTGGTGCTGGATGTCAACACATGTTGATACTGACACCAGCACTTTCACTACATGAGATGAGCACCTTCAGGAGTACTCAACTCATGCCAAACCCTCTTGCCGAAGTCGCTATCCAAAGCGCTCTCAGTCATTCTGACGGCCTGTTCCAACTCGACTGGACGCAGAGTCCATTCTTTGAGGAGTGACCCCAGTTCACCAGTCGGCTTGTTCCAGCAATCAGTCAACGTTCTGGCAATATGAGACACCATCAGAAGGTCATCAGCATTACTCCCAGACAGGTAACGCCTCAGCGTCTCCTGCTTGGGTGAGACCACCAGGTGCTCGCCAGACTTGACAGCACTCCACCAGCCATCCAGCCTGAGACCATGAACCTTAGGAGCAAGAGCAATGACGTACTTGTTGATGTCTCCATGAACAACACCCTGGTTGTAGGAGACAGTTGCAACAGCAAGCAGACGCCTGACAACCCACGCCACAGTCCTGGAGTCAAGGCTGTCAAACTCAGACAGCATCACCCAAGAACCTTCATCATCACCCAGATTGTAGGTACTGGTGTAATTAGAATCATCCTGGTTGTCAACTCGTGGAACCCACTTAACATCATCTGTAGCCGAGTGAACAGACTGCTGGAACCTGATGGCATACTGAGCAAGATCCTGGTTCACTGAGTCAAAAAACCACCTGACACCACCGTCTACATACCTGCCTTGAGAAATCCGCAAGTCGATGTCTGGTGCATTGAACAATGAGTCAAGCATCATATACGCCTCAGTGGCCTGCTTGTGCTTACTGACGTCAGGATGAAGCAACCGCTTGGCTCTCAGCAACCCCTTCTTGTCATGAGGCAGACCAAGACGAGCAAGAGGATCCCAGTTCAGTGCTGAAAGAACCGCATCTACCAAAGCATCCTCTGAGATTTTCTTGGCATCCATCTTAGTCATCGCTCTCACTCCTTGTGTCAATGCTGCTGGTTGCTTTTACGTAGTCGTTCTGACAGGACTCTCAGTCGCTCATGTGTGCACGCTGAATGGGCGGGTAGATCTCAGTCGCCTCACCAGCGGTATACAGATCAGACGGGCGACCACGACCATCAACCTTCTGCTGACCTGGAACCGGCTCAAGCAGACCAGCAACAGACAACATCTTACGACGGAAGTTCTGAGGAGTCAGTCGGTAGCCCCAGACAATCTCATAGATCCTGCGAAGTTCAGTAATCGTGAACTCGCTCTCACGCAGGAACTTCGTCGCCAGAGGACTGTACTCAATCTTGGCACGAACACGCTCTAACCCGTCAGTGATGATCTCACGGTGATCGAAGGCTAGGTTGAAGTCGTCATCCAGAACATCATCGACAGGGAAGAAGTGAGCCTCAGCAGCGTCATCACCAGCAACAGGAGAGTTGACCTCAGGAATCAGGGCGACGTAGGCAGTGGTGACAACGAAACCACGCTTGTCACGATCAGGCGAGCCATAGGTCTTCAACTGCTCCAGGTGCCCACCAACATTGATACCGGTCTCCTCGAACAACTCACGAGCAGCCGCCTCATCAAGGCTCTCAGTGGTATTGACGAACCCACCAGGAAGAGCCCACTTGCCCTTCTCGGGGTGTCCGCCACGCTTGATGAGCAGGAGAGACAGGCTACCGTCACGGATAGTGAAGATGAGAAGGTCAACAGTCACAGCAACAGACGGGAAGTCCTTCATGCTGTACGAGGCAAGAAACTCCTCCTCAGTAACCTCTCGATCCCCTGCTGGATCCATGGTCTTGTCAGTCATTGTTGTCAATCCTCTCGGTCTGTTGCGGTAAGTCTGTTTTGTTTTGCTGGTTTTATAACTTGTGGATAATGGCGGTATTACCTTAGTTTTTTTCTGGTACTACCAGGAGTGCTTCTCATGCCATCTGGTGTGCATCTTCCTGTTGATGACTGCTGCTCCACACAACAGGCAGATTCTCAACGGGACAGGTTCACCAGTGCTTGGATTGACGTCAGGAACATCCTTGTACGACGGTTCCTTGTCATTCCATGGTGAAGGGTAGTCTCTCTTTTCAGACAACGATGATACCAGCCTCGGGTAGAGTCACCTCAAGAGCCTGCTTGGTGGTCTCTGGAGTGACACCACGAGTCATGTTGCTCCACACGAAGGTCCTGAAACCAAGTTGAGCAGCATCCAGAGCAGTCTCCTTGACACAGTAGTCAGTGGCGATACCGGTAACAGTGACTGAACCGATACCCATACCCTTCAGAGTGTCCTCCAGGCTGAGACCACCATGGTTGGTGATACCCTCGAAAGCACTGTAAGCGGCATCATGCATACCCTTGGTGACAAAGGTTGCGTTCTCAATCTCACCAGCAACCTTCTTGACAGGATCAACAAGTTCAGCGCCATGGGTACCAGCCACGCAGTGAACAGGCCAGGAGTCAACAAAGTCAGGGTTGTCAGAGAAGTGGTCACCAGGATCCACGTGCCAGTCCTGAGTGAAAATAATCCTGTCGAAGGAGTCAATCAGAACCCGCTTGGTCAGAATGCTGGCAAGATGGTCAGCCAGTTCCTTGCCACCAGTGACGCCCAGTGCACCTCCCTCAACGAAGTCATTCTGCACATCAACGATGATGAGTGCGGTTCCCTGGTTCTTTGAGGTGTCAGTCTTGTTGGTGCTCATTTTTACTGTTCCTTCTGTATATGGTGCGGTTGTTCTTGCATCTTGGATGTATTGTCTCATACTTTGAAGACATTTGCAATCACTTTGACTATAATTCTTCAAATGTCTCATAATATGAGATTCTGTGTATGTAGCAGGGCCTGGATCTCACTTCTTCATTGTGATCGGTACGTTCCTGTTGCTGGGAAAAGAGTAGGAGGAGACCTTTGGACCAAGAGCAGTCTGGCGACGCTTCCACTCAGCGATACGAACCTTCCTGAGAACCTGATCCACTATTTCCTTGTCGTGAATCTCATAAAGAGACTCCAGGTCGTTCTCCAGACCTCCCTCAAACATGTCTTTCAGCAGAGCATCCAGAACAGGATAGTCAGGAAGAGTCTCAGAGTCCACCTGATCAGGCTTCAACTCGGCACTCGGAGGCTTGGTGATGGATGAGACAGGAATTGGCGAGTCCTCCCAAGTGTTCCGGTACCTGGCAAGTTCATACACATCAGTCTTGTAGACATCACAGATTGGAGCATACCCACCAACTGTGTCACCATAGATGGTCGAGTAGCCAACAGCAGTCTCAGAGGCGTTACCAGGCTCCAGGACCAGAGCGTTCTCAGTGTTGGAGACACCCATGACAATGACTCCACGAATCCTTGCCTGAAGGTTCTCCTCCGCCACGCCCTCAAGAGACAGGGCATCTTGGAACACGTAAAACATCGGAGAGATAGGAACCTTTCTGAACTCCCCTCCAAGGTTGCTCATCAGTTCCTCAGCGTCATCCTGAGAGTGCTGCGAGGAGTATGCACTTGGCATGGACACCCCGATAACGTTCTCTCCCCCAAGAGCGTCAGCGGCCATCGTGAGCACCAGAGCGGAATCGATACCACCAGAGGCACCCAGGACAGCCTTGCTCATCCCATTCTTGCGAGCGTAGTCACGAATTCCCAGGACAATGGCAGCATAGGTGTCAGCAAACCTGTCCTCCTTGATGTGCAGACAAGATCCGGCCACGAAGGAGTCAGTGTCAATGGTCTCAGAGTGCTCAGTGAAACGAGGCAGGTGGTGAACAACCTTCCCATTTCGGTCAACCACGAGAGACATGCCGTCAAACACAAGGTCGTCCTGCCCGCCCACAGGGTTGACGTAGAAGGCGTTCCTTGCCCAGGTCATCCACATGATGTCATCAACGCGCTTCAAGCGGTTTGTCAGAGCCTCAGGAGTGTAAGGATCAGCAGCCAGAACAATGAGGTTGTTCTCAGTCACATCATCTGCTGAGAAGTCACTGCCCTCAATAACAACCTGAGCCCAGGTGTCAGCATCAACACGAACCAGGTTACTACGACCGTTTCCAGCGATATGGCGAACACGACCATCACTGACAACCGTGACGACCTCATTGCCGTCACTGTTCATTGAACCGTAGAGTACAGTCACGCCATCAGGAGTACTGCTGACAATGTGCTCCTGGGCCTGCTGGACACCACGAACCATGTTGTAACTTCCAGCAACGTCACCCAAGCCGTAACCAGTGACAGCGAAACGAGGCAGAACAACTAGACTGCTCTCAGCGCTCCTGACAACCTCAATAATCTGGTTGGCGTTACCCATGTAGTCGGCTGGAACCGGGTTGATCTGACCGATTGTGATCCTCATCTTGTACTTCTTGGTCTTATGGATTGCTTGTCTGGTTGATGCGACGTCTTTTTGCTCAGACCGCCTTCTCAGCCAGGAACACTGGAACGCCTGCTGCAATGAACTTCGCCTCTTCTGGAAGAGACTGAACCTGATTGGCGTGGCGATCCCTGGCCTCATCCAGAGTCTCAGTGAAGAAGAAGTCGTTGTTTCCATCAACCAGGACAACCCGAGACGGCTTCTCGAAGTGGTCAAGAGTGATGTCATGACCGACCTTGAAGAACTCCCCAGTCATAGTACCCTGAGCATCAAACGTCCGGTAGGCGGCCTTGAGTCCACCAACAGAGACCTTGCCCTCAGCCTTCTTGACGACAGGCTTGCCATTAATTTCTACCAACTTGTAGAGTATGACTACTCCTTGGGATAAAACCAATCCACTATACTAGTGGATTGGTTCTCCTTTGGATTCGTCGTGCCGCTTGTTGTCTGAAACCACGTATCGTGGTCCACCGCAGAAACCCTAGTGTCTGCGGGGCACATCCTCACACTCACCTCCCTATATGGAAGAGGCGGGTGAGTACGAGCATGAGTTTTTGGTCTGTTTTGTGGAGCCTTAGGTGTCGGCCTGTTCTTCGTACCAGGATGCTTCAGCGGTTTTGAATGGCACCTTGACTTCCTGGTTTTTCTTGCTGTAGCGTGCTTTCTCCTGGTCTCGCACGCCTTCTTGACATTCACTCTCTGAGCAATGTTCGCTGCAGCATTCAGGTCACGATGGTGTGTGATACCGCAGGTAGTGCATCTTGGTTGCGAGTAGTCACTCATATCCAGATCGGACTGACACACGTGACATCTTTGAGATGTATACGCCGCATTGACCTTCATGATCCTACCGCCGTTGGCCTCAACCATGTCTCTGGTACGCCTGTAGACCTCACCACGGAACCAGCGACCATGCTTCATGGTGTTCTTGATGTAGGATAGATCCTCGAACGACACGATGGCGTTATCGTAGTGCCACGATGCATCAGCGAGTTCCTGAGCAATAAGGATACTCAGTTCATGTCTTTTGTTGGATAGGTGCTGGCGATGAGATACCGCTTCCTCTGAGCGGTTCTTCTTCTGTAGAGATGCGACCTGAGTCTGTGTTCTCTTAATCTTGTTAATCAGTGAACGCGCTCTCTGACCTAACAGAGATTTCTCAACGACTTGCTTTTCTTCGTTATCCCAAACCACATAAGCAGCAGGATGTGTCAAACCAAGGTCTACACCAACTACATATCTCTCAGAGAACTTTGGTCTACCAGGATCGGTCTTACCATGGAAACCAAAGACAACTCTGTTGTTCTTATCAATCCAGATGTCAGGCGCACCAGGTTCGCAACCCTTCTCCAGCAACTGAGGTGGAGTTGGGAAGTGTAGTGTCACCCAACTGCCTTGGACAACCATGTCCAGAGAGATACACTCTGGGTTGACAACGAAGTTCTTGTAATAATAACCCTTATCCGTAGCAGACAGAGCCAACCGAGGACTCATCGAGGTGGGCTTTGACTTGCTGGCGGTTCTCCTCCAGCCATCTGAGACGTATTTATTAGAAGTCTGAGTCATAACCTCAACTCTGGCAGCCCAAGAGCGTAGGTTAGTAACCACCTGCTCCTGAAACATCTTCTCCAGTCGTGAGGCGCCGCTCTTGAACTGCTTCTTCACCTCAACTGGGAGTTTCAGGCCCATCATGTATCCTGCACCTGAAGGCTTAAGCCTGTCGAAGTAAGTAGATAAGGCTAAGTTCTGATCAGTCATCTCCAGCAGGGCATAGTGAGCAACTAACTCAGCGTCTGCTCTGATACCATCTAGAACCTCCTTAAGGTCTAGAGGCTCACCGTTTTTTCCGTAAGCAGCATACGGTGTACGAGGATATGTACGTGATACAGTGGATTTGGACACTCTTGGTGAGCCTCCTTTCAGAGAGGTAGTATATGTGTATTATAACACATGATTAGTGGAGGTTGCCAGTAGGAGTAGGATAACGTAACGATGCTGGACTACAGTACTGGACTACAGTAGAAGAGACCATCTCGGCAGTAGGTGCACCAGAACCAGTCACGACTTGTGTCCCAGCACCGATAGCGTCAACAGGAGTGCCATGATCCTTCATCTCATTGATGGTGTACTCGTCAATGTCGCTGGAGAGAACAATCTTCGTGTCCTTGGCTCCCAGGTTGTCAAGCAGCCAGCGAGCAGCAACCGTGCCCTCATGAAGGTCGCCAGAGTCAATACGGATTCCACCAGGACCAGGAACACCAAGACGCTGAGCAGCAAGGACGGCGTTCATGATTCCCTCAGAGATGTTGTAGGTGTCAACCAGAAGAGTCGTGTCTGTACCCAGAGCCTTCATCTGCTGGTAAAACGACTCCTCCTCGTGCTCAGGGTCACCAAAAGCAAGAGTGAAGGCGTGAGCACTGGTTCCAGTTGTAGGGATACCGTAGCGAAGACCCGCCTCAAGGTTGGAGGTTGCAGTGAACCCGGCGATGTAGGCAGCCCGCGCAGCGAACACAGCAGACATCTCATTGGTGCGACGAGAACCCATCTCAATGATTGGAGTACCCTCAGCAGCAAGAACCATACGAGAGGCAGCAGACATGACTGCACTGTCATGATTCAGGATGGAGAGCAGAACCGTCTCCAGCAGGACACACTCAGCAAAAGTGCCCTCAATAGTCATGATGGGAGTGTTCGGGAAGTACACAGAACCCTCAGGAAGACCAGTGATTCGACCACCGAACTTGTAGTTCTCCAGGAACTCGACTGTTTGGTCAGTGATGAGAGGGTCGTTACGCAGGTAGTCAATCTGCTCGTTGGTGAAGTGGAAGTTCCTGACAGCCTCAACTGCTCGATTGACTCCACCAACAACACCATAGCGACGACCCTTAGGCATCCGCCGGGCGAACAGGTCGAATACAGCCTTGTCGTGTGCTCGCTCTGACTCAAGCATTGCCTGAACCATAGTAATCTCGTACTTGTCAGTGAGGAACGCCGTGCTAGTCATGTTCGCTTCCTGTCTGTGTGTCAATGTTTGCTCTGCTTGTTCGGTTGATGTCAATATCAGACGAATTAACATCACTCTGATGTTTAATGTTGAGCACATCTTAACAAGAGCAAGTCGGTATGTCAACCCCAAGCAGCACCTGAGCAGGAATCAGGTACAAGTAAGCGCCATGTCATCAGTTTCAGTGACATGGCGCTCGATTGGATTTATGTTGGAAACACTAGGATTACAGGGATTCTGGCTCTTCCTTCTCGGGTGTATCGCTAAAGATCTCTGTGAGGTTTTGTTCGCCAACAGAAGAATTCTCGCCGCTTGCATCAGCAATCGGATCAACTTCTGCACCCTCTTCAGGAGTATCAGTAGTTATCTCGTCACCATGTTCAGCGTCTTCACTCTCTGTATCAAACGACTTATTGATGACATCATTCTCATCAGAGTCATGGTGATTGGTGTGAACCATGACCTCATCCTCCTTGATACTGGTTCTCTCTAACGAGACCTGAGCGCTGGCAACAAGTTCTGTCAGTGACTGCCTGTAGTCCGCCTCAAAAGCCTGTAGCCTACTGATCTCCATCAGGTACCTGTCTCGAAGACTCTTGGCGTCAGTAACAATCCTGTCTGCCTCTTCTCTGGCATTCACAAGCGTCTCTGTTGCCTCTCTGGTGGCGTCAGAGATGATCTCCTCAGACCTGGACTCGCCTTCACTGATTAGCCTGTCCTTCTCGTTCTGTCCGTCAAGAATGTACTGGTCGTGCATTTGTTGAGCAAGGTCGAGGATGGATGCCGCCTTAACAGATGAGTCGCTGGATGATGGAACAGAACTGATGATTGTAGAGTCGCTGCTGTCACCTGTAATAGTGACCTCACCTGAAAAATCTTCGCTCATTAAGAACTCCTGGAAAGAGAGTAATTGTGAAAATATAGTGGAAATACCACAAAATATCAATGTTTAATAAGGGTTAAAAGAAAAGTTTTAACAGGTAGAAGTATATTTCACGTTTTTATCAGTGAAAATTGTTTTTATCAACCTCAACAAAAACCGCCATCTGGGGTGAAGTGGTAGGACCCAGATGGCGGTTGGAACAGAATCGAATGAACGACAGAAAATATCACTCAGAGAAAAAAGACGCTCCACGAGAGTAGTTCTTGGTCCTCTTCGGCTTTCTGTCAGGCATGGACTCAGCAGTGTCAAAGAACTGATCGATAACCTGGCTGATACCATACTCAGGGTCAGGGCAGATGGTGTGAATACCAACACTCTCCGCCCACCTGCGAGAGAAAGGATCCATGTCAGAGTTGACCCAGATAACAGTGTCCTCTGGCTGGATGTCCTGATCCTTGAAGAACTTCTCCAGAGCCTCGCAGAAAGGTGAACCCATAGTCATACGAGGGATTCTCAGTGATGGGAACCTGGCAACACCCATAGCCTTCGTCACGCGATCATGCTCCTTACTGGTGCTGAACAGTGACAGCCAGAAGAACTCCGCGCCAGCAACAGTCCTCTCAGCCTTGACCCACTGTGCCACCCTTTCAGGAACTCGACGGTTGCAGAAAGAGGTGGAGATCTCAATAGGATCCTTGACGTACTTGGTTGGTGCCACAACTCCTTCAAGATCCAGAATCCAGATACGACGCGGCTTACGATTCTTGGTGCTCATGCTGTTTCTTTCCTGTCGCTTGCTTATAGAGTAGTACAAGTCACGTTTGTTGTGTAACATGCTCCATATCTCTACATACCTATTTTAACAGGTCGATGATACAGGTGTTCTGTCATGTAATGATCTCAGAAAGAGAGATAGAGAACAAGTTGTATGAGTAGTTGTGTAGATTTCTGGTAGGATGAGGTGTATGGGTAAGAAGTTCCATGTCAACGACGAGAACCGTGTACTTGAGTGTGATGCATCAGTACGTGAGTGCAAGTTTGACCACTATGACACCTGGGAGCAGGCCAATGAGGCTGTTGCGGCAAGTCAAGGACACTCTGTCATCGCGTCAGCATCAAGAACTGTTCCCGCAGAGGACAACATTGTTCTAGAACAGCAGAATACACCATCCTACTCATTCACTGGGTCTTACTCATGCTCTAACGGAGGAATCAGTGGTGCTGGGCAGTTCGTTGACATTGACGGCAGAAGGTTCAGACGAGGAGATCTGGAGGACCCAAGAAACAGGTTCATGCTCGTCAACGGAAGGTGTGGAGACTTGGCAAGAGCCATTATCGCTGTAGATCCGTCAAGGAAGCCAGCATTTGTCGTCTATGACATGGACCAGAAGACGTTTGACTGGAACTACAAAAACGGCGACAGTGACGACTCAAGATCAGCCATCATGCATGTTGTCATTCAAGGTAAAAGACCTGGCGAGTACCTGGACGCCTACGGGTGTCAGAGCGAGGAGAGCATCAAGCAGTTCTATCCAGACGCTCATATTCTTGAGTCAAACGTTGCTCTTGATGACTACCACACAGGGGTGCCAGCAGAAAACCTGAGAGAGTTCGCTGAGTCCGCTCTTAGAATGGAGAAGGGTCATCAGTCATACAGTTACAACAACTTTCCGCCAGAGAACTACTTCACATCACAGAATCCAGTAGTCCTGCACCAGCAAGAGGCCCACTACATCAAAGATCGCCACTACTTCTCTGTCCATGTACCTGAGCCTTCCCTTAATGAAAGACTAGAAGCATGGAGAGACTATGTTGGGCATGACAATGCTGACAGGATGGAACAAACCAAGGCACAAAGAGATGGCGCTAAAAAATTCCATGTCACGGCATTCACCTACAAGGACCTACAAAAACTCGGCCGAGGTGGAGTTGGAAGAGTCTATGACGCCTTATCGGGCACTCGCTTGGACTTGAAACTTGAAGGTGTTGGGACAATCAACGATCCAGGCAGTAATAAGGAGACATGGTTCGTCAAGGCTGCATGTCCTGAACTCAACAGAGTCAGAAATGATCTTGGTCTGGAGGACAAAGACTTCCATGTAACAATTGGATTCACAGGAGGAGACGTGTTCAACAGACACAAGGGCTATGACACCTTAGTTATTGAGTGACAAGTGTCTTAATAAACAAAAACTCTTGATTGGATAAAAGTAGGCCCTGCTCTAGTTTGCACTCAATCAGAGTTCGCCTGAGCAGGGGACTATCAACACAAATATATCAAGCATGTATGCTCATGTCAAGAAGCATGTGGTAATGTCGCTCAAACCATGTTTCTGCACTTTGGGCCGATGTTGCCATGTTTGAGAGGCTGTCCACAGCGAATGCAGTGACCAGAACCATAGATTGTGTTGATACCTGGCTCGTCAGTGTCATTCTCAGGCTGACCGACAATAGACACCATGACGTCATTGCGTCTGAACATGTCAACGTCCTTTGCTCTGTCGTCGATAGCGTGAACAACAACCAGACCGCTGTCTCTAAGCGAGTTGATGACATCCTCCTTGTGCTCATTTGATGGCCTCATGTCGCCTTCACGCTTCATGAACAACTTGGAAACAGGAGCACCAGAACGAACCAGAGCGTCAATGAGAGGATTGGCGAAGTCGTTGGTACGACCAGTAACCAGGACAATGTTGAGTCCGTCCTTCTGCCGCATCTGTGTCACCATGTTCAGTACATTACTGTTAACAGGAGCCTTGGTCGCAGCAGTGTAGAAACCAGGAAAGTTCTTCTTGCGCCCTGAAAGGTACTTGACAGCATCATTGTGGTTGTTGAACAGAGTGCCATCAGCATCAAGGATGACAACAGACTTGCCCTGCATCGGACTGATAAGCGCTGCTCGCTCGTTGAACTCATCAACAGCCATAGAACCAGATGTCACGCGAGAGACAGCATGAACCATACCGTTGTTTCCTCTGATGAACTCCTTGATGTGACCGCGCTCGATCAGAGTGCCGTCATCTGCAACAATGTCTGGATCATACCCTGCGCCAGCCATGGAGTCGATGACGTTCTCTGGGACCAGGCGACCACCAGACTCACCACGAGAACGGTTACGACGCTTACACTCCTCAACAGGAACATCAAAGTACTGGTGACTAACCTCTGCTCCATTCTTGTCAGCAAGTGCGTATAGTTCCCTGACAGTGTTCCTGTTCAGGTTGGTGTCGTCGCTGATAACGGTATCAAACTTTCCTGAGGTCAGACACTCTGAGATCAACTGGTCCCTCAGTGCTGTGACCTGCTTCTCAACCTTCTTGTTTGGCCCACGAGAATGGTACCCGTCACCAGCCAGAACAGTACGAATGTCATCACGATTAATCCTTACTGCTCGGCCATAAGAGTCGCCTTCAGTAACCTTCTCGGCCCAGGTTGACTTGCCGCTTCCTGGAAGGCCGTGGCAGATGAGCAACTTCGTCATGATGACTCCTCGTAGTTGGTTAAGTTGACAGGTGGAGAATGATTATACCTCATCTGTTCTATCTAAGCATGTATCCCTTGCATTCATCCTGTCATCATTAGTACCATGTGAAAATGATTCAAACAGATTGAGCACAGAAGAGACAGAAGTATCCGGCTGACCAAGGAGAGAGTTTGGTCAGCCGGATACAGGATTGTTCTCAGATGAGCAGGTAGTGGTGATGGTTACCCACTACCTACATGAGATCACTGAGCCGGAGCAGCAGCCACATCAGAGGCGGTCGTGGCCGGAGCGGCGTCGCTGGAAGTTGCAGCAACTGGAGTCTCAGTGCTAGAGGCCGGAGCGACATTGTTCTCAACTGGGGCAGGTGTCTCAGAAGCCTTGTCAAATGTTCCAGCAGCCTCAGATGAACCAAGATCCTGAGTCTCAGCAACCGGAGCCGGAGCGGACTCCTCGGTCATGGTCTCAGAAGCACCACTCTCAACGACCTCAGGAGTTGCTGACTCACTGGTCTCAACTGCCGCAGCAGGAACCTCGTCAGAAACACCCTCAGAGGAGTTTCCACTGACAGTCTCAGGAGCAGTTGCCTCTGCTGCTGATGTACCGTACTCAGGCTCGCTGTTGGCCTCAGCAATGGTGTCATCAAGAGCCTTCTGTGCCTCCTGCTGACCAGCCTGAGCAGAGGACAACTGACCCTCAGCCTCAGTGACCTCAGCCTCAGCCTGCTTCACCTGCTCAGCAGCCTCAGGAACCTTGGCCTCAGCGTTGCTCACAGCCTTGTCAGCAGCCTCAACAGCCTTCTCCTTGGCACTGATACCAGCAGCCTCCTCACGGTCCTTGATGTCCTTCTCAAGCACTGGCTTCTGGATGTCACCAACCGTGAATGAGGAAGTAGAGTTCTTCGGAAGGTTACTCACATCAATCTTGCTGACATCAGTCTTGGTAACAGGCTTCTCAATGGAGTAGTGCTTCTCGTTCGTGTTGGTGTTCCAGGAGACGTTATCGTGCACCTTGGAGACATCGTAGAAGTGAGCAGTCTGGTCACCAGTGTTACCCTTGTCGTAACGAACCATGTTCATAGTGGCATAGAGACCACGCTGACTGTCGTTCTTGACCGCGATAGCCATGGCGTTCATGTCGTTGGCCTTCATATTCTCATTGTGGACACTGCTGTTGCGCCACAGAGAGAACACGTACTCAGCATCAGATACAGGGTTGTTGCTGTTGACGTAAGCAATGTTCTCGTTGATGTTGGTGACTCGTGTCCCATCAGCCTTGTCGCCAAGGTAACCCTGCAGACGGGTACGGTCATGACCAAAACCTGTCTCACCAGTAGCCATCTTTGTGGACCACTCCTGAGCGAATCCATGTAGGCTGTCAGTCTCAGGCAGAGCCGGAAGACCCATGTTCTCACGGTAGGCGTTAATCTTGGCCGCAAGGATGGAGGCAGTGATACGAGCACGGTCGTTCTCACTCACCTTGCTCCAGTCAACCTCACCAGCCTTGGAGAACCGCGAACGAGCAGCAGCGTCAGCATACTGGGCACGAGCAGACACCATACCAGTAGTGGAGTCCAGATCGGCCTGAGCCTGAGCGAGAGCAGCAATAGCACCAGCCTGCTCGCTCTTTGCGTCAGCAAGAGACTTCTGGGCGTTAGCCAGAGAGGTCTTAGCAGCAGAAGCCTTGTTCCTGGCGTTGTTCAGATCGGCCTGAGCCATGACGACCTTGGCGGAGGCGTTGGCAAGGTTGGTCTGAGCAGTGTTAATACGAGCCTGCATTTCCGGGCTCACTGGACGTGAAGGAGTCACAGGAGGTGTTACGACTCCACCATTGTCACCACCAGGGTTGACGACAGGAGGAACAACTGGAGAGTCGTCACTGCTGCCACCAGGAAGCGGAGGAAGAACAGGGGTGTCTCCACCAATACCAGGAATCACAGGGTTGGTGTCGCCAGATCCGCCAGCACCAGGAAGAGTGATAGACGGAACACCAGTCGGGTCATCAGCGCTTGTTCCAGGCAGAGCAGGAGTGCCAGGAAGAGACGGTACGTAGGTCGGGTTATCAGTAGTCACACCGTCATTGGTGCTGCTGTGACCAGGAATGCTGACAGCAGGAACAGCGCCAGTGGAACCACTCACAGACGGAGTACCGACAGACTCAGAGGAGCCACCACCAGCATAGTTACCAGAACCCTGCTCGTTACTAGCAGTAGAGACCTGCGGAGTGGTGTTGGTGGAAGTGAAAGGATTGCCAGGCACGTTCACCCAAGGAGTTGGGAACCAGGGTGTAGGAGCAGCAGGACCAGAGGCAAACGAGGAACCAGGCTTCGGAGCGGCGAACCCGTTGGCGATAGAGCCGTTGGACGCAGGGGATGGAAGAGCCGGAGCAGCCTGATTGGGACTGCCAGTAGCAGAAAGACTGTCAGAGGACTTACTAGCAACCTTGTTCTTCAGGTTACTGTCCTTAGTGCTCTTGCTGTCAGCCTTCTTCTGAGCAGTAGCACTGGGCTTTGCAGACGGCTTAGCAGTAGCAGAGTTCTTAGGAGTGCTGTGACCACATGCCGCCACAGAAAGGGCAACCATCAGAGCAACAGCAGTATGACGAATAGGGGTCTTCATGTTCATATGATTCTCTCTCCTTGTTGATCAGCGTTCAAGCACTGATTCTGTTGTGAACAATGTTTACCTTACCTCAACCAGAAAAGAAATGCAAATCAATTTGAGGTATGTTACCACTAAGAAATAACATTTCTGGTAAAACAAACTAAAACTCAGTGCGCTTACAAGTGAATATCCTGGATGTGATACACAGGAACGTTATCTTTTAGCACATGCTATTCCGAAACAATTCCATAGATTGTTCACAGGTGGTTACTCATGAAGAAGATGAACTTTTGATAGGTCACTTACTGGTCTTCCATCACTTCTGATGATGTGCTGCAAGGGTGATTTCTTCCTATTGCAAGAGAGAATGTTCCTTACCACTAGATAGATGTCATCTCCATAAGACCAGGCGCGAGTAATGCTATATGAAATGCCAGGAAGATAGCACCCATAGAATCTGATAGCACCTGACTCAATGGCAAGACCAGGTGCTATGTCACTAGGTATTTTTACGGGTAGAGGTCGTTCAACTATCAGCATCTCCTGCTCATCGTTTCCGCTCTTCCTTATTGCTAGAAGAGATCCCCCAAGAATCGTAATAGTTCCACATATAAACAAGGGTATCAGCAAGATTGACCACTTCCATGACTGAACAAGAAACGACTCCTAATCTACCATAGAGGAGTATTCAGAAATCGTTATATCAACTATATTTAATCATGTGGTCCAGAATATGGTATGCGTAGAGTTAAGCGCTCACAGGTGATATATTTTTATCGAAAAGTTGAGAATAGTAAGCAAGAGATAAAACACCTATTTTTGCCTAGTATGGATTAACCGATTCTCTTTGCTGAGCGCAGCATCCTCTCAAAAATCTTGTACTCATCATCCTCAGTCGTGTCATAAAAGAATGGCAGTGACTCATAGAATCGTGCTCGCTCTGAGTTTGTGAATCTGGACGTGTAACCAGTTCCGTCTCTCATAACCCTGTTCATCATGACGGCATTCCTGTAAGCAGTCTTCAGTGCCTTCCTAGAGCGCTTCTGGTTCCTGTCAGCATCTTTGAGAGCATTCTTGATGTCACGAACAGAGTGCGACTCAGAACGATCCAAGTACTCAGTGCTGCTAAACCTCAGGGACCTCATGTATGCCTCGTATGGCGATTTGTCGTATCTGATAGTGTTTGACATGAGCAGATCCACCTCAGACGGCTGTGACTGGTGAATTCTGTTAGCAAACGAGAACAGGCTGGATATCCTTACGTCTGCTCCGTCGTCAAAGACCTTGTGGTAGTCAGGCGCCTTGGAGTCAGTGAACAGAATGATGTCTCTGTCGCTCTCTGGTGTGTCCAGATTGTAGAACGAGGAACCGATCAATCCATAACCAACCAGATTACCCTCTGCCACCTTCTTGTGTGCTCGTGCAAGCAGTTCCTCAGCCTCATTGCGAAGTAAAGGATCATGGTTAGGTACAGGAGGAACAACTGACTCTGAAAAGGGGCTCGAAGTCCTTGAAGGTGCTGGTTGACTGGTGTGGCCGAAGTTGTCTTCCGTATCCACTAGGTGAACATTTGATTCTACTGGTCTTGACACTGACGGAACAGCACCATAAAGAAGTTCCATGTGTTCCTTGAACGCTTTATCCGCCTCATCCTTGGTATCAAAGTGCTCCAAGATAATGCCCTTCTTGGCGTAAGGGCACTGACGTATTGAGGCACTACACTCCTCAGATCCCTTATCAGTGATGTGGTACTTGACTAGTCCGTAGTTACTCATACACAAACACAACCCTCAATTGTGGGAACAATCTCACTTGTTATCTATTGACAACACAACCAAAAGAGTGTAGGCAGTTTTTGTGTTTTCTGAGAAAATCTTGAGGTTCAGGTCAGAAAAAAGAATCACCTGAACGCTACAGATACATAGTTAGCGTTCAGGTGGTTCTTCTCTTGTAGGAAAGAGTTTGGTTCTAGTAGATGGAGAGCGAGTAGTCCTCAGAGGCATCATCTAGAGCATCAAGATTGCCGGAGTTGTAAGCCTTGGCAGCATTGGTCAAAGAGGCGCGGCGACGGGAGACCTTCTGGGACTGGCGATCAGGGTCACTGCGACAAAGATCACAGTGGCACTTACGGCGATACTGCTCAGGATACTCAATACGACACTGAGAGACATGATCGGGATGATGAGGATTCTGCCCTGGACCAGGAAGAGTGTCACTGTTGTCGTTGCAGGAGTACTCGAAATGATGGGTGTCAAAGGAGACGACCTCAAAGACAACCATCACATCACTGTCTTTGCAGTCAGAAAGGTCCTCCTTGTAGGGATCAAGAACATTGATCTCGTTATAGGTAACCCTCTGGCTCTCAGGATCCAGGTTCTTGACAACACCGCTGATAAAGTCATCAATGGCACTCTTGTCTGAACGCATGAAGCGATAGGTCTTGCGTCCGGTGAAACTACGCTGAGTGCCGTTCTCTCCAAGACGAGTGTGGTTGTGGACAATGTGAGCACGACCCTCGTCAAGAGCCTCGTGGACCTTCACCCAGTAGGGCTTGTCCTTGTCAGTATGAGACATTATGCTCTCCTGTAAGTAAACACTGCTTACAGAGAACATTATCACACAGAACAGAAACACACAAGCAGTTGAGTACAAGTGTTGGTTATCTCACTGCTTGTGTTTCTGTGTTTTAGATGGTGTCAGCAGAAGGTAGGAACAAACTCTCCGTTGTCATGCATTGAGTTCATGAACTGCCACAGAGCCTTCATCATCATCTCTGTGTCCTGGGCAGCACGGTGCGCGTTGACGTACTTGACACCGTTGTACTCAGCGAATGATGAAAGAGTGTTGTCGTCAGCCTGCAGAATGAACTTCTCTGCCAGCATACGAGTGTCAAGAACCCTGATCTCACCCGCCATACGAGCCTCCAGGAAGCCCTCAAGGTAGGCGTCAAGCCACTGCTTCTCAAATCCAGCGTTATGAGCAACCATGACACCAGACTTCAGCAGATCAAGCAGTTCAGCCTGGAAGTCCTTGTCCTCAAAGAACGGCTTGTCCTCAATCATCTCAGGTGTGATCTTGTGTACGTTAACCATACCAGTTCCGATACCGTCAAGAGCGATCTGAGGGATACCATGCAACTGGTCGATGACTGTCTTAACCCTGCCCTCACTGTCAAGAGTGACGACACCTGTCTCAATGATTCGGCCATGTTTGGGAGCAAGATGGCTGGTCTCAATGTCAATACCAACAAACGGGCGTTCCATCATCTTCGGGTCAATCTTTGAAAACAGCGAGGACATCACCTCATAGTTGTAGCCCTTCAGGATCTCGATGTTGCGGGCCTCACGGGCAGCGCGCTCAGACTTAGACTCCTCATGACCATCGTACTTCGGCTCAAACTCCTTGGTCTGGGGAGCATTGTGCTTGTAGCAGAAGCCGAATGTCTCAGCCACACGAATCTTGGCCTCACTGTCATCAAGGTCAGCATATGGACCAAACCACTTGGCACTAGCACGCGAGTAGTCAACCTTCTTACCGAACCCCTTACGGATTCCAGAAGACAGGTCAATACCCTCATTCTCAAAGACCCGACGGTATTGTTCGACCTTGAGCCAGAACTTCTCGGTCTCAGTCTCAATCTCCTCAACCATGTCCTGGATATAAGGATCGTCCATACTGAAACGGAACTCACGATAGTCGTAGTCATCCAGAACAGCCGCGATGTACCCGTAGTCCAGATTGGCGTTCATGGCGTACCACACAGCCTGCATGACATATGTTGTTGGCGCGTCCTCGATGCGGTCGCTCGGACCCCACATGGCACTGTGTGTACCAGTCTTGATCTCAAGAATGCCCTCAGGGGTGCCATCATCAGCAAGGATCAGGCCGTCAAAGTTGGCGTGACGGTAGGAGTCGAGCCCAGAACCACCCCATGAGGTCTTGCAGAAAGCGACCTTCATCTTCGGGTGACGGTCAGCGAAAATGTGACGAATGTGCTCCTCCCAGGTACAACCACGACCAATTGCTGTAGCGAAGTCGTCACGATCTGGGCTGTCAACCTCAACCAGAACGCCTGTCTTTGTTCGCAGGCACTTCAGGTACTCATCACCTGCATACGTCGGGTCACCAGCCTTGAGAATCTTGCCAACGTCAGAGCCACCAATACCAGCCTTACGCTGATCATGCCACTCCTGTGAGCCAATCTCGTACTCACACAGAGCAACAAGGTTTCCAATAGTGTTGTCAGTGTACTCAATGAAGGTGCCGTTCTCCTGCTCCATCTTGTTCCGAATCTGAGAGCACAGCAGTGCAGCAGCGGCAGACGGAGCACGCAGGTCATTGATCTTCCTGCGAATCACATGCAGACGCTCGAACTCTGGACGAGCCTCAATTGTGAGCGCAGTCACGTCAACACGGTCATTGTTCACATGACGGGACTCTTCCAGAGCCTTGTTGTAGGAGTCAGCAACAGATCCCAGAAGTGTTCGCCGGGTCAGAGTACGACGAAACTCCAGGTTCCTGTTACGGTTGGCAATGAAGTCCTGAAGAATCTTGATGTTGTCCAGGTAGTCAGCACCAGGATCCAGAGACAACCCATATGGTTCCACGATAGACAGATCGATTCCGTCATATGAGTTGTTGGTTGTTGTGTTGGCAGTCATGAACGACAAACCTTTCTTGTTGTTTCTCTCCTCTGAGAACAAACATAGTACATCTCACACAGAAAGTCAAGGGATTGCGCTGGAATACTGGTCACATGCACGCTATACTCGTTGCTGACAAGTTCAAGACATACTACAAACTAGGAGAGTTAACATGACCGATGTTGCACTCAAGAACCAAATCAAGACCGACATGACCGCCGCCATGAAGTCAGGCGACAAGAGCAAGGTGATGGTTCTGCGTTCTGTTCTAGCCGCCATCACCAAGGCAGAGACTAATGGCAAGAAGCGCCACGATCTCACTGACACTGAGGTTCAGGCAGTTCTTCGCAAGGAGGCTAAGACCCGACGTGACTCTGCTGACATCTTCAAGCAGGCAGGCGCTCAGGATCGCGCTGACTCTGAGCAGATTGAGGCGGAGATCATTGAGAACTACCTCCCGCAGATGCTTGACGAGTCTATGACAATCACTCTGGTCACTGACATCATCAAGGCGAATCATCTTGCTTCACTTGGCAAGCGAGGTGTTGGTCAGGTCATGGCGGCATTGAAGGATCGCTCGGATGTTGACAAGTCTCTGGCCGCCAAGGTTGCTACCAAGATTCTGGTTGACTGAGAAGTTCATCACATCTTCTAGGTGATAGGAGAGAATTCTCCTTCTCATCAGGAATAGGCAGTTTTGATGACACAGATACCAGGTTGTTTTTGTTAGATTGATCACAATGACTCAGTTTGACAAAAAACAACCTGGTATTATAACAAGAACAGATGAGTGAGTAATTTTGTCCACTCTAATAGCAACAATACACAAGCACCAAGGTTTTGCTCAGTAGTTGTTAAGATATACAACATGTGATACAGGTCATAATTAAAAAATCAACCTGACAGAAATACTCTAGTAGTGAGGCGCTAAATGGCAAAATTCTTCAACTCATATGAAAAAGGAAGCGTCATGAGCACAGTGTTCAAGACTCTTCTGCTTCTTGTTGCACTCATTCCTCTGGCAATGATTATTGTGGGTCTTATCTCACTGGCATCAAAGGTGGTCGCTGGTCTACTTGCAGGAGTTTTTGTCCTGGCTGTTCTTGCAGGAGTTGTGGCATCAGGGTTTGCCATCACCAACAGAATCAAGAACTCTGACACCAAGTTTCCCTTGGCTATCGTGTGGATTACTCTTATCGGACTGTTCATGCTGATTGCTCCAGGACTGCTGAAGGTCTCCTACAGTGCATTCAGCATCCTGCTGTGGACAGTTCCACCAGTGCTTATCCTCCTGGGACTGCTTATCGCCTGGAGAGACAGGAACAAGAATGAACCTAACGCCCAGTGACAAGAACACCATCAACTCAGCACTAGGAACAGCATCCAAGATAGTCGGTGAGTCACAACTGAAAGCAGCAAAGTGCTCGTACATTAGAAGCATGAGTGCAGTCGTTCTCAGATGGCACGACTTGGGATCACTTATCGTCTCAGTAGACGGAAGTGTCCTGTATGCTGACAAGGAAACTGATTTTCAGCAGCATGTTCAGGCATTTGCTCTTGGTCTGAGAACACCACCGGAAAGTGCTCTCAGAAAGTGTGTGACAGCAATGATGGTATGAATCTACATGAAACAAAACAACCTGCTAGGTGTATCTTCTGTTACCTAGCAGGTTGTTTTTGTTATGGTTTGAGATTCTTATTGTGCTTCAACTTCTTTCAAGTGATAGGTGCAGCCCTTGCCATCCTGTGAGGGCCTGCTGTACATAATGCCAACATGATTGACACCATTGCGCTGCCAGGTCGCTCCAGAAAGAGATGTCTCACTACCTTTCCGGCACACGTGAGACGGAGAGATAGCGCTCTGGTTGGACAGAAAAAGGTTGGTTACCTGGGCACTGGAAGCAACACTCTTGCGAATCTCCTGAGCAGCATGGTTCTCAGCCGTAATCCCAGTAGCAGCAATCAGGAAACCAAGCGTGATGATTCCGGTCTTGACCCACCACTTGCCTAAGACTGAGAGCATACTGGCAACAGAGGCAAGAAAACCCTGAGAATCATCCTTAATCTCAAGGCTGGTGTCATGGTTCATATCTGGAGCAACAAGAAGCACCAGGCCAAGAACTATCAGTACACCACCTACAATCGTGGCGGCAGGCATCCATGAAGACATGTAGGCAATTGTCACTGACATCCAGTTCTCTCCTTACGCTTAATCCATTTGATCTATCTTAGGTCAGTGTAACATGAGATCAGCATATGGAACAATCTGATTGCTGGAGAAGTGACCAAGATCATCACATATTCCTCTGAATACAAGAACGACCACCCTCATCAATAATCATATGACAAAGGTGGTCGTTACTAAGTTGTGTGATTTATCTCATGTTGACAGATTAGGAGAATCTGTGGTTAATGACTCAGTGCTTCACTTGCCAATCTCCCAGATCTCACCTCTTACAGTGTATGTTCCTTGGCCCCATCTGTACCAGGTTCCATATCTTGACATCGTGAGAGTTGGCGAGTAGTAACCTCTGTCAATGTCCTCTTGAGTTATTGTGTGATACAGGACACCAGCGACAGTCTTCGTCTCGTTGTGTCCAACATAACCCCACCTGGCTTTACCTCGCTTGTCATTCAGGTCTCCACTGGTGTAGGCGAATGACGCAGGACTGGAGGTGTTCTTGATGATCAGGGTGTAGTACATACGTTCACCAACATGTTTCGCATGAGTAGAGTAATCAGCCTTCAACTGAATCTCAGCACCCTGCTTCAACTGGTTCGACTGGTAGGGAACCTTCATGTAGTTGGCCTTGGCGGCATTTGGATCTGTAACGGCAGCAGGTTTTGGATCCTCACCTAGACTCTTGACGTCACCGTTTCTGGCGTTGGTGCTGGTTGACTTGAATCCCTGGTAAAAGTTCAGCAGTGCTCCACGGTTCACTGCTCTTCCTGGTGCCACAACTGTTCCAGCGGGGTCGATAGCACGAGCAACATCCTCTGGAAGACCTCTACCTGTACCAATCTGTGTCTTGTCGCTCAGCCGGTAGTCGCTGGACTTGTAGTTTGAGATGCTTGATGCCTGCTTCTTGTAGAACGAGTTGCTTCCACGTGCTGACTTGATGTCGCTTGCATGTGACTCGCGGCCGTCAATTCTGGAAGACACGTTTCCGTTTGACGTGAAGTCAGACACCTTAGCAGCATTGAAACTGACTTTGTTGCCCCATCCTGGAGCAAAGTGCCAATGCAAGGTGTAGGGCTCAGCACTCATGTCCCCACGAACATAGGTATTGTAGTCAATCCCTGAGATCATCTCATTAGCGTAGATCCTGCTACCATCCCAGTTGTCGTGTCCAGTGACCCTGAGCATAAGAAGATGACGCCACTTGTCCCAGGAAAGTTGCTTCGTCTGTTTGTTGGAGATGATGTTGTTGTACACCTGAGTGTTAGTTGTGTCCCATGACAGCCCCTTAGCAACAGACCATGACTCAGGGTAGCGACATGACCCATCCCCTCCACGAGCGTTACATCCGTCAGTCCTGTCATCCTCCTGGATAATCACTGGAGACAGAGTGCCATCAATGGTGTTGTTGTAGATCTTGTCACTGTCACTACCAGAGATGAGGATACCAGTGTAGGACGCCTCAATAATGTTGGAGGCGATGATGTTCCTGCTGGAGACCTCATCCATGATGGCGTTACGACCAATGTTCGTGAAGAAGTTGTTGACGATGGCTGAGTTCATGACTCCCTCGTCAAACCACACCCCGTTCAGACGGTACGGTGAGTTCACGTTGGGGTCAGAGTTCTCGTAACCAGTACCAGAGTAGTCGTGAGTGTTGTAGGCGTACCTGATTCTCTCGGAGTGAGTGATCTTGGTGTCAGAAAGAGTGCAGTAGGCCCCACAATTGGCGGTGATGAAGCCAGCCTGGTTGTTGGCGCTCCAGGTGTTGTACTCAACCGTTACGTCACTGGCTCGGTTGATCCCAAAACCTCCCCCACCGTTCTCAACAAACTGGTTATGGTCAACCACTGATCCGTTGGATGAACTGAGCGCCAGAGCAGATGCAGCGGTTGACTGAGTGAAGGTGTTGTCGTGGATGTGGTTCTTCTGACCAACCACAAAGACCATGGCGCCACCAACGAGTGAGTCGATCTCAGGGTCACGATAGTTCCATGACTGAAGAGGAGCGTACTTCTCAATCCTAAAACCTGACAACTCCGTGTTGTTCCCAGTCATTGTCAGAGCACGAGAGTGCGAGACCACCTCAACGCTGTGTCCTGAGGGGTTGACACCAATGTGCACACTGGTTCCACGATGTGGCTTGACGTTGAATCCGCTGGTATTGTTGTTTGGTACTCTGGTTGTGATGGGATCCTTGTCCTCAATATAGAAGGAGTTGGCGTCAACTTCGTTCAGACTGAGAACCTGCTTCAGTGGTCTGCCGTCAAGGTACACCTGCTCAGGGTATGCTGCCATACCTTCCTTTCTCGGATCAGCGTTAGTGGTGCACACATCACAATGACGAACCTGATTGTCAGCCCTGTATGTCCCTTTTCTGCCATCACGAGCCCAGTTACCTGGAGTCTCAGCACCAGAGAGAACTACCTTCTCACCTGACTTGGCGTGCAGGTTGACTGTTCTAGTGGACCACAACTCACCTTCACGATATGTGCCACCATCGACAGTAATGTCAGCACCAACAGGCGCGCTCTTTAACGCCTTGCCAATTGTCTGATAGGGTCTGGACTCTGAGCCGTCGTTTCTGTCATTTCCTCTGCTGACTGAGACAAAAACCTTTGCTGTGGGGGAGGCTTGCGCAGATGATGACACTAATACTGATGATCCTATTAAAGGAATTGCTAAAGATGCTGCTCCAATAATTCCTGTTAAACGTTTCAAAACGTCTTTGTTCATATATCTTTTCCTTGTGTTTACAGGTATTAGTAAGAACCCCTCAAGTGGCAGACAAGGCTCATGAAATATCACTCTAAAATATGTCTGACCAGTAGAAATACTTATCCTTGAAATATGTTTAAATCATTTTATGTTGATTAAACGGAATGTTTTTAGTCAAAAAGAAAACTAGTTTCAGTGTGGTGTGATGTATTTATCACGCCAAAATGATTGACAGGTTCAGAACAAGGATGTACCATCGCCTCTATGTCAAAGATTAGTCTAAGCACCCCGTACAAGAAGGGGTTTTCTCGTACACGCCGCAATCGTGGTATCGTCCTGTCTGATGTTGATGGAACGCTGGTCAAGGGATCAGTGGTTCTTGGGCACGCTGTCTCCTTGCACAGGAATGGTGTTCTCGATCTTGGTGACCTTCCTTCCAGATGGATGAAGGACCAGAAGAACGAGTCCGTTATCAAGAATCTTGCTGAGGCTTACCGTGAAGGAATCATTGGTAAGACAGAGGCTGAGATTATGGCTGACGAGTATGTCAACCGTCTTGTGTCTAATCCTGCTAACTTCTACAGCACCATGTGGCGACTTCGTTCACTGCGAGGGACAGGTACTCGTGTCGTCCTTGTCAGTGGGTCTCCGTCGTTCCTTGTGGATCGTTTTGCCAGGCACTACGGATTCGACTCACAGGCCAGCCACTACTACCAGGATCCGTTCGGGCGCTTTACTGGTGGGTGTGACGGAATGTTCACAGGTGCCGCCAAGAAGAAGTACCTTGGTCGTCTGCACCTGAGCCGCTACCCTAGCATCACTGCCTTTGGTGACACACAGAGTGATCTTCCACTGTTTGAGCGCGCAGGATACAGGGTGCTGGTTGAACCCAACTCCCAGACCAGATCTGTCATTGGTCACATGGCGAACGAGATTGTTCATCACTGACATGTAGCAGGCAACAAAAAGCGAATCACCCGTTATTGTCTTCATCCTGTTGACAATAACGGGTGATTGTGTTATGTGGTTAGATCTCCTTCAAGGAATAAGCCTGTCACCTGCCAGAGACAGAAGGAATAGCAGAGGCCACCTGCGGAATGAAGTCATCCTTGATGGAAATAACCTCAGCGACAGGGAGGACATAGACATCCCCGTTGTTCTGTACGCCTGGAACAGAGGTAATGACTACAAGATCTGAGCCCTTCACCTTGTTAAGGATGTTGTTCTGGTTGTACTGAGTGTGAATGTCGCCGTCATCATCACGAATGTGCTCAACATCCACGAAGTTCCCGTCCTCCTGCAAGTAGAGTTCAGCGTCCCTGTCAAGGTCACCGCTCTCAACGGCCGCAACAACCTCACGCTTGAAACGAGTGATAACAGACCACTGCTCAAGCCGCTCCAGAGCCTCGCTGAGATACACCTCTGACTCACTAAGGAAGATAACCTTGCGGCCTACCTGTTGAACGTCCTTGAAGTTCTCGGTAATGGCATCAAGTAGAGCCTTGACCGTCTTGTCGCTGGTGTTGAAGAACCCAGAGTTGAGACCCTGAACGAAGTGCTCTGGCGAATTGAAGAATGTTGACTTGAACTGCTCTCTGAGAGCATTGGCCTTTGCCTGGTCTACTGGGATGAAAGGCATGTAGAGACTCCGTTCTTACTGACTTGTTCCATGTTTTGCTACTTGTTGCTCAATATCACTGGTGCTGACTAGCGAAACCATGTGTTTGCAATGGTTTCAGATGACTTCTAACTAGGTGTTGCCAACTTCACAATAGTGTGCTAGGCTTCACTTCGTGAGCATCACCACATGTTCTGTTGGTCACATACCAGTCGGGCTGACAGGGCACCAGTGAGGTCATCTTAACCTCCATGTGTGAAGTTGCTGACACCTTGAGTTTTGAGCAGAGGACAAAGGGAAGATGGGAACAGGCATCAGTATATCAAAAAAGCCTGCGAGCAGCACATCAGGTGCATCTCGTCACAGGAGCACAGGTACCCTTGGTGCAGCATCGCTGTTGCTTGGTGCTACTGGAGCATCCATCGCTCTGTCCTCTATTGCAGCAGCCGATGACAAGGATCTTGCCGGTAAGGCTGCCGAAGGACTGAAGTCCTATCAGGTGTTCCGCCAGAACGACGCCAAGATCAACCACGGCAAGGACATCGCCAATAACCTGTCAGGAACAGACATTGGCATCACTGTCATCAAGCAGGAAGATCTGAAGGGCCAGAGCCCGGCTGACATTGCACAGGCTGTTCTGGACAAGACGGACGGCACCTATGACACGATTGGTGTAGCGGTTGTTGGCAGCAATGGGCACAAGGACCAACTCTTTTTCGCCTCGAAGCACGACGGATTCGTCTCAGACATCCACTCTCTGCTTGGTAACGAGGTGGATGATGTTGGTCAGACGCTCTATGAGGGCTCAGGAAGGATTCTGAGGACATACAGCGCTCATGGTGGAGATGTTTCTGGTGACAGCAACGATGTCCTGGAGAAGGCTGACAAGAGCGCGAGCAAACTGGTTGAGAAAGCTGCATCCAGTACGAAGGATCAGCACGTCTACCAGGCTGATGGAGCAAACATTGGCGACCTGTCACAGACTCTGAAGAACCTCAAAGACACAGGCGTTACTGTCACCGTCCTTCCAACAGACAAGATGGAGGGTATTGGCGTTCAGGACGCTGCAAAGCAGATTGTTGAGGAGAACGAGAGCATTCTTGACGACAACAGTGCGGTGTCTGTCGTTGTATACCACAAGAACGGTGGTGTTGACCAGATTGGTGTCTACTCCAGAAGCGATGAGTTGCAGAAGAACGTCAAAAACGCTCTGGACGCCACAACCACTCAGAACTCGAACGCTCTGCTGAATGACAAGTCAGACGACGTTGCTCAGGTGTGGAACAAGTGGCACACAGAACAGGAGCAGAGCGACAAGGAGTTCATGAATTTTGTTGGCAGCGCTTTCGCTGGTCTTGTCGGGCTGGTCGTGCTGTTCGCCGTCGGATCCTTTGCTTATGGCGTGGTATCCAAGGTGATTGAAGGTCACAAAGAGAAGATCGAGGCTAAGAAGAAGGCTGAGAAGCAGGCCCGTGAGGAGGCCGAGCGCTTGAAGATGGAGCAGGCTGCCGAGGAGGCCAGACTTGCAGCCGAGGTCAAGAAGCGTGGTGGCCGCAGCCAAGAGGTCTACGAGGAGATGCAGACTCTTGAAGACAACCGTAAGAAGATCTCCAAGGGACGCAGATCCAAGAGCACTCGTCAGCAGTTCTCCAACATCCTGAGTGAGTTGCAGAAGAACATCCTCACCCTCTATGAGGTTGCTAACAAGAGCGAGGAAGGCTGCGAGCCGCTGAACACATCATTAGGGATGCAGATCCACGAATTGAACAACTCTGTTGGTCCAAACCACTTGCAGAGCATTCTTGACAACCCTGAACTGTGGACAGAGCCGGACGAGAAGATCAGCCTGTCACTGAAAGCGGCTGAGGCTTTGAACCGAATTGTCCTAAACCGGATTACCAACCTGAATGAGGCCAGCAGTTTTGATCCCAGTGTCAGCGCCATGACTCTTATCGAGATGGCAGATGAACTGGAGGGTACCGCAGGTCTTGATGACGATGATGCAGAAATTATGGAGTTCGCCATGTCAGAAGGAGAGAACTGATGAGCGTATCTGAGATTTTAATGATGATTCTACTGATTGCAGCGGTCGGCGTGCCAGCAGTAATTCTAGAGGTGTCTCACTACAAGATGCTGACTGCAAACCGTAAGAACAAGGTTTCCGATCAGGATGGCGTCACAACTGCCAAGAGTGACGAGAAGAAGGAGGACCTGGCATGACGACAATGATCATCATCATGGCTCTTGGGGCTCTCAGTGGCTACCTGTTCTTCAGGAACCACAGTCACAGGAAAACTACCAAGAACCTCCGTAAGAACCTGGCTCTGGCTAAGAACGACGTATCCAAGGCCGAGGCTGAGATCGCCGCCCTGGAGGAGCGTATCAAGGAACTCGATCCTCCTGACCCGTACCAGGGGAAGGTACCTGATGAGTGCCTGGCATTCAGGAACTCCATCAGGAAACTCAAGGAGCAGTACCTCTGGTACGAGAAGAACAACTACACAGATGTCGCCAAGAAGATTGATCTGATTGGACGTGCTCTCAAGGTTCTGGAGAAGATCATCCGCAAGAAGTTGCCAGAGGCAGAGCAGATGAGCGACTGGATTCGTTATGAGGACATTGTAAAGAACCTTCAGCACGTTCTTGACACCGAACTCTATGACGACAGAGTGAAGCACCCAGAGAACCACGAGAACCCTGAGAAGGGCATCAAGGAGGTTGACAACATCCTGGACCTTCTGCTCCCAGCCATCTTCGCCCGAATCAAGGAGATCAACTCCAAGGAGGATTTCGACCGCGAGGTGTCCATTGACGTCATCAAGTCCTCGGTGAACGAGATTCTGGACAACATGGGTGTGGAGAACTCTATTGACGAGATGGCCGCCATGGTTGATGTGGACGATGAGATGAGCGAGATCGAGAAGATTGCTCTGAGCATGGACAGCAACCTGGATGATGACGATGAACTAGGCAACGATGAGGCGGTCAGGGCTATGTTGGCGTAACAAAAAATAGACAGATAGCCATTTCCCAGTATAACACCACAAAGACTTATAGGCAGTTACGATAAAACAGGAGAGTAAAAACTATGAGCGACGAGAAGAACACTGACGAGTTGACAGACCTTTTTGAGTCTACTGGTCTTTCAGAGGAGGACGAGGCTCTTGCGGCTGAGTTTGCTGACATTGATGAGGACGATGACGAACTGCTGTCACTGGATGACGACGATGAAGAGGTCAGCGAGAACACAGAGGGTGCTGTTGAGGGTGACACCACGACAGAGGACCTGATTGCCAGTACTACAGACACTCCAGGCAAGTTTGACAAGAAGTTTCTGGATGAGTTCAGGTCCCGTCTGGCTCCAGAGCAGTTGCAGGTCGTCTCCACCATTGCTCCGAAGTACGCCGCCAGTATGCTGGAGGATCAGGATCTCATCCTGTCCTTCGGTAACAAGGTGATCGATGAGATGAGCACCTTCTCCAAACTCCTCATGAAGGCTCAGAGCAAGACCAGGCTTCCTGAGGTTGAGAAGATGGTCAATCAGATTCTCATTGAGATGAAGGGCTACAAGAAGTTCTCTGGCAACAACAGCAAGTTCGGCTTCCTGTCCAAGATCGGCAAGAAGGCCCAGGACGTCTCCGAGAAGGCCAACTACAAGTTGGAGACAATGGAGATCAAGGGTATGGACCTGAGCAAGAAGTTGTCCAAGATCAGCACTAATCTCGAGAAGGTTGAGGTCGGTCTGGTCAAGAACGGTGTTGCTGGCAAGAAACTCTCTCAGAAGATGATTCACTGCCGTAACAAGTTGTCAATGGTCATCGCCACCATGGAGGAGATCATCGACCTGACCAGGACCCAGGCGCAGTTGTTGGAGAGAACAATCTCACAGCACGAGGGCGAGGGACGAATCCTGTACGATGGCGAGTACCACACTGTGGAGGACCTGAGACTGCTGCTGGAGACCTACTCGTCCGCTCTGGTGACGATGGAGAAGCAGTGGGCCAACTGGAGAGCACAGTACTTCTTCTACACACAGTCGATCAAGACTGGATCCATCCTCTATGTCAGCAACCAGGAGATGAGACTCACAGTCAAGTCTCTGCGCGAGAAGGCTATTCCTGTCGCCATCAACCAGATTGCTCAGTGGCAGCAGGCCGTCATGCTGGAGAGTGCTGCCGAGCAGGCGAACATTGTTGACCAGGGTATCAAGAAACTCATTCAGGAGGGCTCTGACTCCACCGCAAGCGCTGTTGAGTCCGTCGTCGAGATGGGTAACCGTCAGATGCTTGATGAGGAGACAATCAACACCCTCACCAAGAACATTGAGAAGATGCACACGGCAATGTCGAACGCCGTCAAGGAAGGCCAGCAGAAGCGTGCACGTGTGGCTGTTCTCATGGCTGAGGCTGAGAAGAAGATTGACCAGTCTGAGCGTGAGTATCAGAGGAAGCGTATTGAGGACGCCATTGGTACCAGTATGAAGTCCAAGGCCAAGGTTGCCAAGGCTGAGGCGCAGTCCATTGATGACATCCTGAATGAGATTCGGTGATGCCTTGAGAGACTGATTGCAAGACTACCCTGAGGGTGAGGTATGCCCCGAAGGGTGTTTAAGAAGACATGAGCACATGGTTCCTATCTCTGCTCAAACCTGGAACCATGTGCTCATGTTTTCTTTGTTTCTACTTTTTGACTCAGGAGATCATCTCCATGTCATTACCTGAAGTTTCTAATAGCATCCATGTTGCTAAACACCTTCGTGTATCCATCGTATGGTTTGATACAGCACATTGCGACCTTGGCAACAAGACCAGAGTCAATAGTACAGAGATCATTCTCACTTAAATGGTGATTCATTCTGTAGTCCAGCGCATTGGTCAGGTTGTCAATACCAACCAACTGAAACCCGTGCTTAGGCCAACCTTTCTGAAACTGGACGAAAACCTTGTCGTTGTTGACACACACAATGCTGCTGACCTTGATGTTCCTACCAAGATACTTGGACCAGAGTCCTCGTGCTTGCCTGGCGTGAACTCTTCCACCAGGAAACGACCTACCAGAACGTAGCACAACACCTTTGTCACTGACTGAGTACTTTCGTCTGCTCTTCCATCTTTTTGAGTCAATAGCAAACACATTGGATCCAACAATCAAAACATGATCAGTGTCAGGTCCGTCACCATCCTGTGCAGCAGCATCAGGATCCACGTCTCTTTTGCCCATCCCCTTGATGTGAACCGAGTCAATGAGGACAGCACTAGGATACCTGTCCATCCACTCCCTGATGACTCTGGACGTTGATCTCTCACCCTCCATACCAGCCCTGACAACCTGCCTGCCAAATGGAGTACTGAAGTCAGGGTTGTTGGCATGATGAGTTAACGATGCTCCAGCGGAACCGAAGTACCTACGACCAGATCTCAACGACTGAAAGATTCGTTCTGACACCTCTGGCCTAACACCAGAGACCAGTGACTCTGAAGGGATGAAAACATGGACTTGCTGTGAGTTGCTGGTCACTTGAACTCACGAAGGTTCTTGTCAGAGATGACTCGCCTGAACTTGTTGTACGGTCTGATACAACGAGTGACGAACTGTGCTACAAGATGAGGGTTGATAGTGGTGGCGTTGTTACCTTTAAGGATCTCAAACTTCTTGTCCATCATCTCATAGAACCTGTCAGTCTCAATCAGCCTGAAGTCGGCCTGGAACCAGTTGACATCCCTGTCCACACTGATGTTCTCCTGGCTGATGACAGTCATACCGACAATGTTCGTTCCAGGAGTGAGAGTATCCAGCCAGTTCTCCACATACTGACACGTTCTGACGTCATCTGACTCTGGGAACGGCTTGCCAGTCATCAGAATCTCATTGTTCTCACTTACAGTGTAGCGACGTCTCTTAGTGAAGTTGTGAACGTCAATCATCACGACCTCGTTGCCAAGCAGAACAGCGAAGTCAAGGTCATGTCCCATGATGAGACCAGTGTACTCGTTGATCTCTTCCTCACCTGAGTCAGGTACAAGGACAGACTCAACAACAACAGCATTCGGTTTCTTGTCTGTCCACTCTTTGAGGAATTTGGAGAACTCCTGCTCCACTTCCAGCAGTTCCTTCGCCTTGGCCGAGTCAGCGCCTTCTCTGTTAGTGTAGTCAGGATCATAAGCCTGATGAGACATGAACGCTCCAGCAGAACCGAACTGCCTACGACCAGACTTCAGCGCCTCAGCAACCCTGTCAACAACATTCTTGGGACACTTGAGGTTGTATGTTGGTGTTGGAAGAATAGTCACACCAGTTTTAGGGTCTACGTATGATGTACTGCTCACTTTATTGTCCCGCTCACTCTAGGAAGCCAACCTGAAGCCTGGCCACAACTGGCCGATACCTCTGTCTGAGACTCAATATCCACGGTGACAACGTTGCTTTCACAGGTCTTCTCAGCCTGATAGATGAACCACGACTTCGGGTTCCAGCCCGGCTGAAGGCTGTAGACAGTGAACTGTGCCTGACCCTCAACACTGACCTCACCTGTGTTCTTAATCACACCAAGCGCAGTACCTCCATTACTATACGAGAACGAGGAGAACTCAACATTACCCTCATCAGGAAGTTCTGTTGTCGTGGAACTTGGAACAGACATCCATGACATGGTGACCAGACCAACGATCAGTAGAAGCGCTGGTGCACTCTTGGCAATGACTTCAAGAACACGAGTTGCAGCCAGAGAAATCTTGAACGGTCTACCAATGACAGGAATACCAGCAAGAACACCCAGAACAGAGGTGAGAATCTTGAAGAAGATTCCTACAAGTTTGTTGTAGAATCCACCAACAGTAGATAGAAGTGATTTCAGAGGATTGCTACTACTGCCCTCACCCTTCCTAGACCCAGACTTTTTAGACTTGTTGTCGTCATTGCCTTTCTCATCGGAATCAGTGTTGCCCTCATCCTCTTCATCAGAACTGGAGTCAGGCATCTCACCATCATGTCCTCTGAGATCATTCTTGATGTCTGCAACCACTGATGACACACGTTCACCAAGACCAGAGGCAAAAGCCTTCAGACGCTCTACGAACGAAGAATCGTCGCTCTTAGTGTCATCACCTGTCTTGCTGTCAGAAGATCCCTCAGAATCGCTTACAGAGTCATCTGGAGTACCTGAATCAGAAGACTGCCCATCATCCTTAGAGTCGTTGTCTAGATCTGATTCCGAAACACTATCAGGTCCAATCCGATCTCTGTCAGAGGAGTCATTCGTCAGAAAGTCTGTGCTATCAGGAGAATCAAAGTCGTAGAGGTCATCCTCGTCATCATCGTCGTCAAACAGTGTCTCGTCATCATCCTCGAACAGACGCGAGTCAGTAAAACCTTCCTCCTCAGGCGGTACGTCCTCAAATGACCAACCACCTTCCTCGTCATCGTCGTCAGATTCAGGACCACCAGACAGAAGACCACGTTGCATAAAAGGAGAACCTGCCTCTGGAGACGCATCTTCGTCATCAACCCAGGCGAAGTTGTCATTATCCTCGTCTATCTCATCATCGTAAGCATCTTCATCCTCAGGCTCAGCACCAGCCATCTCAAGACGTCTTACAATGTCTCTGACCCCATCAGCATCAAGAACACCATCTGACGGAGAGGACAAGAAAGAGTTGTCACTGAAATCTTCGTCTTCATCCTCGTCATCGTCAAAAATGAATTCCTCGTCGTCATCATCAAAATCGCCATAGATGATTGACCCATGAGACTCATCTGTATTACTGGAGGACTCCTCAGACTCTATGCTGTCAGTGCTTAGTCCTGTATCAGAATCAAAGTCAACAGAGTCATCATCTTCGTCGTCAAACAGGATCTCATCTTCTGTATCGGAATCAACATCTGTTGACATCAGAAGACTGTCTTGAGTGTAGTTGTCTACAGGTGTAGTGTCATCAAGGTCGTTCTCAGACTCAATGGCAGGAGAAAAATCACCTGTTACCTGATCGTTCACTAGCAACTCGTCATCATAGTCATCAAGACTAGGAAGCGCTAGATCATCCTCGTCATCGTCAATGTCGTCATCAAGATCAAAGCCAAACCTACCGGCAACCTTGTCATCACTGTTCTGGTTACTGGACATATGAAGATCCTGAAGCCCTAGAGACAGATCAAGGTCATTCTCGTCAACATCATCGTCATCAAGGAACGGGTTGCCTGACACCATTCACGAAACCTCTTCCTGTCTCACAGAACAAACCAGAAGGTGGTTGACACCACTGACAACATGTAGTATCAACCACCTTCTATATACGTGCCACAACTATGAGCAACTATCACTCAGTCATTCTCGTCCTCAACTGGAACATAGATACCAAAGTCATAGTTCTCATGACCAACCTTGTCCTCAATAAGGATTTTCAGTTGCTCAGACTTCTCAACACCCATGGATGTGTTCACGTATTCAAGTGAATCAACTACTCCTTGAATATCCTCGGCAGCAGGGTACTTTTCAGCATAACGAGAAGGAACACTGGTCGGCCACTGCCTCTCAGTCTTCTTCTTGGAGGCTGGTTTCTTCTTGACTGACTTGCTGTCATCACTGAGCAGTCCTTCCTGCTGCGACACCTCCTCAGAACTGTCCTGTCTCTCAGCCTGCCTGGCGTCACGCTTGATGATGTCCAGAGCATAGCGGATGAACGCCTCCTCGCTGACCTGGCTCCTGTCAGAGTTGTAGCGAGCAATCATCAAGTGGCTGTCACCTGGACACTGCCTGCGAACAAACCCTGGAAGTTTCCTGTAGACAAGTGAAGCACGCTCCTTGCCCAGACCAGACTCCTCACCATAGTTGACTCTCACGCGAACAGGCAGAGATCCGTCATGAGCGAACGTCACCGGCTGGATGGATGACACCTTGGTCATAGGGTCGCCCTTACCGCCCCAGGCAGGAATCACGTCAACAGTCAGCAGGTAGACGCCATTGTTCTGCACATCAGGAAGACCAGTCACGCCAGAGAAAGCCTTCTCAATAGCAGTTTTTGGAACAGATAGGTCACCACGACAGAAACGAGACCTGATGTCATTCCTGGCGGAAGTCTTGTCCATACCCTTGACAACATCATCTGTCACCCTAGTAGAGATCAGACCAGTACCGTCGTCAAGATGCATCGTCACCATCTTTCCGCGACGAGTGTTCTTCGACTCCATGGACACAGCAGCAATAACCTTGACTCTCTGACGCTTCTTCAGTGCTGACAGAGACTTGATGGAAACATTGTCAAGACCAGTACTGCCACCAATACGATCCATCGGATGACCAGTCAGGTACATACCAATCATGTCCGCCTCAAGACGCAGGCGGTCCACATATGGGTAGTCCTCAACATCAACCATCTCAAACGTGTCCTCAGCACCTTGCCCAGCAAGAGAGAACAGATCCATGCCATGGTTGACCATCTTGCGACCATCAGTCAGCATACCTGGAATCGACTCAATCACCTTACGTCGGTTAGGCTCAAGATCGTCAAACGCGCCAGCCATAGCCAGGTTGATAAACACGTCCTTCTTAGTGATACCAGCCATTACACAACGTGACACAGCATCCTGAACAGACGTGAACCTACCTCCACTATCACGCTCCTTGATGATGATCTCAGCACTGGACTCAGAAACACCCTTAACACCAGAGAAGCCGTACAGGATCTCAAACCCAGACTCACCAGAGTAGTCAGGAGACACACGAACATCAGACAGATTGATGTTCACAGTACCCATGGAGATACCCATACGACGAGCCTCACGCAGGTTGTTGAGAGTCTTGTCCTTCTTGTCAATCGTCTGGGCAATCAGAGCAGCAATGAACTCAACAGGATAATGTGTCTTCAAGTAGGCGGCCTGATAAGCGTTCATGGCGTAGGCGACACTGTGCGAGTTGTGTGAAACCAGACCGTTAGCAATGAAGTTCGCTGGTCCGTCATCAGCCATCATAATGTCATAGGTCATCTCACGAAGAACTGAACCATCCTCAAGAACCTCTGGTGGGGTAATAGACACAACCTTGTCTCCGCTGCTGATGTGATGGCTCATAAGAGCAGCATCAATCTCATCACGATAGTTCTCAGGAGTCAAGTAGACAAACGGGACATCACCATATTTATTATCAATAAAGTATTGGCGACCAAGACCTCTGCTATCCATCTCAAAGTAGGTACTATTGACACAGAAGTCAGCAAACCCAAGAACCTCTTTACTGGAGGACAAGATTATTTTGTTGGTCTCAAATATGGCACCACGAGCAATCAGGTAGTTCTCAGCAAGAGCCCTGTCAACATCATTAGACAAAGAGACATTCTTGACACCAGAACAAGAGATGGATCTATACGACCAGCCTCTTCTAGGAGTTGGTCTTCTTTGAACTGTTCTGAACCTGTTGTTCCAGTACCTGTCATCAATTAGTTCAGAGCCAACCTGAATACCACCACTTTTAATAGTCTGGTACCCATCAGCAGTCAGCATTCTGTGGTTTTCAGTAACCCTGATCGTCTTGCCAGATTCAGTCTCAACAGTCCACAGCGGTTTTCTTCCAGTCTGAACAATCTCAGAGACGCTGTGGAAGTGAAGATTCCCGTTCTCGAACATGGAGAGAATCTTGATGTTCTTCTCTCCATTCTTGAACCTGTGATAAAGGCCATCAACTGTCATCTTAGTGTTCTGACTGGTAAGAACTTCTGTCTCTCCATATAAGCACTTGTTGAACGCATACTTTGAGAAGGGCTCCAGAACATCCCAGAGTTTGTTCATAGCCTCCTCAGAGTAACCGTTAGCAATTCCACCACTGATGAACTTCGGCTTCATCTTCATCATGATGTCATGCTTCTTCTTGCCCATCGCCTTACGGAGTTTATCACCCTCCTGAAGAGTCATACCAGCAATCTCAGAAGCAATACGCATCGACTGCTCCTGATAGATGCACAATCCGTAAGTCTGACTGAGAATCTTCTCCAGCGGTGAGCCCTTGAAATCAGAATGAAGAGCCTCAATCTTCGCCAGACCATTCTTCCTCTCAGCATACATGGTGTGAGAATTCATCCCCATAGGGCCAGGACGAGCAACCGCAGTACAAGCAGCAAGGTCATTGAACTCTGTAGGCTTCATCTGCCTGAGGAGATTACGAACCATCTCTGAACCGAACTGGAACACACCAACAGTGTGACCCTCCTGAAATAACCTGTACACCTCAGGGTCATTCATCTTCCCTTGAGTAATGGCAATCATGTTCGGAGCATCCTTGCCCGATTTCTGGATGTACTCAATGGTGTGCTGGATGAGGTCAACCGTATCCAGACCAAGGAAGTCCATCTTGATAAGACCCAGGGCCTCACACTCCTGATAGGTCCACTGAGTGATGACCTTACCGTCTTTCTTCCTGATGTGAAGCGGAACAGTGTCAGTCAGAGGCTTGGCCGAGATGATGATTCCACAGGCGTGTACACCAGTGCTCTTGACACGACCAGCAATACCTCTGGCACCAGTGATAACACGATCCCACTTAGGGTCACCAGAAGTCGCTTCACGAAAGTCAGCAGATTCCTTGTAGTAGTCAGAGTCCTCATTGTAAATGTCATCAAACGTGACCTCATGACCCTCATCACCATCAGGAATCATGCTGGCAACACGGTTAGCCTGAGCGAATGGGACCTCATAGATAGTGCACATCGACTTGAAGGCGCTCTTTGTGGCAAGAGTACCAAACGTGACGATGTTGGCGACGTTATCCTTACCATACAACTCAGTAACGTACTCGACTGCCTTCTCACGAGCAGTCACAGAGAAGTCGCTGTCAATGTCTGGAGGGCTGCCAGGAGAGACAACCTTCATACCAACAACCTTTTTGGTCTTCGCCACCAGACCTCACACTCCTGATCAATCCATACATATAGAGATACTGGTCACATTCTATCACACAGAACAGAATGTGACCAGTATCAACAATGACTCAAAACGTCTACTTCAAGGAATTAGACGCTCAGAAGTCCCAGTCGTCGTCAGTAGTACTTTCGACTTCTCCCATAATATATGAGCTTCCGTTACCACTGAAGAAGTCATGATTCTCGTCAGCACCTGGATTCAATGCAGACATGATGGATGAAACCACCTGAGACTCTTCAGGGCTATAGATTCCTTCAAAGCCAAGGTTGTTCAGAGCCTTGTTCGCATTGTACTTCAGGTACGGCTTGACATACTCAGTCAGACCCAGACCGTCATACAGGCTCTCTGTATACTTGATCTCATTCTCCATCAAGTCGTGAACCATGTTGACAGTGAAGTCATACAACTCCTTCTGTCGCTCAGGAGTAGAGTTGTTGTAGGCAATCTGGAACTTGTAGCCAATGTAGTAACCATGGACACAGTTTCCAGTGATTGTCACAGAACCCTGATTCCTGGTAACAAGAAAGGTGGAAGGAACCTGTACACAGTAGACTTCAGCGGGACCGTTCTCTGTTCTGGTAACACTGGATCCACTGTAGGATGAATGACAGGGGTTTCTGGAGATTCTGACTCGATAGAGATCTAAACCACTATTATCCTTCTCAGTTCTGTATGAGGCAGTGTACCCCAGTAGAGCACAAGCAGCCTGAATCCAGTCAACTGTACTCTTGTGCTTAGTCGATACATTAGTGGTTGAGTCTCTTGTTGTAATCTCACGACCAAGAACACTCTCAAGATAGGTAAGTGCCCCGTTGAGACCGGACAGTGACAAGGAATCCAAGTCACGGAAAAGACCCTCAACCAGTTCAACCTCATCAGCACTGTAGTCAGTGAAGACGAAGCCGTTGCCATTGTCTACCTTGGTTCCTGAGAGCCTGAACGATACATTAGAGAGAGCACTATTGGTTAAGTTGTCAGCCTCAATAACAAGAGGTTTCTTGTCCCGCTCAATATACATTCTGTGATGTGGAGAAACTGACTGCCTGACCTTACCATCACTAGACTCAAACAACCAGGTCCTGTCCTCATGGTGATGTGATACCTTGACAGGCTTGACGAACTCAATAGAACCATCATCCTTGTTGTACTGAGCAACAGTTGTGTTCTCGTCAACCTCAGAGATGTTCACCCACCCAAAAGGTGTCAGCAACTCATGATCATCTGTCAGAGCCTCATCTCGAAGGATCAAGCGGATAATGTCAGCAGTGTTGGTGAGTTTTGCCTTAGAAGCCCACCAGAACGGCATGAAGAAACCGCTATAGAAGAGGAATGATTCAAGCAATGTGGAGGCAATCTTCTTCTTCTCGGGATCGTTTCCGTGGTAGTAGGAGAGGATGATTCGAGCCTTCCTCTGCAGGTGCTCATTCTCCTTGGACCAGCGGAACGCCTCGTCAATCTCAGAGGTGGAGATCAGTGTGGAGAAGATCGACGAGTATGACTTAGCATGGATCGCTTCCATGAGCGAAATGTCACTATAGACAGCCGCCTCATGTGGAGTGATGGCGTCAGGAATGAGTGAGATTGCACCCACCTTTGCCTGAATGGTGTCAAGCAGAGTCAGTCCAGCGAAGACACGAACTGTGGTCAGTTTCTCCTCGTCCGTCAGTGTGTTCCAGGATGGAATGTCGTTGGACAGAGGAATCTTCTCAGGGATCCAGAAGTTGTTGATGAGCCGGTTCCACACCTCCAGGTCTTTGGGATCCTCAATCCTGTTCCAGTTGATGGGTTCCTCCAGCAGAACCTCATCATCTACCTGAACCAGAGGTAGTCCACTGGCTGTATGGGTCTGTTGGTTGCTGACTGAAGAATTTGTCATTCGTGCACGTCCTTTATCAAGATCACAGTAATGAATGCTGAAATCTTAACAAGGATGTGCACGATCAGTAGATGACAAACTGGTATCAGTTAGCAAGAGTAGTCAACCAGTCACACGCCTCTTCCAGTTCCTTGATGTACAGCGGCTCAATCTGTCCAGAGATGTCCATTCCGAAGGCGTCGTAACCGTTCAGGGCTCCAAGGAACGAGCCTCCAACTGCTGCAATACTGTCACTGTCGCCGTCCGTATACACCATGGCTTGAATGCCCTCGAACGGGCGGTCATGGTAGATGGAGACAGCAGCCAGAGCACAGGAGAGCAGGCTGTCAGCAGTGTTGCCCTCACCAAACACCAGCGAGAGATCTATCACAGAGTCACGACCATCAAGAACGTACTCAAGGATGTTCCTGGAGTTGTGAAGCAGGTCACTCAACTCTGTGTAGTGATGAGGCGCAATCTCGCTGAACATCGAGTTCTTCTTGGTGATGGCCTTGATCTCATCCAGAGCGTAAAGAGCACACTTGTAAGGATTCTCCCGGAAGTCAGCGTCGAAGTACTGCTCAAAGAGAATCTTGTGAACCAGTAGTGCTGCCACACCAGCAGACAGCCAGGCCACAGGGTGATCATGCGTCGTCTGTGACTGGAGCATGGCAAGATTGACAACAGACTCATTCGAGATGTTCAGAGCACCAATCCAGGGTGCACGCATAATGGTTCCACAACCCTTGGAGTTGTTGCCCTCTGCACCCTCACGACCAGTAAACTCCTCACTGAACGTGACGAGATGGTTCAACTTGTCCAAAGACTCGCTGACAGCGATACCAGGCGCCCGGTTGTTGTTCGGGTCGAGGTGGTACTCGATATGTCTGTGAGCAAAAATCCTCAGAACATCCTTCTGACGACGTACAGCAGCCCCATCAACAGCCTTCAGGACATCACCATCAGTACGATCCTTGAATGTCTCAGCAATGTCACCAATCGCCTTCATGTTGTACAGGCTCATCTGGGTGTCATCAGTAACCACTAAGGGGGACGGGATTCCAGGACGATCAAACAGGATGTCAGCAATCCGAGAGAACTCAGTGACATATCCCCATGCGTCACCAAGAGCAGAACCGTAGATCATTCCCTTGATACGCTCGTCCTTTGTAAGAGTATGTGTCTTCATACTGCCTCCTTGTCGTATAGCACTTACAAAACTTCCTGCAACTATTCTATACGACCATCCATAGTTGATTCAACATGACGATGATCACATAATGGATCCTGTCTGCTCTCAGTTCGATGTAAGAGGTGTTTTAATGCACAAGAATAGAAGACCTGATAAATAACTTGCTCATAATAGAGCGTTGTTACCTATCAGGTCTTCTATGTTGTCAGAGATTACTTGTTACGCCGCCTTTGCCATGTCCTCGCTCTTGACTTGCTTGCGTCTCTTGGGGTTGAGATCGTGAACAGAAGCAGCACGACTTGATGACGTGGTTGCCTTGACCGGCTTGTTCTCATGGATGCTGGCTGTCGTCATGATGATTGCAGCAACAGTTCGGGCCGTCCTGATAGCCTTTCTGCCAAATGGAGACCTTCTAAACGACCTGACGTGCTGCCTGGCTGACCTTCCTGGAAGAACCATCGTGTGATCACGGTCAAACTTGAAGGTATGGCTGCCGATAGAGCCGTCCTTGTCTCTGTATCTGAACGTCACAGCCCTGTCTCCACCACCAAGATCCTTGATAGCAGAGACCCGACCGTACAGACGGACATTGTCACCAATCCTGACCTCTGACGGCCTGAGGTAACGAATTCTGATTGGAGCGTTGTATGCCTTGACAGCAGCCTTCTTTGCTGCAGGAACAGCAGTCTCAAGAACCTTCCTCTCAGCCTTGGTCAGAGCAGGAGCAATCCTGTCCATAGCCTTGTCAACCTGCCGCATCACTCTCTCATGGCCTGATCTACCAGCACCACGAGCACGGTTCATGATGGACACCCTCTCCTTGTAGTCTCCATCCATAACACCATAAGTCCCGTCACCCAGGCGCCTCTTCCTGATAGACGGAAGAAGGTTCTTGACACCACCAGCAGACTTCAGTGCACCAAGAATCCTCATCTTGGCAGTCATTCTTGGAGCGTCAGTCACACCGCCTCCGACCTGATGCGGCCTGTTCTCCCTCGCCCTGGTGTTGTTGAGAACCTGCTGCTTTGCTTTTAGTGAACGAGTACGTCTCTTACGCATCTTCTTCAAGATGACATCATGAGCATGGTAGGCGGCCTGACGCAGTTTCTCAGCAGCAGAACGTGATGCCACAGCGAACTCACCGAACTGGTCAACAACCTTCTTCTCCCAGTACCTCTGAGCAGCCTCCTGAGATCCGAAGTGTGGCTCACCAGCCTCCGTATAACGACATGCACGAATACTGGCCCTGCACCGACGGGGACCAGCCGGACTCACGTGATACTTGACTGTCATTGAGACATCCCCTTAAAACGTTTGATGCAACTTACTAATCTAAAAACGTATCTATAACAAAAATCCTCCAAGTCACAACATTTGCTTAAAACTCAGAGGATTTTACACGTATTTAAGAAATTGAGCAGAAGAGTAACTCATGCTCCCAGTGCCTTGATGAGTTCTGCACGAGACACAAGGAACTTGTTCAGGAAGGCAATAACATTTTCATCCTCAATCTCATAGACAACCGGCTCCTCGTCCTCCTCCAAAGTGTCCTCAATCATGACCTTCAAGTCTGAGACAATATGAAAACTACGGTTGAGAACATCTATCACCAACCCATAAAACGAGGCGCCCTTCTGCTTGTGAGAGAAGAGCAGAGTGATGTCATCAAGGTAGTAGGCGACCAGATCGGATCCTTCAATCTCTTGGCTCTCTGTCGCCTCACGAACAGCCTCAGCGAGTAGCGTCACGTTCTTCTTTTCAACCTTCACTATCTTCAGCCCTTCTATGAAAAACTAAGGAACACTGGTGGAAATATCACTGGTTGCACACATATTCTCTCATTTGCCTGACACCTGGATTCTGTAAGATTTCAACATGGATATTTTTGTTCGCTCACAGCGCGACATGCAGTCCTGATTAAACGCTAGAACGTCATTTTTAGACACCCCAGATCAGCAGGAGAGACAATGACCATCAATTCAACGAAGCAGAGTCGGTTGGGTCAGGTATGGACTCCAGACTGGATGGTCTCACACATGCTGGATCTATCCAACTACACAGATGATACAGTTCTCTCAAAAAGGATTCTTGAACCAAGTTTTGGTAACGGAGCATTCCTCAAAGAGATTGTCAGCAGAATACTGAAAGAGTCATCTGCTAGAGGCAAGACTACAGAGGATACAGCATCAATCATTGACAACAATGTGCATGGGATAGAGATTGACAAGGAGATCTACAAGAGCACCGTTGACGAACTGGTAGAAATGTGTAGCAGACATGGTGTACACACGTCATTTCCAAACCTGTTGAACATGGATACCATGGATATTGACCCATCCTTCAAGTATGACATCGTTGTCGCCAACCCTCCATATGTTCGAGTGCACCTGATGAATGAAGAATCAAGACAGAAGGCAGAACGCTGGTCTTTAGGCGCCAGGATTCAGGACCTGTACACAGTCTTCATCAACATCTGCAGTAGTGTTCTGAAAGAGGATGGAACTGTCTGCATCATCACACCTCAGTCGTGGCTCAAAGACAAGGGCAAGGCACCAGTAAGACGCGCTCTGTGTGAACGAGGACAACTGGATCTAATCGAGAACTATGGGTTCAACCCGGTTTTCAGCAAGGTCAGCACAAAGGTATGTGTTACCAGGTTGTCAAAAGGTGAAGGCAGGAAAACCTCTTCTGGCAACGTGTGTCTACAGAACAAGTCAGTGAACAACAACCAGATCATAGACAATAGTGAGAAGACTGTTACTTATGACGAGTTCCTGAAGAAAGACGGCACCAGGAACAAACAGAAGATCTCTAGCTCTGTTTTTTCATCTTCATCAAACCTCATCAGGGTCGGAGACCTGTTTGAGGTGAGAACAGGCGTACAGACCTCTTGCAACAAGGTATTTGTGCTGAGTCCTGACCACCCTCTTGTGTCCTTTGAGAGCCGGTTCATAAAACCTGCTGTCAAGGGAACCAGACACAAGCCCGGGGACAAGTTTGGTCGAATCATCTATCCGTATGTCAACACTGTCTCAGAAGATGGACAACATCAAGTGGCTCCAGTAACAGAGGAAGAGATTGACACTGAGATAATGGACTACTTAAGAGAGCATCAGCACATCCTTGAGAAGAGATCTTTGTCGCCAGGATGCCAGTGGTTCCATTACGCCAGAACACAGGCACTGGTTGACACACTGAGACCTAAGGTCCTGACACCTGGAATCATTGATACCAAGGAAGGGTGCAATCTGCCTCAGACAGACATCCTTCCATCAGGAACTGTCGTGTACTCAGGTCACTACCTGATGCACCCAGCAGACGACATGGATGCTCTCAGCAGGGTTGCACAGGTGTTTGAGAGCAGAGACTTTGTTGACTACGCAAGAGAGAACTGCATCAGGCTCTCAGACGAGTGGGTGAACATAAGCCCTGGATTCATCAAGAACTACATCATTCCAGAAGACCTCTTGATGGCTCTTGACCTGAACTGACTTTACGCTCTTTGTTCTGTTAGATGCATGACTTGCTGGTCAGCCAATCTTGACAGCATATGCGTGAAGCATCTTGGATCCAACACAGGTCTGGAACGCGAACTGACCTCCGACCTGCTGAACATCAGTCGTGTACTCCATCCACTGAGTGTGAGTAATCCTGTATAACCCAGCGCCATTGCCAGTAACCTTGATGATGTCACCGGGGGCAAAGTTGGCGATGACTCCAGCCTCACCGTAGTTGTGACCAGCAATCATCTGAAAGTTGGGAGCGTAGTAGATGTATGACAACGAGTAAGAGTTAACAGCAGCCTGAGCACACTTCCATCCACCATCACAATAGCCCGAGACGTTCAGCAGGTAGTTGTAGTTAGATGACTGAGATTGCGAGGAACTAGTGTCTTCAGTGTTTTGCGAAAACTGGTTGTCCTGTGAGTCAGTAGCACCAGAAGATGACTGGTCGCTACTGTCTCCAGGAGAGTTGCTGGCACTGTTCTCGACTTGCGAGTCAGAAGTAGATCCAGAGTCATTCTTGCTTTGCTCATTGTTAGTGCTGGGCTGAGATCCGAGTTCAGACGCGCTGCTGTTCTCTACTGGAAGATCACCCTGATTGCTCTCAGCAGTGTCAACAGATGTAGACTCCTGAGAAGCAGGCCACACAAAACCAGAGCCAATGGTCACATGAGAACTACCAGCAGACTCAGCTTGCAAAGAGTACACAGCGTTATGTTTGTCTCGCTGGTGAGAGTTGTAGGTACTTGTGACAGCAAAAGCGGTTGACGCAACAATACCAGAGACAAGAAGAGACGCCACAGCAGAGGTGGTCATCATCTTCGAGGTGGTGCCATCAAGTAGGTTCTTGAACATCATGAGAACAGATTATCAGATCGAGCACCAAGAAAGAAGATCTGATTGTGAGAAAATACACACATTCAACCAGGTAGAATAACAATCTTTCTGTTACTCTTGCCTGCTGACCTCGATACCAACCAGGTTCCCATCCTCGTCAACATCAGCAACACAATTAGCGAACTCAATGGTTCTGCTGACAACCCGCTGATGCTCTGTCTCCTCCTCAGACGGAACAGAGACATAACTACCATTAGTTGACTCAGTAACCTTGAACGTATTGGTGGTGATGATCTGATGCCCTGATTGCATTGGTTCTACCAGGACATAGTTGTGGTTTGAGTCAACTACCTCAACATCATTACTGCTGACAGAAGTGGTTGAATGAGGTGACAGAATCTTTGTTCTGCCATCAGCAGTGTACCTAACTGGGTACTCGCCAGGTGTGTTACTTGTGATGAGAGTGGAGCCGTCACTATAACTGGCAAAGGTTCTGCCATTCTGTGTCATTATGCTCTTGACATCATGACGAGGCATATCTTGACCACCAAATACACTACTAATACTCATAGAAGCAATTCCTTCTTTACCTGCTGAATAAACACTCTATTCTGTCACCTAAGATCAGCAAGAAAGAGTGCCTACTTTAGTTACCAGTCGTTATTGCGTGACTTGTTCTTGTTGATTCTTCTACGCTGAAACCATGCTAGTACTCTTAATAAAACGACCATGCAGAAGATAGTAGCATATGGCTACAAGGAAGGTCAAGTAAGAATAACTTTTTGTGTACTAGTTGATTTATCGAGTTTGGCTAATCTTCTTCTTGTGACACTTCCGTCTTGACATGTTGTAGTTGTCAAGCACATCACCATCAGTTGACTCCAACGTGCTCTGATACGAGTGATGATTCTCACTACTACTAGAGGATGTAATCAGAAGGTCTGAGTTGGTTGTAGCAGATCCTTTAAGTCGGCTCAACCTGAGGAACCAGGCAAGGGCTGCAAAAATCAGCACACCAGCACCAACAATAAGAATCTTCTCGGTAGTGTCGCTGATGGCAACACCCAGAAAACCAGTCATCTGACTTCCCTTTTAGTCCAGAGGAAAGCGGCTCCTACATAACAAGATGTATGAGCCGCCACATGATCAACGATCCCAGAATATCAAATCATGTTGGGCATCGTCAACATGACTGGTATCACAAATCTTCTAACCACTTCGCTGAGTTTGGGATTGCATTCTTCGCAGCACTCTTGGCCTTCTTCGCGCGTTCAAGACGTTGACGCTTCTCGATCTCAATAATCTCCTTCTCCTCACGAGCCTTGGCGATCTGTTCTGCCCTAGCCAGAGGCTCGTCAATCGCTGAGAACAGGTCAGGAGGATTAATAGAGTTCACGACGTCAGATCCAAACAATCTGTCGTACTCTTTGTTATTATCCCACATAGGAGAGTCAATACCTGTCTCCTCAGGAAATACCCCAACCTTCCTCAGACCACTACTAATAGCACCATACAGACCCAAGATTCATCACCTTTCAACACTGGTTGACAACACTTACCTTGTGATACCAGTCATAGTACTATGAGATACCCAACATGTCAAGAGTGAAGCAGGATGATGTCAGAACAATGATGAACTGGTTCTTGTGCTGTCATCTGCGTTGTCTGAATCGGAGTCGTTATCTAGTTCATCAGAATAGTCAATAGGATTCGAGAACCACAATGATGGATCACGAGAATAACTCAATGACTGGTACCTATTTTCTGACGTTGAGATGTTACTCATGTCCGACTTCCTCTCCGCAATAAAGTCAGTGTAGGAAACCTGCTTGAAGTCACTTGATCTATTGACGTCAAAAGATCGGATGACACTTCTGGAGTTAGTTGATTTGTTATTTGGCTCTGCACTTGCGTCATCATTAGTGGGGCCTTCCCAGTCAATAGGATCAAGATCCTCAATTCTGGTAAAAGGCTGAGGTTGCTCATGTGAGGTATCTGTTGAGGGTTGCACCTTAGTAGGAGTTGTGACTGAGACGTATGGAGCAACAGGTGTGCTGTCACCAACAATGGTTCTACTCATTCGAGGTGGAACCATCCCATACTCGTTGATGTAGTCCCCATCCTTCATTCCTGCAAGTTTAGTTGACCTGGATGAATTCTGAGAGTTGTTGACTGACTCCTTGTCGTCATTAAGAAGTGCCCTCAAAAAAGATCTGGATGCTTTGAGCATGAAGTACATGACAATCATGAACCATAACAAACCAAACACTGGAAACCCCTTGAAGCGCAGATAGAGCAAAACACTCTTGACAACAAAATACATATCAGAATGCATATGTTGTCAAGAGTGCTGTGATCTGGTGATTGTGTGCTGTTGTGGAACAAAAACCAGTGCTGACTATTTGCTTTTACCTGGAAAGATTGTTGAACTTCACTCTGGTAAGAACCGTCTGATCCGAGTCATCATACTTGTTCTTGCCATGACTCTTCACTGTTCCACCGGTCAGTTCAACCTCCTCGCCAGCCTTGAGGTCAATGTACTTACTGGCTCTCCAGAACACCTGATGATCTTCATCATCCTTAAGTGTGATGTATGACTGAGTTTTATTGTACTGCCAATTGTCAACCTGCTTGTTCCTGACGACAGTCAGTTTCTTACCTGACACCTTCGTACCCACATCAGCCATGAAGCCACTTGCCCAGCCCTTAGGCTTCAGGGCCTTCTGGCGATTCCTAAAGTCAACCCCAACTGCTGATACGGCTATACCAAGACTCCTTGATGTCACGTAGTCATTGTTAGCGATGGTTCGCAGATTTGCACAGTAGTCGTTGTTGCCGTCAATCTCACGAGCCGCTTTCAGCACCCTGTCAACGCTACCATCAGCCTCATACTGCTCAGCAAGTCTAGCGATCCTGGCACGCTCAGACGCTCCTGCTGACCCACGTGGAGACGACATGAACAACTCAACGTCATCAGCAGTGGAGTTGGTTCCGTAATCCATGGCCTTCGACTTGGAAGTGAACCTCTCACCATTGTTGGACAGAGCAAGGGACAGACCGATGACCTCTCTGATAGACGGAGTGAAACCACCACTGTACCCAACGTTGTCACGATCCATCTTCTTCAAAGGGTTGCTACCAACAGTCCACAGACCCTCAGGCTTAACACCTAGATAAGCCTCCACACACGTTGAGCCAATCTGATGTCGTTCACCGTCAGGACCCTCAACCAGATAAGTCTTAGATCGATGACGTTTCTGACCGCAGTGCTCACACGCCTGGCTCTCTGGTCTCCAGCCGTTCAACTCAACGTTGTGTCCTGTTCTGACAATCAGTCCGTTGTCCTCCTTGTCAATAACAGCAAGGAACTTGTACCCAGCGTAGGAGATACTTGGGTGGTTCAGATGCATCACCACATAATCTCGCTTCTCCTTGAATCCTCTGTCATTGACAAACTCAACAGAGATAGGCTCCTCAATCGCCTCAAAACGCTCAGAGATACCAGCACGCTCCAGTTTCTTGTTTGCTCTGTCAATTAGTTTTCTCGCGTCCCCAACAGCACCAGCAGGAACGGTGTATGAACTGGGACCATCATGCTCAGCAAAAGTCTGGTGATTCAGTTCTGACTCAGAGGTAACTAGTAGTTCTTGCTCATGTGATTCATCCGCCTTAGCAGCATCACCCACTTCATGATTGATAACAGAACTGTCGCCTTCAAGTGCTTCCTGGCAGTTCTTGACGGCATCAGCAAACCAGCCCTTGTTCTCACCAGTATATGCCTCATACGCTGCACGAGCCTCATCAGCAGTAGCGAAATGCGGAGGCTCACCGTCAAAACTGTCTGCAAACCTGCATCTGATCTCTGCGTCACATTTGCCAGTTCTACCTGTTTCAGGATTGAAGTGGTACCCTCGCGTAGCAGCCATGACAGAACCTCACAAGATAAAAAGTCAATAAACAAAAACTCAATTCTGTTGAGGTATCTAACAATACACAACAAATGGCGGGAGTTCAATATACTCCCGTCATTTGTCAGTCAGACAAAACTCAAAAGAGATGGCGCCACATGCTCAATCAGATACACCTCACCCGACTTGTACAGAATACACCCAGAGTCAAGAAGATCTCTTGTACTCACCTTCAAAATGACACTCTTACCAGAACGCCTGTCAGCAACACTTCTGGCAGTCTCTAGCGATGGAGTCAGGTGCACGAAGTTCCTGTCCATGTGCTTCAGCCCATCCTTCATAACTGACTTGATGAACTGCTCCTTGGTTCCATGGTAAAGAACTTCTGGAAGGTCGCTAGAAGATGAGTCAACTACCTCAAGATCAGGGTTGACACCATCAATTGTGTGCCCATGCTTGCACCAGATTCTTCCAGTTTCAGGGTTATAGGTGAAGCGACCCTTGTTGTCATGCCTGACCACATACAGGATGTCATCAGTACTGGCTTCAAGCGCCTTTGATAAGTCATTAAGAAGCACACTGGCATCTGGCGCCATATTTAGTCCGAACTCCTCAGGGCGATGCCGAAGCGCATACGACATCTTCTTGGAAAGAGTAATTCTTTCAGTGTTGTTCATAATGGTATTCTTTCTCTCAGTTCGTTTGAAATGTAGGTGGTTGTATTTCTTTGTAAATTGTGTAGTTATTACCGTTGCAACCACTTGACCTCAAATTTATCCATGTCAAGCAGCAGTGTAGGATGATTCTTCATCAAAGACTTCTGTACCGTGCTGAACGTACCTCCTTTTTGAACAGACGGTCTCCACACAGCCACTAGTAAATCAGAGTCTCGTATTAAGGCGTCATTTCTGGCGTGGTACAACCTGTTAGAGAACTGCTGACCAAACACCTTCTCACTGCTGGCGCTTGATCTCAGTTCTTTGTACCTCTTCTGGTCAGTCTTACTCCACCTCTCCTCCTGGCCCTCAAATGGAATATAGACATCATAATCAACACTGTGTTTGAGAGCAAGTTCAGCCCAGATTGTGTCAGCACCCAGAGCCAGACCAGTCAGAAACTTTTCAGCAACATAGTAGCCAACCAGTCCGTCAGCAATGAACTCAAGACCCTCCTGCATGTACTGACGCTGTTCTGTGTTTAAAGAACCTGGCCTGTGACCGGTAATCGCTACAACAGGATAACAACGCCTTTCAGGTTTGTTCATTGTCTTGACTCCTGGTTTTGATAGTATCCTCAACAAAGTGTTGAATATATATTGAAGAAATGAGATGTTTGTCCTACTCTGGGATCATAATCTTTCTGAATGACGACAAAGTTGCATCAGCATTCTTGTTTCTTCTGTTTGCAGGAATCATTGACATCGCTAGAACAGGATTTAGCAAGAGAATGGATTCAATGTTATTCCTGTAAGAACTTATTGTAGGAAGATTACCATTGTGTTCCATCACAACATGCTCAACAAAACCAACAATAGTACACAACCTGTCATCCATGCTCATGTTGTTGTCAGCACTCTTGAAAGAAATACACTCATCTATGAGTTTAAGATACTCACTAGAGTTGTTCCCAGTAGTAAAGATATGTGTGCGCAAGACCACATAGATAAAACAGCACACAGACCTGAATGAAACTCTACCACTACGAGCAAGAGGATGAAGCATGTCCAGAATATGGTAAAAGGTCAGAAAATCATATGACATCCCAGCGTTCTTGTTCTTCTTCATGACAGAACCGAACACTGCTGTTAAAACCCCTTTCATATGATCCATCACCTCAAGAGGGTCAGATGGCTCAGGGCATGGTGTACCACAGGTGTATGCAGAAGATAGTACCCTCATCATAGCAACTGAGAGATCGTTGTAACTGACCTTGCTAAACTTCTGAGGAATACCAGTGAAATCAGATTCGTTGCTCAGTACTTTAAGCAGGATCGCTTCTGGATCCTTGTCCTTGTAGTTCTGTGGGTTGTTTTTACGATCACTAAGAACAAAGTCAATTGACTGGTTCAAATCACCAGATGTGGAGTTGAGAATGTATCTGCTGAACGGCTCATTGTTCTTCTTGCTAGTGAATGAGATAATCATGTCTTTCTCATTACCAATAGGATCCAAGAAGCAAAGGTCCGTTAGTTTTGATCCGTTCTCATGCTCCCGACTGACCTGAAGGGATGATGCCAGAGAGTTCAGGACCTTCTTCTTGTTCTGGCAGAACTTCTTGAAAGAAGACTTCTTTGTCGCAGAACCAAGAAACTCGTAGATTCTGATGAAGTCATAGAACTGAAGCAGGGTTGATTCAACATCATCAGAATAGATCAACTCAAGATCCAGTTTCATAAATCTTTCAACAGAACGACTTTCAACAAAGAAGGTCTTAACCGGTCCCTCAGGAAAAGCATCAGCGACACACTTAAAGTACTCATCAAGAATGTTCTCATACTTGTCACCCCATTTATTGATGGGAGTTGATCTCAGGATGTCAGACATCTTGACACCAGCGATCTCAGGCATTGCAACATAGTGGGAACTAAAAGAGTTCAGGTACCTCTCGACAAGATAGTACTGGCTAATCGACTCCTCATTAAAGAAGAAGCAGATAAAACTGTTGCCTGTTTTGTAAGAAGAGTCTAATCTTATGTCAGCACAATGCATCTTCCTGTAAACGTTCTGGTTCTTGTCACCCATGAAATCATAGTAAGAATTCGTTCTAAAGACAGTAGTACCTACTGAAGACATGTCAGTAGTTTTGTCTGAAGTGCTCACAATAGACCTTTCGCAAATATGACTTTAAATCAAATCAGCCCAGCATTTGAGTCATCTTTAAGGGGTTATACTTCGATCTGAAAATGACATGCTCTCTGGTAATCACACGCTCATTACTGTTGGGGATTTTTGACATGATCGGCACCATCATATTGATGTTCAGTGAGAAAATGTCGCCACCATCTCTGACTGCTGTCTTCCAGTTCCCAAATGTTGGCAGAACAGAGTCATAATCCATCAGAACCCTGACCAGCGCCTGCATAAACTGGACAGCACAATCATACTCCAGACCAAAACTAATGACCTCAACCGCCTTCTGAGGAGTACATGTACGAAACACATAGGTTGGATGAGCAGCAACATAGAGAACAGACATCACCTCAACAGGAGTCAACTTGTCAGCAATCCTGTCAAGGTGCTCCATCATGCTTCCAAATGCCTCTAGCGGAACTGTCTCAGAGAGCAGCAGACCGCATCCTAAGGCGTCACACAGCACCTCAGCAGTAGAGATGTGCTCAGGGTCCCCAAACGCCTCAGAAGCCTTTAGAATAGCGCTGGTGATAAGGTTCTGATACCTCTTTAAACCATTCTTCTCGCCTCTGACCTCATTGATACGATCAAGAATGTCCTGATGATGCTCTTCCTTCATGTATTCCAAGTCCTTGTTGTCGGTATGGCTGCTGTTACGAGTGAACGATTTGTAGAGGATTGTGTCACTGGACAAGCGTTTGCACATGAGATAAAGATCCCAAGCGGTGACAGACAGAAGCGCCTCCTTCGCCTGATGAGACATACCTGAGTGCCATGACACAGAACCTCCGTTGACGAACAAGTATAGCAGGTTCTCCAATTGTTCACAAACAGACGGACGAAGACCACCCATCTTCTTCCTGATGCTCTCAGAGTTCTGGCGAATGAAGTCACCAAGACACTGACTATTCTCACCCTGCTTCCTTACCTTCTCCAGGTCGTCGTCAACCTCACGAAGAAGCATACTGCAGGCAACAAACATGAACAGCACGCTCTCATCCCAGAACGTAGTTACTCTGTCTGTGGTTTTCAAATCTCTTCTATGAAGCACGCCTTCATGACCTGCAATCATCATTCTCTCAGCAAGCACACCAAAGTGCTGCCAACCGCGAGGAGACAGAGCAATTGACAACTCTGATGGCATTGCAAGGTTGTTCCACAGGTCGTCAGTCACACGCTTACGAATCGCAGCACCAGGAATGAATGAGGTGTCAGGAACAACCATAGAATGTCCACTCAAATCCTCAGAAGTGATGTCTTCTGACTTAAGATGCTTCTTCATCCTTCTGACGAACTGAGGAAGAGATGGAGACAGAGTAAAGGATCCTTGCAGGCTATTATCCCGAATCCACTTGAACGCATTATCTATCTTGGTGTCTCCTGTTAATGGTAGAGAATCACTATCATCAGATAAAGGAAGTCTGACAACAGGATAAACCGGCATAGAGTCAAGAACATTGATAACGTCATCAAAATTGCTCTGTTCGTCTGTCATTAGTTAACAATCTCCCCTGAAATAATCCTCCTGAATTTTTTCGTTTGACTAGTGATCCTCGCTTTCTTGGATTCTGTATCAGAAATCATTGAGACCACTAGTTTAGGGTCAATAGAGACAATGACATCCAGATTGTCTAGCCACTGAGAGTATGTTGGAGCAGCAACATTTGACTCAATTGCAAGGTGCTCTACAAGGTTGATAAAACGGACAAGGTACTTGTCTCCCAATTCTCTGTCTTGTTCAGCCATATAGATTATCTTCTCAGCAACAGCAAGAAAGTCATCCTTACTGGCGGATTTGCTGAAAGTGGTTAAACTTGACAGAGTGAACACAAATGATGCCACACCTCTGAAAGAAATACGTCCAGTTTCGGCAATGGTGCAAATTCTCTCCGTCAGAGCGTAGTATGTCGTGTAAAAATATGAAGTGCTCTGTTCGTCAAACTTATCTTGTATAAGATAGGCACTTGTTCTATCAAAGAAAACATGTCGAAGCGTTGAGTCAAGAAACTTCATCAAGTACATAGGGTTTA